ATGATTAGATTGACCAATGGTAAGAATGTTCGTGTTGCTAACCGCCACTACTTCGAAGATTCAGGTCTTCGCAATAATCGGATTCAAAAGCAGCATCCTTTCGTGGTGATGACGCCCGGTAAGACTCAAATGAAGGTTGATGTCGTTTATACGGCAGAAGAACTTTTGAAATTGCCAGTAACGACTAAGGTTCTGGCTCAATGGAAGGGCAAGACTCGTAGTGATTACTACAAGTTCACCGTCCGAGAACTTAAGAGCCATATCACCGAGCATCCACCAACCGCTCGCCAAAAGATTTAATGTAAAAAACGCCGGATAAAAATCCGGCGTTTTTTATTTATAACTATATGTTAACCGCAATTCTTTTATCGTTTTTCTTACAAAACCTAGACAGTCCAAGTTATCAAATGCGAGAATTTGCGACCAAAGGACTCGATCAGGCGGGTTTTGTCGTTGTGCCTCAACTTATAGAAATACTCAAAACATCGTCAAATCCCGAAGTTCAATGGCGGGTAGAACAAATTTTAAATCATCGTTATACAGACCTTTGTATGATTCGTAGAGATTTTCCATTGTGGGAAGCTGTATCTTTTTACTTCCAAGACGATCTTGTCGTTTCGGAAAAAGAAAGCCAACGCATAATGAAAAATAAAGAACTAACCGAGTATATTGTTCAAATTGCCAAATGGCGAGGATTGATCGTTAACAGTAATGATGCCCAATACATTGAACGTATGCTTCAAGCCAGTGAAGAAGATGAAATAACCGAAAATGCAAGTTATAGCTTCTGCTTCACAATGCTTCGATGTCGAAATGCCAATATCAAACACCCTTGGGATACAAATTGGACACCAAGAAAATAATTACTTGATCTTTTGAGTCGTATGTAATTTTTCGGCTTTGGGCGAATTAACATTCTTCCACATGGCAATACCAAATCTTATATATTTTTCACCATCTGGTGCATGGTCGTGCCATCTTTTCACAAATTCTGAGTGAGACAAATGACCACGTGCTGCATCCTCAATGAGTGGGTCCATAAAATAAATGTTAACTTCATTGAATCCAATAGCCACTACATAATGGCCGCTATCTTCGTTATGATAATCTTTTGGATCTCCCCAAGCCTGCATCACGCAAATGACTGGTACACCGTTCTTTAAATAGTTCTGCAGTTCACTCAATGTCATGTTCTTTTTGGCTTGTACACTCAAACCATACTGTTTGGCGACCCTTTCTAGGTTCTCTGGGTGCGTCCCTTTATCATGTTTGGTATTACAATCCTTCATGAATTCTTGTTCGGTTTTCGGGCCGACTTTAAAGTAAGTACTAATGGCTCGCAGACAGGCAGCACCACAAGAATAATCTTTCTGTTGGTGAGTTGGCGGAATATCAATATCGATATGCTGATCGGGAACATTCGTATCTTCTAACCAATGTTTGAACTTCATATTAATCTTTGACATGGTTGTGCCTATTGATCGGGGTTTCTAATGGTACTGAGTAAAGCGGGTTGGCAAGTTTGCGTCTTCGGAAATGTCTGGTGAATTTCGGCTTATTCAGTGGTAGCAAACCATTGGAAGATACATCAATCCAGTCGCCTACTGTTCGAAAATACGTTAAATAACCACCAGAAGAAATTGTGAATGGTGCATCTAAAACTCCCATATAATCATAACGATCAGAGTTTTGATTGACAAACCATGATGGATATTGGAAGTTAGATACATCCACACCGTCAATCTGATAAACGTCATTTTCTACTGCATCACAAGTTTCATAGGCAAAGAATACGTTCTGCCCGGCAAATTGACCTTGGCAAGCCAAATTAACATAAGGATCGCCTAATAGTTCCAAAAGTTCATGGCTTGCTGTGACTTGCCAAGACTCACCTGAATCAATTGAAGATTGTGCGAATACGAATCCTACTGGAATACCAGCTTGTGTTATGTCGTGATAACCCAAAATGCTAACATCGGACGAATAATCCAGAACGAAGATTGTAGGATTGAAGTTTAATTGAGTGCTAAATTTAAGATCGGCATTAATGTTCCAAACCGGGCCAAAATGGAATTGAACCTGTTTTTGTAGAGCGGCAATACAAGTTTGCAGATCGGCATCAGTTACCGCATTGCTATTGTTAATGAAATCTACTTGCCAGTTTGTGGGGCCACCACCTGCTGGTAAGGGGCCAGTTGGTGGGGCCGATGGAATGGTGGGTGCGTGACTTGATTGAGAATCGTGAGAGCTAGTTGTTTTTCCCATGCCCGGCCCTGGACCACCCGGCCCTCCGGGGCCGGGACCACCGTTACCCGGTCCACCACCACCACCTGGACCACCCGGCCCTCCGGGGCCGGGACCGGGGCCACCACCCATTCCCATACCCATGCCGTTGCCGGGGGGTTTCATGCCCATACCCATGCCCATTTTTTTCTGTGGAGCCAATGAAGAGGACGCTGCTGCTGCGGAACTTAAACTTAAACTTCCGCCGAAACTTTCTGCTCTTGCTGCTAATCTTTTTCTACGATGCATACTTTATATATTGAAACCGACGGGCAAATACTTTAATATCTAAATACAAATGGGCGTTTAACTCAGAGGCCAGAGTATTTCCTTTACACGGAAAGAGCCGGGGGTTCGAATCCCTCAACGCCCACTCAAATCGTAAGAGATAAAATGGAAGAAGCTATTAAATGGTGGCAATCTGCTACCGAAGAAGAACGAGAGCAATTTCTTGACAAAATTGAGGCTTATCAAGTAAGTGATCATACTTGGTATGTTCATCCATATGCAGACGAGCCAAGGCCAAGTCAAACACTAGAAGTTATGTCTTGAATCATCTTCTGAATTGAGTCAAAAGTGTTCTGTACATTGAATTGTTGAAGCGTAGGATGCGTTTCTTTCTTCGCTACAAGCCTAGACACATCTTTCAAAATCTTATTGTACAATGGCTTTATCGTCTGAGATAACTTCTTGTTGTGAGCGCCTCGGCTCACCCATTCCCGCAATGAATGTAAACTGTTGTAAAAGAATTGAACAACATCCTCATATCCACTCAGATGTTGTTTTGATTGCATCCAAAGCGGATGATCGATTTGTGGTTCAACTCTCTTGATAGATAGCAAAGCCTTATCGATCAAGTTAACGACTGGCGAAAAGTCGATATCATGCTTTGCTATAAATTCTTTGAAAGTCATTCATTATCTATTCAGTCTTTCTTCAAACTAAATCCCAAAACGATGCCGACGTTGGCTAGAAATGTCACGCCGTAAGTCATCAATACTGCCCACATCGGCGGATCAACTGGCGGTAGGAACGGTGGCGGGTTTGCGGTCAAAGACGTTGATCTTGTCGTCTCGACCGGTCTCGAAGGCGTTGTCGGTCTTTTCCGAGAGAACGAGTTGGACTTCGATTGGCGGGAAAGTGCCGAAGAGCATTCGGCCCAACATGCTGTCAACGGGCATGGTTGTTCGGAAAGCGTCGTGTTCGGTTTTCAGTGCCCGCAGCTTCTTTTGGGCTTCTGCGAATGATTTCCGCTGATGCTCGATGGTGACCATAAGCTTTTCATACAACTTGCTGTCAAATTTGGGGTTGAAGCGAGTGACGTAGGCGTTTACGAGGCCAGCGGTTTTGCTAGGACTGCTGTTAACAATCACACCCCATGATTCCTTGAAGCCGTCTTTGTAGGCATCGGGAACTTGGGCCATTTCTTGAATGACCTTCCATGTGTTGTCGTAGCTGATCTTGCATACGTCTTGTTCGCCCGAAATTTGAGCGACGAATCTTGCTTGCTTGTTGAATGTGCCGAAATACCAGATGCCAAAGATGATGCCGACGACTACAACGCTCGCAATTAACCCGCCGCATCCCAACACCACCAATTTTCCGAATTTGTCGAACATGATTTCCCCTTGAAAGAAAGTTGTGAACGCCAAATGAGTGTATCACATCCTGTTTCAAATAGCAAGAGAAATTATGGAAAAATTTATCGCCAAAAAGAAAATTCCCCCTGATCGTCTTGTGAGAGATACATTTCAGGCGGAACTTTTTTGGTGTTAAATTTTTCTTCTTGAACCTTTCGCCAATCAAATTTGGGTTTGGGCTTAGGTTCTTCTTCTGGCAAGAATTCGTCGCATGTTGGCTTTGGCAAAAACACGATTAGAACCCTTCAATGACAATGACCAATTGAACAGGCTGTTTATCACGTATCACAGTCACTTCCATTGCCTGACCGATGTACATGTGTCTGAGTGCGATTGTGTATTCCGCTCTATTATGGACAATTTGACTGCCCATCTTAACGATAATGTCCCACTCTCTCAAACCACCCTTCCATGCCGGTCCTTCAAGAGAAACAGCCATCACTAAGACACCGGCATTTTTGTCCATGTCTTCAATGTTGCTGTATGGAATGCCGATGCGTGGTTCGGGGACACGAGGGGGGAGTTTAATATCATCCAATGTTGGACGAAGTGGAATTGCCCTGCGAATGAGCGAGCCGAATTTACTTGCAGATTTGTTTAAGTTGATCCAGCGATTTGGGAAAATGTGTAAACCTTCACCCAAAGATTCGAATTGGATCTCAGTAATTTTGACGATGTATTTAGGACGACGTTTTGTACGACGTATTTCAGATTCGTAAACGTAATGGCTTCTGTATTTGTCTACTTGAACTTTGTAGACTTTCAAGCCGCCGTGCCAATTTTGTTCACGGGCAAGGATCATTCCGTAGTGTCTTGTTTTCCACAACTTGAATGTGACCGTTTCGCCAATTTTGTAATTGAACTTAACCTTTACCATTTTGACTGGTACCGATTGGGTGGATCGGGCAAGTTGAATCGCCATTTGCTATCCTTGATCAGAATGACGACTTCCTAGTCGCCATAAGACATCATTAATGCCGCCCAACCAACGTTGAGCTGTTAAGCTATATAATACCATAAATGGCATCGATATCAAGACCGCTAATATCGTAACAACTGTCATCAAAACTAAATACGGCCACGCTAATAACACCGGAAGGCAATCTTTTTTAGAAATTAAATTATAGCGAACTAAAAACAACACCATTGTGAAATTAAAGACCAAATAAGCCAATATCCAAACAATTTCCATATATCACCATGAAGTAAAAAAACCCGGCTAAAACCGGGTTTTTTGAAGTTTAACGAATACGGAAGAAAAAGGAACTACCGTAAAAAGAATTGCCGTATATGAATGGATTATAGTACGGATTGTAGAAACCATAGTTGTAGTTATAGCCATAATTGTAGTTATAATTATAAACTGGTGGGCGAACTACAACGACAGGTGGGGCATATACTGGCGGTCTAACTACAACAACAGCACCACCTCTTGGGGGATAGCGATGTTGTGCGGAAGCAGCAGAAGTGGTGAATGCCACACCTGCGATAACTGCCAATGCGATCAAAATATTCTTCATCATAATAATCATCTCCGTTAATTGAAACCAGCACCCTCGACAGGAGTCGAACCTGTATAATTCCAGTTATGCACCTTCCGGGTAGAAACCGGGGCCATTACGAAGGCATAAGTAGCCCGTAGAGGAGTCGAACCTCTGCTTGTCGTTTAGGAAACAACCGCACTATCCGTTATACTAACGAGCCAAAGTTGTCGTTACCGGAATTGAACCGATGATCTTCTGCATGTCGTACAGACGCTTTACCACTCAGCTAAACGACAGTAGTCTCGGAAAGATTTGAACTTTCGATATCCGACTTATAAGATCGGCACATTAGACCAGACTATGTTACGAGACCAAATTATATTAAGAATTAATAAAACTAATTATTTTTATGCCCAATAAAATCATAAAAATAATGAAAGCCAGCGTTGCCAAATCGCTATCAGTAGCCGCTCCAATAACCATACAAACAAAACAAATAACCATTGCGGTAATCATTTTAACTTCTTTTGTTATTCAGGTTTGCAAAATGTCTTAATTGGTGTTTCGCTTACAATCCTAATATGCCCACCATTTGGGAAGCTGACAAAAATTGTTTTGTCGTCAATACGATAAACATCAACATCTCTACCCGCCGGTATTGATCCATTATCTAATTTGGTAAAACATTCATGTTCTTTATCTGTTGGTTTCATCTTAACTTCTTTTTGACAAATTGAATTGTTGCCGTGATCGGACGAAAATAAAGACAAACCGCATTGCGAGCAACATTACAAGTGTATTTAATAAACTTCTTCATAATATCGAGGGTGGGATTCGAACCCACACTGTACACATTTTGAGTGTGTCGCCTCCTGCCGTTGGGCTACCCCGACTCAAACATATTAACGTTTGGGAATCTCTTTCAATCCCCTTATCTCTATCCAATACTCGTCCCAAACGTCGGCGTCTATTACAACGCCCTTCTGTCCACCGTACAGTTTGTCATTGCCATCTTTGTGAGGCCCGGACACCCAATACTCTTCGTGTGTGTCAATGTCGTAGTGATTGGCTTTAAAGCCTCTTCCGCCAAGATTGGATAGGCTTTTGCTGTTGTAGTAAACCGTGCGACCGGTTTTAGAAAAGCTCACTCTTCCGATATGAGCTTCGCCGGTCGCTTTGTTTTCAACATACATGATGCGAGGTTTCATAAGTAGCATCCGAAAGGAATCGAACCTTTTGTCATTTCCGGAGTTGCACCGGTCTTCCGCCTTTCGAGCAGCTTGGGTCTATCCCAAGTCCAGTAATACCTACAGGAGTGAGTCCCATGCTCACACCGGATACCTACTTAGCTGACTTTTTGCTGGCAGCATTCGCATTGGGCGACGTGCGCAAGGATCTTGAAGTTCTGTTTGTCGTGGGTTGGGAGAGCGGCCTGAACATCTTGGCAGAACAGAGTGGGGAACTTAACACCACCCGATCTGACGCCTTCAGCATAGAAGTCCACAGCTTGCTGCATGATGGCTTCATCGAAGTCTTTGAAGCGGCCCAACTTGGCGTTTTCGAAAAGGTTCTCACGGGCGACAGCGTCGGCGGGAAACACAGCTTCGGCGAACGAGGCGCAAAGTTCAAGATTCATAATCATACTCCGATAAAAGGGGAAAACAGTGCCCATGACAGGCTTCGAACCTGCACGCTCAAAAGAGCCACGGCTTCTCGAACCGTGAAGTCTGCCAGTTCCATCACATGGGCTTTACTTGGAACACACTATTGTGAACCATAATTGCGGAAGTTAACACCGGTCTGCCAGATTCTTTGGCATTCTCGATCATTTTTTTATTGGGACGACGAATGCGATAACTACAGTTATAAGAAGTATACACTGAGTTATATTCTGGCATCCGTATTGCTAATTCTTCGCTGGTTGCTCGCACCTTATCTAGTGGGCCACCTATGCATAAAAATTTAGTCGCCATATTTGAGCCTGTTTAACACTTGTAAGGGAAACATCAAAGCACAAAGTACGAACATCACTATACCATAGTTTCCAAAGTTATTCAATCCAAAAATCGGCAACGCAATTAATACACACCAGAAATAAAATCCTAAACATCCCAAGGAAAGTTTGCAAGCCTTTAGAAAATCTTTCATGGAACATCCTTATTCGTGTCGTGTTGATTCTTCACATCTTTCGCACAAGAAATGCTCTTCTGATCGGTTCTTTTCAGTGAACTTAATTCTGTTGGTTGGGATTTCTTGACAATCTTCGCATGGCGTTGTTGACGCTTCAAAACGCTCTATGGTTTTTTGCGGTTCAGGTATCTCTTCTTGTGCTGCTGGTGGGGCATCGAGCAGATATTCGTACAAGACATAGAATGCCTCATTTCTGACGATGGGATCAGTTTCTTGGGAATGATAGCACATTAATGCGCCGATAAATTCCTTCTTCTGATCGTCTGTCAGCGACAGAAATCTTGGCATCATTTGAATGAATGTTTGAACAGCAGACACAAGAATTGAGTCTTTAAGTTCATTGATTTGCGTTGATTGGGGAGTAGGCAATGCTCCACCACTGAACAAAATCTCCAATGCTTCGTTAACACTTCCAGCCTTCTCGATGTCGTCTTTCATGTTTTGATACTTTCTACCGTATATATTTTTACGAAACAGGAGGCTTATGATGCCTAAGAAAAAGCGAATGAAAAAAGCCAAGATGAAAAAAGGTAAGATGAAGGCCCAAATGAAAAAGGCTCAACTCAAACCTTGGATTCTAGGCAACAACCCAGACGACAACAATAAGTGTCAGTGCTTCAAGAATAAATTGCCAACAGCCAAATGGATAGCAATCAATTCGTTTTCAACACAGGCAGAATGCACCAAGTTTGTTGGTGATTGTTCGTCGTTCTTCATGAAGATGCCCTTAACACCAGCGAAGAAAATGCTTCGTGGAAGACGCAGGCGACTTATGGGTATGGGCATGGGCATGATGGGTTAAAGTTTCGTGCCTTCTATGGCATACAATTTCACAAGTCCCTCGACAACTTTTTCAAGTTTATCCGGAGGACACAAAAGCAATTGTAGGGCAGCAATTCTGCTCAATTGATTGCTTTCAATTGCTTGATGAACAGATGGCGGAAGTTTGTTAAGAATTAACAAACTTCCTTTGACCCAACCTTCTGATTTTTCAATTTGCTTTGAGATGGCATGTTCGCTCATCCCCTTACTCGACAATTCCTTTGCTTCCTGCATCATCTTCATGGTGAGAGAAGGCTTAACTTTTTCTTCTTTTGCTGTTTCTTCCACAGCCACCCTTGCTTCCGCATAGGGGTAAGTCTTAGCGATGTTTGGCGTATAAAATGGACTCACTTTTTCACCTTTTTTATCGGGTAAACCGTCAACCAATGCTTGAATTTCACGAAAGGTTTCATCGTCCAATCGCTTAAGGTGTTCTCGTCGCTCTTCTTCATACTTGCGACGTTCCTCTGCTGGCAAGTAATCCTGCCACGTTTTTGGTTTGGGTTCGCTCATATAAATCCCTTTCGCCGAGTAGATGGTACTACTATAACTTAAATCGTCAGTTAAATCAATCTGAGAATGTGATTTCGCTTAGGTACACCATCGAAGTGGCATAAGCACTAATCGTGTGGCCCCACTTTGATTTGATTTCATAAAATGAGTCACCGTCTATTTGTCCAACTTTTTTGGACTCACGCTCAAGAATGGTCATCATCATTCGAGCGTCGAATGATGAAACTGAATAATTAATGCCATTCTGGTTCTTAAAGCCCCTCATCACAACAAATGGGTCTTTGAAGTATTTGGATTCTTTGAAAACAATTAAATCGCCTATCTGCATTACTGTAGCTCCTTAAGCCAAAGAGTGGGATCGGAGTCGGAAGACATTCGCCAATCACCACGGGGCGACAAACTCACAGATCCAACTTTAACACCATCGGGAACGCAATTTCGTTTGAACTGATTGCGGAAGAATTTTTCATAAAATAACTTCAACGTCTTGTGAATAACTTCTTTTTTGTAAGCACCGTCAAAGGCATATTCCGCTAAGAATAACACTTTATCCGGTGAAAATCCATTCCGAATAATGTTGAATAGGAAAAAGTCATGTAACTCAAAAGCCCCCAACGTATCTTGGGTAGATTGAGCTTTCCCCTCATTGTCCACCGGCAACAATTCGGGCGAAATTTCCGTATCAACAATATCGAGCAGGGTTTTTTGTGTTTTGCCGTCGAATTCGTTTTCAGCGGCCCATTTGACTAGGAACTTGACCAATGTCTTTGGTACAGAGCAATTGGGGTTGTACATACTCATATGGTCAGCATTGAACGTGCACCAACCCAACGCTGCTTCGGTTAAGTCGCCAGTGCCAACGACGAAGCCCTGATTCATTAGGAAGTGGGTTCGCACTCTCGCTTGAACGTTCTCAAAAACAAGATCATGACGATCTTGTTTCTTTAAACCTTTGAGTGCTTCTTTAAATTTATCCATTTCCAGATAAGGCGAAAGTCCGAAAGGTTTGTGTCCCATCTGACGGAATGTTTCCAAACTCAAATGACAAACGTCAATGGTCGTTTGGCTGATTTTCAATTGATCCATCAGCTTTTTAGCGTTGTCAAGCGTCCGGCTGGTGGTACCGAAACCGGGCATCGTGATTCCTTGGATCTTGCCGGGATCAATACCAAGAGCTTCGAACGTTTTCGCTAACACAAGCAACGCCAAAGTGGAGTCTAAACCACCCGAAACACCGATCACAGGATTGTAGCGTCCTATTCTGTTGAGACGACAAGCAAGACCGGCCACTTGATAGGCGAAAATTTCCGTACATCGTTCATTGAGTTTACCAGAGTCTTTGGGAACAAATGGCATACTGTCAATGGTGCGATGTAATGTTTTGGTTTTTTGTCGTGAGCGAACGTTAATTCTGCGGTAGTTCAACCTGACTTCTTGGCCATAGCTTGTAGTTTGCCGTCTCTCAAACATAATCTTTTGCACATCAACATCACCCATGATGAAGTGCGAATTGAACGACAGCTTTGATCCATCGCCAACTCTCTTGGACTGTTTCAAGAGGCTCCCATTTTCGGCAATCATACAGTGACCGCCGAAAATCAAGTCTGTTGTCGATTCGGAAGGCCCGGCAGACGAATAAACGTATGCGGCAATACATCGGCCAGATTGTCCAACTACCAAATCACGACGGTAGTCTGCTTTGGCAACCGTTTCATTGGACGCCGAAAGGTTAACTAAAATGGTTGCGCCCGCTTGTGCCTGATGGGAACTAGGCGGAATAGGCATCCACAAATCTTCACAAATTTCCACACCGACGACAACATTGTTGCCGAAGTCAAATAGGAGATCAGTGCCAAATGGGACGGTTTCGCCTTGCCACTTAATGGATTGTGGCAACTTAGAAGAACCGGGTTGAAACCAACGAGTTTCTTCAAATTCCTTGTAATTGGGAAGGTGCTGCTTCGGGACGATACCGATCACTTCGCCGTCTTGGATCGCTACGGCGCAATTGTACAGATTGTTGTTAACGTATATGGGACAGCCTACAAAGACCAATTGAGGGGGAATCCCATTTTTGACCCAATTGGTTGCTTCGGCGACACGTTGAACCTGCTGTGCAGCAGAGTTAATAAGAAGCTCTTGACTGAAAAGATTGCGACAAGTGTAGCCAGTGATCCCCAACTCTTGGAGAACCACAATATCACAATCTTTCATTCTGCGTATCAGAGCAATGGTTTCATCGGCGTTATAGACGGGGTTGCCGACTGAAACACGTGACGAACCTGCTCCAACGCAGACAAAACCAAATTGACTGTTCATTGTAGTCCCTCAAGATGTAGATTTGGGATACCATTGTGGACAGAGATTTTTCGTTGTTCCCTTGGCCAGCGATACAATTCCTGACCATTCGTGCAACTGCCATTGTTGAGCGAATAGTGGCCAATTATCTTTCATATCTGGTTTGAACCGGCACATACCGCCCGATTCCACCAAATCCATTATGGTTTTCCAAGCCGACTTAAGATACTCGCCGTTTCGTGGATGATCGGTGATGATCTTTTTGTCACGGACTTTTTGACAGTGACCCCATGCTGTTTCTTTGCCGTTGTAGTAGAACCCCACCCGAATGAGTAGGGCGAATAACGAAAGCATTGGCGGTGAAAGCATCCACAAGGCCGGACTGGTTAACAAAACCATAGGCTGTTTGATGTAAGGTAGAGGGGGATGATTTTCTACCACTTCAATTTCTGACTCGTTTTCGCATCCCATTTTTTGTTCAAGGAGATTTAAAAAGGATTTCAGTCGAACCGCATCTTCGTAAAATGTGGCTTTGTTTTTTTTGCTATTGGTAGAAAGAAGTAGACGACAAGGGTCAAGACAGATCGGCGGGTTGTTGGCTATACTGTACGTAAACCCATAGAGGAACGTAGGCTTGTTATGAATTAACGCATGAACGGCGTCAATCAAAAATTCCTTACAAGTCACCAATGGGAAACACTGTTCGTTATCCGCTGACAAAAAAGCATACTGAATGCCCGTGTCAAAGGTTTGTGCGAGTGTATAATGTTTCGTAAACCATTTCGCAACTTTCATGGACTCACCTAGTAGTGGGTATAGCGACTACGTACCAAGATCCATCGGGCAAATCAACACGGCAAAGCTTGTATCGTGAGCCGCCATAACTGTCGCTGAAATCGCCCATCTTATTTGCTTTGAGAGCTTGTAGGTGTTCAGGTTTCGCTTGCATTGGCCCAAGTTGCATAGCACCAAAATAACATACAATGATGCCGCCAAACAGCACAAATAGGCCGATGATGACTCTTGAAATGCCTTTTTCGCTCATGGCTATGCATCCGTTAACTTTTTGAGAATATCTTGAGCAATTGGGAGATATTTTTCTTTTTCACCAGCACAATGTTCACTAAACATTTGCAGAAATACATTCCAAACAATTTCGTGTATCTTATCAACCGATGTCATATTTTTGACACGAGACATAATACATCTTGCTTCCAAGGAATATTCGTTTTTTGGACAATCCATACCGCCCAACCCAATAGGGTCATGACGAAATAACATTTCTGTTGCCCACTCGTAAAGCTCTTGCCCAACAAATTCAATCATTTCCCGTTTTTCTTGTTGTGATAAATTCTTCAACTCCGTCTTTTCGTCCGACGAAAGAACGGTGCGACTCATAAGGCATATTCGTTGCCTATTTCGCAATTCAGTTAACCGTTGTTGTTGTGTTGCGTCCATTAATCTTCGCTCCGACCATCTTGACCCATGAGGACGATTTTGGGCATGAATTCTGCCACAACATCAATCAAGTCGGTTTGTTGAGCCATGACTTTGTGAATGTCTTTGTAAGCACCGGGAACCTCATCAATCCCGCCGCTCAATAGTCGTACACCGGCATTTTGGATTTGGCTCTTCCATGTGCTCCAGTTAAACTGTTCCTTAGCTTTGGTGCGGCTCATTGCCCGCCCGGCACCGTGAGAAGCCGACATCAAGCTTTCAGGATTGCCCTTGCCTCGTACGACGAATGCGGAAGTGGCCATACTACCGGGGATAATACCCAGTACGCCCTTTCCGGCAGGTGTAGCACCTTTACGGTGAACGTACACTTCGGTTCCCTTGTAATCTTCTTTCCATGCGAAATTGTGGTGGTTCTCAATCACTTTAAGGGCCGTTGCTCCCATATTCTTGAGAACCAATTCGTGAATGACGTAGTGATTGGCAGCGGCATAATCACCCATAAGGTTCATAGCTGCCCAATACTCTTGGCCAGCTTCGGAAGCCATTGGCAACCACGCCAATTTCATTTTGCCGAATTTCTCATAAGCCTTTGGCAGCTTGGAAGCGGCAACGTCGGTATAGTAACTACAAACATCAGAACCCGAACCACGGGAGCCGCTGTGAGTCATGAGAGCGACGTATTTCCCCGGCTCTAAACCGAATTCTTTTTGAGTTAACGTCACAATGCCCCATTCGGCGAAGTGATTGCCGGAACCGCTGGTTCCCAACTGCCGCCATGCCTTATCTTTGGCGGCTTTTGTGACAGCCGTGATGTTCCAATCCTTGTCCATGACTGGATGGTTCATCTTAATTTCGTGTTGACCGCCGACGCCAAAAACCGTTCCTTCACGCAAGGCTTTACAGAGCGGAGTCGCCTTCTTGTCGTGAGAATCCTTGAGGAGTGATGGATCGATATCGGTGAACGTAAAACGCATCCGGCAACCAATATCGACGCCTACCGCATAAGGAACGATGCTGTCGTATGTGGCCAGAACACCGCCTACGGGCAAACCGTACCCACTGTGGGCATCGGGCATCATGGCGCCGACCACTGAAACTGGCAGGGATACCGCATTTTGCATTTGATCAATGGCACCTTGTTCAATGTCGGCACCCCAAGAGGCAAACGATTGGCTTGTACCAATGCTGTTTTTGGCGTAAAGAGCTTCGTCTTCAACGTGCTGTTTGCGGGTGGCAATGATGGTGCTTGCCAATTCTCGGTAGAAGTCGTCTGCGCCGAGGTGCATTTCAGGCGCAGCGGCCACTCTCGTTAAAGCTTCCCGTGCCCCTTTGTTGGAAGGGAAGATTTTGTGCCGGAAGCCATCTTGAATGACCTTAATGGCAGCAGCATGGCAATTCACGGGAATGCCTGCTTCTACTAATTCTGCCTTTTTCATAAAATCGCCCTTTATTTGTATCGGTCAGATAGTCTAACTTAACCGACACGATTTGTCAATATCACTTTGGCGATTTCAGCAGAAGTCAGTTTTGTTGTGGCTTTTCCGAATTCCTTATAGCCATCTGGGTTAGCCGGTTCCATTTTTGTGACTTCCATTACAATCGGCGATGCTGTATCTGCGACTTCTTTGTATCGCAGATCACCACAAGTCACACTTAACATCAACTCACTCATATGTGGTTCAAGCATGGATCTGGTCTTTTTATCGACTTCCAATACGATACGAATTGGTTCACCACGCTTCAAACCTAAATCTTTGCGGCGAACTTGAATAGCCCGCATCAAATCTCTTGCCATACCTTCCGCTACAAGTTCATCCGTAAGGTTGAAATCCATTTCCACGGATTCCCCCTTAGCATCAACGATGATGTCTTTAACATTCAACTCCGTCTTGACGAATTGAATGAGTTGTGGATTGATGTTACGAGGCACCCGCACTGCTTTGATCGGTTGCCTCAAACGGATATTCCGCTTGTCTCTCTGTTTCAAGCCTTCAGTGATAACTTGACGAGCTTCTTTCATGGCTTCAAGAATAACAATATTTTTTGAGAATGCGTCCCACGTATTATCTTCTGGTTTAGGCCAATCGGTAGCATGTACCGAACCCATGCTTCCATAAACAATGTTTTCTGGACACAAACGATACCAGACATGTTCAGCCAACATCGGCGCCAACGGTGCAATTAACAATGTTAGTGTTTTTAGGCAGTTTTTCAAAATACCGTTAGGAACATGGGCACCATCAGCAAGGAATCGTGATCGATTTGTTCTAATCCAAACATTAGAAAGATCGTTGGTAAAAAGCTCAATGGCTTCAATCGCTTTGGCAAATTCATAATCTTCCAAATATTGGGATACGCTGTTAACAACACTGTGTAGGCGTGCCATCATCCAAATATCCGTAGCATCTTTTGACCCATTACTAGATCGATGAGGCTTGTCGGGGTTTTGTTGTTGCTCGTAAAAGTCAAGAGAGCTAAGCAAGCGATTGAAGAATGTTTGATTGACTTTTTTAACTTCGGCTTCATTCCACAAAAGAGATTGTCCGATTGGTGTTTTGAGCATGTACCAACGAACGGCATCAGCGCCTTCTCGCTCAAAAACTTCCCAAGGATCAACAGCATTCTTTTTGGACTTGCTCATTTTCACGCCGTTCTTATCCAGAACATGGCCGAGGCAAATCGCTGCCTTGAATGGCGTATGTTCTGTGAGAGCAACACCAATAACCATTAACGAATAGAACCACCCACGGGTTTGATCGATGCCCTCACAAATTACATCGGCTGGCTGGAACTTCTCATAAGCGGCAAACGGCATTGCGCCACTATCGAACCAGCAGTCCAAAACTTCTGAGGTTCGTTTCCAGATTACTCTATCTTTGACGATGGGCGTATCAGAACCCGGCTTGTGATAATATTGAGGGACTTGGAAAGAGACGTTATTGTCAGCATCACGATAAAAGGGCAACGGTGTACCCCAAAATCGTTCACGGGAAATTGCCCAATCTTTGCCACCATCAAGCCATTGTCCAAATCTACCTTCTTTGATATTACTAGGATACCAAGTCACTTCTTCTTTGTTAACTTGACGAAGTTTGAGGCCGGTTGTTTTCACGAACCAACTATGTCTAAACATATAGATAAGAGGCTTACCCGTTCGCCAATTGTGCGGGTATTGATGTGTAAATCCCGAATCCTTGAAGGATTGATTTTCGTAGTTTGCTCCTGCCGAAGTCAAGTGGGCATGAATTAAAGAGTTAACAGTTTTGAAATTTCTGTCCAACAAATTGATGCCTCGCAGCAAGTCTGGAGCTGCTGCGTTGAAAGAACCATCCGGATTTACGTGACAGATGATTGGCTCAAGGGCCATACTCTTTTTCCAAAGAGCGTAATCATCAATGCCAAAAGCAGGTGCGATATGTACAATTCCGGTTCCTGTATCGCCTCTAACGAAGTTGTCGCCATAGACTTGACAGACCTTACCAGAGATAAATGGGTGACGATATTTTAGGCCGACAAGTTTGTGGCCACTGATTGGTAATGAGGGTTCGGTTTTTTTGAGGCTAATGCAATGGCACCCCTCTGAGTCAATGGTTTCGTAATATGTTAACGAAGGATTGACTGCTAAAGCCATATTAGCTGGCAATGTCCAAGGGGTAGTTGTCCATGCGATCAGATAGGTATTGGTGTCATCATCGATGCGGAATTTAACCGTCATCGTATTGTGTTCAACCTCTTTATAACCTTGTTCTAATTCTGAATTGGATAAGACGGTTTGGGAATCGCAAGCCCAAGGCACGATTTTATAGTCTTGATAAATCTCATCATTAGCCATGAGATTATCTAAGACTGTCCAAACTTTGTTGATATAACTAGGATCTGATGTGTTATAGGCGTTTTCAAAATCGAGCCAATAACCCATTCGGTGGGTTAATTTTTCCCAATCGGCGATGAAGTTGCGGGTGCTGACTTGGCAGTTGTTATTAAATTCAGCAACACCGTAATCGAGAATGGATTCTTTGGTGGGGAGTCCGTAGGCTTTTTGGACTTCTAATTCTACTGGCAATCCGTGTTCATCCCATCCGGCCCGTCGTTCAACGTAACGGCCTTTCATGGTTTGGAAGCGTGCGATTGCATCTTTAAATGTGCGGGTGAGAACGTGATGGATGCCGGGTTTGCCATTGGCGGTTGGCGGGCCTTCAAACATCACAAAAGGCTTAGCCGATTTCCGACGAAATTGAATCGCCTGAAACGTATCTTGACCCTTCCACAATTTGAGAACTTCTTGTTCACGAGTGTTAGGGTCAAGATTCATGGCTTACCTTTTATGAAAAACTTCCGGAAGGAATGTACTTCTTTGCTATTTCTCTTTGTTGCTCTGGCGTTAACTTATTCCACAATTGAAAGAGCATCGTTCGAATTGAGATGGCATTCTTGCTTGTGGTGTCGCCCTGTGTTTCCAAACTCGTCATTTGGGCTTTGTATTTTTCATACTCAGCCATTGCGATGCTTTCGGATGTCTTGCTCATTTTCATTCTTTCAAGAAGAGAAGTTAAGGAACGTCGTATCCTTGATCCTTATACTTCAGGTATGAGTAGCCGGGACAGTTATCGGGCAACTTATCAAAGTCATGAGCCAGCATACCATCTTTTCTCTTCTTTTCAACCACACCCGGCGCCAACTTCATACAGAGTTGTTTGTACTGTTTGCCAACTATTTCGCCGGTAAGGTATTTACAAGTTGTATTTGGCGTTCCCCAAGACCACGGAGACTTATTGCTCGCTTGTGCTTGGCAGACATCCTTAACTTGAATTAGCGTAAGAGCCATCATGATCTCCTGAAAGGGTTTAGTGAATTAAGCAAGCCTCATTATAAGGCTTGCTTAATTGGATTCAATTTACTTCTTTGGAACGCAGCAGTCACCGGCAACATCACCCTTAGCAGGTGGACATGGGCATGGGCACTCCTTGGCACCGCAAACTTTGCCGAGACAAGGACATGAGCGAACACAATCAAACTTGGAAGCATATAAGCCTCCACCGAAACCAATAGCCAAAATTACCAAACCAATAAGAAAAGACTTCATAGAAAAACCTCAAAAAGAATATTGTGGACAAGCCGACTGTTCAACACTTAACATTTCGCAAAACTTTATTGCGTGATTCCATCCTTCAGGCGTTGGCATGAACCTTGCTATTGGATGGCAATTTTTTACTTCTTCGGAAAAATGAGGATCGATGGTTTTTAACTTCATCAAATCGTCAATTTTCATTCCATCAAACACGATGATTTTATTGCCGTCAAAAGTAGTACATGTTGTGTACTTGATTTGAGCGACTACAAATGAGCCAACTTGTTGAGATTGGATCAATTGAAAGAAAAAACCACTACACGGTATTACGTTGCGACCATTCAAATGATAATTCCTAGTGCTTCTAAAATCAACCATAAGTTATTTCCTGAAATACTGCCTCACGCCAAGGCTCTCATTAGCCATTCCGATACGCTTCAAAGCTAATGCGTACGTTGCTGTCCTAAGCGGGATTTTGAATTCCAGTAATCGATCCATCGCTTTGTTCGTTGCTCCCAACATAACCGTACGTAATTCCTTATTCACTTCTTCTAGTGACTTAACGATGCCACCTCTGTTTTGCACCCATTCAAAATAACTGACAACCACCCCACCGGCATTCGCCAAAATGTCTGGGATAACAAAAATTCCACGATCATTCAAAATGGTATCAGCCGCATTCGTAGTCGGGCCGTTGGCAAGCTCCAAAATAATCTTGGCCTGTACAGCATTCGCATTCTTGTCTGTAATCACTCGTTCCATTGCGGCAGGGACAAGAACGTCAACATCCAAAGCTAACAAATCTTCATTGGTGATAACAGATGTTTCCGCTGCGTGGACACCCCAACTCTTACCGCCCGATTCTTCTTGTGCGGCTTTGGCAGTAGGAATATGTAAACCGTGTTTGGGTTCATATACACCGCCAAATTCATTAGTGATCGCAACAACTTTGTATCCTTGCTCCCAAGCCTTTTCGGCAAGCCAAGTACCGACCTTACCAAATCCCTGTAAGGCAATGGTTTTTTGGCCTTCACTTAACTTCAAATTGATTTGACTTGCGTATTGCTTCAGAATTGTATCCAAGACGAAAAAGCCACCGTATCCTGTAGCACTGTGTCGGCCTTCAATGCCACCCAAAGCAGTCGGCTTACCAGTAATCATATCTTTGGGATGACCGCCCTTGATCTTGCGGTATTCGCTGTACATCCAACCCATCGTCCGTTCGTCGGTATACATATCAGGTGCCGGAATATCAATGTCCGGGCCAATCACATCGGCGAAAGCATCAATGTAAGCTTTGCTCAATCGTTCCAATTCTCGGTGGGAAAGACTCTTGGCATCAACGGCAATTCCACCTTTTGCCCCACCGAAAGGAATCTTAACAGCAGCACACTTGAAAGTCATCCAGAAGGCTAATGCTTCACAATGGTCACGGTCAACGTGTGGATGGTAGCGAATGCCGCCCTTTGCTGGCCCCAATGTCGTGTCGTATTGACATCTGTACGCTTTGTAAACTTGAAGTACCCCATCATCGTGCCTCATAGGAATGGCACATTGTATGGTTCTTTGGGGGTGTTGAAGACGCTCCCACGATTCAGGATCAATGGAAGCATATTTGTAAGCGGCTTCTAATTGCTGTTTAGCTTCGGCGAGCATGGACATATTAATCTTGCCTTTATAGGGTGGAAAAAACACCTTCTCTAAACCGATTGATGCGACCGAGTATGTCTGGTTTTTGTAAAATTTCACTTGCGTATTGTGAAATTAATACATTGGGAATATGCTTATCATAATCTAAAATTTTCAAGGCCGCTTCGGGGTTGTAAAATTTCATACACGTAACAGCATACCCAATGGCTGCGCTGCGAGAAATTCCACTTGGACAACAGCAGAGAATGTTGGATTTCTTATCTACAAAATCCAACATTGCCTTAACGTCGTTGTATTTTGGCATCCTTCTTCCCTTGATAGGTCTTTCAAGATCATGGAAAAAGTGAGTTGTTAAGCTGCGAGATTTTTGTTTAAATATCGCATCAACACCGAAATACGGCTCATTGATGAAAATCACATCGTACGTATTCGGCTTGGCAACAATCATTGCCAATGCTTCTTTATGCGATCTGATGTGAACTTCCATTAGATACCTTAAATGCTGAGGATATGTCCTTCAGAGCGAATCCTTTTAACTGCCTGTAATACATCATCGGGTTCAGACTCCCAATTATAACTCTTAAGATATTTAAAACAAAGCCCAATTGCCTGACCTTCCGATTTGGCATCTTTGAGGTTGTTAAATATCGGTTCGCCAGCAAGCAAAGCAGTGTTGTAAATGCCGTTAGCATCCAACTTCCTAGCAGGTGGGACAATACTTAATAAAATCAAGTTTTCTTCGGCAAGGGTGTCCCATTTGCGTTGGGCGTCTAAACACCCACCTATTTCATCTTCATAAAAATTCATTGTTTCTTGATTACTTTGAATCAATTTTTTGATAATACGCTTGACATCATCATCTGACGGTTCTTTTCCAGTACGGCCTTGATGTGTCGCCACTTCACCCAAAACGATACGAATGATCGATTTTTCAGTTTCTTTTTTGGCTTTTAAGGCCACTACAAGTTTTGTTCTAAGGTCTGCGAGAAGAGTCATAAATACCTCATATTGTGTCTTACTAAGTTAAGTCATGGAAGAATGGTTCGAAAAAAACCAGATCAACATAAATCCAACCGGGATTTTAGTTCCACTACCGCACTACCAGCAATCAACATGGCATAGCTGCGGAGCCGCTGCCTGTCGTACTTTAGGCCGTTATTATGGTGTTGGGCCACAAGGAGAGGCCGCTTGGGGCAAATTGCTAAGTACTGATAAAGCTGATGGAACTAAGCCAATTAATATCGTATCTGGCTTACGAAATCTTGGATTAACTGTCCGTGTTGAAAAAAACCTAGAACTGGATCAATTGTTAACTTCACTGGACAATGGCAACCCTGTTATGTGCGCCATACAAGCATATGGCTCACACCGCTATTATCGTGACTTGATTTGGTGTGGCCATTGGGTTATTGCTATTGGATATGACGAAAAATACATCTTTTTCGAAGACCCTTACGTTAAGCGCCGCCGCAGCTTTATCACTCGCAACAAAATGGTTAACAGATGGGCAGATATTGACGGTGACGGTCGTGTATACCACCGCTTAGGTATGACCATTTCGGGCAGACCCCAAAACTCTTACAATCTTTACAAAGCGGTCAGGATTTGGTAGCGAGTGCCTTGATGATCGGCTCGGTGATGTGATTGTACAAAAATGCTTCTAGGATCTCTTCATCGTCATTACCTAACCAAACACCCTTAGTATCAAATTTGAATACGGTTTTACCACGAATTTCCCAATAATTACCAGATTCGGCATCGTTAACTTCGTAACCGCTAAATCCCAGTGGGCGATTGTCAATGAATGCGTCAGAGGTTGCGTAATCGGAAAAAGCGAATGGAATTTTATCCAGAAGTTCCAGAAACCCTAAAGCTACATCTTCATTCAGGAAAAATTCTGGACTTTCATCGTCTTCATGGAAGACACATGCAGTCATAACAAACACGATGCATCTCCTAAAAAAGTTAATGTTTAATAAAGTGCCGTCTCTGAGATTTGAACTTAGACTACCGGGTTTTCAGGCCAGCGTGCTACCATTACACTAAAACGGCTTATTTTTACGAAAATTCAAGCGGAAGGTGTCAGAGTCGAACTGACAACACCCTTTCAGGTGTAACGGTTTTCAAGACCGGCTGACTTGCCAATGTACTAAACCTTCCTTAGTTTTTATTTATGTAAGCTGTGTCCAAAATCGACCCACAACTTCAAGTCGGCATTTTGAGCATCCCTGCAAAGATCGCATTTATGCGTATCTGTTCCAAAAACGTGGCCGCAATTTGGACACTTACCACAAGACCAACGGATGCGACCAATGAGCCAACGTCCGCTACGCTTCAAACAATTAACAACAACCATAGTGATCATCCTCATTTGGGTTTTTTAAAACAACATCTTGTAACTTAACCGTTTTTTCACCGCCCAACAAATCACCATCGATTTCATTAATGGCGATTGTGCTTTTTGTTGGCTTGACAGGTGGTGACGATATAATTTTTAATGGAATAACACTTGGTCTTTTTTGAGGCAAGTTGATTTCCGATAATAATTGATCAATACCACCATTTTTAGCATGAAGCAAGATTTCAATGGCAAACTCATTGAGCATGTCACGAATCCACGGCTTCATTCCATCTTCTTGTTTTTCCGTCAACCAACCTTTGGCCAAGAATTTTTCAATTAACGCTTGTCTGGTCATCGGCTTAGAATAGTCGCTAGACAATAAGATTCTAGGCATTCTACTAGACGAGGAAATTATATTACCCATTTCCCTTGTCATGCGGGTACCGGTAAACAATTTCGTTAAATCTGGTCTCGTTCCGGTAAAATCCATACTTGGATTGATTAGCGTTGATAACTTAGCTTCTTGTCCGCCAGATTTTCCGATGAGAATCTTAGTCATCATTGCCCCATTGAAATTAAGTGACCCGAAAGAGAATTGAACTCTTCTTCTCACATTGAGAATGTGATGTCCTGCCGATAGACGACCGGGCCTAATTTTCCACTTCGATTACTTTGCCGTAAATGCCATTTTTGGTAATCCAACCATTCACATAGCCTTTGGCATTGGTAATCTGATATTGGTTTCCTTTGACGGCACCCACCAGATGTACGCAATAATAACCGTTTACTTTACAAAGAACAATGTCACCTTTAACAATCTCTTCAATGTCAGGCGAAACAGTAACTAATGCCTTGCTTTCAATTTTGGGCCGCATTGAATTACCAACAGGGCGAAACTTCACCGTCTCGCCCTTCAACAACCTCTCAGCTTGTGCTTTACAATTGCTCATTACCCTACCTTCACGGTACTCAAATCAATCCCCAAATGGTCGTATTTGGGGGTATGTTCATTGTAAGAATGTTTTGCCTTGATGCCTTTTTCGGCTAACATGGCAATCACCCGGTTAATGACACATTCCGGATGGGTTTTCAAAGGAACATTTGACCAGCCGTTGCGGGCGTGTTTCATCATCGTATTCAGAATTTTGCCGTGAAGTTCCGTTGCTTCCACTTGAAGTTCCGCTTCGGGAAGAATCACGGCACGCCTTTTCGTCTGAGCGGCACTGTAATCGTCCAATTGCTGATCCACATCACGATAATACTCAAACTGTTTTTGAAGTCCGTAAAGGCTCATGATCATTCCTCATCTTAGGAGTGTTAACCAATTCTCGTGGAAAATAATGGTTTTTCCATCGAATCGCTCTAAATGATAATGGTAGCCCGGTATCAAATTATACTTTGCCGGTATCCACTCACGGCGTTGTACAATAAGAGTCTGTCCGTGCTGATATTTCCAATGAGGGTTGCTCTGTAAAGCCTCTTTGGTAAAGGTCAAAAAGCGACCTTGTAAATACGGCGGCGACACGAACAAATGACAAAAGAAATAAATCAGGTTTGTTGCAAAATTACCGGTGTAATACGGCTTCTTGAATAACAACTTAACAATTTTGTCTTGAAGCCATTTCATAGAAGTTCTCATTTGTGATGTTAGTTAATATCTTCTGTTATCAAGTGCCATCAAAAGATAGCCTATGAAACCAACAACGAAACCGCCGAATAACAATCCGCATTGCATCATCAAACGATCCGAATGGTCAATCCACAATCGACGCTCAGTCGCATCGGGAAATTCCCAACGCAAATCATGAGAGTCATAAAATCCACCAATTAGCATTCCAAAAGCGATCAACATTAAGATGATGCCGAAAGGTTTCACAGGATTTTCTCCCAATCGCCCTCAAATAGAACAAACTCCCCTTTGAGATTGTCTATCCACTGGTAATTGCCGCCTCTGGGCTTTCCAGTTATTAGGGCGTGATACTTGAAGCCATTGGATTGTAACCAATCTTCAGTAACTTTTCTATCCTTTTCTTCACGTGCCGTAAAGAACACAATGAAATCGCCTTGATCATAAAAAAAGTTGATTTTCTGAACCGAACCGGGCCAAAGTTTGGCAGTTGGATACAAATGAGAGTTTTCATTTGCGATGTCTTCACACACCGTACCATCAATGTCGATCAGCCGGTTTTTCTTTTCCGCATTTTTTGACATGTTCATCATAACACTCGTTCTTAATATTTTGACCACACTTGGGGCATTTGTAACAACAAGCCATTATGTGGATAATCGTTGTCGGCGAAGAATGACACGGGCAATGGCAGACATCATCTTTTTTAGGCATGGAGCACTTTACTTCTCGTTTTCTTGCCACCGACCCGGAAATTTCATAATAGCCCACGAATTATCACTGTAGACCCTATCGGCTTTTTCGAATATTTCATCGATTGCCTTTTTGACTTCTGGAAGATTGTAATGACTGCCGCTTATCGTCCCGCCAAACTTAACCTTCGGCCACCAATTCTCAACATCCTCTTTGATGGACGCATAAGTGGTTCTTGTATCTATGTACACAAGATCAACAATCCTGTTCCCAAACATACTCGCCGCTACTCGACTGCTCGTTCTAAATTTGTGTACATTGTCCAAATGAGCAACCTGCACATCAAAGTATGCTTCCGATTCTACCATTTCCTTATATGAAACACCATTGTCTTCGTAATCTCGCCATTCATCAATACAGGCTAATACGAGACAATTTGCTGACAGAAATACAGAATTGCCACCCTTGTAAGCGCCGATTTCAACAACCATAGAATCGGGAGTAAGAAATTCATCGCACAGTTTTTGAAAGCCTTCGTCTGGCATTAACATTTCATTCATATGTCTAACAACCGATCTTCACCTTTCCAGAAATTGGCTGCTTCATCTTCAGCCAAGAGGTGTTCTAACATAGCAATTTCACGCCGATTTTTGGCTCTCGCAAGCGTGTTTTGTTCACGCAGAATTGCTATGTTCTTTAACATACCAAACCGAATTGCCGGATGTGAGGCATCACAAGCAATGGCTTCGTAATGTTCAAGTACGAAGTCCGTACGTAATTGACGAGCTTTGTGGTACTCTATTGCTTTTCTGACATCTGCGACCTTATACATGGCCGACTCCTAAAATCTGTATCAAAAACAAAATAGTCATGTAAAAAACCAGAACGCCAAAACCGATACACGACCACTTAATTATTCGCAAACGCTTTTCACCACGAAAGAAAAAGAAAACGCCAGACATCAAAAGGGGCAAAATGAGGGCTTTGTAAATCCAAAAGCCAGTCCATCCCCAATGATTTACCGTGTAGTTAATAACTGGATTGAACTCGTCAACTTCGTAATCATTCGCAAGAAGATACTGCGTGATAAATCCATCTACAAGATTCAACAGAAAGAATACCGACAAATACCGAAATATCATTATCACTCACATTAAAACTTATTGAGGGTATCCCATACATCCTTGCCAAGCAATTCAATGACGTTCTCAAAAGTGTATCGTGCGTCATCATCATCTTCGGAAAACTTTCCAGCCTTACGTTCGTTAAAGTGCTGCAAGGCCGAAGAGTACATCGTGTCAAACCAAGCCGTTTTTTCAGCGGCAGTGTACGACTCCAAAGACTTTGGAGTCCAACCGTTCGTTTTTTTCAGTTCTTCGACTTCCTTTTCTGCTAACCGCAATTTTTCCAAAGCGGCCAGCATAGGATCATTGGAACTTCCCTTTTTCCCACCAGTGACTTTGAGCATAGTTTCCCTTACATGTAAAAGACAGATTCGCCGGTTTCTTTGTCAATGTGCCAGTGGATATGGAAGTGAACTTCCAGTTTGTTAACTAGATCACCACGGGCTTTGCGGAATGCGTTAGCCGAGACGAGAGAAAAAATATCGTCGTTATCTTTGTACTCACCGATTTGCTGAGTAACACGTTTGATGGCCCGAATCAATTGATAAGGATCGATCTTAACTTCTTGGCCAGCAATCATAATTGCTTTGCTACGAAACTGTACCAGTGAATTACTGGGCGCACGGGGCGACAAAGAAGATGGCCCCCGATGGATCGTAATGTCAGTCGGCGAAGCGATGACCGCTTCCGCAATCGCCGTAGTCTTCGCACCAACCGTTGCCAGCTTGGTGTTTTTTTCGTTGTTCCAGAACATTACTTTATCTCCCTGTCGAGGATACTGATGCCGTTGTTGTGATCGATTTCGTGCTGAATTGTAAATCCGCCTTCAGTACGACCAATATTCCGTTCAACAATATGACCACCCTTAAGATCGTAATATTCCAAGTCAATGAATGAATGCCGAAAAACCTTAACGGCCTTATCGAGTTTCAAAGCACCACACTTGGTTTCGGTTTCTACGCCGTCTTTTGAGACGTTAATGATTTTTGGGTTGATACAATATTTTTTAACTTGGCCGTGTTTGTAAGCGATGATATTCCAAGGTAAGCCTAACTCAGCACCACTGATTCCACGGTGATTGTGGTAATCATCAAAGTGCATGTTAAGGTGACTCTCCATGTATTGGATACAGTCCATAATGATCTGGCGATAGAATGGACTGACATTAAACAATCGCATGTTAACTGGAAACACCGAATGATTCAATGTTGAGCAGTCAAATTCTTCAGGGCTATTACCCTGAACTACTTGGTCGCTGATCTTAGGCATGTGTTCTCACCGCTTGAGTACTAATAAGATGAGTATAACAAAAAGGGACAATTTATCAACTGAAGATCAATTGCGGACGTTTGAATAACACTCGCAACCCATACATTTTATTTTGGTAAATAGCACATTGTTGATGGTTATAGGTGTGTACAGCAAGCTATTGTGGCGACGACAATTTGGGCATGTGTGCCAGCGATTTTTTTGATTTAATTTTTGAGATTTGTAATTGACTTCTATTACTTCGGAAAGATCATTGGTGCCAAATTCGTGCTTGACGCTCTGTGCATGTAATAGGTCTTGTCTTCCATTTCGAAAGTCAACCATCGATTCCCCAAACTTTTTAGATTTTTAGCACCGGGCGGAAGTTGTTGAACATCTTCTTCCGTAACGCCCGGCATTCTTTCTTGTGACGCTTTTGAAACGAAATACGTATGCACTGAAACGGTCAATATCAGGCCAAGAATTAAGCCTGCTAAAAACTTCACCATAACATTCTCCTAAATCGCAAACCTGAGACTCGAACTCAGCAAATTAGTCTTATGAGAACCAACTGTACCCCGTACGATTGCGTCAATATCCACCCTGAGCGGGGTTGTTACGACGATTGGGGTTAGGATAAATTAGTTCCCCCGGAAAAAAATCGCCGTACAAACCCGCCATCACAGGCAACTTGCTTCCATAGCAAGTTTGCTTCTTTGTATCCATTCGATTAACGTGTTCTGGCATCTTACTGCTATCACACAACATGACGATGCCACAGACAGGACAACGCACCTGTACGTTTTTCTCGCTCATGTCTTCTCCTTAGCTAACTTCGCCAACGTTCGTGTCAATGGCCCTGTTGCCAAAGACGACCTTCAAATTCATTGCTTCATTTTCCATACCAACAAATTTGTCGGCGTTTTTCCACATGTACTCGGCAATTACCGACTCAAGAAGGGTGGCTACTTCTTTGGCCTTTTTGTCTTTACCACCATCAACCGTGATTTGGCATTGCATAAAACGCTCCTTGTGAGATTATAAAGCACCAGCAGTCATCAAGGCAAGTTGCTTTTGTTTGTCTTGATGCAAGGGTACCGCACCTTCATTGGTGAGCTCTTGGCCTATTTCTTCGATCTCGACCTTAATTTTCAGTGGTCGATATTTGTCCAAGGTAGCAGCAACATAGCCAATTTGTCTTTGTTGCTTTTTTGTCAAAGATTCCGGCATCTTGACAATTTGTTTTCGGTGATGCCATTCAAAAATCGGTAAACCGTTTTTCTTTGTGGCTATTTCACCATCCATAGTGGGCTTTGCCAAAGTCCACTCATACAACTTAACTTCGTCTACCACCATCTTGAAACGATTACTAGCTTTGATACATCGTTCTGATTCACTAACAACAAATCTCAATGTATCAAGAATAGCCCTATGCTGACCTTCCGGCTGATAAAACCACTGCCGAATATCCCTCGTCTTGCGAACTTCAACATCAATGAGTTGAAAGTTAATTTCAAAACACCTGATTGCCACGACTTTAGCTGTCGGAATGTTTTTGGGCGGTTGAGGTTGCGGATTAGCTTGTTTCGGCTTCGGTTTTGGTTTGGGATGATTTGATTGTGGCTGAGGAGGATTATTTTGATTGTTATTTTTACGAACTTGCTCATCAGCCATTTGCTGAAGTTGCTTAGCTCGTCGGCGGGCGGATTTTTTGCTGCTCACTACAATCCTCGTTGAGAGCCACTATGGACATTAAGCGTTTTGTTCTCTTCTTTCAATTGCTCGTTCAAGTCGCTGTTGTTCAGCGTGGAGCTGTTTTAGGGTACGATCATTAGCTGCCTCCCATTTAGTAGCAGGTTTATAATCTAAAATTTCCTTCTGTATTATTACCAATTTCTCTTCCAGAGTCAAGTTACCTTTCATCTGTACTCCTATTAAATATGAGCGGAAGGAACAGGGATCGAACCTGCACGACCTTTTACGGTCGACTTGTTTTCCAAACAAGCTGACTTACCAATGTGCAAACCCTTCCAAGCGGAAAATAGAGGAATCGAACCTCTGCCGGGGTTAACCGGATCAATTTAGCAAATTGACGTAACAAACCAGCATTTACCTATTTTCCATTTAATGTCGGGGAAACATAATTCCCCTCGTACGACTGTCTCAAAAAAGGCAATCTGTACACGTTGTCCTGAAACCAAAAACCTTCTGCGTATTGCCCAAGATGCTTACGAGAGTCATCATAATTATTCTTAAGCTTTAACTGTTTGAGTGTGATAGTAGGAACGACGGCATTTGCCACAAGATTATCTTTCATAGATGTATCTATTCGTTCTAGTGGAACTTAAGAGAGTCGAACTCTTACCATTCCGGAACCACGTAGGTCTTACCGGAACACACTGCCGTTATGCTAAAGTCCCGATAACTGTCCCAATTGGATAAATAGGTTGATCTTTTTTCCTATTACTCATACGATCTTCTTGAATTTTACCTAATTCGTCTTGGAAAGATTCCAATGCTTTCATTACTTTATGAAACAATTCATCATCATTAATATCGTTGACAAAAATAGCAGTTAAAGCAAAGCGAATTTCTTGCGTTACCCCGTAAAGTCCCATCTTACGAATGTAATCAGTAATTAATTCTGCGTGTTTATCAAATTCAGGAGGACGAGCCATAAATCACATTAACTTTCAAAGTTGATAAAGAAATTGAACACTGCCGTTATGCTAAAGTCCCGTACAATGGTGGCAACTGATCAAATAATGTTGTTGGGTTAATCTTCTCCCAACACTGTTCACTAATCCACATATCAGGTTGCAACTTGTGAAAACACTCGTGACAAACCGTTACTTTCTTCCAACCACGATCACCAGTACTGCCCGGATTAGGACAACAATCCAATTCAAGTGTCGGCTCTATTGGCTCATCACACAAACTATCTTCTTCTGGATATGGATAGATTTCCAGAATAGTTTGATCTTTCAGTATCCCGCAGCCATGACAAGTAATCATTTATTCGTCTCACGATGTTTCGTTCGGCCATTGCCTATATTTTTACCACAAAAGGTTGGAAGCTGCATATTACAATTTCCACAAACAAGCCTAACATTGTCCAAATTATGATTAGTAGGATTACCGTTAATATGATCTAAAACTAATGGCATTGGTTTACCCATCCAAGTATCGCCTTTACATATTTCACAACAATGACCACGGGTTTCTACTAAATATCTTTTAGAGACTACGGCATTATAGCCATAACCACTAGGAATATTCAAGAGCTTGCCTTCTGTTGTGATTTTTTGATATATCACATTCCAGCGATATTCATTGGCGCATTTTTTTGTACAATATACAGGATTTTTAGTTATTGTATTGCAATTCAAACAAGGTTTATCGATGTTGCGATTATTCTTTTTAGCAGAACATGAATGATTACAAAAAACATTAAATCTTTTTTTATAAGGCAATGCTTCTTGACAATACAAACATAGATTAGGATGTTGCTCGTATTGGTTAACGATTAAATCTCTATTTTTTTGTTGTATTTCTTTGGATGCTAAGTGTCCTAACTTGCCCGCATCACTTCTTGACATCTTCATAGAGCCACAGGTGGGAGTCGAACCCACAAGTTCCGCCTTACAAGAGCGGTGCACCTGCCTTTGTGCTGCTGAGGCAAATTAACCAAGGGCTTCCAAGTGGAATCGAACCACTATCTCTTCTGTACGAAGGAAGAATAATACCAATATACTATGGAAGCGAGAGAGCTTTCACTGCGAATCGAACGCAGGTTTCTAATTTACCGAATTAGGGTAATACCATTATACTATGAAAGCAAAGTGGGCTTATGAGGATTTGAACCTCGACCTTCCAACATTCCTGTTGGATGTTCTCCCCGGTTGAACTATAGGCCCGTTAAATAAAACAGGGAGGACTCAGCCTCCCTTGTAGAAGCAATTTAGCAACCGCTGCGATGATTTTCACATTCGCTCTGCGTAGTAAATTTCCTCAAAGAGAGACGACGACGTAAGTTTTGTGTACACTTACATTCGCCATTATTCTTCTTGACTAAATGCCATTGACTGGCTTGAGCATTACGATGCTTCATTTTAGCCTTAGCATTACGACGTTTCATCTTAGCCTTAACATTCCGCTTCATATGGGCTTTCTTGCCCATCTTAGCTTTCATCTTACCCTTTTTGCCTTTTTTAGCTTTAGGGGCTTTGTGAAACATCTTATGGTCTGGAATATTATCACCCTTCAATTCGTTAGAATCGGGGCATTGACCGGCAGCTGCTTCTGCGACGTTGTGCTTCATACGTCCCATTAGGTTTTTTCTTTTTTTATGCATCACAAACCTCCTGTGGTATGTATGCATTTTTTTGAAGAAATTAACCTACTTTTGCTCAACCGAAATCAAATGGATCTGTGAAGAATTGAACTCCTTAGCACTTGGCAACCGGGTTACAGCCGGGTACTAATCCCACTTAGTAAGCAGATCCTTATGGTACATACCAACCCAATTCGTGATCATTACGCCTTTTGCAGTAAGGGCATTGAACACATAATTGTTTTCTTATTTTTTCAACATCTTTAACGAACGGATCGAAGTCCGCATCGGGTTGACGTTGAAAAACTTTACCGCAAATACAGTTATAGACATGATCGGGCGGCAAACCGTCATTCACGCAGAAAGGAACAGACCTGTTGAGAACATTAACATTCTCCGAGATACAATTTGGGCAGAAGTGGTCATTCAAATGATCGGTAGTAACGACATTCCATTCGGCACTACAATCTTTACAACAACAACCAAAAACTCCAAAACCCATATTATTCCTTATCCAAATCCATGAACGCCGCCAATTTTGCTTCTACTCTGTATTTACCATCTATCCATCCATCTTGATATGCCCATGAAACCAATTCGGCCATTTCAGTAACGATATGCCCACTGAAATCCCATCCATCCCTCAAAAGCATAATCAAAAAAGATGTATCCTTGGATTGTAAACTGTAGCAGTCTTCACGACCTTCAAGTTCTTTGAACCCAAAAGCCAACAAGTTTTCTTTTGTGATTTTCATTGTGACTCATTTCATTATTTTGGTGTCAACGAATAAAAACCAACAATCTCCATGTGCCCAACTGCCGATACCCTTACGACCCTGAACAGTTAACGGCTCCCAAATCCTATCCTTGTATTTTGCTTTCAAGGTCTTGAGATATTCGTCAGCACTCCAATGAGTTTCAAACGGCTCAACCGACCAAGTGCCACTGAAATAGTACGTTTTATTTTTATCCAAGTAAGCCACTGTGGCAGAACAAGCCAAATAAATGGTTCTGCCTTTTTTTAACTTGCTCATTGGATCGCCTTACATTGTGAAGGAGCTACCACAACCGCATGTACCTTTGGAATTCGGATTTTTGACACTGAATCCACGGTTGTTAATTTCATCCAAGAAATCCACAACCACGCCATCCAGATACAAGGCACTTCTCTTATCAATAACCACATCAACGCCTTCGACAACCATGACGGTGTCGATCTTTTCGTTGATTTCACTGGACAAATCCAATTTGTGTTGGAAGCCAGAACAGCCACCGCCTTGAACCCGAATCCGCAGATAAGTCTTTTCGTTTTCTTTGGTTTCTTCTGCCAATTGTTCGGTAATAATACGACGAACTTCGGCAACGGCTTTGGGGGTGATGGTGACTTTCATATTAACCTTTGTAAAAATTGTGTTTGCGAATGTAATCTAGGACACTCGCCGGTACAAGATCAACAACTTTGGGATCGCCACTCTTGACCATTGCTCTCACCAAAGTGGAGCTTATTTCATTTACCCATTTCGTGGGAATGACTTTGTGCGGGGGATAATCGTACCAGCCGCCTTTTAGTGGACTACCCGCTCTTTGGACAACTAGGAACGGAATTGTATTCACCAATTCTTCGTAGTTGTACCATTTGTGTATTGTGTCTGCGTTGTCAGAGCCAATAATCCAAGAGAATTCATGTTCGGGAAATTCCTTCTTCAAACCGACGACAGTTTCGTAGGTCTTACCAGATTTTCCATTTTTGACTTCCCAATCACAAACCTTAACTCCTGCCAACTCGCACATTTTGAGCCGATGCGACGAATCAATCAAGTCTTTGCCGTACATGTGATGATAGCAAGGCAAAAACCATACTTCATCAACAGCACCCGAAGCTACAATAAGTTCAGAAACACCTATGTGCCCATTTGTAACTGGATTGGCTGACAGACCCAAAATACTGATTTTCATTCGTAGTATCCAAAGGGGTCTAATTCCCCATCAATACTACCATATTTGAAATCTGTTGTCCAGTACAATTCTGAAATCAAACTATTAATTGTTCGCCAATCTTTTACCTCTTGTTCCCTAATTTCACCCGATCTTGGCATGTCGGACATCATTTGGTACATAGCCATATCTTGGGCGGCTTCTGGTGCGAAAATTAGAGTACATTCACCCCAAACAGGGTCAACGTGTTTTTGTTTGATTGATTCCATAACTTAAGTTAGTGAAAACTATCAAAAATCTGGCTGACGGGATTTGAACCCGTTTCTCAATTATATGGGCAACATAACTTGGATTAGTCACGTTTTCCCTAATTGTAATTTTAACCGTCGATAAACTACAACCAGTTAACGTACGTCAATAACTCTCATGATCGTGTTGTTGAGCTTTTCAACATTCGCCCGGCGATTATGCAAGTCTTCCGTCACAACCAATCTTTCCCCATCATCCATGACGACTCGCATTTCATAACCCATTTTTTTCAACTCCGATTCGGCATTGGCAACCGTCTTTCCAATGACAGCGTTATTCAACACCACCATTGATACAGGCAACAAATTATTAACTTGTAATATCCGACTAGCTTGGGCACTGAGTCCAGCTCTTGAAAGTCTAGCAAGTCTAAGTGCATGCTCTGCTTCCGAAATTGCAGTAGCTTGTTTTTTGATTATTCTTTTGAATATCTTATCTGATTTGATGTCCTTATGAAACATTTTTCTTATGCTCTCTCTGGCCTTTACTTCTTCGGCAGCAACACTGCTGAACTTTTTAGTATATCGCATGATTTCTCTCTATAAAAAAGGGTGGATAACGAGGATCGAACTCGCACCTTTTGCTTCACAAACATTTGTGCAGACCACTACACCATATCCACCATATTAACTATAATCATGCTCATAAGTGCTATGAACAGGTTGTCTCGCTTCTTTCGCAATCTTTTCTTTTGCTTTACGATATTCACCTTTTACAAAGTATACACAAGTTGACGGAGGCATTTCTGTGTATTTCTTAATTTCAGGCAGCGTTGAAAGTAATGCAAATCTTTTTTCATTAGCATCTATTTTGATCATGGACTTTTCCATATTATCGGCAGCTTCCAAAGCCACTAATACTGGAACGCCATTTTCACATTTCCATTCATATTTGTAACAAGTTACAAAGTCTTCCAATGTATTAATATCCCTCACTCGAAAAGATGTTGGGCCATTAAGCTCTACCCATAATTGGGCAATACTTTTCGGTGTCATGATGCCCTGCGATAAAAGGATTTAGCCCTGAAAGTAGCCTGTTGATGACTTAAGCCTTGCCAAAAAACACATTCTTCTTTTGATGATAACAAAGCATATACTTTATGACTAGCTGAATATTGATATTTCGTAAACGAACATCCCTCTAATCTTATTGCCGACATTATCACCGGACGATTTTGTGCCAAAGTTACCATCACAATAAACCAATCTTCATTCGTCTCAACATTTCGCACCCGAAAAGGCACCTTCTTAACTTCCGAGTATATTTCGGATAAACTCTTCATCTTTCACCTAAAAACGACAACGACGAGAATCGAACTCGCACCAACTGGTTGACAACCAGACATGCAGAAACCACTACACCACGTTGCCCTATCACAAATCACCACAATAAATCTTTTCCGCAACTACAGGAATCTTCTTGTTCATTTCAGCAAAACTGGAAAATGAAAATGGATGAACTTTTTCCCATTTTATCCCCGGCGAATCAAAACTTAACATCGGATAGTATTGAACAAAAAGCCCATTTCGAGAAACAATGAAGTTCATTTTGCGAGGGGACACCTGAACCCCTTTGATAGCAAACCGAATACGGCTAATATGATCTTCATCGTGTACGTAAGACATAAGATAAGAAGCATCGGCCAATGAAGCCTCTACCCAAAATATGTCTTGCTTGGCAGGCTTGATACGATCTGCGTCAGCATTTCGCCAAATATTAGCAATATTCAGATGCTTAATAATGCAGTTGCGCCACATTCTTTCACATATCATATATACGCCTCCCTATAATTGGGGTTGAAGGATTTGAACCTTCACAGACTGTTCCAAAGACAGTTGTCCTACCAGATTAGACGAAACCCCATCATACTTGTCCTATGTCGGCAAGTACATGTCCCATTCTTTCATCGACCAACTGACAACGCCCTTGGAGGTATTGTGAGTATACATCGAATCTCCACGAATAAACATCCTCTTCCTGTATCCCGGCTATCTCTTCGATTTGCCTCAGAAAGTTCTCATCAACTTTTTGCATATTTTCCGGCGAGCCAGAAATAAAGTGACTGATTTGGTAAAAATATTTACTACGGATTACATTCATGATTAGTTTATTTAGTTAAGTAAAAAGTTGCGACGGAAGGATTTGAACCTTCGTAAACTGCTTCAGAGACAGTTGTCCTACCGGCCTAGACGACATCGCATCAAAATTCCACAAAGCCAATGGTGAAACCGCATTGAGTTTATACGCACCCATTGAAATAACTCTCGTTCCAATCTGCGACCTTTGCGGGGCGACACAGGTTTTGGTTTCGGGAAAAGAGCATCATTCTTTTGATCGTGCGGTCGTCCTGTTACACTTAGCAAAAGGAAAAGAACAACACAAAAGGCTAAAAAGTCTAAACACATAAATCACTCTGGTTTATAGTCCCACTGCTTCTCAACAACATCACCACGCCGAAATTCCATCTTGTACACGTGTTCTTTATTCAAGTAGACTGGCAACCTGCTTTTCTGCCCCTCAATGTAAAGATCACATCCCGAAGGAACATAAAACTTAACTTTGGTGTAATGCTTCAAGCTCTCTGCCGCCCGCATAACAAAGTAAACCTCTACTATGCAGTTCAAGGCAATAATCAAGCAAATGCCAGCTAATAACCAGCGAATAAAATCACGCATTAATCTACCCTTTGCAGGAAATTGTAAACACACCGATCTAAACCGATGGCAACCTCCGCAACCAACAGATCCCTTTCCACAACCTTCGTTTTGGTCGTGAAACTGACCGTACCGGGAAAATCGGTTCGCAGGCTCATACTACAAACTTCCATCCACTTGTCGCCGTTGTCTACTTCGATATCCATTGTACTCTTGCTGTAATCCGGCAACCGATCACTAACCACCAACCGAGTCGGCAAGCCAATCATATCACGAATCATCTTTTCAACCGGTTTTTGTAAAACCGTGTGATAATCATTCGCAGTATCCGACGTAAAGACGCACTGGAATTCCTGCTGGTAAAACTCTTTGAACCGGCAATGCTTTGATACTTGATCCTGTTCTTGCCGAAAACTCTTGCCGTATTGCCAAACGCAAATCGGGGGACGAAAACCACTGTTGCTGTCATCAAACTTGGAACGAATCCACTGATAAGTACCCGGCGTCGTTTCCGGCCTTAAGGTTAGATCGTCACACACGAATACATCTTCGGCAGTGTAATTCTTGTTGATGTGTTTGTTGGGCGTTAACAGAGGTGCTTCCACCATCAAAAACCGCCACATAGGATTCGTCGCTAACAACGTTTCCCTCATTCGATCCGCAAAGTAATCACGGAACTGTTCCCGCAACTTGACTTCCCGCTCCGAATAAAACATTAAGCCATTTTTGTCATACAACGCTTCCATCGCAAAATCCTCATAAAGTATCGGCCTTGGTCTAGCCGGGTTTCATAGAGATACTATACCCGCATCATTACAGAAAGTCAATCTTTTTTTGTTCCAATTCGCCCAATTAGAAATCCAATAAGGCCAAATAGAAATAAATAAACAGCAGTAATCAGTTTTTGATTAACTGATAAATCGGTTGCTGGAACCACTGATAAAAATATCAATGTGATCATGGAAAGGAAAAATGCTATCCAATGACCTAACGGTGCGGTTTGCATGGCGTTTCCTTTGCCAAGATTATTTAAAAGCCTCAATCAAAGCATCTGCCAACTGAGACTTAAGCTCAGAATTCATAGAAGGCACTGTAGGCCCAACAAAATGAGTGTACAATGTAGAAAGGTTCTCTATCCCTTCCGGTGTCGTGGTTGCTGCCTTCAATTTTGTACGAATATCGTCGGGCGTATCGTCAAGGAACAAACAACCATCAGGTGACGACTTGCTCATCTTTTCAGTCGGCTTCCGCAAGTCCTTAACTTTCCCGCCAACAATCATCGGACGAGGCAAAACAACTTCTTCATTAAAGGTTTTGTTGTATTTGCGAATTAGCCTACGAGCGTATTCCAAATGCACCTTCTGATCTTCACCTACCAACACGTTCTCATAGCCGACGACATCGTGTGTCATCAAGACTGGATAGGTGAGTAGTTGACCAGTTTGTTTGTCTTCATCAGCCGATTTGAATTGCGGCATTCTGGCTAAATCGCCAAAACCGGCAATTGAGAGAAGGCGGAAGTAAAGTTCGGCATTGAATACATCACGCTGCATTCTGATTTGGTTTACACCGAATTTGTTGAGAACTTTAACAAGCTCCTCCAAGTTGGTTTCTTGCGGAGCGTGATAATTGGCTATGAGGACTTCAGCCCCATCACGACCCGGCAAGATTACCGAGAAGTAGTGACCGATATGAAGGCGACCCGTAGGACGCAAACCGCAAAGGTTCTTAGAGCCAAAGTAACACCATAGTCATTTTTTTGCCTCACGAAAGTAGGTTTTGAAAGTTGATTTAACAACTGGTTCGGGTGGTGGCGTTTGTGGATGTTTATTCAGATGGTGAACAATATAGAAACCGTAGGATGGATAGTTCGGGGGACGAAATCCGCCGCCCGTCACCGCATCCAACGTCACTATCTCAAACCCCATATGACAACAATTTCGCCGATACGTGTCCGCTTGTATGTAAGTTGCGAACGGGCCACTCACATAGTTATAAATAGGTTTAACACCCTGTCTAACTAAGCCCCTTCCACGAGAGGCGAATGGCGACATTTCACCCATTATACACACCTATTTGCCGTTGTCAAGTTGATTTTTCAATGCGATCAACAATGTATTGATTCGTTCCTTGGCCAGTTTGCTTTGTGAGTCTGGACACTTAACCTTACAATAAAAAGTCGTAGAAAAAAATCCGGCATCCTCTTCAATGGCCAAATCATAATTCCACCGAAAGCAATACTTTTTAATGATTGAGCGAACATCACTTCGCACAACCATGCCAGCTTCAAATTGGAACTTTACTGTTGCCATGATTCGTTTCCCTGAATACGACATGGGGGCTTAGGCGAGGCCCACTTTAGCCCCTCCAACCTATCAAGAAATCTTCAAGTTGCGACCACAATAACGGACTTCTACCGCCTTGTATTTTCGTTATATCGGAAATCACTTCTTCCATTATTCCTTCTTGCTTGAATACGTCCCACAAATTGCGACGACGCAGAGCATTTTCTACTCTTACTCTAATCTCAGCATTTGTCTCTACATTTATCATAAGTCTTCTCTTTCACAACATTAAGGCGATCTAAGCCCCATCAATATTAAGGTCCGCAACCACCACCACAGCATCCGCCAGCCCCGCAGTTTTCGGCCATTGATAGAGGCTTGCCATATGAAGCAAGCATATCCATTTCCTTCACTACGTTATCGTTAACCAACTGGTGGCTAACAGAGGCAGGAATGTCCACGACGGCAAAAGCCAAGCGATTGCAGCCGATATGGATGTCTTCAACGAAATTGGCAATGACACCATCTTGCGTGTACTTGGCCAACAACGCCACAACATCTTCCTTCTTAAACCCGAAGCCGAAAACCAGCTTACACGTGATGAAGTTTTGCGTCGTTTTCATGATGACCTTTAGACAGAGTTTCCAAAAAATACAAACCAAGCTGCCCTAGAAGGATTTGAACCTTCAACCTTCGTGTTAACAGCACGCCGCTCTACCGTTGAGCTATAAGGCAAAATTTTCCATCAACCGGGCATAACAGCAACCGCTGAATTTAACGGCGAACTATCTGGAATGCCTTGCGTGAATTCATCGGGAGCAGGATACAAACCTTCGTATTGCTCGTTCCAAACATCGGCACCCGCTTCAATCATATACGAACACCGATTGAAATTAAATTTGTAATCAGGAAGGTCTTTTTTCAGACGATCTACCACATGCATGTGAGTGACGCTGTAACAATGGACGGGAGGGTTGCCACCGCAGTCAAACATATTCTCAACTTCATCGGGGGTTAAAGTCAGTGGATATGTCGTGTCCAGCAACCTCTCTGACACATTCCCATATTTACAAAGCGTGTAATGCATCTGACTAACCTTTCTGATACGACAATAGTATCATATTTAATTTACAAAATCAATGCGGACTGATGGAGTCGAACCACCTATTTCAACCTTATGAGGGTTGTGAGATAACCGTTTCTCTAAGCCCGTACAATTTGATCAGCATAGGCACTCGGAGCAAGTCGTCCCAGAATTTAGGGATCGCTACCTAGTTTATGGGGGGCTTAGACCCCTCGGCCATTGCGTTTGTGAATAGGAGAGGATTTGAACCTCTATTCCGGCAACAGACGATTGACGGAGTCTTAACTGACTTAAAACGACCTATATTCAGAGCGGGATACGGGAGTCGAACCCGTCTGGCCAGCTTGGAAGGCTGGAGCACAACCGATATGCCAATTCCGCTTAATTTCTCTCATTCCAATGATGTTTTCTATGACAGTTAGCACATAATGGAATACATTTTTCAATTTCCGTCAAAAGTTTTGTCTTGCACTTATCAATAACAAGTTTTGAAACATTGGCAGATTTATTATCGTTTGGATGATGAAAATCTATACAACCGGGATGACTTTCACCACAGGAACAAACAAATTGTTTTCTGTATTCTGCCCACCATGTTCTAAAATTATCACCACCGTCAGCAGCTAACTTAATGTATTTTTCACGGTTCTTCAAGTAGTGCTGACGACGGTATTCTTTATGACAGTTAATACATTGAGATTGTAATCCATCCAATCGTCTTTTGTTTGTCTTGAAATTTATTTTATCAAGTTCCTTCTGACACATACAACATTTTTTCATTTATTGAACCGCTTTCATTAATCAACATTTAATCGTTTTTTGAATGCTTCCATAACTTGATAATTCATCACACTCTCCAGAGACAATCCCGAATTTTCTATCATTGGTTTTGCAAATTCAAGAAAAAACTTATATTTTCGCATAATCTTAGAAAATTCAATCATTTCCACTTCTGAAAATTCTTTTATTTGAGAAGATCGAATTTCCATATCAATAGGATAAATAATTTTAACAATTGATTTTTTGTGATCTTCATGAGAATCGAAGAAAACAAATGGATTTCCGTTCACCCTCATTCTATTCAATTTTTCTACATGATCCCCAGGCCATCCACTTCCAAAACGGCACACAATTGATGTACCGCCAATTAGGAATGGTTTGCGAGCCGCATCTCCCGTTGTTGCTGCGAGGAATAGTCCAGCAATTTCTACGGCATTCTTTGCTTGTTTTTTGTCCGCCAACTGATAGTCGTGTTCGATTTTATTTCGTTTATGAATGATCCAATCATGGACTAGGTCAGGAATTTCAATTCCGAGAGTCTGTAGTAATTTAATTTTTTTTGGATAATTCGATCCAAGATATTTTCCGAAGTAATTGTTCAAGAGTAGACCGTCTATAAGTCGACATACTGTCTTCTTGGCGTAATTCACAACCTTTTCCCATCCGAACGGGTTATCATTCTCAAGTTCCGCTTTTGCCCAACTTAGGTACAAATGAGCATTAGCCCAATTTTCTGGAACTAAGCTCAACTCCAAGCCATCGCCATCAATAGTTTTAATGGCATCAAGAATGTCTACCGGTTTTACGACTGTTGTTTTCCAAACAAAGTCTTCGTTAATCGCCGATTTCATATTAAACATCTCAAATCTATTAAAGCTTTTCTAACAACCAATATACCAATTGAGCTATCCCCGCAAAAAAGCACAACGTCTGAACAGTAAGCGTTTGCCTCTTCGCATCGGGCTTAGCTACTTTTTAATCACTGACGTTGGACAAAAAATCAAGTTATGCTTCGTTGCTTCCAAACGATGCTGGTTAACCAAACATAACTCAAATCGGCCCGAAAGGAATTGAACCTTTGTCTCAGCTTTATCAGAACTTTGCACTACCATTGTGCTACGGGCCGTCTTTACTTCTTATTTATTCCGCTACAACGACATTTGCCTTCTTTGGCATTGAGTCGCCAGTCGCATTTCTGTGATTGCGAATCAATCCTTCGGTATGAGGCGTTTCAGCAAGTCTTGTCAAACCAACGGACTTAACTGACCATCCATTCGCCCAATCCTCTGTTCCTTCATTCTTCAACTTGACTATCTTGCCAGCTTCGGCGAAGGTTTCAGGAATCCAACTTACTTGATCCAAATAACCCGGCTTACTTAACCGACACTGTCTGTAATATACTTTTTTGCTCATACTGGTTCTCTTTTGATTATCTGTATTTGATGTTCGTCAAAGACGACTATTTCTTCGCCGCCTTTGATCACAACACTATCATATCTTTTCTTTTTCAATATTTGTGCGAAGTTCACATCTTCCCAATTGTCATTCATCTTCGACTCTAACCACTTCATAAACTCAATTTCATCTTCTGTCGTCTGATACTTTTTCATTATAGCATTTTCTTGCTCACTTGAAATGTTTATCAAACCGTGTTTCATTCCTGCCGCATGATTAGCCTTAATTGTATCCCAAAAGTCTTTTTCATAATTACGCAACCTGTCAAAAGAGAATGGTTTGAATATTCTCAAATTGACAGTGTACAAATATGGCTGATTACCAATTTGGCGTTCAGTAAGTTTTTTAGCATACCTTATTGCCATTGCTTTATCAATGGTAAAATAAAAACCATTACCATAATTGCCAAAGTCGCCTTGGTCAGCGCCTTCACCACGCTTTGATGCGTCAAATTTATCAAAAAGTCCGTGGGGCGTTCCGTGATAAGCTACAATGACACCACTTTGAACTTCAAAAAACTGCTTAAAGGTTTCCATGCCTTATGTATTGGGAGCAGTCAAGACTTCATCGCCGGGACTAATTGGAACATGTGGTATATTTCTAAACATTAATACTACATGGTCACCCTTGCTGGCAAAGTCTTGAAGGTCTTGTGACATACCCTTAAGGATAGCAAAAATACGAACAGTGTTATTTTTGATGTTAACTTGATCGTTTACCTTAACATCGCATTCAAGTTTGCCAATGAGTTGAGTGCCTTTGCATCTCATCACATGTTCAACAGTTAAGATTTTATTATCCACAGCAACCGTACTTATGGTTTGTAGTTGAAATTACCGTTTCTTCGGCATCCAGAACACCGTTAACTTTTTTCAAGTCTGACAGTGTGAGAGGAGGCATAATGCTTCCCGTTACAGCACCGACTGCTGGCAAAATTTCTGTGATTACCATGCCGATCTTTGCCAATTCACCAGCAACAGATTGACAATGAAAATCATCTTCAACAATTACCATTACTTCCATAACGCACCTCAAAAAATTGTCGAGCGAAAGCTATTAACTTCCCTTCCCCTTCCGGGTGTTGTATTCTGTGTGACAGAACTCAGTATTGTGACCTTTCGGTCGATGACTCGTGGCGGTGACGATCCGCCTTCTGTTGCCTGAAAAACAACGGTCCTAGCCAACGTAGACGAACGAGCCTAAAAACAACTACATCGGAATTGAACCGATCTTCCCTTGCGGGCAAGCCAGACCACTTGTTTAAGGTTTCTGAGATGTTGTCACACGACAGGATGCCATCCCGTCGTATTAGAGAGTTATTATATCTGAGTTATTAACTTCAGAGCATGAACGCTTATGAGGCTTCCACTTTTCACTCTCTTTGCTATCACACATTAAGATAGCGGTCTCACAAATTCCACCCGCCACGTTTTGCAACATCAGGGTGGTATGAGAAAATAGACTTTTACTGACGAGTAGTGTATGTAACAATTCATTGCCTAAAAATGTAGTTACATACGAAATTCTGTAAAAGTCAGTCGGGCGGACAGGAATTGAACCTGCAACCTCCTGGTCCCAAACCAGGCGCTCTACCAAATTGAGCTACCGCCCGAAAATCAAATTGTTTCTTGTAATTCTTTTTTGAATTCAATGATTTCTTGTGGTGTTAATTGAATTTCATCATCTGCCGTATTTTCGGCAAACCATTCAATCCAGTGTTCACGACAAAGAAAATAAGGACTATCAAATTCACATTCTTTATTACAATTAATACACTGCATGACGATCTCCACTAAATGTCTTTGATTAGTTCTTCACATTTATCAAAGACGTTAATTATCTTATCGTTTTCACGCCAAACACTATAAGTTTTTCTGCCTTTGAAAAACCTTCTGTCATCATCAAAAAGATAACTTCTTTTCATTGCTTGGCCAATAAGAGACAATTCCTCTCTTGTCCACTCTACGTTGCCGCAAGTATAGAATTCATTCATTTCATCGGGAATTTTGCGAGAACAATTTCCCCAAACAAAATCACAATTATGACATTGAAGATCAATATCACGCTTTTTAATGACCTTAATAATTAACAATGCGTTACATAATGGGCATCTCATATTACTTCTCTATCAAGATTTCAATTTTGGCTCTAATGGGTAATTTGCTTCGAAGTGTCAAACACCTAAAACAACAATGTCTACCATGAGAGAGTTCAATGTAAGAGTGTCCACCAAAAACAATTTCACACTTTTTTCGTTGTCGTCGGCGAGAAATCTTTTCTGCTACGTTTAAAACTACTGCTACTGCTCCAAACATCGACAAAACAGCAACAATAGTTAACACCCAAATCATCACGTTTTCTACTGGCATTCAATTATTCCATTTGCGGTTAACCGGACGGCATAGCGACGGGTCGGCGACAAACCTCGTCTGGTGTGAACTACCTCCTTGAGCCGTCCGGTTCCGCAGGTGAAGCAGGTGTCATCGAGGAAAAGGCCACCCACCTGTTCACCCTTATGCGACTTTCATTCCGTGAAAGCCAACATAAAAAGATCACTTACGAGTCTTTCTCCATCATACCAAATCATTTTCTCGATTCAACCAAACTCGTTTATTAACTCAATCTTGCGAACTAATCGTCCATTGTTCAAACCATTCATCCACTGTCAAGATCGTCGGCAGTTGATATTTTCCATCGCTCATCAGGTCTTCAGCATAGAAAGTATAGCCGCCAATTTCAATGTGCAAACTACCCGGCATGTTTCTAGGCTGTTGTTGGTACCATTTGGTAAACGCCTCATCGTATTCCGTTAAAGGCTGTTTGTGTTTGCGAGGCTTCGGTTTTAATTTCTCCCATGCCTTATAAGCCTTCTTTTGGGCTTCTTGTGCCGCAATGTACGCTTTCATTTTATCGTCAAAATGAACGAGTAAGGCTTCGGCGCTCTCGTAGACCATCGGGCGTACTTCATCATGTCCACTGCATTCCCAACAGCCCGGATAATGAAATATAGCGACAAGTCTCATAAAGCACCTTTTGGTTAATATTCGATTTGGCCCTTTTTCCCATTTTCCCAATGTAATTTTCTATGACAATTTGCACATAGTACTTCGCATTTGGCCATTTCTTCCATAATTCTTTTTTTACTGTACCCACGCTGCATAGCAATTGCTATAGCTACATCTTTATCTTCGCTATTTTTATGATGAAATTCCAAGCATCCTATATGATTTTCACCACAAGCTTTGCAAGCAAGATTAGATTTGTATTCATTTAACCAAGTTCGCATTTCTTTTTTGCGAGCAACTATCCTTTCAATTTCTTTTTCTTTGTTGCGATGATACCACTCACGTCGATAAAGACGTAATTTGTCAGCATTGCTATCTTTCCAATCTTGTGAAGACATTTTCCTCTTTTCTAAGTAGGACGTGACGGATTCGAACCGTCTCATTCGGATTTGGAGTTCGATGTTACTCCCACGCAATACGTCCTATTTGTTTCATATTACCTTGACGGTACGAACATCGCCACATTTGCGAAGATCGTCTGCAAGGTTTTGTTCAGATCGCTTAAGATGATCAACTACTTGGTGTGTACCATCTTTCATGTCCACCAATTGAACACTGCCCATTGATTGCGCATCGCCTAACTTCGGCGTGACTTTCGGATCTAGTTCTACTAAAATCATGGTTTTGTCTCATCTAAGGTTTTAACAATTAACTCTTTGGTCTTTGTCGGGTCTGTATTCTTGCCTGCTTCTTTTGCTCGCTTGATCGTTTGACCCAACAAGCTATTAGCAGCAGCAGCTTTTCCACCATAATAATCAGCGACTACTTTGCCGCTACCTGCGATAACGGTTTTGATGATTTCCAAAAGTTCATCATCACCGGCATCGTCGTTTAACTTCAAGGCGAACAATGCCTGATGACTGTCGCCAAGATACCAACTATCCCGCACCATTTGATGAGCTTGTTGTGCATTGATGAGTTTGAGCAATCTCAAAAATGCGATGTCTTGAACATCATCTTTCATCAAATCGGGAATAGTGTCAGCGTATAATCTTTCAAAGCCCATTTCTTCAATGTACGGATAAACGTCGTTCATCAAAAGGTTGTAAACAATCTTATGCCAAAGACTTTTCTCTTTGAGCGAAGCAGTTGCCAAAAACGCTTTCAAGAATCCATTCTTAGCCATTAAGCAAACCAAAGCCTTATCTTGCTTGGAATAACCTTTGGTTGCTTTTTCGGTAGATGCCAAAATTTTGTCAACTACCGAAACGTTTTCTTGAGGAAGCATAGATTTTCTACCTTTTGCTAGTGCGATTTTATTGATCCTTTTGATCGTTTCTAAATCCCACATTGTTAACCTCTTGTGTTGAGTGCCATCGGCGGGAGTCGAACCCACAACCTCGTGTTTAAGAGACACTTGCTCTGCCAATTGAGCTACGGTGGCATTATGTTATTTCCTGTACTGGCTGTCAATGGTAGCTTGTGTGTACGCACCGACGACAATGTTGTCTTGATGTTCTAATGTTACCACATTGGCTGAATAACCCAAACTAATTCTGATTTCGTTAACTTCAAAAATCATAGGGGTAAATCCATTAGCGATTACAATAAGTTCGGCATCGCCAACAGTTTGACCGATTAATGTTCGAAGTTGAATGTCGTTCATGGTTATTCCTAGTTGAAAAGTTAACAGAGACCCCGGTAGGATTTGAACCTACGATGTCGATTTTGCAGATCGATGCCTTGAGCCTCTTGGCGACGGGATCAATTACGACATTTATCAAAAGGCACTAAACCGTTGAAGGCTCTATCATTTGAAAGGCAGTCGTCGCCTTAGTACTCTCAGTAAGAGTTGAACTTACAACCGCCTCGGTCGAAACGAGGTACTCTTCCAGTTGAGCTATGAGAGCATGTTCGACATTCACTTTATCATCATCTTAATGTCACGATAAAGGTTAAGTGTCATTGGCCTTAGCGTTATTTCGCCTGCCACAGCCTACACTCATTAAACCGGTAGGGGTTATGCTACCGCTCCGCTTCACAGAGTTAGTCAAAGTGAACCATGCAAGAGTCGAACTTGCCATCCAAATTTCGCAAACTTAGCGCCGATCCGCCGGATGGTTCAAAAATAAAAACTAAGTTGTCAAAGAACTTCAATCTTTCGATTGAATGTTAGTGCCATCGGTGGGAGTCGAACCCACAACCTTCGGTTTAAAAGACCGCTACTCTGCCAGTTGAGTTACGAAGGCATGTTTTATGCCCCTTCATCCATTGCTACTTCTATTGCCCGCCTCATGCCGTGATTGAAATCTGAAACACCATCTGCTTCAAATGTTCCAACCTCTTTGAGTTCTTTAGGGTTCACCTTATCGTAAACACTAATGTCCCCATACTTATTAACATGAACCGCAATCACTGTTCCATTGTCGCATTTGAATACGTGAAACATTTTTCTTCTCCTAGTGGATCTACGGGGAGTTGAACCCCGTTGCCGGATTTGCAAAACCCAGAGCTTGCCCGCAAGTAGACCCGGTTGTTTATCCCAAGCGTCTCAGCAAGATGTCTGATTTCCGAAGTGGAACTTTAACTTTGCTGCCTCGCACATCCGCTTTAATAAAGGCTTTGTAGTCTCTGGCAAGGTAATCTTCCCCTGCGTCATTGAGTACCTTTGAGTCTTTATCGTACACGATCTTTTCGGTTGTCGTGGTTCCATCCGGCCATTGAACTTCTACTGCTTCACCGTTGACGAATTCCTTGTCGTTCAGTCTGTCGATATTACACCAATTTTCATAAGTTTCAACTTTGCTGAATTTCATGGCTTTTACCTCTAGTCTGGGTATCGGTCTACATCGTAAACCGTTTCTCGTTTCCTTCTGACGTAAACTCGTCTCGTTATCTTCCCTACACGGAAAGTCAAATTATTACACTCGCCCTTTTTGTCATTATGACAGAAAGTAAATCGTTGTCGATTCCCATCATTCAAAGCAAGCAAAGTTTTTAGAAATTGCTCTTGGTTTTCAAGCATCCATCTTGCATCCGGATTGGACGGTAGGATGATCAACAAATCCTGATGTTCTGGAAGATAGATTACATCCAAATCCCTTGCATCAAAGACTGTTTTCAAGTCCATACTTTCCAAACTTTTTACATACAGTCCGTGTCCTAAGTCATGATTGAAGCATTCAAGCTCATCGATCACGACTTTTGATCGAGCGGTACGTCTCTCCTTGTAGTCTCTTGCGAACTTACTTAACCATGCCTCTTTGGCAACGTTCTCTGTTAACTCAAGTAAGTCATCGTCTTCCGTGGCTACAAACTCTTGTCCAAGCTCCCGCTGGTTTGTGACGATCACATCGAGCTTCCGATCAAAAGCGGAATATCGAGCATTTTCGCCATCAACTATGGTAAACAGAATCTTGCCCATCTTGCGGCAGGCGACTCCGATCAAAGCGGAGCTATTCAAATTCTGAATCATGAACCTTTGAATGATTTGGCCATTGATTTGCCTCGGAGGCAATTCATTGACCGACATTCCATCCCATTGATTTTCGGCTCTATACACCCATCGTCTATTCTTAATTTGATGCTTGGGTGGTGCAGCAAATTCAGCGAGCATCTGTTGCTCATTTCTCTCAAAAATCACTTGCTCATTCGAAGGATTGAGCATGTAACCATCTTCAAGTTTGAAGACTCTACCGCTTGATCCGCTTGACAAACCCTCATTCAAAATCGGATCTTTGCCTGCGAAGTTCGTACCGTTAAGAAGTTCAAAGTATTCCTCTTTGTCTTCTTTTTCGGCTATAACATTCACCCGCAAATCCGCAACCGTTCTCAGTTTGTCGTTAACCATTACCGAGAACATCAAATGAGCTATCTCAAATGAACCTCTGCCTTCGAGAGCGTCTTCCAGTTTTCGTACATCACTTGGCTCTATACGGAACCAAAAATGATGTTGCCATTCACAAGGCTTTCGGGCTGCTCTTTGAACCTTAAAGTTCAATCTGCCGCCTCTTTTGAAACCATCATCTACGGAGGTTTCTTGTCTTACAACTCTCAGTCTTGGCAAGCTGGTGTTAGACGGATTTAAGTACGCCCACCTCGCATTGCTATGTCCCACCAAGACAACTTCTAAAAGTTCTTGGGGTCGCATGTCCACAGTTTCTTGCTGTGGACTAATGCATCTCACGATTTTCAATTCTGGTATCATGGTCTAACCAGTTTACCATATACAAAACAAAAAACCCATCCGGAACTCGGATGGGTAAAAAAGTTTTTACTGAACCGAGTGTTTAACTCAGGTTCATATAAGACCTGAGACTATGTGTTGGTGGTAGGCTGTGCGCATTCTGGACGCTTGGCGATGTGCCAGCCTTGATTTCCAGATTTATGCTCGTAGCTCGATGACATTTGTAATTCTCTAAAACGGTGTTCCAACAACAAGATTATATAGTGGCCTTTTTGTATTTTCAATAAATATTTCTTTGGGCCTTCGCAGAATTGTACTCCTGCGACGACATGTAGTATACCAGCACTCCCGTCACTATCAAGCCAAATCCGCCAGTTAGTAAACCGACGACACCCATCAAAGCAGCTAATGCCATAGCAACATAATGACTGATCTGTGTTGCTCGGAAGAAGCCCAAGAAGCTCGATAAGACTGATCGTAAAACTCGCCCGCCATCCATTGGGAATGCCGGAAGCATGTTAAAGAGGAAGAGTCCGATATTTACTAAAAACAACGCACACCAAAAACTGCGTATGTCATATGTGGTTCCCAACTCACCATCATGTAATACGAGTTTGGTTTTGCCTTCGGCCCACGCACCTAAAAACCCTATCAATGCCAGTGCTAGTGACACTGCCGGGCCTGCCAATGACACAACAGTTTCTTGGTACCATTTAGGCGGCATCTTCTCTATAAGTGCTACGCCACCGACTGGATAAATAAGGATGCGTTGAGTCTTGATGCCGTAATAGAGTGCAGCCAAAGAGTGGCCGTATTCGTGCGGTACGACGCTCAACATAGCAATACCGAAAATCCACGCTGTCTCGGTGCCACTGAACACTACAAGGCCCAATATGAATGCGAGAACAGACCAGTGAATGGTCGTCACGATCCCAAAGGCCGAACAAAGCTTAATGTTGAACCATCGGCAAACAGCAAACACCTTTTCGGTGTTGATGGAATTAACTTTGTTTTTCAGGAAGTTGAACATCTTAAACCTTAATGGGGCTGTGGTTTTTCTGATAGATATTGATGCCCATCAATACCGTCAATGACACGCAAAGCAGGCTGATAATACTCAACATCAGTACTACAACAGAATCTTCAAATTTCGTCAGCAGCCAAATTGTAAATGCTGCACCACTTAATGGCAAGCCCATCCAGAAGTAATACATTTTCTGAATATTTTTTACGAGACCGATCTTGCTCCATGCTGACCCGAAGCGGATCGCAACAACAGATTTTTTGTTTTCGCCTTGGAGAACATAAGGTTCATAATTAAATTTCGTTTTCTGTAAATTACCATTCAAATTTTTAGAAACATTAATTTCGGCATTTTTGATCACGATATTGTCGATCAAAACATCTGACCCAACCCATTTCAATTTACGATAGTGGGATATGGTTTGTATAACGCCGTTCATGTATCCAGATAAAAATGTGTTGTAGTTATTGATCGCATAGTTAAGTGGTTGACCAACACCTATAAACATAAAAGAGGTGAAAACATGTAACATGCTCTGCCGCTTAAAAGGTTTACCAAACAAAAGTGTCATATCTTTACAAAGATCATCAACTAAGCCGTGGATCGTAGCAGCATCTTGCTTTGCTGCTGCTTCTACTGCTGCGAGGGATGGTTGCTGCCCTTTGGAATTTTCCTTTAGTTCGTAAAGAGCGGAGTTCATGATGGCATTTTTGTATGCCTGTTCAAAAGTCATTCGAGTTTCGGTGAGATTTTGCACGATGACACTTTGTTATTGAGGTCAAATACACAAGGTAAATAACAATGAGCGAAACAACTGGTAGCGGAACATTCAAGATAGGTGATTATGACTATCCTGTGGATTTTTTCAATATCACTACAGATGATGAAAATTACTTTTGCGGTAAAATCGTCTTTACTGTAACGGGCGAAATGGAGCCTGATGTTAATCCCGAAGAGTCATACGTAGGGCGATTGAAGACAAAGACAGGTGAATGGTATTTTCCTTGGTTGTGGTTCAAAGAAACAACTGACGAAAAACTATTGGCCGATACTCACGGCGCAATCTTTGTTCCCGGCCAGGCTTATTTGTCGGAAGAAGATGAAGCGAGATACGACGCCATTAACTTGATCGTGTCTTCCGAAGTCTATATGGCAATGACCGAAGAAGTATGGAAACAATTGTTAATGGTATTCCACGATTGGCTGAAGAGCAAATCCATTCCTCAATGCGAAGAGTTCAAAGTGATGTCCGACGATGTTGAAGTTCCAACGGAAGAATTAGCGGAATTGGAAGAAGAGGATGAAGAAGGCATTTCATCAAGTTCGGGTGGTTCAGAAGAGAGTGATGAGTAATAAAAAAAAAGCCCGGCATTGCCGGGCTTTTTTTGTTTTAGTCAATTTTGCTCACCATATTGCTTAATTCTTTCAAAGAGACGTTTTTGCTGCCAATCATGAATACTGCCTTTGCCGTCCCATCCATTTTTAATGGCAAGCTTAATGCGATCTCTTTCATGTGGAAATGACCCGTTGCCTTCTAAAACACTTTTTTCACCATTGCTTGCTATACCAAGCATACCCCAAAGAGTTTGATATATGCCGTCTAGTTGATACCCAACATTTTGTCTTTCTGGTGTCATGGGTAACCCAATACAAAATGTTTCCCAATAGTATTCTCTATTTTGACGATACCAATCATAAATTGGTTCTAAAGCTTCATCTATTTTGTCGATAGATTCCCAATCTGCGTCAGCCAATTTTTCTAAAGCAAGTAAAGCCATCTTAGAGCCTTGACACTTACCGAGTTTATTTTTTTCTTCGGAATCGTGAGAGGCAACAAACTTTTTCCAAGAAATAAATTTCGATTTTCGATGCCAAGCATCAGTCACTTCAGAAAAAAATCCTTTTTCAAGTGGAAAGTTCATTTGATGTTGCAGTCGCTCTGCTTCATATTCAGTATATCTTCTATGACCACCCATAGTTTTTGCTGAGTTAACCAATCCTCGCTGCTCCCATTTGCGGATTGCATCAGGACTCACGGATAACCTTTCGGCCAATTCGCCAATTGTCATTAATTTATTTTTCATACATTATCTATCAACCAAACCTATAAAATCTCGATTTATTATAAAATTACTTGCAAGAATGCCGTGAAATCTTTAACGGGAACATTGCCTCTACCAATATTGGCGAATCTGCTTGCCCATACGACATTCTCTTTTGTATAGCCCATTTCTGGAATGAGGCGATCAAGTGTGGCTTTTGTAAGTGAATTTGACGCTGCTTCAATTTCTAAGTTAACTTTTAGCCAATAGCATTTGCCATCTTGTTTGAACCATTGCTCCTCTAGATAAGAAGCATCAATTAAATTTTCTTTTATGTGAGATACACGTCTCGCCCGACCCAAATATCTCAAAAATGGTTTTTGTTTACGGAATTTTCTCTTCCACTCAGCATGATGTTTTTTATGCGAAGAATTCCATGTGCGTTGAAGCTCCTTCATTCTTGAAGAGTTTTCTACCAACCATTGTCGCCGACGAATTTCATGACAAATACGACAAGAGCCGGGTACTTTTTTATACCTCGGACTCTTGCCGGTATTTTCGTAATCATGTCCACGTTTACAAAGAGTTCCCAAAAACATCTTATCATTGAGAATAAATTCAAAATCAATGTCTTCAATTGCTATTTTCATATAATTATGTAGACACTAGAAGTGATTTCTGGACTCAATCTATCTTGCTCGCAGTCCAAAAATCATCTGCCAGATCGCTACTGAGCAGGTAGTCGTAAGGCATATAGAAATAACCCTTATCGCCCCAACCTGATCCCCAACTGTTGCGTACGATAAAGTGGCGGGCCACATCATCGTATCCTACAATTAGAATTGCGTGTCCACCTAAAACGTCTTCATCAACGCTAGGCATTGAAACAATGCCATTGGCAGCTACCGAAGGTGATTCAAAGCTACTGTAAACAGTGAAGCCGCCGACGAAAGGTACGCCACTAGCTAGTACTTTGCGGAAAGCATCAAGATTCTGTTGAACACGGGTAACTTCGTGAAGTCGATGTTTGGCACCGTCTGTATAAACAGACTTATTGGGTTTGGTTTTGAACTTGGCGGTATTGTACCACCACAACGATTCATGAGGAGCACCGAAGGTTCCCATGACCGAAGCGCCGTCACTTAACGAAGCACCGGCATCGTCACTAATGCTGCCTTCAATCGCTCTTTCATTATAATAAATGAACAATCTTGAAGGGACATAAGGAGTCAAACCTTGTTTGATCATTAAGAATTCGGAAAGGCCAGCGAGAGCATTTGCTGTACAACTGCCCAAGTCGCCTTGATCGTAAACTGCCGGACACTTGTCACGCAAATCTACCTTAGAAGGCAGATCACCGGCAAAGGTGATATTACAGAATGGTTTTCTTTGGTCGGGGAGTCCACGCTTCCAGCCGTAACCACGATTAATTGTTGAATGAGTCTTTAAACGAATTGGCATAATGATTCCTAAATGAGAATAACTTAAATTAGTCACTCTCATTATTTTCTTTGTACTGTTCGTTACCATCGTAGAATTCCATCTGAGGTACTGAGAGACCTAACGATGTGAAAAAAGCCTTACGAACATCCTGATTTTTCACGAATGGTTCATAATGAATGATGATGGGATGGAGCTCGACAGAAGACAATTCCGAGTAAATATGATTAACTGCTTCTTCAATACTCAAACGAGACTCTTCTAAATTTTTAGCATGTTTATTTTTGACTTGAGATGCAGCACAAGCATCCTTATCTCGCAAAATGACTATGGGGGTAATAACGTAATTGTTTTTTGTCATACGCCCAACGAGTCTGGACAACTTGGGCATGAATTTTCCATGAGGAACACTCCGACGAAAAACGATCATTTCGTGTCCACCTTTAAAACCCTCTTCGTCCAGTATTTGAAGATGTCCACCACTGCCGTACGCACCACATTTAATGAACGCTCTCGTCATCATTCGTGTGCCGCTACTTTCTGGTCCAATTACAAAGAACGCTCTTTTCATTCGCCCTCCTTGTATTGCTCGTTTGCGTCATAAAAATCCATGACCGGATTTGGCAAACCCAAGCTGTCAAAGAATAGTTTTCGGACATGTTCATATTTAACAAATGGTTCATAGCAAATTATGGTCGGCAGTAAGCCGATCTTGGCCAAGTCTCTATAGGTGTGATCGATGCTATAAGCAACATTGTTACGAGAGACTTCTTCGTCCTTTTCGTGAACATGGCGAAGTTGAGATTTAACAGTGGCGTCTTTGTCACGAATAATTAAGATAGGCACGACATGCTGGTAGCCGCCACGTTTCATCAATGTGATTGTATCGGCAATAGCGGGCCAAAGTTCACCGTGAGGCAAGCTCCGTCTTAAGACGATGCTCGCAGGCGTCTTAGCAAAATTCAGATCATCCATTCTTTGGCGATGCTTGTGGTCGCCATAAATGCCAAGCGAACAAAAAGCCTTGGTGATCATGCGAGTGCCGCTGCTTTCCGGCCCCAAAATGAAGTAAGCGATTTTCAATTTTTCACCCTAACGAGAAGATTAACTATTAGAGTGGTGTTGATTACAAAAAATATGGTGGTATTATGTGCGAATTGCGAAATCCGTAGCGATTTATCAAATTAACTTTCTATTCAGCAGGGACAAAAGACATGGGAAAGATCATCATAGCGATTACGGAAGAAGACAACAGAATCACAAACCTTGCTTCAAGCATGGGAATGGGTAAACACGAAGTCATTATTCTTGGCCTCAACCTTGTGAGTCATATTGTCGATCAAAGGAAAGCAGGCAAGCACATCGTCTATTCCACCACTGAGAATAAGACGAAAGAAATTCTGACAGAGGCAACGGATGGCGACCTTCCTTTCAGTATTAACGACAGAGAGGAAGAAGAAGAAAAGAGATTCAAGGTTACAGTGATGGCCGACGATACCATCAACCTTCAATTACTGGATGGGACGAAAACGACATTTAAGAATTTCCGTGACACGCTTTCGTTCCTTCAAGGGCAAGCCAAGAATTACAAGGCGTCCAATACGAAGATCCCGAAAGCCAACATTTATTACGGGGAAGAATTCGGTTATACGTTAACAATTAGACCGAATTCATAATAGCCAAATTCTTAGCAAGGGTTTGGGCTTGATTGGCATCCAAAGTTTGAGAATCAATAATTCGCTGTAATAACATTTTAGCCTTTTGGCGATCACCTAAGTAATAAGCAGCGAAAGCGTGCTTTTCGATGATCCGCCAATGGGCTGAGCTGTTTACAAATAACATATCTTGTGATAAGGCGAATTCCCCTTTCGTCACATGGTACAACGTATTCCACATCTTCGCCTGTTCTAAATATTGTGCAAGATCAGCCAAAGCCTCAGATCGACTGGGGCGGTAGTTGTACGACGCTATAAACAAATCAAAGCACTTCCAAATGTCGTGCGTAAGATTCCATTGACAATTGGCTAATTGGTACATCGAATAATAAACTTCTTCTTCCCATTCTCCCATCTTAATTCTTTTTTCAAAATACAAAGCAGCAGGATTGTAAAATCCCATATCGTAATATGTACGTGCTAAATAGAAGCACTTTCTTGGCGTTGGATTTGTATTGAAGTCCTTTTCCAAAATCATTAAATCGTCAATGTATTTCAAGCCACCCAAACGCCTTGAAGAATCATTGAATTCGGCAATTTCAGCACCTATCAAATCAGCATCTTTAACAAATTCTTTTTTTACCAATACTTCGTGCGTTGCGCCCTCAAAGCGGCACTGTGAGTTGGAGCGTAAGATTTTACGTTTTTTGTAGACGTTATTGGTGTTCATGGTCTTCAATGTAACCAAATAACTATCAACTTCTTTGTCCAAAAGCTGATCTAGGGTATTATTGTTAACAATAAGAGCTTCATCGGCATCTAAAAGTAAAATCCAGTCACATCTCGTAGTGGCAGCTATATCAATTGCAAGATTTTTATTGTGCGAAAAGTTAACCCAATCGTGATGTAAAATTTGGCCCGGTACGTCATGTAAAACTTGCTTAATTTTTACTACTGTATCGTCTGTGCTACCGGTATCACAAATGATGTAATGAGCAATGTGATTTTTAACCGATGCCAACGCTCGCTCAATAATAGCGCCTTCGTTTTTGACGATCATCGTTAAACAAATAGACATATTTTCCAATCTGTTGATTTACTCTAATAAAGTAATATCAAATTGATTGGGTGCGGGAATTTAAGATATTGTAAACTTGTCTCAAAGAATAACCTGATAACTCAGCAATTCTCTTAGCGGGAACTCCTGTATCGGCAAAATGATAAATGGTTTCATATTGACCAGCATTGGCTGTACGTCGTTGTGGTACAATTTCGTGTTTTTGAAGGATGCGATAAATGCCAGCGGTGGAGAGGCCAGTTAATTCACTAATGTCGGCAATTTTGTATTGGTTTCGGCTGTAGTACATGTTGAGAACTTCGTGTTCTGTATGTCGTTCTACTGTCTCGAATAGCTTGAAACTGTCCATATTCGTATGTATTGTTGGGAGACTGAATTCTGTAATTGGGGGAAATCAAATGAAGGAAATTGAAATCAAGTGGCTGAAAACGAGTCAGAGCATTTCCGAAATCTATGACACGGGACTGCAGTACTGTTTGGTCAATGCGAACAATGAGCAATGCCATCCTTTTGTTTTCTGCAAGGACTTTATTCAAGATGCCGTTCAAGGGCATCTGAATAACCGCACGGCATCCATTTACGGTTTTACCTATAACCCGGCCACAATGCCGAAAATATCGATGGATAGGATTCGGTTGGTGGTGGTTAATTCTCGTGATAAGAAATTCAATGAAAAAATTCAGGGGGTGCTTGATTTTCTAAATCAGGTAGAACAAAAACTCAAATTAAAGCCGACCAGAATTTGGAAGGTATCGAATCCCCCTTCAAGATACGCTAAAACGGGTGCATATCGCATTAGCGGATCGGGCAAGTGGTTCAATTCACCGGTCATGGTTAGCATGTACAGCCTTATGTTGCGAGTTGGCTTCGTACATAAGCCCGGCACTGACTTTATGGTAACGTTAAGAGGCGTGGGTTCAGGAAAAATACCCGCATACCAAACTAACGATCAGCATCAGGTTTCGCAGGCGTTGAAAGGGATAGAAAAGATACTAAAGATGGGTTATCGTAAGTTCTTCTTCATCGATACTCAGAAGAATTACCCGGCGAAAGTGCCAATTAGTACTATGCACAACAGTGCCGGGATTTGCGGTTTTGCCAGTGGCGCAACGCAAAACGTGTGCAAGTATTGGACACGAAAGAGTATTGACGAAAAGAAAAAGGTGGAAGAAAAGGTAGTTTCATCGATGGTCGGTGCGACTACTACGGCGATTAAACCTTAAGGGAGCGACAGTCATGGCGAAGACGAAACTGCTTGTGGGCACCGATCCGGAGATGATGCTCTGCGATCCCAAAACCGGCTACCTGAAATCCGCCATCGGCGTGATTCACGGTAACAAGGAAAAGAAACTCGATTTGGGGAACGGCGGCAAGGCGTTTCCGGACAACGTGAACGTCGAAGTTAACATCAATCCCGCTGATAGCGATGCCGCACTGGTCGCTACCATCAAGGATTGCTTGTATCGTCTTTCCAAGGCAGTGTACCCATATCAATTGGAACTGCGTGCTTCGGGCGAATATCCGAAATCGGAATGCCAACACCCCGACGCACTGGTCTTCGGCTGCGAACCCGAATTCGATGCCTACGAAATGGCAATGGTTCAAGCACCGAGCTGCGAAACCACATTCCGTTCGGCGGGCGGGCACATCCACTTGGGCTTTGCCGACCAAGTGTACCCGTTAACTGCCCCGGAAGACCAAGACGAAGGCCAAGCACGCCCTTGGGGTCGGGTGTGGGTGGTACGCATGATGGATTTGTTCGTCGGCATTCCCTCCCTGTGGATGGATCAAGACCCAACCAGCGCCGCTCGTCGGAAGCTCTATGGGAACGCCGGTACCCACCGTCCGAAGGATTACGGCGTTGAATACCGAGCAACCGGCAACTTCTGGCTCCGCAGTCCGGCCCTCGTTCAACTGATTTATCGGTTGAGCAAGTTCACGGTCGATTTCGTCGCCGAAAAGAAGCATCTGGAACTCTGGAAAGATGAACAGACCTGCACCGCCTACAAGGTGGAAGACCTCAAAAACGCAATTAACAATTCCGACAAGAAGTTGGGCAAAACCTTCTTGAACGGGTTGGTGAAGAAGTACATGCCCGCCAAGCTGTACGAAGAATTGCTGTTGGCTTGCGAACCCATCAACGGCAAGCGACACTGCACCGCAACGTGGACTGACCTCGCAACGGCATGGGGTTTCTAATCGTCGTCTCTAAGCCACCGATCTTTTGATCGGTGGCCTTAATACGTACATATTTTCGGAGTTGTCATGCTTTCTAAATGGACGGTTATTGAACCCGTTTCTGGTACAAAGCCAGTGGGTTGTATGTTGGCTTTGCCGGGGCGTGGAATTCCCACTTCTTACATGGAATCCATCTTCGAGCATAGTGGCTTATGGCGAAGTATGGCCGTCATTCTAGAGCCAAACAATCTTGAATGGTACCCTCAACCAAACGGCATCCACGATCAAAACGACGCTGTAGAAGGCTTGCCTGCTGCCCGTGCCGTGATCGAAAAGGCAATTAGTACCATCCAAAACGGTTGGGGCTTTAAGCGAAACGAAATCGGCATTATGGGCTTCTCGGCAGGTGGTGTTATGACAATTAACGTCATGGCACATAGCGTTGAGCCATTGGCAGGTGGTGTGTGTTTGGCTGGTGCAATTCTCAATCCGAAACAATTGCCAAAATGCCCTACCGGTGCGCCGCTCATCGTCCAACACAACATGGATGATAATTGTTTCAAGTGGGACGAACGATATGTACCAATGCAAAAGGCACTTCAAAAGCAAAAATATCCAGTGGACTTTGTAGAAAGATACCACGGTGGGCATCAAGTATCCCATCTGGACGTTAGATTACTGAGAGACTTTTTCTCAAAACGATTCGGTTACTACGATGATTACGAAGTCATTGAAAACGAAAACGTCGGGGAAGACATGTATTAAGTTTTCTTCAAAAATCCACCGTAACGAGATATTAGGCTATCTCTCACTTCTGGTTTTTTCAGAGCGAGGGAAGCCTTATCTTTTTGTCGTTGTTGATCAGCAGACTCAAGCCATTTTTTGAAAGAACCCATATCATATTTATGAATCATAGACTGATCTTTGAAAATGCTTTGCGATTATGCAATCTCGGCTTCTCCATATCACCGCCACTCGTTAAGGGAGCATCCAACAAAGGGTGTACCGTAGAACGATGGAAGCCCTATCAATCAGAACGAGCCAGCTTAGACCAAATTGTTTATTGGTATCAAAGGTATGCCGGTTTGAATTATGCCATTATCACAGGCAAAATTTCTGGTATTATCGTTGTAGATGCCGACGATGAGGCCGCTGAGCAAGTCGTACAAAAAGCATGTCCACCTACACCACTCATGCAGGTCAGCGGTTCCGGACACGGTACACATTACATTTATCGGCATCCAATGAACAGAAGTATTCGTAATGTTCAAAAAATAGTCAAAGACGGCGTTAAATATAACTTGGACATTCGAGGCGACGGTGGCCTCTTTGTGGGGCCGGGATCAATCCACGAAACATCCAAGTTGCCCTATCAAGAAACTCAAACTTGGACATTAGAGCTCTTGAAAAAGACACCTATTTTTGATCCCTCTTGGCTTCTTGAAAAAAAATTACCAAAGAAAAAAGAAGATTGGAAAGAGATTGTTTGCCGTAATCAATGGAAATGCAAATAAAAAAGCCCCGCTTAGCGGGGCTTGTATCAAGACTTTTTGTAGACCACTTTAACTTCTTTGGTTTTTTCTTCTACTAATCGTCTCCTTATTTCAGCTCTCAAGAGCCAAAAATTCAAATATCTCGTCTTGTCCATATTTTCCTTGTATTAACTTGCACAGTAGTATAATATTGTGAACCCAAATAAAAAAGCCCGCAAATGCGGGCTTTTTTTGATGAGTTATTTCTTTTCCAATTTTTCAATTCGCTTCATCATACTGGCAACGGCTTCCGCAGTAAATCCTAAGTCACCAATCTTGCCCTGTGGTGCAAAACCTGCTTCGCCGGGTTGAGACATAGCAGGGGTTTCAAGGGGATTTGGCATAATCAGCAAATCTTCCTTTTTGAAATCTCGCATACCATCGTTGAATTTTTGATTAACATTGGTAGCAGCGAGTTGTTCACGAATGCTCTTCTTGAAGGCCGCTTCGCTGCCATCGTAACTCTTTGGACGAGCGTAATCACCAGCGGTATTTTCTTTCTTCATATTGTCTTTGCACCCTTTGCAGTTCTTGCTGCCAATAACCATCTTCTTATCATCCATGCCGGAACCGCACTTTTTCTTCATCATGAAAGTAGGCTTGCCGTCGTCTTTGCCCTTTTTGTCTTCTTTGTCATTGGCCTTAGCTTCAGCGGCTTCTTTCTTCATAAAAGCCTTCATGAATGGGCTAACTGGCTTCTTATTAGGTACGAGATTGTCATCACCACTACCCGCTGAAGCATCACCCATATCGTCGCCGTGATCGGCATCCAGATCGGCATCGGTTTCGCCGTCGCCACTATCATCGCCTTGTTCGGCTTGGGCTTGGACGAGCATATCACGGAGTTCGTCGTCTTCTTTGCCTTCAAGTTCGTCTTCTTCGTGTCCCAAATCAGTTAAAGCAGCAACCAATTCTTCGTGAGACATATCGGCTGGATCTTTATCACCTTGATCACCTTGATCGTCACCGGCATCAGGATCAGCATTCATGTCATCGCCGCCCATATCATCGGCACCGGGAGCAGGGGCTTCACCGCCACCACCAACGCCGCCAAAAGGATTGCCACCGCTAAGTGCCCCACCCACTGGAGGCAGCATACCCGCTTCACTCCAGCCCGATGGTGCTGCGCCAATTCCCAAGTTGTGGGGGGACTTAACACCAAGAGCCGACAAACCCAAAGTTTCGTTAAGGAGTTTGTATGTTTGATAATTCATCATGTTTCTGTATTCTCCTAGTCAACCCAATGTACAATCGGCACTTGCAACGATATGACATATATACACAAGGCTACAAATTTCTATAAAGGTATATAGACCAAATGACTGAAAAAGACATTGAGTTTATGCTATCCGGCGGACAGCACAATTCAGATCCATTGTTATCTATTGGCGGTGAACCATCTCGCTCGCCAGTCAAAAAAATATTTAACAATTTATTCGATGACGTAACCAGAGAGCAAACAATTGATGGTTCAATTGATTACCGTTGTATCTATGTTAAACTCTTGTCTTCTATTGAAAAACTCAAAAATGCCAGTGTATTTTTGACCAAAGAAGCAGATAAAGGTGCTGATATTGAATTAGGATTTGCTTTTACCAATGATGTACAAGCCATTACAATACCCGGAAGTCCAGTTGGTGGTTCATTCCGATTGGCTTATACAGAATCTTCTGCACAAGGTACAAAAACTACCCAAACACGGGATATTCTATGGGTACCAGACACCGCATTTATGTCTCAACGGATTGCGGCTCTAATCAACTCTCTGGGGAATTTGACAGGCGTGACTTGTTTGGGCCAAAGAACAAGCGATTCATATGATTTTATTATTACGTTTTCGGGTACCGCAAAAGGGCGAGCGCAAGAATTGCTTAGAGTAGTTGATGATCAAGGTTTGAATGTTCGGATTACACGTATCGGCTATGGCGGGCCAATTAACAGCACTGCTCCGAACATAGGAATATCAAACAATCCACCAACTGGCGTTGTGTTTGACACCAATGCTCGTCGTGAACCATTGGAAATTGGGACAATGTTACCGGGTGACATATTGCCGATTTGGATAAAAAGAGAAGTGTCGCAAGGTACTCTGCCGGTTCATCCGGACAAATTCGGCGTCAAAATTATGGGCTTGCCGGTTGCTATTAATACGACCAGCGGCTTAAGAGACTAGCTTTCCCGATTGGTGATATGCTTTGATGCCAGAAGCAATGTCGTACAGAGGGAAATAGCACAAACGATCTTTTGATAAACTCAAATCGCACAATGTAGAATTTTGGTAAACTGATTGATGTGGATTGGGGAAGTATTCAGGTTTAACATCTGTGCTTAAGGTGGCATTTAGATGATTAACAATATCATTGAACGAGGTAGCTGATCCAGAGCCAACATTGTAGACACCGGACGGAGCACTTAAAGCCAAACGATTTGCTGTCATGACATCTTCAATGTAAACGAAATCTCTCTTTTGTTCGCCATGTTCAAATAATCTAGGACGAATTCCCCGACTGATACTTTTGGCCAATTGGTAAATCATACTGGCACTCTTGCCCTTGTGTGATTCGCCAGCACCGTACACGTTGCTATATCTGAGGCCAACGACCTTAACACGATTTGCAAGAGACCATTTCATTGCCCATTGATCAAGATCCAATTTAGATTGACTGTACAGATTGAGTGGCTTGGTGGGGCCATCTTCCCTAAATGGGGTGGGAACATCGCCGTAAACGCCACAGGAACTTGCGTACACAATAGATTTGACATTATGCTTAGCCGCCTCAAACAGTGACTTCGTGTATTCAAAGTTTATTAAGTTAAAATCTGTTTTGTTGGGATGAAGCGTATTGGTGATTGCCGCTTGATGAAATATACCATCAATCTGCCCAATGCTCTTCCAATTAATGTCATGGAAAGTGTATGATAGACATCGAACTGGTTGTTCGTCTATTCTTCCGATGCATGTGACTTCATGCCCCATGTCTAGTAAGTTATTTACTAGATTTGATCCTATGAAACCACTAGCACCGGTAATTAGAAATTTGCTCATGGGTTTAGTATACCTTAAATTTGCAAAATAGCAACATTATGACACCAAAAGAAGCCTTCCATAACGGCAATGTCTCATCAAGCATCGAAGTAGTCGATGATACCGAATATCACGTTCTGGAGTTCGCTATACCGAAAGGCGCTCTCAAGAAAACCTTTTTCTTGAAAAAATACTTTGCGCATATCGATACGTACCCCGAAGATTCCCGCTTCCGCCGTCGGCAGCATTGGTGTGAATGGGGTGAAACGGTATGTGATATGTTTGATAGAGTTAACGGCTTTTTGTCATATCGCACACTTTTTGTTGCGGGAAGTCGTAGCGTCAGCGTAATTCCTTGGGCAATCTTTGGCAAAAGTGAACATCTCGCCCAACACCAATTTCATAGTATCCGTGATCTAAGTCATCACTATCGGAATTTATTGCACGGGCAATGTCGATATGTTAAAACGTATCACCGCAGCCCGCCAACCATACTCGATAAGATCACTCGTAACCAAAAAGTGTTTCCGTTGAACAATCCCAACTTTTGGATGGGAGTAGCGATTTGTTTAACTTACGATCTAATTCATAATTGTGCTCCCGATGTTGCACCAACATTAGACCTTTTCACAAATGATTACCGTATCAACGTCAACGAAATGCCGTTGGACGAATGGAATATATTACGATGTCGGTTATTGGGTGTTGATGCCGATCCTCTTTCCAATTTGCCGCAACCGAAAATCTTTAATAGTAAACCACGGATGCGGGAAAAGTTTACGGCAGAAATTTCAATACTCGGTGAACACATCGATGATTTAGCATTTGGCGAAAAAACCCTTGGATTGAGTCGTCCGCCATTGCTTGCGTTGCCACCAATGAAAGATAGTGATTTCATTGGCCCGCACGAAGATTGGCGAGGAACTCCATATCAGCTACAGGATATGATCAATAAGGAGATATATGACGGTCTTATGAGAGGGCAAAGAGTTAGACATTTTCTCGGTGGTTCGCCGAATATGATTTAACTTACTTTCATAGAGTATGCGAGTTTTGTTTAAGATGAGGCACGGTTTGGGCGACAATGCCCAATTTTCAATTGTGATGCGGCATATTGCACATTACTTTCCTCATTGGAATCTGGATATTGAAGTCGGCTCCGGAAAGGAATCTTACTTTCTAGGCAAAGTCGGAAACATCTTTCGTAGAAAAATTGATCAATATGAAAGTCGTTCTTATGACGAAATTTTAGATATTCTTTGGCCAATTCCAAAGAGTTGTTGCAGTAATTTACCTTCCACTAAGCCTACGCAATTTTTGAAGCACGTATTAAAAGTTAAGCCAATTGAAAAGCTCTATGAAGGCTACGATATTACAATCCAGCCTCATGAGCATCAATTAGCTGACGATTTCATCAAAACTCTGCCAGATAAACCATTTGTACTAATTCACTATTTGGCTAAGACACTCAAAACAGCCAAGAGCCTCACACATGCCGACGCAAGGTTTATCTGTAAGTGTGTCAAAGGAATGAATTGTACACCAGTGATCTTAGATTGGAAAAAAGAGTCACCACTTCCAGACAACAAAACCATATTCAATCCCGACGCCAAAAATCCAATTTGGGGGGGCGTTAAAAATTCAAGTGCTGGTACATTGGCAGCATTGATTGGTAGGGCCAAACTTTACGTTGGCATAGATTCTGGCCCGTTACACGTTGCCGGAACAACAACCACACCTAGTATCGGCGTATGGCACAAACACCACCCCATTAACTTTTTTGACATTTGTGACAATGTCATGCATTTGGTTCCACTCAAAAATAAAATCAAAGGCTTCAAACCTGAAAGAGCCACTAATTACTTTGAGAAGAAATACAGACACATTTATTACACGAATCTCAAACTAGCATTAGCTGAAAGTATTACCGAACTGCTTCAAAAGCCGTGATAAAAGTTTTAGCTACGGCAGAGCGATGAAATTTTTCTCGGTAATGATCTTTTCCGGCTTTGACATATGTGATACTATCAATCGTTTGATGTAATCCATCTGCAAAAGATTTGGGATCATTGCCTTTTATGACAATGGCAGCATCACCGGCAGTTTCAGGCAAAGCACACTTATCATTAACTACCACCGGAACATTCAGAGACATTGCTTCAATGAGCGGTACACAAAAACCCTCATGGAGACTTGTAATCAATAAAGCATCTGCTATCAAATAGAACGCTTTCAATGTTGAAAGTGTAACCCGACCAGTCATAACAACTTTATCGCCAAACTTTTTGGCATAATCAATGACACTATTGGCATAATCGGTACTTTTATCGCCAATGATGATGAGGCGAGCAAAGCGATTGATTTTTAAATACTCTTCAAAAGCTCTTATCCCCATCATAACATCTTTGTTGGCGGCAACTCGTCCAACCATAATGATGTTTGTCAACCAATCGTCATATGGTATTGCTGCTTGAAAATTTGCTTCTACTGCCCCTAAATCTTCGGCTTGTGTAAATGGGGGAATTACCGAATATTCTAAATCGGGTTTGATAGCCTTCAACTGGCTGGCGTTGTAATGAGAGTCAGACCATACGTTATGTTTAACGATTTCGTGGTTCTGCTCTAGTCCAAGTTCGCACTCCTTTTTAGTTTTTTCATCACCAATGAAAAATTCAGGTGGCGTAATATTGTGGTACTTAATAACTTTCTGATATTTACCTTTTTGGAGTGCCTGAATACCCAATGGGCAATTGATGGAATGATGATAGATCAAAACATCCATGTTGTTATCAAGCCTTGTCAATGGTTCTACTGTGGCATTAACGTCATAATGGTTGGCAAACAGTCTCACTTTGTGACCATGATATAATAATGCATAGTACATCCCCATAACATCATTACCGACGGCATCGCCCCCTACTAATGTCGGTGTTGAGATTCCAACAATCATAAATTCACCACTCCATTTTTCCCAATAGCCTCTATTAACTTATGACCGAATTTCTTCCAAGTGAAATCCCGTGATTTCAGATAAGCCGCCTCACCTTTATTTTTAACCGCTTCTTTATCGCTATAAACCTGTCTCATGTTGTTGATGATAGATTGTTCTATCGGCTTTCCCCAATGTCCAGAGTAAGCACCACCCGCCGCTTTGATAATTTCATGATCTACCGTCCAACCAACACTATCATCAAAATATTCAGTTACGGCACTATAGTATGTGGAAATCAATGGCCGACCACATGCCATTGACTCTATTAGGTGTAGTCCAAACCCTTCAGCGTACGAAGCGTTAACAAAAGCAGTAATGGATCGATACCAATCAGCCAATTTAGCAGGGGGCAACATCTCCCGAATGATTTCAACTCTTGAATCCTGAAATTCCGGCAATGGGCAAGCTGGACTTACTTTAACTTTAAGTCTTACGTCTGCTTCTTCAGGAAATGCTTTGCGGAATAAGTCTATGATATATCTTGTGTTTTTACGCAAACCGCCAGCGGTCAGTGCTGCCGCTGTACCAAAGGTACACAATTTTGGAAATTCACCCAAAGGATTGAATATGAGTGGATCATATCCGAGAGGAACACAAGCAATAGGAACCGTGACACCACACTTCTTGAAGCACTCAACAGCCCACTGACTCGGTACACATACCATATGGGCATTATTCAACATCTTCACCCATTCGGGTTCCAGATAATCCGTTTCCCACATTGTCAAAACAACAGATCGCTTTCCCGGTGTGATAAAATTCAAATTACACGGTGGGGTAATGATAATTTCCCACGCATTGGCCGGTTTGGCTGCGTGAATATCTTGAAACCATACCGGACAAACATTATAATTAATTTGATTGTTGGCATTGATGCGAACGTCAGCACCAATAGATTTGAACCCACGAATTGTTTCATAAACCAAATTGTCGTATCCCGATATGCCGATACAACTGCCGCTGATGTAAATTGTTCTGTCTGATATTTCAGGCAACATAATTGGTCGACGTGGTTCTACTCTCGTAGTGCGATTTGGTCGTCTGCCAAAAACTTGCGGGGGCTTGACTGGTTTTGGTTGAAAATCAAGCAGAACGGTAGGCTTCTTTTCTAATGCCTTTTGAATTTTGTCATGTAATGTAGACATGTTTGAATATTTACCACTCGGCACTTTGCTTCCAATATTACGCAAGCATTTTTTAGTGGCTGCGATCCACTCTGTTGTTCCCCATCGAAAAGTCTGATCGCCGTTAATTAAAAATTCTTGCACCCAAACATCATTCGGAGCAATAACCGGAACCCCTCTTGCCGATGCTTCTATAAGGGAACCATCAATTGGCCCATCATTTGAAATATATAATTTAGCATGAGATAAGTTGCCATCTAACAATTTTAAGTTTTCATGTGACAATTCATTAACATCAATAGAGTGTTGAGATGCGAACTTGGGATGACAAATTATGTTTTGAGGTGATGTTTCTTTTGTCAAATAATGTGGATATTGTATTTCACAAGGTATTTTGAACCTGCGATAAAAAGTTTGTGCGAGATACAAAGATGGGCATAATATGCTCCTAGTTTTTTGAAAAAACCCTATTTTGAATCGCCGAGTACTGATGTCGGACAAATAATCACTTGGATCAGTCGCATAGTAAATCGTCTTATTCGGAAAATTAGTTATGCAATTTGCGACGAATAAATCTGCTTCGGTGGTATTCATGCCATATTCGCACGGATACATCTTGGAAAAATATTCATATAGAGTTTCCAGTAAATCGTCTTTGCGATCTGACAAAAACATTATTTTCATACTGTATTTAAACAGGTGAGAACTTTTATGAGATTACCAGACTGGATTGGTATCGGCTGCGTCAAATGCGGTACGAGTTGGCTATGGCGTGAAATGAAGAGCCATCCGCAACTCTATTCCCCCAAAGTCAAAGAAATGCATTTCTTTAACAATGCCGTTAAACGATCAATGTCTGTGTATATGAAACAATTGGGTCGGGCAACAGATGAACAAAAAACCGGTGAGTTTACACCGGATTATTTTCATCACTACGAAGCCATGCACCTGATCAAAGAGTATTCACCGCAATCTAAGTTAATAGTTTCATTCAGACACCCATTAGAACGTGCTTTTTCTAATTGGAAACACGCCACAAATGCTGGAAGATTTGATAAAAACAAAACCTTCATGGATTCTTTTGAATTCTGGCGGGTAAGAGAGAGAAGCATATACTCACGTTGGTTGAAGCAGTGGTACGCACTATTTCCAAAAGAGCAAATTCACATTGTTTGGTACGATGATATTGAATCACAACCCGTAAAAGTGCTGAAAGAAGTTTGGAAGTTTTTAGGTGTAGATGAGTCTTTTGTGCCAGATAGCTATAAAGACTGGTTCAAGTTCAGTTATCACGAACATGATAAGAAATTTAACGCCCAAAAGCCAACGCCTGAACAAAGAAAGAAGTGGCTTGATTATTATCTGCCGCATACCGAAGAATTAGAAAAGATCACAGGCAAAGACTTAACTCTGTGGAAGAGGTAATTGCTCTTGTTTAACAGTATCGTCGTCTTTAATCTTGGAAACTAATCTGCCAACGTTCCGACTGTATCGATACAAATATTCTTCCATCGTGTGCTGATTAGGGAAAATATATTTCCAACGGGCACCGCTAGGGAACGCAACAACGATGTACGGAAAATCGTCATATTCATTGCGTCTACTGATAATCAGAGGAGCGGCTTTCGCTTCTATCCACAATTTGAATCCTAGCATGTTTTATTTAGACGTTAAATAAAAAAAGCCCCGCTTTGCGGGGCTTTTTTTTATTTTTGGCAAGTTAGCTATTGGCGACAGATTTGATTGAAACAAAGATGTCGGCAGTTGCGGCTGCGTGTGAAGATTGAGTGTTGTTGATTTCAATCTTGCTGATGACAAGGTCGCCCTTATCAAACACTTGGGTAACACCACCAGCGATTGTCAAAGTAGCCGTTGACAAACCGTTGAAGCGGAATGTTGGGGCTGAGCCAGAAGCGGTTACGGTGATTTGGGTGAACACGGCTGCTGAGCCATTGTCGCCCAAAATGTCAACAACGTTAGCAGCATAAGCTGAGTTGTCGGCAATGATTACGTGATATGAACGAGGGAAGCTGTTGTCGGCGCTGTAATCGCTCCAAACGCTACCGTCATCGGTAACAACTTCAATGAAGGCTTGCTCAGGAGCAAGAACTGAACTTGAAAAACGCTTCCAGTAGTTTACGTCAGTAAAGGTGCTGCCGTCAACGAGTTTGCGATTGATTTTGTTTGGGCCAGGGGCGTAAATAGTACGCTGAATGCTGTAGCCACCAGATTTCGAAGGATCAAGATAACCACCAGCCGTACGGCCAACACCTTGATCTAAATTAACACGGAAAACACTCATGAGTTCTCTCCTTGGATGTAAAAGTTATAAGCTCACTTTTATTTAGGCTCATTTACCATCATTTTTTTCTTTATGGTAAAACATTTGGCGATTGTACGAGCATTCGGTAAATGTCTTCGGCTTGTGGGCCTGTTGGAATCAAGGCAGTTGGAGCTTCTGCTGCTACAGCCTCATAGAATAACTCATTTGATGTTCCGATAACGAACGCAGCCCCTATGACCATCCTCTGAATTTCATTCAAAGTTAATTTGTCTTGAATGATTTTGGTTTTGAATCCTTTATTCGCAGCAAAAGAACATGCTTTTTTGATTTGTTGATCTGTCAAATTAGAATTAGGAAAGTCGCCTATCGCTGATATGTAGGCGATATGTCCACGGGGGCTAGAAGACTTAATCTTAATTGGAGTGATATTAGAATTGTTTAACATACTGACTATTGGATGCTCTTTGAAGTGAGCATCATAAATGATTTCGTATGAGAATGCGTAGTCCCCTTTAGTTTGATTGTAAATTTCCATAGGAATAGCCCCACGAATATAATGAACATTTTCTGCTCGGCAGGCAAATGTAAAATCAATTTCCGGAAACTCTTTGGTTAGGGTTGGCAATAATATTCGAAGCTGTATAAGGTATTCCGGGTTGTGGCCTTCAGAACAAATACAGACCTTATCTTTTATTTTTAAGTAATTCGTGTACGACATTCAATTAGATTAGTATGAAAACATTACGACTTGCTTCTGGACTCCATCGAATTCCCCCAATGAAGAAACGATGGTCTCTTAGAGATTATTATGATAGACGACAAACCGTATTCATTATGCGAGGAACCGGTGGCATTGGTGACATCCTCATGCATAGGATGATTTTTGAAGATTTCAAATTATTGAATCCAGACATCAAAGTTATATTCGGTTGTCCACCACAATTTATGTCCCTAATTGAAGGACATCCATTCGTAGACGAAGTCGTTGACTTTAACAACTACGACATGAGTAAATTGATTATTCATTACGACACAACAACTATATGCGGTAGAATTGAAGCCATAGCCTCTCCGTATTCCGCACCACACCGAAGCGATATTTGGGCCAATTGGTGCGGATTAGAATTAACTCGGCATAATATGCATATGAAAATTAGCGAACCTGAGTTAGCCGAAGCAAAAGAACTAACGCAAGGTGCCAAAGTTTGCTTCGCTCCCATATCGGCCATTTCCAGCAAAAACTTAACTGTTGAGCAAATTGATCAAGTCTGCAAAGGTTTACAAGAGCGGGGATTAAGCTACTATGGAATTCACTCAAGGGCCATTCCCGGTTTTGATGGAAAAGTGCTACACGGCAAAAATAACAAACAATTCATGGCATTGGTCGGAGCTGCTGATTATGTCATAAGTGTAGACAGCGCCGCATTTCATATTGCTGGTGGTCTAGGAATTCCAATGGTCGGAATTTTCTCATGGGCCGATGGTAAGGTATATGGCAAGTATTATGAGAAGTGGAACTTAATTCAGAAACATCGTGATGAAGGATGGGATTGTGGGCCGTGTTATAATTGGGGTGAATGTCACAAATGTCATCATACTCAAATATCAAAACCTTGTATTACAGAATTGACAGCGAAGGAAATTCTTCAATCGCTTGATGATATAATGGTAAAATGGCCTACTGCTAAGTAAATACGGTGTATGGTTCAGGTCATCAAATCACAAATTATCACTGAGAGAGTTCAAACCGTTCAAGGCGAAATAACGGTTAACTTGAATTTAACGATCACTTTGAATCAAGATGGTTCATTGAGCATCGGAGCAACACCGCATAGTCCGATAGCTCTCAAGAAGATTGACCCTGTTGAGAGCACTCAATTCATCATACCGGACTTTGATAGTCCAACGGAATTATTATCAAATTTTGGCGAAGATGTTGGTGGGTAATACTTTTTCGTAAAGATCCAAATACTTATCGGCACATTTGCTCCAAGTCGTATTTTCGATATACTTTAACGAACGATCAATAACTGCTTTGCGGTGTTTGTCGTTAGAGAAAATCTTGTCAATTTCATTAGCCAATTCTTGTGGTGTACCGGCTCTTGGCAAAACACCTTCCAAATCATCAAACTGATGGTTCTTGCCGACAATAACAGGAATACCATTGGCCATAGCAATACGACTGGCACCGGAAGCACCATAAACAACATTGTTCGGATCGCTACGATATGGGAAGATTGCGAGTTTAGCTGTTCGTAAGTAATGGTTAATTGTCTGCTCGGTTTGGAACTTGCGAATAATGGCAACGTTCTCCGAAATATCCAACTCTTTCACCTTGTCCATCAAAAAGTTGTAATAGTTTGTATGGATGGCATTGGCATGGGGATTCTCGCTGCAAAGATAGCAGTAGAAGAGTTCTTTGTATTTTTCGTAGTTGGTTTTTTTGAGGATAGCAATAGCTTCCAAAATCGTATCAACGCCTTTGTAATAAAAACCAAATCCGAATTGCACGATAGCGTAGGGGGTTTGAAAAATATTCCATAATTCTATGCGTTCTGCTGGAGGAATGCTAACACATCCGTGAGGCACTACAAAAATATCGTTATTATTCCCAGTCTTCTTAAGAACCTCTTTGCCTTCTTCGGTATGGACGACAATGTGTTTAATAGCCGAAGTACATACTGCTTTGTCAAGATGTTCATATACAGAGTGCAAAGTTAACACATAAGGATATTGTTCAAGTCCTTGAAGCAATTGTAAGAAATATCCCGCTTTTGGAAAAATGCCAAATTCGTGCTGGATAATGACAAAATCCGGATCGTATTTTTTGAGTTGCTCCAGAAGCTTTGATGGATTTTGACCACGCTTCCAACAGCGTGTTACATTAGCCTCTTCTGGCAGTTCTTCGAGTATGATTTCGGAAAATACATGAAGATCAGCTACCTTCTTCTTGATTTCATCGAACAAAAATTTACTGTAAGTGGCGATACCGCAGGCATCGCCCCAATTGCATATTGCTGCTACCTTCAAATCTTTTATCTGTTTTTTTGGTTTAGTACTCAAGAGTCGCCCCACGATTTGGTTCAGATCCATACCCTTGTTAATGTGGATTCGAACTACACTTTGGCCATTGGAATTGAATGGAACTTCAGAGACAGCAGTAATTACGTTATGCCGATCAAACGAGACATACATTACTCAACCCTCCCAAGATTTCCTTTTGTTTATCTAGCAAAATGGAGAGTTCTTTTGCATGTATATTACGATTTGAAATCAAATCATTTATTTTTAATTTCAAAGCACCTTCATCAATCGCACGATAATTAACAGAAAAATGATTTTTATCAACTGTTTCCAACAACCAACGATTTTTATGATTGTGAGTAATGTCTACAATAGGCGTTTTTGTTGTCATAGCAAAAATGGTAGAATGTAATCTTGTTGAGACTATTGCATCAGCACTTGAGATAATATCCAGAACATTTTGAACGTTGGATTCGCTGATACATAAATTCTTTTTCCAGAATTTTGCTTTACTCGCAATCCACATATTTGTTACCCGATCATCCCACGGCAATTCTTGACCAAATGGAACAAAAACGAAACTGGCGTTCGTATGATCCAGAACGTGAGACAACTTATATGTCAAGTCTTGAAAGTTATAAGCACGCCGTACATCAAAGCCGTTGGCGTGATCTTCCGCCAAGAAGCCATTGATAACAACAACGATTCGCCGTTCGTACATATCCCGTTTCTGTTCAACGAAGTGATTTCGCATCAATTCAAGACCACGAACTGGATCGCCTGATAAGGCGAAAGCAACATCGGGGGCATAAGAAGCCTTGACCCCCTTTTTGGTCAAAATATCCAACGACTGTTTTTCACGTACAAAGATGTTGGCGTAACCCTTCAAGAGTTCCGGATCTACTTTTTCGTTAGCAGAAACAGAAATAATGTGTTTTGGTTTTTTGACGTTAACTAATTGATTCAAGAAACTAGGGGCCAAGACATCGCCGCCACCCAAAATGTAAGCATCACTATTGTGATCGGTAATCTTGTTGACGAAATTGAATTTATAATTTTTGAACACGGCAGGAAAAGCCATTTTGTAGCTTTCATCACCACAATTGCTTTTGCCATACCAACCCAAAACAGTTACAGTTTTCATATACCAATGGGGCTTTGAGGATTAGAATTATCGCAGTCATATTGAATAACGTATTTGATAGTACAAGTGTTAGATTTGATGTTGGCGTATAAAGTGAAGCCGTTGAGTTGAACCTTAGCAGTAGCCCAATTGAGATCGCCTACACAAGTTGTCGTTGCGCTATCTGGCTCTTCGATGCTAAGAAAAACAGAACATGGATTGCTAGTAACCGTAGGAATTTCAATTTGATGGAAACCAGCACATACCGTAACGGTGCCATCGATATAATAATTTTTGATATTAAAAAGGGATTTAAAATACTCCCACCACGATTCGGGACTTCTTGTCATGCCACCCATATCACACCAACCAATCTAATTTGCGGTTAATTATATACAGGAAGCAATCTATTTTAGACTTATAACTATTATATTTTACACGAACAAAAGGTGAAGAATGGCAATCGGATTTGATGCGGGTACCTACAACCTTATTTGTAGCAAGCGTAATGAAACGAATGAAATCAAGAGCAAGAAGACGGTAAATGCATTCATTGAATTGCCGTTGGAAAATCGTTTCATGTTCAATATGCTCAAAGATAAAGTTAAGATGATTGAGCGTGATAAAGTGGCTTACGTAGTCGGTCAACCGGCTATCGATATGGCTTATACTATTCCGCTTTTAAATCTGAAGCGTCCTATGGCTGATGGGTGTTTGAACCCCAAAGAACGTAATGCTTTTGAAATTCTCAAGATCATGATTCACTCTCTGATCGGCGAAATTGAAAAAGACAAAGAAATTCTTTACTATTCGGTTCCTGCCAACGCTATCAACACCGAAACGGATGCGGACTTTCACAGTAACGTCTTGCTCTCTATTTTCAAGGCGTACAACGTCAACAATAAGAGACTTCAAGCGTTTCCAATCAACGAAGCCTTAGCATTGGTTTTTGCCGAATTAGGTAATAAGATGCATACCGGTGTTGGTATCAGTTTCGGTGCTGGTATGGTTAACTTGTGTTATTCCATTTTTGCTCAACCGGTATTTCAAATGTCGCTTGTGAATAGTGGCGACTGGATTGACAAGATGGCAGCAAAGGCGTGCGGCGAAAGTCCGACAGTCATCAATCAAGAAAAGACGAAGATCGATTTGACCAAAACGCCGACTTCATTAGTTGAAAGAGCAATTAAGAGTCAATATGAAATCTTGATCCAAAAGACGACGAGCGCAATCAAGAAGGCGATTGTTGATGCTGGTGCCAAAGCGGTGCCCGGTCAGCCTTTAGATGTTATTTTGGGTGGTGGTACTGCGAGTCCTCCCGGCTTTGTTGAATTGTTCAAACAAGGTATCAAAGAAGCGGATTGGTCGATTCCTGTTGGTGAAGTTAAGCGTCCCGAAGATCACTTATTTAGTGTCGGCAAAGGATGCTTAATGGCAGCAGAGAATGCTTTACAATGAGTAAATTCATACAAACGATTGATAATTTAAAAAATTGGATAGTTGATGAATTTATTGAAATCAAACAAATGGAATTTAATCGCAAGACCAGTGTATGGAAAATTCATTGTAAAAATTGCGATGCAATAAAAATATCAACTAGAAGTCATATAAAAAGAGATACAGTATGCAAAAAATGTAAAAATAAACCCAAAGGTCAAAGTGGCCTTGAAGCATTATTTAATATTTATAGCAAGAGAAATTATATGTCTTTGACTTTGAAAGAATTCAAAGACATAACTTCTAGCAATTGTCATTATTGCGGTACAAATCCTGATCGTTTATACAAAACTAACATTACCAATTGGGGATATTATCATTGGTTAGGGATAGATCAAAAAGTACCCGGTCAAGGATATACCACCGAAAATTCTTTGCCGTGTTGCAAAACATGCAATTGGGCTAAAGGCAAAATGTCATACGAAAAATTTATAAAATGGTGTGATAACTTAACATCGTATAGACAATTGATTGCGGCGGAAAACGCCATTGGGTAATTTCGTAGTAAATAATTACTATGAAACCTCTATAAATTGTAGTGACAGTATTAAGCAAGCAGGAATGAATATGGAAAAGCAAGTTCGGAAAGTAACACGTCGACCAGTCGATGATTTAGGTGAAGCGGCATTTGCCAGAATGAAAGGATATAAATGTGTAGGCCGCAAAGGTCGTTCATTTTATTTTGACGTAGCAGATGAAGGATTAAATAAATTCGAAGATTTAAATCTTGAATACATCAATTCACCATACCATGACTTTGACGCATGTATTATGAGCCTCAAAAAAGTTCAAGAGCGATTGATGGAACCAAATGGGATGATTCGCAAGAGTGTTTCCGATTTGGGTGCTGCTGCATTTGTCAAGATGCACGGCTTCAAGTGTGTAGGTCGCAAAACTAGGAACTTCTATTTTGAAGTAGGCAGTGAAGATGTGGAAAAGTTTGATTCGCTCAACTTGGAATACATTAACTCGCAATACCACGATTTTGATTCAGCAATTATGAGCTTGAAAAAGATTTCAGAATTTTTGGCTGACTAATGAAGATTAACGGTCTAGGCAGAATTTTCTGCCTAGGCAATGCCTATTACTTACCTTCTTCTTTTCGTCGTCTTAATTCTTTGGCTTTTTGAGTCAAATCGCTAACAGACGTAAAGTTTGGCGGTACCGGTTTAGGCGGGGCAACAGGTTTTTGCTTTTCAATTTCTTCTTTGATCTTTTCGTAATTGGGATCACTTTTAGCAACCGCTTGTTCTTGTACGATGCCGACTATTGGAAAAGTAAAATAACTCATAGTATTGGTTTCAAGTTGTTGAATCCAGATACCATTGTCGTCTACTTTGGCAACCAAACCAGAAAAATACAATGCACCAGATAAAGCGTCTTTGATAGGGAGAGCGACACTTGTCGTTAATATGGTGCAAACTTTTCCGATGAAAAAATTATAGCTTTCAATCATTGCATTCAATATCCAAACAGTGAAAAACGATGCGTATTGGATATTGGTCACTATTGCCCCGATACCCCAATTCGTAATATGACACATTGGCTGTGATAATTACGTCATAAGAGAGTTTCTTTTTGTGATAAACTTTAACTTTTAATGTCAGTGGCCACAAAGTCGCATTCATAACGAGACTTTTAGCAGTGCGAGACATTTCCAATAATTTTAGTTCAAAGCCTTCGTAGAGTCTAATGTGTGGCGAAATCTTAGCCAATACTTCTTCGCTACTTCTATCACCGTCGTGGAGTGAAAAAGTTTGATGGTTTTCTTGGAAAAAATCTACACCTTGATAATTCACATCCCATCTCCCATTTTTTCAAGGAAGCTGATTTGTTGTTCGTCTTCCTCGTCCCATAGACCGAATTCTACTTGCTCAATTTGTTCATAAGCATCCAATGCTGATTCGCTCAAGATATAAATCCAAGCATTTTGAACTACATCAATATCCGTATAAACGTGTACTAATTTTTTGGTGTGGTAATTGAAGCCGGTTGGCCCATTGACACCCTTGATTTTATCTAGCAATAAAATGGTATCAGGATGAGTAATGGTCATAATATAACCCATGAGAGGTGGGCTTTTCTCATCGGCATCTACAATGGCATAGGCTTCTGGTTCGTATGCTACGATACCGAGAGAACCATGAATAAAGGCTGGCTTAATGTCATAGGCGAAGGGATCGAGGACGGAAAATAAATCTGAATTGGGTTTGAATTCACAAGCAAGAAAGAAACTTCTGATGTCGTCTACTTTCTCACGCTTGGAACTCTTCCCTTGGCTCTTGCGCTTTTTCATTTTGGGCCTTTAAAGACGTAATCGCATTCGCATAAAATCGCCCCAATCAAGTTGCTTCTCCTGAGAAGTGACGTAATAGTTTAACGCCCCGGCTCCCCCGTGGATCAGCAAATCGTTCCAGTCCTTGAAACCCGTTGGGGGCAGTACGAAACCTACGGTTGTCGACTTGCCGCCGTGAAACGACTTCTTGTATGCACTGAATTTATGTAGTGCTTCTTGACCATATTTGTCATTGTCAAAACAAAACGTTACATCATATGGTTGAAGCATAGTTAACTGTTTGTCACTCAGGTTCTTACCACCACATGCTGCAGCCGGAAGATTTGCTTGACCTAATGACATAGCGTTAAATTCTCCTTCGCACAAATAAATCTTTCCTTGAGTTGGCCAAGACTTCATCCACAATACATCACCCTTGCCAATTCCAATCTCTTTTGGTGGCCCCAAATACCGTGGCCCTGTACCCTTACTACTGATGTCACGCCCATTGAAATAGATCAACTCGCCCTTTGGCCCATAATAAGGAATAACGATTCTTTCTCGGTATCGTCCAGTATGACAATAGAAAAGATCATTTGGCGGAAGTTGCCGCTTCGCCATATAATCATGCACCCTGTCTTTGTGAATAGATGACAAACTGCTATAGGCAACTGCTTCAATGGGTAGTATAATAGAAGACTTAACCGTCGGTCGCTCTTCTTTTTTATTTGTGAACAACTGTCTGAGTTTATCCTCAAGTCCACGAATTAGATTTGTATTGCCGAGTATTTCATCGGCATCCGCTAAATCGCATGGCTCGAATTCAGCTACTAATTGATGAAGCGAACCGTGTTCATTAGTTTTCCAGCAGTTGTAAGCATTCTTATCAGGATTACACCAACAGTGATGCCCTGAATCTGGGTTGTGTTTTGGCGAGAATGGTGAGTTGAGACAAATTTCCGGACCAGAAACTTTAACGTTGTGATCGCCGAATTTGCTGACGCACCAATTGTAGAACGATTCAAAAGATATTGACATAGTAACTTATTTAATGTACAAACGTTGTTTAGATTATACCAGAGACATTATGAAAATAAACCACATATCCATTTCTCGTGAAAGTTGTTTCACTGAATGCCCACAAAAGTACAAATTTCGGTATCACTTGGAAACCGTGTCTCCGGTACCAGAGCCAATTTATTTCGCCTTCGGGAAAGCCATCCACAAGATCATTGAAGAACATACGAGAGCAAGAGGTTCGTTAGAACTTTCAATAGTTGCTAAAGACGTTCTCAGCGGCAAGATTGATTTAGAACCACCGGTATCATATTTTGACAAGGATAAGCAAGTCATGGTCACGAAGCCCGGCAAGAAGGCTCCGAGATTTGATCCCGAATATCAAAACAAACTCATAAGAATGTTGGGATACTATAAGCGACTAACTGAAAAGATTGGTTATGGTGGTGAACTTGAATGGAAGTTTGATTTGGACATGGATGGACATAACCGCAAAATGACCGGCTTCATTGACCGCATGATCCGCAAAGACGACGAGTTTTTCCTGCTGGATTATAAGACGACAAAAACAGGTGGTTGGCGCAAGAACGAACGAACCATTGGCCAAGACTTGCAGTTAATGTGCTATTGCTATGTTGTCATGAATACATTCAAGGTTCCGGCTAAAAATATCCGTGCTGCCTTATTTTATCTGGACGACAATAAGTTGATACCGACAACTTTCAGCGAAGAACAACTTTTGAGTGTTCCTGAAAAACTCTTGGCAAGATACAAGGAAATCGAATCCCTTGATCCTGATAAAGTTCATGGCAATACCGGGCGACATTGCCATCGGTGCGATTATCGAACCCTCTGTCAGTTTTGGAAACTTACGTGAAATATGCCCATTTTCATTCCATGATACTATTTTATGGAATGAAACATGATTATTTTGAAAATTGGTCAACAGAAATGGCTTATTATCTTGGGTGGATATGGGCTGATGGCAATATCAGTGATGGAAAATTACAAATTGGATGCACTACCGAAGATGAAGAGATCGTAGTTGGTTTGAGAAATGCAATTCATTCAAAACATAAAATTACCAGACTGGATGGCTATTGGCATAAAAAAGGCTATTACGTTAAGCCTTATACAAAAATTGCCATTTACAGCAAAAAGTTAATTTCTTGTCTTGTAAACAAACACGGCATTTTGCCCAATAAAACCTATCTCAATTTGCCTTTTCCAAATATTGAAGAACAATATCTCTCTCATTTTATACGTGGATATTTTGATGGCGATGGTTGTATTTTCAAAAATAAGAAAAACCTTGTAGGTGTTACGCTAATTGGCACAAAGATGTTTGTTGATATGATGAATGATGAAATCGGAAAAATCACCAAACTCCCTCAACATCCATCACAAAAGAGCAAAAACACAAAATCCGTTAATGCTGCGTGGAGTATCGTTTGGAACAAAAAGGCCGATGTGTTAACTTTTTTGAATTTCATTTATTCCGACGGCCCTTATTTGTCTCGCAAAAAAGATTTGGTAGATAAATTTTTGCCCGAATTAATTGAATACTGCGAAGGTTGTGGTATAGAAAACAAAAACAACCGTATCAGATTAAGATTTATGACGAAAAATTTAGGTGATTATCAAAGCATTCCTGAATGCAAGTGGGCGAGAAACTATGTTTATCAAAAAATTAAAAATTGCCCATATCCAATCGCTGAACCAGCAATCAATCAAGAAAAACAGAAATTGATTATGAAGTTTATTGATGCTAAACTAGACAATGATCCGGTACATCAAAGACAAATAATAAAATCAAAAACCATTAGAAAAAAGAAAGAAAAAAATTAACGACATGACAACTTCTTCAAATACGACATTCACGCATATGTTCGGCATTCCTGCTCCAATAAAGCCAATACAACCATTAATAATTGGAATGAAAAAAATAGGCGAACTACAAGTTTATCCTCAACAAACAGAAGCTTCTATTAAAGTTATAGATAATTTCAAGAACAACAAAAAATCAGTTTTATTGATAGCACAACCACAACAAGGCAAAACCAGCACCGTCGCTTTAATTATTGACGAGTTCATCAAGTACTGTGAGTCACAAGGCAAAAGCTATGAAATTGATTACATCATCAACATTGCTGATAATGACTTATTGAACCAAACTGATGATAGACTGGTAGATGCAGCCTTATCAAATAAAGTTAATTTACTCCATTTGTCACAAGCGGAACTTGAACCTAAAAATGTTGATTGTCGACTTATTGTTGATGACGAATGCCATATCGCCTTGAAGAAGGACAAGCCGCTTGATAAATTTTTTGCTGCAAGAGGTGTAAAGTACGGCTCTAAAAGTCATGAATGGGAAAATCAAAATACCTTTATTTTGTCAGTGTCAGCGACACCTTATGCTGCTGTCATCAAAGAAAATATTGAAAATGGCGTTTTTTCAACAGTAGCAATAAAAGTCTCACCGGAATATTTTGGATTGAGTGATTTGAAATTGAAAAATCGATATCATCAATCTCAAAAAATTATTGGTAGAGACAAAAAACCTACTGACTTCTTTGTTAAACAAGCAGAAGTTTTTATTGATAATTGCGAATCAAGTAATGGCTACTTGATAGTGAGAGCAGTTGGTGAAAATCCAACATTATTAAGGTCATGGCTGGCTGAAAAGTATGGCGATCAAATTGATGTAAGAATTTATTCTTCCAAAAAAGGCAAAGGACATTTTCCTATTTCATCCTTAAATGACAGATTGGGAAAAATTCCGCCTAAACCATTTGTAGTCATTATTTTAGGCTCTTTACGAGCAGGCAAGACTCTTTCTACAACCAAACATATTAAAGGCTGGATTGAGGGTGCTAGATCTAACGCTGACAATATAGCACAGGTAGCGGGTCGGTGTTGTGGCTATTTGGGACAAGACAAACATTCAAAATTTGATGATACTTTTTTAATATATTGCGATAAAAAAGAAATGGAAAAGGCTGTTTCATTTTATGAATCAGATCAATATCTTATTCCTAGCGGAGTTTGGAACACCAATACGTGGTCAGAAGAAGAAGAGTATGAAATCACAATATATGAAAATGAAATAGAAGCCAAAAATGCTGATAAAGCATATGGTGGTTTAGGTCATATCAAAAATCTAAATGAGTGGAAAGATGAGCATGATCAACAAAGCCTTTTATCTTCAATAGAAAAAGGTAAGCCCTTTAGTCGTAAAGTTAATCTCTACAGTCTTAGAAACGATGGCAAAGACAATTCATACGTAAAAAAGTTTTTTGAAACCTATCCCAAACTTCTTAATAAAATTATTGGGTTCAAAAAAGTGGCCAATAAAAAAATCACTCGAAATCTTGATAATAAAATTAAGACAACTTGCTGTTACTCGTAATTACCCTTTTCGGAAGTTAATATGAACTTAGATGCATTTTACAAGAATTTGTGTGAACAAGTCAGATCAGAGGGTATTGTAATTTTTGAAATCAAAAATTGGACAGAAGAGAAAAAAGCTTTCTGCAAAGGTGATTTAGTACGTAAAAAAAATAAAAACCATTAATACAATACACCTCAATGCCAATAACAACTCATTACAAAACATAGTTTATCTGCTACATGAGTTATGTCATGCTCGATATCATTTAAAATTTCGACCTAAATTATTTCATCTTTATCGGTCTGATGAAAATATGGCAAAAGAATTAATGGAAACGCAGGCTCACAAATTTGTTCTGCGTTATTGTCAGCAAAAAGGACTAACAGATTGCTCACAATTTTACCTTAATAATTTGAAAAAAACTTTGAAGCATCAAGATCCAATAGAATCCAAGGCTGCACAGCGAGCTTTAGATTGGCATAACAAAAAGAAAGAAAGAAATTAACATGACATTTTCTGAGTATTATCCGTTCTACCTAAGCAAACATCAAAATCCGCACAATCGCCTCTTTCACCTTGCTGGTCAAGTGGCAACGTGGACTTATTTTGCTTTGGTGCTGTTTTTCGCTCTAGTAGCCGGTGTGAGCCTGTGGTGGTTGCTTTTGACACCGTTTATTGTTTATCCGTTTGCCGTTCCGGGGCATTTGATCCATGAAGGAAATAAACCAGCCTTCTTGAGTTCCAATCCGATTTATGCTAAAATGGCAGATGTCAAAATGTGTTATGAAATGTTGAGAGGTAGAATTTAATGGGCATAGCAATTCCTTATAAGCCGACAATGCCGTCGCCTTTAGTTACTCACAAATTCGTTAACTTGAAATCGATGGATTTTACGAATGGCAGTATGTTAAATATCGACGATATTCCAGAAGGTACCAGCAATATTACCATTTATGCTAAAGAAGCTGGATATGGCGATATTGAAGTTGATCTTCAATTCATGAAAAATGTGCCGCTGGAAGACGCTGAATTAGCCTTAATGAAAGGGCGGCATGACAAGGCAATGGCAAATTATGAAAAACTAATAGCTATTTACGAGGAACAATTAGCCGAATACCAAAAGAAAAAAGCCGAAGAAACTGCAGATAACGAATATAAAACCTTTCTCAAACTCAAGAAGAAATACGATGCTTGATCACAAACATTTGATAGTTAACGCCATTGTCAATAAGCCCCCCGTAGATCCAAGAGCTACGGAAGATTTCTTGCGAAATGTTGTTGATAAAATCGGCATGAAAATCAAGATCGGCCCATTCGCTGATTACTGTACTGCTGACGGGAATAACGGCATCACCGGGGCTGTATGCATAGAGACTTCACATCTAAGCATTCACGCTTGGGACAAGGCCGAACCACCGTATTTGAGGTTCGATCTTTATTCCTGCGCTACGTTTGAAGTCAAAGATGTTATTGATATGATCAAACAAACATTCGATGCAGTGGAACTGCATTTTACCTTATTGGATCGCAATGAAACAAAAATCAAAGTTTTAAATGATTGACCCTACAAAAATCACCAATTACAATTTAACCATATCAGAACTTGAAGAAACATTGCTCTTTTGGGTATTCGCAGCAGGGCATAACGCCATATCGACTGCCCGTGGTGTTGACAAGTTCCTAAAGCGTATGTACAAAGCACCAGATGCTTCGTACAGTCCTTTTGCATCAATAGTGAGTGCGAATCAGCGATGGGGTTGGCGTGTCGTAGTGGACGCTCTGGCAACAAGTGGGCTTGGTTGCTGGCAAATCAAAAGCAAAACAATTCATCAATTGATTTATTCGGATTTGGATTTGCGAACGTGTACGGTTGATGAACTTGATGCCATTTATGGTATTGGGCCTAAAACCGCTCGCTGCTTCGTGCTTCATAGTAGAGAGAATGTACGAGTCGCCGGATTGGATACTCACGTTCTAGCCTGTTTGAACGATCTAGGGTTAACTGTTCCAAAGAGTCCCGGCAAGAAATACAATAAAATTGAAGGCAAATTCTTGGAATTCGCCGATGCTGCTAAGCGAAGTGTTGCCGATCTGGATTTGATGATATGGAACGCTTATTCAAGTGGCAAAAACAAAGATGAAACTTTGTCTTTTTTGCGTTCCATAAAAATGCCGAAAACTTGGTATGATGCTCCATAGATACCGATATGTTTAAGTACAAATACGAATACTTTGTTGCTAACAAAGACCTAGCCAAGTTTGTTAACGAGTCGGCTCAAATCATTGCCGATGCCGGATACGATCCTACGCTTTTTTACGAAACTCTCGTTAAAAATCCAGATATTTTGATGATGGAAGACGAAGAGGCTATCAATGAATTGCTTGGTATGGGCAAGGCTTGGGACGGCTTGAAAGGTGTTGGCAATGCCTTCAAGAATATCGGTTCGAAGGGCCGGGCGCAACAGCAAACAAGCCAACTGGCTTATCTCAAGAGCCTATCGCCCGACGAATTGGCAAAACAAGGCATTACGCAACAGCACATTGACCAATTAGAAAAACAGCAAAATGCGGCTGTTGCTCAATCACAAAATAGCTTTGGGCAAAATTTCAAGCAAGGGTATCAGCAAGCTCGAAATGATAGGACGATGAATAATATTCACAAGCAATTAGGAATTGGTAAGTATGCAGCACCGCAACCGTGGTCAGCATCACAACCAACTGCACCGACACCGGCTCCACAGCAACCGACGCCTAATCCAACACAACCACCCCAACCGCAGCCTCAGCCTCAGCCAACGCCACAACAACCTACACCGCAGCCTCAGCCTCAGCCACAACAACCTACACCGCAGCCTAATAACCCGCAACCACAACAGCCGACAAATAACCCAACGCCACAAAGCATAGCATTTGATGCCCAAGCAGTTGTGAAAGACTTGTCGGCGATGTTAAATGGCAATCGTGGCGGCAGACTGAACAACAAGCAGCTCGTTCCAAAACTCAGAGCGTTGCTGGCAAAACTGCAGCAGCAGCATCCGTAAGTTTGAGCAGATCGGCTTCATGTTGCTTGATGTAGATTCTCAATAGCGGAACAACATCAATCGTTTGTTTCGCTAGATAGTCTGCAGGCATCGCAAGCACGCTGGCCAAGTTCGCCTTGGCGGCATTAACCTTGCGATTCAGCATCCAAATTTTGATACGCTTCATCATGGCATTCTCCTGTTTGGGCATCTAGTAGGGTGTATGGTCACAACGCTACTATATTACCTCAGAACCCCTTTGACGAGCAAAAAATGAAACGTCTTTATATCTCCCACAGCATATTTTTGACCAGACAAGAAATTGCCGATTTGGCATCACCAACAACCATTGAAACGGTTGGATTTTGCGTTCCGGTTGACGAATCGGCATCCGATTTGCAACTCAGTGAAATTTATTGCCCATACTCAATTACGAGTCATTCAACAGATGAAATTGAAGAAGTAGAGGCCGGGTATCACATCAACATATCCGATACCAACAAGTGGGTAAAAGCCGCTGATGCTCCCGACGATATAACATGGTTCCAATTCGTCATTGAAAACGTAACCACGAAAAATGGCGAACGTTTTTTTACTACCAATCAAATCGTTATTCAGGATATTAGCGAATTGGAGAGGTCAGTATTCTGTGAGAATCTCGCAAGCTATCTGAACAGGACCACGAGATAACACGGTTAACTTGTGAGTGCCACAAGACTTCCATTGCCGGTATCTGATGAAACAAGAATGATTGCTGCTCTCGCAAAGAAGGCATATAACTCAATCTGCCTTGGGTGATTTCAGACCCCCATCTCATCGCCTGCTGTCCTATTTCATTACTTCTGAGCGATTCGTTGAATTGTACAATGAATTCAACCCACCTTCTATGCTCTTGTGGCGGGTTTGGTCTAATGATGAACGACGCCCCTGTATCCTCAATAAAAGGAGGATAAGGCGATATGAGAGGCATTTTGTGTCTCAAAAAATACTCTTCCCATAGCATCATAAATCATTCCCCCATAGCTAAAACATACCTAAAACTCAACGATTGTCCATCCGTCAAGGTTCTTGGCGACTGTAAAGGCACCGAAGAAATCAGGTATCCACTATTGCCGGTAGAGGTAGTCAAAAACGCATTTCTGACCGGCCCCCATCCACCACCAATAGCATTAAAAATTAACGTTGTTGATTTGACTCGCCACTTGCCACTTTCGTAAACCGCCCCGAAACTACTGACAGTTTTTCTGGTATATCCGCCACCGGTAGGTTCGCCCAACAAACCGCTTGCTATGTCCGCTTTATTGATGTTGAGCCTATTATCCAAACCGACATAATAATTGGTTGGTATTGCGAGACCAGTAAAAAGTGCTTTCAAGAAATATTCTTCACCTTGAACATGAAAGACATTATGGATGTCTTCCATTCGCCACAATTCTTTTCCATCGATATCGAAATGGATAATTTCTGATATTGTCATTAACTGCATATAAATATGTATACGATAATGAGAGGATATATAAAGATATGCTAAGCAGTTTTAGAACATGGATGGAATTTGGTGGGCCTATTGTAGATAATGGGCCAATCAAAGCAACGCCTTCACAGGATCGTAGACCGGACTTGAAATCTGGTGGACTGAGTGATAAAAGTATACCTAAACCAATGCGGCCCGAACCAACGACTTCGGCATTCCCAACCTATGGCGGGCCAGCATTGCCACAGATCGGAAGAAAACAGGTTGTGAGAACGGTCTAATGAAGAGATTTAAGATGTGGATAGAATCTCACTACGATAACGACGGTTTTTGGGCTGGTGAAGGTGGTGGGGCCAGCGGCATTCTTCCGATATGTTCAAGTACGAAACGGATTTGTCTTGCGTGGCGTTCCGGATCGGTTCATATGGGTAATTGCTACGGCACTCTTGGAGGCGCAATCCAAAGAGGAATGCAACCCGCCGAAAGTGCCAAAGAAGAAATGAAAGAAGAGACGGGTTACGAAGGGGCAATCCAGTTAACTCCCGCTTATGTTTTCAGTTCTGGAAACTTCAAGTATTTCAATTTCATTGGTGTTGTGCCAACAGAATTCACTTTCAGTCCCCATTCCGGACATAGTTGGGAAACTTCCCATATTGACTGGTTGGCTTATGAAGAAATTCAAAAGATGATGTTAATATCTTCAAAGAAATTTCATTCGGGTTTGATTTCACTGTTTCAGAAATCCCGGCAGATTATCGAAAACATCGTAGGTTCTATTAACGCTGTTCCTTCAACATCTTCAATTTGAACTTTGCCTTTTCATACTTTGCCTTTTCCTTGGCGTAGTCTTCCTTTGAAGTAACTTCCTTGTAATGCTCAGAAGCTAATCGCTTTTGAAGGAATGCGATATACTGCTCTTCTTGCGAAATTTGCTCTTGTTTGGTTTGAGTCTTTTTAGCCATGACTACTCCTTAACCATCTTCTTGACTTCGGCCACGGTAATGTATTTGATGCCATTGGCAATGCCTTTGGCTTTGGCGGCTTTTTGATCAATGTCCAATGCGGGAATATCAATGCCCGCCGAAGCATCTTCTACAATGTAGACTTCGTAAAAAGGTCGTCCGACATCCTTATACATCGGACAATTAAGGATCATTCCTAATGCTGTATCAATCACACAGATGTTGGTACAAATGCCGCAAAAGAAAATTCTTTTGATACCTTGATGAATGAACATATGAGGCAGATACGGGTGTTGATCGACGGCACTGTATGCCATCCCGGTTTTGTCGTAGCCCTTACGCCAAATGACATGAATCTTGTGGGTATTCAACCCACTAAGAGGCGATGCGCCGAAGGTGTCCATGACGCAATGAGGCGGATATATTTTGAAAGAGTCGTGATCGGCAGGGTGCCAATCCAATGACATGTCTTTGCGGGCAAAAGGTAATTCAAGGAGTTCGTTAATCGGAGCAATGATGTCCAAAGCCCCTTCTACGGGCAACTCTTTTGGACACAATTTTGAAAAACCGTTTTGAGGATCGACAACAAATAAGGCATCGGTATTCATGGTAGACTCCTTATATTAAGTCTACCATAAATTACCTAAATGTCAAGGCTTTTGTTTGGGTTTTGGACGGCCCTTGCCAACGACGTAAGGATCAGGAGGAGGGGTGTTGGTGGTCGGTTGAGCATCATCAATAATGTTCATGGCAGCTAGTGCCCCACGCATTTCTTTGACACCATCAATAATGTCTTTTGTAATTCTACGGCTTGATGTTTCCATCTTGCCGCTGACACCGTTAATTACTTTCAACGAAGCGTCAACAAGTTTCTTGATTCTTGGATCACGTAAAGAACCCGCTCCGACATTATCACGTGGCGGCACATAGTTACCGGATGCTTGTGCAAAGCCCATTTGTCTTTGTACGTTCAAGGATACTGGAACGTGGGTTTCCATCCATTGACTGAATGAAACAGGATTTGTAATGCCAAAGCGGTCGGTGAGTGGTGAGTCTTCGCCCGGCACCCGCAATCGATCCATATAGTTGAGGATCAAAATTGCGTCGTGCTGGTTAACTCTGAGGAATGACTTTTCGCCGCCCAAAGTGTGACTTGCCACAAATCTTCGGAGAGCCTTGTCAATTTCCGGCGGGAGTTTACCATGATAATCGCCGGTCTTTTGACCAGAACCATTAATGATTTCGAGTGGCTGATTCAAAAGAAGATGATCTAGGACTTCACGGTGATATTTTTCAACCGTTGGGTGCGCATAAATATGTGACGGTTCTTCCGGTTCAGGTGGTTCGTGCGATTGCGGCTGTTGCTTTCTGCCGAATATACGATCCATGAAGCCTTCGCCTACTATATTTTGGCGAGATTTAACCCAATTATCGAATTTGCGTCTTTCCATCATAGTATGTAGATTCTTAATACAAAAATCATTATTCACGAATGGTTCTACTAGGTGGCCGCATACCCAATGGGGGGAAAATGATTCTCTCTCTCTGTCGGCTAGGACGCATGACAGGCATAAATTCATCCATGCCTGATCGTACCAGTCTTTCTGGATAAGCGTTAATCTTTCCTTTATAGACTTTGTTGAAAATCAATTCTGATGCGGGACCAGAAAAATCCAGCAAAGTGCTTTTCCACTGTACCCAAATCTGGTGTAGAGCAGCATCAAAGCGAGACAATGCGGTTGCTTCCGCAAACCCAGACTCAGCATAAAGAGTTCGGGTTTCGGGGGAAATGTTAATTTTTTCAAAAACCCGCCAAAGCCAAGTTTCACGGGCGGTTTTATTGTTCATGGATTGGAAGAACCCATCCACGGTTTTCGTGTATTCTTTTTCTTGAATAACACTCAAAGGTATCGATTGTTCTTGCTTGCCATCGAACGTATAAGGCGTTTCGTGGAAAGGCATGAGGAACATGTTGGGAATTACGATAAACGGACTTGTGAAAATGTCAGCCCGGTTAACTTGCGTTTTGTATGAAGGTTCGGGTACCGATTTGGATTTTTGTTGAGTTAAGTCGTATCTCGTCACGGTGACGAAATCCGCACCGTCTGTTTCCAGAACCAGAGCAGATTTCGTCATTTTCTTTTTGCGTTTGCTTAAACTTTCTAAAAACAACGAACAAGGCAGCTTGAGCATTTTAGCTGCTACGTTGTTTCGCATAACGTATTCTGTTGCCACGTTCATTGCCGTACCCCTCATGGATACGACCATTATACCTAATGTTGATGAAACCAGCAACTGAAGTAATTACGCACTAAACGGCCATCAATAACGGAAAATTCCTTTTCGTGAACCCTTCCGGCAGTTGGTCCGGAGGCAACACGATCATGATCACGAATTACCATTAATGAGTGTTTGGCAGCACCAATGGCTTTTTGTAAATCTTCTAAATTGTCAGTAACAAACTGGCGTGGTTGATGAGCATTTGCCAATTCAATAATACAAGAATAAAGAGGATCGCTCTTGTCAAAGTCAAAATCAACCGTTCTGGCCGTTTCAACTTGGTTTTGGCCAAGCATAAACAACGAATCTTGTGCCGTCAAATCAATAGCCACCATATTGACATTCAAATCTTCCGGAGCATAAATGCCGTGTCCTGCGAAACCAGTTCTAATTGCTTCACCACACTCTAATCCCATTTGGAAATCATAAGTTAACATTGCCTTCAAAACTGACCCGAAGAATCGTGTCGTCACGGGAGCAGTACGGATACTGTTGTAAATGATTTTAGACATTTTCAATCTAGCTTGCTCTAAGGCATCAACAGGAAGTTTTCCACTTGCAACTTCTTTATCGTAAACATTGACCAATGCATCGTAGAATCCGCCTGCGAAAACTCGGCTGAAACTGTGTGGTTCACCAGCCAAAGTATCATCCGGCGCACGTGTTGGCAATGTTTCAGGGGCAACGTATTGGAAGTTATTGATAGCGGTTCTCAAAGCAAAATTATCCGGCATACCATCATTACCCTTAGCATGGTAGATAGCAAGTCCCATTTGTTCGCCGATACGGGCAACAACATTACTCTTTCTCAAATCACCATTCGTTTCTTTCAAAACGTCAGCAACCATTTCCTTCATTGTAAGTTCCGTTAACATCGCATTAATGTCGCCAAAAGCTTCATGGAAAGATTGGATTTCAACACTTTGAACGGCCCACAAGTCGGGTCGGAGAGCGTCAAGAATGGCATGTCCGAGTTCGTGGGCAACAACATCTGTCGATTCACACGTATAAACCGTCTGATTGGTTTTTGGGTCTAAATCGTAAAAGAAGTTGAGATAGTATCGGTCGTAATAAGCATTGAACATTTTGCCAGAACGTGGATTGGCAAAAAGCTGGCAAAGGGCTGGCCAACGAATAATCGGCTTAGTAAGAATGTTTTGGCATTGGATTAGCGACAAAGTCATTGTGGTGTAAACGCCACAAGCTTGCCGCTCAATTGATCCATCCGGTCCATCTTTGCCCGTAAATCCTTCAACCACGAATGGCGGGCAAGGGGTTGGCGGCTGTGGCAATTCCATCACTACCGCAAGCTCTGGCCTCGTTGGATCGTTAGCTTGGTAATGTATTAAACCACTAAAAGCCTTTACTATTGGGGTAACAAAAAACGCCTTTAATGAATTCCATATTTTCATATATATATACCCCCCCCTTTCGATAGTGGGCAATATATATGAAGTAGCAATGAAATAAATGAAAAATTAAGTAAGTACATTGAATATCACTTTCTTGAAAAAATACTATATAAAGTGACATGATTGAAGAGAGGATCAAAGCGCTCGTTGAAAAACGGACGATTGAAGCGGCCCGAAAAGAATTGACCAGTAAACTTCACGTAATCGTAAAGGCTTTTGGCAGACCGGTAGTCGAACAAACCGTTCAATATTCAATGCTGCCCGATTTCTGGGAAATGGATACGCCCGACATTTTGGATGACGGGGATGGCGAAGTCTACCTTAAAGGTTATTACTTCGATGGGCTAAGACGAGGAATCAATTTGTGTATCAAATTGATGTTTTATGATAGCCGACCAGCGGAATTGATTGTCCATTATCAGGGTTATAGAACTTATATGGAAATTGAAGGTGAGTTGAGGTCGTACGTTCCCGGTACTGAATGGGAAGATGCAGTTGACAGGCTTTACGGTTATGCTCGACCAGTAGAAGCCAGAAAATCTCTTGAAGAAAAAGAAGAGAGAAAAGTGGATGAGCGTAAAAAAGCACAGGGGATTGTGCAACGATTTAAAGCCTTGTGGGGATATTAATATGCCGTTTTACCAAAACGTATTTGACACCGAGTTTCGTGGTAACTTATTGCTGTCTGATAAGCAATACAATATGACGTTTGTAGTTAACTCCAATATCAATTCTTCGCAATTGATGATGGCGTTCAATCCAGAACCATTCGATTTATCAGTTGTAAATACATTAACATTCAATTATTCATTTGATGTCGGCAAAAGCTACGCACAATTAGCTGTTAATATTGCCGCTGGTGCCGTAAGTTCCTCTGCTGTGTCTGCTACTGAAGTAGTTACTGCTTTGAATGCCAATAGCACTTTCAAAGCTTTGTTTGCGGCTAGTGTCAATACCGATAACCACGGTGTTAATTATGTTATCGTTAAGTCTCTAAGACAGAGAACCCAATTCAAGGTTTACATCTCAAATAGCGGTGCTGAAAGCAAGTTGAGATTTAACAAAAAGGCTGGCGTTGCTGAAATGCCTTTGTACTTTGACAGACACACAATCAGCAGCATTACATCATTCCCAGACTCCTTGGGTGTTCTTCAAAAGCTCGATGTCTCACAAGCTATTGATCAGGCTATTATTGCGGATGCCGGTTTGAATTATACGAATGAGCAAGCCGATTGGGAGCTGTTGCGTGGCCGGTCTGGTATCTTTAACTTCCAGAAAATTACTGTAGATGGTAGCGACCGCATTACGACAATTATTGAATACGCTGCTGGTGCCAGAGTTGGTGATTTGGCCCGTCAGATAGATTATGTTTATAGTGGTGCTAATACTAAACCTGACCAAATTACAGAAATCCCTTACGTTATGACGAGTGGTGATTTAGTAACGCCTCCATAAATAAGTATACAATATGTCTAACCCAACCCTTATCGAATTACGAAAAATCAAATCGCTAGTGCATCCAAATTACAGCTTGCGTAGATTAGTTGGCGCTTTTCAAACAGCAGCAACAACTAATAATACTAATAGTATTGATTATGTTATAGATGATGACCCTTGTTCCTCCTCCTCCTCCTCCTCCTCTTCGTCTTCATCTTCACTTTCTATGGAAGAAGGTGCGGTTTTGCCGTTTACGTTAGGGGATACAGCATTAGGTTAAACAAAAAAGCCACTCATCTGAGTGGCTTTTTTACTTACCGTGTGGAAGACAACATTTTGACTATTTCATCAACGTCATGTTGAGAATGTTCAATATGTTCTTCGTAGAAAATAACCAAATCGTAATACTTGCCAGTTTTTTCAAATAATTTTTGTGCTTGTCCCAATCTCTTGTGATAATTTTCAATAACCGTCTTCTCTAAAGCAAGAGCGAATTCTAAAATTTCTTTGAGGGTCGTAAAGGAATACTCACCGCCTTGATAGCCTTTACCATTGGCGTGAGTAGGCATTTTACCGAAAGCCCTGATCTTTTCTGCGAATTGGCGAACGTGACCCATTTCCTCATTGGATTGTGCCGTCAGCCAAGGAACGGCAAACATTCTTTCGTAGCCGTTTAAGGTAAAACTCGCATGCATATAAAAAAGCATATGAGTGTATTCGTTTACTAGGTCGCCCTGCATTTCATCAACAAATTCATCAATAGTCATTGGTTTTCCTTATAATTAACATCTTCAACTTTGTAATTGGCATTATTACGTTTAATCATTTCCCACCACTTTTCTTGGTAGGTCTTTACTTCTTGATTATGTTTCTCATTCGCTACTGAACGTGAGCGTTTTTTGGAAACTTTTTGAGTAGATTGTAATGCGGCAGATAAATAACGTTTAGTCTCAGAAAATGCCGCATCATATCCACAGGCTGCTATCGCATTGCGAATCAGCAATTCTACTTGTTCGTGATTTTTTTTCATAACTACTTTATGTAGTTAGACCATAATGGGAAGTTCCAAAATGAATGATTGCTGTTACTTTTACGTCGATTATACAGGTGTCCAACAGCCGAATCAAGGCAAAGTATGGCCATTGTGCTACGAATGCGGCAAGCAATGGGAAGGTGCCATGTTTTGGGCCGGAGGCTACGGACCTTGGGAGTACCGCTGTCATAATCCGTTGTGTTCAACGCCGGGCGGTAAACTCATTTGGGAAGGCGTCACTGACTCGACAACTAAATGAAAATATCCAGCGTAGTTCTGACTCATGCATATCCTAAATTAACTAAGGATACCGTTAATTCAATCCGTGAATTTACGGGTGATCGTGTTATGACTCTTGTGGACGCAGCGGGTTGGGATCAATTTCAAAATTTTCCCAATGCCGAAAAAGGCTTTTACCACGCACACAAAAGAAGTCCATATAGAAACTACGCACTTGGACTCAAACGATTATACGAACGATGGCCGGACTCTGATTGGTACCTCTACACAGAATACGACTGCGTTTTTGTTTCTGACAAATTCAAAGAAGAACTCAAATCGGCAGAAGAACGAAACGCTTGGCTTGTCGGCGTTGATCTCCGTCGATTTACCTTTGAATTTCCCGAACTGTTCAACATCATCAACTTGCCAATTCCTAAATTCTCTTATTACTTCTTAGGTTGTTGCCATTTTCACAGGGGTTCATTCGTTCGCAAATTGGCTGAAATTAACTTTTTCGACAAGTTCCTAGAAGCAACCAAAGATTACGAAAAGGGCAAATTCCCCGGATACAACCGATGGGCATTTGAAGAGGAACTATGGCCTACTCTGGCAACCAGTCTAGGCGGCAACCTCTACGAACTTTCTTGTTGGAAATATGGCGATCAAAGTGACCACCAATCTACCCGAACAGACTCTAAAGTTTATTATGCCGGAAAAGATCATGATACTTGGCGGGGGAAGTTCCGCAAATACCCCATTCGCAACGCACCAGACATCGCCTCCGGGGAGATTTATCCCGAAGCCTCCATAGTTCACCCGCTCAAAGACCCCGCTAGTTTGGTGCGTACGGAATTGGCTGTAAGACGCAAACACAACTCAAAGAGAAAATTATTTTTATAAACCATCTTCATCATCATGTCTTATGTAAATATAATTACATTTTTTTATTACAAGATCATCCAAAATAGGCAAAACGTGATCTCTTCCTAAATTTAAAATAGCTATTTTTTCTTTATCCCAATGGTCAAAAAGAATTTCCAAAAATCGCTTTTCTCGTTTTAAGGTATTAGGATGTTGATTTCTTTTTGGATATTTTGGAAAAGGGTGCTCAATCGTCTTGCCTTCTCCGACCCAAAACTCATAATCATTATATTTCGGTTGAACGATTTCTGTTTCTTTAAGTAAGTTTTCATCTTCAACACATACGAGGTTAATTTTCGGGTGAAGTTTTTTTAATTCGGTAGCAAAATTATAACGTGAAAGAATACTGAACTGAGGCTCTGTTCCAATACACCCAATTATATTACAATCACAAAAAGCAATAGCATCTTTGGCGTTTTTGAGAATCATTTCATTCTTATGATTTTCGCCAAATACAATGACCAATGGTTGATTATCAATACAATGTTCTTTTTCTAAAGTGCCAATGATTTCCACTTCATTGTCAAAGCCAAATTTTGCTAAATTTATTTTCATCATTTCTCCAATTTGTAGTTCATCCACAAGACTTCAATTCTTTTTTCTTTTTGTTTTGACTGTGAAGAATGATTGGCAATAGGACGACAATTCATCTTCCATCCCTTTAAGTATTTTTCATACAGTGGTGAAGGGTATCCACTGATGAGTATCCTACCTTGTATGTCGTTAGCAATCTTGAGTAATTCAATATGCTGTTCTTCGGTCATTTCCACGGAATAAACGTTGTTGGATTGTCTGGTTGATGGCAGATAAGGCGGATCGACATAGAAGAATGTATCAGGAGCATCGTGAGCTGCTATCAACTCAGCTACCGGTTTGTTTTCTACTTGAACATTATGAAGTCTATTAATAATTAACGGCAAATGTTCTTTGTATGTCTCCCACGCATTCAAATCTCCGGGCCTTCCACCTCGTAGTCGTTCTGACCAACTAAAGGCTTTTCTCAATCCGCCACGACTCATACGTCGTACAACTAATTCGGATACTGCGCCAATCAAACCCGGTTCATGGCAATGGATTTTGGCATTATCAAAAGATGCTTCGGCGTATTCAATACCTTGTATTAAAGCCAAAAATGCTTCGGGATTTTCTTTGAGGTGATGAAATATGTTGGCAATGGCAGGATCGGCATCATTATAAACCTCAATGAGAGATTGAGGCTTATTCAGTAGAACAGAAGCAGCACCGCCGCAACCTTCTACGTACTTGTGAAAGTTTTGTGGGAAATGAGCGATAACAAAATCGCTTATGTAATACTTGCCGCCATGCACTTTGAAAACAGGTCTAATTTTTTTCATATTAACTTATAGTTCGCCCGTTGTAATGTCTTCAATCAGAACTTTCCACCGCTCAATTTTGACTGGTGGTTCGTGATATTCTTGTTTGTTTTTGCGGCCTTTTTTGTAGACTTCTGGTTCGGGTTGCGAAGGCTGATACCAACCTTTGCGGCTCTTTTTCTTGGCGTTTGTGTGTTTGTGATTTGAGTAAAGTGGTTGACCACTACAATTAACACAAAAGAAATTTCTACCTGCTACCGTTCCTTGATTTGCTTTGTTTCCACAAATATCGCACTTACGTACACAGGTTATAAACCCGGCATCTTGGGGAAAGCATGTGTAACAGACCCAATCCCCATTTCGCATTCTGCCTTGTGAAAGCGGATGCTCTAGGGTACACCAAGTACATTTCTTGTCGGGTTTGGACATTTTTTATCTGCGATTTAATTGACGACGATAATCGTCAGCAACGATGTCATTGATATTATGCGGATAAACCTTTGGCTTTATAGGCCAAATCCAACGAACTTTTCTTCTCCAATATGATAAGGCGAAAACCTCTTTGTATTCTGCCACTTCAAACACAGTAAATAGGTACAAGAAAAATGCCAATACTACACAGCTCAATATGTCGCCAAGTATGACAGACATTGTCGCTTCACCTGAGCCGATATTAACTATCTGCGATGCCAGCATTCCGAGCATGGCAGCTTCCATGACAAACACAATGAGTTTTCTAAGGCGTCGTCGCATGGTAAGACCCTTGGTAATTTAGCAAATGAAGCCACTACATACTTAACATGGGCCAATTAAATGACGAGCAACTTAGAGAGTTTATCAGATGTCGAAATAGTTTCAAGTACTTTTCTGAGAAGTACTTACAGATTACCCACCCGAAAAAGGGTTTGGTACCATTCGTTCTATACGACTTCCAAAATCGAGTTATCTCTGACTTTGAATCTAATCAGTTTAGCATTGTTAAGAAATTCCGTCAAGCCGGTCTGACCACTGTAACATCTATGTGGATGTTATGGAAGTGCATTTTCTACACCGATCAGCGTATTCTCATTGCTTCTAAAACTGACCGTGAAGCTAAAGCTGTAGGTAAAACGGTAGCTAATGCCAAGAATGAACTTCCGGAATGGCTTCGTCCGGAAATGAACAACGATAACGACCACGAAAAAGAGTTTGCTGAAACTCGTTCGGTTATGTGGTTCTATACTCCTGCCGCTGCTCGTTCCCGTGCTTTAACTTATCTAATTATCGATGAAGCGGCGTTCGTTCAAGGTATGGAAGAACACTGGAAGAGCATGTATCCTACGCTCTCAACCGGTGGTAATGCTATTATCATCTCCACGGTTAACGGTATCGGTGGCGTCGGTGGTTGGTACTACGAACAATACCAAAAGGCTATTGACAAGAGAAGTCAGTTTTTTGTTGTACATATTGACTGGCATGAACACCCCGACTATAACAATGCCGAATGGGAAAAGCGAACACGAGCTAACATCGGCGAAAAAGGCTTCGCACAGGAATACGAAGGTTCATTCCTCGGCTCCGGTGATACTTACATTCCCGGTGAAGTTATCAAAGAATTTGAAAAACAATGCTCTAATCCAATTAAAAAGATGATGGGTGAATGGGACATCATCCCCGAAGAAAGCTTCAAAGAAGACGAACTTCCGAATGCAAAATACGAACCCGGTGCGATGTGGGTTTGGGAAATGCCTAAATCCGGTCGTGAATATCTCATTACTGCCGATGCCGCTATGGGTGTTGGACAAGAAGGCGATAACTGCGCCTTTATTGTCATGGACATTTCCACGTTAACGCAAGTGGCTGAATTTTATTCCAAGACAATTCCGACATATAAGTTCAGTCAAGTTTTGGCGCATGTGGGAAAACTTTATAACAATGCTTTGATTATTGTGGAAAACTCAATGGGACCGGGCCAAGCTGTTTGTGAACGACTTGAACACTCATTGAGTTATGACAACCTTTACTTTACGCAAGGGGCAACTAGAGATCGTCCCGGCGTTAACATGAATAAAGTATTGCGTCCAGTTTGTATGGAAGCATTACAAACGTGTATGTTGAATCGTCTTGTCAAGATTCGAAGCGTTCGTATTATTCGGGAATTGTTAACATTCATTTACAATCAAGAAAAGCAAAGAGCCGAAGCACAAAAGAACAAGCATGACGACTTGGTGATTTGCCTCAGTATAGCATTGTACATCTCTGACGTTTTGAACCGGGAAATGCCAATCGGTGCTACGCCTGATGCTAATATCATTCACAAGAGTTTTTCGGGTGACGACGTTAAGGCATTGTGGAAAGAATTGGAAGCTGGTATTGAAACGGGCGATTTGTTGGCCAATCTAGATCCAGATGTTGACTTGTTGCCAAGAATGATGTTCGACACACAAAGACCACATCATAAACTTTTACAGGAATTTGGTTGGTAATTGCTATTTAATAACATGAGTTACGACCTATCAGCCCTGACCAATTTTGCCTATAATTACCAATTCAAGTTAAAGAACTTGCCGGTAAGTTTCGGCGACGAACCTTATACGAGAGTTTCTATCTCTCGTGACGACGACATGGAAATCGTTTTGATTTGCTTCCGAGAAGGCCAAACAAGTTCGGTACACAATCACCAAGGTAGCAATTGTGTGATCCGTGTAGTTAATGGCAAGTTGCTGGAAACGCTTTATAAAGAAGAAGATCCGGGCGAGTTGTCATTCTATCACCAGCATTATCTTCGCAAGGGTGATATTTCAGGATTGGATGGTGAGGCGATCCATCAACTCACCAACCTTTCAAAGACTGGTACGGTATTGTTGAACTTTTATTCGCCGCCATTTGATATGAATATGGACAGTAGTAGCGATAGTGGTAGTTAAAGTAAAAAACCGGGCTTTGCCCGGTTTTTGTTTTTCAATGAACTTCTGAAAACATCTTATTGACGCTTTCTTCGGTAAGTGTTGCGCCTACTTTTGAGATAGCGGTGAATACTTGCGATCCCAATTTGAGTGAAACTTCACCATCATTAATATGTTGTAAAATCAAACGTCTTAGTTGCCATCTTCGCATCAAATTAAGAGATTTCAAATCTGCTACTACTTGTGCGGGTGGTTGCTGACACTTTTGATAAGCCTGAATCGCTGCCAAAATGATTTGAAGGATTACATCAATCATCATAGGATCAACAGCGATTTTCTTATCAACTTTTTCTACTTGAAGGGCATCAGATACTTGACTGACGACTAAATCTAAAATTTGCGACATTATTCCTCGGTGGTTAAGATTGCCTTGATCGCATGGAGTTCAACTGAACCCCACTTTCGCTTGGAATTCGTTGGATTTGGAACCGGTACGAATTGACTTTGGAGAAGAACGATGTCGCCTTCTTTAATACCTGCTTCTTTTTGAACGAGTGGGCCGACGCTCTTGATAATCCCGTGATTACTTTCTCGATCACGAATACTCAAGACGGAATGACCGGCTGCAAGTTCTTGTTCGTTAAGTAATTCCACAATGAAAGAATATCCAGAAGCTCTAACACCTGTAACTTTAATCATCATTAATTCCTGTGAGTTATTTTCAACATTATCATAGAAAGGTCACTCTCTTAATAAGTGAAAAAGAAAAAATACTCTCGCCAACAGATCAAAAAAAGAATAGACGGGAAATGTCTGCTTTGTGATGAACACAATTACAAGCTACTTGATGCTCACCGTATTGTTGAAGGTGGAACTTACCACTCAAGTAACGTAATTACCGTGTGCTGTAATTGTCATCGTAGTATACATTCGGAAAACATTAAAGTCGACCGCAAATATTTTTCTACTAAAGGTCATTGGATTGTTCATTTATGGATGAACGATAAAGAATATTGGATTGATGAAACCGAGAGATTTACGCCTGAGCCGCCCGCTGCTGAATATTAACTAAATCTATCGCTTGTTGAGGTGTTTGAACATTGCTCGTTTGAGACATTTTCATAGCTGCCATCAACTTGTTCTTATATATTGATTGATTGATACCAGTCGGAGGCGGCACATTCATCGCCTGCTTCAAAGTGTTTTGAACGTTCATTTTAGCGGCAGGATTTGGCGTCTGTGGAGTCATTTGACCCGGTTGGCCCATTTGAGGAGCCATTGCCTCTTTTAGTGAAACGAATTCTTTGAATTTTTTGAACATACCTTATTTAGTCGTCAGATAGTTTATTAATTGTATTAGTTGAAGAGTATCCTTTTCTGAGAGGCGACAAAACAACTTTGGCATTACCGGCAACAACATCCGTAATAGAGTAATCGCCGCCCTTAACAACAATGTGTGGCTGAATTTTATTAATCAATTCGGCTGGTGTATCTTCATCAAAAATCACAACATGATCTACGAAATACATTGACGCTAAAAATCTAGCACGTTCATCTTGTCCATAAATGGGTCGCTTATCACCCTTAAGTCGCTTGACAGAAGCATCCGAATTAACACCGACAATCAATCGATCACCTTGACATTTGGCAAATTTCAAAGTATCCAAGTGACCAGCATGAATAACGTCAAAACAACCATTTGTGAAAACAATACGTTCGTTTTTGTTAAAGTTTAACTCTTCGGCTTTGACGATACGAGAGCCTTCAACATCAACTCTTGCGAGTATTTCATTAAGATGAATTGGTTTATTATGTCTTGCTTTAACGTAAACAGCACCGGCTTCAAATGCCAATGCTACAGCTTCTTGAGTTGTCATACCGTGCGACATCCCAAGAGTTAACATTGCTATAAAACAGTCCCCCGCCCCGATAACACTGTTCACCTCCTTAGATCGTGGTACGGGGGACATGTATTCAAAAATTTCTTTTCCAATTTGGCAAATAACACCGTCGCCGCCTTGGGTGATCATACTCGTATGAGCATTTTCACATAATTTACTCAATTGAGATGAAATAGTAGATTCACCAGTTAGCGTCTTGGCTTCAGCCGCATTTGGCTTAATGACTGTAGCCCCGAACCATTTGCTCACTGGTGGTTTCTTGGGATCAACGATAGTAGGAATGCGGTAATAAGTACATAATTGCATGAGAGAACGAGCGGTAGCTTCGTCAAAGATGCCTTTATTATAATCACTAATAATGACCGCACTCAATCCCTCTTTGATGAGAGATTCAAAATTAATGAGAATTTTTCGTCTCAATTCACTTAAATCTTTTTCGCCATAGTTAGGACTTTCAATATCCCATCGCAGGAGAGGAAAGTCGCCTTCATAAAATCGAACTTTGATTGGTACAAAGCCGCTTGGCAAATCAACGCAGTAGTCAATATTGAAGGTTTGCTGACCGTACAATTTACGTGTGACATTGTCCACAAAGCCTACGAGAAAGACTTCGGCGTTCATGTGTGTCATTTGATGGCATACATTCGCAGCGCCACCGGGACAAGATTCCTTGGCGTCTGACTCGGAAGTTAATATCGGAACGGGAAATTCGGGCGAAATCCGGTTGACTTGGCCGTAACGGTATTCATCAACGAGCGTATCACCAATAACTGCTATTCTCAGTCTCGTTTTGGCATTTTGAATTTTGAACTTATTAATGATGTCAGATACATTCATTTTCTGATCCGTATGAACGTAGTAGTAAATTGCCCGTCACGAACATCCCCACCTTGGGCTTGCATTACTTCAACATCAAGACCAGCCAAAAGATTACTCAAGTCACTTTGATCATATACACGATAATAACTGCCGTCTGTTTCAGCGTAAGGCTTAGACCAAGTGGGATTGTATTCAGTTGTCAAAAGCAATAAACCGCCCGGCTTAAGAACCCTCATCATTTCCAGAATACCCTTGCGATCTTCGTGTACATGCTCAATCACACTGATACAGACAACTCTATCAAATTGTTCGTTGGCATACTTCATGGATTGCAAGTCGGCTTCTTCGGCGTGAAGTTTGCCACGACCTTTACCAATCAAATACTTACACCACTCTTGAGGACTTTGTAATTGTGGATTTTGAGCATAGTCACGAGTCGCCCAATAAAAACTATCAGTACAAGTGTAATGATTAACTTTTTGGGAAGTGGCAATAGCGAAATAGCTATGAAGCCCACCGCATTCTAAAACCTTTTGATTGGCAGCGAAGTCCCCGTATTCTAAAATCCGCTCGTAATCCCAAGGTCGGATGTTGCCGAAGTAACTTTGTGGAAATTTACATTCAGAGTAAGGCCCACATAAAACTTTAGTTTCTTGGATGTAATCTTGAAATACCTTACCGCCATTGGATGTAAGAACATCATCGCCCGGCAATACGGTTTCTGTGAAAATAAAATCTTTGTTTCTTATAACGAAATGCATTAACTTAACCTTTTAAGAGCATATGGCAATACGATGTTATCAACCTTTTCCAGCCAATCCCTATAATTTCCATCATTAACTAACCAGAAGTCAAAAGGAACGTCAGGATATTTTTCATGATCAATACGACCGCTTGGCTCTTTTTGAAGCCTTTTGACAAATTGCATCAATTCTTGTTCTGATCGTGATGGTTTTTTGTTTTCATATCCCGGTCGCCAAACCAAATTCATAATACCATTGTTATTACGAACATGCTCAGCTTCATTAATATAACGAACATCTGAGATAATCAAATTATCTTTATTGTTATCGAATAATTTTCTAATCCAAATATCAGCCTTGGTGTCCCGCCAGCCATCCCCAATTTTAATTAACCCATCTCGCAAAGGGCAATTGAATCCGGGCGGCACTTCTTCTTTGACTTTCCATTCCTCAATAAATTCCATACTTACGTTAAAGTGTTCAGCGAAAATCTTTTTGACGGCATGACCCAACGAGGCACGTTTCCATTTTCCACTCAAACGAGCATATAAATGATCAGAAGCAGCGTCTTTTCCCGAACGATATTGTCCACCAAAACCAATATATTTTAACATCAATACTCCGTAAATTAAAAGCTTCGCCTATTTCAGATAGTCAAAATTCTATTATTCTGGGTGTTATTATAACGAAACAAGAATGACAATCAATCTGAAATGATTGTGACATGAGGGGCTAAATAGAGCATGATCAACATGGATGAAATTTTTGGCCGAAAGAATCTTTCCGTTTTGCTAGAAGCGGCATTGGATTCTATTCAAAAAAATAAATTGAAGTTAATGTTGGATGGTGGAAACTTTTCATTTTTCTTTACTTTCGAAGACTCGGTTTTCGGTGGTGATGAAGGCAGTCGTGTAATGTTTGCTAAGATGAAAGACTTGGATGATGAAGACAATTCACCGGGATGGCTTAAAGAAGCCCACTTTACTGCTATTAACCTGAACAAAATGGGACAAGGCGTTCAACTTCAAATGATTTTTGGAGAAACAGATTTGCCGAAAGTTCATATCATCTCTAGAGATGAAGTATTGGCTCAACTTTCAGCATTTTTTGAACGTGAAAAAGATCAAACAACCCCACAAGGAAAATAATGAATCCACCTTTACCCCCGCTTCCACCACCACCGCCTTTTGGACCAATTGGGCCTTATGGGCCTCCAATGATGCCGCTATTGCCGCCGACTATGCCGCCTGAACCACCGAGAGGAATACCTTCACCGCCGACGCCCCCGACACCTCCGGGGACACCACGGCGATCTTGGCCGTTCCCACTCCCACCAATACCGCCGATACCGATTCCGCCAATTCCAACTCCGCCAAAGTGGTGGCCTAAATTTAAGTTACCAGATTTCCCATTTTTTGATACACCACCCGGCATGGTATTACGACCTGAACCCATAAGACCCACTCACGTAGTTAGCCACTCATCATCTTCGTCAAGTGATAGTAGTAGCAGCAGTAGTAGTTAAACACCACAAGAAAAGGAATAATATGCAATTACCACCACCGCCACCAATCGAACAACCGCAACCACAACCACAACCGCAAGCACCACCGCCAATGGTGCCACCACCGGGAATGAGGTATTTTTTACCATTACTTTGGCCGTGGGGAACGAGACGAATTCCAATTCCTTTACCGAATTTGCGGCATCCTGATTTTGATGACTTCGTGCCTCCACCAATTGGATTGCTGCCGGGCGTACCGTTAAGAGTGAGCAATTTTCCAACACACAAAGTTATTCATTCATCAAGTTCGTCTTCTTCTAGTAGTAGTGGTTAAGTGGCGTAGTATCGCCCGTTGCTTGACATATGTTTCGCATACAAAATAATCTGTCGTGCGAGAATCTCCAAATCAAACATGACTTCCGATCTTCGGACATGCTTCATTTGCTCTTCGAGATCAAGCGACCGTGCGTATTTGGGATCACACCCTACGAATAGGGGATTGCTCTGTACGGAGAATCTCCCTAATTCAAATAAGGTGATCGGACACAGAGTTTCCGGTGGGAACCAGAACATACGAGCATGAGACAAATTCAAGTGGTGATATTCCCACTGGATTTGTTCCACAGTCATTTTTGTATTATTAACGTCGAAGTTGGTTCGCCGGGGATTGATGAGGATTAACTCCGTATCCTGCAACAATCTCACCATCTCCGCTTGCCAATTGCCCACACCTGAAATTCCCCCACCGAGAAACAAGGTTTTCTTGTAATCATCGATGGATTCAGGAATGAACAAGTCGGGACATTCAACGTACTTCATCGTAAATCCTTATACTAAAGGTTCGCCGAGAAACACCCACTTTGCTGCTTTGAGAGCATTGGGATCGCCACAGGCTTTGCCGGGAACGTCGCTGAGCTTGACGACCGGAATTCCGTTGACATGTGTTAACTTCATCACGATATTCATGGCAGGTCTGTTCATGAAATCGTTAGTGAAGTGTGTGCCGATGCCGTAAGCTCTTTTAATTCGATTGTAGAAGTGTTGCTGGATGTTCGTTGATTCTGTAGCAGTTAACCCATCACTGAATGTGATCGATTTGGTTTTTGGATCAAGTTTTACTGTTTTGTAATGGTTAATGAGTTTTTCGCCGTATTCATACGCTGACCCGCTATCTTGTCGAGTCGCATTGAATGCTTGAGCAAATTGGCGAGTGTAGTCTTTCAGGAACACATTCGTTCCAAAAGTATCGGGCAGGAAAATATCCAATTCGCCCTTGAAAACACGAAGCCATGTCTCCATTGCCTCACGGTTGGCATATCGCAGGCTTTTCAATGCACTGACACCCATAACGAACTCATGAGCCATTGTGCCCACCGGCCTAATATCGTATTTCGCTGCCAAGTGGATGTTGCTAATACCGAGCATATTCGGATGATCGGCCTTTTTCATTGTACGAACAACTTCATCCTCAATATCGTATGAGCGACGACGACGACAGCCGAATTGAACGTATTGACAAGGATCGTGTTCGATTGCCTCGCCATAGCGACTGTAGTGACCTTTCAGAATTTCCATTTTGGTCAATGTGGATTTGACTATTTCGCTACGAGGAATGTGTCCTATTTCAGCATCGATTTCCCCGCAGAACAATTCGCTGATTGTGTAGAGGATGGGAATTTCCCACCACATGGCTTGTTCCCACGGGCCTTCAACGGTAATTTCACCGTTTTCCGTTATATTAACGTGGGCGGGATTTGGGGCAAACTCACTAAGCCAATCCATATACCAATTTGGCAGGAATGGGTAGTGTTTATGGATGTGTGACAATTCCCATGAATCGGCTTTCATGCCTTTCACGGAATTTACGACTTCCCTTAAAGATTTCAAAAGCGATTTTGAGAGAACATCGGTTTTACGACGGTTCATGAAAGCCATACGGACATGCGTACCCGGAAACTCTTTGAGTACGGCATATTGCATGAAAATTTTATAGATGTCGTTGTCCAGCAAGCTTTTAATGGCCATGATCTACTCCGGAAGGATGGAAATAGTCTACCATAATTGAAAATCATTTGCAAGATAAAAATACATAATATTACAAAAGGAAATTAACATGAAATGCAAGTGTTCAAAATGTGCCGTCAAAGATATGGTCTATGGATTAGTCAAAGAATGCGTCCCTTCACCAATCATCGCAGGTAAATATGAAGATTGTCCAGAAGCAGGAAATGCCGGGAGATTGTTTATCTGTGAGGATAGACCCTTCAAACTCTATGACGATGGCACATCTTGGACAAGATACAACGAATATGGCAAGATGTTTGATGTACCAGCACAAGGATGGGAATGGTCGTACAACAAAGAAGATTCCGTTTGTAGCGAAAATGAAGGATCGTTAAATGTCGTTTGTCGGTCATCTTATACGCCACATCCAGTGTTTCTCTATCGTGAAATACCAATAACACCATACAAGGTGACGTTTCAATGGGAATCAAGTTTGATAGCTGATGAATTTGCTCCTGAAAATCGTACCGGGGCCATTTACTTTGGATTTGGATCAAATTGCGGCAAAGCAATGACTCTTGGATTACGGGATTTCGGTATAAAACCCAATGCCTTTGTCGCACGTTGGCAAGATCAAGTTCATTTCAAAGGATTTGAAATGAAAACAAAACAAATGTCCATGTCTGCTGCCAAGTTTGTTCAATTGGAAGATGATGATAATTATCGCAAAATTTCCATTTCACCAGATGGTGTTAATTTTACCACATTGGTTGAAACCGGCAACCATTACAAGTTTATTGCCGACAAAATTGTAATAGGGGTTTTCAATCAAAACCTCATGTTAGAGGTCAAGTCTATAAAATACGATTAATGGAATATATAATATTTAAGTCATTGTTACAAAAAGGATTACATGAGCAATATATCCAATATAGCACCAGCCAAAATCGAAGCTATTACACCCTTGGTGAAAGATCACACGCCTTGTGATGATTTGACATTCGCACCATCTTGTCATCAATTCAAAAAAGATCAGCTAAATAGATTGAATGATGTTATATCAAAAGAATTTCATGAATTATCAGAACAAATAGCGGATTGGAAAACTAAGTGTGACACCAAGGCAACCTTTTACTCAACGGCCCCTTGTCATGCTAAATGGGTAAGTACAAAAAATGCCATTTTACAAGTTGAAAAAGAGTTAATGTTTTATAACGACGATTTCTTGAAAGCAGTTAAAGACATTAACCATTATATGAGTGAAATTTCTTGTACTCAATGTGAAAGAGGATCTTATGTATTTTTAGGCACTCTTGATAGTTCATTGAAATTGCTAGAAGCTGTTAATATTCACTTAGTCAAAATGTTCTCAGATTTCGTTAAAGAAACGCATGAACTTTTTGGCGATACGTGTTCATAATGCTCGAAGATTGCTTTGTCTTAATGGGATGGGATTTCTGACACAGGTGATTAAACAATTGGCATAATAAGGAATGCCAATTATAGTCAAATTAAAAAAGATTTTTATATGCCATTACCATTTAACAATAACCACGGCGGCAAGAGACAATTTCAATGCTTCGTCTGTGGCGTCCTGCAGCCCGATTGGGCCAGTTTCAAAGAACATATACGCAATAACCACGAAGAGGGGCGAGAATACGTCGTATGCCCCTTGGCTCGTTGCTGTGCTCCCGTTAGAGATGTCAGAGCACATTTCAAATCAATACATCCACAAGAAGTGTTGCCTAAAACTTGTCAAATGAAATCATTGATCTGGCGTGATCCCAAAGATCCTAATCGTAAGAAAAAGAAAATATCATTCAAGGAAGGGTGGCACGTTTCGCCAAAAAATCGCAGAAAGCTCCATTACAATTCGGGATGGGAATTAGATGTTTATCGCATTCTGGATAAGATGGATGATGTAATTGGTTACGAAGTAGAGCCGCTGGAAATTGAGTATTTCTTTGATGGTGAGAGACATACTTATCTTCCTGACTTGCGTGTTCACTTTACCGATGGAAGAAAAGAAGTGTGGGAAATCAAGCCGGTCAATCAAACAAACTTGGCGATAAATGAATCTAAATGGAGTTATTGCAACGAGTACTGTAAGAAGCGGGGTATAAAATTTATCATTATTACGGAGGTTTGGATTGCCGCTAAAAAGAAGGAGTTTCAAATTTCAGACCAATGAACTTCAAGCAATACTATTTAGAGTCCGAGAACCTGCCATTTTCTGATGAAGATTTCGCTGAAAAGCATCATCAGAAAAACATTAATGGTGCAAGGTTACTTTATCAAGTGTCAGGCGACCTTATTGACCTTGCTTCTCTTCGTGTTTCAGGAAAGAAAAGAAATCAGGGATTAGCTCTTGCTGCCATGAAAGCATTGGTAGCAGAGGCAGATGCAAGAAAATTAAGAATCAAACTTTTAGCATCGCCACTCGACAAACGAACAAACCTTAATCGACTTGGAAACTTTTATCTGAATCTTGGATTCCGCATTATTGGCCGGGGAAATCCGTTAGGTCATGCGATTATGGAAAGATTACCTACTTCTTCTTAGACTTTTTACAAACCGCACCCCATACCTGAAAATCGGGATTTTTGCAATCCTTCTTTGGATTTATAATGGTGGCAACTCCAGCCATTTCATTAATTTTTAACCATTCTTTGAAGTTCATCATTCTTTATTTAGAATATCGAATAAAAAACCCGGCCAAGCCGGGTTATAATTAGCCTCGTTTTTCAATCGTCTTCCAATACTCATCGTTTTGATCTTCAAAGAACGAGTACGGCTTATCACTTTCCGTTTTGGAGCAAACGAAATAGCTACGGGCGGCAATCTTACTATCCGGGCCTTGACCCTTCAACATTGGGTGATCCCAACCGATTTGAGCATTGAGCCAAGCCTTTTTGAGAGTTTCGTCCATTTCGTGATAGCCGAATGATCGGTAGTCAGCGATGACGACGTTTTCTTTGTTGGCGACGTTAACCGCCATTTTTTTTGCAAGTTCAGCATCCGTAAACGGCAGGAAGGGGCCAGCAATGTACTGGAACTTAAACTTCTTGGCCGTCTTGCTAAGAGGACACGGGATCTTCATGATACACTCCAAGTTTTAGCAACTAAAAGGAACTACCATGAAGATACCATAATAAGACAGATAATCAACTTACTTAACGGGACATTGACCATTGGCACAACCACTGCTGCTACCTCTGATTTGTCCGGAAAAAACAGGTTGTTGAATGATACGTCCAACACCGCATTGTCCACCGGAGCAACCTTGAATGATTGTGCCGCTGAATACAGGTTGTTGCACTTCAACTTTACCTTGTGTAGATAAAGCGATTTTATAGGCTTCTACTTTAGATTTAATGGTTGGTGGTAAATCCGTAGTTTCAATACCCGGAACAATCCAAAGTTCGTTATTGAAATACTTACCAACAAGAATTTCTTTATCCTTACCACGACCGAACAAATCAGGCGACACGGCAACGTGTACGAAATCAGATAAATCATCAATCATGAGTGGCGAATAATAACCAACCCAAACAATCAGGTTTTTATGTTCTTTGATTGCTTTTTCACGTGCGACACCATATTCTTTGAAGTCCGGAGCGGACTCGGAAACAGGGGCTACGGCTAATGCTTTGGCTTTGGCGATAGCAAGGGCTACTTTAACATCCGTTTCGACTTGTGATTCAGCCGCCGGAATAAACGATAACGTTAACAATACAACAATTAATGCGAGATACTTTTTCATAGATTCACCTTTTAGATGTTACTCTATGTATGCAGCACAAAAAAACCTCCCCGAAGGGAGGTTTTCTTTTTTTTAGACTAGCCAGCTAATTGTTTGAGCGGGCCAACCAACTGCTTGCGAATAAGCAAATGTATCTTGCTGTTTCAATTCACGACCAACACTATCAAAATCTGAGAGATAGCAACCTTGCGGAAGAGTCACTTGACGACCACTTTCCAAGGTCACAACATTGTTGGTATTTCCCAAGTAATCACCCCAAGAATTTTGATAAACAAAGGCAGGCGTGCCACCCTTGACTGTACATACGCCACGCAGAGCTTGGCAGTGTGCCCATGCTCCAGACACCGGACACCATCCACCGGCTTGACGTTGCATTGTACGGCCCAATGAACCGCAAATGCTAATCGGATAGCCGTTTGCCAAAGCATCTCTTGCTTCGGTAACAGTGCTTACCATTGTCGTTTGGATATGGTGTTGTTTAGCGATTGTTTCAATATCGCTTGGAACGCCCTTGGCACCCCAATCACGGCATCGAGTTTCGTTATAACTTGACAAATCCACTGAGTCGTATTTTTCGCCGAGAACAATTCCCCACTTATTTAACCACTCAGCTGCCCAAGCACCAACCGATCCATCAGAATAATCACCGTATTGCCCACCGACTTCACAGCGACTACCGCCATAAATCGGTTCACGGGCTACTTCGTGACCTTCCCATTCTTCGGCAGCGCCCAAAGCGATTTGAACAATTAACAAGTCTTGTGCTGCACGACCTGAACCGTGTGAAACACAACTTCCAACTTGTCCTTGATCCCACGAATTAAGAACTTGACCTAAAACTTTTTGTTCGGCTTCCCAGAAAAATACATCCTTATTTTCACCTGTTCCCTTAAGGTGAGGAGCAGCACCCGAAAAGAACGGATGTTGAAGTTGACTGAGAACACGAGCTACAGCATTATTATCCTTCTTCCATCCGAAGAAGAATTCTGCATTATTATACTTGAATGATTTTAGCATTATTTAACCTTCCCTAGCGCATCGGCTACATTTTGAAAGTGAACGGCAATTGCTTTACGAGTAGCATCATCAAGAGCGGCTGTTGCGGTCTTCGGCAATTTTGAGTCCAAATCAACTCTGATGGCCTCTCTCAATCCCATTAAGTCATTACCCAAAAGTTGTTGAGCTGAATTGTGGAGAACTTCAAGAAGTTTTCCGGTGGTCTTGATGTCGGCATCGTTAACTGTGTTTTTGGCAGCACTTTTCCACAAAGTAACAAGTGCTTGTAATTTTGTAGCCTTATCAGCCGTAGTATCAGCTTGATACGCTTTAACTAGATTTTGAAGTAATACATCCACCGGAATTGGATCGGGACCAGGGCCGGGTGGAGTGGGCGGTGTGGGCGGCACAGGCACATCACCTTCTACTGTTACTACGCAAACATATGGCTGACTTGGTACATCACCAGCAGCGGTATAAACGATAATTTTGTATTTGCCGGGTACTGGGCTGCTAAATACAGCTTCTTTAGTTGATTCAAAAGTTACCAAATCGGCATCAGCGGAATCAAGGTACCAGATAACGGTTTTGCAAGCAGTTTCAGCCGGAATTCGCAACAGGCGACCCGGTTTAACTTTCATTTCAGTCGGGACTTTAAGTTCCGGCACATCGGCTACTTTGGCCTTTGCAACGGGAACTTTAACTTCCGGTTCGGCTGAAAAAGCCGGACCGACGAGCAGCAACGCAGCCACTACGCCTAAAAATAATTTTTTCATTGAGATCCTCCACGAACAAAATAAAGTAGTTGGAGGGGTCAATAAATAATTCCGTGTGATAAAAAACGCTCAATACGACGACTTGTAAGGATTTGATCTAAAATGAAAAATGTTATTCTTATTATGTCAGATGGACACAATCACAACTTCATGGGTTGTGCCGGAAATCAAATTGCTCATACCCCAAACTTGGACTTGCTCGCAAAAAATGGAACAACCTTAACCAATTGCTACGCTGCCAGTCCTTCATGCACTTCGGCAAGATCACTCTTTCTCTCCGGTCAATCAAACTCTCAAAAACCAGCACTTGCCTATAAACTATCACAACAAGAAATACACTCCTTTTATGTCGGCAAAATGAGTACGATCAAAGGTAAATTCAATCTTCTTTGTCCGAGATTTGCTCAAAAAAGAAACCATAGACCAAAACTCCTAAAGGCCAAAAATGTAGAAGTTAATAAAAATCATAAGCATGACATTCTATCAACCAGACATGTATGTCGTTTATTTGAAGGGGCACCCAAACAACCATTTTTTGCCATGCTGAATTACTTGGCACCACATCCACCTTTGGCGGTTCCAGCAAAAAGATATGTTGATCGATTCATGGATCAAATACAGTTTCCAAACCCCCCGTGGCCTGCACACGAAGGTGCTGCCAAATTTGTCAATCAACCCAAACTCACCAGAGAAGAATCCAGAAAAGTATTGGCATCATATTATGGAATGATTATGTGGATGGATGAAAGAGTTGGTGAATTGATGAACAGTCTTCATTCAACTGGATTAATCAATAATAGCGAAGTGATTTATACGTCTGACCACGGAAATATGATGGGACACCACGGCTTGTGGAGTAAACCTTGTCTGTACGATGGCGCAATCAAGGTGCCATTGATTATCTCAGATGGTGAGCATTATGGTGTCAAAGACAATGTTTGTTCATCATTGGACGTTTCAACAACAATTGCTCGCAAGTTGGGTGTTGAAAAATTCGGGCAAGGTAGAAATTTAACGTCTTTGTTGAAAGGCAAGAAATGGAAAGATTGGGCCTTTGCCAAGTCTAATAGAAGCCGTTTTGTGGGCACTCAGCATATGGTACGATTAGGAAAGTGGAAATACATCTACACACACAACACCGAAACAAGTGAACTGTACAATTTAGATACCGACCCAAATGAGAAACGAAATGTCGCAATTGCTCACCCTCAGCAATGTAGCGATCTACATGTCCTTCTCGTTGATAAGTTCCGGCTTGGAATCAACAAGTAAACGGAAACCACTGATGTTAATATTACGGTCTTTGACATAGAGTCTGGCCCGCTCTTGCATGAAAAACATTTCGTCTGTGGTAGGTTGACGGCTGCAAAAAATGGCTACCGATAGATAGGCGGGGTACTTGATGATGGTTTCACGCTGAACAACCGCAAGCATTGTTTCTGTATTTTGCTTGATAGATTGTTCCCGTGACTCCAGTGGCCAATGCTTATAATTTTTGATTTTATCATTTTGCTTCTTGCAGTTATCGGCAGCATCCTGCTTGAGTATTTTGAGAGCCTTTTCCTCTTCCCCGTCTTTGAATTCTTTGCCTAGTCCGTGGTTGAACCATCCCGGTGTAGGATAAACATTAACTGGTCGATATGTATCATCCTCAAGATCATCTTCATCAAAGCGGTTCTCAACAAATTCCAATGGATCGTAGCCGTCTTTGATGTATTGGGTGCCTTCTTCTTCACCAACGCCGTCTTCACCGATACGACCCGTGACAAAAGCACAGATTTCTCGTTCAAAATTACCTGCGTATTTGTCGGTATCAATGATGAAGGAGAAGCCCATTTTTTTAGTCCATTAGTTGTGATAAGTGGTGTATGGTCACTCGTAAGGCGGTTCCATTGCTTTTTGCTTGAGAGGCTTTGTTTCTGTTTCTTCTTGTTCGGCATCAACTCGTTTGGCTCGGATTGGAGCAGCGGCTTCGAGGATGTAAATTTCGCCATCTATGATGACTTGAATTTTATTAACATCTAGTCGCTTCATTTCCTCTTTGCCCTCTTGGACAACTGTTCCTTTTGGAAGATCATCCAACTCGCCTTCGAATTTATCGATGCGGAAATTGCCATTGATAGGAATTTCCCACTCATCACTCATACCAGAAAAGAAGTGGCGAAAGTAATTGGCGACCTCTTCATCCGTAGGATTGTCCAAATCCTTAAACCATTCTCCATAATGCTCCGCATCTAGCTTAATGGATGCGGAAGTAATGGAAGCCACCGAGGCATTTGTCAGATATGGTTGCCATCGCATGATGAAGCCTAAAATTGAAGGTGGAAAAAACGCCGGGGTATTGCTACCCCGGCAACATGACACGGATTACTTCTTCGGAGCTTCTGCTGCCGGTGCTGGCACGTTAATGTTGAACTTACCGCCGTTCAAGTCCGTCCACAGGGTTCCGGTGCCCGAATAGAACAGGTTCAATTCCAATCCATCGGGCAGAGCGGTAGCGAACACCCAATTATTGTAGGCAGCGGGTGTTCCAAAGGCGGTCACAGCCATCTTGAACTTGCTGGCTTTCGCCGTCTCGATAGCCATCTTGCCTTCACCTTCCGCTTGCCCTGCCACAAGTGTCGCTTGCGCCTTCAATTCGGCGGTTTGCTTGTTAATTGTGGCAACCAGCTTCCGGGTTTCGGCGTCCGTTTCGGCAACTATCTTGTCACCGTCTGCCAATTTTTCGGCAACCAACTTCGTCGTCAGAGCGTTGGTTTCGAGTGTTGCCTGTTCAACCTTTCGCTCTGCTTCCCGCAATTCGGCTTCCTTTTTGGCCGTTAGCTGTTCCACTTCCCGTGTCAGCTTCAACTCGTCGGCAATGTATGCCGTTTGAATAGGACGGCGAACATCTGTTGGAATATAGATGTGCCGTACCAATCCGTAGAGTAAGGTAATGTCTTTTGCTGCCAGAACAGCTTGGAATTCAGTCAGAGTCTTGTTCTGGAAGATTTCTCGCTGTTCGCCGACCAACAGCTTCACTGCCGGATATTCGGAACCATTGTTGCGGCAGATCGATTCGATTTGTGGCAACACCACCTTCTGCTCCACAAGGCCGACGTTGCCGAACTTGCGGATAGCATTCGGGGCTTGATTTGGCATCAGCCCCCACACTGCCGTATAGTCCATCGTGATGCTGAACCCGTCCGCTGATGGGAAGTTAATACCCCCGGTCAATGTCGCATCGAGGTTATTTCCTTCTTCATCCGCCTTGGCCATTTCCAGCGTGTTCTTTCCACCGCTGGTAATGTCAATGTGGGTTTCGTGGAAGCCGATTTCCACAACGTCCACGTGTTGTTCAGCCGGATTCATCGGATACAGGCCGGGAGGCAGAACCTTGTCTTGAATGCCGGTTTTCTGGTGAGTAATCGGATTGTCAGCCAAGTTGGAAACGACGCCGACGTATCCTGTTGGAATGTTAACCCAACCAGATTGCTTCTTGGCGTTGCCAGAGTCAATGGTGTGGGTGCCAACAACTTTCACTTCGTAGCCGTAAGGGTTAACCCGGTAGCGACCCGGCCCCAATACCTTCCGAAGCGTTCCCTTGAATTTCGTATCCCCGATTTCGCCGTCTACGAGGAATTCGCCTTCTGGCAAGGAGGCACCCAACTTGCACGTCACCAAGCCGACTTCACCCGGCTTGACGATCACATCCGGCACAATCGTACGTTCCCACCAGATCGGGCAGTAGAAGTGTCGGCCCGGCCCACGGAGTTTTTCCAAAATGCCGACTTCGCCTTCTTTGGCCCAATTGCCTGCTTCGGCTTGATTGTGTTTACCGAAGAACATCGGACCTTTGTATCGCAGTTGCAGGCTGTGGCCGTCTGGAACTTGTACCCGGTTCCAAAGCCAATCCACGCCGACATAGATCACCATCACGGCGAGCAATCCAAGCAAGCCGAATTTGAGTTTCCAGTTCACGACGCAATCTCCTGTTTCAATGTTAAGGGGAAAGTAAGAGTGGGGTGAGGGTTATTTCTTTTCGAGCGGTTTCGGTTCCGGCAATGCAGCAACCGGTTTCGGTGCGCCTGCCGGTGGTGCCGGTTTTTGGTTATCCTTGTTGAAGCCCTCAAAGATTTTCATGAGTGGGCTATCGCCAGTGTTAACCATCATCTTCTTGAATGCCGGTGCTAACTTCTGGTAGAGAACGAACCGGGCATAGGCTTCGCCATCGCCTCCCAATGCGTCTACCGCCGTTTTCCAACCGGCAGCATCAGCGAGATTTTGGAAGTCGATAACCCCGGCTTCGGCTTTCTTCCCGGCAAGAACCGCTGAGGCTTTATCCTTCGCTGCTTCGAGATCGGCCTTGCCAACCGACAAGTCCCGATTTGCTTCGGTGACTTTCACCTGCTGGTTTTGCTTCGCAGTGGTCGTGTTCTGTATCACAGTCGTTTCCGTTGTGACCAGTGCTTGACGTTGGGCGATCAATGCCTTTTCCGTCGCCAGCATCGCTTCGGCCACTTGCTGCTTTTTCTGCTCCACGTATTGCTGTTGCTTTTGGTGGGCGACTTCTCGATCCCGAACCGGCTTGGCGATTGCTTGCGGCGGGTTAATCTTCGTAATCAGTGCTTGGACGACATCCACGCCTTCGAGACGGCACGATTTCGCCATTGCCGTTTGGAAATCTTTCTGGAATTCAATCCGGGTTTCGCCGCCGATGAAGTCCCGGCCCGACTTGTCCGACCCTTTCAGTCGGCAGAATGAGCGGGCGTTCGGCATGATGACCTTGCGGATCAATTCGTCGTGGATGATGGAGTCGGCGACATTGTCGTTAGAGGTTTCGTTGTAGACGACGAATACATGTGCGGCCTTGGCTGGATCGACACGGAACTCGATGATGCCGTCGAGGGACACCCAAAATCCATCCCGGCTCGGAAAGCCCATGTCTACCGTTTCGGCGAGATTGAACCGTTGCGAGCGGCAATCCACAACGTTAACACGGTGAAGGTATGGGTTCAGGTAGTAGGTTCCCGTATCGAGCGTTTCCTCTTGAACGCCACGGCAACCCTTTGGAACGAGGATCACGTTGGGATTTTCGGGAAGCGGCCCGGCGAGATTGGCAACCACCCCACGGTATCCGGCGGGAATGGTGACCGGCGTGTAAAGCTCGATGATTTCCACATAGTCGTTTTTGGGGCGTTTGGCTTCTTCACCCTTGATCACGCCATTGATGGGATAGCGTCCGGGGCGAAGCACTTCGGGCACGATACCCTTCTGATCTTCCTGCGTGGCAAGGAAGTCGCCGTAGGGAAGGTTCTTCCCGTATTGGCGGATGCGAACGCCGAGCTTGCCGTCAGGGATGGTAATCATCGGGTAGACGTTGGACGACCACGAATACGGATTGTAAAAGTGTCGGCCTTCGGTTAACACACCGAGTTGCAGCCCTTTGTGGTTGGCATCAGGTGCCACCGCATCGCCGTTATCGATGTCTTCGCCGGTATTCCGTGTCAAAACGGCAATGTGTTCTGCCGGAACGTCGATGCGGACACTGCTGTAAGTGATGATACCAACAATCACGAACAGTACAAAGGCAATACCGGCAGCGATGAGCTTGCCGACATTGGCCTCAATCCAATCCTTCATGGGATTCTCCTGTGTGCCGGGTAGAAAGAACCCGGATTACAAAAGACTATAACCTATCCCATATCACTTGTCAACAATTTTCTTTGAGAATGCCATTAATAATGGGATTGAGATCGAAGCGAGATACCGTTCGTGGCCCAACGGTGTTTTTATGATTCCAGACTTGTTGATTTAGCCCGGCAATAACCGTGTCTACCTTATTGGTGTCTACTTTCAAGAAAAAATGAGATTCCTTGTTTTTCGTCATATCATCGGATGCCTTGCCCGCATAATATCCAACCCGTCTCACACAAACGTTGCCATAATTGGAATTGGTATATTCAAACCCTATGGGTGTATCTGGTCGTTGCGGTTTTCGCAATTCACCTTTTCGCCAAATCTGAAATACGCAAGGCACATCATAAGGCACCCCATTAAATAAGAAGCTGATTGGCGGAAGCTCTTCACAAACAAAAAGATGAAATGTCGGATTGATTTTATTTTGAACCGATGGCTTCATAAAAGACAAAGGTAAAATGAAGGCAATTGTATCCGCCCACTTGGAAGCGTGGGCGATGAACTTTAAGGCCAGACTGTTTTGTTTCCCAAAAGGCGGATTTCCTATGACTAATACTTTGGAAGCATCAATAGATGTCGTAAAGTCAAAAAAATCGGCTTGTTGAATATCTTCTCTACCGGGGTTGATGTCCAAGGCAATCAAGTGGGATACTTTGATAGCATCCACAAAAGAACCATCCCCCGCTGATGGTTCTACAATCAATTCATACTGTGTTAAATCAAGCAACGATACACAACGAGAGGCAGTTTCACGGTTGGTATAAAACCTATCTAGCGCATCTTTTTGCTCATATCTCATTAGGCGAGAAAATCTTTAACTTCCAAAGTGGAATAATAAGTGGGATTAATGAGGTTGCCGCTGAATTGGCTGAGTAACTGTCGTCGTGGGACAAAGTCATCAGGATCAAGAACTACGGGTGATGCCTGAACCATCAAGTGCGGGGCAAACACATAACCTGAGTCGCATACGTGTTCACCTTTGTATCCAAGGAGAACTGTACCAACAGGGAAAAGGGGATCGCTGTAAATATTAATAGTGGCATCTTCAAACTCAAAGACCCCTTCTTTCCGAACCCCCAAATTCCACGAACGAGTTTTTTTGCTGGTATTATTACCGACAGATTCTCTCATTTCAGGAGAGCAGATCATCCAATTGGGGAAAGAGCGACCATACATTTCACTGGATTCTTTGCCGACATTGTAAATTTGCTGTTTGACAATTTCATTTTTTTCTTGATATGTTCCTGACAGATACTTAAAGTTTATCTTTTTATGTAAAGCAGCGTTAATTCGCATTTCGCTAATAACGGAACGATCAACTTCTAGTGTAAGTTCTGCTGCTATAATGCTCAACAAGTCCATCTCGGCATCAATACCGTTACATGATCGTAATGATTGAGTGGCTTCAAGACTCCAAGACGTTTTCATTTTTCGAGGTGTCGTTTTGACTTCCGAAGATATTAACGTGTTTTTGCTAAAATGGTAAATTTCAGAATTGGCTTCTGTCAATGCTTGGACTGACACTAAATCAAATAAGACGGTATTACCAACCCATCTTCTAACAAGAGGTATATTGAAGCGTTTCACTGATTGATCGTCATGGCTTTCATTTAAAACCCTTTGATTTTCCATCAAAATTGAAACTGCCAATTTTTTATCGTCAGAAAGACCTTTGAGAAGGCCAGTTTTTTCCCAGAGAGCCATCTTTTCTTGCATATCTTTCGCATCAATCATCGTATTATCCTTCATCAAACTTAAATAAATTCATCTATGTAAATTAGTTACACTTTGGAGATTCAAAATGAAATTATGGAGTTATGATCCCGGCGTCAGACCACCGCAATTACGACCCGCACCTGTCATTTTTTTGATTATGGTTGTTTTGGTTGTATTATTCGGTGTACTGCATTGTGCAATTTACGGCGATCCATTCAAACAACCCACACCTTCGCCAATTATTACACCAAACATTGAGCATACGCCAACCCTTCAAACCGAAGTGTCGCCAACATTAACAAAGCCCAAACTTGCTGCCAAACCGCATCAATGGTTAATATGAATTAAGTTCCCTTGCGAAAAACAAGGGAATATCGTATTTCATTAACTTTTAAGATTGAGTGCATCCAAGAATATCGAATTTCATCTTTCATCTGCAACAAGCAGCGTGCGGGATAATCGATACTGAACTTTTTATCACCTTTCACGAAATCCATTTTAGCAGATCCCAACAAACTTAAAATAGTAATAATGTCGCCGCTGCTCTTGCTATCGATATGCGGTGCAATCCCTTGGCCGGGAAAGTACTCGTTGATCGTTACGGAATCGGGCTTTGCAGTTAATAAGTTTTGATCGTAAAGCTTGCTGGCAATTGCGTCTAAAAAAGGCGGGATGACTTTAGATGCCATATTACTTTTGTAAGGCAAACTAGAACCGAAACGTTTAATGGTATTTCGACTTTTACTTTTAGTTGCTTTTGCCTTAATGATATGAGACATAATGGCTTTTTCTTCATCCTCGGTGATAAAGTCGGGAATCATCACTAATCCCATTTTCAGATAATCCATTGGCAACACCTCTAAAAAACTTTTTCTAGGATATTGAGTAAAAAAAAGTAAATATCTTACTATGACAATGTATTTTCTCAACGGCGCCTATGTTCCATTTATAACTCTTAAGTTTGCATCCACCAATAGAACGGATGCAAATTTTATCAAAGGGATAAAGATTGATGTTACAAACAAGGGTGACGGAAAAGTCTTATTCTATAACGCTGATACGCAAGCGATAGAATTCAAAACCGTAGATGATAATACCATTGACGGTATTAACGTTGATACGTCCAATAAAGCAAACAATAGAGTTTTGGCATATGATTCTGAAAGTGAAACAATCATATTCAAAACCATTAGTGGTGGTGGCAGTTCGTTTGATCAGGATTTGAATACAACCGATGACGTCACGTTTAACAATCTCGTTGTCAGCAATAATGCCGGTGTGGATGGCCAATTGATGGCTGATACTTTAAGTGGCAACAATGGGACTTATACAGGAACACTAGATGTTCATCATTTGAATATTACGGGTGATGCTGCCGGTATTTTTCCAACACAAACCGGACACAGTGGACAGTTCTTGACTACTAACGGCACGACAACTTCATGGGCAGCAACAGGTGGAGGCGGTGGTGGGGACTCATTTGATCAAAGTTTGAATACGACCGATCAAGTGGCTTTTGATCTAGTTCAAACACCCACACTTGTTTTTGGTGCGGGTGAAGAGTCCATAGTCAGTTTTAATTCCGATCAAGAAACATTCCAATTTGGATCGGGAATTTATACGCCGGGCATAGCATTTGTTGGTGGTGTAGAATCGTGTGGCGGGGCCGGAGTTAGTTATCTTCACAATATTAGTGCCTTGATCATGAAAGGGGCAGACGAAGACCCTGCTGGTGTTCTAAATATGAACGGCGGCGATATTCTCGATGCTATCAACATTAACAATCTCAACGGAGGCGAGGATGTTAATGTCATCGGTGACACTTATACCAATATTATGTTGATTGGAAACAACAATCATTTCAGTGATGCACTTGCGCCTGCTTCGGCAGAGTTTGATTTTAGTCGTCAAAGCGTAGTAGATGGTTATGGCGTCAGTTTTCAAGATACCAATGGTGAACAATATGTCTTTGAATTTGATAATAATGAAAGCATTACAGGAGGAACATATGGTGTAACAATCGGTGGGACTCTTGCCGAAACCGTTACGAACTTTAAGATCGCCGTTGAAGCCAATAGTCCGTTTACAGTAAACATTAATGAAGATGGCACAACTGGCTCTGTTGCTCAAAATGTTGAAGGTGCTTTTGGAAATACGAATATTGAAGGTAATTTTTCATGCACTGACTGTATTTTTGGAACGGTATTTCAGGGTGGTACGGATGATCCGAATAATGCATTCGGTTTTGGTTTCGGATTAAATGTCAATAACAAAACAATTACAATTGGTGCTCATGATACATGTCTAAAAATTGATAACAATGCCGAAAAATTCACTATGGATAACGGCAATTTGTATGTTACTGAAGGTCGTCTTTTCTTGGGTCAAGATGATGATCCAAATAATTACGCACAAGTTTATGGCAACGGTAGCACGATTTCAGTTCAAGCTATTGGCGGTGATGCCGAAATCATAAATAGTTATTGTGAAGTTGAATTAAGTTCGGAAGAAGACGACCAAGGCAACACTTATGGTCTATTGTATTTTGATACAACGGAGGCGTCTTTCAATACCATGCAATTGAAAGCAAGTCGTGTTGACATTGGCGATAATACCGTTAATGGACGGAACACATTTGTTTTCGGTGATAATAATACAACCGGCAGCGACGGCACTCCAGCACAAGCAACACTAACATTTACGAGTATTCCTACGAATGGACAAACGGTAACTATCGAAGTTCTCAAGGCGGCAGGTGCTACTACCACTTATACTCTTGAGTTTGATGACGATATGTCGGTAACAGAAGGCAATATTCCAGTAACGATTGCTGGAAGTTCTTCAGCACAAGCAAATAATTTTCTTGATGCTCTCAGCGAAGGTAATGTTCCATTAGGCTATGGTGTTGATGGTAGCATTGTTCAATTAACGCAAAATTTTACAGGCACAGATGGCAATACTTCAATCAGTAGTGATTACTTTGGATCATCATCTTTTTCAGGCGGTCTCAATCCACTAGTTAACATTTATTCTATTGGAACTGGTCAAGATAACCAAGTAGAAAATACCCTAAAAATAGGTATTGATGATGTCAACTTAACATTCAATGGTAACAATTCCCTCATTGAAGTTGGTGGAACTTTACACTTTGACAGTGCATATATTGGATTGAACAATGAAGACAATACAACCTTCATTGCGTCTGGTGAGGGCGGAGTTGATCTTTACATGTCAACCACAAACAATTTCATCGTCCAATCAGCCAGCATTCAAATGGGTGGCGGCAACAATCTTAACGGTCCAAATAATCTAGTTGCTATAGGGTTTAACAACAGCACCAACAGAAGTGCGGCAAGTGCGATTCTTAACTTTGATTTCACTGCTGGATCAATTTCCAATGGTGATTATGTCACTTTCCAAGCCGGGGCGGTTGAGCTATCTAACAATTATGAATTCACAAATGGTGTTCGTTCTATTGACGGCTCTATTATTGTTCGTATTGGAACGACCGGTTACGATGCGAACAACACTACTACAAACTTTTTTGAAATGTTTCAAGCCGGTCCCGGTTTTGAAATCACTGCTACTCAGACTGGACCAACGACCATATTGTTTACCCAAGCCAACGGCACGGCAGGCAACACGGCTTTTACTGGAAATTTGAACGGTGGCTTCTTCCCGTCAGCATTCACCAATGGTGATGTTGATAACGGGGCGACGGCATCTTGCGACTTCGGTATCGGTGGCACCATCACAGAAGGTGACACCATTGGCTTCACGGCAACTTCTGGAAACGTTTATAATTTCTACTTCACCAATGTAGGAACGCATACCGATGGTATTCAGGTTGCCATTGCCGGAACTTATAGTGCCGCAAATACAAAATTCGCTTTCTTAAACGCCCACAATTACCAAAGTCAAGATGCTGTATTCAATGTGGATATTGGTGGCAATCTTCTAACGCAAGTCTATCAAGGGGAAAGTGGAAACACGGAAGTTGTTGGCACTTTAGCTGGAACAATATTTGAAACTCAGTTCCATGACGGATCGGATATTGGAACTTATATGACTGCGTTTGGTAAAGGCTTAACTGTCAGTGTTGATAACTCTTCCAGATTTGGGGTTGACGCAAACTACATTGAAGCTTTGGGCGATACTAATACTCTGAACTTACACGCAACCCACATCAATGTTTCGCCAGGCATTACAATTAACAATACCCTTCACGAAAGTACACCACTAGAAAGCGGTTGGTTAATTCAAAAAGAAAACAGCGAGTTGGTTTGGGGCTATAATGTCAATCCAGATAATGATGAAATTGACAATAAGAGTAATGCCGCATTCAAATTAGGATTCCAAGGTACTGCCGGATACAATGGGCTTCAAATTCAAGGTGTCGATGCTGGTGAAGAAGCAACTACTTGGGATAATCATCAAACCTTATTGAATCTTGGCGTTGATGGACAACTTGAAATATCTGGTCCATTAGGTACACACGCAGCTGCTCCCCCTTCTATTGTTGAAGGGGATGTTCACAAGATGTTCTTTTGGCTGAGGGATGATGAAAGCGGCTTTGCCCCAATGGTCACTACGGTTGACGCAATGGGCACTGTTGTGGATCATACTTTATTAAGTGACGGTGATTTCCTTGTTGGACCAGACACTAATAATAATTTGACTATTGGCAACGATAATACAGTTGGACACGAACCAGCTCAAGGAGCAGCATCTTTCAATTTTGGTTCACAAACAGTAGTAGATGGTGATACTATTGTGCTAACTGACACCAATGGCAATGTCTACACCTTTGAATTTGATGATAATTCAAGTGTGTCTGGTGGAAATATCCCCATCACCATCTTTAATGATGGTGGTTATAGTGCTATGTTTACTTCTCAAAATTTCTATAATGAAATTACCACCAATTACAGTTCCCATTTTATTGTTTTCCTTGAATCAAATGTCGGCCCTTCTGGTACTTTGGCACAAGCTGTTTATGGTGCTGCTGGTAATAGAAGTTTGAGTGGAACCTTGGCGAACAATGTATTTGCTCCGACATTCATTGAAGGTGCTGACATATCTGAAAATCAATATGCTTTCGGATTCGGCATCACATCTAATATCGATAATTCGGTAGTTGTGGGTACTGTTGATGCCCAAGTTTTATGTAGAACTACTGGCGAAGATCCTGCTATTGATCTCATTGCCCCTGCGGTTAATGCCTCTGGAATTATTAACGCTGCGTGGTTCAATGCTACAAATTACTTTTCAATTGGTGGGGTTCAAGGATATACAGGATCATTCCAATCAGGCGATGGAATGCTTGTTGAAGTTGTTGGTGGTATTATTACGAACGTCTCATCACCGGGCTAATGTTAAATAAAAAACGGATTGGAAAACCAATCCGTTTTACTTTAATGCCATAGTTTGGCAAACGCTTCGCCCCAAACCTCAATTTGACCCATCAGTTTTTGAAATTGCTCTTCATCCAATTTGGCGAATTTCAACTTGGTGGCTAACAACAAACACTTTTGCATAAAGAAGTTTTCATCTTTATCAGTACGAATGGCAGACAATACATCATTGTAAGGTTGGGCTTTGGCAGCGAAATGCCAAGCTGTTAACATTGACGGGCCACCTTTTGATCGTGCTTCGGCAGCAATCTTAGCCGCTCCTTGTTTTCGTTTTTCGAAAAATTCCAACTTAACCTTCTTGGCTTCCTTGACAGCATCTTTGTGGTTTTTGGGTTCGTGTAGTTGATGTTCACGAATTTTCAGGAAATCTTGCCAAGTTAACATGAAGTTATTTAGAATGGAACGAAAAAGAAATCCTATATAACGTTATGAAAACATTCAAAACATTCAGAGAGTTCGTTGAAGCCAAAAAGCATCACGATAAAATTCGTTTAGCCTCAAATTTAGAAGGTGAGCCGATTGTAGTTGGCGGTGACAAGCCAAAGAAGAAAGTCAAATTTACTTTTGATGATAGCGGCGAGCCTACAGTTGTAAGGAATGCCAAGAAGTGAATTTCAAACTGTGGTTAGAAGCCGTAGACTTGAAAATTGGACAGATCATTGACATTCCTGCTTCCGAGGAAGATAACCGTTCACCCATCAAAGTCAAGATCGTACACATCAGAGGCGATTCGGTTTGGCTAACTCAACATCTCCAACATGATGACCTTATCGGTGCGTTCAAAATGACACGTGCTGCCGTACAACATTTCGCCAACGATCTAACCAAAAAAGTTGAAGTATCCAAAAAAACCGATGATCCCTATATTTCAAAAGTCATTAACGGTCAAGCCAAGTATTTAGGAAAAGGCGATGACGGTATGGCGTTTGAGGTTGGAGATATGATCGTTAAAGTTTCTACAACTGTACCGTTTCAACCCACAAATGCAAGTGTCTTTCATAGAACACCGGCTGGCGCTGCAAGAAGTATGCTGGAAAATGTAAGACTAACAGAGAAATTGAGAAAGCAAGGCGTTCCCGGTATTCTGCCGACATATGTTAGAATTATAGGCGACAAAGCATTTGCGGTAAGGCCGAAAGTGGATATTCCGGGTAAGTTAACCAAAGAACAATTGAACGAAGTTAAGGATACTATAAACGCTTTTCACAAAGCAGGATACTCAATCAACGACCAAATTCAAGTAGGTGTTTATCGTGGTAAAATATATCATTACGATTTAGGGAAAATGCAAAAGGGAGACGACTGGTCGTTCAAAGATGATATGAGTAGATTTAATACTTTGGTCGATAAAAGCGGCGTTAGTATGATTGATAGGGAATGGGAAGATGCTATAAATTTAGTACCATTAATGGTTCATGGCGACGACAATGAAAGAAGAAATCACTTCAGATTATTGAATCACTTAAAAAATGCTATAGTCAAAGAATTTCCAGAACAAATCAAAGAGTTTGAAGAACAACTCGAACAGGCGAGACAAGAATTAAATGTTAAGCCAATTGTTTTGCCTAAAAAAAAATAAGCACATCAATATAATAATGGCACTCAGTCGCCCAAAAGAAAGAAAGAAATTATGGCACCACCACCCGGTACACCTCCAATCCCCGGCACCCCCGGACCTCTCGGTCCATTCCCACCAATGCCACAGGCAGGACAAGGAAATAGTGCAATGCCATATGGAGCAGGACAAAGACTCGATGGTGCACAATTTGATAGGAATACTGGCCAATTAATTCCGGGTACGGTCAGACCGCAACCTGCTCCAGCACCATCTACTGGTCCTGGTATACCTATGCCAGCGCAACCATATGCTAATGGACGCCTCGGCAACGGACAACTTATTGTTGGCGATCAAGGTATGGGTTATGATAAAGGCATGAGTACTGGTGGTGCAAGAGGACCATATTCGTTAACTACGGTGCCGCCACAAGGAAGCCCAATTGTGCCGTCAAATGGCCAACCAATTATATCCGGCCCTCTAGGAGAGCCTTTCTCTTCCGTCGAGCAACCCGGAGTTAAACTTCCAAAGCCGACGGCTATTATTAGACCGCAAGTCGTTCCTGTTCCTGCAGCACCATCTGCAACAGTATCGCCGGGCACCGGGCCAAGAGGACTTGGCCCAAAAGGTGGTCCAAAAGGTGGACCAAAAGGCGGCGGTGGACCATTAGCTTTGTTTTTCCCAACTCCTACTCCCGCAGAGGATGCTTGCGTAATTAAGTTATTCGAAACAATGGGTGCTGACGCCACTAATTATACCGATGCGTTTGGTATTTCCCGCACCTTAACTTCGGATGTTTTAAAATATACGATTCAAGTTTCACCGTTTGGTGTTACGAGAAGCACATTTACCGAAGCACAAAGATTATATTACGAATACGCTGTTGATTCAGGTGCAAGAAGAATAAGCCCCGATGAAGCCGAAAGAAGGCAAATTGATGCATTGATGAAATTTGCACTTAACAAAGTTGTAGAAATAGGCTGTAACAAGTTTGGACAACTCCTCACTGACACCAATACACCCGAAAACGTAGTTCCTCAGTGTGCAGGAGGAGACGATAACTGTAAGAGCATTTGCACTTATTTGAGACAGCAAATTGTAGGTTGCTTATGCGATAGAGTAAATGCTGTTGCTGCTCCTCCTGAAAGACAAGCTCAGTGTGATGCTGCCAATTTAGCTGTATTCAATCGTTTGAATACTATTACTTACAGTGCTAATGCTATCATCCAAGAAGTCAATAAAACGAATGACGAAATGATTGCTCTTAAGAATCTTTATTGCAGTAAGAGTGAAGCTTGTTGTAAAATTGGAACAGCAATACTGAATTCTTTTGCTACTGTTAAAGATTATTTTACACCAATTCAAAATGCATTGAAAAATTTGAATGATTTTATTCTTGCGTTTACTTGTAAGTGTGATTGGAAGGCTACCATTGACGGGATGAATGACCTATGTTCATCAATTGAAAAAATGATAAGAGATTTTACCAAGATTTATCGTGATTGGTTAAAGTACGATCTTCCGAGAATGCGTGTTTCAACATGTGAAACCGGATCTAGTAGTTCGTCTTATTGAAATCGCAATAAAACCCACTTATAATAAGTGGGTTTTATTCGTTAATTGCCCTCTTCGCTAATGGCCTTTTCCCACGGGCCAATGGCTGAGTTCCAATCCTTAATGAGCTTATCTGGTACGCTTCCGTAAAGCAATTTCACTCTTGTCTTATTTTTTTCATTAAGCCAAGTTTCAATAACGCATACAATTTTATTCGCACCACTGAATCTAATTGGTTCCATTAGCCGTCCGACGAACATGAACAAACTGTTTTCTTTACGACTATAAGGATTGCCGATTGACTTCAAGGCTCTGGTTGCCAAATCTAGGTGTTTCTGATAAGCGGCTTCCGCAGCTTGCTTATTGGGTTGTTGAACATCCTTGGCTTCTTTGTGGTAATACTTTCTATTGCGAAATTCATCTGTATGAACGTGTGCTGTTTGACGGTCTACAACGTAAGGAAATGCGTCATCGAGAATTTGCTTAACTCTAATTTTCAATTGTGGTGATATATTTGGAATCTTCCATGTAATTCTTGCGAATACACTTTGTTCGTATTTGGCTTTCATTTGCTCTACGAATTCGTGATTGGTATTCGTTTTGATCGCAAAAAACAATTCCAATAAAGTATATTCGTGATCGCTTGCTTGTCCCATTGACATCAAATCATCTTCATCCGCCAACATACTTCTCGGCTGTACTTCGGCCACAACAATACAAGCAGTTCTCGGTGGGGCAGCAGAAAAGGCCGTTTGTAGATTGGTGGTTAAATAAATACCACCAATTGATTTGCGGCTTGCTGAATTGAAATTGGCATGTGGATCATCAGCCCATTTTCTTGCTTTGGGATTTGGAATCAAACCCTGCGACATAATAGAAGGAATGTTTTTGGGATCTGTACCGTGATAAACGAGAACCGATTTAGCCCCGCTATATTCTAACCAAAGTTTAAAGTCCATAGTGAGAGTATTTAGATCAGTGATTAGTTTTCCCACCATGTAGGAATTGGTCTTGCAGCCCAATTACCACACTCTACTTGTAGTTGTTCAATTAATTGAGGAGTAATATCAATTGAGTGTTGAATTTCGGGCGTCCATCTAATAAAACCCGGTTCTAACATGGGACGAGATTGATTAATATCACTTTCCAACACCATGCCACTTGATCGCTGTCTTAAGTAAAAGTACATAATATCTCCACGTTAAATAACAAAGCCCGCCTATTATAGCGGGCTTTGTTCATAGTTTCAATCATTCATTACGCACTCGTATCGCCTTCAATTTGTACCGTTACGCCATCGTTATTCAAAGCAGCACTATTGGTTGCCGTGCGACGGAACCAGAATGCCTTACATTGACCGGCTGGAATGTCACCGAGTGAAAGGCCAGCAGATTTGGTAGTTGGGCTACTGAATGAAACACCGGAAGGAGCCGTAGTTTCATCGGCAATCGTCAAACCTTGAGCGGACGAAGCACCGATAACAGAAGCGGCGGTCGTATCAACACCAAGAGCGATATTGGCACCACCAGAAACTTCGGAAGCAATCCATAACTTAGGACTCAACAAAGTTAACGATCCGTGGTTGTTATGAAGGAAAATACAGCGGTAATCAACAATCGAGTTGGCGTTTTCATCACCCGTAATGTCGTCAAACAAGTCATTTAAGGTACCACCCGTCCATTGCGTTGTAGAAATATATTTTCCGAGCGCATTATTAGGATTGCCTTGAGCCGTCGTATTTCCGGCAGACCCAGTCGTTGTTGAGTATTTGAACAAAAGATCAGTGGATAAAATCGGAATGGTACTACCCTCACTTTATAGATAACGTAATAGTTAGTCTCGACCAAAAAATTTTTATCCGTCTTTTTGATGGAACTTGAAGTAAAAGTTAATTTTTACGAGCAATATATAGAAGATGAGTTTTAGATTATTCATTGAAGCCGCACACCCATTTGTCAGTTTGCGTTCTGAAATTGAAAAACAAGGTTGGCGGTGGGAAGCACCATCTAATCGATTAATTCCGGGTACTAATCCCGAAGTCGTCTCATTGGGTGGCACAAATTACCCTACAATCGTTAGTCCAGACGGAAATGTGAAGATTGCATTATCAGAATACGACCTATACCTTTATCAGAATAGGGTAATGGTTGCCGGATATGACCCAAAGCAATCAAAACAATTAACAGTTGCCGCAATTATTGTTAAGCCAGAAGCACGTGGCAAAGGATTGGCAACATCATCTCTGAAATGGTTGCAAAGTGTCGCAAATAAATTGGGAATAACTTTAGTTGCCGAACCCCAAGAAATAACGCCCGCTAAAGTTAAAGGCCAAAAGCCGCCCAAAGGACTAAGTACACAAAAATTGAAGGCTTGGTACGCCAGCATGGGATGGCAAAATAAATACCCAGATTCGGACGCTATTATTCATTACAAGCCCACTCGTAAAAAAAATAGTTAATGCTCAAAGATCTCGAAGATCAAATTTTCAAAAACCCTAATGATGCCGAACTTCATTGGCGATATGGATGTGTATTGGGTTATTTGGGAAGATGGCAAGAAGCGTGGCCTGAATTGGAATGGCGACTCAAAGGTCATCGCTCAACAATTAACAGACGAAGTCATTACCCGATGCCAACATGGAAAGGTGAACAAGGAAAAGTTCTCGTTTACCAAGATCAAGGTTTCGGCGATTTTATCATGTGGGTACGATATACAGACTTAATGTCAAATGTCGTATTGGAAGTTGCACCTGAACTGTTTCACTTGATGAAAAACCAAGGTTATGACGTAATAGTTCGTGGTGATGCTTTGCCGAATTGCAACTTTGTAATTCCAGTTTCCAGTTTACCCGCTCACTTCAAAACAATCATCAACGAACAGTACATTAACATTCCCAATAACGACCAAGGGAGAATTGGTGTGGCATGGACAGGATTTGCAGGTCACGCCGATGACAGCATCAGGTCATCCTCAGCAGAAGATTTTAGTTTATTAGTTAAGGATGGAAGAAAATTAACAAGTTTAATGGTCACACAATCCGACTTAAGATTCGAAGATTATTCTCTAATGTTGGCAGACTTGAATGATACAGCCAAACTGATAGCGGAATGTCATACTGTAGTCAGTGTTGATACGGCTGTTGCTCATTTGGCAGCAGCGATGGGAAAAACAGTACATTTGGCTTTGGCTTATCAGCATGATTGGCGATGGGGTTCCGGTGACAGTATTTGGTATCCCACCATGAAAATATGGCGACAAAAAGAATTGGGTAATTGGAAAGAAGTCTTGAGTAGAATTTCTGATTTTATTGGTTAAACTACTTGAATGACAATACAAGAAGATACCTTTACCGTAACTGAGCAATTGGACGATTTGATGGTATGCTGCCCGTGGTCTACTGAGCCATTGGCGCAGATACTTGTACATCATTTGTTCCTAGAAGCCTACAACATTGACGTTAATGATTCGTTTACGTGTAATATTGATCCGTACGGCGGCATACTCTTGGAAACCATTAAGAAAATGGAATCTGAGCCTTGTTGTGGCGACTTTTAAACAAGAGGCGGTCTGCCCTTGTCTTTTCTGTACTGAGCCTTTTGCTGCCACGTTAATCTATCCCACCAATGCTTGAACCCTTGATCGGTATCCCGTACCCCACTCTTGGGAGTCGCCATCAACGCATCCCTTGGCATACCGGGTTGCGGAATTCTAGCTTTTGATCCTTTGTCTTGGAAGTCAATTCTTACCATATCCTTTGGCAACTTCGTCAGAATAATACGCTCTTCGTCATTCTCAAACTTGATCCTATTTTTATTGACTTGCGAAGCGGCATTATCAACGAAATACTTGATCCACGCCATAATCTTTTCTACGCCATCAGCCTCCATCAACACCTGCGATGTAAAGTGTCGGTATTCTACTGTCGGATGCTCTGAAACGACACTTGTTCCACTCTTACGGTCGGGCTTGACCCGGTTCCACAAGTCTTTGTTGCTGACCGTTATCGTCGGTTCTTTCTTGTACCTTAAGTTGTTCAGTTGGTTGATAATATCATTGTGAGCACTTCCGTACCCGCTCCGGGTCTGTTCAAAATCCTGCTGTCTGTTAAGCATAGCGAATTGAGAAAAATCCCTATCGTGTTTTGACATCGTATCCCAAATGCTGTCTTCGTCCGTATGAGTGGCAGCGGCTAACCGGCTAAACATGTCCATATGATCGCCACGCCAGCCCTTGGCATTCAAATCGCCAGTCCGTGCATTACCAACGTGAATGTGGATACCAGTATTGTTTTGAACCATTAAATCTTCTGGATTGTTTTTGATTACTTCGGCAATCGCAGTTAACGCTTTTTGAAGATTTGGCAACGCCGCATAAGGAATAACGGAACTCCTCATTTCCAAGATGGGGATATGGTACATAGTATCGTGACCATCATCGCCAACAGCCCAAGAGTCTTTCGTAGATTGCGCACCATAAAAAGCCTTAAACCCTCCCGCCTCAATAGCTTTCATAAAGTGTTTAGACCAATACTTAACAACTTCGTCTTTCCAATCCGTACTGGTTTTACCTAAGTTCAACTGGCCACTTTCAAGATGTTGTTTGAAATAATCGTAAGCCTCTTTTTTATTCATCGTAACCCAGTTAATCAAATCTCGCATATCCAAATCTTCATCATCATCATATTCAGATTCAGCATTCAATCTCATTCGTTGTTGAACATCAAATTTATAATCATCAGCATCCCATAACGCCCTTGCTAACATTAAAGGTGTAAATTCCTTGTAAGGAATTGAGAGGGTCATTAATTCTATCTCTAAACCAACTGTAGCACCTGTAACCAAAGGGTGCGTTTGCATGCCTGCCCTTTGAGGAGAATCAAAATTCAGAGTTTCCGCAATCCAAGACTTAAATTTCATAGTCTATTTATAACCCAAGGTGTAAATAGAGTATGTCAAATTTGCTAGTTGGGTTTAAATTGTTTGTAGAGAAAAAAGCGGAAGCTCCTGACAGCTACGTTTCTACGATCAAAAAACAACTCAAAGTTCCAAAAAAGTTGTGGTTCGGTATGCCGATCACATTGAGCAATGTTAAGTTGGGCGGACACTTAATTCGCCAACCGGCGGCTTTCTACGTCACTGACTTTGATAGTCATACGGTTACCATCAAACCAATTCCCTATGCGGCTTTGGATAAAGATGGTAATGGCGACGATATTGATGATGAATTAGATTTGGACACGGCTGATAATTTGGGCAAAAAATCAATCACAATGACACGTGATACGTTCCTGAAATTGATGGAACCGCCTAATTATCAAGGAGCAGATTTCGCCGGGGCTTCCGGTGGAGTACAATGGAAATCACAGGGTAACACTTTGGCTGGTCCGACCGGAGGCGGCGGTCCACCAATGGGAGGAATGTAATGACTTTTAGAGAATGGTTAAAAAACATCGAAGAAACTATGACAAGTACAGGGGATATTGCCAACTTCGCCAGACCTATCGGCGGATCAGTAGGCAGAATGTATCCAAAGCCCGTAATTTTGTCCGATGATAAAAAGAAGAAGAAAAATGTTAAAAAAGAAAATCTGTAAGAATTGTGCGATGTATAATGCCGAAGAAGGCGTTTGTAACGTAACCGTGGTTCATGCAGGGGAATACTTGGAATTAAAAGTTAAACCCAACGACCGCTGCCACTGGTTGAAGATCGAACACGAATTGAGCATGTTGGACGGTGAAGAAACTACTTTGCCAGTACAGCAAGTCAGTATCAAATACGATCTCGATGGTAAGAAAATGCGAATTGAAACCCCACAAGAAGCTAACCCTTTTAATTGAGAATATAATGCTTATTAAATTTGATGAATGGAAAAACCAACAAGAAACAGTCCAAGCTAACCAAGCATCGTGGGGGGTTGAAGTTTCCGGCAGCGTGCTGGAAATCATCAAATATCTACAAGACGGCCTTACAAAGCACGCCTTTCCGGCCACCTCCAACTGCATTATCAGCGTTGAATTTCAAAACCCCAACGTCACTCAAAGCCCAAACGCTGTTAACAATTCCGCAACTCAATAGCATTATTGGCTTGATTGATCAAGCGATTGTAATAAGCAATCGCTAAATTTTTGGCCTCGTCATGAGAAACCAAATCACTTTCTGTATAAACGGTATTCAGATTATCGGTATAAAGTGGGTGGTGGTCGCAACCTACAAATTCCACCCTCTTAATTGAAACGGCTTCCATCCTGCCACGTTTGGCAGATATTTTATCGTACGCTACCGATCCCACTGGATAGAGGGCGACAAAGAAAAAATCAAACTCCATGTCAAAACAACCGTGAGTCTTAACTACGCCAGTTGCAACATATGTAAAATTCATAGCAACCTTTGTTTGATTTCAGTTAACCTATCAACTTCGGCATACAAATCCGACAATGAAGAATTTTTTGATAAGGTATAAGTTCTGGGTGTAAGAGCAGCTATCGATTCCATTGCTTCGAAAAAAGCCAACTTGCGTTCCAATTCTGCCAATCTATCATAAGATTTTGTCAAATTGGGACGAACCCACGTTAACTCGTATTCTGTCATATTGTATTTATGATAGACTTACTTGATTTGACGAATTGAATACGACACACTGATAGACATTCTCGAACCTTCACGCACTTGGTTGGTTTTTAAGTTAAAAACAACATCAAATTTCCCCGGTTTCGTCTTCGTGGCAACCAACATCCAAGCATTCACAATATTCTTGGCATCCATCGTTCCCTCAAAAGCCAACTCGCCTTGAGGAATATTAGGATTGTCTTTTGGTGTTTTGAGAAGATTCTTGGGAACCGCAATCACAACACCCGGACGAACAGGCGTAGGTGAATAAGCATTCGGCGCAAAACCGCCCGCATAACTTTCACCCGTTGAAGACTTGGGGCCGAAAAATGTTAACGATCCTTGATTGCTGAAATTATGTTGACCTTTACTCTGGATAATGCCCGTTTTCTGAATACTTCGCCACTCTTCCCAACTCATACCACGATAAGCTAAATTCTCATCATTCGGAATGGAATCAATAGCATCCTTGGGACTCTTATAAACCCTTTTCCCCGTGCGACCATCCCAATTTGGATAATACTCATACCGATCATCTGATTTGTCGCTAATAATCTCATCCCGACCTTTGCCTTTGTCAATCGTATCATTTGTGAAATGATATGTTACTTCATTGTTCCAGTCGTCTTGACGAACTTTTGTTAAAGTATACTTGAAGCGTGCCATACTCGCTTTGAGTTCTTGCTTATCGCCATATCGCTGCAAATATAGCATCAACGCTTTTTTCGCTTGAGGAATTTGATCTGCTAACTCAGGTGATGCCGTGATATTGACACCTTCGCTAATAATAAAACGACTAAAAGAATCCATATCTTATTTATGTCAGACCATACTTTCTGTTCAAAAAAGCATTTGTATCATTTTTCAACTCATCCATCTCATTATCGTCAATATCTGGAATAGAAAAGTTTTCTATACCGTGCTTGGTACATGCCTTCCATCCACCACGAAAATCCTTCGCCGTCAAAGCAATGTATTCATTGAAAATATCTGACTCCAAGACAATCTTTAACATCTCAAGCCTATCACCAAATATCGCATAACCAGACAAATACAACAAATCTGGATCTTCTGAGATAACAAACTTAGCATCCTGTATCATCGGTGGCATTAACATCTTCCGCCCAAACAAGCTCGTCAACCCTTGCGTTCTACCATAAGTGTACCACAAAGCAATCTTGCCACGATCCCTTTTCATCAATTCCTCCTTGCGACTCAACAAATACTCATACGTCTTTGGGAATTGCGACAACTCTTGTTCGCTATAAGGAACAGCCTTACCATTGACGATTTGGTAGGGATAAATGACGGACTTGGTATGTTTGACAATGTCAGATTGGTTTTTGATCTTACTGACTTTGACGCACGGTTTGACCAATTCCAAGTCAGTATCCGTATAAAAGATTGAATCAGCGAGTGTTGCCAATCCTACCTTGATCTTAACTAGGTTTTTGAGCTTTGTTCCAACATTCTCAAACTTGTTCAAGCGATTGATCTTATTGCTAGGAATTAGAATACTCTTGGATTTGACAACTTCATAAGACTTGACATCCGTTGATAAAACCTTATCCAGATTTTCATCCATACCAGTTAATTTTCGCATGGTCATGGATTTTTGTTCTTCATTGGAAGCAATAAGAATGCTAGTATAAGTTGTGGCCTTCTTACCGAATATCTGATAACCTTCAAAGTCTATAAGCTCAACGATCTTTCTGTTATCGATCAGCCAATTCAAAAGATTGATCGTTGACTTGTTTTTCAGATAAGAATTCGGCGTGATGAAGCCCAATCTTCCGTCTGACTTCAAGAGAAAAAAGGCTAGTTCAATAAAGGCAATATACAGATCACTATCACCATTAACCATACTCCAAGATTTCAAATACTGCCGCTTATCTTCGGGAATGTTCTGGATACGGACATAAGGAGGATTGCCGACAACGTAGTCGAATTTGCCCAACGATGACAGGAATTCAATGTCGGTAGAATCGCCATGATATATGTTGATCTTAGATGGCTTTTTGCCGCAAGCGACTTGGCTATATTGAGTCAAAACCTCATGGGCAAGAGCGACGGCATTAGGGTCGTTGTCGATGCCGTACACGTTGTTTGCGATGATTTCATCTATCGCTTTGCCTGTGACGTGTCGTAGGTATTCTATTGCGTACAGAATGAATATACCGCCCCCACAAGCGGGGTCGATAATCTTGGTATCTACGGAAAGCGAAGTGAGGGTTTTATCAAGAATGTATTTAACGACAAAAGGGGGTGTATAAACAACCCCCGTTTGCTTCTTAAATTGTTCGGAATTGCTGTTTTCAAAACTTGCCAACATCTCATCAAATTGCTTCATCTGCTAAGATAATCATTTTTTTAAATTTCTTGACTGAGGACTTATGATATATTTTGCTTGTTTAGATAGCAATAGTCGGCAAGTCCGCTGTACGATACCCATATATAGGCAAAGCGACCTCAGTCCTTCTTCGGAAATGGCGTCAATTCCCAATCGCCAAAGCGAGTGCCATACACAGTTCTCCAACGGGCCAAATACCGATTTCCTTCAATTTCAATTTCCCACCAATCGAAATCACCGCTTTTCAACAACTCAGCATTCGGCGGCAATGCCTTCAACTTTTCTTCCGTCCGTTCCGCATAAGCTTGATGTTCGGATTTGATTGTAGGCATTATTAGTTGGTTTGCAGATGGAGTCGCATCGTGAAGACTCGCCCGGTACATCGTACCCATGAGAAACAAACAAAAACCAACGAATAGTAGTGCCGTTAAACGTCGCATGACTAGCCCCTATAAACGGTTGAAGTAAACGTCTCTCATTTTTTATCCATGTTGAAGAGGTACTTGTTCACCACTTCTTTCGCAAATTCGATACCAGTTGCCGGACAGGAGCTCCACTCAGGGTGGAATTGCACCCCAACGGCGTTAATGTTCGGGTAGTATACGACTTCGTATTCTTCCGGAACTTCGATTTGCTGATTGTGGCCGTTGAGATAGTGCAGCTTTTCGGTAATCCGATCATAGCTGATGCGGGGTTCTGCCCAACCGAGCGGGATCGCATCTTTTGGCGGCAATTGCATTTGGTGGTGGGAACTGTTACACTTGAGAAGTCGCCCATCGTTGGTTCGGAAGGTATGAACACCGCTGTGGTTGTTAATGTCTTGGGCGAGCTTTCCGCCTGCTTTCACACAGAGAAATTGACTGCCCCGACAAATCCCAACCATCGGAATCTTATGTTTCAGGGCGAGATCGAACATCTTGCCTTCGTGGATGTCACGAGCCATACTTGCGTGAGTGTACCGGCCTGTGGGTTCACCGTAAAGCGATGGCGAAACATCATGCCCGCCTGTGAACACAACGAGGGCGATGGTTTCAGGAAATTCCTTCAATCGGCCTTCCTGAATGGTAGGAATACCATGTTCGTCGAACAGTTGACCGCAACCTTGCGGGGTAACTTCAAGCACGTATTTTTCGGGAAGCTTTTTCACTTTAACAACTCCTTGGATGATTTCAGAATTTCCGCACACAATTCTTGGACGGTTGTAATGCGTCTAGGAATAGCGTACATGGATCGGTTTTGATCGATGTAATTTAGGGCTTTCAGCAGATAAGCCGATTCTTTTTTGTCCCGTGCGATCTGCAGTAAACGACGAACCTCGGCCTTAAAGGCACCTATGTCGTTAAGTCTGACTTCCTTACAGGGATCGTAAGGAGTGTACCAACCATTGGCAATGTTGATTTCCAGATACTCATCATAAGTCCAGTACTGGATTTCAAATTCTTCGTCTTTGATGTAGTCACGACCGGCGATGACGGTGGATACAAGACGGTGGTGGCCGTCTTGTATCATTCTTTGCTCGTCAGGAAATTGGGTGATTTGGATGAGAGGACTGACACGGGAGAGTTTATTAACAGCCGCCCATTCCTTCAAAGCCTCTTTCGTCCAAAATCCGCCGTCTTTAACGAAGTTAACCATATTGACTATTTGACTGGTATTGCGAAGCCACTCCTGTGACACCATCAAATGCTTGTCAATCTTGATCATCTGTTCCCTTTGAAAAGAATTTGATGAAGACCTTTAATTGCGTGCGAAGTCTCCAAAAGCCCGGACAAATTTGCCCTGTAGGACATTATTTCCGGGGAATCTTTTGGAAATTCATAAGCTCCTGCTTCTTTGATAAAACTACGCAGCTTATCCAATTCTCTTTGTACTACTTCTAGGTCTGATAGAACAAAAGAAGCAACATCTTTGAGAGGTAGTTCCTTCATTACATTCATCCTAGAAAAGAATCATGGTTGGCTTGATAGTGGCTCTCAGCAACTTCAAACGATCTTCAACAACCATCTTGGCTTGTTCCGGTCGCTTGAACTCACCGACCATGTCATATTGTTTAACAAGGGTGGAATTCTTTTTCATCCTCTTTTGATAAACTGCGTATCCATTCCACCAACCACGATAATTCCTTTGGATGTATCCATTAAAGGTCGTGTGGCAGTTGCCCCCATTAACCCATCGTTCCTTGCGTCCTATGTGCTTACTCATAGCAGTATACCTTTAATGAGGTTCCTTTGTCAATTGATTTACTGAATACTTCGGGACGATTTCAGCTTCGTGTCTGAAATTCATCTGTACCCTTATCGGCATTTGCATACTAAAGGGTTCTGTTTGTTTGATTTTGTACGGCGTCTTACACCGCAAACACACCATCGTGTTAATTTCACGATCCAATTGGAAAATGATGGCGTTCGTTTCACACTTGCACGGTTTGATCGAATTCATTGGTATAATCCTTATTTGATTGTTTTAGCGTTTGCTATGGTATCTTCCGCAACCTTCTTTGAACAATTCAAAGCCTTAATAACCTTAACCACATCGTTGACTTCATTCGGTGTCCGCATTCCCATAGCGTACAACTTCTTCGCCTTGGCTTTTCCAATTCCCTTGATCTGACACAATTCCACCATCTCAATAGGCACACCGTAAGACACACGCAATTTCATGAGCTTAAAGAATTCCGCTTCATCCCACTTGCTGCCCATGCTATCCAGCGCCGACAAAACTTCCGAAGCACGACCGAAGTCCATTTGAAGGGTTCGCATCGTATTGTTCATTGCTACCGAATGCTCCCCTTTCATGAGGAGATGGTAACAATAAGCCGTTTTGATTGTTGCCGGGGTAAAATCAACCTTCGGAGAAAGTGCTCTAGTAATTGAGCCGGTTATCAATCTCCCGAACGTTTCCATTTCATACTGTTCGGCCTTATTAACAATTCCATTTCTGTATCCGTCCAAATTAGCCAATGCCATACAAACAGCGACATCGTTATCGGCTAGATTGTTTTGGAAGAGTCTTGTGAAATTGCGACTTAGATCGGCAACGTCATAAGGCGAATAGTAGAACATGCTGGCAACTGTACCGGCAGTCGTAGTAACGTATTGTCCATCTTCTTCCCTCACGCAACCGCACATCACTAAGTTTTTAATTATACCACGAACATCTTCTTCATCAAGGTCTTTTTGTTGGAAGTGGGCCAATGTACGACTGTACCACTTGTGAACATCATCCATGTTCGTAATGCTCTTGTGGTGGATTTCGCTGACAAGGTGGAAGGCCAAAGTCTTGAAATCCTGCATTTGACTCTTGATCAATTGAGGCTCAGTCAAACGGGCTACGTGTTCGGCGAAATGCGAAGATGGTACGAGTACATAAGCATCGCCTTCGGGATCGTATTGCGGACGACCAGCACGACCGCATTCCTGTACAATCTCATGGGTATCCACTTCGGTCATACCTCTGTGGATGCCAACGATCACAATTCTACGGGCTGGCATGTTCAAACCTTGAGCCAAACCACTCGTAGCTACAATCACCCGCAAATCGGGATTTTCTCTAAACTGCCGCTCAATTTTCACTCGCTCATTTTTTTCTAAATTGGCATTGTGAAAATGGTTGCTGATCTTGGCCGCATTGAGTTTGCCCTGTAAAAGTTCGCCTGTTCTCTTTGTGTGAACAAAGCAAATGAATTTGTCGTTGGGATACTTTTTGAGAAGTTTAATCGTTAAAGCAACCTTCTGTTCTTCGCCTGCATCATATCCATAATTTAAGTTGTAGTATCGTTCGTAGTGGATATTCAACTTACAGGGACGATAATCTGATTCCAACAATAACGTTGTTTTATCGTTAAGGCTATTGATCCACTTACCTATTTCATCAACATTGGGCATGGTGGCGCTAAGGAGAAGGAGTCTGGCTTCGGGGTTGGATTCCGTGAACTTAATAATTCCCGATTCCAAGTGACCGCCCCGACCGACAACGCCCAACAAGTGGGATTCGTCAATTCCTACCAATCCGACATCCGACAAAAACTTGTTCTTTTCTGAGAAGAAGTTACGGGACATTGAATTAAGCATTTCGCTCGTCATGATGATGATATTTGCTTCATCCAACTCTTGCTTCCGTGCCGGTGTCATTCGGTAATCACCTGTACAGATAGCAACTTTCAAGTCCGAGAAATGGTGGCTTGGATCTGTCCAATCGTCGTACTTCTCTTGTGAGAGGGACTTTAACGGTGATAGGTAGATGGCCTTCTTACCGTGTTTTCGGATGGTGTGACTGGCGTAGATTTCAAAGCAAACGGTTTTACCGGCAGATGTTGAAGCAGCTACGATACAGTTGGTATCTTGTTCGTAAGTTTTCAGCAATCCGGTTTGAACAGGATTAAACTTCTCAAAAGGAAATTTAGCGTAAGGATAATCTGCTGTCAGCTTGAGATCGGACGATTCGTAGATATATTCAAGAGATTTTTTGATTGTCATGTAAAAAAATGAGCGGATAAAATCCGCTCTTTACTTTCAGGTTGTTAAAGTTGCCCGTCCGAAATATCCTGTATAGTCACATGAACCTTCTTGGGTTTTTGTTCTATGTATTCGGTTGGTTTATAAGCGTGATAGTATTGTGTACGACTTTCGATGTCATCCTCGTCGTACATTCGTTGGCGATCCGTAAATTCGTCGTCATCCATTTCCATCGCTGGAAAATGCGATGTTCTAATAAACATCATTAGTCGTGGCAGAGTACGACACATTTCCGTCATTTCATCGATGGTTTCATCTTCATCGTAATGACCAAGTTCATCCCTGATGTATTCCAAGTGGTTGCGCCAACACAACAACAACTCGCCCGTCATGTCTTCCAGACGACTGCGAGTGTCTTTGAATCTTTCATATTCGCCCCATTCTTTGGGGGACATTTTGCGTTGTTGTGGTTTGTGTTTGATCGGAACAGTGTAAGGATTGATCTTGAGTCTACTTAACAATTCCGATGAACTTTTTTGATTAAGAACCGTTTTAGTTTCATCGGCTGCTACGATAACGAGCCGTTTGGTTTCCGGATCGTTCTTTTCCCATCCTAGAAATTCGTATGCCTTGCCATCCGAGCCTTTGAAGCTAAATGGCAACGAAATCTTACCGCTGATTCTGGCGTCTTCACTGATGATTTTTGGACGTTTGGTTAAATCGTAACCACAAGTCGTACATTGCTTGGTTTCATCACCGCACCAATGAAATTTGCGCTCTGCAATGTATTTAGGGTTGGAGCATTCTGGGCAGCACTTGAACACTGGTTTGTCCCCGGTATAGACTCGTACACCACACATACACTTGTGTGCACCTGTATTCATTTTATACGCAATACCACAGGTACAAGCAATAAACTCAGGTACCCAAGCGGTATTTGTCCTTTGAGTCATAAGAATTAAACCTCTTGCGTGACTCGCCTTGTAGGATATTATCAATTGTATCAGTCATGTCGAAAAAATCATTAGCAGATTTTGCCGTACTCAACCAACTATCAATATCGCTGCTCTTTTGGAGAAATTCAACTGCTTCGGCTACGTCTTCACCGATTCTTTGATGAAATCTCTGTAGTAAATAACGAAGATCCGCATCAGATAATTTGCGACCGTACTCTTTAACTACTTCTGTAAATTTTGTGCCCTTCATGGAAACCGCCTATGCTTCTACGTGATAACTTGGGGAAACTCTTAGTCAAAAATTGGACCGACTTCATTGATGTGCATCTTCTCACCAATTTCGTGAAAGAATTTGTAAAAAATAAGAACTTTTCCGAAACGGAAATCGATGACATATCTTACCATAGGAGAGCAGTGAGTATCAAGGTCGGTACAGCCAATTTGCATCCTTCAGGTTTAGAAATTTTAGTAAATTTCACAGTCCCTCAAACAGACTCTTATATTGCCGGTACCTTGGAATTAATTTTGACGCTTGACGGAAAAACTATTGTTAATGATTTTGCCGGTGTAGTCGTCAAATCCAAAAAATACACTGACCTGTATTAGAAAAACTTAACATCATGTGAGTTTATTTTATTAAACTTGATGTCGCCATACGAACCGGGGGTGGATGTTGTATGAAAAGGATTATCAACCGCCACTGACTCGGTACCATAATATACCGTCCAAACATAAATTTTTCTAGTCGAACTTTTACCTTCGTATGGAACTTCTATGAGCGAAAGTTTGTGCTTGCCTAAAAACCTAACCGCTACGTCAGTTACTAGATCAAACGGCAAATAAGGATGGGATCTACCGAAAACTTGTAGCGAATTCAACAAATACTTTCCATACTGGCATTCGTTGTAATACAATCCGATATGATAACCATTAACTACCACTTTTCTCTTTTTGAGCTCAGCAATAGCAACTTCTTCTTCCCTCGTAACAAGAGGAAAACTGCGAGAGACGAGGTTTTTCGCAACCTCTTTCATCTCTCTCACAGTTTCTTTTAGATCAATCATTCTGCTTCTTTCCTTAATCGTTCCAACAAATCGCCAACATCTTTCATCACTTGGTCGGCGACATCATCGTTAAAATCATCGCCAACGAGATTGGGATCAAAGGATTCATTGTATTTGGGATAATGAACCTTAACTTCTTCGGAAGTCATGCCCCCAATGCGGTCATGTGCCCCTGCCAAGCCATCTTGGACTATGTTACTGGTAACGGTGCTCCATGCTTCATCCAAAACCTTCAAAAGAAACGCATCTTTTGAAGTGGGCTTAACAGCAACTTCCACTTTCACAATTTCCATCCAAGGACAGGATTCATTGAGTGGAACCGTCACATATCGTGGTGACTTGCCTTCAATTGGGTTTTTGCGTACGCTATGGTGAGCTGTCTTAACTCCCCCAATCGTTTTGTAGAGTTTTGCATCATTGGGCGTATCTTGGCACCACAAGGTAGAATGCAACTCTTCAACGGTGGGCTTTCGACCCAAATCCTTCTCAAGAGTGTATCCGGCGTACCATTCAAATCTGCTGAAGCTTCCGGAAAAATTCTTTAGAAATCTTCCGGAGCGTGTATCACGAAGAGCGTACATAATCATCTCACAAGAAGTTAATTACCAGTGGACAAACAAATGACCACCCATAATCCCCATGAACATCACATACTTCCATGAGTATCTGATCAAGTAGCAAATACCCACAGTTGCCAGCGTACCAGCAGCAATTAATGTGGGGTGATGCTGAGTAGCCATCCATGTTCGCCATGAAATACTGGAAAGACCCAACCCTACCAACAAAAGATCAACGATGATAGCAATTGCCATTATTATAACAAATGCTTCGCCATAAACATTTCTCTGCATACCTTATACCCTTAACTCTTCTTTGTATAATGCTTCTTTCAAGTCCGTAGGCGACAAGTGCTTTTCGGGACAAATAACAACACCCATTTCTTTGTAATCGGCCAGCATCTTCTGTAGGTTTTCGTAGGCGTATTGACGGAAACCTTCGCCAATGTCCGGAGACATGTTCTTTTGAAGGCGAGCCAAGAACCAGTTGCGGGTCTGTTGGAGACCGGGAGACAATTCGTACTCACTCGGATCAAAGCCGAGCAATTTGAATGTGTCCGAAGGTTCCAACCAGCAGAGCGACGACCACGGATTACCTTCTTCATATTCAGGAGGTAGCGGACGGCGTGCTGCCATTTCAATGAATTGGAGCAGGAGGCGAGTCCAATTCTTGATGAGGAACGGGTCTTTGCAGCCGTCACCTTCCACGATGCGGAATTCAACGGTTTTGCGACCGTTTTTCATCATCTGGTTGGTGTTGAGGGAATAATACTTAACATTCCCCACTTTCTTCATCAGATCGGCAGCGTTGAGCTTGGTTTCCGTCTGTACGAGGTTGTTGAAGCCCATGTATTGGCAATACCGGTTCCGCTTGCGGTGAGGCGGCACAGAGTCCATAAACACGGGTTCCACTTTAAACCAGTGGGCGATAATGCTGCCGATTTGTTCGGTGGTAAGATCGGCCACTTCAACGTGGACGTGTACCGAACAGCGATTATCGACCTTAACTTTGGGGTATTTGTTGAAGGCTTCCACGACTTGAACGACCTTGCGAAGTCCCGGCCACCCTTTGTAGATGGGCGTACAAACTTCCATGCCGCAAGACGAGTCGGGTTTCAGTACCCAGACTTCATTGTTGTGGGTGTGTTCCCACTCACGAATTTCGACCGCCTCCGTGCTACTGGCAGCAACCACCATAGCTACGTCGTCAATCCCGGCGACCTTTTGGCCTTGGTCGGGACGATTTTTCCCGTCGTAGGCGTTAATCTCCAGCTCGATGCCGAAACGGCGATCCGAGCAAAACGACAGGTAAGGCAATTTGTTCACAGGCGCTCCCATAACCATCTCCGATGTATCGTGAATTCACTTACTGATATTACCAAATCAAAACAAATTACGAAGAGCACTTTTTATCTGGCGGTTGTCACCTTATAATAAGGGCACATCAATAATTTAGAGTAACCAATGTCAGAAACAATTAATTGTCTAATGCTCAAAACCGCCGACAGCAGGGAATTCTTCACACAAGCAGCACATTTCGCCCAATTGGTTGAATTCGCTCGTACTTGTTCGGCTGAAATCTCTGTGGTCAAAGCCAATAACGTCAAGATTCAAAGTCTTCAAGAATTGGCTCGATCCATTTGCGATCATCATGGCAATCCCAACAAGGGTTCCTATGAGGTTGTGGAAATTAAACTCTCTCCCGTAGGAGAAATCAACTCTTCTTCAAGAACGAGACGGAAGATTCTTGCGCAAGCAGACATCCTTTCGTCACACGTACGACAAGAGTTCCTAGCAGGACGAGAAGTATCGCTTTTGGATTTAGAAAATAAATTCAAAGACTTCTCATTATCCAAACCGGCACTTTGCAATCACCTTGCACGTGTCAAAAAACAACTGATTAGCGAAGGCAAAGTCATTGTTAAACTCAAACGTGGCGTTTACTCACTCAAAGGTTTTGAAGTCCAAACTAATTAATTACCATGAGCATCTTGACCCAACCTACTCTCGTTCTCAATCGTTACTGGATACCAATTAACACGGTTTCGGTTCGCCGGGCCTTGACGATGGTTTCTAACGATTGGTTCGATGAACGCAATAAAAAACACACCAAAGCCCAAATTTTGGACGTTTACGAAAGCCGTACATACGACTTCGATGAATGGATCGAATTGCCTACCCGACCGGATGAAGGCATCATCCACGGGTGCGGCGAAAAGGTGTACCGTGCTCCCGAAATCATCATCGTGAGCCGCTACGGTCGTATCCCAAAGAACCAGTTAAACTTTAACAGGAAAAACGTGTTCAGACGGGATTGCGATGAATGCCAATACTGCGGTTGTCACCCTCCACGTGGCGACCTGTCCATCGACCACGTTATCCCCCGCTCTAAAGGTGGTGGATCGACTTGGGAAAACTGTGTAACGGCTTGCTACAAATGCAACCAGAAAAAGGCCGATAAGACCTTGCAGCAATCTGGCATGCATTTGATAAAGATTCCAAGGAAGCCGGGAATGGAAGTGTTGGGCAACAACCACAAGATTAAGTCTTGGGAAATCTACTTTGGTCGTCAAACGCCAGACGGAAAACCAATTACTTAAACTTGAACATCATTGGGCAATTCATTTCCCCAAATTGCCCATCTCTCTCTCTTCTTGCGTGAGAACAATTCGAGGTACGGTCCCTCGGATTGTTTCTCTACCATTTCATAAAAGTAATCAGGTTTCATGCTGTGCGGCAATCTAGGCGTCTCAAACGCTGTAGGATGTGGCGGGCCTTTTAACCTCAAACTGCCTCGTACGCAAAACAAAGCGTGTTCAGTAGCCCCACGATAATAATACCCCATCTTCATAGACGGGGTACCATCCGCTTTCTTCTTAACCCAAGTAATAATCGTCTTCGGCTCAAAGCCCCACTGACGGGCCAATTGATGTGCTTCAACCATAAAACTGTTCGTAACCCACAAATACAAATGGGCATTATCTTCCGCCTTGCTCTTGACCGCCAATTCACCCAATTCCTTCAAAGACATGGAACCATAACGATATATCGAGCTAACACTACCCAATGGTGTATTCCAACTATTGGGTCTATGTTCGGGGGAAGATTTCAAATCGCTTGATTTATAAGGCCACGGTGGATCAGCAACAATACACTTGAACTTAATGAGCTTGCTCCAACCAAGCATCCAATTCAGCAGCGTTCATAAATCCCTTGCGGGCAAGTTCTTTACCGTCCTTGAACAAAATCAAGGTCGGCACATAGTTAACGCCGAAATTCACAAAGGTAGTCTGTGCATTGCTAGGTTCAATTTTGGCGTGCTTGATTGCGACATGCTTATCTGCCGATGCCTTGAACACCGGTGCGAGTACACGACACGGAGCACAAGCAGGCGTGTAAAAATCTACAATTGCTAAACCTGCATGGTTTTCTATTTCGGCCTTAAACGTATCTTCGGTAAGTTCTAACATAATTTTTTCCTTCAGAGAATTCCTTTGATTATATATTCCATGATGGTGAATTGGCAAGTGCAACGTTTGCCTAAATCCGTCTCACTCGGCGTTTCCAAACAAACATAATGCGTTTTATCAAGAAATACCCTGTTTTCTAATGTCGATTTGCTCTTATTGTTTCGGTACTTCTTTTCAGGATGCCAAATAATACCATTCTCAACAAACTCATCGTTAATTTTACGATTATTGATAATCCTGAACCATTCGCTGGCTATCTTCGGAATGCCCAATATCGCTTCTTTCTTCTCTTTGTCAGAAGCGTACATGTAAAACCCATTCTGTCCGGGCCACTCATGCATAGAACACAACATTGATACAGGATGTTCTTTAAGTAGATCACTGACAATAGCCGCTTCGCCAGTTAACACCTTATCACAAAATCGTCTATTGATGTCTTTCCTAGCAGCGTTCCTGCGAGTACCTTTGGCATATCCCCAAGAGTTGATCACGGGCATCAACATCACAAACACATCATCAGGTACCGAACCCTCTTTGACAAATTTCAGTATAGCTTCAGGCCCGGCAGGTTCGTCCCCATGAATGCCAGCAGCAAAACAAACGGATTTTTTAGCCCCTTCATTGATCCTAATAGACAGAAATTCATATTGTCCGTCTAATTTCCAGTTTCGTTTTTCACAAGCAGCAGTTAATTTTTTGACGTAATCAGAGTACATTACCAACCTCCCGGCAATGTCAAAATGTCCATCCCACAATCCCTAGCTATCTGCTCAAATCCACTCAAATGATCTACGAACAAATCATAAGGATCGTAAGTCCGATACATCTTTCTATCATCTGTAAACATTGAAAAACAAGCTTCCTCAATCGGCTGGTAATCCACGAACTTGAACTTGGTTTTCATGAACAAATTGCGTTTGGCAATCCATGTACCACCAAATGCCCTCCATTTATTCTTAACCTGATAGAACCGCTCTTTTTCTGGATTGTCCCTTCCGACGTAATGGCGAATTTCAAAAGGTCGTCCATCAAACATTACAATCGGCGACTCTAAATCGTACTTCTTGGTTGTAAACATCGGTCTATCGGCAATAGGGAGCTTAACGAACCGGTGAGGCACCACGTAGGTTGTATCATCGCACTTGTCCAGTACACCGGGAAGGTCTGTACAATAGAGGATTTGGTCGGCTTCGGTGTAGAAGATGCTCTCGAAGGGGAAATCATCACCGTGGGTTTGAATGTGTCCCATTGCCGAAACTGGCAAGTGGATTGGGTTACATTCAATTTGAATGACTTCTGAGCTACCCGGCAGATTTTCTAGGAACTTCTTATCACGTTCATTGTTAACGAAGGATACAATGCGGTCAAAATACCTCTTCATACTGAATAAGGTTTTCAGGTAGTAGATCGGGTTGGTGACACGACTGGCATGGACGGCGTCGGAACTGCCGCCGTAAAAGGGAATGACACAAAGGCACTTAGGGAGACGCTTAACGTCGATATAATCGAAGATGGTTCTTTGCATGAAATAATTGAGTTATCTCATCGAAAGAACTTTCATCAACATAGAACGTAATTCCGGATTTATCCCACGAATGTTTCTAGTCGCAAAATCCACCGTCTCAGCCCACAATTCATCAACGTTAGCCGCTGCGTAAGAAGACGGCAAATTGCTGTTACGATGCATATAATCTCTGAACCCGGCCCCTTCTGGTTTACTTACACCTTGAATAGCCACCTTGCTCTTTTCTTGGCCGTATCTTTCCTTTGATGTTTCATCGGCGAAATCGATTGTACCAGCGTAGAACTTGGCCTTCATCACTTCAATCAAAACATCTTCAACATCGGTTAAAGTTTTGAGTTTAGCTTTTCGCATCCTCAACTTTGACATGAACGAACTAAAAATTCCAGAAACACTCAAACGAGCAGAATATTTCATTTGGTTGTGGCCATAGTTATTGAGAAAATTATTGAATTCCTTTGTGAATACTTCCTCTACCTTTTTCTTCATCGCAGGTGACGCAAAGAACGATACGGGCGGCTTCTTGGCCAAAGCAACATTCTTTTTATATGCTTCTTTTTGTTCAGGTGTTAATGACTTGGGATCAATCTTCACTAATTCGCTCATTTGATCGTCAGTAAACGATTTTGGGTGTTCTAAACTTCTATATTTGTCGTTTGGCGGATACCACATGATAATATACTTGCCGCCATAATACCCAATCTTAACTTTTTCGCCGGGTTCAAGTCGCTGTGTTGCATATCCGTAAGACGTATCACCAACTGCCAGAGGCTTAAGCAGTGTTCCATAAACATTGGCACTATGTCTTGTCATCAATGCCCGTCGCAACATTGCTTGTTCGTCACCCGATTCATGAGCCGCCGCCAAGTTGAAATAATGATCAGGACTGGAATTGTGCGTATCCATTGCCAAAGTTTCAATGACAGATCGGGCAAAGCTTCCCGCCCTCTTCATGAAATCTTCTTTTGCCTTGTTCTGATCTTCGGGTGTTAACTTGTTTTGAGTTTTGGCAAAATCTTCTTTGTTGGCATTAACTGTTTTTCTGTACCAGTTTTCAAAGATTTCCTTGGCAGGTTTGGACATCATGAACCAATACATGTGAGCATGTTCATGTACCAAACCTTCGGTATCAATTCTCTGTAAATCCAAAACCATAAAGTGGTTTGATCTACTGGCATAGCCACCCCAACCAGTAGATCCAGTGATATGATTGGTTCGCATTTCCTTCTGATCAACAATACACAATATCGCCCGCTGACTACGGAAACCAACACTGCCCAATCGTTGTGCCGCTTCCGTCGTAATTGAATTGAGCTTCTGTAATATTAACGGATTAGGCTTGCCTTGTACAACTTTTCCGGTTGGTTGTTCACCGGGTTTAGGTGATGAGGCATAATACGTATCCCACATACCCATAACACCAATATGTATAATATTGTGAGTTTTTAGGAGGTCTTGAATACCCTTAACAGCTTCATTCAGCACATTCATGAAGATATTTAGACTTAATGATTTAAAACAAAAAACGCCGGTCATTGACCGGCGTTTTTATTATTCACTTTTTGAATCTCAACCACAATCCATTTTTGGCATGATGACTCAATTCTATAATACCTTGTGAAATCGGCAAATCATCTTTAATGACAGCAGTTTTGCCAATCAAATCCTTGATGTTTTTTGGTCTTTCTGACATCGAGTCCCAATACAAATCAAGAACACAAAAGGCAGAATTTCTAGTATTCCATTTAACTAATCCTGTTCCATGCCCATCGTCAACTTGAATTCCTGCTTGTCTCATCCCCGGCTGATATTTTCGACCGTCTTTGATAGTTTCAAGAATTCCAGCCACTTCAATCATATCATTTTTTGTCATTTATTATTCCTCAACTGGCATATCCACTTCCGAACCCATGTCATTCTCAACAGCGCTGAGTGCTTCGCCAAACATATCGATATAGTACTGCACTTGTTCTGGGGAATCTGCGTCCACAACAGCAGGGCATTCCAACAATACCGAAGCCGGTACATCATTACGTTCCTTGGAACTCTTGAACTTAATCTCCTTACCGCCAGCAAACGGTTCGGCAATTTGATAAGTTCCAGCAGGCTTACAAGCAACAATACGACCATTCTGTTGCAACAATTCCAACAATCCACCGAATGGATCGATGCCCTTGTTAAAGAACACTCTCAAAGCGTTAACTTGACCGAATGGCATGTGACACTTATTCTTGATACACTTAACGTTTAAATTGATCCCAATAACCTTGCCCAAACCATCTTTGATCTGTTTGCTGCTAAACGTCTTCAATCTTGCGCTCGTGTAGTATTCCAAGGCACGACCACCACCAGCAGCCGTATCGGGATCGCCATACATTACGCCGATCTTAGTACGCAACTGATTGATAATAACCAGCAAACAGTTGTTAGCACTGAGAATTGGCGGAATCTTGCGAAGTTCCTTGGAACAAATCTTGGCACGTTCACCCGGCTTATCAGCACCGGCTCCCGCTGCTTTCTTTTCGGCTTCGGTTGCATGCTCTAGATCCAAGTCCGTTTCGGCAAATTCTCTTTCAGACGGCGATACGGCAATACTGTCATAGACAATAGCCAAAGGCGACCGCATCGGTACCTTCATCGTATCACGGACATTGCGGATGGTTGTATGGATCTTGTTAAAGCACATTTCCAGCGTATCGGCTTCCACCACGATAAAGCGATTAGGATCGATTCTGCTGGCCTTTTTGGCGAAGTCCTTACTGATTGTCCGTTCGGCATCCAACATCACAGGAATGCCATTAGCGGTCTGTACGCCACGGAGAATATTGGTTCCCAAGAGGGATTTACAGGACGAGCTGTTTCCGAGGATTTCAACACAGGCACCGGCTTGAACGCCGCCGCCGATGAATTTACCGGATAAGATGTAGTTAAGTCCCAAGATGCCGGTATCGATGAATCCCCAAGCGTTCTTATCACGATCTTCTAGGAGTTCGCCCCCGATACCCTTACTGATTTCCGCAAACAAATTGGCGTGGAGTTCTGCGTTGTCTTCATTCTTTTTCTTTTTAGTCATTATTTCCTTTAAGTTTATTCTTTAAGTGGTTTTGTATGGTGTTCAAATTGGTGGTTTTCAATTTCGTATTAGCGTAATATGCTTTGCGCTCATATACAACTATTTTGGATTTCACCTCTTTGAGACGATCTTTGATTTTGCCGCAAAGTTCTTTCAATTCATTCTCGTACTCTTTAAATATTAAATCTTCTGCTTCCGAAACGATTTCACTGCCAGTTTGAACACATCGATGATTGCCATTGTCAATCACATAAACCACATCGGGATTCGGTCGAGTGCTATTGAAGCAGATCGTATCTTTCGCCGATTTACAACTAATACCTAAACTTTTACCCTGATGATGTATGACAATATCGGGATTGTTTTGGGTGCCATGTGGTTGCGTATAAAAACCGTCCGTCATCGGATTGCTTTTCTTGTACTCTTGACTTCCGTGGCCCAGATAAGGAACGCCGGATCTCAATAGCAGGTCGCAAATTTCTTTTTCCTGATCGGTATCTTTGGTTTGGTAGGTACCGCTCAATTTGTCGTTCCTTGAAACATAAGTCTCAAAAACGTTCAGTATTTTTTCGATCATAATGCCAATGGAAGTAAGTACATCAATTCCGTTTTCGATAATTGGGTGTTTCCCGTGATCCTTCTAGCTAGTTCGGAAGTTGATGGCTTAGTTAATTCGTTCAATAGCACTGGCAGTTGTGTATGGTCTTTGTGAGTTATAACATTCAAATGATTTTCAGCATAAAACTCGCCGCTTTCAATCAAACAAGCGTTGAGAGTACCCTTACCGACTGCTCCCAATGTCCGCTTGGCAACAATTGCCGGTGCTTGGTAAGGCGTAATCTTGTCACGCATCCTGTTTAGCACGTACTGCGGTTTTTTGGTTTGATCGGTAAGGATATTTTCCTTGCTGACATTGTGTGACCAAAGCAACTTAATGTTGTCTTCGGCTACATCGGTCAATTCTTCTTTATGCTGGTTCCAGACGAGATTACCCGTTTTGACATGAAACCCTAATTGGTTTAAGGTTTTGCCACTCTGGGATTTCTCTATGATGTCGTCACCGTTGTAATTGAATTTGAAGTCATCACCATACACCAAATTCTTCTGACTTTCAAACCCTTTTTGAAGTGTTAGAACAATTACAGACTGTAGAGCATTTTCAAACTCACTGTCATCAAAGTTAACGATGGCTTTGACACCACAATACTCCTCGATGTGCTTTCTTAAATTAAGAAAGTATTTCCCTGTGCACATACTGGTAGGGATAACGTAAACAAGCCAACCGCCGTCCCTCAATACTCTGATGCCTTCTTGAAAGAAGAATGAGAATATGTTGGGCCGACCGTTGACTACGGTATTAAACTTTTGATCGTATTCTTGTACTTGGAAGTACGGAGGATTCCCGATGACCAAATCGTAGGTGTCGTCGGGAATATCGTTCTTCAAGAAATCACCGAGAGTTAACGTACCCTTATCCCATGCCATCTCGTTGAATAGTGCGGGATCGATTTCATAACCATCTATGGCCGAGTCCGGGTATCGTAAGGCTAAATCCTCTAGGAATTCGCCAGTACCAAACGAAGGCTCTAATATCTTTTTGAAGTCATATTGTGGGAGTGTATTGAAAGCAACATGGCGGATATGTTCTGGTGTGAAATACTGGCCGAGTCTTTTTCTATCTTCGATCTTCAATTGTCCCATGATGTTCAAAGTCTTCTGTCGCAATTCACTCATTATTAACCTTATAATACCAGATTTCTTCGTTTTCTTTGTAGACGCTTGGCTTGATGAACATTATGATCTTCGGCCTATCGTTGCTCTTATCGACGTGATACTTTAAGCTGATACCTGGGACTCTGACACTGTTGAACCATCCACGGCTCAAAAAGTAGCTACAATCAGCCCATTCAGTTAAGACTTCCTTGATACGCATTTTCTGGACAGCGCCATCGATTTCTCGCAGGTTGCCACCACCACGCTCTAAGCAAAAATATCTATCATAAGGGGATATGAGGTCACGACCGGGACGAGTTGCTGTATTGTCGATGCCATAGAATGGTTCATACAAATCCAAGAGGATGTCGTCACCCGATGTTCTGGCTTTGTAGGCGAGTTTTCTTGTTGTACCGTCAGGAAGTTCTTCGATGCGGTCGATCTTCTCGTGCATGTCTTCGTTGAGAGTAGACTGCTTGATTTTGCGGTTCATTGGTAAGAGAACCGAGTCAATAATCTCTTCAAATTTCTTGCCACGATCTAGTCGTTCTTTGAAATTCAAATGATCGTATTTTGCGAATAAATTGCTCATAGTTAAACTGCGTGTTGTAAAAATTTAGTTGCCAACTTGATGTAATCTTCGTTGATGTCAAATCCGTAATAACTCATGCCTAATTGCTTGGCTATTACACATTCCGCTCCGGAGCCGATAAACGGAATAACCACCAAACCATCTTTCGGTGGTTTGGCGGCTGTTAATAATTTTCTGGTGATACAAGATGGTTTTTGTGTAGGATGCTGAATCGTTTCGTGGCTTTCATGATCAGCCTTAGCTGGATTTGGAAAAGCGTCGTCGCAAGTCTTACAATAAAACCATCTTTCTGCCAATCCCGCACCACCGGCCAGTGCGGGACACTCAATCATATCTCTCGGTAAAGCACCGCCACTGTGAGCGGTGTACACGGTTTCCTTATCGCTTCCGAACCTGCCTGCTGTGCCTTTTCGGGTTTTACCGGCTGCATTCTTCAAAAAGGTTTCCGTATATGGTTCCCTTACGTCGTCCAGATTGAAGATGCGTTCTTTGTCGTCTTTCCACCCGCATAAGATTGCTTCAAAACTTCGTTGCCAAAACTTGAATGTCGGTGTGGTTTTGTTTTTATAATGCCATATCAGCCACCGATGTTGCATCGGGAACTTAACTGATAAGTGAGCAAGTATTTCAGGAAATCCGTAAACGTAAAGCGTGCCAGACGGCTTAAGTATCCTATCGCATTCAGAGAGCCATAGGGAACACCAATTGACATACTCGTCAATGTCCAGCTTGTCTTTAGTTGTACCGAAATCTTTTCCGATATTGTATGGCGGATCTACCAATACAATGTCTGCGCTACGATGCGGCAATTCCCGTAATCCTTCCAATACATCGCAGTGTTTAATCATTAATATTTTTTCGGGAAGATTTGCCTACTTCAAACATTTTGCGATTTTCATTCGTAATTTGTTTGACGGCAGCAATTATTCTATTAGCTTCCGTTTGCCAAGCCGCATAAGCACTGTTGGTAGTGTTGATCACCTTTGAAAGATAATCATTCACATTATCAAGCCAACGATCCGTAAGAGGCAATGTCAAAATGATTAGACCATCATTACCCACAAAACCATGTGTATGTTTGTCATAACTCAAAAGTCGTGAAGCTTCTCCCGCAAACAAGCTAGTCCATGTTCTATCGGGAGTTGCACTTAATTGAGCAGTAACTTCAACAGCGGTATTTTTGTTGGTTTCGTCCTTGATGATTGATGAGTCTACCAATATTGTGTAGCTCAACTTCATCTTACAGGTTCCTTAGCTTCTGGAAGAATTCATCACCGACACCGAAGTCTTCATCATCGTTAACAGCAGCAACCGGTTGAGGGGCGACTACTGGACGCTGAGGAGCTACGTTCCGTGGAGCTTGTGGTTGGGCACGGGTTTCAACGACAGGCGTTGGCGTACCACCATCAAAAGCCAGATCAGGATCTTTTTCCAATCCACGGTGAACTCTGACTTCTTTGGCCAATTCATCGAAGGTCTTGACCGTAATCAAGGATGCGAGGTTGTGGCGATTTGCCATCCAAGCAGCAATGTCGGCTTCCGTACCAGCAGCCGAAGGAGCCAAGAACTTAGATTCGGTGTAGTTTGGATATGCTTCCGAACCACTCTTAACTAATCTCTTGATGATCTTGAAGTCCCGACCAGTATGCAGATCGGTAATATCGCCCAATCCCGGTTCATCTACTTCAGGAGCACCGATAATCGCACGGAGAATCTTTTCCCAAACTTGCTTGCCACAAGAGTAAATCTTCGGGCCGACATTGTGAAGGGTTTCGCCGCTCTTGCTCGTCGCTGAACGAATAATCGCATTGAAGTAATAGCGTTCTACGGGCTTGATGCTTCGGGCTTCCGCTTGGAGTGCCTTAGCTTCTTCGGCAGATGCAGTTTCTGATTGCTTCCACAGCGAACGATAGTAATTGTTAATGGGGCAGTTGCCGAGCCATTTACCATTTACAAGTTGGAGAGGTGAGTGAAATGTCTTATTATTCAATTTGTGAGTGCGAGTTCTAGCACAGGGTAAGCCGTTAAGACCTTCTGTGGGGGGAAGTAATCGCAGAACGATACTGCCTTCGCCTTCTGGCATCGGAACGAAGTTATCTAAAAAGTTAGATGAACCGCCGCCTTGTGTGCCAATTCTCGTGAATTCTTGTTGTAAAGTACCTAAGTCAATAGCCATTTGTATGGTTTCCTATAAAGTTTGTAATGTTATGCGAACGATTTGTTCACAATAGTATTACGGAACGAACGACTCAAAAGTTGAAACTTGATAAAATAATTTTCGTAATTTCATTAGATTATTAAATGATCAATATATGCTTGGTTGGGTTCAAAGGTTATTGGGCACAAAATCTCGTTCGTGCCATTTCCAAAGTTGATGGCATCAAACTGACAGCACGTGTCGATATCGACGCCGAGCGTTCAGATGTACCAATTCCAACCTTCAACAAATTATCAGATGCTTGGACGTATTGCGATGTCGTTGTGATCGCAACGCCGCCGAGTACCCATTACGATCTGGCAATGGAGGCTATCAAAGCCCATAAACACGTTCTTATTGAAAAGCCGATGACGGTTAATTCCGAAGAAGCTGTATTACTCAATCAAGCATCTAAGGATTATAACATAAAAATCGGCGTCGACCATACATTTTTATTTTCTGATCATATTAGAACCATTAGAGCATTGATTGAACAAGGCAAGATCGGAAAAGTACTCCGCATTGATAGCTTCCGTCAGAACTTGGGCAAGTTTCAGGATAGCGGGGTAGTCTGGGATTTGATGCCCCACGACATCGCAATGGCTAATTATCTAATGAACGATATACCAACTGTCGAATCAGTTAAATTTTTGCGACACTTAGATAAGAACGTGATAGATACGGCGGCAGTAGAACTCAAGTATAAGGATTCCACTTACGCTATCAGCATGAGTTGGTTATACCCGAAAAAAGTGAGAACTACAACCGTTATCGGAACGGAAGGTATGATCGAGTACGATATGTTGGCCGATAAACCAATCAAAATTTACGACAAGAAAGCATCCAAAAGCGAAAAAGCTTGGCTGCATTCGTTCAATTGGGTGTCAGAATACCAAGGCGAGTGCCGTGAACCACTCCAAGTTCTCTTTGAAGAATTCCGTGACTCGTTAAACAATAACACACCCTTCATATCCAACGGACAAGTCGGTGCGGAAGTCGTCAAAATAATAGAGGATACTTACAGTAAAGAAGCAAAAACATGAGCGTACCTTTTGTAGACCTATCCGGACAACACGCTGAAATTGCCGATGGTGTAGAGCGTGATGTTTTACACGTTTTGAGACACGGAAGTTACGTTGGTGGACATTTCCTAGATAGATTTGAAAGATCCTTAGCAAACTATTTAGACATCGATCACGTAGTCGGCGTCAGTAACGGTACAGATGCGATACAATTGATTTGCGAGGGTTTGGACATAGGTAAGGGTGATTCTGTCATAGTCCCTAATAATTCGTTTATCGCTTCGGCATTCGGTGTATCAAGAGCCGGAGCCAAACCAGTCCTAGTTGATGTCAATCCTTACACCTATCTCATTGATTACGATGCCGTAGAAGAAAAACTCAAGAATAACAAACGACATCATATCAAAGCAGTCTTAGCAGTTAACTTGTATGGCCAAATGCCGAACATGGAAGCACTGTACGAACTTTGCCAGAAACATAAGGTTTATCTGTTGGAGGATGCGGCGCAATCCATTGGCGCAACGTACCAAAAGAAGTCGGTAGGATATTACTCTCACGCAGCATCAACTTCGTTCTATCCAGCGAAAAACCTTGGCGGTTGCGGTCAAGGTGGTGCTGTTATCACCAACGATTCAGCATTAGCAAAAAGAATTCGCATTATTGCCAATCAGGGCAGCATTGAAAAATACGAGCATATTTGTCTTGGCGGGAATTATCGATTAGACAGTATCGTGGCTGCGCAACTCTTTCATGCGCTGGACAGATTGGATAATTGGAATGATAGAAGACGTGCGATTGCCAACTTGTACAATGAAATATTCGGCATTGGGCGTTGTCCTGTCCAACAACCCAATAGCCGACACATTTATCACCTCTACGAATTCAAATGTGAATCCCTCGAAGAAAGAAATCAGTTAGCGAGTGATCTTAACAAAAACAGTATCGCTTACGGATACCATTATCCAAACCTCATCGGAAGCACGACAATGTATATGGGTACTCATACCCCGGTTGCTTTCGACTTAAAAGACAAACTCATTAGTCTTCCGATTTTTCCGACAATGACACCGAGTCAGGTTCAGGCGGTGATTCGGGTGGTAATGGAATCATGTTCGCTTGTATATCCGCAATTTTAGCAATGTTAACAACCGCTTCATACGGTTGATGGCGATATGACATCAAGTAACATTGAAGTACGGCCATACTATAGACTTCATTTGGTACCAATTTTCCAAACTCTTCCCCCATCTTGACGTTGCCGGGGAAGAAACGATTGTAGAGCTTGGTAGCCTGTTCCCCCGTAGCATTGCCGAACGTATAGTGTTTGTCAGCTCTGCCGGGACGGATGAGGGCAGAATCAAGATTCTCAACGTGATTAGTCGTCATAATGAGAATACGACCTTCACTACTCGCCACACCATCAATAGCATTTAACAATCCGCTGAATGTTAAGCCGCCATCTTTCCCAACCCTATTACGTTGATTGAAAGCACAATCAATATCCTCCAACAATACGATACTGCCTTCGGGTACGTTAGAGAGAAGCTCGGTGATTTTGTTGTCGTTCAAATCTGGATCAGATAAAACGAGAACGTGGATGTTCATGCCGAAGTAGCCACCCAAGGCTTTGGCGGCAGTTGTCTTGCCATTACCGGGCGGGCCTTTGAACAAGAAGGATAGACGGTAAGGAACACCGACTTTTTCGTACCAGTCACGACTATCCAAGAATTCCTTGATGACCGCAGCGATTTCCACGACCTTATCGCCCGCCAAAATGACAGACTCCAAGTCTCTCGGTTTGATTCTGGTACCGGTACGCCATTGTGCCCATGAAGCGACACGGATTTCCAGTTTGCCGTCTTCTGGTACGGCCATGTCACGGGCTTCGGTAATGAGCGACGTAGCAATCTCTTTGTTGCGGGAAAAAACTCTGAATGTGAAGGACTCTTTTGCTCTGGCGCTAGTGAGTCCAGTACCAGTGGAACTTAACATGTTTCCGCCGGTGGTATTCTCTTGACGGGATCTGTTAAGTGTAACGAACCTATTCTTATACCAGAAGAAGTAGGTACCTACTGCCGGAACGAAGTAGATTTGCGACTTGGGTTTGGTGATGTACTCGTCTTCGGAAAAGTCTCGAAGTTCGTTTTTTCGTTTGGTAATAACGGAGATAGAAAGTGCGTGTTTGAGCCTGTCAGCAAGCCAAACCTGCATCCATTGATAGGCTTCGTCTTCGTCTTGAATGTCAATCTTCAAGATGAAGAATCGTTCAAAGAAGGCGTAGAGCTTGGCTGGAAGGTGTCTGAAGTAGGCGAGTAGCCCACCTAACACCATTAACACTAAGCCACCAGAGAAAAACTGGTTGCTTCCAAGGAGGTTTTGCAGTTCCATTGTAAAACACCTTAATGTTTATTATTGCGGTAAAACAACAACATTACTTGCGTAAAGGATTGGGTTTGAAGGCGTTATTCCATGACGAGCACTTGTTTGTTTGACTTCAACAGTAACTCTGTCTGGGCTTGTGTGTGTCTGCTCAAACACTTTAATTACCACCCCTCCATTGTAAACCGTGCCGCCGCTTCCTTTGGTGCCTCGGCAGCAAAGTGTTATAAGGCCGATTGGTTGGCCGAATGCATCGATCATGATCATTTCCCCATGCTGTACAAGAAAATCGTAACAATAACGACAAAGAAAAATATTAACAAGCCATAAGGCGGCCTTTGAACCTTAACTGGTTTGATGCATAATGGGCAGTCCTCCCAAAACCCCAATGTTTCGTCATAGGGGCGGGCGACCATGCCAAGTCCATCGCAGAGTTTGCAGTTCATCTTAGCTCCACGTTAAAATCGCTCATTCTTTTGCGTATTCTGAATTGGATAGTATCAATCTCTTCGTTTGTCAGCGTCCTATCCATTGAGCAGTAGAAGATACGGTAACATATACTTGTTTTGCCGTCTTCTCTGGTGTAGGTGTCCGTTTTGACAACTCTTTCGATAAGGTCTTGGCCTTCATCACGTATCATTTGAAAGAATTCGCCCGTATTAAATTCCCCCTTAAGCCAAAACGCAATATCCTTATAGCATGATGGATGGAGGCTGTACGGTTTGAATTTGAAGTCGTCGCCCATATCCTTGAACTGGTCTGTGGTTCTCGGATCATCTGACCAGAAGTAACGAATATCGGGAATGTCATACAATGCCATCGCTAGGCGTTCCAATCCCATGCCGAATGCCCAACCTTTACCTTTAACTTCGGCAGATTTCAAAATTTCTGGCTGGATGATACCACAACCCAAAATCTCTAACCAGTTCTGCTTAAAGAAAACCTCGTATTCCCACGACGGATGAGTGAAGGGGAAACTGCTTTTTAATCGACGTGTTGGCATGTTGGGGAACAAATCACTCATAACATCGTAAATATGATGATGGAGTTTTTCTTCAACTTCCCGCTCATCATCCGGATAGATGCAAACGCCTTCAATCTGGTGAAAGACGGGATAATGGTTCCTATCGATTTCATCCTTGCGGTAAACATCACCCACCACTAGGAACTTTTTGTTTCCACGGCGAAGCAACTGGTGTTGGTGTGCTGAAGTATGAGTACGAAGGACTTCTTTATTGTCCAGATAGTAAGTGTCGCTAGGGCTGCGTGACGGGTGATTGTGTGGTACCAAAAGGCGGTCGAAGTTATCCTCAACCGATACTACTGGATAAACTTGATCAAAGATTTTGAAGTCTGTGAAGAGACTTGTGATACGTTTTTGGAGTTTTTGTAATGGGTGATCCTTTTTTTGATGAAGGTTCTTTCCCATCTTGTTAACTATGCTGATTGGCAGCGTATTGAGATTCATCTAAAATCTCCACTTTGTATTTTGATGGTTGTGGTTCAATGGAAACTATATTTCCTAAACGCAAGTTATAGTGGAACAAATTGTCTTTTTGTACTACAACGTATTCGGTACCATAAAGCTTGTAAGGTTGCTGCATGATACCTGAAACTTTATACTTAATACATGTCACTATGACTTTTTGGCCGCTAAAAGGAATAATTTCGTTAATCAACATCGAGAATCTCTACTTTGATGGATGATTTTAACTTAATTTGAGTGATGTATTTGATGCAGTGGGGAGACTTATCAATGTGACAATAGCCATAAGAGTCGTCGCTCATTGTCAATACGCCCGTGTAATTCATAGGTATGCCAAATTTATAGCAAACGATAGCTACCTTTTTATTCAAGTAGGGTATTATTTCACTGGTATACATCAAGGATCTCCACAGTTAGCTTTGGTTTGACAACTTCAACACTTGTTACATTGGAAACATTAAAGGCCATTCCATTGATGTAATAATAATTGATAAGTTGAATCTTTGTGGTAGTTATTACACCAGTAGAAGGCGGCAATTGGACACCATTGAACACGCCTCTATGGAGAATAACTTTTTTGCCAACATATGGCTTGAACTCACTCTTGAGCATCGAGAATCTCCACGCTAATTGCCGGTGCTAGTTTGATAGAAGTGACTCGGAACGAGCAATATGCTGTGTTGTCTATGCGAAAATACCCATAAGGATCGGACTTCTTGTAGCTTAATCGGCCTCTAACAGTGCGAGGATCATCCACCGTTAATGGAATTCTCGTAATTTCAACTCGCTTATTGAGAAATGGTTTGAGGCTAATTGGCTTCATCAAGAATCTCCACTACGTACGGCTGTATTTTGACAACGGTTTCAATGTCGTCGAGATAGAACGATTTTGAACCGACCATCCATCGCTCACGATCATAATTGTACGTCAAAAGACCCTTGCGAGTAGTACCGGCAGCACTACTTCGGTCGCTAAACTTAACTTCGACCCGTTTATTGCGAAGTATTTTCAATTCTGCATTGGTCATTAGTGAGTCTCCTTTAATATCTCAACTTCGTATTGGGGAGTCCAAAGATCAATTTTGCTGATTTCCATCGACGTAAAATTGGCGTAGACGCCCGTTCTTTCAACGAACCAACGTTTTGTAGAACCCGAAAACCGCAACTTTCCCTTAACAATGGTTTCAGGTCCGATTCCATAATTAGTCGCTTGAATTTTCACGTGCATACCTTCGTACAATGAAAGTTCGGAATTGAGCATTTGTTATCCTTGTCGTGTCAAAATCACGGCCAATTGTCCAACAGTTAAATTGTTGGTCTGTGCGTTCTGTATCGCATCAATTGCCGAAGCATTATCTTTGATTAGGTCAGCGAGTCCCTTTAGTGAATTAAGTCGGTTGACCAAATCCCCCGGTTCTACAAACTGAGTGAGCGGAGCATTAAACGCCTCGTGACTTTCGGGGTTGCCGCCTATCGCTCTCAAAATCATATCACGGATGTCTGATAAATCAACGCCTTCTTTTAACCTTACAAAATCACGGAATTTCATTTTTAGCCTTTACGATGTGTACATAGAAATGAACCATTAGGAGTAAATATATAGGATGGGTGTATTTAAGAGTTATTTTGAAAGCGACATATTTGGCTTCGATGATCTTGAAGCTAAGAAAGTATTAGCCGCAGAGGATGATACGGCAGAAGACGAAATGCCGGTCAAGCCCTTTAGCGTCGAATGGCTGATGGGGACTCTCGCACACAAGAAAATCGGCAATCGCATACGTTCAAGTCATGCATTTTTAGATCAAGTCGTATGGGGCGGCAAAGATGCCGGAGCCGTAAGAGTTAAATTAACGCCAAATATCACCATTTTCGTTGAAAGACGCATTACCGACCTAGAAGGTACGTCGACTTGGATTCTCAAAAACGTATTCAAACCAAAATTGAAAGATTACGCAGGGAAAGAAGAGTTTGTAGCGGACGACGTTTTCAAGCAAGTAGAAAAAATTTATTTTGATCAATTAGAAGTAGCAACCGAGAAATGCGAAGTCATCAATCTGGCTAAGAGGATGAGCGCAAGAGTAAGGGCACACGCACCCGATTTATACATTTTTCAAGACATCAAAGAAGTACGAAAAGACTATTTCGTCATTTATTTCAATCTTAGAGGCATGGGCGTAGGAAAATTGGCAAGTAGAACTAGAAATGTTACACAAACACCCGAAGCGACAATAGATGTTAACTTCGATAAAAAACGTGGATTAATTCACGTGATTGTGTCCACCGTATCAATTGGACAAGATGGTGGCGATTGGGAAATTGATATTCCGTATTTGGATGCGTTCTTCACACCAACGCAAGACAAAGATGAAATTATCGATACTGTGATTACATCACTAAAATACTTCTAAGGAGCAATTATGAAAAATAAATGGCTAGTAGACAAGATTCTCGCTAAAGGTGTAGAATTTCAGACGTTCGAAATCTACGACAAGAATCACTTGAGTATTTTACCAGAAACAGTCGTACACCTTGACGAAAGACCCTCCGTCAAGATTGTTGAACAATTGGAAGTTGTTGAAAACGGCAAGAAAGTTTGGAAACCGGTTTGTGTCGTGTGGGAAAAAGTTAACATGACTTACACCGACCCCAAATTTTTAGAAAGCAAGTCTCAAATTCGCTTGTTGGAAATCGATGGTAATTTTGCCGGTATTTTGCGTACGTACGATAAACACGGTGAACAAACCGAATCGTGGGTGATGCACGGATTGAGGGTGACAGATTTACAAGAAGCGGCTGATGGCGTGAATGCAATTTTCACCTTCCATCACGCTTTCTATTCACTTTTTGAAGGAACCGATGGAAAACAATGAATTAGAGGCAATTGAAACTTTGAAAAAATGCCTAGAAGAATATCAAGAACAGTTAATAGTTGATTACTCGTTGGCTCACACGCTCAATTCTGATTTTCGAAAAGATTGGAATGCCGATAAATTGTTGGCATACTACGAAAAGAGAGAAGTAACAGAAGACCAGCTTCGTGGAATGATATTATGGGAAAAGCACAAACATGACGCTTATTCCGAAGAAGAAAAAGCAAAGTTCATGGAAGGTGGCAAACTTGAACCCAATATCATTCCAGCGAATTTCAATGAATGTTTGACTAAATTGTTCCCAGAGATGCAACCGTTCCCCAAAGAACGGTTTATCAAACGATTGAATAAAGCCGTTAAGAAATATCGCAGTTACAACAATGCGAGATATGTGTTTAAGTTCAAGGGTGTTTATTTGTATTGCAGCAAATACGCAACCCATATTACGTATAGCTCTATTGAAGACTTATGGGCGACTTTGATGAAGTTTACCAGCGCCAAAAAAGCCGAGAAACAAGTTGTCAAATATATTGCCAAAAGAATGATTGATGTTCAGTTTTTTGATACATTTTAATTCAAACAAGCGAATAATTCGTCATATTTTAGAACCACTTCTTTCGGAAGTGGTTCTGTTATTTTAACATCATACAATCGACTTACTTCGGGATGGGATGAGATATATTTCTGCACCAATGGGCACGCCCGCAAAAATATTGGAGAAATGACTTTCAACATTGCTAATCGGAATATTTGACCAGAGACCAGCGCAGCATTCATCGTATCTTTGTTCAAGGGTTTGAGTTTGTTTTCTAAAAGAGTTTTTGTCTTGAGTAGGTCTTCAGTGTAGTTTTCAACAGGTTCAGGAGACGACGATTCAACAACCTTTTGGGCTTTGGCATATTTGCTCCATACCACCCAACGTCCCCAAGCAGGATCACCGATCAAGCAACGTGGGCCGTAAAACAATTGGCTTGCGGGGCCAGCTTTGATGTTTTTCAGGATTGACAATTGCGCCTGCATGAACAAACGATATTCTTGCGGTTTTAGCTTATCTTTGTTATCATTCACCATCTTGTAACAAAGACGGAATAATTCGCTTGTACGTGGATCACCTTTTTTCGGGTATTTTGCCCTACTTTCTGTTGGGAAATATTTCTTCTCTAGTTCCATGTATATTTGTCCCAATCGGAATGCCAACACCATGTCTTGTGTCCAGACAGGATCTTTCCATTCCAAAATCAATTGCAGTTGTTTGTCTATCATTTGTTTTATATACTTTCCGTACTTCCACGAACTATTGACTAATGAACTACCACCTCACCAGATGCACATTCTAACTTTCTAAAGACACTTTAGCAACAGGTATGAATCACCTAGATTCCTTTCAGCCACAAGCCAGCATTCGCTCTCTGTGATTGATTGAGAAAAACGGCGACCGCTTCACTTTGCGGGCCTCCCCGGAAACCTGACCCCATTCCGAGTTCGCTATATCGAGTCATCTACGGCTTACACCCCACGGGACCAGAGCTTTAGTTCTAAGATATTCAACAAGTGCTCACAAATACTCTAAAGCCAGTTAAAGGTACTTAACCTATAGTACTTTAATCTTTGGTCCCAGGGGGTCTTTTCGAATAATCTGAACGAAGGAAAAATATGCCAAAGTATAAAGCCGCAATAGAATTACTAGAGATTGGCGGAAGAAGAACGCCAACAGTTGCAGGTTATCGCCCACATCTTGTTCTTTACGACCAAGCCGATTATCTGGGAATTAAATTTTGTGACCCTATGAATTTCGGAATTAATGAAGTATCATTTGAATGTCTCTATGAACACATTGATTATTCAGCAATAGAAGTCGGAAGCCACTTTACAATTCGTGAAGGAAGTGGGATTGTAGGTATTGGTAAGATTGTTGGAATAATCTCTTGACACCATTATAACTATAGGTTAATGTTTAACTATGACTAGGCAGGAAATCTCATCGGAGCTGATTCCGTTATTGGAAGGGGAAGATATATTCTATCTTTCTTTAGAAAATGATTTGACGGACTTTCGTAACAACAAATCGCCCAAGATCAAAATCTACAGTCGAAGCCAATCCGTAGAAATCACTATTTCCAACGATGAACGACTCGGAACAGTAATAGGCTTTTTGAGCGTTGCTTTATTCGATGGCAATCACACCATCGTTTCTTGGAATATCAAAGAATTGTTTTCGTGGTTCCAATTTCACTATCCGTTCCAGCCAATGACCGTTAAAGCCAAAGTCTTCGATTTGAGGGTATGTGAGGCATTTAACGGCGAATTGAAAACTAATAGACCGGAATCTTTCAAGGAAGCGTTAACTCGGTTGAGTGTTCAATTACAAAATCCAAAACTCGCAAAAGTTAACAATAAAGTTTTCTCACCGCTGTCTTTGGAAGTATTGCCGACGATTGAAACGAGTGGTTTGATTAGTTCGGAGTCAAGTACGACACGCCGTTATTCATCTTATATGATTGATGGTGCTTTGAATGGCCGGATGAGTTGCCGATTGGCTTTTGATGGTGCTTTCAATCCTCACAACATGACAGATGAAATCAAGTCGGAATTCTTGCCGGGTGAGGGCAAGTCTTTTCTGATTTTGGATTACGCTCATATGGAAATTAGCGTATGGCAGTGGATGAGTGGCGACGAAACCTTGAAGGGTATTATAGACTCAGGCGAGGATGCTTATGCCGCAACGTACAAATTGATTTCCGGGGCTTCTAAGTGTAATCAGTCCAATAGAGACTGGATGAAGAAGATCCTTCTGCCGGTTGCGTACGGTTGTGGGGCAAATAGTCTTTCTGAGTCATTGGGATTATCGCCAAAGGCCGCACAATCCATTATCGACAAGTTAAAGCAATCATATCCACAGGCGTTCGCTTTTATGGACGCTATTCAAGAAGAAGCCAAATCAGGGTTCATTACAGATAAGCTTGGCAGGAAGTATCCGTTTAGCGATAGAGAGCCGTACAAGGCCCGCAATGCGATCATTCAAGGTGTAGGCGCTTTGGTGTGTTTGGAGAAGCTGGTGGAATTGTACGAAGCCAGAATGAGCGATTTGAAGTTGGTGGCGAGTATCCATGATGCTTATGTCGGCATTGCGGATGAGAAGTTAATTGACAAGATTGGTGTTTGTTGCCGAGAGGTATTGGAAACGGAATCCAAACTGGCACCGGGCTTGTTTTTGAAGGCAGTTGCCAAGGTTGGCCCAAAATGGCATGAAGTTCAAAATCTAATTTAAGGCAATCAATGAAAGTAAAAGAAAAGTCAGCTATAGATGTATTTGCTGTGACTGAATCGGAATATCAACTGTTGCAAAAGCAATTTACCGATCTCTGCTATTTCGCATCTTGGCAACTCATGAGAAAGAATGTCAAAAACAATCATACGGAAGATATTGAAGACATTATGCAGAGATTGCATATGGCAATCATCAGGGCAGGTCGCTATTACAAACGTCAGATTTATATTGAGGACTGTTTGGAAAAAGCCCAAGAGTATGCCAAAGACGAGTTCATGAAAAACGTGGTGGACGAATTGGTTGGTTTGTGGAAAAATCGTACCAAGCATGGAGCCAATAAGCAGAAATTCGGCAAGCATCAAGAAGAATTGTTAAACTATATCGTTGGACGAGTTGTGCCCGCAGAGTTCAAACCCGATCCGCAACGCCCGTTGGTTTTTGATAAGAAGTTCATCACTTATTGTAAGTCTATTACTTGGAATGAGCAAAAGAGCTTAGGTAGAAAGATCAGCCGGGAACGTGCCGTTAGAAGTGGCGCTGTATCATTATCAGAATTTGATTTCATGGGTAATAGTGGCGACAAAATCTAAGGAGCACCAAAATGAAAAATAATTGGCTTTATGAAATTCGTATCCGTGAAGTGGTCAAAACGATCAATCTTCGCATTAATGAGCATTTTCTTGGTTCAGAAGTAGAACCGATGGTGTGTGCTGATTTTGTTAATTTGACATTGGCAGTTGAACCATTATATGTACAACAGGTGATCGCTTATAAGTATCATTTGGATATGATGTACGATCAAGGAAAAATTGTAGAGATTGGTTTCAATCAGCATGCATGGACGATTTGAGCTGCTATATATGACATGTACAACTATTGGTCTACTCAAGTCAGAGTCCGTGAAGCTGTCAACTTGGTGCAGCAACTGCTCAATGATGAATACTTGTTTACTTTGTCAACTCCTTACGAGTGGAAACGGTCGTATGAAGAATTGATTGACACCATATATTTTAACGATATACTCGTTCAAGCAGGATTGAACAAATATATGATCGTCCCACAGTTAGATAAATTCGGTTTAGTAATTCAGCTTACCCTAGTAGAAAAATAAATTATGCAGATTAGTGATAAAGACAAGGCGTTAGTTCATAGTTTGATACAGGAAAAAAAAGAAGAAGCCCATTTTGACCATTCTTACGAGATAGACAAACAAATCGTTGCGGTTCTGTTAACTGACAGACACTTTCTGGTTCAATGTCTCAGTTTGTTGAAGCCGACTTATTTCGGCGACTTATCCCACGAACTCATTTGTAAGATCGTCTTTGATTTCTTCGGACAATACAAACAACTTCCAAACAAAGCCTACGTACAACAAGAACTCAAAGAACGTTGCAAGAACAAAGAACACCTCTTCCTGCACTTAGGTGAATTGGAAGCGATTTTGATGTCTTATGTTCCGGGGTCGTTAACCCGTGACTACTTGATGGACAAGGTTTGCGACTTCGCCAAGAAGCAAGCCATCAAGATCGCAGTTCACCAAACCATCGATCTCATTAAAGCTGACAAAGATCCTTATGGAAAGATTTGGGATTTGTGGCGAAGTGCGTTAACTACCGAAAAGAGTCAAGACTTGGGATTGGATTATTTCAATACCCTCGATGAACGTTACCAGCGGATGCAAGAAGAGTTGGCAGGTAAGGAAATCTTTACTTCCGGCTTCAAGGGCATCGATCAAATGCTTACGTCCAAGGGTTTATCCCGTGGTGAAATCGGCTGTTTCGTAGGTTTGTCGGGTGCCGGTAAGTCCATTGCCCTTATTAACGCCGCAGCATCTAACCTTCTTTTGAGTAAGAAAGTTTTGTATATCACGTTGGAAATGAGCCAAGACAAGATCGCCAAACGATTTGACTCCTTGCTTTCCAATACTGAATTCAAGATGCTTTTGCAGGATCAAAATATTGTCAAGCAGGCAATTCTTGAGCACGTTAAGCATGATGAAGATACTCGTCAGTTGATTATCAAGCATTATCCGGGTGGTTCTGCCGACATTAATACTTTCCGGGCGTATGTTTCTCAGTTGGGATTGTATGGTTTCAAGCCTGATTTGATTTGCGTGGATTACGTCGGTGAATTGAAAGACATCCACGGCATGAAGACTTACGAGAGTCGTCAATTGCTGGTTCGTGAAATGCGTGCCTTTGGACAGGAAGAGCTACATTGTACATTGACGGCTATTCAGGCTAACCGCAAGGGTCGTGAGGCGCAGGACTTTGAAGGGCATATCGATGATGATGCAATGGCCGACAGTTTTGGTCAAGCTCGACCGATGGATGCTATTTGGTCTTTGAATAAACCTGAATCTGGTTGTAATGTTGGTAGTTTGTTTGCTATCAAACATAGAGACGGCATTAGTAGGCAAGAAATTCACTATAAGATGAATACGGGTACTTTGTTAATGTCGGAAATTCCCAAAGAGGAAATGCAAATGCACTTAACCAATTATAGAAAAGCTAAAGCGGGTAATGTAGAGCCTAAAAAAATTGAAATTCAATGAAAAAAGTCACGAATAAAAACTGCTTCGGTAAATTGTACCCAGAAATAGTTAAAGAATGGCATCCGACTAAAAATTTGGGCATAAATCCTTTTGAAATTAGCTTTGGAAGTCATAAAAAAATATGGTGGAAATGTTCAACTGCCGAAGATCATGAGTGGCAAACTACCGTTAATAAACGAGTTATTGAAAAAACGAAATGTCCTTTTTGTGCTGGGCAAAAAGTATCTCTGTCTAATTGTATTGCGACAAAAGAGCCAGAGTTAGCAAAACAGTGGCATCTGAAAAATAGTTTTTCACCGTTTGATTTGACTATTGGTAGCGGTATTAAAGTTTGGTGGAAATGTTTCGTTGCTGAAGATCACGAATGGTTTGCAAGTCCAGTAAAAAGACTTGCTGGTAGAGGATGTCCTTGTTGCCGCAGTGTCGGTCGTACGCATAAAATTGTACAATCAAATTGTTTGGCGACAACGCATCCAATTCTGTCACAAGAGTGGCATTCCATAAATCAAATAACGCCGTATGAAGTGACAGCAGGAAGTCATAAAAAGGTTTGGTGGCAATGTTCTTTTGTTAAAGAACACCAATGGGAAGCGATGATATGTAATCGATCTGGCGGCAGAGGTTGTCCTTTTTGCTGTGAATCAAGAGGTGAAAAAAAGATTGTTGAATTTTTGTCTCAACAAAATTTAACTTTTATTAGGCAAGCCACATTTGAAGATTGCATTAGTGTCAACAGGTTGCCATTTGATTTTTTAGTTAACATTAAGGAAAATCAATTTCTTATTGAATATAATGGCATACAACATTATGTTCCTGTATATTGGTCTAACACAATAAGTTGTGATGATGCTATTGATAATTTGGCGGCTATAAAAAAACGAGATCATATAAAAAGTAGATGGGCTAAAGATAAAAAGATTCCATTGTTGATTATCCACTACTCAGATATTAACAATATTGATGATTTGATAAAAGAGTTTCTTCAAATAAAGGCACAATAATGGGAATGGTCAAAGTCGGCAAAGAAGACGTTAATCTTGATGACAAGGCATTGGAGTTTTCGCAAGAGAATATCAATGACTTTCTTACCAAGTACGCTTCGTTACATAGGTATTATCAAAACAAGCACAATGATGCTTCTTTTATTGCTAAGAGATTGAACGACCAGCATACGGTCTTATTCAATTCCAAGTTGCGTGAATACAAGGTAACGCATAATTTGAGTGATAAGATGGCAGAAGCATCAGCCAAATCGGATGAAGAAGTTGGTGCTTTGTTGGAACGGGTGAGAATGGCCGAGTATGTTAAGGATGAACTTTACGGCTTTTTGAAGTCTATGGATTATGCTCATAGTACGGCAAAAGAGCTTTGTTACAACATGCGTAAGGAAATGGACAGTCTTTATGGAAAGAATGTCATGTCGTCGCCTTCTACTCAGTCGGATATGGAAAGTAAGCTGAAAGATATTTATGGCGAAGGATAACTAAATGCATGACCCCATCGGATTTAGAGATCGTCAAACAACAATATGAACAACTGAAAAAGGTTTGTGAAAGATTGGAATTGGATGTCAGATTTATAGACATGCCATTGACGAAACAAAAGAAAGAAAGCCTTAAGGCGATAATCCACCCTGAACCTAAAAAGACTTGGTGGGGCTTCGCTATTTAAAGGCAAGAGGAGAATAATAATGGCATATGAAATTTTGTTCCACTATCATCCAAGACAAGAGGATGGTAAATATAACACTGAAGAAACCGAAACTTTTGCTAAAGTGATTGGCAAGCGTAAAACCGAAGAAGTACCCTTGGAAAAGGTTGCTGCTGCTATTATGGGTGAAATGACCCGTCGTGACATCCTGATTGTTAATGTAGAGGTTTTTGAGTTTGCTAGAAGGGAAATCGCCTTCAAGGAAACAAAAGGTGGCTGTATTATCAAAAATCGTAAGTTCCAATACGACCAGCTTCAGGGTGAATTTACGTCGCAGGAAGTTTTAGAACCGGCAGTTAGTGTTTCTAATGGTATGATGCCATCATTGCCGTCGAATGTTCCGATACAATTCTCGGATCGTCGTGTTGCTACGTCTAATGGCCCGACGATTGCGGCTGGCCCGTTGCGTCATGAGGTGTTCCGTCCTAATCGTGAAGATTTGGGTGTACTTGGCCGACAGGGTGTGAGGTTGACTTTGAATAAGCCTTATCCTGTGTTCAAGGAAGTTGTTCGCAGTGCTATGGAACCTATCTTTTATCAGGTGTCGGATGATCAAGGTGCAAAGATTGAGGTAAGTTCGTTGTTCTTTGAGCCGATGCGAAGAGGATTGGTTGGTATTGGTTTGAATGATCCGCAGTTGCCGGTATCAGAAGGCCGGTTGAGTTATGTTGATACTGCGCCTATTGGTGGTGGAAGTGGTGGCATTGATTCAATTATCGCTGCACAAGATGCGGCACTTATCAGAAACAGGAGAATGTAATGGCGAAGAAGAGGGCAGAACGAGTTAAGGAAAAGTTGAAGAAGCAGAGAGAGGCTTTGCAGAATATCAAAAAAGTTAACAAGTTAGAAAGACCGCCAAAGCAAAAGCCGATTGTGAACCCTTACAATACGGCTTTGTATATCAATAATCGGAAATTGAAAGCAATGGCAGAGCAGTTGGTAAAGGATATGGAGTTCAAGGAGCAGAACAAAGACAAGTTGGATGAGCATTTTGCTAAAGTAAAGGCAGAGCAAGCCAAGATTGCGGAGGAATTCCATGTCGACGCCGAATGAAATGACTGATGAAGAATTCAAGGTTTGGTTCGGTAAGAACTTCTTTGATGTTCGCAAAAACAAACCTCAACCCGGACAGGTCTTAGCTCGCTATCGTGCTACGGCTCATTTTGTCGATGCTTGGGTGAAGCGGAATGTTATGGATATGCTCCTTAAGAATAAGGATACCGGCGCAGAGATGGCCATTAAGGTTTTGAGGAATTTGTGTGGTGCGATTTATGAAGACGCTTTAAGAGTAGCGTTAAATATTACGGACGATTTCATGGAAGGCAAAACTGTTGAGGAAGTTGCTGCCACGGAATACCAGATGATTATTGAGTTCTTCTTTTGGACAGAAGCAGAAAATATTCCAGACGATTTACATTGGAGCAAGATTGAGTTATTGTCGCCAGAGCTTGATAAGCAGATCAAAGTCGCTTACAGTGAAGCAGTGACGAGTTAAGTAAATCAATTGGTGCGACATGCCACGTATCATCAAAGTCCCAAAATCCCCGTATAAGTTTCAAATGGGGAACTTTGGGGTGATTGTTGCGGAGAGAGGTCTTCGTCCTGTTACCAATTGGTACACGTGTCGTGAAATCTTCCATTCGTACATTGATTTAACATTCAATAAAAAAGGCAAATGTGTTGCCAGTCATAAACCCAAACAAATAATTCTGTTCGCAACCCTTTCATGTGATAATTTTGAGGAAGAATGTCAAAACCGTCAAAACCGTCACATTAAGGCTTTTATTCGTTGCGCCGAAAAGATTTTGAAGTTAAAGTCTACGGAGCGTTGTACCTTTATACGGACAAACCATCGCAACGTTTTGGCGATAGAGTTGGGTAAGTTTTGGTGCGAAAGAGTCTGCAGTAATTTATTTACTATTCTCTTGCGGGCTGCGCAGAGGTTTCACAAATATCGTGGTGATGATTTTTGGGCGGTTTGTCGTCATGAGCCTTACCTAAAAGAAACTTGGGATGCTTTTGAGGCATTCATGAGCGGCCAAACAAAAGTCACAAATCGTTTTTATGCTAATAAGTTTTTAGGGTGGGTATGTGATTTCGTTAATCATCGATTCAGAGATAAGTGTTCTACGAATTTCGATCTTTGTTTTCCTAAAAAACGAGCAAAGTCATGAAGCCAATTGTCAGAATTCCGAAGTGCTTTTATGGCATTAACGGTGGTGATTTTGGTTACTTTAATAGCGTCAAAATGCTTATTTGGCATTCTTGTCGTGAGCAATTCCATACCAATTGCCCAAGACCTAAAAGGCTCGTACACGCTTTGGCACACCAAGATGCTGAAGGAAAGCCTTTTGGTCATATTCACAGTCGTAGAGCGATTATCGGCTTTGTACGACACGCCGAAAGAATTCTTCATGTTGGCTACAAGTATCGTTGCCGCTTTATCAAATCGAATAACAGGTATGTCCTCGCTGTGGTTCCCGGTAAATTTTGGGGCACAGGCAATCGACTTACATTGTTAACTATTCTATTGCGGGCAGGTAGACTTTATCGTGTTGATCGCAAGGGAAGATATAATGGTCGTACTGACGATAATGGATATTTCTGGAAAGCAGCTCGCAAAAACGATTATTTGTATAATACATGGGACGCATTTCGCAAGTTCATGAATGGAAATACGAAAATTGATATTCGTGATTTTGGCGGATGGGTGGATGAATTCGCTGGTCATAATGGGGAGATGGGAGTAGGAATTCACAAACTCGTACAAAGTGAATATGACGAAAAACGTCTAGCAGTTAAGAGACGAATTTCTGCTCGCTAACATAACTATAAGACGATTGAGACTTCTAAATTTGGAGGGCTTGCCATTCCTATTGAAAACGAACGTAAATATGTCATTCACGAAACTGACAAGGTAGAACGCAAGTTTGCCGAAGCGTCTGAGCAAATCCTTCTTATTGAACAGAGGTATCTCGTAACGGAGCGTGGTATCTCTGCCCGTGTTCGATCATCCAAACTTAATGGTGAAAAAAGCTATTACTTCACATTTAAGCAGGATTGTGGAACGCCCGGCGAAGTTGTGGAAATAGAGTCGTCTATTGATGTTGATGACTTTAACAAGTTGTGGTCTAAGGGTACCAATCAAGTTACCAAAACCCGCTATATCCACGAAGGTTGGGAAGTTGATTTCTTCAAACACGGCAGACACAATTATTTCGGCGTAGCAGAAATTGAACTTCCGCCGGGACAAAAAGCCCCAATTTTGGTTCCTCATCTCGTCTTGGAAAATTTGATTTTTATCGTACCTATAGACGATAAGAGATTTTCAAACAAAAAACTTGGCAATATCAGTTATACTGTTTCACTTCTTGATGCTTTGAAGGTTAAAGGCCCGACAATAAATAGAGAACACAGCATTATCAAGAAGAAATATCACTGATGCATATTGTTCGCAAACACAAAATAGCGTTTCTGGCTCTCCCTAAAAACGCATCCCGTACCGTATCCAGTACATTAAAGAAAATCGGCGGCAGCACCGAAGGTATGGGGCATCATAGTATCCAACCGCCAACGGGTGATATGCGGGGCTATTTTGCCTTTGCTGTTGTTCGTAACCCTTTTTCACGAACTGTTAGTAAGTGGTTTGAGGTATTTAAACACATAGATACCGGAGATGTAGATTTTCGGCATCAAGCATTCGATGCGTACGTTGAAGGGTTGCGGGCGGGGGCGAGTGGTTGTGGATATAACAAGTTTCATTTATCTGTACAATCGTCGGTGATTGATGAAGCACAAAAGCACTTTAACAAGCCAATCAAAATTATTACGTACGAAAATCTTAACAGTGAATGGGAAAGATTGAAATTTTTTAATTTAGTAGGTAAACTGCCTGAGAAGCAAGTCGGCAAACAGAGTGGCGGTGACGGGTATGGGAATTGGCGTCTTTATTATGCCAACCCCGTCACGATTGATAAGGTCTACTCTGTTTTTTACGAAGATTTTAACCGTTATGGTTATTCCAATACGGTTTGAAATCACGGGTTTTATAGGGTAATATGTAACCAATGACGGCTGCACCCTTTATTAGACCACTCAAGTGAGATTGATCGTGTCAAAAGCCAAAGAAGTCAAAACCAAAGTCAGCGGCAAATTTACTGTAGAAACCGTTAAGTGGAAATGGGCAGAGCCGGTTCAGAACAAGAATGTTTATCGTGACGATGAGTTCGTACGCAGCAAAACCAAGGAAGAGGCTCTTGCAGCGACGGAGTTTTTGTTAGGTCAGCCGAAAGGGTTGACGTACACAGTCACGACTTTCAAAGATGGCGAATTTTTCACCTATTGGCGGCACTCAATGCCGTGTTTGGGTGGTCTTGTTAAGTATCGTGATTCGCACGGTGAGAAGCACTTCATGAATCCCTACTTTCCAAGGGATATTTATGTGCCGTTCCCCGAAGGTGACATCATTTACATTGGATGCTGCCGTCCGAGTACCAAGGATGTTTTCAAGCTGCCGTATTACGAATTCATCTTTTCGGCGGAATCCCCGTGGGTAGCAGCATTCGGCAACAAAAAGACGATCATTTTCAAGGATAGTTATTTCATATTAACTAACATGAATACTGATCCAACGGTGTTCTATTCCTTGATGCGTCTCGGTGGCTTTGCTCACCACAGCATTTACGGTGGCTCTAGACCTAACTGGAATCCGAAAGCGGATATTCTTTTATCAAGAACCCATTCTGCTGATCCTCGTAGGTTGGCAGCGCAGAAGCCCATTAAGACTTCTGGCGGCACGTGGGCAGAAGGCTTCGGATATACCAGACCGTACAACGAGTCGATTTACAAAGAGACTCTTCCCCATAAGTTTAAGGACTTAGGCAGTGCCGGGAGTTATCCGAATGCTCCTCACACGATGACGTACTTTCAGGAAGCGATGAAGAAAAATTTCGGTATCACCAATGTACAGGCGATTTCCCAGACGGACAAAAAAGCCGAAGCCGCATTAGTGGAAGCATGGGATTATTTCAAGGAACAGGCCAAAGAATTGAAAGATGAATGATATGAGCAAGGTACTTGAAAAAGTTAAGCAATTTGACCCTTCAAAAGTTCCCGCCTTGGAAGCGAAGCTGAAGAAGGGTCGTCCCTTGCGTGTCAAGTACGGCATTGATCCTACCACTCCGCACGTACACTTGGGACATACTGTTCCATTGAGGTTAATGAAGGCGTTTCAAGATGAAGGACATATTGCCGTACTCATTATGGGCGACTTCACGGCATCAATCGGCGATCCCACAGGCAGAAATGAACTTCGAAGCACTTCAATCACCCCTGACGAAGCCAAGGATAATGCTCGGAAGTACTTGAAGCAAATTGGTAAAGTTGTAGACATCAAGAAGGCAGAAGTCAATCTTAACAGTACTTGGCTGAATAAATGCGATTTGCGATGGACATTAGAGCAACTTAAGACCTTCACAGTCAGTCAGATATTGGATCGTGAGGATTTCAACAATCGATTTAAAGCCGAACAACCTATTCAGGTGAGTGAGTTGATGTACCCGATGCTACAAGGGTACGACAGTGTGATGGTTGCTGCCGATGTTGAACTTGGCGGCACAGAACAGATGTTTAACTTGAATTTTGGCCGTGATATGCAGAAACTTGCTGGTATGGAACAGCAAGTTTGTATCACTTTGCCGATCTTGCGGGGCATGGACGGCGTTAAGAAAATGGGCAAAAGTCTCGGAAACTACATCGGTGTAGATGAAGAGCCTTTTGAAATGTACTGTAAAGTGATGAGCATTCCTGATACACTTATGCAAGAGTGGGTGGATTTGCTCACGAATGGCATTGATTGGATCGCACCTTTGGATAGTAAAAAGTCCCTTGCGCTTCGTATTGTAGAATCAATGCATGGTACAGATAAGGCTGCGGCGGCGGCTGTTCAATGGGTTAACCAATTCAGTCTTCGCAAAGAGCCTGATGACATTCCCGAAGTTAAGGTTTTGGTGAATGACACCACGCTTATGAGGCTGATTTGTGCTGCTGGTTTGACTACTAGCAACAATGAAGCCCGTCGCTTGGTTATTCAGGGTGCCGTGGATTTGGACGGCGAAAAAGTGATTGATCCATTCTTGGCAATTAAGATGGAGACGGGTGGCATTAGTCGCCGTTTACGGGTAGGCAGAAAGTACGCAATTGTATTCCAGTGAGAATTATTATGAAGGTTAAGAAGGCAGCAATCGAACCAAAAATTACAGTCCATTACGCTTTATCTGATTTTACAGCTTGTGGGACTTTTATTTGCGGTGACACGATCTATACGGCTCCGGACATGTCAAGCTATAACGATTTCCGTAAGCACGGCAATCTTATTCAGCACAGTTGTTTGGCTAGTGCCGTTACGTGTTCTAGTTGCAAGAGAACAAAGCAATATAAAGATGCTATGAAAAAAGAGTGACTTTGAAGAAATTGCGATCATAGCCCTAAATAAAGGTTATGAGAGATACAACGACCAATGAAGAGTTTAACAAGTGGCTTGCCAAATGGGATGTCGCTGCTGAACAGTTCGCCAAAGAATCTACGTCTGAGTTAACTGCCAATATTCAGCCTGAACAGCCAAGAGCGGTTAGCTATTTCGCACCTAACAAGCCCTTCAACAGCACTGGTTCTGAAAAAGAGCCGGAAGTCGATCCGTCATGGGCCGACATTTACGCTCGTTCCGTTAGTATGCACGACTTGATTGTCGATTGGGACAATGGTGAAACTAAGCCAAAGGCCAATTTCGGTGCGTTTACTCCTACCAAAACAAACCCTACTCAGCAATCAAGTACCGGCCCAGATGGTGTCGGTCCTGATGGTCATGTCAGAGTTACGAAGAACTTTTCCGATGGCCCTGAATTACGGGAATTGGACGAGTTAAAGCGTAAGGTTGAGGCAATGGAACGCAAACACCACGACTCGGAAGCTCAAGGCGGTGGTGGTATTCTCAAAGAATTGGAAAGTCTCCGTGATCGCATTGGTAAATTGTGCGAAAAGATGAACAAAGAACCAGAAGTAGATGTTACGTAAAAGAGATTGATAAAAAAAGCCGCCCATATGGGCGGCTTTTTTTTTGTTATGACTAATTAAGTTATCAATCTCTTTTTAAAGAAAAAATATGGCTAATCCACCCGGCACACCACCACAACCTTGGGTATATATCCCCGGACAACAAGGACAACCTGGACCAACTCGCAGCGGTGGTTTAACTAGGCCAAATCTTGGACCACCCGGCCCCGCATCAGCAGGGCCACCACGGCCTCCAGCGGGGACTGTACCAGATTTGCGACCTCATATAGAGCCACGAACAATGCCAAGATTGCCGACTTATGGACCAGATAGTCGTCAAATTAGACCATTAGAAGGGTCTATCTTTGATTATTTGGAGGGGCAACCTGCTGCTCCGGAAGGCCCACCAACAGAAAGATTTAATATAAGACCTCAGTCGCCAATGACTCCACCTCCGACTCCACCACCAACTACTCCAACGACTCCAACACCTCCTGTTATGGCACCAGATCCTTCTATAACGCCTAGAGGGCCATTCAATCCGGGTGTACCTGAGCCACCGGCTGTTACTGTCGATCCTGCGTTTAACCCTTCGAGAACGATTCCTTATCCGGGTGTACCTAATCCTCTTCTTGAGCCACCGCCGAGTGTTCCTGTCGATCCTAATAGTTTTAACCCTTTTAGAACGCAAACAATACCAGGTACTGCACTACGACCAACAAATCCGGTTCCAACACCGCCGACAAATTTTTTAGGTACTGCTTTGAATGTTGCCGGTACCGCATTATTCGTTTATGGTGTTATTGATGAATTGGCCGGGCGTGTTCAAAAATATCGATCAGAAAGACCTTTTAGAGATTGTATGAGGTCAATATTCGCAGACTGTGGATATAGTCAAGATGAAGCAAATGATCAAATGTTAGAATTTATCAGATTGAACGATAGAGTACACATGTTGAACATTAACGGTTTTGATAATAGATGGCGACAAGCATTGGTTCCCACATTGCCTCTTGCTACTGCTAACGATATAGATAACGCACAAAACGATGTAACTAATTTATTAAAAGCCGCTGCGCAAAAAGCATGTGATGGAAATAAAAAACTTGCTAATCCAGATGAAGAACTTGATCTGGATGGATATACAACGCTGTGTGTTCAAATTGTTGATAAGATAACGACTATGGCTCAGGCTTGTTGGTGTTTAAAGCAACCTGCTGATCCTGAGTGTGTTAAAATCAAAAAATCAATTGACGATAAAATTACATTTCTTTGGCAGAGAGATAAAACTTATTTCCCCGGCGGCAATTTTGTCTTTACACGACAGAATGATGGAACAGTTAAAGTGTCCAAAGCCGAATATGCGATGGATCAATTGAAAAAAGAAGCAAAAGCAGGAATGGCTGATGCTAAGGCTAAAAATGACGATGCGTGCTATGCGGCATGGGGTAAAATCCTTGACTACGTAACATCTTTGATTAGTAGTCGATTATCTTATATGAAAGATATTTCGAAAGTCTATCAAGATATGCGAAATTTAACATGTAGTTCAGCTTCCTGTAATGGCGATAAAATGAACGACTATTTCAATAAGATTTTGGCTTATTTGTCGTCAATTGAAGCGAAGATAATAGAAGTTGGTAAAGCATGGCTTGCTTATAAAGAGGCACTTGTCAAGCCGACTTGTAGTTCTAGTTCTAGTTCTAGTTCTAGTTCTAGTTCTGGTATGTAACAAAAAAAAGCCGCCCATATGGGCGGCTTTTTTCGGTTTAAGGAATTAGTAGAGGAATGATTATGTGTTCTGAAAGCCACTTCAGAAATTTGAAGATACGGCATATATATTTAGCTATGCGCACCTTCGGCTTTGGATTGGTCATGTATGACCTCCTTGAGACGAAAAATTAATAAGCCGCCTTCCCTAGTAAAGACAAGCGGATGAAGCAAACGACGGGTTAACAAAAACACGTTACTTTGCCTTATACTTTAGATATGCGAGTGGCGATAAAAGCGTGGTCTATGGGCCATGCTTTTTTTTGGAGGTTGATGTCACGTGAAATGCAAAAATTGTAAAGGTACTGGAAGAGTGTCTAATCCAAATGCTGGAAATTGCGAATCACAATATGTTGATTGCCCAAAGTGTAATGGCACTGGAATAATTCAAGAATCTATGAGTACAAAAAAAGAAGTCATTGATAAAGTAACAGCGTTTGTAAAAGATAAATATGATGGTGATTGGAAGAAGGCTTTTGACACCGAAGATACAGATAATGACGGCAAAGTTAATCAAGATGAATTGTGTGTAATTTTGGCTAAGTCTGGTGTTGGGATGTCGTTGTCACGATGGGCTATAGCAATTCAAATTATTAATGTTATGGATACTGATGGTGATGGATTGATCAATTGGGATGAATTTGAAAAGATGATTGATATGCAGTGATATATTAATCGCAGATAAGCAAACAAGATCGTTTTACGATCTTGTTTTTTTATTTAAAAGATAATATATAGAGGACACTCATCTAAGGATAATAATATGGCAGATACGGCACGCAATATTGCTGCGTTAAAAGCAATTTTAGTAGATAACACAAGTGGTGACATTACACCACAAGACATTAGAGACTTTTTGGTTTCTTGTGTTAATATCGTAGAAACAGCATTACAAACAATGGCAGGCCCATTAACCGTCACGGGAACGGCTACTGCTACATTATTTTCAGGATCAGGTGCAAGCCTTACTTCTTTGAATGGTAGTAATATCAGCAGTGGTACAGTAGCTGATGCTAGGTTGAGTTCAAATGTTCCGCTGAAGAATGCTTCAAGTAATGCATTAACGGGAGCTTTGAACGTAACAGGTATTGTACAAGCTGGAACATTCCAAGGAGCAGCATCGGGACTTACAAGTGTTCCAGCAGCCCAATTAACAGGCAGTCACGGTTTGCCCGATGGCGTTTTATCAGCCAACGTACCATTGAAGAATGTTGACAATACGTTCTCTGGGAACATCAATGTTGGTGATGATGGTGTAGTGCTGGTGCCGGACGGTTCCGCTAGTTTTGCTAATGGTGGACTATCTATTAGTGCATCTGGGGACATTAATTTCGCTGCTTCTATTTATACTCCGATCTTAAAATCAGGTGGATCTGATTATACTCAAGATGGTGATATACAACTATTTGATGCATCGGGTGACCTTAATATCCACCTACAAGGGTCCGATGGTTCGGCCTCATTTGGCTCTGGCGCCGCTACGATAGTCGCTGATGGTAGTGCTAGTTTTGCATCCGGCTACCACCAATTGAACAGTGATGGGAGTGTTTGGTTAGACGAGGGTTCCTTTACTATTGCTCCCGGTGCGGGCACGAGTATCGGTAGTGGTAATATTCAACTTAATGTAGACGGTACAGCTTCATTTGCTAATGGAAGTTGTACGATTGATAGCAGCGGTGCAATAAATCCTTATTCAATTAACGTTAACACCAATATCAACACAACCGGTATTACGGACACTTGGGGAATTACGACAACTGGAAGTTTGGGTGTAGGTGGTGGCGCAGCTACGATAGGCGCCGATGGCAGTGCAAGTTTTGCATCCGGCGCCCTTAATATTGGTACTGATGGCAGTCTAAATAGTGGGGCACAGGTTGCGGTATCAACATTTATTGTTGGTATGTCTAATCTAACTGTTGATAACAGTGGTAATTTGGTTGCGGCTTCTGTGGCAGCAACATCCGGCATTGTTATGTTTTCAGGCTTGCCAACTTCTGATCCTGTGAATCCCGGTCAACTCTGGAATAATGGTGGAGTGGTGAATGTTTCTAGTGGTGGTGGATAAAGACAGGATAAAATAATTAATAATCACGAACAGGATCGCTTTTGCGATCCTGTTACTTTTTAATGGTATGGAAATTAAAAAACAGCTCGGTCAATTTAATACAACTCGTAAAGACTACATTTTGAAGGGATTTGAAGACTTTCTAATGGGGAAGGATGTTGTCGATCCTTTTGCTGGTGCTGGCGATCTTTTGCCTTGGGCATGGAACGCACAAACAGTTACCGGTTATGATGTTGATCCGACTCTTCCTTGGATAACAAATGACTCTTTATTAAATCCCATTGATTATCAAGGGAAGTGGATAATAACCAATCCACCATATTTGGCACGCAATAAAAATCCCGATAAAACAATATACGACAAATATGATTTGGACGATCTTTACAAGTGTTCCATCAGATCCATGATGGGTTGTGAAGGTGGCATTTTGATCGTTCCCGTTAACTTTCTTTCAGCAGAAACATCCGCCGAAATTAGAAGCATCTTTTTTGAACAATACGACATTTTGGATTGTAAGGTATTTGAAGAGCGAGTATTTGATGATACTGATTATACGGTATGTGCGTTTTCATTCAAAAAAGCTGAATACACACCCACAAGAACCGTATCAGTGACATTTATGCCATCGGGTAGGGTTTTCTCGTTTCAAATATCGGCAAATTACAGTTGGATATTCGGCGAAGCGTTTCATGAATTTGTTAATATTGATCATCCGAAGGGCATTGGTCGTTACACGTTGGAAAACTGTGTGGGCGATAAACCTATGAAAGCATATGTTGGTGCCTTGGATTCAGAGGTAACAATGAATTGTTCTCCTGATGTTGAAAAGAATATCATACTTCTTAGGGCAATAGATACTGGTACTCAAAGCGGGCGAATCAAATTGATGAATATTCGTGAACATGGCATATCGTGTTTGGCTGGCAAATCCACTTCTAGGAATTATGCTCAAATTAAATTTGATAATCCACCTACTATTGAACAACAATTAGAGATTATAGAAAAATTTAACACAAAATTAGAGTGGTACCGGGAACAGTATAATTCCATTTTTTTGACCGCATTCCGAAATTCAACTAAAGAATACAGTAGAAAGCGAATCAGTTTTGATGTTGTCTACAAAATGATTTCAAAGTTGCTATCCTAATTCATGCTATTAGATCAACTCAGCGAAGACATTAGTATTCGTATCCGCAAAAAACCTTTTCGTCATATCATCATCGATAATGTCTTTAAACGTGACGTTTATCGGAGTATGTGTAAAGGTTTGGATGAACGCCTAGAACGTAGTCTTGTACAGAAGTCACAGTCGGGTAAATTCTGGAAATTTGATCATTATGACGCATATTGCTACAACATCTGTCCAGAGGCAGATTCAGTGTACGGTGATATTGTCTATAGTCCTGATTGGCGAAAGTTTATCAATGGGTTTTTCCAGCACAACTTAACTAAAAACGTTCTTGCCGAGCTTCACCATCATAGAACAGACAGTGAGAGCGGGTATATTCATAATGATTACGACATAGCCAGTTTTGCCAAAGAACCGTTGGATAATGGTACTAATGCACATAGACAGCAAATCAATTACCGTGGACGAACCAAAGGTGCCGTTCATTGTGTGAGAAGCATTGCCGTATTGTACTACTTCCAGAACCAGAAGTGGTATGACGATTTTGGTGGTGAAACGGCTTTTTATCCAGATCACAAAGAAGGTACGGAACCAGTTAAGCGAATTCCGCCTGTATCAAACCGGCTGGTAGCATTTGAAGTCAGTCCGATTTCATATCACAGTTTTATTAACAATCGTATGATGCAGCGTAACAGTCTCGTTATGTGGTTCCATTCACCTGAAAAATGGGCAACTAAAAAATATGGGCAGGAACCAAAAAATGGCTAAGAGAGTGGCACTGATTACTGGCGTGACGGGAACTTTAGGCAAGAGCTTTTGTCAAAATCATCATAAGGATTATGCGATTATTGGTGTGGCACGTTCTGGCCCTAAACCAGCCGGATGTGATATAATCATTCATGGTGATGTAGCTAGAGATTATGAAGACATTATCGAAGAAGCTTTGGATGTTCACGGCAAGGTAGATTATTTAATTAACAACGCAGCCACTTATGCTCTTAAGAGTATTGAGGAATTGACGCCGGAAGAAATGTTGGAAGTTCTCAATGTTAATGTGGTTGGGCCTTATGCGTTGACCAGAGAATTGTATTTGAAGTTTTGGAAACGAAGACCTGAAAAGAACCTTATTAAGCATCGACAAGTTTTGAATGTCAGTAGTACTAGTGCTTTTAAGCAATATGATAAGCAGATTGCTTATGGTGTCAGTAAGTGTGCTTTGAATAACCTATCTTTGCATTTGAAAAAAGAGTTGAAGGGTTGTAATATTACATCTGGTACTATTACTCCTACATCATTTCCAAGTATTGTGACGACCGAGTTCGTGGCAGGTTGGATTGTTGATCTTGATAAAGAAGGTTTGAATTATGAAAAAACCCGCTCCGCCAGAAATTTTTGATCTAGTTAACGACGTTAAAAGCAAACATCATCTCCCAAGACTTCACAGTGCTTCCATTGCCGTAGCTTTTGACGACGGCAAGCCATTCAACAAAGGCAGATTCAATTGGGGTAAGGTTTCCAAGTTCGGCCCCGGATTCCAGATTTGGATGGCCGATAGCTATGACTTTGAATTAACGTTGTGCGATATTGCCTTCAACGACATTTTGGAAACCGCCCTTCAAAAAGAAGCGTACATTGATTTGCTTCTGAATTGTTGCCAAGTTGAGTATGTGCCTGAAATGACGAAAGAGGGTAAACCGGCAAAGGACAAATGGGGCCGCATTATATTTACTGAAGAAATCAAGTATGATGACGATGGAAATCCACGTTGGAAAAAAGTACCCTTGGATATTCCGGCATATCAGGATAATGTAGCACGATACGGTTGTTGGTGTGAAGAGTTTATCGACTTGAAGAACGCCATCAAGACTTGTGATGAGCGTGAAAAGTTTGTTGCCGCATTCTAACCAAAGGTGACCAATGAAAAACACGAAAATGGCCGCTTTGTTTGTTAACCTTCGGGGAGAGATTGGATCTCTCCCCAACTCACCAGAGCGGACATTGGCTTTGTCCAACCTTGCTCATTGTCGTACGCTCGTGCAGGCAGCGGATGATGATGCCAAGCACAATCCGCCCGGCAAGGTTGTCGTGCGAAACGATGAAGGTCGTGTCATTGGACTGCAGGGCTAAGATGAAAAACTTACTCACTGACGAAGAACCCGGCTACAGGCAGTTTTTGAAAAGCCGCCCTATGCCGGGTCGTGTCATTTTCGGCAAACTCGCCGGGAGTCGCTGCCACAATACCCATCACCTGTTAAGTGACCGGGATTATGCGGGCGTGTACATTGTCCCTACCCGTGATGTTGTGGCATTAAATTACGACACGGCGGAATTGGATTCTGTCTGTCATGACGACAAAAAGCGAGATAAAGGCAAATACCCTGATCATGCTTTTTATGAAGTTTTGAAGTTCAGCAAACTTCTAGTTAAGGGCAATCCGACCATCATTGAAATGCTTTTTACCGAGAAGAATGCTGAGTGGTCATCTGAATGGGAAGAGCTTCGCTCAATCAAATCTCAATTTCTCACGCAACAAGTTGTTAAGCATTACTTAGGATTCGCTGACGGTCAAATGTCACATTTGCGACGATCCTACGAGGCTAAAAAGAGTTCTGAAAACTTTGCTTATCACATCTTTAGGTTGTTGGGCGATGCATCGAGGATTGCTCAAGGTGGTGATCCGGTTATTTGGAAAGATAATGAAGAGCGTGCTTTCTTAATGGCAATTCGCCGTTATGAGTACGATTTCCCTGCTATCGAAGCAATGGTCGACGAACGAGTCGCTGCTATCGAGGAGTTAAAGCCGTGGAAACTACCGGAAGCTTGCGACGAGACATTCCTGAATCAATGGATTGTGAGCCTTCGCAAATCCAACTGGTAGAAGCGGATGCTGATAAGATACTTCGTACCCGTAACGCAGAAATCATCTACTTTGTTAATTCTAAGTTGACCAATCCTAAAAAATGCTGTAAGTATCGCAAAGCTGAAAAACGCCTTGATGATATACCTTTTATTGACATTTTGACCGATGAAACGGCGTGGCGACAAAAAAGATCAGCAGAGAAAACAATAGCGTGGAGTCACCCCTGTTGGCGTTGTCGGGTTTGTATGGGAAAATTATGATAGCAGTACTCATTAGCGGCACAGGTAGATCATTAGCTAATCTCATTGATAAGAATTTTAAGATTGTTTGGGTAGGTTCTACGAAAGAATGCCCCGGTTTGGCTATTGCTGAAAAGGCTGGAATACCAACAGTTATTTGTCGTGAAACAAAAGAGTTTTTTAAGTTCGCAAGAGAGAAAAAAGTTGAGTTAATTGTTTTGGCTGGCTTTCTCAAAATGCTTGAAATTCCGCCTGATTACGCTGGAAAAGTAATTAATATTCATCCGTCCCTTTTACCTGCTTTCGGTGGCAAGGGGATGTTTGGAATCAATGTACATAAAGCGGCGATTGAGAGTGGTGTTAAGTTTAGTGGATGCACTGTTCATTACGTCACGAATCAGTACGATCAAGGGCCAATCATTACACAGCGTATTGTTGCGGTAGAAGAGGGTGATACGCCGGAGACTTTAGCTAGTAAAGTTTTTGAGCAGGAGAAAATTGCCTTACCAGATGCAATTGTTCATCATAAAGAGCGATTGAAAATTTGTGGTAATAAGGTATGATTGAATAAGGTTTGACATTTATGAAATTATGTTTTAGGTGTAAATTAAGTAAGCCATACGATTTATTTCCAAAAAATACGGCTTCCAAAGATGGACTTTTGAATTCGTGTAAAGAATGTGCCAACGAATACCATAGGAACTCTTATCGGAAAAACAAAGATCAAGGCAATTATTATATTCGTTCCAAACAGTGGGCCGAACAAAGAAGAGACTTAAATCGTCAATTTCTTTGGGAGTATAAAGAGTCTCATCCTTGTGTTGATTGTGGTGAAAAAGATCCTAGAGTCTTACAGTTTGATCATGTGAGAGGTGATAAAAAAGCCGGTTTGAGTGAATTGGCATACAGTAAAAAAGTTAATATTGAAAAATTGTGTGAGGAAATCAAAAAATGTGAAGTTAGATGTTCTAACTGTCACCTCAAGAGAACTTGGGATAGTAGAAACTACACCATACCAATAAGGAAAAATTTAAATGAATAAGTTATTTAGTTCTTTGGATTCTTTCAATGAGGCTGGTGGTGTAGCGTATCAATTAACGCCCAAGCAAACCCTTGCTTTACTCAGCACGACTTCATGTCTCGGCAACACGCTTTACGTGAGTGCCAAGAAACAGCTAGATCAAATTCAAAATGCCGCAATGATTGTGGAGCCTGAATTCGTGGCGCAGTGTGCCGTGTTCAGCCGTGAATTGTACTTTATGAAGGATGTTCCGGCCTTGTTATGCGCTGTATTAGCTGCACGCAAGGAAACGAAGCTGCTTCGTAAGACTTTCGTACGTGTCATTAACGATGGCACGATGTTCCGCAATTTCTACCAAATCATTCGATCTGGCAAGACCGGTCGTAAGTCTTTTGGAACCGTTCCAAAAGAGTTAATGGTTAATTGGTTGAATAGCCGTACGCCTACGGAAATCTGGCAACAGAGCGTCGGTACGCCTTCTCTCAAGACGATCTTGAAGAACATTCACCCACGCCCATTGGATAAGACTCGTTCCGCCCTTTATGGTATGATGGTTGACCGACCATTTAACCATGATGCGTTGCCGGAATCGGTTAAGGTTTACGAAGCGTGGAAGAAGGGCGAAACTAAGGAAATGCCGAAGACGGATTTCCGTATGTATACTGCCAAAAAGTTAGGCACCGATCAATGGGCCGAAATCGCTCAAAAGGCGAGCTGGTTCTGGTTGCTCCGTAATCTGGCAACTCTTCAACGACAAGGTGTGTTTAACGTGCCGGGGATGGTTGAATTGCTTGCAAACCGCTTGGCTGATCCTGTGTCGATCAAAAAGGCTTCCGTATTTCCGTATCAGATTATGACGGCGTACCAAAATACCGTTGGTGTGCCTGTCGAGTTGCGGGATGGTTTGGAACGGGCGATGGAGATTGCTACTCGCAACATTCCGTCGTTTGAGACGCATTACAAGGATAGCGTTCCTGCGTACGTCTTTACCGATGTTTCCAAGTCCATGACGTACCCAGTGACGGGCGGTCGTGGATCGGCTTCAACGGTAACTCGTTGTGTGGATGTGGCTGCGCTGATTGCGTCTTGTTTCAAGAGAAACAATCCGAACGCTGAAATGATGTTCTTCCAAAAGCATGTTGTACCATTCAATGTCGATCCGGAGCAATCTGTGATGGCGAATGCGTCGGCAATCGGTAAGATTGCGGATGGTGGTACGGCTTGTTGGGCGCCACTTAAGTTGTTGAACGATGCGAACAGGGTTGGCGATTTGCTGATCTGCGTATCGGACAATCAATCTTGGTGTGAATCGTTGAATACGGATCGGTACGGTAAGAGATTGAAGGGTGAGAGTCAATTCCAAGCCGAATGGAAGCGTTGGAAGCAGCGTAATCCGAAGGCGAAGTTGGTTTGTATCGACGTAGCACCGTACGCCACTACGCAAGTACAGGAAATGAAGGATGTTCTGAACCTTGGCGGGTTTAGTGACAACGTCTTCAAGTTGGTTAAGCAATTCGTTGATGGCAATATGGATGCCGACCATGTTGTGGGCGAGATTGTGAAGATTGATTTAGACGGTAAACACCTGCGAAAATCTTCTATTGAAGATGAAGGTGATGAAGAGTAATATATGGGTATGAATTGCCACGGGGGCGTCAGTGGTTTATACCCACAAGATAGGATGGTTCAATTCCATCATTCAGTCACGAAGGGCTTTGAACCCTTTTTGAATCACGAATTACGGATCTCGATGTGAGTACATCTGCTAAATGTTACCCTCACATTAACCTTTCGCCGTTTTCGTGAAATTTTCATCCACGACTCTTGCCGGTTATCGGAACGGATAGTGGATGATGGTCTCGTTAGCTCATCATTAGAGATGAGTGGGCTATGAGTAAACCGGATACTTCTCTATCGGCCTCACAGCAATGGGTTATTATCTGTGTAGTCTGTCTGGGTTAGATAGAGTTAAGTGTCAACGCCGGTCGTGGTGAAATACCATAAACGAGATTTTTTTTAATGTCCACCCAGAGAGAATGATCGTGCCAAAGCAATTACGATACGTTTATTTGGGTGGGCCTTTTGTTTTTTATGCTGAAGCAGAGGCTTACAGTCAGGGGTACATTAATGCCCGCAAGAATGCCAAATTGGAAGACAGGAACATTAAGGTTTGTTCTTTGCAAAACATTAGGCATGATGGCTATTATTCACCGGCCAAATATCCCCGTGAAGGTTTCTATGTCGTTAATGAAATTCAGTTAACGCCAGACGAAATGAAGAAAAAAGAAGCAGAGTTCCAGCAAAAGAAATTTGAAGAAGCTAAAAAGAAAGTTGAAACTTCTAAACAGGAATTACAAAAAATACAAAAAGAAGCTGCTAAAAAAAGAAATTCCCCTACAGCAATTGCTGCGTGTAATCATGTTAGTGATGTTGTAGAATTTGCGAAAAAACAATTGGCTGATTTTACTGCTAAAAAAAAAGTGAATGAATACGGGGCAGGTTCCGGCATGATGTCCGATAAATAAAAAAAGCCAAGCATTGCTTGGCTTTTTTGGTATTTAATTCAAATCAATTTTGTCTATATGGTTATGACCTGTACGATTTGTAATGATTAACATTTCGTATTTCTCTTCCGCTAGTTTTGCGGCCAGTTCTTTGTATTCTTCTTTTTTAAGTTTAAGAATTCTATCAATTGTGTCTAATGAGGCTTGTCCGACATCGACGTTAAAAACTATAATACCCTTCATCATCATCTCCTGTTGAAATTATTATCGTAACTATATTAATTAGAATGTAGGCAATATTTTTACAAACATTTTTCGAGTTATCATGACAGAACCAACAGTAATTCCCGTAGAGTATCGAACATGGCATATCGGCCAACCACCTCGTCGTACCAAGTTGGATATTGGTGGATGGGCGGGTGATAATACTTGGAAAAAGCCTCAAGCATGGCATTGTAAGCCGTTCTCAGATGCGACAACATACGGTTTAGAGTTGATATATCCTTGGGAAACTACTTGTGAAGTAACATGTGACGAAAATGGCAAGTGTCATTTTTTTGGTGATTTTACAAAAGAAAAGCCAAAAGGATCAGGCGATGCTTGGGAACCTTTTGGGGCATTTGCTCCTTGGCATTTCGGTTTTGTTTCCATGATCGATATTAAGACGCAGCTCGGTTATGGATTGATGGTACAGCCTCACCCAAGAATTTACGCCGACAAAAATGGTAGCACACCAATAGCAATTCCCGGTTTGTTGGAAATGGATTGGTGGCCCGAAGTGTTTTTTATAGTATTCAAAGCACCATTGCCCGGATGTAAGTTAATTTTCAAGAAGGGCGATCCGGTAGCTACGTTTACTATCGTTCCCAAGAATATCAAATACGACATCAAAGAAATGTCGGAAGAAGAGCAGAACACTCGTGCAAAACGTCAAGGTAATTTGGAACAGAAGTGGGAGAAGATGTGTACAAGGGTCTTCCATTGCGAAGATGGTAAAGAGTTTTTTGATAACAAGTACAAGGTACTGAGCAATATCGCCAAGCGGGAAGGCTTGGATGTTGTTAATTCATATTTGGATGATCCAACCAAACTGCCTCATTGGGACAAAAAGCCTCAAGTGGTAGATCATCGTCCCAAAGCTGACTACGTTGAGCCAATTTTGCCAGCAGATTTTTGGAAGGATGTTCCGCCCATTGAAGAAGATAAGGATGTCATTGAAGCGGGATTGGGGGACTTGGAAGAGCTATTGAGCAAGACTGACGATTTTATGAAGTTGTCAGACGAAGAGGTACATGGTATCATCAATTCGTTTAAGATGCGAAAGCGAAAAGTTAGGATGGAACAAAGTATGAAGGTGAAGGGACAGTGCCAACCAACAAAATTAACGCCCAACAAGCCGATGGTACCAAGGAATAAAAAGAATCAAGAAGGCGAATGGGTGATGGGTCATAAAGTGGAGAAATTATTATGAATGATGATGATGAGTTGATAGAAGTGGTCATGCCAAGGTCTAAGCGAATGCCGAAATATGATGGCATTAGTCGTGGTGGTGTTTCACATGATGATGATTATTTAGCATCATTGCTACCTAGACGTTCGCCAAACTTTCAATTAGCCCCCACATTTATTACACCACGGGGCTTTCAACAAGCTGCTAGTTCTGTCAATTATGATTGGTATGACAATTATGATGTACATTACGAAGTTTACAAACCATCTTTTACGGAGAGGGCTTGTGACTTTATTTGTGATGGAATTGGGGGGATTGTCTACTTAGGGCGATCTGCTTTAGCGATAGCGATTATGCTACCATTATTCATAGGTGATTATTTGTGGAAATCACTCAAAAGAATGACAATACATTGTAGAGGCATATGGAGTGCTAGTTAAATAAAAAACCCGGCATAAAAGCCGAGTTTTTTCGTTGTTTCAATCAACCTTAGTTGACGGTTACAGTGGCGTTGTTTACACGAACTACGATGTAGCTGATAACGTCAGCTGAAGTACCATTGACCGTGAAGCCAGCAGTGGTCAAGGAAGTACCGTAAGTCAAGTGAGCACCGTTGCAGATTGCGATGTAGTCAGCAGCTACGCCACTGAGAACTGTTGGGAACGTTACAGTGCCAGTTGTAGAAGCAAGAGTAATCGTACCAGCGACAACGACACGGACACCGATCAATTTTTCTACGCCAACGTAGAGATGTTCGGAACCCTTTTGGCCCGCCTTATCGGCTGAACCTTGACCAACACCAGTAACAGAAGAGGCAGTTGCCATATGAGTATCTCCATTTAATTGTTTTAGAAATCATCTAATCACCATTATATAGAGACCGTTTTTCATCACTCAATGGTTTGGTGGTGCTTGCGCTCAATGACAGGTGACCCATTTGGTTAGGTCAAGCTAACGACTCGATAATCGCTTTCTTTTTTAGGCATTTTCCATTTTCCGCCGGGGAATTGGTGAAGTCCGTAGGTTGGATATGGAGGCTTTGGGGCGTCTACATGCAATCTAACATAGTTGCCGACCACAAATTCATCCTTGAACCTTTCGTAGTCGTTTTGCCATAACGTCATCTTCCGTTTCATGTATGCTGAATCTTCAAATTGGACGCTGTAGTATGTTGCTTTCGGGCCTTGTACTTGTTTGACTTCTTTCAGCAGGACTTCGATCTGTCCGTGCTTTTCGCCTTCTTCGATGAATTGGGCAATGGTCAAACCTTGATAGTTAGTCAGTTTTTCAATCGGGTGCTGCCAAACAAAACCGTAATAAGCAACTTCAGCGGCTTCCCCTGTTTTGTCTTTGAGTATTTCAAGGAAGTCGGCTTTAATCTTGAAGTCGTGATTAAAGTTGGTCAATGTTGGACGTTCCGCAAAGTCGTCTTTTTTATACTTGTTGGCAATACAGGTTGCGAGTTTCTTTTCTAGTTTGATTTTGTCGGCATCAGTTGCTTCTGTAATTTCGGCTTCAAGTTTTTCCTTGTTTTTCAGGAAGCGTTTGTTTCGGTCATTTTCTTTTTTGTCGTAATCTTTGTATGCTTCATAGAAGGTTGCCAAAGTTAATGGATCGGCTTCTTGGAAACATCCCAAAGCAATGAGCGGTTGAACAACTTTGGCATCTGTACCGTATCGTGTAAGGAAGTCTTCAATACCAGCGAATGGTTGAAGTTCTTCAATTCTCTTGGCGGCATCTTCACCAATACCCTTGATCTTGCAGAATCCCCAATAGACGTACTTGTCATCTGCGACGAATTCGTTTTTGGACTTGTTGAGGTGGAGTCTTTCTATTTTGACCTTGTTGCGTTCTGATTCCCGTTTGTATTCTTTCAGTTTGTCATAGTCTTTTTGACTGCTGGTTTTGGTGTGAGTTAACATCGAAGCAAAGAATTGTTTCGGCAAATGGCATTTGAGCCAAAGCATTCTTGAAGATATGTAACAATAACCTACTGCGTGTGATTGATTGAAACCGTAACCAGCGAACGCCTCTAGGAGTGCCCACAAGTGTTCCAGTTCTTCAATCGTCGCCCCCAAGGTGATTTGTCCATTGGCAATGAACATATCCTTGTATTTTTGGAACTTCTCAATTTTCTTCTTTGAGATAGCCTTACGTACAGTTTCACAGTCGCCGAGTGGAATCTTACCTACCGTGTGGAGAACCCGTGAGATTTGCTCTTGGTATACGTGTACACCATACGTGGATTGAAGATTGGCCGGGCCTTCTGCCAGTAGCGGATGCACTGACCATTCCTCTGTTCCTCTTTTACGTTTAATGTATTGTTCGTGGGCACCGAGTTTCATAGGGCCGGGACGGAATAGAGAGGTATAAGCTACAAGGTCATCGAACTTGTCAACGCCACCCTCTTTCGCCATATTACGAATGCCCGCAGAACCGTCGAATTGGAATACCATTCTTAGGTCTCCACGGTTAGCCATTTCCAAGCACTTCTTGTCTTCAAGATAAGAAGTGTCGGACCACGAAGGTTGATTTTCACCGGGAAGAGCACATACAGTCACGCCTTGTACAGCACTGAGAACTTTGGTAGACGTTTGGTATAGATCACTTTCTTTGTCTTGCCACTTTTCGTACTCTTCTTTTTCCAAGCAGGCCATCTTACAAGCACTTGCGATCTTTTGATTACCATCTAGTCCCAAGAAGTCGAACTTAATGAAACCCACGATGCTCAAATCGCTGCTACTTTGTCCTTCTGGCCAAGCTGCTGCTACCGAACCTTCTTTACCACGAATCAATGGAATATGTTCGTGAATTGGAACACGGGAAACAACCAGTCCGGAAGCGTGTTGGCCTTGACCACGAATACGACCGACTAGCTGTTTGGCGGCTTCGGCGACTTCTGGATTCTTTTCGCAATACTCACGAAACTCGTCGTAGATTTCGACAGCTTGATCCCACGTTAATATTTTGCCGTCTTCATCCTTATCCTTCATGTTTTTCGTTACGGCATCAACCTCTTCGTGAGGTAGACTGAATAATCTTGCCATGTCTTTCAGGGCTGATTTCATGCCGAACGTGTTGTAGTTGGCAATGTTGCAAACGTATTGTTCACCGAACGCTTTCTTAGCATAATCTTCTTTGAGGTATTCACGAACACCGTCAATATAGTCAATATCAATATCTGGCCATTCACCGTAGATGAATTTGGCTTGTTTGTCTATGTCGAAATCGTTAACTATTCCCAAGAGATATGGTATGATGAGGTTGTTTTCATTTTCCTTGAACTTGGTTTTGTTTTCTATTAACTCAGCGAAGTATTTGTCTTCGCCCATTGATGTGATTTCTTTCCATTCGGCAGAGAACCTATTTTTATAATCATCGGTTGTAATGTTTCTTTGTTTGAGGCCATCGAGGCACAAATCGAATAATTGTTGTCTTGTCATATGAGCTTTATAATAACGTATTTTCTAGGATTGTAAAGGCGAAGAAATGTGTTAAACTGTATTAAATCAGTCTTCTGGATGAAGGAATGATGATGTTTAGGATCTTAAATAAATTAAAGAGACGCAAAAAAGAAAGCGTCATCGAGCCAAGGAGTAAGCCTATGGGCGCACCACATTTTCAAATTCATGAACCTGCCGGACTTTACAAGCCTCACTATGGGGACTTTGGTAAGTACGACAAAGCAAACAAGGCGTTAACTTGGATTGCTTGTCGTGAAACTTTTCACTCTTACGCCGACGATGATCAAAAATTCTACGAACCAGACACCAAAAATCGTTATTACTTTGTTGTCATTAACCCTGATCCTATCATGGATATGGTGGGTTGGGTAGAAGATACGATTGGCGTTAAAGATAAAACTAGGTTCCATTATCAGGAAAACTATCGTCCCAAGGGTAGTACTGGTTATAATATTTTGCAGGTTGAGCCGGGGCCGTTTTGGAAAGCACAGCCCATTAGACACGCCTTTTTGACCTGTGCACTCAAAGCGTCATTGACTCAATCGGGCAGAGGGCATCGGGAAACACTGCACCAGTGTAAGTATTTTCATGCAACTTCTACGTGGAATGCCGCTCAAAGATTTCTTGGTGGCGATACATGGCTAACACCACCAAATGGTGTACGTCGTAAAGGTTGGGTGTTAACGTTTACACCTTTTACTTCTCAAAGCAACCCTCAGAGTAATTATCATTATGTTTTGGAACACATTTTGAATCGCCCCAATGAGCAGTCCGTCAAAGAGCGAGCCAAGGAATTGTGGGTACAATCGGGTTGGCAACATGGTCGTGACCTTGAATTTTGGACACAGGCCAAAAAAGAAGTTTATGGATATTAAGTGTTAATGGTTGTGATGCCTGCGTTTCTCTTTAGATTGTACGCCTCAGCCATAACCATATCGGGGAATTCGGGCTTAACGTCATTGATCAAGACTCTAGGCCCGATTCCCACTCCCATAATCAGTTGATCGTAGTGGATTCCCAAGTCGTCAAGCATCTTCATCGTCACTCGCCTAGATCCTTCTTTTCTACCGGTAATTAATATGAGCCGGTAGTTTTTCTTTTCCCACTCTTTCAGCTTTTCTAACGTTCCAGCAATGACTTGATCTTTTTGTTCAAGGTAATTTTCAGTTTGTAATACTAGGGTGCCGTCAATGTCGACAATCATGGTTTTGGTCATATGATCCTTTGTTAAGTTATTGTGACATAATGACATAAGTTAGAAAATTTTCAAGGTATCTGTGAAATGATCCAAAAATCAGCAGCAAGGTTGGGATCAGTTAAGTAGGCGTATGGAATTTTGAAATATCCTTCAATGCCCCAGTCTTCACCCCAAGAATTTCTGATAAGGAAGGTTTGATCGGCATCATCGTAGCCGACAGCTACAACGGCATGACCACCTACAACTTTTTCGTTGTGAGGCATTGGTAAGATCCCGTTCTTTTTCACTTCATCGGACTCAAAGCTCTGATAGGCTGTAAATCCAAAAACGAATGGATTTCCGGCAGCGAGCGTTGTTTTGAGTTGGTTAATATCCTGTCCGACTCTTGCGTACTCTTTGATTTTGTGTGCCAGAGCCAATCTGTAAGCAGTGCGATTGGGCTTGGAACGCCATTTATTTAGATCGTACGGCCAAATATCCTCACGACAATAGCCATATTCAGATAGGCTCTTGATGCCGATCCTCATTGATGCGCCGCTATCCGATTCGGTTGTATTCATCAGTAAACGTTCATTATAATAAACGAACAATCTTGATGGTGCCGTATCCTGCGACTGCTTTTGTTTGGCTTCATCGAATTGAAGTACAGCCGCCAACGCTTGGGCCGTACATGACCCTACATTGCCCTGTGCGTAAACTTTGGGGAAATTGGATCGGAGGTCAACGCTGGAGGGAATGTCCAGCATTTTTGGGGGTTCGTAATAATGGTCTCTTGCATCCGGCAAGTCTCTTAACCATCCAAGTCCATTTTTTTGTACTACATTTCGCTGTCTTCGTTTTTGTGCCATATTTTTAAGGTATTTCTATTTCTTTTTCTTCTTTGGGCGATACTACTTCATCTGGTTTGAGTTTAACAATCGTGAAAATGTAGCCACATTCAGGACATTTGATCTTTTTTCTTTGCTCAAAAAGCGATTTATCTTTACCATCCGCTCTTTTTGGAATTGCTGATAAAGGTACTTGGTAAAGATAATCTAAGTCTTTTCCATCGGTAAAGACTTTATTAGAGCAGTGTTGACAGAAAAGCATATATTTCATACCAGTAGGTAGGCATTTGTGAGAAGAATTATTACCTCTAAATCTGAGGCAGAAGAGACGATTGAAGAGGTCAATTTCACCGTTAATAAATTTAACGTCCGAACCAGACCGGATAAAAAAGACACCGTCGTATTTTCTTGTTTTTCGGAGTTCGGTACCGAGATATTGGGAAGCGTATATTGTATCCCGATATTGTTGCGGCACTTAAGGGGCAAATACAGTATTGCCATTGGTTGGAAGGGCAGAGATTTTCTGTATCGTCATTTAGTGGACGAATATTGGGAGATCAATGAAGAGCATATGTGGTTGCGAAAATATTGTCGGGCATTTCATCATCATTCAAAAAACTTAACTAGGATTGAACAGAAAATGTCCGAAGTTGGGTATTTGTTGGGTGCTGGTGAAATGGGCAATATTGCCGTGTATCCGAAGTTAACTGTGTGTCCATCATGTGGCAAAGCTATCAAGCAAATTAAAGAAGCACAAGTTTGCCGGTTTTGCCATGCGACTTATTGGTCACCGGGATTGTTTGATAATATTGAAAAAGCCAAGAAAAAAGCCGTTTGGCCGCACGTTTCTGATGCAAAGAAAGCGTTGATGGGTAAATATCTGCAACCCAATTCGGTAGGCATCACAGCCCGCAATCGTGACTGTTACGGCAGAAATTTACCACCTGTGTTTTATGAGCGTTTGATATATCTTTTAGAGGATATGGGTTATCATCCTGTATGGCTAGGGGAAAAAACATCTATTCATCCTTGCCCGTTTCCTCGTATTTTAGATTTTAGTTCTATGCCGGAAGCGAATGATTTGGAGTGTACTCTGGGTTTGGTTTCGCATCTTAAATTCACCATACAATTTTGGACTGCTTCAACACGATTGGCGGGTTTGGTAGGAGTGCCTTTCATCATTTTTGAAAGCCCGGATCAGATTATTGGAGCGGGGCACGAAGGATTGAGATTAGAATTGTGTACACGTGGCGAAAAGAAGTTGGTTTTATCCCATTTCAATGACATTGCCAACGACCACAATACGGCATTTCCTCTTGTGCGGCGAGCGGTTCGTGAGATAGAGAATGGTAACTATTCGGAAAATTGGGATATGGTAGACAAAAAGCATTGGGGGAAAGAGTGAAAGATTTTATTGAACGTATTGCTGACAAGACGGGGTTTACCAGAGAGGTTTATTCTGATCGGGTTTCGGATAAGTTTCTCATTTTGCCATTGACTGCTGACCGCAGGCATGAATTTGCTTTGTCTGTATTTCTTTATCATCATTTGAAGAGTGATGTTAACTTAATTATTGCCGGTCCTGCTGGTCGTGGCGGATTATTTCCTTTGGCGCACGAATATTGGAGTTTGAATAATCAGAGTCTTTGTAATGAAATTGCCAATAAGAGTATTGGGTGGGGTCAATGTGAGGCGGCAAATTGCGTGGAAAAGCAATTGAATAAATACGCTGATACAATGACATCAATGGACGAATATTATGATTTTGGATTAACTTCAAAGTTTTTTCAGAAGTTTCAATCTGTTACGAATTATTTGCCGAGTATACCACAGGTAAAAACCGAGTATGCTGCCAAAATGGGTGATAATCGTGTTATCGTTATTCCAAATCGAACGGTGATTGTAAATCGACAAGGAAGATTTATTAGACAAACGGTAAACAGGCAGTTGTATGTTGCTTTGGCAGCTAGATTGGTTGCTGAGGGTTATAATCCGGTGATATTACAAAACGCAGGGACTTATGATATATCGCCGAGCGTTACTGGGTGTGCTATTTTTGCGAACTTGAAAGCATCTGACGAATTGAGTATTATTCGTTCTGGGTGTTTGGTGGATTTGTTTGCGGCGGATAGTAGATTGGCTTTATTGGCCCGTGCTCCTTATGTTTGTGTTACTGAAAGACAAACATATAACGCTTGCAAAGATTATGAAGTAGATGATTTAGTTGGGCATCAATTACCGCATTCGTATATTTTTTCCTTTGCAACTATGATAGAAGGGAACGATTATGCGAATGTCATTAGTGGTGTAATTACTAAACTTGAGTCTTTGTTAACCAAGGTTGATAGGGACGAATTACCTTCCACTTTACCTTCGTCATTGCCTGCGCCTTATGGTCTTGTGCGTGAGCGAAAAGCGAAGAAGTTTGGCATCCGATTGTTCAATTTATCAAAAATCGATTAGGAGTTTGTTGATGTCTATTAACGTTAGAGTTGAAGCCCGCCGGTTGCCATTGGGAGCCGGAAGGCAAGAGCGTGATAAGGCAATTCAGAGTTTGTTGCGAGCTTTGAAGAGGGCTTGTAATGATGCTGGTGTAACGCAAGCGTATAGGGATCATGAATTCTTTGTACGACCTTGTGATATTCGTCGTCGTAAGAGAATGGCGAAGCAGCGTGCGCCGATGGAAGCCGAATTGAAGGCCAAGGAAGACGCCAAGGAGAAAAAGGAAAAGAAGGACAAAAAGGGTTTCGGCAAATATTAATTACAAAGGAGGTATTGAAAGATGCCCAAAAATCAGATATATGTAAACAAACGAACGGACGAACTTTTAGGTAAAGTTGCTAAACAAAAGTCTACAACCAAATCGGCTGTATTGAATTCTTTAGTTGACCAAACCGGCTTAGGTCTTGACGACGTAAAAGGTGTAGCACTTCTTATTCCAGTTGAACTTTTGACTGACAATGAAGATAAGTTGCATGATTGGCTATCCGGGCGTGCGGTTGGAATATTACGTCATTTTTATCCAGAATAATTAAGGTTGGATCATGGCTTTAAGTTTGAAGCAAGTCAAAGATATTTGCATGCTTGGCAGTGGATCGTCGCAATGTCGTTATTTGGCGGAAGATGAATCACTTATCGGAAAATTTTATTGTCTAAAAATGGTTCGCCAACAGAAACCTGAAATAGATATTGAGGTTGACGAATTCATCAAGAAACACAAAGATAGAGGGGTCGATCCATACAGTATGGGTATGCCTCTGGGCAACAACTGTGGTGGGTACAGGTTGCTCAAACTCAAAATGCAGGGGTATGATTTGGATGGCACACCCTAAACGAGTACGAGTGGTTATTCCTCGTCATGTGTTTTCAGAAGCACGTTTAAAATTAGCGGAGAAATTTTGCAAATTTCAAGCGTGTTCACGTGATTTCGACCATTTGCAGCGTTGTTATCCGATACTCAATCGTGATTTGACGGATGTTTTGGAAGGGATATTAGAAGACGGGGAAAAAATCGGCAAATTAGCTCTTCGTTTAAGCGACGATTATATGGTCGTAGAGCAACTCGACAAAGACATGCCGACTTTTTTGATCGATGAAGGCGAAATCGATATGTGACATTGAAAGCGACTAGAGGAAAGTTTATACTCTTTTTTCATCAGGGGAAATGTCATGGAAGAGCAAAAACTATCTGTCGCCATTACCGAATCGGATGCTGTGGAAAGAATGTTCGAAAACGAGCATTTTTACTGTGGTGGGCCTATCCCCAACTATGCGATCAAAGATCCAGAGAACGTTAAATTACTAAATATCAAACTCACTCAGAGTGTAGATATTGCACATGAAGCATTGGGTCGTGTTAATAAATTGGCAAAAAGCAAATATCGTCCGAGGATGGGCGAAAGACTGATACCCAAAATCATTCATATGTGTGAGGAAAAAAACTTACAACAAGAAATGATTGGTGGATTGATCTTGTTGTATTTGGAATTGGTTGAGGGCTGCGAATGGCGGTACCTCGTTGATAAACAATACGAATTCAAAGACAAGACACTATGCGTAAAAGCCGGATAAAGTTAAATGAAATTGATATTTCCATTTTGGGAATCATCGACAAAGAGCCGATAGAAGTTTTCCAGCACTTAGAATCTTTGTCGATCAAGTTGCCACCGTGGGCTACAATTATTCTTCTATGCCAGCAACCAGTTAAACGCAATTTAGACATCATGTTCTTTGAAGATGTGCAAGACTTTTTTATTCGGTATGCAAAAACAGTCATACGCAAATCGCCTGAAATTGATTTATTTTGCTATACCAACAAGGGTAATGGTTGGACGGTATTCGAACCGCCAACTCTCATTGGCCCAAATCTAACAACAAATTTGCGATAATTATTAAAGGTAGGATTAGAGTCCTTGGAGTGTTACGTATTTGCAGTAGGTGACAGGGGGATGATTTAACCTAGAAGGTAATGAGTACATTAAAAGTCGAAGTCGTTAAAATAACAAACATTGAACCACATCCCAATGCTGACAAACTTGCGGTTGCAACAGTTAACAATTGGACATGTGTAGTTCAAAAGGATAAGTACAAAGTCGGGGACACGGTTTTGTATTTCCCAATAGACAGCGTCTTGCCTTTGGGCTTGAGCAACAAGTGGGACATTACGTCCATGTTGAGCAAGCAAAGAGTTAAGGTGGTTAAATTGCGTGGTATCACATCATGTGGCTTGATTATGCCAAATGATGGTGGTTGGGAAGAAGGTACGGACTTAACGGAGCATTTTGGCGTAGTTAAATATCAACAGCCAATTCCATTGAGTTTGCGGGGGCAAAATCTATCCGAACCAGAACTCTTCCATCATTACACCAACATTCAGAATTTTAACAACTACAGTAAGGTTTTAGAGCCGGGCGAAGAAGTTGTTATGACTGAAAAAATTCATGGTACAAATTGGCGTGCCGCTCTGATTGATGGAAAATTTTACGTAGGCAGTCATCATAACTGTAAGACGTACAGTGAAAGTGTCATCTATTGGCGTGCGGCTATCAAGAATGATATTGAAAAGAAAATGCGAGAAAAGCTGCCGTCTGGCGTGTGGATTTTATTCGGTGAGGTATTCGGCCCAGTACAGGATTTGAAGTATGGATCATCTGAAATACAATTAAGATTGTTTGATATTTCTTTTAATAACACTTACGTGAATTACGATGTCTTTAATTCCTTTTGTCAAGATATGGATTTGCCGACAGCACCTCTAATTTACAGAGGGCCGTTTGACCAAGAATTATTGGCCGCAATGTCACAAGGCCAAGCTTTTCAGGGCGATCATATGCGGGAAGGCGTGGTTGTTCGTCCTACACAAGAGCGATGGAACAATTACATAGGTCGGGTCATTCTCAAGAAGATTAACCCCGCTTATCTTCAGCGTAGAAAAGGAACAGAATACCAATGACAGATGATGCTAAAATAATTCGTGGCGATTTCATGAGTCCTAAATTTTCATCGGAATTATCTTATCTGTCTCATTACTTTCGTACGGAACTTCCGGCCTGTTTCGCCAAATACTACCTTGAATTTGGTCATATGGTTGGTATACTCAGTAACGGTGATTATTGTGACCAATTCGTAGATCACACCGGCCTAGTCTGCTCCAATGCTAGATTGCGATATTTGCTAAACCGAATTCAGTCTTTGACAAAAGCCGAAAAAAAAGCTACGGATGATTACGATGTCGACACTTTGATTGCTATCAAAGATGGCAAGTACAAATTTGACGAATGTTAATTTTTAGAGAACACAATGAAAAAAACCAAAACCAAAATTAGATCGATAAAGCTGACAGCGGAAAAAGTAGCAAAAGATTTGTCGTTGGTGCAATATGAAGAGTACGTCAAAAGTAAAAATCGTGAGTTGGACGAATTAGAAAACCTCATGAGCGAAGAGCCGCCACAAAAGGCATCTTATCGTGCTTACGACGATTTGATGACATATGGTGAAGTTGATCCGGCATACCCAACCGGTGAAGTCCAATCAAAAACGGCAACTCTTGGTGTTGCGCCTGAGCCGTTGTTAAAGTCTGGAAAAACAGTTAAGGAAGTATTAGAGGAGTCTGAAACATCGGGCGGAACTTTCAAAACTTACCAACGAGCTGAAATTCAATCGGGCGGAACTTACCAACGGACACAAGGATCGCTCCCAAGCTATAACTTTCAAGGGAGTCATAGTGTAGGTAAGGCTCTTCCGAAGGTCGCTTATTCGGGCGGTGCTTATCTCCCACCATCGGCAAAGATTGAAGAACAAGAGCGTGGCGAAATTTTGCCGGAAATCGATAGCGATACCGCACGCAATGCATCTGATCAACAAGTCTTTGAGACCATTCGTGAAAGTATCAAAATTGTTCGTGACGCCGAACGTACGTTAATTTACGCTGTGGTTAAAAGCAAGGATGATACCAAGAACGTCTTGTGTAAAATCAAGTGTCAGGGCGGTACTGCTTATGGTGGATATGCCAGAGAGGCTTCAAGTGATTCATTTATCGCATCTTGCGTAACGTTCATTAACTTGGGAACTGTTCCCTTCGGCTTTAGGATTATGATGCCACATGTGGGGAATTGGTCGTCTCAAATCCCTATTCCTGAAAAAGTGATAGAGAAGTCTTTGACGCCCGATCAGCGGGGACTTTTGTTAAAGACTCGCCAAGATTATCCGAGTGATGCTTACGAAATTTCTTACCTACAGATGACAATATGACACCACCTCGTTCAGTGCCCGATTGGGATTCGTTCTATATCGGGCTTCTTTATCAATATTCCGGTCGTTCCAAAGATCCAAATAGTCAAACCGGCGCTGCTGTTATTGATGCCAATAATGTGCCTTTGGGCTTTGGCATGAACGGCATTCCTAGAGCTATCAATGACAAAGAGATTGATTGGTCAAGACCCGATCCAAAAAATCCAGATGATTTAGGCAAGTATCCTTATATCAAACATGCCGAAGAGAATGCCATCAGACATTCACGTGCGATTTCTATCAATGGATTAGAAGGTTGTACGATGTATGTGACGGGCCATCCTTGTATGCGATGTATGTTGGAGATTGCCGACAAGGGCATCAAGCGGGTGGTTTGGGGGCCATTAGCATTGAAGATGGTTGACAAAAACCATTTTCGTTACGGTGAAGACATTGCTAAACGAGCTGGTATTGTAGTTGAAAAATTTACTGGTTCTTTGCTTTGGGTAAAAGAGCGAGTTAATTGGATGGAAGAAAAAGGTTTGTTTGAAAAGGATATATGGACACCTAAATAAAGCATGAGTTGCGGATCAAACACTAGACAATGCTGCCCCACCCAATCAATATGCCCCGATGTGTTCGGGTGTCCTCCGGGTGTGTGCCCTGATTTTCAAATTAAGAGGCATGACACCCTCCCGCCTTTCCGTGTATCAGTAAATGATTGTAATGGTCCACTGGACTTAACGGATACCATTGCCGAAGTTTCCATGTGGGCTAAAGGAAAAATGAAGAAAGCGGTATCATCTACAGATACCTATTTTGGTTTTGCTGACAATGTTGGCTTTTATCAAGTCAACGTCGGCGATATAATTGTAGTAGATCGAATTCGTAATCCCGAACAATTACTCGTTCTCGGTTTTGATGAAAATCTACACTTAGTACAAGTACAACGTGGGTACAATGGCACAAGTGCTGGTACCTACAAAAAAGGCCAATCCTTCAAAGTGTTTCGCATTTTGAATGGGGTTGCCGAAACATCGACCATCTTAGAAGACATTCCTCAATTAGATGGAACTGTACAGAAAGATGTCGTTATGGACTCGCAATTGATCTACAATTGGCTTCCAGCGGATACTTGTTTGCCGGGTTGTTATTGGATGGAGTTTAAGTTATTGAAGATGCAGTCGGAAAGTAGTATGATGTTTTGGGGTGTGATGCCTTTGAAAAGTTGTGTGGGAAGTCCTAGTACGATTACAATCACACCGAGCGCAATTCCAAGTTTTATTCCTACTGTTAGTGGTTGCGATATAGGTGCAGGCGTAGAGTGGGTTCGCCGATTTCCTATGGATTCCGATGGGTTTTTGATCCAAATTGTAGATAGCCCCACAAGTGAAGTGGTTCAATAAATAAAAGTTTTTGGCTCCAATAGAGAATGGTGCAAAATGCCTAACGTGGCCCAATTTTTGATTGAGCGGTTAAAGAGTAACGGCGTCAATCACATGCTGAATGTTCCCGGCGACTATTCATTGGCTTTCAATAAGTACGTTGAAAAGAGCAACATAGAGTTAGTTGGTACTACCAATGAAGCTAATGCTGGCTTTGCTGCTGATGGTTATGCCCGTGTTAACAATGGTGGTATGTCAGCGGTTTGTGTGACATATTGCGTCGGTGGATTTAGCCTTATCAATGCTATTGGTGGTGCATTCGCCGAAAAGAGTCCTGTGGTCGTGATTTCCGGATCACCGGGTATGAAAGAGCGTAATGGTGACGTTTTACTTCACCATATGGTACGCAGTTTTGAATGCCAGCATGAAATTTTTGAGAACATCACTTGTGCCAATACGGTACTTCGTGATCCAAGTCGAGCGGCTTTTGAAATCGACAGAGTTCTCGAAGCAGCCAAACACTACAAGCAACCGGTATACATCGAGTTACCCCGTGATATGGTTGAAAAGCCAATTACGTACGATGCTTACACAGTAGGCACTCCTTCCAATATATCTTCCGATCAAGAGAACCTACAGGAAATTTTGTCGGATACGATTAACTGGATCACCAATGCCAAAAACCCGGTGATTTGGGCAGGCGTTGAAGTTGCCCGATTTGGTTTGGGTCAAAAGTTAATGAAATTTGCCGAACAAACCGGCATTCCAATCGCTACGGACATCTTGGGCAAGTCGTGTATTGGTGAGCGGCATCCAATGTCGTTGGGTGTGTACAGCGAAAGTACAAGTCGTCCAGAAGTGGTTGACTTCTTCGCCAAGAGCGATTGCGTGATTATGTTGGGCGTGATGATGACGGATATGAATCTCGGATTCTTGCCACTGCGTCACAAACGTCGCAATACGATCAACGCAACCAGTCAAACCATGCAGGTGAGAAACCACACGTATGCCAACGTGCAGTTTGGCGACTTCGTTGACGGATTGTGTAAGCACAAATTCCAACGGCGTGAAAGCGTCAAGATGCCCGGCCCGGCGTATACCGAAAAATGGGAAGCCAAGTGCGGCGTTACTCTCAAGGCCGACCGGTTGATGGAGAAAGTTAACGCTATCTTGACCGAAGATATGACTGTTATCGCTGATGTTGGTGATAGCTTGTTCGGTGCCTTGGATGTCACTGTACACGGCCACAATCAGTTTTTGGCGTCAGCATTCTATACCAGTATGGGATTTGCTGTGCCTGCTGCGTTAGGTGCTCAATTGGCCAATCCAAAGATGCGGCCAATTGTATTGGTGGGTGATGGTGCCTTCCAAATGACAGGACAGGAATTCAGCACTTTGGTTCGTCGTAAGATGAATCCAATTGTGATCGTTCTCAACAATGGTGGATATGGCACCGAAAGAATTCTCTTGGAGGGTTCATTCAACGACATCCAAAATTGGAATTTTGAAAATATGCCGTTGTTGGTCGGTGGTGGTAAGGGTGCCAAGGCAACTACTGAAGATGAGTTGGATGCTGCTTTGTCGCAAGCCCTTGTATGCAAAGAGCCGTTCATCATTAACACCGTTATAGAGCGTGGGGATTTTACGCCCGCTCTGAGCCGTATGTTCAGCAAACTAGCAAAGAAGGTTTGATTTGAGAGACATACGTCAAGAGTTGTCAGATACGGCAATTAGAGAAATGAATGCCGAGATTGATGCCGATACAATTAAGCGGTATCATCGTGGGGAAAGACTCACGGAAGATGGATGGGTTCATTTTTTTGATGAACACGGCAATTCAGTTGTCGATCCTGAAATTATTTTGAAACTAACTGGAAAGCAGATTTTTTGATGAAAGCGATTTATGTGACGATGGCTCCCGGTCAAGAAAACGAAAGCGATGAAGTCGTGGTCGTTTTCACCGACGAGAAAAAGTTAAAGAAGATTTTGACTGATTTAGAGAGAATGCATCCAAAGGAATATTTTTCTGTGAAGGATTATATTCCTGATGTAATCGATCCGGATAGTGTTGAAGAGTGCTTTGGATTATAGGGTTGTTTCTTGTCCCATTTTAAAACAAGTACTATTGGAGAATGACGATTTTCAACAAACGGATGACACGGGTAAACCGCTACATCACCGCACCCACTGTACGGGTAAAACGAGACGGTGAACACTTAGGGATCATGCCAACGTACAAGGCTTGGGACTTGGCGTGGTCTAACGATATGGATCTAGTGGAAGTGTCCGCTGGCGACATACCTGTATGCGAAATCATGGACTACAAGCGATTTCAGTACGAAGAAAAGAAGAAGAAGAAAGAGCAACAAAACAATTCTAAGAATGTCGCACCGAAGGAAATTCGGTTACGACCTGTTTCCGGTGATAATGATGTTGAAGTCAAAATCAATCAACTGAAGAAGTTTTTGAATGACAAGCATCCTGTATCGGTTAACATCGTTTTCAGAAGTCGTGAAATGCAGCACAAAGATCGTGGCTTCATTATCATGAATAAGATTTTAGCATCCATTCAAGATGTTGGTACAACCGTATCACCTCCAAAGTTTGAAGGTACTAGGCTTTCCGTAAGATTAGTTCCTAAAACTTCTAAAGATTGATTCTTTTCATTGTCATGGGTAGAATGTAAGTTCGTACCCGGAGAATACACATGGCGACTGCCGAACTTCTGGATCAGGTTAAAAGTACCCAATCGAAGGTTGAGGCGATATTCGACTGCCAAGAAAAGGCAGTTTGCAGTATCCCTAGTTGGGTTAAATTCCTCAGCAAGATTGCCGAGACTTCTGACGAAACCGTTAAGGCTAGTCTCGGTGACACTGGTCGCAAGCTTAAAAAGTTTGCCAGCAGAGTTGATCTCAAGCATCCCGATCTTGAGGTTTTCGTTGAAAGTTTGCCGAAATGCGCACTCGAAGTTTTCAAATTCTGCGCCGAGGCTGCGGAAGATGGAAAAGTTAATCGAGAAGGCGAATTAGACAAATGGACGGAAAGCAAGACTTTGCTTCGGGCCATTCAACAGCCTCGTACACGCCTTTTGGCCAATGTCGTTGAACGCAAGGATCAACGAGCGGTCAAGAAAAATCCTCACAACATCGGGTTGAAGTCCCTCTTCACCACGGGCGAGAATGCCTTTTTCTCACAACCCATTAACTTCAATCGGTTTGCCAGATTTTCAACATCTAGCAATGAAGAGATGGCAGAGTTGGAAAAGAAGCAAAATAAATTTGCCAACATCGGCATGGCTGAATTAGCCGGTACTTTTGGAAAGCGAATGAAGTCGCTTCAAGAGTCCATGTCGGCTTATTGTGGTTTCTATCGGATTCGTCCCGATGAAGCATCTGTAACCTTGGCTCGTATGCACGGGTTCCGATGGAGTGACTCTGGCAACATCATCGTACCGTCCAAGTATTTTGACAACTTCAAATTCTGGGCAGACAAAAAGTCCGATGAGGCAGCTTCGGATGATCCGAAAGCCGAAGCGATCAAGAAGACCTTAATTTTGAACACCAAGTTTGCCCCGCTGATTGGTGGGTCATCGAACTTCTTCTACCAGTCTCGCATGTATCCTTTGCCTGTTTTTGGCAGCATTCCGCCAAGTACACAAAAGATTATCGATAAGGTTGAAGAGTTTGACTCTCTTGGTGGTCATCCCTTCTTCGATTATCTGTGGGTTTTGGTGCCAAGCATTAACGTCAACAATTCCTTTATTCGTCCGAATAAAGATGTTGACCATTGGACGATTACCGATGCTAAAGGTGTCGTACACGAATTTGACAACGCTGTTACCGCTTCAACTTTCCTTGATACGATGTTGGTAGACAACAATATCGTATTCCCTATTGTCGTCGGTGAGCGAGACGGTAAGTGTTACTTTGTTTCCATGTGGCGATAAGGGTATTCTTGTGAAAAAAAAGATGAAAAAAGTCCTCAAAGACAAACTTGACCACAGTGTTGATATGGCCATGAGTCACGGCTATAGCATCAGCAAGTTCATGAAGCTACAGGCTAAAGCAGGATGTTATTCGCCAGTAGGAAAAGAGAAGATTTGTCATCCACTTGAAACCATCATCTTAGGGCAAAAGATAGAAGATTACATTAACTATCAAATTGCCAAAGAGCTACAAACAACGGTTCAGTGGGTTGATGGTTTTGTGGATGGATTTGCCAATAGCAAGAAAGATAACCGCTATCTCTTGTTCCCAAATCACTATCCAAACATGGCAACTTTGCGTCATTTGTATCTGAGTGGTTATCGGGATGGCGTTTATTACCAAGAAGTCATCAATGAATTAGAAATAGCGTACTCAGAAGGTGCACAGTACTACGATACTTATAGCGGTCTTGTGCGGCGGTGATCGATCAGACGGCAAACATTGTGTACAAGAAAGCCTAGTAGCGGCCTTATATACATGTTATGAAGTCATTTTTTGATTATGCTTGGGACGGAAAACTTGTTGATAAAGGCATGTGGTTCCATAATATGCCACTACCAGACGGTAGTAGGATTATGGGGGCTAATCATGACCGTAATCGTGAACAAAAAATGTGGGAAGCATTTCGGCGAGTTGGCGTTAATGTCAAAGACAAAAAAGTTTTAGATATTGGTGCTAATGATGGGTTTTTCTCAATAGGTTCAATGCTCGCAGGCGCAAAGTCTGTCACATCAATCAATCCCCTCGAAATGTGTATTGGCCATTTTCCGAATAGACTCCTTTTGGCAAATGCTGAATGGAACGTTGAATTGGACATTGTAGTTGATAACTTTTTGAATCTTGGCGAAGATAAAAAGTATGATGTAATTTTGTATTTTGGTGTTTTATATCACGCCGAAGATGTATTGGGTCATTTTAGAAAGATGACCCAATTGCTGTCACCGGGTGGCCAAATTCTCATCGAAACACCCTTAACTAGAATAAACATTGAGAAGCCTATTTTAGAAGTAGCCAGCGATAGACCAGAACGGCACACTACTGTATACAGAGGCCAACAATACGTTAAACATGTTGGTGCGGGTTCTTTTTTCATTCCAAACTTCATGGCACTTCAAGAATTTGCTTGGACTTGTGAAATGGATATTGAACAACTTCCTGATGAAAATATTTATACGACAGCTTTGCGTGATCGGAAGCTTTTTGTTATGAATGACAGGAGAACTAACTAAGTTATTTTATGCTAACAGCTTGTATTTTAACTTGTAACGAATTAGAGCCACTCAAAAAATGTCTTGCGAGCATAAAGGGTCATGTTGATGATTACGTCATTGGTATTGATGATAAAACCAATGACGGCACCGAAAAATGGCTACGTGAAGCTGGTTATAATCCATTCACATTCAAATTTACCGATTTCGGCAGTATGAGAAATGGGTTAATAGATCGTGTCAAAAGTCAGTGGCTTTTGACCATTGACTCAGATGAAATTATGTTGCCCGCACACGCTGCACGATTGCGAGATTTATGTCACCAAGGTAATGCTCAAGGCGTTGACACTTGGACAATGTCCAGACTTCACTGGTTTGATTTAGAGATGACCCGTGAATGGGTTCCTTGTCCGAACGGGGACTCGCAGTACCGGTTGATGAGAAAACACGTTAGGTATTCAGGTCGGGTTCACGAACAATGCGTTAACTTCAAAAAGAGTCAGCATTGCGATCTTCAAATTCAGCACTTCAATATTCACTATCGTGATGCGACCGCTTGGGCTAAAACTAATAAATTGTACCAAGATTTAGCAGAAGGCAAGCTGTGATACATCCAACTGCTATCATTGATTGGGAAACTGTGCGTTTGGGTAAAAACGTGAGAATTGGTGCTTATTCAACCATTTCTCAATGCGAGATTGGTGATGATACGATTGTTGGTACGCATGTCATTATAGGACAGCCGCCAGAGCATAGTACAGAGAAATACGAACAACAAAACGAATGTACGGGAATTGTACGTATTGGCGAACGTGTGATTATTAGAGAATTAAGTGTTATCACCCTCCCGACAGCGGGATTGACAGAGGTGATGGATGATGTGTATATTATGGGAAGATGCCATATTGCTCACGATTGTATCGTAGAGCAAAAAGCTGTTCTCTCAATTGGTACGATATTGTCCGGTTGGACAAGAGTTATGGAAGGCGCTACCGTTGGTGTAGCGGCTGTGACGCATCAATTTACGACCATTGGTCAATATGCAATGATTGCTGGCAATGCGATGGTTGTAAAAGATGTGCCACCTTTGGCAAAATACATTCCCAAAAAAGACTTGAGTGTTAACGTTTATGCTATCCGCAAGTGGGGCTTACCGCTTGAAGGGAATTCACCGATTACCGAAACGGGCTTTTATGCTACGTTGGAAAATCAGTGGGATGCTAAACGTCATAAGGGGCGGGCTGTTTACCAGTTCGCTAAAGGTTTATGAGCGTTTTAGAAGTTGTGATTTCTAATCCCAAAGACATTATTACGGAACCCGAAGACCCTCCTAGTAATGTAACCGTGATAACACACGGTAGATGCACAGATGGATTTTGTGCGGCATGGGTAGCCCAAAAGGTTTTTCCAGATGCTAACATCATCTTTGCTCAATTTGGGGAATCACCGCCAGATACAAAAGGCCGTGAAACTTACATTTTGGACTTTTCGTACAAACGCAAGATTTTACAATCTATGTACGAACAATCTAAAACATTAACTGTTTTGGATCACCATATCACTGCCGAAGCCGATCTTGCCGGTTTGCCATATTGTTATTTCAATATGAACAAAAGCGGTAGTGGGATGACTTGGTGCTACTTCAATAATTGTCGTCAAAGTGACCGATCTTTTGATGGCTCAATGCCTTGGCTGGTACAATATGTCCAAGATAGAGACTTGGGCAAACACGAATTGGCAGATACGAGATGTGTTAACGCTGTCATTTCTTCTTATCCATTTGATTTTGAAACTTGGGACGAATTATCTCATCGCAAGTTGAGTGATGTTAAAAAAGAAGGTTGTTCAATTTTGAGATTTCAAGAGCAGATGGCATCCGACATGGTGCGATATGCAAGAGAAGTTGAATTGGATGGCTACCGAGTTTTAGCAGTTAATAGTAGTGTTATGAATTCGGATGTTGGGTGTATGTTGGCGGATAATAGACCCTTTGGTGTTGTTTGGTTTCAGCGAGAGGATGGCAAGTATTCCTACTCATTGCGTTCCAATAAAAAGGGTGTTGATGTTTCTAAAATAGCTTTACATCATGGTGGTGGTGGACATGCTCAATCGGCAGGGTTTCTTGCTGAAAGATCGCTATTCTAATTTTGACATTCATTTTCCTTTGGTGACCTCCCTTCAACGGGGAGGTTTTTTATGTCTATATACAGATTATCATTTTACGGCCCGGAAGACGAAAAGGACGTTTTACTAGAAGGGCCAGTAATCAGCACATCTATTCAAACCTTATTACAGGCTTTCATGGAGCCAGCAGCTAAGAGGTGTTTGAAAAAATTCCAAGAACATGGCATGGAAATTTTTCCTGAAGATATATTTGACGAAGCTGTCGATATGTTAAAGGAAAGTGGCTTTCGTTCTGCTGAAGAACAAAGAGCACGTATTAGAGGAGTCGAAGTCACTAAAGATGATTTTGGCGAAATATTAGGAAATTCCCTTGAAACGATTCTAGCTTATAACAAAAAATGCCAAGACAACTTTGCGAAAGAAGTATATGAACAAGTGGAAAGAAGTATGGGACAGGCGGGGCAAGAGTCTATCTTTGCCACCAGCTAGTTTATTACAAGCCTTATTCACTGCCAGCGGATACGAATCGAAAGTTGCTAAAACCGACTTAGCAGCTTGGTTAAATTTTATCAAATCCATCATTATGACCTATGAAATAGACGATACGAAGTCTGTTTTTGAAATTGGTTGTGGTGCTGGTTCTTTCTTGTACAACATCCAAGATATAGCCAAGAGCGTTGGTGGTGCCGATTATTGCGAAGCACTGATTGAACACGCCAAACAAATCATTAAGTCTGACGACCTTTCAGCAGTCGAAGCGATAGCAATTCCTACTGAACCCAAATATGATGTTGTACTGGCAGTAGGTTGCTGTGTGTATTTTCCTAGTAAGGAATACGCAACGCAAGTGCTTGATGTCATGGTTGCCAAAGCTAATAAGATTGTTGGAATTGTTGACATTAACGATGAATTGAAGAAGCCATTAGCGGAAAAAACGAGGCGTGAAAATGTCGGCAAGGATTATGACGTACTGTATGCAGGACTCGATCATCTTTATTTGAGTCATGAGTTTTTTGAGGATTATGCCAAGAAATCGGGGTTGAGATTAGATATTATGCCTCATCCGTTGCCATGTTACCCTTATAGGTTCAATGTACGTCTATCCAAATGAAACTCCTATCCCCCGGCCCGGTACCAAGTGAGACGATAGAATTCAGCCACAGAAGTGATGAATTTCGTGATGTTTATAAGCAAACGGCATTGCTTCTCTTGAATTTATCGGGTTATAAAAATGTGATTTTTACGCAAGGAAGTGCATCTTCCGCCGTAGAAACCGTCTTATCTTCAACACTTGCCGAAGATACAACGGTTGCCGTTGTCGTTAATGGCGAATTTGGTCGTCGAGCAGCAATTACAGCTTCTTATTACAGCAAGAATGTTAAGATTTATGACGATTTAGCCAAGGTGGAAAAGCGTGATGTTTGTTTCGTTGTTCAGTTTGAGACAAGTAACAGTTATTATAATGATTTGACTAATTTCAAATTTGATGGTAAGTTAATTGTTGATGCGGTTTCTGCTTTTCCGTATTATCCGATTCCACAAGCAGATTTTCTAATTGTCAGTTCTTCTAAACAATTATCCGGCTTGCCTGCGATGGGCATTGTGCTTTATAATGATCTTCCTGCTTTGTTTTGTCGCTCCGATTATCTCAATCTGTCTAAGTATATTGAGTATGCCAAAAAAGGTGAAACACCGCACACATCTTTGATGCCTCAGTTTTTCTCTCTTTTGCAATCATTGAAAATTTTTGATTTAGATAAATTCAGAGCAATGGTTTCATTGAATGCTGAAACTTTAACTAAAGGCTTAGAGAAGTATATTGTCAATGAAAGCATATCACCAGTGGTGACGTTGAGGTTGAATGTTAAGGATGCTTTGGCCAATGAAGGATTCTTTGTTTATCAAAATGAAACATACATGAAAGATTGTATTCAAATCAGTTGTTTCAATTATTCTAGTAATCATGTGTATCATGAATTGAATACGATATTGAGAAAAATCGCCAATGGTTAAACATGCACTTATTTTGGCTGCTGGAACAGGTAGTCGTTTGAATCTGAATCGGCCTAAAGGTTTTATTAACCTTTATGGCAATTCATTGATTTCTTATTCTATTAAAGCATTATTGAAAAGGGGGATTTGTCCCATTATTGGAACGGGATATGGTGCTCGTTATTATCAAGCTCTCGGATTTGAAACCAGACAAAATGATGTTTATGAAACAACTGGCAGTCTTCATACTTTGAGACAAATGGGTGATATTAGGAGTGATGTTTTGATTCTGGAATCGGACATTCTCTACGATCCGATCATGCTTGATGCTATTATTGAATGCCCTGCTCCTAATGTTGTTTTGTTTGGTAAGGGCGATCCTAAAGATGCCGTATTTGCCGAAGTGGATTCTGACGGCAATTTGATTCATATGTCAAAGAAATTGCCGCCTAATCAGAATATTGCTGTAGGCATTTCTAAATTGAGCGCCGATACATTTGCTCGTCTTATTGTTAAGTCGTATTGCATTTTGAAAAAGAATCCAAAAGAGCATTATGATTATGCTTATGAAACTTTGGGTGATAAGTTTTTCATTCTCAATGCTCCGGGCGTTTTTACAGAAATTGACGATCAAGAACAATTGGAATATGCCATCAATTACGTTTATCCTCGCATTGATTTCAATTGATTGACTTTTTTGAGGCTTTCTCTCATGGATAGGGCATTGCCCCCGAAATACGCTACCGATTTTCGTACAGGGTCTTGCCAGTGCCCAAACCGCATATCCAAAAAGTGTTCTGGCATTTTTGGCGAAGGCAGATATTTTCCTTCAAACTTAACTTTATCTGTTTCTTCTACGAACCAATATGGAAAATCCGAAGTATGATCCCATTGAGTCCCCGGCCCGCCTGATTTGCATATCAATGATTGATTACGAATAGGAGATAGATCAATAGGTGAATAATGGGGCGGCATTTCATTGCTGACTTTTTTGACCTTATAAGTTCTTGCGCTGTCTAATCTATTTAACCACAATTCAACATATGACCAATTGTTTTTGCTATAAACTATTTGAATAACGTTTTTGCTAGAGACATGTAAATGAAATCCATCCCGTTTGATTTTTTGCTCCAAGCTCAGTATTTGATTTTTGCTGCTTGCCATAACGCCGAAATCCCCATCAGAATCCCAAGGGATAAATCCCCCACCCCTAACAGCACCTAAAAGCGTTCCATAATCAGCCCAATGTTTAATTTCGTAAAGATTGAGTAGCCAAGTCGTGTAGAATATTGTTTCAATTAAGTGGCTCTTACAGCACTCAGGCATGATGCCCATTCCGTACGAATCAAATTTACAATTTGTGTGATTTTTGTTGCATGGCATAAAATATGTATTGCGTTTCATTGTGAAAGCTGGTATATTGTCGAGAGTTACTCACCTTCAATCGTTCCACAAGGAAATGGGCAATGAAGATCAAACTTTCAGGTGGTGACGCCCTTGTTGGCGTGAAACACGAAACCAAACAGGTTAAGCTGGGCGCAGACAAGCCCTTGCTGTTGCCGGGCAAGCAAATTCGCACCGGTAACAAAATCACCTATGCTCCCGGCGAACCTGTGATGACTGCCAGCGGTGAAACGGGCAAAGATGGGAAGCCTGTCATGGTTCCTGTTATGATGCCCGCCAAAGAAGTCGTACAACACAGTACGACCATCCGTATCACCTTGCCGACCGGCGAGTTGACGCATACGGTCAAGTGCCACGTTAACGACGTATTCAGCAAGAGTGAAGGCCGTCGGTTCGCTTTGCTCGGCATCATCGCACAAGACAACGAAGGCGCCCATCGCAAAGCGGAACAAGTCGCCATGAAAGCGGCGAAAGGTACGGGCTTGGAAGCCGGTAGTTTGTTCGGTGCGGCCAAGAAGTACTACATGCTCAGTCGGGAAGATCGCAAGTTGCTTTTCAAGGCGATTTGCCCCGATCTCTTCCACAAGTCGCCCGAACAGGTCGCTCTTCGCAAGGCAGCTTTGTTCCTGCGACTCAAGAAGACTTTCGATCCGATGCCCGAACCACAGCAAAAATTGTTGTACGAACAACTGCGAGCCAAGTTCGATCCCAAATCCAAACTCCCCCTCCGCAAAGCGGCCAAGTGAGGCGACATGAAGTATTGGTTAAATGAAAACAAGGAATTGATTTTCCACGATGAGTATCGTTTCGCCAACGAATATACAAATGGACGCTCATTGTCCCTTATAGGCGTTGGCGACGATGCTCTTCGTAGTTTTTATCGCACTGTTTCTGGTAGAAAACCTGAAAACCATTTTTTGATAATTCAGTGTCAAATCGGCGGACGAACAATTCCGATGATTGATTGTGATAGTCAAGAAGATTTTGAGTTAACTATTAACTATCTCAAAAAGAAGCTTTTGGGCTACGCTGTCTTCAAAAGCAGCGAAGGTCACGCATGGGTCTTTCCGGGCTTTTCTTTTTCTACATACAAGGGTGCTCATGCGGCTGTTGACAATGTCCCCGGTGGTGATCCTCGTTATCAAAGAATGGCTTTAAAGGCAAGAATGTACGTAATTCGTGGTGAGTGTAAGAAGCGAAGTCAAAGTGCACCCGAATTGGTTGAATGCACAACGACTGAACCAAGTGTGCTTTTATTTGTTAATCTTTTGCAAAAGCATTTTACCTCAAAGTGCTATCAAGATATTATCAAGAAGCGGGAATCGTACACATTTAGCACTTTGAAATGTTCAAGTTCACGTGTATCGAGTTCTTACTTATCGTCAAGTTGGGATTACTAATGATTGAATTATCAAACGGACACAAGATTGATTTCGCTTGCGCATCTGGTGCTTTGGCATTCGATGGACAAGGTTGGTGGTGGGAACATCCGTTAAGGTGGTTGGGTATTATTGACCCTACTAAATTAACTATCATCACAAAGACCTTGACATTGGAACCAACTGTTGGTAATCTGAATATGTGGTGTCCGTGGCGATGCGTACAACTCATTCCCGGCGGGGCGGTCAATGCCATTGGTTTGACAAATCCCGGCCTTAAATGGTGGATTGATGCTAAGTACAAATTGGTGATGGATAAGGGATATAACGTTCTGGTTTCCATCATGCCAAAGTCGGTAGAAGAAGCAGTAACGATGGCTCAACAGCTTGATAAATGTGTTGGCATTAAGGGCATTCAAGTCAATGTGAGTTGCCCGAATGTCACACGTTCTAACGCAGTGGAGTTTATTTGCGAAACTATTGCCGCCGTTGAAAAAAATACTTCACATCCAGTAATAGTGAAGTTGTCTTTTGCGGATGATTATGTTAGTATATGTAAAGAGTTGGACGGGACGGTTTCGGCCTTCGAACTCATTAACACAGTACCTTTCCCCTTAGTGTTCCCCGGCAAAAAGAGTCCGTTGAACAAGTTTAAGTTGGTTGGTGGTGTTTCCGGCGAGCCTATCCGAAACTTTGCTATTGAAGCACTTCAAAAAGTTAAGGCCGCTGGTGTCAAGGCTCCCATCATGAGTGGTGGGGGCATCATGACGATTGAAGACGTTCGTATTCGTGAAAAAAACGGTGCGGATGCATTTGTTTTAGGTAGTGTTTTTCTTCGTAAACCGTGGCGACCCAATCAAATCGTGTCTGCCTACAGAAAACCTTGAAAACAGTACTTAAGTTTGTTATTTTTTTATCATGCTGCTAGAAGCAGCTATCAGGAGTTTCAGATGACGAAAAGTAGAAGTAAGAATGTCAGCAGAACCACAACCACCAGCAAAAAGGCATGCACCAAAGTTTGCCCAAAGAGCTGGACGGCAACCGAAATCGCACAATCGATTTGCGATGCCTCAACTGCCGGTGAAAAGGCCGCAGCAACCCGCCGATTGAACAACTATGTACAATCCAGAGTCGCTACCGGTGCTGATGGTAGCCGTGTCGAGTCCAACATCCGCAGCATTAGCAAACGCCTTGGTCGTGGCTAATAACGGCTTGCTACAGATTTTAAGTAAATTATCCGCATAAGCGATTATACAGGCAGTTGAAATATCCACGGGTTAAACCGTGTTTGCCTGATCGCTTGGATGAATGAAAAAAATCATTGCAGAGGTTTATCCTCCCGTTGAAGACGACCACCCCGTTATGCCTCCAAAGCATAACGGGGTTTCTTTTTATCAATTACCTCACTATCTTGGGTAAAAGGAGACAAAAATATGCCAATTAATAAATCCAATGACAACGACTTTGAAGACGATGATGATTGGAATGACGATGATGAATTTGAAGACGACGATGATGAATTTGATGATGACGACGACGATGACGATGAGTTTGATGACGATGATGATGATGAATTCGATGATGATGAAGACGACGACGACGACGACAAAGTGTTTGACGATGATGATAACGTATTTGACGATGACGACGACGACGACGATGATGAGGATTATTAACCATGAGTCCTGAATACGTCATTACCAAACACTGTAAACATCGGCATCGCAATTGCGGCAAATGCGGCTTTGAATTAAAGATGGGTAAAAAGTATTCTTTGCACCCTACTGATTTGGATACCGACGGATTTCCTGTTGCGTATCATGCTGAATGTTTGAAGCAACAGCAACGAAAACATACGGGCAAAAAACCCTCAAGAGGATGATCTCATGTTGGTAGAATTAAGTGTTGGCGATGCCTATGGTGCAGGATTTGAATACGTCAAGCCAAAGCACATTGATGAATTCAATAACCTCAAGCAGTACACTGCGCATCCCAAGCATAAAATCAAACCCGGTTGCTATACAGACGATGCTCAAATGAGTATCGCAATCGCTGAAGCAATGCTGGAATACGACCGATTTACGCCATTGGATTTGGCGGATAAGTTTGTCGCAGTTTTCAAGCGTGATCCACGGGAAGGATACGCAAGTGGTTTCTATGGACTTTTAACGGAAGTTGAAAACGGTCAAGAGCTTCTTGATCGTTTGAAGGGTAACAATAAGAGCGATAAGAGTGGTGCTGCGATGCGAGCGGTTCCGTTGGGTATGTACCCACAACGTTCCAAGGTTGTACACCACTGTGCTATTCAAGCACGCATTACTCACGATACAGATGACGGTATTTGGGCAGCGCAAGCAGCAGCGCTGATGAGTCATTATTTCTACCACCAACTCGGCAGTAAAAAGCACATTGGGGAGTTTTTATCCACGTATGTTCCGGGTGATTGGAACGTTCCGTACATTGGCGAGGTTGGCCCAAAAGGCTGGATGAGCGTGCGAGCAGCCATTACCGCAGTCGTAAAATGTAATCGCTTATCCGAACTGTTAAGAGTTTGTGTGGATTTCGGCGGCGACGTAGATACTGTGGCGACAATCGCTTTGGGTTGTGCGGCGCACGCTAATGACTATATCAAAGATTTGCCTTCGCACCTTGTTGAAAATTTGGAAAACGGCAAATATGGACATGATTATCTTGTCCAGCTTGATCAGAAGTTAATGGCAAAAAAATGGGCATAACATGGAAACGATTCTAGAGATTTATCTCAAACTCCAAAGATCGTCCGTTTTCCGTGTTAGGGAAGTGGCGACTTTGGAGGATTACCTCATTATTTGTAGAGCGGAGTGCCAATGGGATAGTGAAGGTTTACCAGCATTTGTTAAGGGGTTGGAATGTGCGTCAATTCCTCACGGAATTCCTCACCGTTTCGATGCTAAAAAACCTAGATTTACTCGTCTTTCATCGCAAGCCGAAGCTGACAAGTTGAAGAATTTGGAAATTCCAGAAATTGTTAGCAAGCTTCAAGAGTCCTATAAAGTCAAAACCAAGACATCAATGTTAATAAGAAGGGTTGGGAATCCGTTTGGATACAAAGGGACAAAATTTGATTTGCCTTTATTGGTACGTGATCCAAGTTGTCCAGACAATCCCGGTGTATTGAGGAGTCGTGATCCGAGAGATGGACTCATGAAAATGCCGTGGATGATTTCTAAATCTATCTCGTGATAAAATTGAGATGGCTGTTATATGGTCCGATAATAAAAGGCAACGTTCTCAACATCGAAGAATAGGGATCGGTTCCCCAATCTTCCGTGTTATTGAACTTGCCTTGATTTTTTGCCCAAATCAGATCGACAATTAACTTACCTTTGTTTTGACTCTTCGCATATTGCCTAGCCAAAGTAGGCAGATCAAGCCCGGTAGCAGGAAGCACATATTTTCGTACATATTCAGTATTCTCTCTGTAAGAATGAGATATAGGCAGTTTGTTCTGCTTGGCTATATCTTCAGTAACCAGTTGGGTTATACCTTCATTCAAAAATTCACCAATTCCGATAGGCATAAATCCGGCTTGATGTAAAAGTTCGTGAATGCCGGATTTCATATCTTTAACAATGATGTCGCCGTTATCTTGGCGAATACCATCTGACTTCCCAAATAATCCCGATTCGTTTTCACCGTGATTGGGATCGACTTTAAATGATTTGACCGCAAACGACCGACCGAGGTAGGAAGCAATTGCGGTCTGTAATTTTCTGCGTATTGAGGAACCAGTAGTCTCTAACCAAATCTTAAATTTCATTAGGCTCCGTGGTGTAAATCGCCGCCTTTGAATCTCTTTGCTAACGCCTTACGGTGTGGGGTACACGTTGGCTTGGACATCGGAGTACAAAATCCTTTATGGTCTGGATTAATGGCTCCCGCAATCCAATTCTTTTCAACAAATAGTTGATCAGCTGCTTCGTCTTTCAATTCAGCATATTCTTTGAATGATTTCATTTTAGAACGACTGACATCACCCTGCTTGTCAACGAAATAAATCCAGCCATCTTCACGAGAAAACTCACCATCGTTTTTACAAACGATTGTTTTATTGCTCTCGCCCCTTTTTACTTTGGCAACATTTCCGCTGCCATCTACGAAGTAAAGGTATCCCTTTTCTTTGGTGATACCGCATTTGTGTATTTTCTCACTCATACGGTATTTAGCCTACTACTTTAACTTTAAGAGGGAAGTATATGTTTAAAGATTATGTAACGAGCAAAAAGTCAAATGGCGATTTTCGTCATATGAAATTGGCTATTGAAGCAGCGGATTCAGCGAAATCACAAGGCGAGCAAGCCCGTGGTGCTGTTTTGGTGTTTCCTAACAAGGTCATTGCCGAAGGTCAAAGTATTTTGATGGAATCAGATCCGACTTGTCATGCTGAAATTAATGTCATTAGAAAAGCAGCAATGACACATCGTCGCTCTTTGAAAGAAGGCACGTTGTATGTTACTTCTGAACCATGTGCGATGTGTGCAGCCGCCGCTATAAACGCTGGTATTCAAGAAATTATCTTTGGTGCCTACGATCACGTTCAAGGTTTCGTTACTGCCAAAAAATTGAATTTAGAAGACGTAGATTTGAAATATATGGGTGGAGTATTAGCGGAAGAATGTTATACTATTGCTTCCCCATCTTTGCGAGAATCACTCAAAGTATCTTTAGAAGATAAAATTGACGAATGAAAAACGATTTACAGTTGCATGGCGGGGGATATGAAAGTCGTCGTGCCCATGATTTTTATCCAACACCTCCTGATGTAACTGTAGCCCTTATGAAGTATGTGAAACTTCCTATGGGTGTTAATGTTTGGGAATGTGCTGCCGGTAATGGCATGATGGCTAAAACTCTAGAAGCTTTAGGGTACACGGTTGAATCGACTGACATTCGCACCGAAGGCGTTTACGGGCGTGGTGGTGTTGATTACTTGAAGGCAGAGCCGTTTCCCAATAATCAATATGCCATTATAACAAATCCGCCATTCGCCCACAGTGGGGCATTCATTAGGAAAGCCTTGAATGAAGAGGTGTCGTTTGTGGCGATGTTGCTTAAATCGCAATACTGGCACGCTAAAACACGCATACCATTATTCAGAGAGTTTCCACCGAGTTATATCTTGCCGTTAACTTGGCGTCCTAACTTTGACACTTCCAGAGGAAGTGCACCAACGATGGAAGTTCAATGGACGGTATGGTTGAGTTGGACAAAAGGCCAAGAAACCAAATACGACTTATTGGAAAGACCGACTAAAAAAGACATGGAGATTATCAATGAAGCATTTATTGTTTGAAATCGTTGAAGCTACTGAAGCGGCGGCTGTTGCTGCTTCGAGGCTGGTGGGATCGGGCGATAAGATTAAAATTGATCAAGTGGCAACCGATGCCATGCGAAAAAGACTCAACAACATTATTTTTGGGGCAGAAATTGTTATAGGCGAAGGCATTAAGGATGGTTCGGTAGGATTGTATAAGGGTGAACAAGTTGGAAAATACGCTGAATTACTGCAAAAAACCATGAACACTTATGAAATTGCTGTTGATCCAGTTGAAGGTACAACTCCGACGGCCAAGGGTGGTTATGAGGCGATGTCGGTGATTGCAATTGGAGAAAAGGGAAACCTAATGCCAATCGAAGAGTTTTACATGGAAAAAATAGCTGTAGCAGCATCCAAATATGCAGCAGCGGATTTACATGTCAACTTTGAAGATAGCTACCCCTCGTTAGTGGAGAAAGTTAAGTATCGCACTGGCAAAGCGCAATTGACTGTTTGTATGTTAGATCGACCAAGGCATGAAGCTTTGGCTGGTAAAATGCGGAGTCTCGGCTGTCGAATACGCTTCATTCAGGATTGTGATGTTAGTGGCGCAATTGCTGTAGCGATGCCTCAATCCGGTATTGATTTGTTTATTGGCGTAGGTGGTGCCCCAGAGGGCGTCATTACAGCCGCAGCGTTGAAGTGCTTGGGCGGTGAGTTCATCGGCAGATTGGTAGACGACAAGAACTATAAGCCAGTGGATGACAAGGTGTATGACAAAGAAGATTTGGCTAAAGGTCGGGTTATGTTTGCGGCAACAGGCATCACTAACGGAAGCTTGTTGCGTGGGGTCAGAATAGATGGTAAGCATATTGTAACACATTCTATTTTGATGGAGTCAGAAACCAAGAGTATTAAACACGTGGAGAGTTATCATGGACAATGAAAATATTGAATTACATGAAAATATTTGGCATAAAGTTAAGGTTCTGCTAGTTGAAGGAACCGAATGCGGCATCGTCAAAAATAGCGATGGCGAGTTAGTGTTAACGTTTCGCAAAAAGGGTGAAGATTGGCCACACAACGTTGCGCCAACAATGGGTGAAATGACTGTTCAAGAAGGCTATACATCTTACGTGGTGCTGAATGAAAAATCCGTATGAAATTTTAGGTATTAATGCAAGTGCTTCCGAAGACGAAGTCAAAAAAGCGTACCGCAAACTCGCCATGCAGTATCACCCCGATAGGAATCCGGGCGATCCTGAAGCAGAAATTAAGTTCAAAGAAATTACAAATGCTTATGAATCTTTGACTAACCCCTCTGATCAAGGGGATTATCAGGACTTGTTCAGTGATGTTTTTTCACAAATGTTCAATTTTGGACACCAAAGACAGAATACCCAATACGACATCCATATGGAAACACCTTTGGATTTCTGGGAAGCTGCTGATGGATGCACTAAGACATTGAATGTGCCAAAAATGACAGAATGTAGCGATTGTAAGGGAAGTGGTTCTGCCGAGTCTCAAACGTGCTTATTTTGTGCTGGTCAAGGAAGAAGAAATCAACGGCAAGGCAACATGACCATTACGATGCCTTGCACAAATTGTAAGGGTACAGGAAAACGATCAGTCAAAGAATGTAAGCCATGCTCAGGCAAAGGTTACCATCGGTCAGAAAGTCCAATGACAGTGGATTTCCCCAAGGGTACCCAAGATCAAATGACCATGAGGGTCATTGGAGGCGGTAATACATTCGGTAAACAGGCAGGTAGTTTGTTTGTGAGTGTTCGTGTCAATCCGCATGAAAGGTTTATGCGGCATAAGGATGATTTGTTCTGTAAGGTTCCGGTTCAATATTCCGTTTTAGTTAAGGGCGGTAAATTGGCCGTTCCTACGCTTAATGGCACTATTGAAGTTAACATTGCTCCTCTGACAAAATCTGGAACTTTGCTTAAGGTTGCTGGTAAGGGTTTTGCTAATCCGCAGTCTGGTAGAACGGGCGATATGAACATTGAAGTTGTAGCCGATGTTGTCAATCCTGATGATGTGGAATTGGCGTACAAGAAATTGGTGGATGATCTTTATGAGTGGGAGAAGGAAAATCTCACGCCAAACATGAAGACGTTTTATGAAAGTTGTGAACGTTAAAAGGGGCCACGTTTAGGATTGACGTTTTTGACGCCGGGTTTTCCGCTTTGTTGGGCTAGGGGTGCTGGTTGACTTCGCCCCGGATCACCACCAAATACATCTAGCGATTTGATGGTACCATCCAGATACATTTCTATTTGGATGCTACTGTTGACTTTGGGTGTCTTGCCGATGGCTACTAGATAATCCCACTGTTTCTTTGTTACGTTCCAAGTCGTACCGTCTTGTAAGTTGATAGAAATGGGATTTTCGGTATAGTTAATGCGGCGAACTTTGCTTGCTATAGTTTTGGTAGGCAAGTCAAGTGTGGGGGTTGGAAGGTCACTTTTACCAATACCAAAAAAGTGATTATCGATTCCGACTTTTGAAGTATCTTGAAAAGCACCGGGGTTAACGAATTCTCTAAAACTCATGTTCATATGTTATTTACTATGAAAGCTCCAAATGACAATCCAATCTTTGATATTTTCTCGGCCCAAGTCTCTTGATCTTGATATTATTCCTACATTTGATAAACTATTGGAATTCATAACGTCTCTTGATTTGGATGAGTCTATCAAAGTTTTGGTCATTCAAAAGGTTCGCAAGATGCCACCCGGTACCTACAATCATTTTATCAAAAACGTTAATCATTATATTGAATCTGTAAGGAAGTAAGATGGGACAAATACTAACAGCTACAGAACTCCATTACCTTCTCGGTTTTGGATTTTCTGATTTTAAGGCATATACTCCCGGTTTGATATTGACCAAAAAGTGGATCAGTGTAAGAGCGATGGAAGATATTTCTTATCGCATTTACAATCAAAATAAGGTCAAAAAGAACTCTAATGCCTTGACACTCATCATTGAAGACAAAAAAATTGTAGAGTTTTTGATTGCTAACGGAGTAACTGCGTCCAAAAAGTACATGCCAACATTAACGGCGCCGATGAAACCAATTTTTGCGGCTGGATACTTTGAAGGATATGGCGACTTTGATAGAAGCCAGTTTTTCGTACGGGTTCCACAAAAAGATGTGGGCGTAGTTCTTGAAGAGCAATGGGGTATTCCTAATGCTGAAAAGATGATAACGAATGGCTATAAGGCTCTTGATGTTATGGGCAACATAGCTGCTCATACCGTATTCAAAGATTCGGATAAGATTGGATTTTTCTTGGATATGTTAAACAGACCAGAAGAGAGATCCAATGATACTGAATTGAGAAATAGAAAATTTTACTATCATAAATTAAGCCCCAAAGCGGTATCACCACATAAAGTGCGGGTAACCGATTCAGGATACGATCTGCATGTTGTTGAAATGACGAAGCTTTATACGACACCATTTGGTGCCGAAGTTTATAAGGCCAAAACGGAATTGGCAGTTAAGCCATCAATGGGACAGGCTTTTGATATTGCTGGTAGATCAAGTTTACCTGATAAGGGTTGGGTCTTCCTGCAAGGTGTAGGTATTTGTGATAGAAGTTACATAGGCGGCATACAGGCTACTATGATGAAGCTATCAGATGCTCCTATGCCTGATTTCCCTTGGAAGTGTCTTCAGTTGGTGCCTAGACAATCGCCTATTCATTTACCGTTTGAAGAAAGCAAAAATTTAGGCAACTCGGATCGTGGGCATGGGGGCTTTGGTAGTACAGATTAAGAGGTTTTATGGCTAAAATTTATGTTGTAATCAAATCAGGGCTTCATGAGCTTGGCGAGATGAGTATCGCCACCTCAGAAGCTGCTTTTAGTACTAAGGAAAAAGCCGAAGCGTATATGAAGGCTCATCCTACTGTGTGGAATGAAAAGGTCAATAACGTTAACTTTTTCTGCGAACGTGCGATCCACGAAGTTGAATTGGACGGTGAATAATGAATAAGAAACCCTTTGACAAAGCTCCTGAACCCAATCTTAAGTTTCAACTCAATAATATGACTGATGAAAAGGTTTCTATTATTGTCGTACATCGTGATAAGCCAGCGTTTCTCAACCTTTGCTTACAGTCAATAGCGGCAGTCAGTCTCAATACCAACTATGAAATTATTGTTGTTGATGATGCTTCTGAAAGTGTAGATGCCAAGGATTTCATTTCCGATCTTGAAACCCAAGATTGTAAAGTGATCCGCAATCAGTCGAGAATGTGGTGGACGAAAAGCGTCAATCTTGGTGCCAAAGCTGCTGATCCTGCTTCCAAGTATTTGATTTTCCTACATCACGATATTGTTATTTTGAATCCGGGTTGGATCGATATTCTGATTAGTGTATCTGATTCTGAAGATGCTGGACTTGTTGGTGTATCCATGAGTTCTTATGGTATGGAAGATATTGAGGGTAAGGAAACACAAGTTGAGTACGTTGAAGAGTGGTGCATGTTAACAACCCGTGAATGTTGGCAGGATTGTGGCCCGTTTGATGAAAAACTCGAACAGGTCGGTGGCCCATTCATGTATACAATAACGGCGAATTACCAAAATTATAAGCCGCAAGTTATCAAGAACACTCTTGTTAAACATTATGAAACTTTTGCTATGGATTTGAATGACCTTGAAAAATTCAACGAAAAAGCAATGGCCGTTATTCCTAGTTTGATTCGGGATCAACAAAACAGAGTTATTCAAAAGGTTAAGTGAGGAAAATAGATGGAAAATGATTATAATAAACGAATTGATTTTTATGATATGGTTATGGATAAAGGGTTGACTGAATGTTTATCTATAGCGGAATATCGAAGTATTCTGCCAAGAAGGCCAAATGAAGCGTTGTCGCTTATCAGAAGAATGCTTATTAAAAAGTCCGAAAATATTCAAGATCTTACCATCATTGATCGTTATATTTTTCCAGAAAGACATGCGGCGGATTACATTGAAAGTCTGATGTTAATGACTGCTTATTGGTCTAAGTTAAAAAGTGTAACTTTTGTTACTGGTGATGTCAATAATTCACTTTTCAATCAGTATGAAAAGAAATTTAAAGAGGAATGTCCAACCGCTTCTTTGTTTGTGAAAAAAAGTAATTTTTTTCATGATCGTTTTTGGATCGTCAATCGCAAAGCAGGGTTATTTGTAGGGACATCACTTAATGGAATTGGTAGTAAATATTCGATGGCAGACTATTTGAGAAAAGAAGATTGTGATGAAATTTGTTTAGAGTTAGATAAACTAGGATTTTAATGATGCGTGATCTTTTAGTTATATCTACTTATGGAGAGGATGCTTCGCTTGAGTGGTTCTCTATTCAGCAAAAAATGCTGGATAAGTTCACGACAAACTACGACTTTGCTGTTTGTTTGCATGAAGTAGAAACGACCGAACCCTTTTCAGGAATTGAAGTTTTAGGCGAGTACGAAGGTGATTTGCTTCAAGCCTTACCGGCAATGTTCAATAGGGCAATGGACGTATTTCGTGAGAGAAAGTATAAGAACTACTTATTGTTAGACAGCGATTGCTTTCCAGTTAAGGGTGGTTGGCTTGCTCATTTGGATAAGATTACAGAAGGCTATGGATACGCTGCTCCAATCCGTACAGAGAATTTAGACCTGTTTCCCCATCCTAGTGCCTTATTCATCAAAGGTGAGTGTATTCATAATGAATGGTGGGATTTCAAGCGGTTGAAAGAAAATGAAATCAAGTCGATTGGTGGTGGCAAGACAAAGGATATAGGAACAGGCTTTGTTCAAGAGGATAATGGTAAGAAGATTTATTTCCCTTTGATTCGTACGAACTTCGTTAATTTCCATCCTATTCTTGGTGCTATTTATGGTGATACTTTTTATCATCATGGAGGCGGAAGTCGGATGCCCTTTTTCAGAAGTGAAAATTACTGGAAAAAAGTAGCAGGCAGTCATTACGAGCTAGGGCAGAATGCTTATAAGTATTTGTCAAAAAACCCAAATAAGTTCGTTCAGATGTTGCGAGGTACTGAAGCATTAGAGTCGGCAACGGATTTGAGAAATTTTACTGTCCTGAACTGGTAAATAGAGTATGTCTTCCTCACACACACCACTGCCAGCAACGCCCGAAGAAGGCGATTACATCATTAATTGGCATCTTCAATATTGCGCTACGATCTTACTTCAAAGCGAAAGCAATATTAGAAATATTGCCGATCAAATCAAAGCGGAATTGAGTAAAATCAAAACAGATTTTGAGTTTATCAAACAGCATTACGATGGCCCGCACCATAATCTATTGAGGTTGAAGGCCACCGATAAGGATCTTTTGAAATCGTTAGATGCGTTAAAAGAGACTTCGGATATGTTGCGAAAATTGTCAACCAAAGCTGCTCAAAGAATTATTTGAGAATCCAGTCAAGTGTCGTCACAGTAGAGCAAGGGTTGCTCCATACAAACCAAGCATAATCACAGCTATCAATATTAGTGCCGCCGAATTTTGGACGCTGAGATAAAACCAACACTTGTGTTGGTTTTAGTTGTTTAAATAGGGCACTTCGTTTTACACTTCCCAAGAATGGCAACCGTAATAGGAATGCCATTTGTCCATTTGGTGACAAGAATTTGTATGCGTGTTTGATGAATTCTTCGGCTTGTGAAAATGGAGGATTTGCCAATATGAGATCGAAGGGTTCTGGTTCTTGTAATAAGAAGTTTCCGATTGTAGTTTTAGCTATTGGATCGAGATGTGATTTGAATTGTTCTTGAATTTCTATGGCATTAAAACTTAATGAAGCGTAGTGATCTTGTACGGCACGAATAATAGCCCCCCGACCAGCAGATGGTTCGAGGGCTTTGGTGACGTTATCCAAATTTAAGTATTCTAAGAGTCCGTATACGACCCGACTTGGGGTTTCATAAAAATCAAGATGTGTACCTTGGCGATCTTTTACTTTGGTGCTACTCATATCTTATAAGAGTCAAGCATCAAGCAAAAGATACTTTCGGTTAACCAAAAAGGCTTCGTATGCCATGTAGTAGCTGGCATAGAGTTTGGGGTTTTTGAAAGCCGCCCATGCTATAGGTTCCAAGTCTAGCATTTCTGGCTTTGTTTCTTTGGGTTTGTAAGCTAAGTCTCTTATGAGGAACTTCCACAGCCAAACCTCTAATTCCTTTTGGGATTTTGCGTAGATCGGTTTGAGTGGCTTATCGTCATAAAGAGCGTATTTGTTAACTAAAGCGGTCAAGTCGGTGTTTTGTGGCATGTGTTTGTGAAACACTTGTGCAAATGAGCCATTGTAGCCCATCGTAAACATTTCTACGATGATAGTTGATTTGGCGATTTCTCTATCACAGTCTGTGCATGTCGAAAATGAGCGACAAGCCAAACTCGTAAGCGCAATGGCGTGATTACGAGGAGAGCCGCCGTCAAAAAAGCATACGCCGTTATGACACAAGGGAACGTATTCGTACTTATGTCTTTTTAGATATTCAACTAACAAATTTGGCATATCAATTCCGGGGCAAAAGATGACTCAGCAAAGGCACTATGAAGCGATCATCCACTTTATCACTTCTTTTGCGTTCTTTCCAGTCGTAATTCATATCCCACAAATAAGGGCATAGCAAAGCGGCTTTAGCAATTGCCATTCTTGGCAATTCGTCGCTTGCTGCCTCACCACCAGCAAACCAAACAACAAATTCACCGTCGTGCCATTCCCAATTCATATTGCGTTCGGCAGGTTCTTGTTCGGTTTCAGTTTTCATTTTGACAATACCAAAATCACCTTCGTCATCAAGTAAATCATCGTATGGGGTGGTGACTTTATTTAAAAAATACTGGTTAAAGTTCACAGTCATTTGTCTGAGCAGATTTGCCAGATAAGAACCCCTTCTGGTGTAAAGGGGTAGTTTTGTCCCCGAAGTGAACTTAAGCGACTGGACGCAGCGTACACGCTTAGATTGGCACGCCGGACATTGACTCACTTCGTCCGTAGCCTTTGTTGGGGAATGGATATGTCCGCAGCTATCGCAGGGATATGAAACACACAATTTCTTTGTGTTGTGATAGACGAGTTGATGAACCAAGGCGTCGGCAATGGCGCTGGGCTTTAGTTGTTTAACTTGGCTAACTACTAAGCGGGGAATATTAACTTCTTCCCAAGATGGTATTTTCATAATTGCCCTTAATGAACGAGGGGTCAAGAAATTTCTTCCTAGACCCCAAAGCAATTTACAATATACCGTATGATTTTACTGAATTCAACCTTGAACGATGTAGCAAACTTCGGCCACTGCTGACTTAATGTCGGCATACAAAATAAAACCTTCTGGTGTGAGCGAATAGCCTACCATATCAATGTCGCCAACACAAACTGGTGTACTGATCGGTAAAACCGACAAGAATACACGTTCTGGGCACTCGTCAGTTGTGACGGTGATTTCGTGATGACCTTGATTTAAGGTAATACAACCTTCAACTTCGTGATGGTTGGATTGGCAATCGCTATCGCCAACTAATGCTTCCAAAACTTGGATTAAGCATTTGACGTTCGATGAACATTTTTCATGGTGTTGTCCATGATGACACTTGGCATTCTTGGGCATTTGATTTCCTCCGTTAACTATCCCGGTATAGATATTCATACCGGGATTTGTTTTTCGGATTAGGTTTGTCAAATGCGCTTCACGATTTGTGCAACCAATGGGTGTCTGACAATGGCCTCTTCGGTAAAGTAGTGAATACCAATACCGGGAACGCCTTCGAGTTTATCTAGGACTTCCTGAAGCCCAGACTTGCCATAGCCAAGGTCATTTTGTGTAGGGTCACCAGTGACAATCATTTTGCTGAATTTGCCCAAACGAGTCAAAAATAATTTCAATTGAGATTTGGAGCAGTTTTGTGCTTCGTCAAGAATACAGATAGATTCATCAAACGTACGACCTCGCATGAAGGCGAGCGGTGCTAATTCATAACGATCTTCAACAAATCTCCGGTTAGGGGTATCTTTGCCGCACAATTTCTCTAAACAGTCATAGAGCGGAAGCATGTAAGGGTAAATTTTTTCATCCAAGTCGCCGGGCAAGAAACCCAAGTTTTCACCGGCCTCTACGACTGGACGACTAATGATGATTTTTTCACGTACTTGTGAAAGAATGTCTTGAACGGCAAAAGCCATTGACAAGAATGTTTTACCAGTACCGGCCGGTCCGACGAGGAAAATGATGTCATTTTCCTGATAGAGCTCAAGTGCTCTTTTTTGTTCATCGGGTAAATCCAATTGTAAGAGTTTAGGTTTATTGGAATTGACGGTCTTGCCAGCTTTATCGAATTTTCGTGGCATGGGTGGTCCCCTTAACGTGTGTGTAAAAGGCGAAAGAAGCAAAAGTATGTAGAATTGAATGCGGTGAAAATAATCGCCGCAAATATATAAGGAGTGGAACGATTCAAACAATTCATCGAGAACGAAAAAAAAGATGTCGAACAGGCACTTGAAAAGCTGCCGCTTGCACACCAAAAACTAGCTCATGGATTTGAGTTAAATCTCGAACCTACGCACACACTTAAAGGTGATGGCGCCCATGTTGGCGAAATCATCATTCACCCAAAAAAGAAATCCATCCGGGTTAGCAGTCCGTGGAATTATGGGCGTGAATTTGCCTTATTTCATGAAATTGGGCACTTGGTTTGGGAGTTTATTATTAAAGGTAAGCCAGCTCAAAAAGAGTGGGAAGCTCTCTGCAGTAAGACAAAAGATAAGAAGAAAGATGAGCCGCCAGAGGAACTTTGGTGCCATGCTTATGCCAATCATTTCATTAAGTTTCCTATGGTAATTCACAGTCATCCTGAATGGACGAATTTTATCAAAAAAGTCATTAGGAATTCTTGAGTCTAGGAGTAAAACTTGAAATTTATCTCTGGTAGATCGTTCCGTTACGACATCAAAGAATGCCAACCTCATTATTATGAAGTGCAAGGTATCGGTGATAATGGATACGTATCGGTTACTTTGCAGGCGTGCGATCTTGATGAGCTTTGCTCAATCTTGACAGCAAAGAAGTACAATTTTTCAATCAAGAAGGTTTTGAAATTTCTGAAACCTGTTAGTGGTGGTAGTAATATTGATCCATCGGCAGTTATTGAAGTCAAGTTGCCAAAAGGCTGCAAATCTAAAAAGACAAAAACGATTGCTGCCGTTAAAGTGCCTGTTCAACAAGATCCTATTTTGTTGTCTTACGGCGATACATCGGTTCCAAATCGTGGCAAACATTTTGTAGGTCGCATTCAAAATAGATCCGATTTTGTTTTTGCTATTTCTGGTACTATAGAAACAGATGGGCAATCACTGATTGTGTCCGATAATGAAGGCGACGTATTTGATGATGTTTTAGTAGATGATTATCTTGAAGGTGAAACGATCTCTGAGATGGTGACATCTATAACGCCACAAACACCATTGGCATATTTAGTTGGCGGAAAGGTGGTGCCGTGTTGTAGTTCCCCAATTTCATTGATATTAGAATGTAAGCACAATCTTAATGTCATACCAGACTTGAATCGCTTTCTGAATTTGAATAAACTATCATTAATTGGCGTTGCTGATGGCGATTATGTCAAATTAACATTTTCTGATAGGGATAATGGTTGGATTGGTAATTTGCATCTTTCGGGGAATTCCCCTATAGTAAGTGGTAGAGAGAGTTGGGATTTGAATTTTAAGTTTGCGTGCGATAATAATGCAAATTGGGATTTTTCGGTTTTTGTGTTCGTTAAGCGTACCAATCAGCGATTCATGTCTCGTTTGTCAGCATCTTTTTCATCGGATGTAGTTTGTCGTAATGACAGCTTTGGTAAATTAACTTTCGTTTCTACTCATGGGGCTACAACTTTGGCGACTGCTACTACGATTGAGGATGAGGCTAAGTTTTTTAGAAACTTACGTTTGGCTTTCGTAATCACATCGCAAAGTACCGGCAACTTGAAGCAATTGATGGAAGATAATACGGCGGCTTACGTTGCCACGATGGGAGACACATAAAATGAATGAATTGCTTGTTGGATTGATAATCGGTTTCGGTTCGCTTATTCTACTTGTCCAAGTAGCTCTTTTGGTCAAATTCTCAGCGGTGGTGAAGGCTCAAACTCTGTTGAGTGCTTCAATGCAGGTGCTGAGCGAGCAAATGTCCGACCTAGAGGAGAAATCAGCCGAAGCCCAAAATGACATACGCAAGTTGATGCAATATTTCGTCAATTTTGCGAGAGGTACTAAGGGTGGAGGAACTGATAAATCTTGGTGGAGTAACGGTTAACCTAATGGTGCGATATGCCTGAAATGCTTCCTGTCCAGTATGTCAAGTTCAACACGAAGCGATGCTTTGGTATTGAGCTTGAGGTGATCAAAAGCAAAACCCTTGACGAACTTGTACAGGTCGTCCGATTGACGGACTCCAAGCATCATGTCATGGGTACGAATCATTACCAGCAAGATTCTGGCAATGATTATTGGCACGTAAAGTTTGACCGCAGTTGTGGTACGAAGCCACAAGAAGGCGGTTGGGAAGTCGCTTCCTATAAAGCGTCCGGTGCCGCCGATTTGATTAAGTTGGCTAACATGGGCGATACTCTCAAAAAGAATGGCGCACAAGTTAATGATAACTGTGGCTATCACATCCACGTTGAAATCGCCGACTTCAATACTTCGCAGGCCGCAACTTTGATGGCCAACTGGATGAAGATGGAGAGGCTGCTGATTGAGATTTTGCCCAAGGGTCGCCGTAATAACGTTTACTGTCGCCTGTTGAATGATCTCAAGCCTGTATCGGCTGTGCAGGCAAAAAACGTTGATACATTCTGGAGTAAAGTCAGACCGCTATCGCTTGAAAACAGCGAACGTCGGGTATCACTGAACATGGGCAACTATGTACACAGTGGTGCCTCTAAGAAAACGGTTGAATTGCGATTGCCAGAAGGCACTTTGGATTCCAAGGAAATTAAGAATTGGGCACGCATGTTTATTCACTTTGCGAATACTTGTCGCACCATGCCTTTCCCCGGCAACATAACTCCTTACCAAAATCTCAAAGAGATGTTAACTGGCTTAGGACTTCATAATGAAGAACCGTTCTTCATACTCAGTAAAGGTCTTTACGAAACCAAAACTTGGTTCCTAGAGCGTATCATTAAGTATGGTACGAACAAGGTATTGAGAACTGAAACGGAAAAGATGCTTTCGTTTCTTATCCCGCCTTGCCCCGAAGACAGGGTGGAAGAAACGAAGTCCAAGCTCAAAGAAGACGTAGAGAAGCTCAAAGAGTCGCTGAAAAAGAAGCGATCACTCAAAAAGCGAACTACGCCAGTTAAGAGTGATTATTGGTCAGCGTACGAAGATAACGATTACTAATGGGTAGTTGCTATATAACTACAATTACTTCCATTAACTTTTAACTGTGTCAATATGCAACCAAACGAATTAGTACTCAAGCATTTAAATTTAGTCTCCACTGTTCTTCATGCGAATATTCGGAGACCCCCATTCAACAATATGGATCGTGATGAATTGAAGGCCGCAGGTAACTTGGGTTTAGTCCAAGCGGCTAATCGATATCAAGATCAAGGCAAATCTTTTGAGACGTACGCATCACGATGTATCGTCGGCGAAATGGCAGACCTAGACAGGGACTTACGATGGGGAAAAATCCACAGTCGTTTGACCGTCGTAGAGCTTAATGAAAATCATGACAAAGCAATCACTTCTCGTAATTGCGAAGTGTTTTATGATACCATTACGAGTCCATTAGACGATTTCGCTCGCAAGGTTTTCGTACTGTATTATCGTGATGGGTACACTTTAGATGAAATATCGGAAATCTTACAAGCCGGTAAGTGGGGCAAAAGTCGCCTCAGTCAAATTTTAACTAAATCAGAAACCCTTATTCGTGAGTCATATGAATCCCATGAACTCTTCGCCTTGCTGTGAGGCTGAAGTCATTGAATTGACTTATCCCAAAAAGAAAAAGAATAGCCTTTTTGATAATTTTCTAAAGAACGGTTATTACGATGGCCTGATGTATGGAGATTTTGCTCTCTGGACTGCTCAACAGAACAAGGTAGTCAAGGTAGAGCCAATGCTCATGACGTACACCAATCCATCTAGGAATTGAGGTAACATTGATTAGTGAATCGGCACACGATATTATGGAAGCACGTGTGATACAAAAGTTAAAGGAAAAATATCCAAGCATTCATTCGGTGATGTTTCTGCGATCTATGGAAAAAGCAAGAACGCCGGGCGATTTGTTTGATATTTTGGATACGTTCCCAAAGGCTTATCCGGTTGAGTGGGATTATTCTGCTCGCCGATGGAAAACTTGCCAGAGAAAAGGTGACGCATGAACTTACACGAAGAATATTGGAAGCGGAAAAAGGTTAAGGCACCTCTCGTTCAATACGTAGACAGAGCCAATTTGATTTTGCGTGCAAAGGGCAAGTCGGAATGGGGTTGGCTGCACGTTAACGTTGCTTCCATTGTAGATGGGCAACATCCAACCAAATACAATTTTGTGGTTAGTGCCAATCCCTCACTTTACGCTACTTCGGATATGAATCATTTCTCTCAGCAGAGTAAGATGATTCAGGAGTATACGTGGGAGTGGGAAGGGTACGAACCCGGCTTGATTGAATGGTCTAAGAAGCACGCAGGTCTTTACCATGCAGTTACGAGTCAAGATGCGATATTGGTAGCTTGGGAAATTTTTATTACCAACTATGATTCGTGGATTGCTCATTTTATGCCGTTTCGCATGCAAGATACGGTTTATCGGGCGGTTTCCGATGAAACGCCATTAACTGACAAGCTTGCTGCGATCAAAGACGTAGAAGACTACTTGCGGGAAAAATACGAACGAGTGTTCGTTTATTGGAAAAATATCAAAGGCGCTATCGAACAAAAGAATTATGCTGATTGGCTGGCCAAGATCGTCAACGATATGGCAGTCGAAGTCGCAAATTAATGGAGTGTCTTATGATAACGGCAGTGGCACGAGCAAGTGCACCATTCTACGGTATGGCTCATCATCACCACAATGGCTACAGTAGCGTTGTCGTAGGCGATGAGGCACTTAAAAAGGCATCTCGATCTAAGGTTGAAATCCATGAAATGGATTGCGATCTAATGGCCAACGTACGAGTTTCGCCGCTCAAGAGAGTCGTCCGTACAGAAGACAAGTTTGAGAGTTGGCCGAACGTTTTCTATACCACCCCTGATGAATCCCTTTACTTTGAACCAAATTGCTTTAACCTCATTATGGAGTCGCAAGTACTCATCAATGGGCAAGAGCCAATTGCTGACGAAGTTTGGTTGCCGTTCGCAAGTCAAGAAATTGCCACTTGCGAATTAATTAAAACCGAAAGACATCCTAGCGGCAAAAAATTCCAACGTATTACCTCTTGTCACCGGATTCAGTTATCGCCATCGGCCAAACCTATTGCGTGCTACATCCAGTTTTATTGTCTGCCTAAGACTATCAAGCACAAAGGCAGCATGTACAAACAGGGTGATTTGATTACTGTTTGTATTCATCACCCAACACATCCTTTGCATTGGCCATCACCGCCATTATTGACGGTTAAGCCTACGCTCAAACATACTTTCATTCCGATGCTTGCCAAGCAGCAGCTCTGCTTAGTGACGGAAACTGATCGTACGGAAGTCATTATCAAACCGCCGGTACACAACACTTGTGTTAAACTTATTCAAGACAAGAGAGCAGATTTTGGGAAATCTTGCCATCTTTTGAATTGCTCAAAGCCACCTGTAGCGGCTGAAGATATTATCATCAAAACGAAGTCTAAGAAAAAGACGACAGAGCAAATCGTAACGATTCCGATGGTGGAAAAAGATCCGAGACGACCGATTTTGATGAATCCGGTTGGCGACACGATGATTTGTTCATCGAGCATTGACGGTTTTGTCATTCGTCTTTCTAAAAATCAGTACCACCCGATTGTGATAACGGACAACCTATCGGCTCGTCTCGTACACACAAATCAAACAAATGAATACTTTGAAAGAAGATTTGAGATTGATAAACGTCGTCCCTTCTTTTATCTGACAAAAGGGGATAGTTCTTGGGTTTTGTCATGACAGACAAAACTTTTGAATTTCTATTTAACCTCGCACTCTTAACGGCGACAGCGATGCCAATGAAAATTCGGAAAAAGAAATCCGCCAAGAAGAAGACGGCGAATCCTCAACGGGTCGTGAATCCGGGGGTTGCGCATACTGTACGTCTTTTTCCACGCCAAGGATTGCGCATTGTTCTGGATAACCCCAGAAGTGCCAGCAATGTTAGCGAAGGTGCGTATTGGGATTTCACCACCACTTCGCCATACTTAACACTAATTGGGAAATCTTTTAATAAGAAAAATCAAGAAGTTTATGAATTTGCCCAAATCTATGATATTGAATCATGGATTAGTGTTTCAGAAATATGTTTGGGTGAAATCCATTACGAATTAAAAGGGAATGAACATCCTCAAAAAGCCATCTGCTCGTTGTCGGGTGGAGCGGTCATGTTGTATACTACGCCACCGGGCAGAAGCACAGCCCGGCCAGACGTATTAACTGTCATCAACCCCAATACCAATGTTATCAAAATTGAGCCTCACCGCACATTGGAAGTTGTGTTTTGTGAAGATTGGGAACCTGCTCCTGAAGGCGTAACTGAATCGCCCGATCAGTGGAGCGTGGTCATGGAAGATCATGAGATTGACGGGAAAGGTGTCTTCCTTGTTCAAGCGGGACACTATTGGATTGATAAGGATCAAAGTGATGGTGGTGTTATTGGCGGGCAAACAATTTTGCGTCGTCATAATCCGCCACTTAACTTCAACCTATCCGAAGAAATAAGGGCCGAAATTCGCCCGAAGCCGACTCCGGTTCGTGAGCATCATTTTTGGTTTTCATTTTCTAAGGCAAGTCAAAGAACTGCGCAAGGTATCAAGAGTGGCACTTATGCCATTTCACGTATGATATTTACGGGTCGGCGTGGTAACCAGTTGATTACTCGCCCGATGATTGTTATGCTGTCACTTCATGGCAAGCGTGACAACATCATTGAGGAGCCGGTAATGGAATTGTCTGATCCGGTGGCGTTGCGCAACAAAGCATTGGAACGCTTTAAAGATAATGCTAAGAGTTCGATGACGAACCCTGCTTTACATGAAAGCATTGATTTTCACAACGGTCTCAACAATCACACTTTTGAGATAGCGGTTCCCCATGTCTATTGGCCCGATGAGCCGGAAGATGCTCGTTGGGAAATCGTTTATGATGCCGGACACATTCAAGATAAATATCTTAATGTCGGTACTCTCACACCGATTACCAAGCACGGTCACCTCTTCCAAAGGTTCAGCATCACTGCAAACTTAAGTTTGGATGCTGCTCAAAGGGCGATTGGTTCGTATCGTCTTACGTATCCACCTAAAAAGAATTTAGAGCAGAGTCAAAGACGTATTGCCTTTTGGTTCACAAAAGAAGTAGAGTACTTGAAGCCAATTTCAACCTCTACCTCCTCTACGTCCACCTATTCGGTTTATTCTGGTGCGACTACTGCTTCGTCTTCGCATGGCGGCAATCATTGGAAGCAAGGCATCGGTTATTACAGTATGCCCAAAAAGTCCAAGGTCGTCATCGAAGAAATTCCTTTGGCGACATTGGAAGGCCACGCTTTTACAAAGAAGTTGTCGGAAGTTAAGTTGCATAAAGCGGTGAGCATTTACAACTATGATCACGACTACTATGGCATTGATATGTCTAAAAAAAAGTCTGCAACAACGAGTGTTACCCGCCCATTATTCCATACAAAAGCTTCGGGAACTTCATCCCCTTCCACCCCGATGACTACGACAGTGGCGAGTAGTGAAGACGTAATTTTGTACAATCCAATTCACATGCAAGATGTGACTATCTTGCCTGAGCAAAATGTTATTATCCGCTTGTCGGAACCGGCTGATGCCTTTGAAGGCGCTGTTAAAGAGAAAGTTGCCGGGGAATTATGGACTATTACGCCCTTGCAGGTTGGTGAAATCAAGCCGATCTTGGACGTTAATAAGATTTGGCAATTGTCAACAGTTAAATATCGTCAAGAAGCTCGTTTCAAGATTAAGATGGGTGAGTTGCCAGATGAACCGGGAACATATCCGGCTGGCGCTATACAAATCACATGTAGCGGTGGCACCAAAGTCATCATGTTGCATGTCAAGAAGGGTGAAACCGTAGAGCCGATTTATCAACCTATCTCACCGCAGAGATTGGTTTCTTCCATCGTACGGCATGAAGCGGCGGGTAGTAAGTATGAATTCCTTCCTACTTGGAAGCATGAAGAGTGTATAGTTCTTGATGAAACTTCAACACTCTACATTAAGGGGCCACCCGTTGACAAGAATTGGCCTAATGACTGGTCGTTGAGATTGGTAGAAAACTCTATACCTTTGGAGTTGTGGCGGAAGCTGAAGGATTCACCGTGTCTTGATCGTATGAGGCCGTGGTTTGTTAAAGATCAACCGACACACCTTAAAGGTTGTATGTTCTTCAAGCCGTTGGCAGCAACTTTTAATGGCGATTTGACCGAAACCCTGAAGCAAATATCACAGGTGACGGCATCACCGGCTATTCAAGTAGCCACCTTATTGTACGAAACCTATAATAAGATCCATGTGCCTAGCGATAATGGGATGGAGGACAACACCCATCGGGTTCGTCGTCGTCTGTACATTTACGTGAAGTTGCCTGCTGTGGAAACGGCTACGCTTATTCCCATCAAAATGAACAATAAATGCTTTGATGTTGACAACGATAGCGTAGTGGATGTTAAATTGGGGTGTGAATTCCAAGCAAGAGTTAGGCCGAAGATAAGGTACGCCGGTGATGATACACGATTGATAAGTCGTTGGACGATAGGGGAGTTTGATACCGGGGTAGACTTCTTTGGTTCCTCACAAACGGATTTTGACTCTTTCCGGTTCAAGGCTACCAAGGTTGGCGATCATCATGTGCGATTGAAGTGTGGACAAGAGATTTTGAAGTTCCGTGTTTCTGTTACTCATTAAATAGAAACGGCCCGGATTTCCGGGCCGTTTTGTCATTGGAAGCCACCGAGGGTTACTTGGTGGTTTTTTGCATGTTCGCCGGGGCGATCATGAGCTTGCCGTTGGCGTCCGTGATGTACACGGTGTTGGGCTGCAGGTTGGTCGTGCTTGCCGTGGGCATGGCGGTCGGGGCGGAAGTTGTGTAGGAAGCGGTCGTGTACGAGGCGACTTGAACACCACTGGAACAACCGCTGGCGCTGCTACAGGTGGTTGCGGGCTTGCTACAGGTCGTGCCGCACTTGCTGCCGCTACACTTGCCCCGAAGGCCGAAAGCCTTGGCGTCCGATGCCCCGACGATTGCGGCGAAAGCCACCAATGCCAACGTGAAAAAGCGTTTCATTCTGTCTCTCCTTGAAGAAATTTCGCCGGTATCCTCGACCGGTCGCAGTCGGCAATCTTGCCAACGAAGTAGATGATATAGCCTCAAATCGGAAACGTCAACTAAATTCTTCGGATTTTTTTATCGCTGATGCTATAACGGCATCCATATCCATATAGCGATACGATCCAAGCCTTCCGCCTATAATGGTTTTGTGGTCAATCAGCGAATGATATTTCGCATAGACGGCATTGTTTTTTTCATCACCTATTGGGTAATATGGCTGAGAGCCTTGTTGCCACTCAGAGGGGTATTCAAACGTCACCACTGTTTTTGGTTGGTTCTTAAAATTGAAATGCTTATGTTCAGTAATGCGAGTATATGGCACTTCGACGTTTGTGTAGTTCATTTGAGCCATGCCTTGATAATCACCATTGAGTACCTTTTCTTCAAATCTCAAAGTGCGATATTCGAGTTTTCCAAAGTGGTAATCGTAAAATTCGTCAATGGGGCCACTGTAAACCAACTTAGATGCGTATTTTGCCCAATTTAACTTAAAAAAATCTGTGCCTATTTCGACAGGACAATCGCCAATGATATTCTGAATCCATTCTGTATATCCATTTTCCGGTTGACCTGTATAAAGCGATTCATGGTACTTGTCATCATAAGTTAATCTGATTGGCAATCGGCGAATGATACCTGTTGGTAGATCACGACAATTTCTACCCCACTGTTTTTGGGTATAACCTTTAATAAGTAATTCGTACAGTTCTTTGCCAATCTGTGACAAACACCAATCTTCAAGGTTGGTTGGATTGTTAATTGGAATTTTAACTTTATTCAGGACTTCGGCACCCTCGGCGGGGGTCGTGACGCCGTAAATTTGATGAAGGGTCATCATATTAATGGGAATGGAGTAAAGATGCCCTTCGTAATTAGCTTTTACTCTGTGTGTATATTGTTTGAATTTTGAGAACTTGTTGGCATAGTCCCATATTCTTTCGCTATTAGTATTGAAGATATGAGGCCCATGAACATGAACGTCAATGCCTTCAACCTTCTTGGTGTAACAATTTCCCGCTATGTGTGCAGACTTTTCGATGATAAGAGCGGTGTATCCTTTTTCACGAACTTGCTGAGAAAAGACCGCTCCGAAGATTCCCGAACCAACAATCAAAAAATCATACTTCATGTTCGTACCCATAATCTAACATTAGTTTTTTGACATCGTTACCATAGCGACTATTCATTACATCTTCGGCATTTGCTGGTTGGGCGAGTGGTGGCTTGCGATGTTCCCACTCTTCAAATGTGTTGCTTGGTGGCAAATTGATTGGCTTTTTGTATTTCAAAAAATTCAAAAGTGGTTCGGTGCCATCTTCTAGTTTAATTCGCAGGTATCGTTTTTTTTGACAAAGCTCTATGTTTTTATTCCAATCAACAACATATTTACAACATTTATCTAATGGACTGCCATTGCCGACATCAACAAAGTTTTGGATGAAGGTTTCCCAACGATTCAAGTGTGCAGAGTGCCAATATTGTAATTTATTATGAAACGATAAAATGACTTTGATAGGGTTTCTAATTGCGTGAATAACCGTCGTATCATTAAGAATACTATGCTCCAAATAAGGAACTGCCATATATGATGATTCGGCTACAAAGTAATTTCCCTTATTGACGAGACCAGAGTGTTGTGATACATCGCTATTGTTTGTGTTAAATTTCAAAGCATGTTCTAGCCCCTCAGGTCCAAACATTCTTTCATGACCACACGGCAATCCTATTGCTGTCAGGAGTTTAGCGAAATACACGGTTCCACATCGTCCTGTACCAACTATTGTAAACCACAGTTTGTTTTTGTTATAAGGAAGCAACATTAGAATATTTTGCGTTTGAAAATAGATGGTTTTTTGGCACTTGTTGCCAATGGTTCTGATTTAACAGTTACGTTCCACTTTTCATTCACTTTGGCTGTTTCTAAGAATCTTGCGAAGTGATGCTCCTTTTCAAGTTCTTGGAAATATGGTACTGACTTTCTTATCCTCTTCCAATACTCCAATCTTGATGCATTGTCGTGAGATCCAATGAGTTGCCATTCTTCATTGAAATATCTGTTGTTTTTGTTAAGTTTTTCCCAGAACCCAATTGGTACCTGTTGTCCGTAAGCTTTAACTATATCTTTGCTTTCCCAACCTATACCGGGATATTGTTCTCGTCCTTTGAGGCGATAAAAATCCACATTCATATCTTGACATGTTTTTCTGACCCATCTAGCCATTTTGAATTCGCACAAGAAACCACGACTTGATCTCAAGAAGTATTTCTCGGCATCATCGGCAGTGGTCATGAATTTTGGTACATCAAAATACACTTGATTTAAGGTGACGTCTTGATTGCTACCGACATTCATCCAGTTGTATCCACCACAAATATAAGGTTTCTTGGCCATCGTATCAAAGTTTTGTTTTTCCCATCCGTAGTTAAACAGCCAGTCATCCGCATTTCGGTAAACGACATAATCCAATCCGAGTTCGTTGGCTTTTCTGACACCGGCTACGGCACTTAATAATGGCCCTATATAATGCCCAACACCTTCAATTCTGACAGCATGAAATTGATCTACTAATTTTTGATATTCCGATGGCAAGTCCATCATATACACAACAATGACTTCATGATCAAATGGGCAGTACTTGAAAATTTCCAAGTGTGCAGCCAAGTCATCAATCTTGTTGTAAACACTGACAATGAAGCCTATTTTTTTCATTTATAATTGTTTTCTTTGGCAAACTTAACAATGTCCGTCTTGAATTTTTCTTTATTGAGATTAACTGTCTCAGCTATTTTGTGATCTTTCATGAGTTGTTGAGCAGTAATGCCGCCTGCATGTTCTACAAAAGATTTTCCACTCACTGCTTGTTTGAATTTTTTGATCTTCATTCGCCAAAATAATTCCTCGTCTTCATATCCGAAATATGGATACGGCTTGATGAATCCACCAATGCGACTGAAAAGTTCTCTATTAACAAGTGTGCAGACTATTGGAAGAGGACTTTCAACAATGACATCTGGCCTATTGTCCACATTACCTATGACATTGGCATCAAAAGCACCGGTACCGCCATTGGACAATTTGGCTGAAACTAATTTGACGCCATCTTTTTTGGTACTTTGCATTGTTATCATAAGTTCGCTGAGCCAATCTGAGCGAACGATTTTGCAGTCGGCGTGCAGGAAGCAAACCCAAGCGTTTTGTGTGTTGTCAAATCCTGTTTTGAGTGCGGCACCAAATCCTTTTTGTTCATCGTGTCGTAGGAATTGAATGGGTGTATTTTTGAGTTTTCGTTCTTTAAGGTCTGTAAAGAAGTCTTTATTGTCGGAGTAGTCGTCCACGAGAGTTAAGCTATAAATTTGACCAAAGGTTTGTTTGATTATTGATTCTACGCATTGGCCCAATAGGTCATATTGTCCGTGGAATGGAATAATGATGTCCACGGGAGGTTGAAGCTTTTTATAAGTTACCGAATATTCCATGTCTTTTTCCTTTAAATATTAAGAGAGTCTACAATTGTATAATTTCCAAAGGTGTGAGCAGTAAAAAAGGAACTTGTTAACTAGACTAATATATAGTGTGTCCATTTTTGGGGGGTTTTTATGACTATTGATTGGAAAGTTGTTCTTCCAGCAGTTGGTTTGCTTGGATTGAGCGTTTATCAGTTTGTTAGTGGCGATTATTCTGGCGGCGTACAAAGCGTATTTGCTGCTCTTGCTGCATTCGGTGTCAAAGTAGGCTTTGAACGGACTTATGGATTGGTACAAGTGCAGAATCAAACCATTGCGTTGCAAAACGAAAAGATTCTTGCTATGGAACACAAGAAGTAAGGTTCTTCTTGTCATCAAGGAGGTTTTATGATTTGTAAGAGAACTAATAATACGACCTACACACCGATTTGGAAAATCTTTTTTCCTGATTGTCGTCGTCGTGTAGCATTTTGTACAGCAGGTGCCGGTGCTTATTTGGCAGCGGTTACTGTTTGTTTACAATCACTGTAAAGCAAAAAGCCCGGCTAAGCCGGGCTTTTTTTATATCGGTAGGTTCATTAAGCTGGATACTTCTTCAAGTTGTTGATGTAGTCCATCAAGAGCATCGCTAAGTTGTTCAATTGAATTTTTGGTATGTCTAATAATGATTAGAAAAATTGATCTTTTGCCGGTGTTAATTTTAGTCGCTGAAAGGTGAACACAAAATTTGTCACATTTTTGAGTCATGCCAAACATGACCTTTTTGTTTTTTCGCCAAAATCTAATTCCTTGTTCTGGGAATAGATCATAAATTGTTAAGTTTTGTAGTTCTTTATCCTCATAGCCAAACATGTCAATGATTTGTGGATTGCTGTATAAGATGTCGCCCTTATCATTGTCTACAACAATGATACCGTCGTCAGACTCATTTAGGACTTGCCATAATTTCATCATGTCATATTTATGTTCATTCTTGCTGATTTAAATTAATCAATTTGCCATTAAGATGATCTAGTTCATGTTGAAAAACTCTGGAAGTTAATCCTTCGTAAGTGGCAATTTGTTTCTTTCCGTTTGGTTTCATCCATCGCACTTTGATTTTTTGTGGACGCTTCACATTAATGTGCACTCCCGGCAAACTCAAGCATCCTTCTTCCACTTCACTGAAGTGATTTCCACTTGAAATAATTTCGGGGTTAAGGTATAAGATGTTTTGATTACTAAAACGAATAATAAATGCTCTGTAAGATAGGCCGATTTGTGGGGCTGCTAAACCGATACCATTGTTTTCGATCATGATTTCGCCCATCAGTTTGCTGATTTCTGACCACTCGTTAATGTCTTCAACCGACTGAGCAACCGTTGTTAGTATCTCATTGGGGTACGTTACTATGGTTTTGGTTGGATTTGATAAGAATTCTTGCGGGGTCATGAGGCACCAAAAAAGATAAAGTATACCTAACTATAAAGTAATATGCAAGTTAAATATCAGCCAACCTCGCTAGAGATTGAAAGAGCAAAAAGAATCAGGGTTTCATTGTGGGCTTATGCTTACGAAGAAAAAGGGCATTCAATCGTTTCGGATGTCGTATTCGATCAAACATGTCATGAAATTGACCCTTCTGTTGATACGGGCAATCCTCCATTAGATCATTTCTTCAAAACGTGCTTTCACCCTTGTACGGGATGTTGGATTCATGAACATCCTGATCTAAGAGGCATTGAATTACTTTACCAAAGGCTATTTATGAATGATCAGACACCAATCGATTCGGCGACTTTTTCAAATCGCCTTCGTCTACAATATGACCAAAGGCCATTAGTAATGCAGCATGACAAAGCGAAATTGTTAGAATTCATCAAAACGAACGATGTCATACAGCATGGCAAATTCAAATTGGCAAGTGGACAAGAGTCCGATATTTACATTGATGCTAAAAAAGTCACTTTGCAAGGCAAGGCTTTGCAGGCAGCAAGCGAATTATTGCTCGCCGAAATGAAGAAGCACGTTAAGTTTCAAGCTATTGGTGGCCCTAGTGCTGGTGCTGATCCTCTTGTCGCAGGTATGATTATTCCCGACAATCTTATCGGTTTTATGGTTAGGAAAGAACCTAAAGGTCATGGAACAAATCAATTAATTGATGGCCCTGTCAAACCGGGAATGAATGTCATTATTGTTGAGGATACGGTTACAACGGGTGGTAGCGCACTTAAGGCAATTCAAGCAGCAAAAGATTTCGGGTTGAATGTTAAAGGCGTGGGAACAATTTTCTTCAGAGGAACAAAAAATCCATTCGATGTTCCTTTCACATTTTTGTATGATCTTAGCGAGTTTACTCTTCCTTCCAGCTAAGCAACGTAGTAGCTGATGGTTGGCCAGAACCGCCGAAGTAATCAAGACCCCACCAAATTCTATCAGCGGTTCCATGTGGACTGGCAGTATTGCTTTCACTGTAAAGCTGCCAAAAATGGTAACCATCAATGCTAATCAAGTAGTTGACATTAGTTCCATCGTCGTTAATTCGATACCAGTACATTCTTGAGTCAGTAATATAAATATCGATAACGTTAACGGAGTTAGTGACGAATAAGCGAGTTGCACCGGTGACGCTACCGTACCATGTTCTAATAAATGTTACGTCATTAATGCTGCTTGGCCCCATTATTCCCATATCAGTGCCATTATTCGTATTCTTAAGTATGTTATTGTGCAAGAAACAGGCCGTAACGGTATATGGTGCCGCAGGAATAGTTTTATATGCACCGGGTCTGGCATTGCTGCCGCCAGATATTTGCATGTATTGTTGAAATGGACCGGTGGTATAGACATCGGGCGAACTAAATGTTGTCCATGAATACTGGTTTGGATCGGTAAATTCAAACATTGGCCCTAAAGGTCGCCAATCGGTGCCGTTGTACTGATTTACAATTGGTCCATCCGTATTAAAGTATAAGTTTCCTGTAGAAGGTCGTGAGGCATAAGTACCTGAACTTGCTGCATCAAGTAATATATTTTTGAGACCTTGAACAGTTAATGTTTGTGCTACTGAAACCCCACCGGCATGAGACGCAGCGGTTGTTCCTTCTTGTCCACGGGAAACTGTCCATGTCGTTGTACCAGCACCACCTGTAACAACCATAATCTCAGATTCGACAGTGATCCTATAAGGTGAACTTGATGGAAAATTTGAAGCACTAACGACAGTAATGCTTGTGACTGAGCTATTGATGCCGCCGTTTAGTGCTGTTCGTGCTGAATTGGCAATTTGTTCTGTCATAATATTCCTTACGTTTCTTTCCAGCTAAGAAGATTTGCTGCTGCTGGTTGAAGAGAACCACCGAAGTATGATACTCCCCAACCGATTTTATCAATAGCTCCATGCCATGCTGTATTGGACTCAGTATATATTTGCCAAAAATTTGTTCCATCCATACTGATAAAGTATGTAAGATTGGTTCCATCATCAGCAATTCTAAACCACATCAATTCCGAATCCGTAATATAAATGTCAATATAATTACTGCTGCCGGAAACAAATAATCGGGAAGTGCCATTACCGGCACCAAGCCAAGTTCTTATGAACGTTAACTTAGCACCAGTTGAATTTAACACGCCCATAACTACGCCATTATTTGTACTTTTGAGTATATTATTCGATAATAAGCATGCAGTTGCGACATAAGGAGTAGCAGGTACGTTTTTAATGGCAATACTTACACTGCTCCCGGCTCCAGTTTGTTGAATATAATGTTGATATGGCGTGGTATCATAAATTTGTGGAATACTAAAATCGGAGCTACCGGCATAAGTTGACCATGAATATTGATTAGGATCGGTGAATTCAAATATTGGCCCGTAATTTTTCCAAACGCTACCATTGTACTGACTGACAACTGGTCCATCGGTATGAAAGTATAAATTTCCGGTAGAGGGCCGTGAGGCATAAGTACCCGAACTTGCGGCATCAAGTAATATATTTTGCAAACTCTGGACAGTTAATGTTTGTGATACTGATGTCCCGTCAGCGTGAGATACGGCGCCCGTTCCTTCTTGTCCACGAGAAACTGTCCATGTTGTTGTGCCCGCACCGCCCGTAACGACCATAATCTCGGCATCAATATTGATTCGGTACGGTGATGCGGATGGAAAGCTTGAAGCACTTTCGACAGTTATACTCGTAACGGAGCTATTGATCGCTCCATTCAATATCGTTCTCGCCAAATTGGCATACTGCTCTGTCATATACTAACTTTCAAAATATCGCTACTTTTTGTGTAGAAATAGGCGGAACATTGTGTCCCAAATCAGGAACATCCATAATCCGCAAGTCGTTAATGTTTCCCGAATTCTTAATTGTAATCTTATCTATTATTCTCATAGAACTTCTTTGCACAATTGTAATTTCGGCATCACCTACTTTTCGTCCTTCTCGTTTTTTGGAATACATGAACTTAGAAGTAAAGAAGTAATCTTTTGTGCCTGCCAAGCCTCTAATGAATTCCCCTTCCTCACCAATTTTGATAACTTTGCCATCTTCACTTACAATGGCTTTTCTGCCCATAGAGTCTACCCACCAAACAACATCATCAACCAAAACATTGTGTGCTTGAACACCAATACCATGAATAGTTCTCTTTTTGTTGAGATTTTGATCAAAAACATCAATGAAACTCGTGCCATGATTATGTGCTGTTAAGTACAAATTGTTTTTGTGGAAAAGAATTGAATTATAATGTGAGACATCCTCATGATAGCTCAATCGATCTTTGTCTTTAAATGACTCTGGAAGCTCATAAGAGCTTTGAGCGGTAGCAGGATAAAAGAAACCTTTATGCCTTCCGAAGAAATCCATTTTTTGAATGCCGTTAATTCTTGGACTGACTGCCCATAAATTGCCGCCATATGAAACCATTTGGTGAAGCCCATACCAAAGATTTTCCGCAATGACTTTTTTGAAATTCAAATCAAAATCAAATTCCCATACGCTTGTTGGTTGGGTGATAAAGATGCTCCCTTGACCTCTATGCCAAGTAATGCCGAAGGGTCTGTGGTCTTCAACGACTCTTGGCGTTGGAATTAGATCAATTTTCTTTGTTTTGGTGTCACAAACTCCCAAAACGTATTTTTCGCTCATAGGCGTAAACAATAGTTTCATATTAATATTTAGTTAGCCGAAGGCAATACCCTATTGAAAACCTTCTATGTTGGCAGGTAAATATCAAATGGAGGTACTTATGCCAGAAATTTTAAGCGAACAGGTTATTCGCCAACAGGGAACATTTCGTTTGGTGAGAAGGTATCTTAGAGGTTGGCATCCGAAGATTGGTATTTTGCATTTCGGCTATACAGGTCAAGAAACTATTGAAGAAGTTTGGGCTATAACGCCTTTAGTCACATTTGTCGTAAAAGATTCTTGAAGTTAACGCCCGACTTGTTCGGGCGTTATACTTTAACAGAGGTTTATCGCATTTATATTAGGTATGTCCATTCTTACCAGCCTTCTCGGTGAAAACCATGCCATTTTTGGTAGATTTTCGCCCGGTGAAAACAATCAGCCAGCGACACCAGACAATTTAACGGATTTGGTTTGCGCTCCTATTGTCGTGTTGATGAAGAATGCGAATTTGATGTGGCAAGATGCTGCTAAAACGACGTTGGCTACTGCTGATGGTGATCCTGTTTATGTATTCCAATGTACTTTCAGCGGCATTGAGTGGACTGCCCCAAATAGTGGCTCTTGCGCTATTTTGACCGACGAAGGCAGTGGAAAATGGTCTTTGGAGCATACTAGCGATTATTATCAAGCTACGACTTTTAGTTGCGGTTCCAATTGTTCAATTTATTTCCGAGTTATTCCTAACGATAGTAACATGGTTGCTTTGTTTGACTCGGCACCGGGCAACGGTAATGTAATTAGAAACTTTCCGGATGCATTCGGAGGAACGCCTAATTGGGAATGGCATCCTCATAATCCTGATGTTAGTATGACATTACCTTCGGGTACGGATGCGACGATAGCTTTTTTGCATTCCACCGCTTTGACAAATCGCACTGTGCATCATCGTAAAGACGGTGCGTTTGTCAGTGAAACCGCAGGTAGTGGTACCTCAGATGCCGCTTGGGTAACACCGTGTATTGGAACAGTTAACCAAGGCGGTAATGGATTTTATAATGGTCGTTGGCTTGGCGCTATTTTTTGCAACTCAACACATGATACCACCACTTCCGATGAACTCGCAGCTTATTTGGCGGCTATTAGTGAAGCACCTCCGGCATTAACACAAGTTGGGCCTAGTGGTGGTGATACGACTTGGAATGTGTACATTGGACCGGTTGGGCCTAGTGGTGGTGATACGACTTGGAATGTAGCAGCCCCGTCGTTGGGTGTAAGGTCATCGCAAGATATTATTAGTATTTTGCTCAATGAAAATCCAAATGGTAGAGTTACGCAAAATCTTGTTAATGTTTTGTATAACGAAAGTCCGGCTGTTCGTAACACACAATCGGTTGTTTTGGCGCTAATAAAAGCCAGTTTAGCACATGTTGGTCCTAGTGGTGGCGATACTACGTGGAATGTGCGAATTACTAGAGGAGATACGAGAGATACAACGTGGGAGGTTGTTGGTCATAGCGTCAAGGGGGCTTCGACAACTTGGAATACTAAAACGACATTGCCAAGATACGATTCGCTCAGTCTGTGGCTCAAAGCAGATCAAGGCGTCACACTTGATGGATTAGATCATATTACCGATTGGGTTAACTACGCTAGTCCTCGTTATTCGAAATGGGTTACTGCTGGTAATCATGATGCTGTTCAAACGAGCACCTTTGCTCGTCCAGCGTTAACTAGCGGTGCTCTAAATGGTTTGCCAGTAGCGACTTTTGATGGTATTCGTAATTTCTTATCGATCAACAACAGTGTCGGTTTGATTGATGATGGCCGATGGGGCGCAGACATTTTCGTTGTTATGAAGGATGCTCGTAGTGGTGATGGATTTGATCGATTTATTATCGCCAACTCCGTTGTTACATCTATCGATACGTCGTGGTTCTTTGGTACGACTAATAATGCACCTACTGGATTTTTGTATACCGCTTATTATGGTGGTAATCAAGATACGACTTATCACAATACGGGTCGTGGCGATCCGCAAGTTGGTAATTATATTTTAGCTACTGCCGAGTTGACAGTTAATAATACACAGTTTCCAACTGTTTATGTTAACCAAACAGATCAAGGGGCAAGTACCAATACATTAGGTGGATTTGATTGGACACAGGAATTTTATGTAGGTCGACATGGTGATTTGGATGAAGGTTATTGGTTGGGTGATATTGCCGAAATTATCGTTTATGGTGATACGTCTGATTTGGATATTTTCGGGCGAACTATTAACAATACGTTGAATTTGGCCGAAAAAACGCAAGTTGAAGATTATTTGAAACTGAAATGGTTTGGCTTAGTCAGCGTTGGAACGTCATCTGATACGACTTGGAATGTTGAGCATTTGCCTTTCGTTTCTAAGACGGCAGATACTACTTGGAATAGCTTACACAGTCCGTTCTTGAATGTTCCTACGTTGTGGAATGTTTATCAAGATGAGCCTACGCAAGTTAATCGTTCTAGGTCGGTTATTTGGAATGTGAATGCCCACGTTACAAAAGATCCCGTTAGTACTACGTGGGATGTAGCAGAAAGGCTGCACGTTGGTCCCGATGGTGGCGATACTACGTGGAATGTTGCGGAAAGAGGTCACGTTGGTCCCGATGGTGGCGATACTACGTGGAATGTACGTCATCGTGTAGTAGTTAGTGGTATAAGCACAAGATGGAATATTAAACACGTTAGAAGTAAGTTCCGAACGGTTTATTTCAATGATAGAGTTGTTATCGCACCGTCGTCGCCGGACGCTTCATGGAATGTTGTTGCACCTGTTGCTAAGACTTGCGATACGACATGGGATGTTTATAGCGTTGCTGGACGGTTGATGAACCCACAACCTGCAAACCGAACCAGATGGAATGTATATCGTGATTCTGATACTGCTGTAAACCAACAGATTTACAGCGAGTGGAATTCTGACGTTAATGTTGCTTCTAATCGTCAAGGTATATGGAATACAGAAGCGAATATTGCCAAATCAGCCGTTGTGACGTGGTACACAAAGGTTCTTGTAACAAGAAATCGTGCGACTACTTGGAATACGCATAAGTCGGCACGTATCGTTGCGAATACAGCGTGGAGTGTATTCCCTAATGCGAAATACGGATTCCCATTGTGGAACGTTTTGGTTCTGGCAAAGAAAACGAGCGTAGCCAAGTGGGTCACAATCAGTTACAATAACAATGTGGCCGATACTTCTTGGAATATTCGGTTCTTGGTTGGAACAAATGCTGATACATCTTGGGGTGTTCGTCCGCCGCCAATTCATATTACCAATACGACAACTTGGGATATTGGTGGACGAGTTAAAGTTGGTATCGATACGACTTGGGAAGCACGTAGGGTTCGCCGCAAATTGGCAGCAACTTATTGGGAAGTCATTTATGGCGTCGTTTATTGTGTTTCGCCACCACCAACTGAGCCAATTTTCGTAGCTAAGCATGTCCGATGGAAAGTCATCGGATCAATATCACCACGCATTTTTGGTAATACACTTTGGAAGGTGAGAAAGCCTGTTGGTGCTGCTCGTACTCCTTCATGGCGTGTAAGGCAATTGGTTGGAACCAATGTTGAAGATCAATGGGTTGTTGGGGCGTTTACGATAAGCGTTAATTTAGCTACGACTTGGAATGTATTCAAGAAGCTACAAAGAGTTAGTGCTACTGATTGGAATGTTCGTATTGGTCCAACCGGTCCAAATGGCGGTGATACGTCATGGAATGTAAGAAAGCTTTCGGACAATCCGTTGCGACAAGCAATTTGGAATGTTTCTGTAAGACTTTTGCGTGCTGCTATTTGGAATACAAAAATCAGTTCAGAAGCCGCTGTTTCTGACACTTCATGGAATACGAGGCAACTTGTTAGTATCCCTGATGGTGTACCCGGAAATCCATTTAGCAATTCCTTTGATGGCAGTTTTGGCGTAGAAGAAGTTACATGGCAAGTTTTGACAAATGTTAATGTTTCGACTTCAACAGTTTGGGCTATTGCGTTGAAATTGCAACGTGTTGCTGATTGGGATACGAAAAAGGTAGTAGGGGTTTCGGTTGGAACGACGTTTACTACTAAGCTCAAGGTGGACCAGACTTCAATTGCGGATTGGAAGTCACGCAAAGTTTCCAATAAGACAGCAGCGACATCTTGGGATTATTCAGTTGTGAATAAGTCTAATACTACGCCTTGGAATGTTAAGCATGTGATTGCTAATGAAGATCGTGGTGGTACATTATGGAATGTGCATCCTCCTTGTTCAGCAGCTTTTGTATTGTCTGATCCTTGCCAAGTTAATAATCAAAGCAACTGTGGCAGTACGGCTTTGTTGCCGAGAATTACGGTCTGTGAATTAACGCAAGATAGTAAAACGAAGAAATATAAGAGTAAATATGTGAAGAAATACTTGTAATGAAGAATGGTATATAAGATATGACAATGCTTTTTATGGATGGTTTTGATCACTATAGTACGGGCGACCTTGGCCAAATGTGGGATGCTGTAGTTGGATGTTCTATCGTATCAACGCCTACAAGGTTTGGTACGGGACAAGCATTGGCAATTGGGGATAATGCTCAATCCGTTAATATGAACTATGCCTCGTTTACAACCTTTGTGGTTGGCGCTGGCTTTTATTTCAATTCCGTTACTGGAACAGATACTAATAATAATATCATTTTTCTTGATGATGTTGGTAATGGTAAGCAGGTTATTATTAGGTTGACGTTATTAGGCGAGTTGGAAATTCTCAATGGTAATCTTACGTTATTAGCAAGTTCACCTGTTAGTACCATTGTAGCCAATAATTATTATTATATTGAATTCAAAGGCACTATAAGTACTTCTGTTGCGGCCAATTCTTGTCAGTTAAGAGTTAATGAAAATGTCGTTGCAACAGTGCCAACTAGCTCTTCTATTCAAAACACTGGCCATGCTTATTACAACAGAGTGGGATTTTCATCCAATGGCCCGATTTCTTATTTAGACGATGTTTATATTTGTGATCAAAGTGGTGCTGTGAATAACGACTTCTTGGGTGATAGTCGTGTCATTCCTTTGTATCCGAATGGTAACGGTGACTCTAGCCAATGGACAAACAGTATTGGGAATAGCACAAATAATTATACTTATGTGGATGATGCAACGCCTAATGGTGATACGGATTATGTCAAGGCTTCATCGATCAACCTTGTAGATTTATATACATTTGACAGTTTGACCGCCACTACCGTTTTTGGCATTGAACAATGTTCTTATGCTCGTAAGGATGCTGCAGGAACAAGACATTTTCAACAGGTTCAAAAAGTAGGTGGTACCGTTTACACCGCTTCTACGGCAACGCTGTTGGATACTTACACCTACTATAAGCAGGTAATTGAGCTTAATCCCGATACTAGCAGTGCTTGGACTGATACCGATATTAATAGTGCTCAGTTTGGCGTCAAAACGGTGACTTGATGTATGACCTCGATTATATTGTTGCTGGAAGACAGAAAAGTTGTCGTTGGAACACGGTCGTTAAAGTCACTGCTCATTCGGTGGAAACAACGTGGTCGCAAAAACAACTTGTTGGTATTTCCGTTTCGACGCAATGGAAATTAGATAATCGAGTTTCCATTGTTTGTGAGTCATTTGCCAATGTATTGAAATTGACAACGGCAAGTGTGCAGGCTAATTGGACGACTGCAGCAGTTGTTCGCATTATCAGTGATACTAATTGGTCAATTTGTTTTACCAGAAAAAGGTACCGCAAGGTTGTTTTTGGCAATCACCACAATGTTGCAGTATCAGCAGAAACCACTTGGAATATTAATCGCCCAATAGCGAAATGGTTATTGATTGTTTATGATAATCACATTTTGATGTTTCGTCAAATGGGTGTCATTTTTGATGTGGCATCTCTTGTTGGTATTTCCAAGTGTGCAGGTTATTCTGATCGGCAGGTTATTGGTACAAGTGTGCAGACCAATTGGAATGTTAGTCATTTTGGAATATCTGCTACAACTTTTTGGAATACGGCAAGTCCCGCTACGGCAATAGCAACTACTCAATCTAACACCTTGATCACGGTTGGCAAACAAGTTAATGTTGTGTGGAATGACAATGTTGGTGTTTATTTGCTGAAGTTTATATCGTATAATATCCGTGATGGATTGCGGTTTGCTTATGCTGATAGGCCAACTTTGATGAACGTTCCAAAAGAAGCGATGATCCCCAACATTACTTGGAAGCGATTATCAGCAAAGCAAAAATTGAAAGTTAAGTGATGGCTCGTATAGTTTTGATTTCGGACATCCACGGCAATCTCGTGGATATTCCGCCATGTGATTTGTTGTTAATTGCAGGCGATCTTGTTCCAAAAAGTTTGAATTTAGATAAACAGCTTAGTTGGTTTGATACGACTTTCCGTTATTGGTTAAGATCGTTGCCTGCTAAAAATATCGTTGGCATTGCTGGTAATCATGATTTCCTTTTTCAAGAAAGGCCATCATCGGTTCCAGATTTGCCGTGGCATTATTTGCAGGATTCTTCAATTGAAGTAGCAGGATTTAAGATTTATGGAACCCCGTGGCAACGTCCGTTCCATGATTGGGCTTTTAATGCCAAAGAAGATCAATTGCGTGAGATATTTGCCAAGATACCAGACGATACGGATATTGTCGTTTCACATAGTCCTCCTTTTGGCATTGGTGACGGTGCCTTGAGGTCGCTTGGAATATTTGAAAATGCTGGTTCGTCATCATTAATGGCTCGCATTCTTGAGGTCAAGCCGATATTACATGTTTTCGGCCACATTCATGAAGGGCGAGGGCAGTACGATGTGGATGGGATAAAGTTTGTAAATGCCGCTATCGTTGGACAGGGTTGTGTACATCCACCTACGGTATTGGAAATAGTGCCTCGTTGTGTTAGTATCACTATTGGAGGTAAAGATGATTTACGAAATGAAACGTCCGACGATTGTTGAGCCTTGGCACCCAGACATTCTCTCCAGAAAATTCTTGGACGATATGTTTGCTGGTCGTATGGATGCTCGTCGCTACATTGACATTAACCCCAACGATATGAGGGGTTTGCCGGTAATGGTTAAGCCGGGTAATATCGTTAAGATGCGACGATCCAGTGGTTCGGCAATGGGTGTTGTATTGGAAACGTATCTTGCCGAAGTTTGGCAAAATCGCAATACTGAGAAAATCGCCCAAGCTCGACCCCAAGCATATGATTTGATGTGCATGATTAAGTGGACAGCAAAACGGCGAACCAAAGCCGAAGCTGGCATTGATGCTGAAATGATTTCGGCTGGAATGCTTACCGTTGTTAGTGATGAATCGAAACAACTCAAGGTAAAAATCCAAGAACTTCAAAAGAAACTTCTCCAAGTGGAGAGTAGCTTCGGAGCTTTGAATGAATACTACGCCGAATTCATCAAATCCGAAACAGCCGTTAACGTTTGCAATGTGTCTCTCTGAATGGTATCGAAAGTTAGAGGTTTCTAAATTTCGTGTTCGACAGACAAGATCAAATGAAGATTATTTGATTATGAACATGAGAAAATCCTCTTGGGGTGTACAATCAACATTTGATTATTCCGGTGAAACTTTCATGGCATTGCGACTTGATGCAGGCCAACAAAGAACGGAATTTTCGGGCATTATGAAAGATTGGGCTTTACTTTCATCGCCGAATGAGTTATTGTGGATGAACACCATAATGATTAGCGAGCTTTACGCCGCACTCAGAAAGAGTTATTCGTGATTCGCCCTATTCCAGATAGTCACGGGGTCGGCTTTGCGACCATGACACAGATGCCCCAATACGCCAACAAGTACACCGAAGTACAAGTTGGGCGTTATTTCAATTACCATTTCAACGCTCAAAATTGGAAGTGGCCTCAAGAAGAAGCAGTTAAGCATCAACCCATGATCATCGACGGGTTTGCTCCGAACCTCAATAAAGTTCTTCATGCTGGCCATCTTCGCAATTTAGCCCTCGCCGTTTCCATATTCCGCTTTATGCCCGATTGTAAGCCTGTTGCCCTTTTGGGGGCTTCACAAGGCGTTATATCAACGGCTATGCCCAAACTTCACAAGTGGTTCAATTTCTTGGACTACAAACCAGAACTTTACTATGATGTTCTTCAACCGTGGGATTACGTTAAGTATCGTCCTGCGACCAAAGACGACGATAAGTATTTTGAAGAAGGCAAATCCCCTGAAGGTTGTCAAATGTGGGATGGGCCAAAAGGCCCGATAATCGTAATCCGTAGTGACGGTCGGCCCAATTACTCCTTTTGGGACATCGCATTCGCCCAAAATGCTAAGCCCACTCATTACTTGACCGGTGCCGAACAAAAGGGACACTTTGAGTCACTGGGATGTAGTGGCCATTTGGGTATGGGCTTGGTGTTGGGCAAAGACGGCAAAAAGATGGCTTCTCGTAACGGTGATAGCGTAGCTGCCGATGAAATATTGGCAAGTGTGCAGGAGCGATTGAAGGAGACGGAACACCCGCTTAAAGTTGCTTGGAATGTGTTGGCGTGGAACTTCCTGCACACAAGCCGAGAGCAAAACGTTAAGTATGATGCCGAAGGGTGGACAGATCCCGATGCGCCGGGCATGTACATTACTTATACCTATGCTCGCATTATGTCTGCTTTGTCGGCGAGGGATTTATCCTTGAACGGTATCCCTATTGGTATGGGTTCGCACGAATTTGTGAAGGAAGACATTGAGCTTTTGGGATATGCTTCTTATTGGAAGTATTATCATCAGCGTGCGATTGTGAATATTGATCCAGCACAATTGGCAAATTATGCTCACAATTTGGCCAAAAAGTTAAATTTGGCTTATCATCGTGAAAAAATTGTCGGAGGTCGTCCTGCTTTTCAATATGCCGTTGAACGAGCAGTGATTACTTTGGGCAATGTAATGACTCAACTTACCATGTTCACTTTACCAAAAGTTTAACTTAGGTGATGTATGGCGACTTTGTCTAATGAAGTCAAAAACGACGGCTTCGCTCAGTATTCCGGTATATCCGGGTATTTGAGAGTGTGGGGGATCACTGCTTGGTATTCCTGTCGTGAAGAATTCCACGACAGGTATGACAAAGTATATGGTTACAACGATGAAGTGAAGCCGTTTTTGTATTACCCAAGGGTAAGCGTAAACGTACAAACATTACAATCTCTCGTCGATTTCATGACAGAAATTGAAGTTAAGTTGAACTTGCCGATGGATGATAGGCTTACATTCCATCCTACAAGTGTTACCGATGTGTGTGTTTCGCTCACGGAATGGTGGGCAGATCCACTTCGATTCAATCTTCTTACCATCCTACTTCGTGAAACAGGCCCGAAACTTGCGGATGTTTTGAAAGCCCCCGGTTCATATTTGGCTCACACAATGCCTGCCTTCGAATACTTCTTGGCGGGCAATGTCTATTACCAAAAACCCTCTTTTGATGGATGGCTGAAAGCGTTCCAAGCTATCAGCGAAGAACATCTTCACACTACTTTGGGAAAAAAGCCACCGGCACACGAACGCATTCTTGTTCAACATAATGCCGCCTACTCCACCCGTGAGATAAAATTGCGATAATTTGGTTGACATTAACTTGCCAATAAGATACGATGAGTGACCATACACCCTGCGTGGTGTGAATGAAGCAAGGGTAGGTGTGGTATTGGGCGGGGTATTTCGCTTCGCCAACCAACCCCCGATAGCCCTCTTAGGAGTGTTTCTATGGCTCGCAAAGCCGCATCGAAAGTCGAAGGCGCCACAACGACCGCAACCCCTCCCGCTGCTCCGGCTCCGGCAGAGAAGCCAATGAGTGCGATGGAACGACTCAGGGCCAAGGCTGCTCCTCCCGTCGCAGCACCGGCAGCGGGCAAGAAGGCAAAACAGACCTTGCCTTGCGAAAACGATGAAGAAAGTGCTGCGTTGGACGGGTTAACTTCATCCGACACCGTGATGAAAGTGGCTATCGCCAATCAAACGACCGCCAAGTTGCTGGCGCAGACAATTTTCATTCGCAAGTTCCTGAAGCGTGTGGTCGGAGCGGGCTATATGCTCGACAACCCCCTGCTTCAATCCGAACACAGCCGGGCGAACTTGGTGGTGAAACACATGAGCAAGTTCAAGCGGTCAGCCAGCGATGGAACACCCCTTGATGTGGGTACCGCCTTGACGGGTTTGGGTTTCGGTGACCACGTTGTCAAGGAGGTCACCGAGAAGATCATCAAGTCAAAGGAAAGCCTCGGTTTGAAGAAATTCACCGATCTGACCGCCGACGATGCCACGCCTGAACAAAAGGCTGTCGCCGAGAAGTTGATGGGGTTCGTGTTGTCGCTGACCGATCAAGAGCAAGCTTTGGTGCTGGAAGCCGGGGTTACCTACGAAGTGAACGACAACTGGCAAGATCGTGCTGTTCAAATCGCCATTGAAAGTGTTAACAAGGCCGATCCCGCCTTCGTTGACAAAGCCACCGACCGGCTGGAGGCGTTGTTCAAGGTGATCCCACCGCAGTTCGTCATCAGCCAAATGAACTTCACCGGTTCGTTGCCTGAAGCCTTCACGCAGATGCAGAAGCCGCAACCGGTTTCGGTTGTTGAGTCCACTTCCCCGGACAACAAGTACAAAACGAAAACCACCGGCAACGAAGTGTCTCTGTATGTCGTCAAGCCCGATGGTGTGGAGGACTTCCTCGGAACGAAGAAGTGTACGGACGCTTCTCACGCCCTCAACACCGTCAAGAAGCTGTGGCGTCAGCCCGAAGCGATTACGGAATTCATCGCCGCTGCCAAGAAGTAGGTTCCCGTTGACGAGAGCCGGGGAAATTTCCCCGGCTCTTTCATTTCAAGGATTTCTTCATGTCATTCTTCTTATTCCCGCCACACCCGCATAAAAGTATGAAAATCCCTCACGGGGATGTTGCTAAATATGAGGCAATGGGTGGATGGGTTGCGCAGAGAAAGTTTAACGGCGCTCACTTTGTAGGACACATCCATCTCGGAACCCTCACTTGCTGGAATCGTCAAGGCCAGCCATTCTCAACTTACAAGTTAACACCCTCAATGAGCGAGTGTTTCGCCGACTTGAAGGTTGATCCGAACACTGAATACGTTTTCAACGGTGAGCTACTCCACACAAAAGCCAAGAGCAAAATCACCAACGAACAAGCTGCAGCAAACACGATTGTGTTGTTCGATTTGTTGTATGCAGGTCGTTCTTTATTGATGGAAACGTTTCCTCAACGATACACAATGCTTACCGAATTGTGCGGTTCCCCTACTGTGTTGGAGCCGAAAAAGCGGGCGATTGAAGTCGGCCTAGTGGATGAGTCCAAATTGTGGCTGGCAGAAGTCTTTGAAAGTGATTTCGAGTATCGCTGGTATGAATTGTACGATTTCGATGAGCAAGGGTTGGATCTGTATCCTGAAATTGAAGGGCTTGTGTTGAAACGAGTGATGGGTTCTCGTTTGGATATTGGCAATAAGGCGTATGATGTTAATTGGATGATGCGTGTCAGGAAAGAAAAAACAAAGACATATCAGTGGTGATTGATGTTTGACGAATTGAATGAAGAAATTTTGAAAGGGGTCAATCAGCGAAACGGCGAAATCGTCGGTTCGCTGATGTTTGGTCACGTAATGCCTGTATGTGAATATTCTTCTGTACAAGCTAGGCACATTTCACTTGCTAAATCCTATAAAAAAATTAAGATTTGTCTTGACAAAAATTTACGGTTACGTTATATTCATCGCTGTGAATTAGAGGCAGAACTCGACATTATCAAAACCGCCTTGTTGGAAGTGGAGCAAAAGTTAAGTCTTTGTCTTCCTTGCGGTGTTTGTAAGTGTTGCTATAAGCCAACGAGTTTCTGCCGACAATGTGTTCAATTTTACTTACCAGAGGTTGCCCATGTCTGCTCCCGAAACTGCCACTGGCATCGTAGGCGCCACAACGTCCGCTTGCCCGCCGGAAAAACAAAGCTGCCCAAACGGCCCGAAGACTGATGTCAAGTGTCCATCGGACAACTTCACTTCGGTTAACAAAGAAGTTTCCGAACTCCTCATCACCAGCAATGCGTCCGTTCGGGAATCGGTCGTCAAACAGTTGGTGGATGAAAAACTCGAAGAACGCAAGCGTCAGTGTTTGCGTGGGGTCGTCCTGATCCGTGAATTCAAGCACAAGATCAACATTACCAAACCGGAAAACCGTGGGTACGCTGCTGATGGCAAAGTCGTCAATGAATCCTACACGAAAAAGCAATCCGAAGAATTGAAGAACTTCCGAGAACACGTGGAACGGTTGGAGTCGGCGTTGAATACTGCCTTCAACAAAGCCGAGTACGAATCGCTGACGAAGGCGATTGCCAAGGCCGAAGGCAAAGCCGACAAAGCCCCGACCGAAGAATAATCTAAACTGTACATTTAAATAAGCGGCCCCCTATGGGCCGCTTATTTCATTTTCTAAGGTTGATAACCCATTGTCAATCTGTTAGACTATGGGTATCTACGGAGGGTTGGTGATGCGATGGCTTCGCTGTTGGTTGCCAACATCTTATAATTGGCCGACCATTCTTGGTTACGGTGTTCTTATGCCAGTATTAGCAACATTTTTGTTGTTTTCGTTGGCTGTTTGTTCACCGTTAATTATTGTGCTGCTCTGTTATTACATCGGCGAAAGCGTTGTAAGAGGTGCATATAATCGCTATCAAATGTTTTTTAAGGGTGGTGATTGCGAAAGCGAAAATTACTGGTACGATTGTATCGTCCACGTATCGTGCTGGTGTTTGATAACCATCTTGTTAGTACGATTTGTGTCGGGCGATTGGACAAGTGGCTTTGCTTCTGGTTGTCTTGCCTTCATGTTGGCTTTGCTTTTCGAGTTTGGGTATGCTGCCGGAGACCAATTTTACGGGCCGCTCTCTTCTTACAAAACTCCTGTTCCCGTTAATAATAACAACCGTTCTTGGGTGCCAAGCAACTACAATGACGCTCCGACGAAGCCTTGGCTGGCTCCAGCCCCAACACCACAGAAACCTAAACCGTGGGCATGGGTTGGTTATCAAGAAAACAGCGGCCCCAAAGAAGATTCTCTTTATCTAATAGGTGAATGATGCGACCTTGTCCTCAATGCAAAAATCAAGCAATTTGGAAATTTTGCAGTCCGCACAAACCCGAATTGATGTGTCAAAATTGCGGTAATGTTTGGCGTTCCGAACCCGCTGAAGTTGCCGTTAAGGGCATTGGCTTATTTGTTGGTGATTGGGATGATGAAGAAATTGCCAAAGTTCAAACTATGGTTAATATAGTTCCTCGCATGAGCGGTAGTGCCGACTGGCATTTTGTCAAAGGCAGAGCGTCTTGGGCGGTTTATCGTGATTGGTGGCCCGCACACAAAGTAGTCAGTACAAGCAAGCTGGAAGATTTGATGTATTGGGCTACGGCATCGGTCACTGACCCCCGATGGCTTCGTCAATATTTAAACTTCTTGGGTTAATATGAAAACGACTGATTTTATATCCAAATACGCTTCTACCCTAAGTGAAAAAAGCTTAGATTGGTTGACTGCACTTCAAGATGAAACACTGTCAGATATTTGGGAAAATACCAACGATCCTCTTTTTTTGATTGAAGTCTTGAAGTGTTTGTTAAATCCGAATTACGACACAGCCCTGAACGAGTACTTGCGTGACGCACTTCTGCTTTATGCCCCACTTTGTAATGATGAATACATTTTTACTCTGTCAAATACCATTCGTACTCTCAATCAATTTATCGACGGAAAATTAGTAGGGGCCGCTCAATTTGCTGATGCTAATTATTTGATGAACAAAGAAGTTCGTCCGATGTTACAAAACTCACAAGAAGAAACAGCGGCGGGACGAGCGATCATTTACGCTGCCTCCTTTTCTATCGGTTGGCTTTTCAAGGAAAGTGATATAGCATCAATTCTGGCGGCTCATCACGCTACCGAGCATTTAATTCGTACATTTGATCAAGGTCAAGAAGATTTGAGCGACATATTGAGAATGTATGTCGGCAATCCTTTCTCTTGATTTATTAAAGACGTTAGGTTATAGTTGTAGAGGGAAGCGGTTAGCTCTAACTGGCAAGGGCGACTTGGCTATGTTCCCTAACTTGTTGGCGCCATCAAAAATTAATTAGTTAGATGGTGTGGTGGCGATCCAAATTGGGAAAGATGGTCAAGTTTATATGAGTTCGAATCTCATACCGCTTTTTAGAGGTTAATATGAACAATCAGAATTACGAAATCATTCCCGGCTCAGAGTATTTCAGTGTTGAAATACCACGGGCAATAGTAGCATCAGCCATTGCGTTTCTTGTCGCATTGGTGGTTATTCTTGTGGCCATCTAATGCGTTACATCTTAATTATCCTTTTGATTTTGAGTGCTTTTGTGGTTTTCATGGAAGTGTATCATCCACCACAGCCACAAACTTCGCCAAAAAAAGAAGCCGCCATTCATGTTGCTGAAGCTAGAGTTAACGTGATGAAGGCCGAAATTGAACGCATTAGAGTTGATGTTAAGTATTATCAAAAAACATGGGTTAGTGTAACGGAATCATGTGTTGTATCAGCCCGAACAATTCGTGAAGTTGAATACAACTTAAACAAAGCAAAAGCTGATTTGGTGTTAGCAGAACAGCGATTATTTGAATATGAAGCCTTAGTGGATCGTGTTCGTGAAACCGGTGAATTGAGAGAACCTGTATCGAGGTAAAATGGACAGTTTGATAATTAGTGATTTGCATCTTGGCAGTTCAGTGTGTCAAGCAAAACAATTAAGTAATTTTTTGAGTGAAATACATCACGGCAATTTGCCAACGCAACAATTAATTATTAATGGTGACGTTTTTGACTCTTGGGACTTCCGAAGGCTAAACAAACACCATTGGAATGTGTTGTCAGAAATCAGAAAATTATCAGATCACGTACACGTTACTTGGATCAACGGAAATCATGACGGCCCCGCAGAAGTAATTTCTCATTTGATTGGTGTGGACGTTGCGGAAGAATATCGATTCACTTCAGGCGATCAAGAAATACTTTGTTTGCATGGCCATATTTTTGATACATTGATTGATCGACATCCGAGACTAACACATTTGGCAGATATGGGCTATCGGATGTTAATGAAATTGGATAAATCATTTTCATTGGCCAGATCAATCAAAAGAGCCAGCAAAACATTCATGCGAAATTCTGAACGGATTGAGACACAATCAAGAGCATATGCCGCAAAGTTGGGTTGTGATATAGTTTGTACCGGTCACACTCATTTTGCTGTTTCTAAACCGCATTTAGGCTATTTCAATAGTGGCTGTTGGACAGAAACCCCTTGTACTTATTTGGCTGTTGAAAATGGCCATGTTGAATTGAGGACTTTCGATGAGTAAATTTAAGGTTGGCGATCTTGTATTTTTTACCGAATCACCATCAATGGGTGTCGGTCGTGTATTAGAAAACATCCATACTAATCATGGCTACTTAATTAAGGCTGAGATAGTTGTGGGAAGTATATGTTTTAAAGTAGGCAAAGTGAGTGAATTTGTTAGCAACGCTTTGACGGTATTATCGCCTGAGTCTTATCAAGCAATCAAAGAACAATACAAAAAAAATCTAGCCACCCTCGATGAGGCAATGGCAATCCTTCATCACGATTCGAGGAATGTATGTTAATTGGAAAAAATTATATTGACGGTAAGTGGCATAAAAACATTTCACATCCCGACAAACTCTTTGCTTCTACCAATCCAGCTACTGGCGAAGTCGTAGGACACTTTCCCGAAACGGATGCTGCGACTGTGTTTCATGCTGTTGCCGTTGCCCGCTCAAAGCAAAAGGCTTGGCGTTCACTCAGCCGTATTGCCAGAGCTGAATATTTTCTCAAGCTCGCAGATGTAATGGCTAAAAGATTTGATGAAATCGTTAAAGCAATTTCATTGGAGACCGGCAAAAATCTCAATGAAAGCATTGCTGAAGTTAACGAAGCCCTTCACATGACGCAATATACTTTTGCTCAAGGTAGAGAGCAAATCGGCAAGATCGTTGCTTCGGAAATTGCGGCTAAAGATGTTTTTATCTTCCGTAAGCCAAAGGGCGTTGTAGGTGTTATTTCCCCGTGGAACTTCCCCTTTGCCATTGGCGGGTTCTGGACTTCAGCTCCTGCTCTCCTTGAGGGTAATACGGTTGTATTCAAGCCGAGCGAGGAAACGCCGTACGTAGGCCAGATCATTGCCGAATTGTATCATGAGGCCGGATTCCCACCCGGAGTATTCAATTTAGTACAAGGCTGTGGACAGGTTGCCGGGCGAGCTCTCGTAGAAGCTGAAATCGATCATGTCTGCTTTACCGGTTCTGCCGAAGTAAGCCATATCATTCGTGATATTTGTAATCAGTCTTGGCATAAGTCTTGTTCATGCGAAACAGGCAGTAAGAGTGCTGTCATTGTTTTTGATGATGCGAATATGGACTTGGCAGTTAAGGCGTGTATTACAAGTGCCTTCAAGTTATCGGGACAACGGTGTGTGAGTGCTGGTCGTATTCTTGTTCAAAGAACGATCCTTGATAAATTCACCGAGTTGTTCGTAGATGCTGCTAAGAAGTTAACTGTTGGTGATCCGTTTGCGGCAGAAACACCTGATTACGGGCCACTTATCAATGAAGCACAAACAAAGAAGGTGCTTCATTACAATCAATTGACTATAAAGAATGCAGCCGCAGATGAAAAGGCGAATTGTTATAGCGGTGCAGTTAAAATCAATACGAAAATTTTGTTGGAAGGTAAGCAAGTAAGTGACCGCTGTCTCACTCCGCATGTTTATATGGCAGAGTGGACGCCAAAGGGCGAATGGCACGATGAAAAGCCATCGAATGTCTACTTGCGGGAAGAGGTGTTTGGCCCTCACGTAGCTATCATTCCTTTTGATACGCCCGAAGATGCCGTTAATATTTACAATGACACCCAGTACGGTCTGAGTATGGCAACTATTACAAACAACATGCATATCGCAAGATACATGCGTGATAATTGTGAATTTGGATTGGGGTATTTGAATTTACCCTCTATAGGTGCGGAAAGTCACATCCCGTTTGGCGGAATTCGAGGATCTGGTTATGGTGGTTCTTCTGCAGCAGGATCTTTCAAGGCTGTAACTCATGAAGTTTCATGGACGGCAAATTATGACCAAGAAGGCTTCCAAATGGCACAAGGATTGAAGTAATGAGAACGATTTTTTGGGTTATCATAATTATTTTGGTAGCCAGTTTGTGCGGGTGTCAATCAGATGCAGGACTTTTGGAAGAGCAACAGAGCAAATTACCACCACGTACCAAGGTTATTGAAAAACAATCTAGTACTTGGTGGGTGATTGAAGTGGGCGACAAGAGGTATTTGGCACAATGGAAATATTCATACGGCGCTGGCCATTCATGGGTATTAGTTCCATATCAGTAAAACTTTTAAATAAGGATTAACATGGGAAAAGGCAACAACTCAACAAGAGACGATAAGAAAAAGAAGAAGAAGGTTAAGGTCAAGGAAAAGCCTAAACAGAACGAGAAAAAATAATGAATTATGAACATTTACCGGGACAGTGTGGCAATCCGACATGCCGATTTCACACTGAACCTCTAGTTTGGTGTGACAAGCCACTTAGATTGTATTTGTTTCGTATTGATAACACAAAAATTAAATCTTCTGACAATGTTGGCTGTTTGTGTCCAATGTGTTATCATCGATTGTTTAAAAAAGGTGTGTGATGTATTGGTCGCAGGGTGCACTCCGATATTTCAAAGCAGAGGATTCGGGATACAAACTCATTGTTGAGGTTGATCCCGACATCACTCGTTACTACCGTTCGTTAATGCCGAAATGGTACCCCAAAACAAACCCTCAAATGTATGCGCCACACATTTCGGTTGTCCGCAAGGAAGTTCCCGGCAACTTGGAAGCGTGGGGCAAATACGAAGGTCAATTGGTTGATTTCGCTTATTCCAACATTGTTCATTATGGCACTGTTTATTGTTGGTTAAATTGCTTTTGTAAAAGGTTGGAAGAAATCAGATTAGAGCTTGACTTGCCAGTGGATAGTGTGTATACTAGACCACCAGAAGGCTTCGTTAAATGTTTCCACACTACCTTGGGAAACAGGAAGTGACCATACACCCTTATGGGTGTAGTGAAACTCTTTCAGGGAAACCGATGAAAAACTTCGTGCTGTTTGCCGTGTTGGGTTTGTTGTTCATTGCGGGTTGCGGCCCGTCAAATGAAGACATCACAAAATCTAGAGTTAACGTTGTTGCTCGCAAAGAGTTCAACGACACCAATTTCAAAAACGGTGGACAGACCGGGGAATTTGACGCTTGGGGATCGGAAATGGTATGGTCAATGGATAAAGGCCCGTGGAATTACGGTCTTTATGTTCGATCATTCGGCCCCGATAAATTGCCTTATACTCAAGACGACATTGTGGCAAAGACATTGATACCTCGTTCTGATGAAGAAGGCGTATCAGAGCATTTTGTACGTGGCATATCACGTGGTTGGATGCATGGTATCAACGACGCCAAAAACGATCAAACGTCTACAATCAAATCTACGAAGAAGTAAAACCAATGTACTTGATTTTATTAACTCGCCGTGCTACAATCTCCCTTAGTCCAATTTGTTCAAGGGAGGTTTACGATGACTATCAATCCCCGTACCAATGCCGTCGAATTAACGACTGACGACATTCGCAAAGCGATTGCTGCGTATCTCAAACAATCCAAGTTCAATATTCATTGCGAACCAACTGACGTTAAACTTGAAGTTGGTAATGTCGCCTTTACTGCCGAAGTGAACAATTGGGACAACGAACCGGAAGTCAAGGATTCCGAAGAACTTTTCCTTGTACAACAATAGGGGATCACAGATGGAAACAAAGCGTTTATTTATTGGAATTTGCTTGGACAAGTCCGGTTCAATGGCGAGTATTTGGCCAGAAACGATTGCGGGCCTCAATAAGCAAATTTTAGCAATTCAAGAAGGTGCAACTGATTCCAAAGTTGATACCTATGTGTCTTTCTATGTCTTCGACAAGGAAACCCATAAGGTCTACGATGCTCAATCAGTTAACTTCTTGACCGAAGTTGCCGAAGAAGACTATACGCCGAAGGGCACCACTGCCTTGTACGGTTGTATCAATGACATGATCGACAGTTTGAGTAATGTTGCTGAGGAAGCCAATCCTAACAACAGCTACCAAATGTTCATTTTCAGTGATGGTGATGAACAAGTTGCCAAGCATCTGCGTGCGGCAACAGGTCAACGGATCAAGGAAAAGCAGGATTCTGGTACGTGGTCGCTCATTTTCGTCGGTTGTGATCAGGATTTGACAGCGGTTCATACTCACCTTAACATTCCGATGGGCAATATCGGCATGTTCAAAAAGAGTAAGGGTGGTACTGAATCAGCCTTTGCTGCTTCCGCCGACGGCATGAAGTCCTATATCTCTCAGCGTGGTGCAGGCCAAATGCAGACGAAGAACTACTTCGGTGGCGGTGACAAGATTGCCGATTTGAGCGAAGGTCAAGCGGTTGAAACATCAGCGAATATTACATCGTTGAGCAACCGGTCCACTCCCGGCAAGAAATTGATTGGTTGTGTGGATATACCGGGACTTGCACCAAAAAACTTTGTCCTACCCAAAGATGAAGTAGACAAGAAGTAACTTAACCCTTAAGAAGAAAGAAAAACGATCATGTGGACGAAAGAAACTTGGCCAGAACGAGTCGAAGAATTTTTGAAGTCAAAGGAAACGATGGCAGAGAAGTACTCTTGGCCATTTCCGATGGGAGTCTTCGGCACTCTTCGTGAACACCAAGGAAACAATGGTCGTATGCGTGCTGGCAAAATTAGCGAGCATCGGGTTGGGTTCTTGCGGCACTTTTACGCAAGCGGTTTATCGGTTGGTTTTGATAGAAACTCTTGCGCACCTTTCGAGGTGTTCTATTACGATCCCGCCGAATGGAAGAAGATGATTCCCGGTGTGGATCGTTTGGAAGGCTTTTCGCCTGAAAGTGCAAGAGAGCATGATTGGGGTTATTACCGAACTTTGGTTTGGGTTAACTTGCTTCCGAAGGGAACTGTCAATAAGTGGTTCCCCGAAGGTCGTGCTGATTTGTACGAACGGCGAGATATGGCCATTGATCCAAAGGCATGGGATGATCATGAAGCCGTTCCGTGTTGGGTTTACAGCAACATGACAACCAATCGGCGACTCAATGAAACCATTTGTGAGCCAAAGGAAGCAAAGAGTAAGTTCAACTCCAATCCCTTGATTTGGCCAGAACCGACTGTGGCCAAAGAGAGAGAAAAGGTTGCTTTGGGTCGCTTTTACGATGAAGGTTAACTATGGATGCGACTGCGAAAAAACTGTTTGAAGATGCTGGTGTTCAAAGCAATAACCTTCCCGGTGTTTTGGGAATGATTTTAGCAGCGCCGGATGCTGTTCAGAAAAGTTTGGGCACAGCATCAGTGGTAAGAATTGTCGCCGAATGTGCGATGGGAATGTCCAAAGAGCGAGTCCAACAAATGTTGGAATACAAACCGGTCAAGTACGGTTTAGGTGCCCTTGAACCGACGACTCCGTCAATTACCACGCCGATTGGTCATATCAAACGTCTTCGGCGAAAAGATTGTATTGGTTGCTAAAACGAAAAAGCCCGGCCAAGCCGGGCTTTTTTAGTTAATAATGCCACTATTTCTGAGTTCTTCCATGAATTTCATCAGGTGTTTACAGAGCATTGGGGCATCGGTGGGATTGGCGGGTGGCCCGACTCCTAGACTTTCGTACGGCTTCCTATTCGTTCCGTACAATGAAATGTCTAGCCAATTGGCATATTGGGCACGCCAAAAATGATCGCCGCATTGGCATCGTACTCTGGCATCTGTGTGCTGTTCTGAGAGTGGATCGAAGTTGTAGGTTTGATGATTATCTGAAGCAACTATACTTGTGCCATTGCCGTTAAAATTGACATTGCGGAACAGTATCACGGGATGGTATACTCTGTTTTCGTTTGTTGCCCGGCATCGAAAAAGCAGAGTACGCATTCCCAAAAAAGGTGTATTTCTGATTTCATCGATTTGGATTGGCCCGGTGGCATGTTGTCTCATCGTTGTATGCGGAAAAGCATTAACGGCAGATTGAAAAAGATGACCTAGTGAGCTTTCGGAGAGTGTCATGATGGAACCTAATTACCCTTCGGGATGGTATATCCTGAAGGGTTTGATAGTTGTGGCATTGTGTTTCTTTGCCATCGGTATTTTTGCTGCAGCCCTTTTCAACAAACTCTAATATGAGTGTTGTTGGTGCGTGCCGTGTATCTAGTAAGATTGTTAACTACTACACGTTTGACACAGTGTTTCGGTGGTGGTGGTTTCGGTGGTTCGGGTGGTGTTGGTGGCGGGCAGTCGCAACGACATACGCTGCCCGGCCCGGTGCCACTTACCGAAGTGGCTGTTGGCGGACAATGATCCCGCAAATAGCGAACGTCTTCGTTTACGATTTCGCACTTAATATTTGGAATGTCTGGCATAAGTCCTCCTGCTAGAGCCAGTATTATATATCCTTGCTGAGAGCCATTACCGTGAATAAAATGACCGGCGTTCGCCAAACAAGCAATTCCAAGTGGCTTAATCTTTTTGAAGCCGAATATGTTACGCCCGAAGGTAGGGCCGGTAGCTGGACTTTCGCAAGTCGCAAAAAAAACCCCAAGGTTGGCGAACATCCTCTTGTTGCCGATGCTGTTGTTATCATTGCTATTCACAAAGGTGAAGTGAAAGATGAGAATGGCGAAGTTATTCTCAATCAAACAGTTAACAAATTGGTTGTGACGAAAGAGTTTCGTTATCCGTTGGGTGATTACGAAGTTGGAGTCCCGGCTGGTTTGTTTGATAGTAGTGAGTCTGCAGCAGAAGCGGCGAAACGGGAATTAAAGGAAGAGGCCGGTCTGGATTTGATTAAAATCTTATTTGTTAGTCCACCTGTTATTTCATCGGCAGGTCTATCAGATGAGTCGGTACAATACGTTGTTTGCGAATGTGTTGGTACGCCGAGCGATGAGGGGAATGAAGAAACCGAAGAAATTCATACGCTGTTGGTTAGTTTGGATGAATTGAGACATTTGTTCTTATATTCAGGCAAGAAGGTTTCTGCCAAAGCGTTACCGTTTTATTTCGTCTTTCAGGCAATGGGCGAAATCTCATGGCCAATATCCATCAAGTGATCCATTTTGGAGATGGTCGTGGTCAAGTTCGCCGAAATGGATCGGTTGTTGGCTCACGTTTTCTCTGAGCCTCTTTACGTACCCCCTTGTTCGGAAGTCTTGGTTCAAGAAGTAAAGGAACGTGCTGCTGTACTTTTCGATTATCGTCGAAGACAGTTATTGGAAATGGGGTTGTTTGAAATTAAGATTACTGATGCCTTGAGGCAGATGTGTGAAAGCGAACACAATTTCTGTCTTTCAGAAAAAGCAACTCGCCCTGAAGCGATTTACAACCATCACACTAAAATGTTTGTTGCTTGGGAGCAAACTAATTCAACTTATCGTTTACGCAAGCGAAAGTTAATTGCGTGGCCACCATTGGAACACACGATAGTTTGGGAAATTAAGCATCTTTTTCTAGGTGACATACTTCCCCCGCATCCTGAATTGATGCTAAGAGTACTGGAAACCAAAGAGCATTTGTTGTTTAATACCTATACGGTTCTATTGGACGAAAAGAACAAGAAGATTGTTTTGTTGGGGACAGTTTGGGAATTGTCGCCCAAGATCAAGTTTGGTAATTTCGATATTGGCTTCAGTGGTAAAGTGTTTTACGAAGACATTGGACAAAGCACCTACTTCTATTTAGGCAAATGGAGTTTGTAAATCATGAAATTGCCGTCAGAAGTGGAAGCACTTATTACTAAGGGCTACGCTCGCAAAATAGTGACATATGACTCCGACAGTTATCGCAACAGGCTATTTCACCGCAAATGGAGAAATCTATTAGGTGAAGCCAAGTACGATATTCCGGAAGCCTTATGGCGATATACTGATTGGTCGGTTCCGCCAATTTGGTATGAGGCAGGCAAACTTTACCAAATTAAGTCTCACGATTTCGTCATTCAAATTCCAAACCTTTTGCCTTTAAGTGTTTGCTATCGTGAATATCAAGGCGGCAATGATTGGTACTTTCATGCTTATACAATCGTACCACCAGTTGGCCCGATCTTGACGACTAAGAAGCAAGATGACTTTGAATACTTCTTGTCTTTATGTTATGAATTAGTGTTCCCCCATCGTCATCCTGTAAAAATTGAAGAACTTCGGTTTCGGAATTTGGCCGATGGTGCGGCCCAAGCTGGACTGACCAGAGTTTACGATGAAGAGTATTATGGATACGGATATGGATGGGGCGGATGATCTTGATTTTTTAATGGCCGGGTGGTGGAATTGGCAGACACAAGGGACTTAAAATCCCTCGCCCTAAAAAGCATACGGGTTCGACCCCCGTCTCGGCTACTAATCATTAACGGAGAACTGATCATGTCAACGACGAAGCCCAAAAAAGAAAAGAAAGCCAAGGAAGTTAAGGTCGTGACCGATGATAAGGTCATGAGCGTTGAGGCACCACCGGCTTTGCCTGTGATGACCGTTCCGGCTTTTGCCTATCGGAACATGTTTGGTTCTTTCGGTATCATCCAAGGTACTTTGGATGCCGACAAAAACCGGACGAAAATTTCCTCGGTGACGTGGGAAGGATGCCGTGACCGGTTCCAATCCCAAACCGAAGGTAATGGGATCAGGGACTTTTTGTTTTTCTTCAACAACGGTACAGTCGACCATGTGATCGACTTCGTCCGCACGGTGGAGAAGGTCGTTAAGTTGGAACCAAAAGATCAAGTGGAATTCCACAAGACCAACGATGCGAACTGCCTCTATGTTAAGATGAGTGACTGGTGGGCATATCGTCTGCGTCGTTCTCTGTTGAGCGCATTGCTTCGTTGCGGCCAGATGTACACCGACCGCACTGCTGCCGGGTTTGACAAAGCTCTCTACAGCCAATACTACACCTCTGCTACCAAGCCTGCCATCGAGCAATTCTTGAAAGGCAGAACCGGCAGCAAGTTAAAGAAGCGAACCAATTTTTCGGGTTGGTATAACCAATTCAGCGGGAAGTCCGAGAAAGACGTTCTGCAAACTTTGGTTAAGGTCAAACCGAGAACGCCGGAAGAGTTGGAAGCGGAACAAACCGCTAAGGCCGCTGCTTTGGCTGCGAAGAAAGCTGAAGCCGAAGCAAAGCTCGCTTCCGAAGCTGCTGAAAAGGCTACTGTTGCCGCTGCGAAAGCCGCCGAAGCGTCTGAGGCTGCTACTAAGGCGAAGGATGCTGCCGCTGCCGCCGCTGCCAAAATGGTTAAGGAATAATCAACCCTCAAGCGTCTCAAACGATAACTCACACAAGGATTTGTATGAAGATCACCGAGTTTATTACTGGCATCAATGATTTCACTTTCAATCTCTATCGGGGATTGTCGGTTAAGGAGAAGGGGAATTTGATTTGTTCCCCCAAAAACATCTCCGACTGTTTCGCTATGCTTTATGCAGCGGCAAGATCGGACACAGCCGCATCGATGCGAAGCACGATGAATTTTCCGAATTCGTGTTCTACGACTTTGGCGAGCATCCAAAAAATTAACGCCTTGCTCGCCAAAGATACCGGCGCTACGATCAAGACTGCCAATGCCGTATGGAAATCGGACGGTTACCCTTTCAGTGAAGCGTTTGAAAAGACGCTCAAAGAAGGCAGCGGTGCCAATTTGGCTTCGGCGGATTTCACGAAGTCCAAAGAAGTTTCTGATGAAATCAATGAATGGGTTGGCAAGCAAACTCTTTCTGAAAAGGGTGAGCCGCTGATCAAGGATTTGGTCAAGCCGGAAATGTTTAACAAAGACACCGTGATGGCTTTGGTGTCGGCGATCTATTTCTTCGCCACTTTCAAAGAAAAGTTCAACGAAGGGCTAACTCGCAAGCAACCGTTCAATCTCTCTGACGGCCAACAATCCGAATGTCAGATGATGGTACGCCAAGGCGATTACATGTTGGCAAAGACCGACGATCTTCAGATGATCGAAATTCCCTATGCGGGGGATACGGTTCTTAACGTCATTCTGCCGACAAAACAAGATGGTCTGGCCGATATCGAAGCGAACATGAGTAGTGAATTACTGCAGAAGTTAACTGCTTCTACCCGCTCTGGTGATACTGTTTTGATGCTTCCAAAGTTCAAGATCGAATCCGATTTGGACTTGAAAGAATCCCTTTCGGCTTTGGGTATGGAGATCGTATTCACGGATGAAGCCAATTTCCGTGGTGCGTATCCGGAAAATTCGATGGCTCCGTCCATCAAAGTCAGTAAGGCTGTTCACAAGGCAGTCATCGATACCACGGAAAAGGGTACCGAAGCAGCGGCGGCTACGGCAGTGGTGATGATGAAGTGTTCGGCAATGATGCGGCCCGAAGTCCCACGCCGGTTCATCGCAGATCGTCCGTTCATGTACGTGATTACGCATCGCCCAACCGGTGCCGTTCTGTTCGTTGGTCGCCATGACAAACCCGCTGGATACTAACCTTAACATACGAGAGGGCAATTTACCCTCTCGTCTTGGGGATGCATATGACTGTTTCCGAACAAGAACTAACGGATTTGTTGATGGCGACTTGGAAGGCCGCTCAAGAGAGTCCGTATGCCTTGAAAGATCAGACCATTGAAGAACTTCTGATTAGCTTTCAGAAAAAACAAGAAAAACCTTGGGTGATTTTGAAAGCAGAAGAGTGGTCAAAGTTAAGTGGTGGTACTCGTATTTTCCACTCGCTTTTCGGCGCTGGCGTTGTGGGTTCCAAGAATGGTGAAAAGCATGTTGCTTTTCGTGGGTTCAAGATGGAATTTATTGAGAGCGGTTGGCCTTGGGATCAAACGGTCCAATTACTTTAAGGGGAATTGATGACCGTTTATACTATCGTCTTTACGTTCAATAGCTCATCGGTTGCACGACAAGTCAATGCCGTTTCTGTTCCAGAAGCTTTGTTGAAGTGGGCGGAACTAGCATTACCAGCTTCGATGGTACCGAACAGACCTTTGGTTGATGCCATTCTTGAAACGGACATTGTTGCCGTTAATGGATTGGTGAATGTTTGGGCTTTGCTCTTACATTTTCCGCCTACTCAAAACGGCAGTCTTTTTATAACAGCTACACAAGTGGTTACGGCGGCTTCAATTTATGAGTAAGATATACACCAAACAAGGCGATAAGGGCGCAACCAAATTAGGTAATGGTGCTCAACTACCCAAAGATCATGTTTTGATTGACGCTTTGGGTACAGTAGATGAATTGAATGCTGCGATTGGCTATGCTGTTGCTCAGCACAAAGTTGATAAGCGTTTCTTGGAAGTTGTACAAGGTCAACTGTTGGCTTTGGGTGCCGAGTTGTGCTTGTCAAAATCCAGATACGAATCTATCAATCAAGACATTGAGGCGATAGAAAAACAAATTGATACGCTGACGAATGATTTGCCGCCGTTAACTAACTTTGTTTTGCCGGGCGGTTCAGCGGCTGCAGCATGGATACATTTTTGCCGTGCTGTTTGTAGGCGAGCTGAGCGGTATGTTGTGGCGTCCCTAAGTGCTGGTGCCATTAGCAACCCACTGCTCGTTACTTATCTAAATCGTTTGTCGGATTTCTTTTTCGTTTTGGCCCGTCATGAGCTGTTTGCTTATGGTGGAAAAGAAACGATCTGGAAACCGTAGAAATAATTTGACATAATGGTGACTGTCTCAAAGGGGTTATGATATGGATTTGTCCATTCCGAAAATTCGGCAATTGATGACTTCGGTGTACGACATTGCCTACTTTGGGTCAGATGAAGAAAAACAAGAAGTCATCAAGGAAGCTCTTGGTGGTTTCATGTCTAAAGAAACTCAAGAATTCCGCATTTACACTGTGGAAGAGCTCCGCACATTATCAGAAGGCGTTATTTTTGAACACAGCAAGCGAGGGCGATGCTGGATCACTTCTAAGGCTGATGGTGTTAAATGTGTTGCGTTTCAATCCGGGGGTGTCTTAAAGCTCGTTCGTAACGATGATCCTTGGGATCAGCCAATGCGAATGATTTACTCTGAAAAGGGATAACAATCCCATCTACATAAAGGATTTGCTTATGTTGGTTTTAACACGCAAGAATAAAGAATCCATTTTTATTAAAGTCAAAAATGATGATGGAACGGAAGAGACTATCAAGATTCAAGTGGTTGGTACAGGTAAACTTGTACGATTGGGTATTGAGGCACCGAAAAAGTATCCCATCTTCCGAGAGGAATTGCTAGAGAAAGTTGGGGAAGTTGTACACAATGATGAGTCTGCTTTACCTTTGGAACTAGCAATTTAGTAAATACAAACCCGCCAAATTTGGCGGGTTTGTTCGTAAAAATGGGATTGATTCTAGTACTGCGATCTTGGTAATATAGGGAACATGACTGAGGAAGCTAATTAATGGATCAAAACATGCTATCCACCGAGCAAATATCTCAACAATTAGCCCAAGTGGCTAGTCGCTTGGAGACAGTTGCGTCGGAATCACAAAAGGTAACGATTTTCATCGATAACACCAATTTGGGGTTAACGATTCGGAAAATTGACCCGAACTACCAAATCTGTTACAACAAGCTGGCGAAGCACTTGGCGAATGGTCGTCAAATTCGCCAATGTCGTATTTACTATTCGGATATTGATCCGAGGGGCAATATGACTCACGAAGAAGCGGCTAAGCGGTATAGTCGTGACGGGTTTTACAACTGGCTTAGACAGCAAGGTTTTTGGCTCAAGGAACTGACTCAAACATCCAGAGCCGATGGTACGATGAAGGAAAAGGGCTTGGATGCTGCCATTATCAAAGATATGGAAAGGTTACTTAATTCACGAACGAATGACACCGTGGTTTTGGTAGCTGGCGATCAAGATTATCGTGAAGTGATTTTGGAGGCTCAAAGCCACCACTTCACGCCGGTCGAAGTTGCTTTCTTTCCGGAGTTTGCTTCTCGTAATTTGATTTTGGCTGCGAGCAAATTTGTTAATTTGAGTGAATCCAAAGAATCTTTGCGGAGATCATAAGTGGCAATGAAAGACATCGTTTGCCCGAAGTGTAAAAAATCAGTGCTGACTGTTGGGTTTTATCACGAAAGTGATTCAACAATGAAGTGCTGTAACTGTAACGGGGTTGTGTTTCCAACGACCAAGCCCCTTGAAGACAAAAGCCGCACGGAATTGCAGGCACTAGCTGTAAACTGGAATTTGAAGCGAGAGCTTCTGCCGATCAAAATTGGCGCCGGGACAACGCCGGGATGTAAATTGTCTGAAACCTTCATCGGTTAACTTACCCATCTATCGTAAAGGGGTTGATTATGAACGCTACTGCCACCGAAGGCGAAAACTCGAACCACAGAGAAGCTTTCTTGTGGATCGATCCTCAGACGATTCATATCGTCAAGAATCCTCGTCGCCGCTCGAACACCGGCTTCACCCCTGCCGAGATGGAAAGGCTTCGTAACAACATTAAGACACAAGGGCATAAGTTGCCTTTGGAAATCCGCATCCTCGAAGGTAAGCCGACGCTGATTGCCGGGGAGCGTCGTCTGCGTTCCATCTTGGCATTGATCCAAGAAAACGATCTTTGCTTCAACCGCATCACCCGCAAGATGGAGCACGCTTCCCAATTGTACAGCAAAGTCTGCTGTATTGAAACGGATTGCGAAAGCGAAAACGCAGCGGCAATTGCGGCAGTGGTGGAGAATACGCTTCACGTTCCTCTCAACGATTTTGAAGTGTTGCTTAACTGCCAACTTCTTGACGACGCTGGAATGAGCCGCCAGCAACAAGCGGAAAGTCTCGGAATGTCGGAAGCGTGGATCAGCCAGACGTTCTCTCTGCTCAATCCCGAAAAGTGCCACCCGAAGGTACTGGAATCGATGGCGGATGGCGTGTTGGGCCGTACGCAAGCACTCCAACTCTTGAATTATCCCGCCGAGAAGGTGGAGGACATTCTCAAGCTCGCCGTAGATCGTTGGAAGAAACAAGAAACGGCCAAAGAACAAGCCGTGATCGAAGAGCAGGCAAAGTTGCTCAAGGATTGGGACGACTACGACGGCAAGCTGCAATTGGCCATCGAAAGTGGCAATGCGGAAGCGCAAGCGGAAGCTGCGGCCAAGTTGAACGAAGCCGAAGAGAACCTCGCTGCTGCTGACAAGAACATCAAAAAGGTTAAGGGGAAGAAGGGCACCAAGCCGAAGCCGAGCATGGAGCAAATCCAACAGGCGGCGATGGAGCTTGATGCGGAAGGTACGGCACAACGACACATGCCGATGAAGACGCTACGGCAGTATGCGGACAAGCTCACGACCATGTTGGAAGACAAGGAAGCGGAGCTTTTCAATCCCAACACTGATGAACCGATCAGCCGCAAGGAGGTTCGTCTCATCCGTGATGTTTGCGACTGCATTCTCGCTCGCAACAAGCTGAAGTCGCCCATCGAAGCCCTTTTCGTTGTTGACGAAGTCGAAGAACCGTTGGCAGTCGCAGCCAAGTAAATCCACAACCATCCAAGGGGGCCGGAGTAAAATCCGGCCTTTTTTTAATGAATCTTAACGGAAACGATGTATCAAATAACATACTGGCGAACGTTGCTCAGATTGTCAAAAACATTAAAGGCACGCCTTGTTTAGCAGTTTTACTTGCCGGTGAAGATCCAGCTAGTCAAATTTATGTTCGCAACAAACACCGTATGTGTGAAAAAGTTGGTATCAAATCCTTAACAGTTAATATGATTCGGCCATCAACCGAGGAAGTCATACAGCAAATTAACGCTTGGAATGATAATCCAGACATTCATGGTATTTTGGTACAATTGCCATTACCGGCCAATGTTGACAAGAATAAAGTTCTTTCTTCTGTTTCGCCACAAAAAGATGTGGATGGATTTCACCCGGAAAATTTGGGTTTGTTAGCAACTGGTGAAATTCGCTTTTTACCCTGTACGGTTGCTGGTGTGCTTGAAATAATCAAGTATTACGAAATACCCACCAAAGGTAAAAACGTCGTTATTATCAATCGTAGCAATGTTGTGGGCATTCCTCTGGCTATTGTGTTGGCAAGAGATCCGTACAATGCCACTGTGACAATTTGTCATGAGCATACGATTGATCTGGAAAGACAGTGCAAAATATCGGATATTGTAGTAACGGCGGTTGGAAGATCGTCCTTTGAGTTGCCCGCTTCTTATATTCGACACAATGCTGCTGTAATTGATGTTGGAATTCGCAGAGTTGAGGGCAAAATTGTGGGTGATTTCAAACCCGATGTTAAACATCCATGTAGTTATACTCCTGTGCCCGGTGGTGTTGGGCCGACAACTATCTCGATGTTGATTAGTAATACATTGGCAGCGTTCAATAACCAGCAAAATTAAGGAGAGAGGCATGTCATTTGAACGTGGTGATTTAGTTTGTGTTATTCGTGCCGGTCATATTTGCTACGGCAAGTGTGGCAACATCAAAGATATTCGCTCCAGTAAATCCGATATAGAAAATATCGGTATTGAGTTTGCTGATGTATTTCCGGGGTTGCATGATATGAGTGGTCATTCTCCTACCAATCGTGGCTATTACGTATCTAAAGGCGAAATAGTCAAAATGTATCCTATGTCCGAAGTCATTAAGTCTTTCACTGCGAAAGAGCAAGCCAAGAAACAAAAGACCAAGACCCATGAAACGTTAATTCTTATCGAGGAATGATCATGAAATTGAAAATATTCGCACCATCAAGTTCGAGAAAATTCGGCGCAGAAGTAGCCGGTTATTTGAAAACGACATTGAGTGAACTCGATGAAAATCGTTTTGAAGACGGCGAGTGTTATGCTGCGCCACAAGCGGGCATCAAAGAGAATGTCCGTGGGTGCGATGTTTTTATCATTTCATCCATGTACTCGGATCAAAAAGAAAGCATTAACGACAAAATCATGAAAACTATGATTTTGTGCGGTGCTTTGCGGGATGCCTCTGCTGCAAGAATTACTATCGTGGCACCGTATTATCCGTACGCTCGTCAAGATCGCAAGACGAGTAGCCGGGCACCAATCACTACCAAATACCTAGCAAGGGCATTTGAAAGCCTTTGGGTTAACCGTATTTTGACAATTGACGTTCATAGTCCTACTGCCATTCAGAACGCATTCCCATTTCCGTGCGATCTTCTTGAGGCGAACCATTTATTCGCCAATTATATCATTGAATCCGTACGAAGAAACAAGGTTGACCCTTCAAGTTTAACGGTTTTGTCGCCCGATGCGTCCGGTCTAAATCGAGCCAGAAAATTTCGGAAGATGGTCAGTGATGCTTTCCAAACGGAAATCGGCTTGGCTTGTATGGATAAAGTTCACGTTGGACGATCCATTACTGGTCATGGCATTATGGGCGATGTTGTCGGTCGTAATGTCCTCATTTATGACGACATGATTTCCGGCGGCAGTACGAATTTGGAAGCAACGGAAGCGTGTTTTCCAAAAGAGAAATCAAGACAAGCCAAGTCTATTTATGCCACTATTGCTACTCACGGACTTTTCGTTGGTAAAGCTAACGAAAAAATGTCCGATAAACGAATCGAACGAGTGATCGTATCGGACTGTATTGAGCCTTTTCGTGTGACGGAGCCATTGCTTCAAAACAAATTGCGAGTTATTAGTACGACTCGTTTATTTGCCGAAGCCATTACCCGTATTCACCAAAATGAATCAATCAGTGATCTTATTGTCAATGGAAACTGAGGTTCTAATGTTCAAAACCATTAACGTTTATGTTGCTGGTGTGAAAGTCATTCACATCAAAAAACGTGAAGACGCTGGAATGATTACCAGTCATACCGGCTTTTGTGGGGCGGACTGTTCGGAATTACAGCTCGTTTCGTTGCCATTAACTGAAATGAACGTTTCTTGCGAAATTTGCAATAAGCAAGTTCAATTGATCCGTTCTATCAAGTGATCGGATTTCACAGTGATAACATTTAGAGAACTGAACGCAATTATGAATACAGCGTGGGATACTAACCACGACAGTACCGTAACTTTGTTTTTTCACGAAGATAAAGACGGCACCTCAAAAGAGGTGTCCGTTTACGCCAGTTCTTGGAGTAGTAGAGTCCAATTGGGTAGGTCCATCACAACTGATCATTTGCCGTCCCAATTAACTTTTAAGCTCAAAGATTTGAAGGATTTGTATCGGGCCTTGAAAAAAGGGTATAGCAATTTGGATTATGTTCTTCCGATGCGATTGACAGATGAATGCATTACAATTACGAAAGGGCCGGGTCGCACTGTTGTCGTACCGGTTGTAAAAAAATGATACACCACGAAGACCGCTTCATTGAAATTCTTGCTTCAATTGCCGACAATTTTACTTGGCACATCATGTCCAAGCATATCTGTGCTTTCAGAAAAGATATGCTGTACGATCCACTCACGGCTTGTGCTTTGATTATAAAGGGCGAAATTGTACCAAGGCACCAATCCGAGGTAATACCAGCATTGATTTGTCTTAAACCACCACTTTTTAGAACGATCATGAAATCGCTTTATGCGAATGATCAATCTGATAAAGAAGCAGTCCATCTCAGAAAAAGAATGTTAAATGCCGTAGGATTGGCAAACACAGTGGATTGAGTCCACTGTTTTTTTGTTACAACACTATAATTGAAATAAGGGTGCATATATAAGTTAAAGATCGATTGGGGATAATCTATGAGCATTGAAACTAATCAGGATGTAGCTGGTCAAAACAAAGATCACGGTCAAAATATGAAAAAAGCCAAAAAGGGCAAAATGAAAGCCAAGGGCAAGAAAGCTCACATGGGTATGAAAAAGGGTAAAATGAAAGGCCGTATGATGAAAGGCCGCATGAATGACCTGCAAGAAGGCGTTCGTGGTAAGCACGTTCATAAAAACCCTGTTAAATACATGCGAAGTGTTGGACATAATATCGTCACAAGTTTGACTGAGCAAACGACCACAACTTTGACTGTTGCGACTTCCCCACATAACGATAATTCAACTGACTTTTTAATCGTCATTGCTTTCTTGGCTTACAAGTCCTCAAATAGCGGTACAACGAGTTGTGCTGACTCTTTGGGTAATACTTACGTCAAATTATCGGAAGTCCCCTTCAATAGCGGCTATGTATTGACTTTGTTTGCTACGTCCGGTGTTAACGCCCTTGCTAAAAACGCCATTGTGACTGTGACCCATGCGGCTTCTGCTCGCCGTGTGATTATGGGCGATGAATTCAAGAACGTTGAAAAAGATACCCCTGCCGATAAGACTGCCGCTGCTTATAATTCGGTAGCTGCTGTATTCGCAACTTCTGGTATGACTGCCACGACAAGTCAAGACAAAGAATTGCTTTACGGTGTAATTGGTGTCAACGGGCCTTCAACTGACAGCTTCAAACGTCCTCAAAATTGGACGATCTTACATGACCGTGGCACGAATGCTGGCGATTCAAACGATATTCGGTTGGTTTCACTTTTCCGCTTGACTGGTACTGATGGTACTTATGAAGTCAGCGGCACTTTGGGTGTTGCTCGTTTGTGGGGATCGATTACCCAAACGTTCAAGGCTCAGGGTGGGGCAAGCGACATCAGCAAAGACTAATACCTGTCGCCCTTGTTCAAAGAACAATGGGCATCATGGACAGGTGCTATACAATAGGAACGAATAAAATCGTTCCTATTACTGTTTAATATCATGAAGAAAAAGTATCGTTCCCCCGACTTTTATGGCATTGGCGTAATGAAGGGCGGTACAACTTGGACTTGGAAACAAATGCGGAAGCATCCAAGTATCGGCACACCCAAGAATCCACGTGGCAAAAGAATTAAGGAATTTCACTTCTTCGACAGACTTAACATTCCCCTCAAAAGATATTTGAAGTGTTTCGGAAGACTTAAACACGAATGCGTAGGCGAATTCACGCCAAACTATTTTTCTTGCCCATATGCTCCACCGCTCATAAAGACCTATTTCCCGAACGTCAAGTTGTTTGTACTGTTGCGAAACCCTATTGATAGGGCATTCAGCCATTATAAGGATCACTTATGGTACAAGAAAATTGAACCAGAGGTGAGTTTTATGGATGCTTTTGATGGCAATCACCCCAAGGGTGAACTCTCACCTTATTCTATAAAGTCCAAGGGGATGTACGGTGATCTTTTAGAAAATTGGTATCGATACTTTGAACCAGATCGGATAAAAGTACTGTTCTACGATGATATGGTGTCTGATCCATTGGGTTTCTTGCGGGAAGTTTTTAAGTGGGTTGGTGTGGACGATTCTTTTGTACCGCCAGACTACGATGAAAAAGTCCTCAAGAAATACAACAAGGCTTATGATGATATGAAACTAGATCCAGAAGATCGCAAGCGTGTGGCACATTTTTACACGCCGCAAATTGTTAAATTATCTAAATTGACCGGTCGTAAATTGACATGGTCTTGATAATTTAGTGAATTTTGTTAAACTCGGTACTCGTCCGCAATGAAGGGTTATTATGCCTCGCAAAAAAATCATCAAGTGTTGCTTTTGTGGTACACCGGCTCCCGAATGCGGTGAGATGCTTAACGGCATGGCGGGAGTAATTTGTAAGGGTTGTGCTTTCAAACTAGCTAATTATCTCAGCGAAGATGCTAAAGCTGCTGCGGTAGCTAACAAATATCCTGAACAAGTCCAATTGCCAGCCCCCCGCAAGATGGTTGAGTTTTTGGAAAAGTTCGTTATCGGTCAATCGATGGCGAAAAAGGTTTTGGCGGTTGGCGTTTACAATCACTACAAGCGACTTCAATCTGGTATGTTTGATGAGCAAGACCCTACCGAAATCGAGAAAAGCAACATTCTCATGATCGGTTCAACGGGTTCCGGCAAGACTCTGTTGGCCCGTACACTTGCCAGAATGTTGAAGGTGCCTTTCGCCATTGGTGATGCTACAACGTTAACAGAAGCGGGTTATGTCGGTGAGGATGTGGAAAATCTGCTTCTCAAATTGCTGCAGGCATCCAATTGGAATGTGGCATTGGCCGAACGTGGCATTATTTTTGTGGATGAAATTGACAAGGTTGCCAGCAAAACGGGCAATGTCTCAATCACCAGAGACGTATCAGGCGAAGGTGTGCAGCAATCATTGCTGAAAATGTTGGAAGGGACTATTTGTAATGTCCCGGCGCAAGGGGGACGCAAACACCCCGAACAGAAATACATTCAAATTGATACCACGAACATCCTCTTTATTGTTGGGGGAACGTTCGTCGGTCTGAAAGAGATTATTGCTAAGCGGACAGGCAAGACGACTATCGGATTTGGCTTCGCTGGCAAAAAAGAGTTAACTGGCAATGAATTGATTGAAAAGGTGGTTGCCGAAGACCTCGTTCACTACGGCCTCATTCCCGAATTGATTGGCCGTTTGCCAGTTATTACGCCATTGCTCACGTTGAGCGAAGACGAATTATTGAGAGTCCTGCAGGAACCACATAACTCCTTAGTGAAGCAGTATCAAAAACTCTTCAAGATGGAGGGTTGCGAATTGGAGTTTACCGATGACGCACTTCGGGAAATGGTTCGGATGGCTCTTGAACAAGAAACAGGCGCCCGTGGGCTTAGAGCGGTTTTGGAACGGGTTATGCTTAACATTATGTTCACCTTGCCGGAGCAACCGCAGGCGAAGTACATTATCACTCAAAACATCGTACAAGGGACAGAGTCCCTGTTTGGAAAGGAAGCAGCCTAACATGGCAGGACTTAAATTAAATCAATTGCGTGATATTGTCTTGACGGTTTACGAGGCAGGACATAGAGGTTGTCTCGACTTGAGAGAAGATTACGCTGATGAATTCATTCAGGCTTTAATGATCGAAATCAACAAAGGCAAAGCCAATAGTGGCGAATGGCGTGTTTACACGGTTAAAGAAATCAGTCAACGACCCATCGGCACTATGTTTGAGCATACATCTTTGGGTAAGTGCTGGATTGATGGAACCGAAAAGTTAAAGCATATGACATTTGAAAACGGCAGTGTTTTTCACTTGTTGGAAGATGATGAACCGTGGTTGGAAAAAATCCGTGAAATTGGCAAATTGTAATTGATTCTTGGAATCAATTATGTTATACTCATCAAAGGGAATACGAGATGCATGCGTTTTACGACAAAGTGACTGATCGTGCGAGAAAAGCATTGTCGAAGGCCAACGATTTCGCTAAAGAGAACGGCGATCCTTTGGTGACTCGGCTTCATGTGCTTTATGGCATTTTGGCCGAAGATCAAAATGTTGGTGCCTCCGTCCTCAAGGCGCTGGGCGTTAACACGAAAACCATGCAAGATGATATTCGCCAAACGCTAGGCAAAGGCAAATACTCTACGCATTCGGTAGGTGTTCCTTACAGTCAAAGCGTGGGAAGGTTAATTTGTATGGCAATTGATATTGGCCTTCCTGCCAAGTTCATTGCCTGTCAGCACCTTCTGCGTGCGATTTTGATGAGTGCAACTGATCCTGCGGCTATTATGCTTCGCAAGGCCAACATCACTCTGGAATTGGTCGATGCGCAGATTGCGGCGAGTGTTAAACCTATAACAACCTAATGGGTCATGCCATGAGGGAAGAATACATTGATCATGCAACTTTTCACGATGACAAGTTATGTCGTCAGTGGGAAGTGTATCCTGAATGGTACTATGATCAAGAGCGTATTGTTTCAACACGGAGAACCAGCACCACTTCCCTCTGTAAAACGCCATTGTTAACACCAGAGCAAGAAACTTTCCTGTTTGGGAAATTCAACTATTTGAAATACAGCAAACGGTACGGAGTGGCACTGGCTGTCCGTGATGTTATCTTTTTGAGCAATTATCGGATTTTGGTCAACATGTCCAAAGTCCGGGCAAAAGCGAAGCCTGATGCGTTTTCACTTTTTGATGATCTGGCTCAACACGGAGCATTGGCGTTGATAAGGGCAATTGATAAATTTGACATTAACAACAAATTCAAATTTAGCACCTTTGCCATGAGTTGTTTGTTTCGTCAGTATAAAGACTACTTCAGGAAGTGTGGTCAAACTAATCGAATCAATGCTACACAACAATTAGAATTCAGAAATCCGGATGATATGCCGGAAGATTTGTTGGTTAGTTGGGATGATGAATATGAATTTCCGAAAAACTTCGCCGCAATGCGAAAGTGTATGGATGATTTGGAAATTACAGAAAAAGAACAACAGGCCATCTTGAAGCGATTCGATGACAAGTTAACGATACAGCAAGTGGCAGAAGTTTATGGTGTTCAACGAAGTCGGCAAGCGGAGATCATGAAAGAATTGCGTCTTAATGCTCATAAAATCCAAGAGGTTATGCCATGTTTGAGCCGGTAAAGGTTTTCGTTTATGGTACGCTCAAAAGAGGATACCACAATCACCGCATTTTGGGTGATAGTAAGTTCCTCAGTGAAGCAACGACCAAACCGTTGTACAAATTGTATGACTGCGGGAGTTATCCCTGCATTACCTTTGATGAAAAAGATGGGCGAGCCATTAAAGGGGAATTGTTTGAGGTGTCTTCCAGCGACATTCTCATGAATTTGGATTGGTTGGAAGCTGTGCCTGATCTTTACCGTCGAGACAAAATCCAACTCGCCGACGACACCGAAGCGATAGGATATATTTTCAATAGAAGTACGGCCAAATTCAAAGACTGCGGGACTGAATGGCCCCGTCGTGCAACTGGTGGATAAAACCACATCGGGTAGCTATCATTGAGCGAATTGAGTTCGAATCTCAATCAGGTTCAGTCAGAATCGTACTTCTTCCCACGTTGCCCTCTGGCAACGTGGGTGCGTACATGCGGAATTAAAAGAGGAATTTATGATTGGCAAAAGGTTAATTAATTTTATATCACATTTGATCATTGAGGCTACACCCAAAGAGGCAGTGAGCAAATTGGCCCGAACGATCCTGTTCGTTGAAGGCGAAGAAGACACCGCCGTTTACGTCTACGGACAATATGATGCCGTCACTGAGAGACACCACGAATCTGATTTGGTTGTCCATTTTGAAACCGACTCACTTGTTAAGATCCGAGCCGTTTGGCAAGGTGCCAATGTCGCTATCGAAGGAAACTTTCCCACAATGGGATGGGATCACGAAGATGGCGAATTTGGACTCGGAGGCAATTGGTGGAGAAAATCATGAACACTGGTAAGATGTACTGTGCTTTTATCGGCTTTCTACTCGGTATCCTTTTTACCGTGTTAGTTTGCGTTGGTTTGCCTGTGACATTCACACAGGATGCCGAGCAAAAAACAGTTGACAGAATTAATGGCAAGCTCATCATCACCATTGGGTATGATCCGCAACAAAATGTGGATTTCATACAGCAAGCCCGAACTTATTCAAGTACTTCGGCAAAGCCCCTTGGCGGCGCTACCGATCATCGTATTTTGTGGACTTGGAAAGATCCAGAAGACGCCAAAGCGGTTCAAGATCATATGCAACGATACATTGGTTCATTTAGAAAAGAGCAAATTAATGTTAGTGACAGTCCTGTCGGGAAGTAATGCCGATTTCGCTACGGTGAAAGAAATTTGCGAAATCTTCAAGAGATTTGGAGTTGAATTCGATGCTCACATATTGAGTGCGCATCGCAGCCCTGTTGATCTTTTGGAGTATGTCAAGCATTGTGAAGTCAAAGGATGCCGTGTGTACGTTTGCGCAGCGGGCAAAGCAGCCCACTTAGCGGGCGTTGTGGCTTCTCACACTCTCAAGCCTGTGATCGGTGTACCGTTGAGTACATCGCTAATGGGACTAGACAGTTTGTTGAGTACAAGTCAAATGCCCAAGGGTGTGCCTGTCGCAACGGTTGGTGTGGATGCTGGCGAAAATGCGGCGCTATTGGCTTTACAAATTTTGGCATTGGATAATAAAGAAATTCTTGTTAAACTACAGGAGTATCGAACCGATTTGGCAAATCTTGTCAGAGAGCAAGATGCCAATCTATCCAAATGGCTTCCAAAAATCGTGTAGCTATGAAACTCAGCCTCAACGTTAATAGCCCCAACCGTGAAATTTGGTATACTTATACACAGGATGTCAATCTTCCGAATGAGGGTATTATTCGTTCGTTGTCACAGGGAACTCTTCGAGCAAAGATCGTATCAGGTTTTGCCGAAGTGGATTTTCCCGAAAGAAACTCACAAGAAATTGAACAACTCGCCGCAAGATCGGGTAAGTCTGTAAGTGTGCAGATTTTACGACCAGTGAGTTTCAGTACCGATCCAACCGTTGACAAGTTGATTTCAACATTGTTGGATTTGCGATATGATGCATCAGGCAAAAAAGACTCTTTGACTGTCATGAAGATTGATAAACAGCTTATGGCAGCGGGCATTGTGTTATGTCCGGGCGGAGAAACAATCATTTGGCCAAAGGTGAGTTGATGATGAAAGTGATTGACTTACTGGAATTATCAGAGACAGTTGAGCGATGTCGCAAATGTACTCTATGTCAATTTAGGACATATCCAGTATTTGGTACCGGCAGTCCAAATGCCAAGGTGATGTTTGTCGGCGAAGCACCGAATATTGATGATGATAAAGAGGGTTTGCCATTCATTGGAAAGACAAATGCTTTATTAACTGCCATGATTGTCAAATGCGGCTTGACAAGAGAATCTGTTTACATTACCAATGTCATCAAATGTCGCCCTCCGCTCAATCGGTTGCCGGATTTAAATGAAGTTCATAGTTGCTTGAGTCATTTGGAAAAGCAAATTTCCATTGTGAACCCTCAATTCATTGTTTGTTTGGGAAGTGTCGCATCTACTGCCTTGATTGGTATGGATGTGGATAATGCTAGAGGTTTTTGGCATTTTTATATGGACAAACGAGTTCTTTGTACTTATCATCCAGCTCAGTTAATGAAAAATGAAAGTGCTAAAGAATTAGTTTCGAACGATCTTCAATTACTGATAACGGAATTGCGATGTACCACAACCAACTCTTGATGCCGCCAGTTATACCAGTACATTCGAGGCCAAAAATATCTGACAAGGAATTGATTGACTTGCCGCCTCATATCATATCTAGTTATCATTACGATTATGTGACTTACACCGTATCGGATATTGTAGGTCACGAAGTTAAAGAAACGGCACTTGTCACTAACGCACCTTGTTATATGGGGAGCATGAAATATATCACCAGCGGGGTCTTTAACTGTCATCCTAATGTGCAGTTTTTGATTTCCGATGAGGATTATATTCGCTGGATGGATTTGTGTAAAGTTAACGGTTTGATGCCGGAATCATCACGATATTACATTGATAAGAAGGGGCCGATGGCTCATATCCCCGGTACAGGTGAAAACCGTCATCGGGTTTATTCGGGTCTGTGTTGTTATCGTTTTGTTCAGTCTAATGCACCTTTGGTTTATACCGCCTTGAGATTAATAGAAACATTACCAGAAGTGGATTTCTATCAAGTACTTCACTATGTCATGTCCAAGTTTGTTTATAATTGGAATCACAATGTTAGTTATTTGAGTACCACGGGTTTACATGGCGCATATGGCGGAAGTGGTTCCGGTATGAATTTGGATTTAATCCATTCTATTGCTTTGAAGTGGTGGTTTAAGAGACACAATGGCAATCCTAGTATCTGTGAAACTCATCAAAAGGTAGAACCAGCCAATACTGGTGTACACAGTTATGCCATCGGGTTAAAGGTTAATTTCCCTATTACGGCTGTTGAAGAATGTCTAAACTCAACATATACGCCATTGTATAATGTTGCGACAAATGATGTTGATGCTCTCAAATTGTTGAAATGAAAAAAGCCCGGCAATTGCCGGGCTTTTTAGTTTAACGATTTTTCCAACGTTTTTTCAATCTAGCTCTCAAGCTACCATTGGCTTGACTACTGCTGCCAGCCGCACTACTGACCGCACTGCTAATTACACTACTAGTTAAACTACCTGTTGAAGCACTACTACTGGACTTGCAGAATTGTGCATAACGATCTTCCATGATTCTGTATAGTCGTTTGCTCCAAGTTAGGTTTTCAGTATCGCCTAAAACTTGCAGTCTATCAATTCTTTGAAGTAAAGTATCCAATTTCAATCTTGTATTCTTACAGAAGTCCGGTTGGGATTTTGTAGATTGTGGCTTAGATTGTGATTGTGATTGTGATTTAGGCTTAGATTTCGTTGACTTCGAATTTTTCATCTTAGACATCATACCGGAAGCCGATGATCCCATCATCTTTGATTTCGATTTAGATTTCTTAGATTGGTTACCCGATCCGCCACCACCCGGCCCCGGCCCTGGACCTGGTCCTGGACCCGGCCCACTTTGTTGTGATTGGCCCATTGACTTTGGTTGTTTCGATGATTTCATTTTTGGAGTCTTAGATGATTTCATCTTTGACTTCATCTGAGACTTCATTTTTGATTTCATTTGGGCCATCGACATGCCGCCCGTCATACCCGTCATCATCATCTTGGCCTTTTTCATTTTGGCCTTCATCTTCATCTTAGCCTTCATTTGAGGCTTCTGCATTTTGGCCTTCATCTTTTTCTTAGCCATCTTAGCCATATGGGCTTTGCTCATCATGTGAGCTTTCTTTCCTTTTCCCATCTTGGCTTTCATGTGAGCTTTTTTACCCTTTCCCATCTTGGCCTTCATCTTGCCTTTTTTGGTGGTCATTTTCTCCTTTTTGGGCGTAGGAATATTCTGGCCGACATGTTCAGCGTTTTGCGGGATCAGATCATTTTCGTTATTTGACATATGTTTCCTTTGGGTTAAACCACGTAGAGATAAATCCAGTGCTTATGACCTTCTTTATCAGTGGCAACCACTTCTTTGACTGGCTCCCAATTTTTGAATTTATAGTTGTGAGAAACAATTCTCGCACCCTTCTTCAACTTGGATTGAAGAATAGGTTTGATAAGTCTCATGCCTCTATCAAGAATATATAGCGTCACAACATCAGCACGTTCAATATCATTAACTTTTAATGCATCGCCGTGTCTGATTTCAACCTTATCTTCAACTTTCAATCTAATGGCCCGCTTTTTCGCTTGACGGCAAAGGTTTTCATCAAAGTCAACTCCAACACCTGTGCAGCCCCATTTGGTTGCTGCTTGAACCGGAATACGACCATCACCACAGCCTAAGTCAAAGACGGTTTCGCCTTCTTTGAGATTTGCCATTGTGAACATTCTGTTAATGATTTCAGGAGGACTTGGCCACCACCAGCTCAAGCTAGGTGTGTTGGGCTTATCACCTGCCACATCAAAAATCGGCAATTCTTCTTCTTTGTTAAGTTTTAACTCATCGGCGATAATTGCTCTTTTGCTGGTTGATACATGGTATCTGTTGTTTTTTCGCTTTTGTAGTCTTGCTCTCAAGCTGCCATTTGCACTTGATTGTGCTGAACTAGAAAACGGCACAAATGAGGAGTTGTCGCTACTGCTACTTCCTGTGATTTTTGGCCCCATACCGTGACTGCCCGGCCCGCCCGGCCCACCACCTGATTTCGGTTTCGATTGTGATTTAGATTTTTGAGATTTTGGTTTTGAATTCTTTGATTTTGATTTCTTTTGAGATTTCATCTTCTTAGATTTCATTTTCGTCATCATCATCATCGTTTGTTTCATTTTCGTCATCATCGCAGGCGTCATCATTTTCATCATTGGCGTCATCATCATTTTTTTCTTCATCTTCATCATATTAGGATTGCTTTGACCCCCGCCACCCATACCCGGCCCTCCACTCATGCCCGGCCCCGGCCCTGGACCACCCGGCCCGCCGCCACCCATCATCATCATGCCATTCATGCCTTTTTTCCCCGTCATCATCATGTTGCTCATGCCTGAATCTGACGACGATGACGATCCTTTATTCATCATCATGCCATTGCCTTGACAATTATTGGCATAACGAACTTGGAGGATCAAAAGCAATTCTTTTGCATCTTGTAATGAAGGAGATTTTTCACCAACTTTTTCACGGGTTTGAACGTGAGTAGATAAGCGACCAATCAACCCTTGTTGTTTAACACAATTGTTGCCCATCATAGCGGCACCCATCATCGCCACTTTGCCCATTTTGGCTTTCATAGCTGCTTTGTGGAACTTTTTAGGTGTAGGGATATTTCCACCTACATTTTGATGTGGGTTACTTTTTACATCGGCAGTTTGATTGTTAACTTCCGCCACATAATCCTTGAATTCATGAAAAACCTTTCCATCAACAACTTCGTTGATGACATTGCGGTTTTTCATCATTCTTCCTTTATGCTCTTCCCCTGTATCCTTGTTGCGGTTATCACGACCCGCTGAACTTTCTTCGGAGAAAGATACGCCGGACGATCCACTTGACCCAGACGATTGCGAAGATGTGATGGATTCCGAACCTGATGATTTAGAGGCGTTGCTTCCGCTGGAGTCCCCTGAACCAGAATGAGATTCCCCCGAACCTGAACCCGAATTAGAAGAACCTGATGAGTCATTTGATCGACTGTTTCCGCTTGAAGCAACACTTTCAGCAGAGCCGCTTGATTGTGAAGTTGCATCCCCAGAACCAGAACCGGATGATTCCGAAGAATTGTTTTCAGAGCCGGACGAATTTGACGAGTCGCCAGATCCGGAAGAGTTTCCCGAACTGTCGTTGTGGTGATGATGTTTCTTCTTGTGCAATTTCATGCCATCTTGCCCGACATCTTTGGTTCGCAAATCGGCTAGACCTTCACCTGCAACAATATTTAACTTCAATTCACGGACATCTTTTTCATGTGACATTACGTTTCTTTCCTCTATACCTGCGCCCGGTGCCTTATATATTCCCGAAATGGTTGATTTTCCGAATACTGCCTCTCAACCACTAATATAGTTTCCGGCCCAAAAACCATCTTCGCATATTTATGTAATTTTGGCTAAATACGGCCATGCGAGAACAGTGGCGATTTAACAAATGCAGTTCCTCTGGGTGTAGCATAAGGCACAATCGACTGCAACTTCCCGGCAAACAATCCTCGCTCTTTCTTCCATCCAGCAGGAATCTAAGTGCTTTTGATTCGTCGGGGTTTCAGCAATTGCCGAGCGGGGAGTTCTTTTCGTCGTCGCCACCTCGACCGCAATCGCAACAACGGGTTGAAGATCCGCTTGCTTTGATTGGTCAGCACTTTACAATTAAGTTTGTGCCAAATTTGATAGCCTTCATTAAAGAATTGCAAAATAGCGGCATTCAGGTTAATGGTGAAAATATCGACAAATAATGTCTTGACAGAACCGCCAGAATACACTACAATTCGGAGTTAGTGACCATACACCCCCCTTGGTAGAACTGGAGGGCGTTATGATGGCAGAACAAGAACATCTGTTATTTCGGGTTCTTTCCGAGCCAGAAATGAAGAAACTTTGCGATCCCAAAGACCCAGAGTGCCCATTTTACGGATATGTAGGAAATTCCGACGCCTTGGAAACGATCATTGATATTGCGTGGAATTCCCTCAATATTAATCCGGGCGAATTCAACGGTCAAGAGGTCACCAACCGTTCTTGCCAGAAACGAATTCGCCTACAAGGCCCGCCATCATGCGGCAAAACTACTCTCGCCAAAATGTTTGCCAATCTGATGCGGTTGCCGTATGTTGGCACAGACGGCCCTAGCCTCAAAAACACTGAACAACTCTTTGAGCTTCTGGCCAATACCTATGCCGCCAAGGATTTGGTTTTTGATCCGATAGGGACACGGGGCGACATTGAATTGTACGAAGCCCCGCCAACCATCGTTTTCATTGATGAGGCTCACCGCCTTTCTGGCGCCTTACAAGACGCTTTACTTAAAGTCACGGAAGCCAAAGACGGCATTCTGATATTGGAAGGGAAAGAAGTGAATTGTAAGGAGATTTGCTTCATCCTTGGCACTACTAACGGAGGAGATTTGCTCTCGGCTTTCCGTACTCGGTTCCTTGCTATCCAGTTGGAACGGCATACTTTGGCGGAAGTGTCGCAAATTATTAAGTTGAATTTCGGGGTGTTTCCGAAGGAAGTTTGCGATAAAATTGCGGGTTTGTTGCCAGTTCCACGGGAAGCCATACAGTTTGCCGAAACTGTGAACCTCACCCGTAATCGCCGAAGCAAGTTAACTTTGAATGAAGCAGTGGAAATCGTGCGAAAACGTGAAGGCATTCAAGAAGGGGGGGTTTCTTCTATTGGCATGAAGGCTTTGCGTATCTTGAACGAAGCCAAAGATAAGGGCTATTCCAAGAAAAACCTGTGTTCTCAAATTGGTATTGCGGTAGAAGAATGGGAAAATGACGTATTGCCGACTTTGTTAAGTTCGGAACGGCATCCGGCTTACGTGTCGGTAAACAATCGCCAAATGATTACGCAAGAAGGGGTAAAGTTCCTAAATTCGTGTAGATAAGCTCTAGCGAATGAGATATAATGCTTCTCAACACTTGTGAGAAGCCTATGTTTAGTTCACCAGTTGGCGCAATTACGGTTTCGGGAAACGAAGAGCGGATGTTTCGGCATTTCGCTCCTCGTTTAATTAAGGTTCTTCGTAGCCAAGATCACGCTGAGAGAAACAATTTCCACTATGAAGGAACAACCATCCAAGGGGACGGTGTGTTTCACAAGTTAAGTAGTTTGGGAAAAATTGTCGCACTTCATCTCGCTTTGGATCGTGCCTTAGAACGTGGTGCCGCTCCTCATCCCAACTCCCAATGGTTCAATGGGGCTATGGAATGCCTGTACAGTTGGATGCTCCATGAGGTTCTCAGCGAGCTTCCAACCGGCGACATAACCCACAGAACGGTTATTCTCAGAGCGTACCAAACTGTGGTGAGCGAAAGTCGCATTGACGCCAATGATCTAAATCCCACAGCATGGACAAATTACGTTGTCAAACTTGCGGAACGTTCGGTATTTAAACCCGAAAAGTTAAAAGAAGTCATCGGGCCACTCGCTTTCTATTCGCTCAATCTGGAAATCGCACCAAAAACCATCGAAGAAGCCTGTAAATATTTTGACGATGGAATGCCTCACAAGTTTGTTCCAAATCCTTTTGATCTTCCCGGTGCTGGTTTCCCCAATGGCCCCCCACTTTAATAATTGAAATTTATGAAACTGAGAATTACAGCAAATTTGATATGGGACATCATTGCACCCGATTACGAAGCTGGCAAAACCGCCGCTATTGCCGAATTGGATAGCATTCTTGGCGACAAACCAATTCGTCGTGGTGTTTCCATTACGGAAATCATATCAAGAAAACAAGAACGATTGGGCATTTTTCGGCCTGAAGAGGTTTTGCCTTTCGTGACTGAAAACGGTAATCGTCAAGAATTTCGAGTTGGCGATAAAGCCTATCAAGTTAAGATGAATTCCCACCGATACCATCTCTTCGCCAAAAACCTCAAATGCGTTTCTTGTGACGTCGTAGGATCGATTATGGCACTGGAATTGGCTCCCGGTGCCGACTATCCCCACTTCAATTTGTACGCATTAGATGGCGGCTCCGAAGTGCTAATGACGAAAGATCACATCAAACCAATCGCCAAAGGCGGAAAAGATCAAGAGAAGAACTATCAGGTGATGTGCGCTTGTTGTAATAATCTGAAAAGCGATTCAACATTAAGCGTTGAGGCTGTAGGGGAATTGCGGAAAATTTACAACGCTAATGTTAATCGGGTTACAGCACCACAATTGGCGGCGATTATTAGAGATGAAAAAGCAAAACGAATTATCCCCGATCCCGTTGATTAGCATAATCTTGGAAACCCCCACCAACATTCTTGGATGCGGGAACCTCGGCCATCATCTTTTCCATGCATTCTTTGCAAATGCCATGCGTTACTTTGCCTAATGTTTGTTGAACTTGCATGGGAATAGGTTCACCGACAGCAATATTGTCGCCTTCCATTCTTCGACTGCACCAACCGCAAATTCGTTCCATAATATTTCTCGCTGAGGGACTAGGTTATTTAGCACAACACACAGGTTAAAAACAACACATGATGGGACAAGCGAAAGCAGAGCAGTGGGATAAGGTTAAGAAACGCACAATGGATGGGCTTGTATCCACTCGTATCAAATCTCTTTATAATGACCCCAAGCCAATCAAGATTCTTCTGTACAATAATCTTTGTCCGGGCGATCTGTTGATTATGACTGGAGCATTGGAAGCACTACACCAGCAATATCCCGGTAGATTCCTCACCGACATTAATTGTTTTCATCCTGATATTTATGCAAATAACCCCCATATCACTAAACTGAATCCCAAAGATCCAGAAGTAATTCACTTTTGGACAACATACCCATTGGTTAACAAAACCAACGGACGACCGATTCACTTTTTAGAGGGTTATGTCGATTGGTTCAGAACACAATTTGACATTGATTTGGTATTAGATGTCAATAAGCCGTTCATATATTTGAATGAAACAGAGAAGAATGAAAAGAGTTTGGTGGAACAATTAACCGGCATCAAAAAATACTGGATTGTCAATGCGGGTTGGAAGAATGACTATACTATTAAGAGGTGGCCAACGCATTACTTCCAAGAAGTCGTTGACCACTTCAAAGGTAAGGTGGCCTTTGCTCAAATTGGATTGCTAGACAAAAAATTCCATAATCATCCCGCACTCTTGGATGTTGTTGATCTAAGAGGTAAAACCAATATTCGCCAATTGATGAAGGCTTGTTACCATGCTCAAGGCGGATTGGGAACGATTACCTGTATCCAGCATATGTTCGCTTCGTATAAAAAGCCTTATGTGGTAACGCATGGTGCAAGAGAACCTACCAATTGGACTCAGTACAATACACAAAAAACGTTCAGCAACATCGGGACGCTGCCGTGCTGTAAAGAGAAGGCTTGCTGGAGAAGCAGGGTTGTACCGTTGAATGACGGCGATCAAAAAGACAAGCGTTGTTGTGAATTGCCAATGAAGGATAAGGACGGTTGCGATGTGGCAACTTGTATGTGGAATATCAAGCCAAGTCAAATCATAGAAGCTATTGAGTCTTATTATGATGGCAAAGTTTTAAAATATTAACGAGGGAATTATGTTTAGTGATTTGTTTGAAAATACAAAACCCATTTGGTTCAGTGACGCCAAAAAGGCCGTGAAAGAATTGTATGAATATTGTAAAAAACCAGAGCCAGAATATGTTTATGTTAAAGGGCCACAAGACCTAGCAGACGCAATGGATTTGGGTGATGATTGTTTTGATGCTCATAGGGCTGATGATATTGCGCACTTTGGAGGACGACGTTCCCAAACCAAAGATATGCGGATGCAAAATGTTATCAATGCGACATTCCGTGATAAGTGCGAAAGTCTTAAAGTTAGCCCTTATTTGATGCCGGATTATGCTACTTATAACTCAGAAGGTGGGCATCGATACGAATATCCATTTTCAAAACTAGTTACAGCGGTTTGGAACTCTTGTTTCTTTTGCGTCACATTTGAAAAAACATGTTATATTGTTGAACGGCCACTTTCGGTTATGACTGATGATACTGGATACCATAATAAGAACGGCCCGGCTGTTGTGTTCCATGACGGTACCGAAGTTTATTGCTACGAAGGTTTTGAAGTTGACAAAAGGTTTATTGTAAACCCCAAGTCCATGACACTTAAAGACATTCATAAGGGCAACAGTAGAACGCATCGAATGATTAACTTGGTAGGATTGGAGAGATATTTGGAATTGGTTAAGGATTTCAAGATCGATACAACTGGCAAGTTTAAAAAGTTCTTCGGGTTTGCCAAGATCCACGAATACGCCAATTCGTATACTGATAGAACTTATAGTGTTGAAATAATCAACACCAAAGTTAATGGTAAATATTGTCTATTGTTCAAAGATTCATGGAGAGAGTATTACGCCTTTTTGAATAAGGATGACAAGAAGTTATTGCTGGACAAGCAGGATTATGAATTATGGGATACACTTAATCTCAAAGAATTGTTTTCAAGATGCTTTGGTGTCAAGCTAATCTTGTCATACAACAAAGGTGTGTTTGCTTTGAAGTCAGAGAGTGTGTATAATACGGAAGGCAATTGCAGAGGCCCAAATAATGATGCACCAAAACCGCTAGTATGTCATCGTGATGTTGCGCCTGCGTGGGTGAAATCTCAAATATCACAAGGCAAAGATGTTGAATACAAGGATAAGAATGCAACTGTTGTTTTCAAGGATGGGGAATTACAGGTTGAGACGGAACATAAGTTAGATCGATCTTTATTCAGGGGAAACAATAATTTACCTCAGTACAAATTTGACATTGATCTTAAGTCTAATACGTGGGATGATTTATTGAACCAGTGGGCAAATCTTTCATTTGAGTGGTTGAGTATGTCCGAAGATTCCCGCAAATTCTGCTAATGAGATTAACTATGAAAGAATTACTACAACAAAACGGTATTTCCCTTGCTGAATGGTATGTTTTGGGAACATTGGGTTATGGATGTATTCCTATCGAATATCTTGCCGATGAAGCTTGTGCCGATTCGCAAGATGATAAGGATGGTTCTGTTACGGTAGCTGAATGTAAAGAGGCTATTGTAAATTTGCTACAAAAGAAGTTTATTCAGGAAGTGACGCCGGAAGTGTTGGAGGATATTACGACTAATTACAAGGAGCCTGCTTATGGTTATCCAGAAGTGAGCGATACCGACTTGACAGTTATGGGTGCCAAAATGTTTGTTGGAATTATCAAAGCAAAGTTTGGTGATGATTTCTTCAATTATGTGTTTGAAGATGGGGAAGTTAAAAGGTCATCTGTTGACTTACATTGGTGGAATCAGTTGAAATTTTGATTTTTTTGGATTTTTTGCTAAAATGTCCTTGACAATAGATTGATATGTGGTATAAATAGGGTGTGGCAAGGGAGTCTATGTTTATTACGATTTTTTTGTCATACTGTTTCTTTCTCTATGGGGGTGAACTGGTATCGACTACGTTTGAGTGTTAAGTTTCTGCGTGTCGTGGATTCATGGTTGGCCACGTAAAAATTCCATGAAAAAACTTTAAATGTTGAGCCTGAGCTCCGCATGGCCGCCTAACTTCGGTTAATGGCCCGGAACTGATCTTCTAGCCTGAAGGGGAGAAAGTTCCGTTGTTAAATCAGGATCGCTGCTCACCTTATGGTCTGGAAGAGCGGCTAACTAAATGGTAAGATCATTAGCGTAACATGGCTTCGCAGTAATGTGCCATGTGAGCGAACAAAAACATGCTGAAGACACACGTGAATGAAGAATTTAGTGCTGAACGATAGGAATCGAGTTCGATTCTCGACACCTCCAATTCCACTTGAAATCTCTGCACCTCCATACTATGATAACTTCATCAGTATGGAGGTGTTAGAATTTAATGACTACAAAAGTTAATGTGATTTGCGACAAGTGCGGTAAAGAGTTTCAAAGATGCCGTGCAGAATTCAATCGTTCAATTCGTTTAGAAAGAAAACAATTCTGTTCTCGTCATTGTTGTGGTATTTCCAATTCTATGAATTTACCAAGAGATATAAATTACGGTCTTCCTTATTTAAAATCGAACAACAGATTGGATGAATATAGTCCTTTTAGAATATTGCATAAAACGGCTAGACGACATGCCGAAGATAGAAATAGAGATTTTACTATTACACTTCAAGATTTGAAAAATGTATGGGATAAACAAGGTGGCAAATGTCCGTATACAGGATGGGAATTATTCCATCTTCCAACCAGAGCAAACGAAGGATTAAGATCGGATCGTGCGAGTTTGGATCGTCGTGATTCCAGCAAAGGCTATACGCCCGATAATATTCAAATCGTTTCTTATATGGCCAATTGTGCGAAGAATATTTTTTCAGAAGAGAGCTTAATTGATTTTTGTAAAGCAGTAGCAAAAAATCACTTGACATAATTTGTAATTCTGCTATACTATAAGTTCACCCTATAAGGAGTTTCTTCCAATGACAAACTGATTCAAGACCTGCGATCCAAATTAGAGAAATGCTACGATCATTTCTGTTCGCAGGTCGGCATGATTTATGGTTCAACGGTTAATGTTGGCCTTGTTGACTCTATCCGTGTGGAATACTACGGACAGAAAACGCCCATCTCCCATCTCGGTTCCTCGTCTTCCGACCGGGACTGCATTAACGTTCATGTTTACGATCCAGACATCGTTTCAGTAATAGTCAAACAACTTCAACACGAAGGCTTGTCGGCTTATGCTGCGAAGACGATTGTTCGTATCACGATTCCTGTTGCCACTGAGGAAACTCGTGACAAAAACAAGAAGCGTGTCAAGCAGCTTGGTGAAGATGCCAAAGTTGCCATGAGACAAATACGCCAAGATTTACGCAAGAAAATTCCAAAGGATATTGCCAAAGACGATCAAACGTCATTGGATAAGGAAATCCAGAAACAATTGGATTCTTGGTCTTTAATGGTTGACAAACACATTGTAATTAAGTTAGATTATCTGTAAACACTGAGAAGTAAAATGAGAACAAAACAAGAAGTCAAGGCGAAGTTGGCGGAATCATCCGATGCCGTTATTGTGCAAATTTGTGCTGCTTTGGCGAGCGACTATGACTACATTGAAAATGCAACCGATGGGGTACGCTTTCAATCTACACTGGAACTGGTTTCTACAAGGGGCGAAAAAGGCGATCTTCCGTCTTCGTGGTTGCAAGAGAATTACATTGATACCATTCTTTTCGGTGATCCCAAACCTGAGTGACCATACACCCTTTTCGCAAATAGAGGATTTTTTGTGATAACTGATGTTTTCGGCGACCGAATGAAGTATTTGGAAGGCATGGAAGCAGGACGAAGGTTTCTGCCTCTTTTGCCAATTGTTGCCCGTTTGGATGGCAAGGGGTTTTCCAAGTTCACCAACGGACTTGAACGGCCTTATGACAAACGATTGTCCGATCTTATGATCGAGACGGTTAAGTATCTTGTTGAGGAAACCAATGCTGTTTGTGGTTATACGCAATCGGACGAAATCACGCTGGCATGGTATTCTGGCACTACGGAAAGTCAAATCTATTTTGATGGCCGAATCCAGAAGATGGTGAGTGTTTTGGCGGCAAAGTGTTCGGTCAAATTCAATCGCTTGCTTCCAAGTTTCATCGCCGAAAAAACGGCAGCGGAACCGGTTTTCGATTGTCGGGTTTGGCAATTGCCGACACTTGAAGAGGGTGCGAACGCATTTTTGTGGCGTGAGTTTGATGCCACGAAGAATTCAATTTCAATGGCTGCACAAGAGTTTTACAGTCACGGCGAGCTTATGCACAAAACTGGTTCTGAAAAACAGGAAATGCTTTTCAAAAAGGGTGTTAATTGGAACAACTATCCCGATTTCTTCAAGCGGGGTTCTTATATCCAACGGCGAAGATTCAGCAGCAAGTTAAGGGCTGTTGATTTGGAATCCTTGCCTCCGAAACATCATGCCCGCTTGAATCCGGATTTGGAAATTGAGCGAACGGAGTATGTCCGTTTGGATATGCCGCCTCTCAATAAGGTTGCCAATCGGGTTAACGTTTTGTTTTTTGGAGCACAACCAGAAGCGGGCGAGTGACTATAAAATGCTATTCTTTATGTCATTCGGTAATTCTCATTGTGGGAGATAGTCATGGCTATTGCGATTATCAGTCTTGACCATGTGACGAAGACGGCGATTGATGCAGCAATGAAAGTCATTGAGCAATCACTTCAAGATTTTCGGGTGATGTCATGTTATCCTCTTGGCGACCCTTTGCGGGTTGAATTGGATAAAGTGATTCGGAAAGCTATCGAAGATCAATTCCATCATGCCCAATATGCGCCGATTGCCGTGATGTTGGGTAAGTGACCATACACCCTGTTGGTTGTAATAAACCTCAACAGGAGTTGGCTATGAGTGACCCCATTGTTCCCGTAGTAGGTATGGGTGCTTTTCAACCGGCAGGCTCCGACCGCTATCCTTTCACAATCATTGCTATCAAGAGCGACCGGGAGATTACGCTCCAATCCGATTCATACAAGCGAATTGACGACAACGGCCCCTATACGGAAAATCAAATCTACGAATACACGCCGAACCCTGAAGGTGCGACGTACGTTGCCACCAAGCGGAAGAATGGGCGTTGGGTCTTGAAGGGAGAATCTATCAACGGCACGAAGTTCATACTCGGCGAACGTAGTTATTACCAATCCCCTCACGTGTAAGGGTTAATGTCATGGCCAAGAGAAAGGTTACTCGATGCCACGATTGTAAAAAACCGACTCCGAAACACATCATCCATTCTTCCTTTTATGGGGAAAGGTATCATTGTTGTAATTCGTTTTTGTATTATGCCCCAAGTGATGTCTGGCTAGAGGCGACACGGGGGCGTTGTATCCAGCAGTTATGTCTTGGATGTTTAAGAAAGCGACTTGGGCGAGACTTACAAACAACAGATATTACGAGGTTGCTTGGCCGTTTTGAGCTCAATAAGTTACAAGAACGTTCTTACACAAAATTTGAGAAAGTAAAAAAACTCACCATCAAAAAGATCATACGCCGTGTGAATTCTGGTAACTATAAATCAAGATTGTACTAACCCCTTGGAGAGTTAACATGCCCATTCCCTTTGAAAGTCTTTTTTGCGAAGGCAACAGTTGGTCTGTGGAAATATCTCAACTTCCCGGCTTCCGTACTGAACAAGTTATTTATGTTCAGAGGGGGAATGAGCAAATTCGGTTTCGTTATGTTAAAACCGATAAGGATTCCACTGGTGAAGATACGTACGGTTGGCGGTACGTTGGTTTGAATGAAGGTGGTGGTCAAATCAAACTTCTCATCGTTAATGATTGAGTTGATAAAATCAAAAAAAAGCGTATAATGTCTTTATGAACTCATTAGATTTCTACCCATTTTTTGCTCGGCCCTCCTTTTTGGAGGGTGTAGCTCGTAGCATTGATATTGGTGGGACACTTCAAGAATACAACTTTCCACAAGATCCAAATCAGGCAGATGCAATTGCTTTGGCGTCAGATTGGGGCTTTGTTATGCGAGACATTCAAAAGGCAGAGAAGGTAGTTAATAAAAAGGTGAAAAAATGAAAAGTATGGTTGCCGCAATTTCGTCTTTTGGCGCAATGGGTGTTGGTTCTATTCAAATCGGCACAAAGATGCACCGATTGAATGATCCTAAAATCAAATCTTCATTGAGTGGTTTCGGTGATACAATTAAGGTTGGTGATATTTTCAATTGGGAATTGAAGTATACTTCACCACCATACTCCTCTTTCAAGAGTGATGAGCCGTTATGTTTGGATGCTGTGAGTGATGGCGAAGATCCTTGGATGCGCTACATTTCCCCAAGTGGTCATATTGGTAGCATGAATTGGCGTGGAGGTGGATGGGAACGTAAGTTTGTTTTAGCGGACAAAGAAACAACTGATAGAATGAATTTGGCGTTAAAGTACCGTGGTTTGTTTTTTAGGTTGTATTTTACCTACAAACAAGTTCCTGCAAGGCCGACACTCATTCCTGCTTCCTATATCGTGTGGGTTGGCAATTTTCGTAAGGGTATACGAGAGTATCAAACACCGTACGGCAAAATGAATGCGAGGCATATGAAGATCACGAAGGTGATTACAAATCGTATGTTTACGAGCTTTAGAATGGATAGTAAGGTTTCTATTCCCGAAGATTTTCCAGTGGAGATTAATTATGAAATACGGTAATTTGTTAAGTGTAGTAGATGAAACAATGGGCAATCGTCTTTCGCATATAGAATATGATGAAAAAGACAAAGACAACTTACTTGAAGAGTTGAAGTCTCTCTTCTCGTCGGATAGTCATAAAGGCACGGTAGTTATCGCCAATCAAAAGCGAGAATTTCGTGTTTTGAGGCTCAAAAATAATATTTTGAGTGCGAATAAATGGAACGTGGAAACGCCGACCGAAATTGAAACTGTTGAATTCACAAATGACAATGATGTTTGGGAGTGGTTGGTGAAATGAAAATTTGGTTAGACGATGAACGTGATCCCACAAAACGCATCATTCAGAGCCAATTCGGTTCTGAGGGTGATGAGGTTTGGGCTAAGTCTGCGCCTGTTGCTATCAATTATTTGAAGCAGGGACGATGTACGTTCATTTCGTTGGATCATGATCTTGGGGCAGGTGCCGGTTCTGGAATGGATGTAGCAAAGTGGATTGAAGAACAAGCATATCATGGCACACTTACAAGGTTAACGTGGACAATCCACTCAATGAATGCCGTGGGTAGGAAGAACATGGAGAAGGCTCTTTTCAATGCTGATAAGTATTGGAGTATTCATGAGGCGATTAAAAACCCTGCTTAGGCAGGGTTTTTTCTTGACATGAGTCTTGACGTATGATATAGTCAAAGTCAACCAATGAGGATTATGTCTTGTTTTGGAAACTCTACAAATTCATAGTTGGCTGGCCACCTGTTAACTATTGGAAAATGCGGAACAAGTGGGGTACTGAATTGTACCCTTCTTGGTATGCGTGTTTTTGGTGGAAGTTTCTAAGTGGTTGGCATAAGCCCAGAAAATCTGTATGTCCATTGCCAATATCGCCAAACTTTAATTGTGGAATATCCGGTTGGAAGTATTGGCGATGGAATGGTTCTGATTTTCTTCTTGATCGTGAACCTACTTGCCCACCTCCTAGCGATCCGTTCTGTTTCTTCACTGGCATTTTTGGTCGTAGGCATGGGTATTCTCGCTACGATGTTTTCATGTATGCGTATGGGCGAGGATTGTGGAAACAATTTGTTAGTACTCGCATAGGTCGTGAATATTTGCGATGGTTGAAGACAAGGGAAGAGTAAAAGTTACAGAACCTCAACCTTAAGGATAGACTAAGATGCGAACTTCCAAGCCCCTTTCCCGAAAAGTTCATATTGATGAAAAAGAGTGGAGTTACTTCGTTGGAAAGGACAACGTTAAAATCAGGAATCCAACCTGTACCAAAAGTTTCGTCGTCACTATGCAACAACTTGGTATCGAAAACTTAGAGCCGTGGGGAGTAGTTCGTGATCCTGTTACCCCGCAGATCGTCAAAGACTACATCATAAAGAACTTGTGACCATACCCCTCACTTCAACAAGAGGTTAACATGGATGATCCCATTCGTCTCACACCTTTACAGGAATGAAAATGTTAACTGCATATGCAAAAGCTAAAAAGCAAGAAATGCATGATTGGATTGTAAAATGGTTACATGAAAATGGTGAAATTGCCAATTCATCAAAAGTTTTTCATTATGAGTTTCATTTGAAATTTAAGGGAACGATGAGAACAACAAAAACCAATGATGTCATTTCGAACTTAGCCAATGCTGCGTTATTTGAAATGTTCAGAGTTGGTACTTTGGTTCGTCATAAAGTTCAATTGCCAAAACTCATGCGAAAAACGGGATTTCCTCACACAAGTTTTGCCTATCGTTTGGCTAATCCAATTATCTTACATCCTTGTGGATAGAATATCATGAAGCCTCACCTGTGACCATACACCCATAAGTTTAATTAAGGAGCAAACTTATGCGTTATGCCATTGAACTTCGTCATGCCGATCTTGTAAAGGATGATGGCTATCGTGCTTACTACACGGACATTAATTGGGGCAGTGGTGTCATTCCCTGTTATGACATAGTCAGTGGCAAAGCGGCAGAAGATATGCCTTTGGCATGTTTCAAAACCCGTGCTGATTGCTACTTAGCCTTATCATACATGGACGAAGATAAGCTAGGACAGTATGAAATTAAGATTATCAAATCTGATGAAATGTAGGGAACTGTGACCATACACCCCACATAACATGAACCGGATAAATGCCAATTACGTTGTTGACCTTCTTACCGCTCATGGTTATAGCGTTGAAGTACATACTTCGTATCACATGCAGATTCCGCACGCCGGTGGCAAGCATAACGTTTGGGTTAACAAAGATGGCGAAATCAAATTTATGCCCACCGGCTGGCGGTCAGCAAGGATAATTTCAACAAGAACTCTCCTTGACGAACTTCTTCGTTACAACTACAGACAAACCGATGAAGGTGCGGCAAAAATCATTCGTGCCATTGAAAATCTGTCGGTTGAGGTTGAACCACTCTTAACTGATAAACAGACTATTATTTCGGCAGGGATCTTTGTTGATGCGGGTTGGAAATTGGGGAAAGCACGTATTGCCGTAATTCACAAATGGGTAAACGGTGATATGGATGTGTTTGTGCGAAACGTTGCGTGCGAAAGTTCACAAGAAGCGGAAGAATTGGGTATTCAGTTTGCATTGGATCAATATCCTTCGCCTGAATACAATGATGAAATTTATACTGACAATCAGTTTGCTTCTACCAAGTTTGGTGAACGTGTGAAATGGATTCCCCGTGGCGGTAATCAAATTGCTGATAAGTTAAGCCATTTGAGAGGTAAATAATGGAACGCCCTATAGTTAAGATACCACTTGAAGATGGTGCGATGACTAAGGTACCTTTGCTTACCCAGAATGGTAACAATTGGGTAGCAACCATCACCCCGAATCAAAATTCAGCCGGTGGTATGGATCGCAAGTTTTGGACACAAGCCAATACGCCCGGAATGTTCTATATTCTGCCGGAAGGCTTGAAAATTAACACCGCTATTGAAATGGCGGCAGATGAATTCACCAATGGCAAGGGCTATAGTAGCCGTTCTCGCAACCGCATGTATTACATTGTCATCGGTATTACAAAAAGCGAAATCACGCTCATCCAATACAAGACGGGATTATCTTGTATTCGTGCTTCCATAGAACGAAATCTGTCAGCACCTACAATGAAATTGGGGGATATTAGCCAAATTGTCATTTATGCGGCTGTTTGTGAAGGTGGATGGGCATTGAGCAGTGGCGAGATAGTTGAAAGGCCACACCGCACAGTTAATATCGGTGGGCACTTGTGGATGTTGGATTATGTGGAACCGGACAGGTGGTATTACGTCTTGGCAAAGGAGATCAAATGAGCAACATTCGTCAAAAAATAAGAAATGGTGAAGTGATTTTAACGGCAGGTCAATTTGCCTTGCTCAAAAAGGCAGGTTCGTCGGTTGTCGAAAAGAGGGTTAAGAGTGGCCCTAATTTTGATCTGCTTGTTTCGTTCGGTCTTATTAGAGCGAATGGGAAATTAACAATTGAAGGCGGTAGAACGCTGCGAGTTTTGAAAAGAAAATCCAAGTTAACGAAATTGAATTCATAAAATTAATTGTTATACTTTGTAGATGAACAATAAAAACTTTAACATTTCCACTGCTGCAAAACTAGGTTGGAACCTCCTGAAGTCAGCATTACCCGATCAAAAAGCTAATGGTTATGATCTTCTACGACAAGGACAGACGGAAGGGTGGCTTCATCAACACGATAAGCCATTTCGAATCAATAACCTTCCTACTGGTAGCGGGAAATCATATTTAATTGCCGCAATTGCTATACATCGAATGTCGATTAATCCTAAATTGCGGACATGGATTTGCGTACCCGAAACAACTATTGCCGATGGTTTTCTTATTAGGAAATAATTTTTTTATTTTTATAAGGTGACGATTTGGAAAATGTAATTGCAATTTCAATAGGTTTAATAGCATTAACAATTAGTATTAATAATTATATCAGGAGTCATAAACCAAAAGTTAAATTGTTGAAATTTAGTACAGGCTATTCTTCGATAATTTCTTCTGAGTATTTAGAAGTGATAATTCAAAATGTGGGAATTACACTTAGCGATGTTTCTTTGTGGTTAAAAATAAAAAATAAAAAAACGACTTTTAGTCGGGAATTTTCAAGGATGAGTAATCACTTTCAAAATATCCAAAACTCTTCTTTGGCAAAAGGTGATATAATAAGATATGTAATTACTTCTTGGGAACCAATGGACATCTCACCTGCTGATATTGCTTTGGAAGTAAGATCAAATTTACTCGAATTTACGATACTTAGTATTCCTATTCGTCGTGGCATTGGCATTTTTTTTCAAATGCAAAAAATAAAATGGAATCAGTATTTATTGCCGATACGATGGATAGCAGATCGCATGAAGGAAAAGAAGTCAGCAACTCTGACTTTGATTCTTAGAGACATCAATAATAAAATATTAACATATTTTGGATTCACACATTATCAAAAATTATCTTATTTTAATCGACCAAAATTGCCTCACCTAGTACCTTCAATCTTGTCTGAATATCCAAGGCAGGAGTGTGTAAAATAAAATCCAAACTTTCCCACTGCCCTTCAGGGAATTTGAAATCTTCGTACAGATGATATGGAAAACTGTTCATGGTGCGTTGTGGTTTGATTGACCACTTCTCTTGTGGCTCACAAATCAAAAGATGTGCCATACAACTTTGTTCGCTATTGGGAAAGTGTTGATAACGCTTTCCTGTTTCCCAATACTTATCCATAAATGCTGCCGACCAATCCGTATGCTTAATTAAAATCATTCCGGCGTTTAGGCCATTCACATCGGCTGTACTGACAAAGTCGTGAGTAGCTAAATCTTCGATTTTAATATCCATGTTGGTGATAACAGCATCAATGTCCATGACAAAGATAGCATCAAAGCGGTGCAAAACTTTTCTTGAAACGTCCATCCGACCCCAGCAAGCTGCCCGGCCTTCCCACGTGTCAGAGTCCCAACCACCTACTTCTACACTCTCGTAACCATGTTTTTCGCAATAGATTCTACGATTTGGCAATACTAAATTTGCCAACACCTCGTACTTTTTATTCCAACACGAAACGATGCCTATTTTCATATAATTAATTAGTATTGATCTGTGTTGTTTGTTGTTGTACAATTACTAAACAATACAGGAAAAATGTCATGAAAACCATTTTGTGGGTTCTGTTCTCTCTTATCCTTATGTTCTCTCTTACTTGCGGCGTCTACAGTTGTGTTCAAAACCAAAACGACAAAGAGTTAATTACCAATTTAGTGACAGAGAAAAATCATAAACAAATCGTCAAATTAAAGCCTGATGGTATTACTTGTCTGAAATTGAATGCCAAGTGGGGCCAAAAATGGGATTTCAAAACGTGCGATGATTATGAACTCGTCACGATATTAGAAGTGAAAGTTGTTAAGAGTAGCAGTCGTTTCGGCAGCACTTATGGAGATAGTGTGGAAATTTGGATGAAAGTCAAACAGCCCTTCATTATCCAATGCACTTATCTCAGTGCGGATAACACCAATAACTTTTTGTATACAAAGTTGGAGATTGAGCCAAAGAAATGAACATTAAGATTTGGACTGCGATGCGACATGTAGTGATGTTTCCTGTCGCTTTGGTTATTTTGTTGTTATGGTTGCCACCGTGGTTTTTTCTAATCGTTATAGAAAAATTTTTCGGACATGCAAGAGATAGAAAATGGTCTCATGGGTGGGAGTGCTTCCTACAATCACTTGGAGAAGAACCAGATGAAAATCAGTAAAGTGTGGCAAAGTATCAGATATGCATTGGTATGCTTGTTTTTGTTCCATTTGGCCATAGTGACTATTTTGGTTGCTATAATGGTCTTAGGGCCGTGTTGGATAATGCAATTAATTACAGGTGAGCCTTACGTTGATAGATGGGCATTATGTGTTTCTAGGTTTTGTATGTGTGTTCAAAAGAAAGTAATGGGTGTACCATAGATGAAAAAATGGCTTAGGTATTGTTTTGGAATTGTGTTGGTTCTTTTGTGGCTTGCTACGATTGGCATGTTCGTGTTATTGGCTTGGATACCCATATTAATTTTCGGTGGGGACAAACGTGCAATAGCGTGGATGAATTTTTGGCTGACTAGGACTTTCGATCCCATTGACGTATTTTTAGTTTCAAAATGACTCATTTTATAAAACCTTGATAATCGCTTGACTGGAAGTATAATCAGTAAATGAATTTTACTTCGAGGCTGAGAAATGAAGGGTATTAATAATCCTTGGTGTGCTCAAAAAAGACCGGCAAAAGACGAAATAAGAAATTGGACTTTCAACATTAAGCAAGAAGCCAAACATGCTATTTTTTTACCAAGTAGCGATGGTGTGTGTGTAAAGAAAGCGTTGGAAAAGTTGGTGATTGGCAATCAAACTCTTTTGAAATTTGTTGAACGAAACGGGCCAAATTTTGACAAAATGATTAAAGTCAAAAATAGTCTAGTGCGTCAAAAGTGTATCAATAAAGATTTGGTTAAGTGTATCTATGGCGAATTGAGTTCTGTCGTTTTGACGGATGAAGAGCCACCGGTAGATTTGCTCAATGCCGATCTATGCGGCAACATTAACGGCGATCTTTTCTCTTGGCTTTTTGGACATTTACGGCCCCGATTAGCTGAAAATGCCTTTTTGAGTTTCACGTTTTATTGTATCCCCCGTGGATTCGCTGATTATTCAAACCTTAAATCTTGGATGGAATCCTCATATCCAAAAACATATAGTCGAAATTTGAGGATGGCGAAAAACGAGTTAATTGCTACTTACAAAACCATGTTTCAAATGATGTTTCCTGATGCCAAAATTGGATTGCCAAAAATTTATCAAGATACATCTAAAATGATGGCATGGAAATTTCGAGCAGGCAAATTGGGCGTTGGTTCTAATAACACTACTCTGGAGGAGGAATGTCATGATGGAAGAAGTTAAAGTTGAAACGGTCAAGAAGTTCAATACATTTGCGTCTATTAAGGCCGCTTGTAATACCGGACTTAGAAGTACCGAAGACATTCAGAGGTACATTCAAGACCAATTCGGGCACTCTGTTCCTAAAAATTACATATCTTCAGGCCGTGCTAAGATCATAGGAACAACCAGACCATTCAAAAATCGGCAATACCTTGGGCGTGCAGAAAAGCCGCCAGTGGTTAATACTGCGGAAGTGGCAATTGAAATTGTCAATATGGTCAAGCAGTATAAACAGTGGACAGAAAAATACGGTGAGCAGACAGTCAAAGAAATCCTTGCTACACTTTCGTGAGTTAAGACCGGCCTTCGGGCCGGTTTTGTTTATTGGGGATTAACATGTTAAAAAATGATCGCTTGGATTTGATCTTAGAACAACTTCGTAATCCTAAACTGCCACAAGATATTCGTCAAAGCCTAGAACGAAGATTGGGCAAAGAATTGTATCAGGTTGCAATGGCGACTTTGAAATCGCAAACTCGATAACCTGTACTTGAATATACAAAAAAGAACATTATACTGATGAAACATTTTTTACTTAAGAAAATCCTATGATAAACCAAGAAGAATTTTGGGCTAATGCAGCAGTAGAAGGCGATTGTTTGATTTGGAAAGGGACACTTAACCCCAAGCCATTATACGGCGTTTTCCAAATGGCGGGTGGGAGACTCATTGCCCATCGTGTCGCTTATGAATTAACACACGGAAATATTCCAAAGGGTGCCCACATCACACGCACCTGTCAAAATCCCCTTTGTATTAAATCCGAACACCTCCGTTTGGCCAACTCACTCAAATCAACTGTTCCTGTTGAAGACCTGAAAGCACGGATTCAATCCTGTGTCAAGGTCGTAGATGATTGTTGGGTTTGGCAAGGGGAAAAGCCGAAGTCTCTATCTCTGCCAACAGGTATGAGATTGTTGGTTCGTGGAATTTATGAACTCTTCAAATCCCCTCTCAGAAAATCGCAAGAAGTGACGAGAAGTTGCAAGAATGAAGAATGCCACAATCCAGAACACCTTATTGCTTTGGAACGTGCCGACTTAGGTTTGGTGAATGCGAAGTTAACAAAGCCGGATGTTGATGCTATTAGAGCAGCGGTTGTAGCCGGGCCTGTTAACATTGGTGAAATGGCAAAGCAATACAATACAAGCCGCCAGACGATCCATGCGGTGGTTTACAATCACAGTTGGTATGATGCCGAATATCATCCACCAGAAAAGATTGAGAGATTACCGAATCGTTCGAAGGAATCGATTGATGAGAGATTCTGGAAGAAGGTTGACAAGAGCGGCGAGTGTTGGGAATGGACGGCGTACAATCATAATGGGTTCGGCCATTTCAGTGTAGATCATTCGCCAAAGTTGGCGCACAGAGTAGCGTACGGATTGGCTTATGGTGATATTCCGGAAGGTAAGCGAGTATTACACACCTGTGATAACGATCTATGTGTTAGACCAGAACATCTTTACTTGGACGAAAAAAGGATAGCCGCTAAATGATAACTGGATGGGCAAGCACTGATGCTAAAAACTCAACGATATGTTCCCGGTGTCAGGCGAAGCCCGGAGAACCGTGTCAAACTCCAAAAAAACGAAGAATCTTTAAAATTCACAGCGAACGCAGTGGGTTGTATCTCAAAACGATTGGCATCGAAGAATTCAAGCGGCGGCATCAACGCCCTTTGGTGAAAGGATTGCGTTCAAATGAGTTATTATAGATTCGTTTATGGTGGTCGTTATGAGAGTGAAGGTTTGTTGACTTTTGCTTGGGGTATTCAACAATATCCTAATAGCAAAGGATTGAAAAATCTTAAATTCAACTTGAATAAAATCAACGAAGTTATGCGATGGTATAACTCTTATTTGCCTGCTCCAAGTACGAAGTTTTATCGCAGCACAAATACCGATAACCATTACTACTGGTTCAAAGATACGGCAATAGAGAGTATCGCAAAAGGCAAAGAATTGATGAATGCCATTAATGGCACCGCTTTGTTTGAAGCAGAAGAAGTTAACTCTATTCTTTACGAAGACAAATTTCAGGTCTTGGCCAGTTTGAGTAGGCGGAACAAGGTTTATCGTGTTGATTGACGCTTTTTACTTGACTTTAGTGCGATAAAATGTTATACTGATGGAAAATGGAGGCTTTTATGCTTTACGTTCCTCAGACCATGCATCGCACAACTGACAACTCTTTGTGGCTTTACATTGGCTCCGAACATGGATTGAAAGCAAAAAAATTGGATTTGGTTGATGAAAATGGCAAAATTCGTAAAGTTTCGTTTGAGAAGTTTCACAAAGAGTTTAGGCCCATTGTGGACGAGTGGGATAAGCCACAAGCTGGACGTAGTATCGTTAAGGGTGGCGGTGGTTTTTTTGGCAAGGCATCAGTCATTAAGGAAACACGGCCTGATGTTAGTCTTCGTAAATATATTGGGATGAAAGAAGATGAAAAGCAGCGACTTCGTATGGAATTGGTAGAGCCTGCTGTTTCCAAGTTTTTATTGCTTTGTAAGACAATTGACAGTGCGAAACCAGATTACAATAAAGAGCGAAGTGTTAACATCAATCAATGTGTTGAAATGCCAATGCCTGATGGTTTTAGAACTTATTTTTGGCAACGAGTTGAAGAGCGAGTGGATGAGCGGTTTGGCTTATTCGGCCAACATCAAGAGGGCGAAAAACTTAGCAAGTGGCGTGATCCAAATTTCGCCCGTGACCGCTTCTATGTTGTAGATGGCCGACTTTTTCATCGCAACTGTCATTTTGATATGTCGGCAGTATTAGTTAAACACAATTCAAAAGACCTACATGGTGCCAAAAGGCTTATCCATTGGCTTCAAGCATTGAGTGACCATACACCCTCTCAGGCATGAGCTTCTCACTAATTAAATCTTGGGATAACCGCAAAACCGCCAAGCGTGCTGATTGTACGAATGGTCGCACTTGGACTCGTCGTATTCGCTGGTTGGTGGGCGAGCGTATCAAACTTAAGTTGGAAGATGGGGTTCAATACCAAGAAATTTTGACTGATGAAGCATCGGCAAAAATCATATGGGATCGTTTCAAGGAGGGGCAATCCATTGAAGATTCGGTAGGCATTTTTGGAGATCGTGTGCCTACTAATCTTAAGTCTAAAAAGGCCGAGTGATAAAGTGAAAAATCATTCTGTCAATCGTGTGACCATACACCCTCGTAAATCGGAGGTGTCTATGGAATTTTTTACTTTCCTACATTTGAAGTTTAATATCACGGAGGCGAAGAAAAAGGCTGCTAAATACGAACCGGAGAAAAAAGCTCCGTCTTTGGATTGGCTGTTACCTTTGATCTATATCGATCCCGTACACGTGCTGCACGCCGATTTGCTAAAAGTCGTAATCTTTGCGTCTTTGCCAATTGATAAGGTTGTGTGTCATTACTTAATTGACGGCAACCATACTGTTAGTCGAGCGGTCGCAGATGGTGTTGCGACGGTCAATGTTGTGACCTTGAGTATTGCCGACAGTTTGTTTATACTAAAGTCCAAGAAATCACTGAGGGACTCCATACGAGCGGAGGCCCGCACTATGGGGCTTTTATGAGCAAACTGTTTGGCAAGTTAAACAAATTATTTGGTGAACTGGTTCGGGTTGATGAACCTTCCAAGAATCCATATCCCAAAACCGTCGTTGAGTGCTTAGACGACGAAATGAAGTACCGCAGTGGCACCGGTAAGGCTATTGAAGCCTTCCGGGCCATGAATCCATATCGTGGCACCCCTGAAGAAATCCAAGTTAAGTATCGGACGCTCAATACCGCACTTGCCAAGGTGTACGAAATCCCAGAACCCAAATTGGTGTTCGTAGACAAAATTCCTTGTGGGCCATGTTGTTTACGAAGTAAACCCGCCGTCATTCTTATTGAGCCAAATGCTGATGGCGAATATTCTGTAGTTGTATTTTTGCATGAATTTGCACATACTCTTGGACATGGGGAAGTTGGTGCCTGTAAATGGTCACTCAACTTGTTCAAACGATATTGGCCCAAGTCGTTTGAGAAACTTGATCATCGTGGGCATATGCTCTACAAAAAGGCAAAGGCATGAGTGCCCCCGACTTGAGCGAATTGTTCTTTTACGTTGTCCAGAACAGCACAGGTCAGTTCTTTCGACGTAAAGGACATTACGGATACGGAAGTTCATGGGTTGACGACATTAAGACGGCAAGGATTTATGTTAAGCTCGGCCCGGCAAGGGCGGCGGTAACATACTTCTCCAGTAATCCCGCTTATCCCATTCCAACAATCCTCAAGTTGGGTGTTGGTGTTGTGGAAGTGATTGACGAGTCGGAACGTGTTGCCAAAGCGTTGCTAAGAAAAGCAACAGCTAAAGAGCAGCAAAAACTTCGTGAAGCCAAATATCAACTTGAACGGGCGCAGCGGGATATGGAATCCGCAAAAACCAGACTCGAACGAGCGAAAAGAGGAGTGTCATGATTCACATCAAAGTTAACGGTGGCCAATACAATGCCATCTGTAATGATAACGACGAAGTCGCTGTGAATGAAATCATTAATCGCCGATTTCCCGGCGCACTTGATGATCGACACGAACAACTTTGCAATGTGTTGAAAATCGGAAGATTTCAACCATCTACGACTCATCCTTATGCTTTGGTGCGAACACCATTGGAATTTGTTAATGAGTCGCATCAATCATTCGCTTCGGTCGGTGGTGGTTTGGTTTGCGCCAAATGCTTCAAGGATATTGAACCTCATTACGTGACGGTTGAATGTCCTCATTGTCGTAACACCAAAATCCCCAACTACAAGCCCGTCATCACGCCAATGAAACGAGGCAACGCCAAGCCTCCTGAAAACAAATACCGTAGCAGGTACTAAGGAGAATGTCATGAAAAGTGCCATCTTTCCATTGTCAGCAAATCCCCCTCATTACGGCCATTTTTGGCTGATTGAAACCGCTGCCAAGTTAACCGACAAGCTCGTTGTTGGCATTGGCGACAACGAAGATAAGAATTACGCTTTCACGAATGAAGAGCGGGTGGAAATGGTTAAGTCGGCAATTGATTTGCCGAACGTGGAAGTTGTCGGTTATCCCAAGATGTATTTGTGGGAATTTGCCAAGAAGATGAATATTCCTGTTTTGATACGAGGAATGCGTTCTGCCAATGACTTCAGTGGCGAAAAAGCGTTACAGAATTACAATCAAGACAAGTGGCCGGAGTTAACTACGGTCTACATTGTTTCACCGGACAAGATAAGCGATTTCAGTTCATCTTTGGTAAGGGATTTGACCAAAGATGTAAGTGATTTAGAAATAAGGTGCTTGAAGAAACTGGTTCCCGAACCGATCTTGAAGCGACTGCTTGAAAAAGAATTGGCTCGCAAGGCTTTACCAAACGAAAAAGGTCTATGAAAACCACGCCTAGCAACATTTCATATCGCCGCTGGCCGTATTGGGTAGAACCCATGCAACGTCAGCAGTTAACCAATGCAATTGCATTGATGCTAAAACATCACGACGGACAAAAGCGAAAATATTCAGGCGATCCTTTCACCGTACATACGATACGTGTTGCGGGGGCGATTGGCACGCATCCTCTGATGGATATGGAAGACATAGCCAGTGGGTATCTTCACGACACAAAGGAAGATACGAGTATCACTGATGAAGAAATTTTGGAAGCGACAAGTGAGTACGTTTTGTTCAGCGTTAACGAACTAACCAATCAAACGAAGGTTTTGAAGGGTGTCCCCCGCCGTGACCGCAAGCGAATGGATTGGGAGCGACTGGCCAAGGTAACTCAGAAATCCAAAATCAAGAAGATGTTTGATCGCCAAGACAACCTTATTGATATGGTTAACGCACCTACGGATTTCAAGAAGCTCTACATTGATGAAAGTAAACAATTGCTCGATTATGTAGGAGATGGCGATCCTGATGTAGCAAGACAAGTTATATCAGCTTGTGATGCTATTTTTGGTTGGCGACCATTTAGCATTCAGGAACTTGCCAAAAAACCTGTTGGCGTAGAAATTGAACATCCCAAACACGGATTTGGTCGTATTGTTCTTGCCGATTATGAAGACACAAAAATCAGAATTGTGTCTTATAAAGACGGCAACATTGTTCGTATTCCACAATCAGATCCACAGGAATGGGCCTTGTTGAGAGAGACGGGGAATTAACGTGAAAAGAATGTTTTTAATGCGGGGGCTTCCGGGGTCGGGCAAAACCCATTTGGCCAACAACATTGCGGAGAGGCTTGGTGGTGCCGTCTTTTCTCATGATGATTACATGGGTAAGGATGAATACTTCAAGTGGAGTGCTGATGACTCCATGATGGCACACTTCTCTAACCAGAGTGCTGTACGTGATGCCTTACGTGAGTCTGTGCCGGTTGTTGTTGTGGATGCGTGTAATTTGAAGCCGTATTTAGCGAGTCCGTACATTAGAATGGCGAAGCGGTATGAATACGAATACATCGTTATTCATCCTTCTACATCTTGGGCATTGAATCCATCTGAATGTGCTAGGAAGAATTCGCATGGTGTTAAATTGCAAACGATACGGGATATGAAAGAGGTTTATAACTCAATCCCGATTCATGTATTTAATGCTTTGATGAAATTAGAGTTTTCTTTTGATCCTGTGGAATGTGTTCAAGCGGCACAATTAGCAATGGAGTCTAATGAGCCTTTCATTGCTGATGAGTGCGTGATAGATTTTCAGGATTGGCGTACTTTGGGTGGTTTTCCGCCTGCCGGGGCCGAAGATACTATTGAAAGTATTGACAAGAAGTTGAAATCGTGGCGGAAAGAGTATTGGAAGTCTGTTAATTGGACTTCATAAAGGAGTAGTCGTGAATTGCGATTTATGCAACGAACCTGCTTATCGTCTCGGCCAATTTTATGGGCGTTGGATATGTCCGTCGTGTCTTGACCATTATATTGGTTACTACGACGATGCGGATGTAAATAACGTCCATTTTCGCTATTTCGATCCAAATCCTCTAAATTTCGATCCAAGACCTATAAGAGTGCAAGTTGCCATTGATGAGATTGAGTGCAATGACAATTTGAGTCAAAATGTAAATACTGTTTCGTTAACATCGCCACCCCCCAAGCCAAATTGTCGAACAATGACCAATTTCTCTAGCTGCGGAAAGAGACTTGGCGAGATTGAGATCGAGATCTATGAAGATGATGGCGATAATTATAATTACGGCGGTTGTTAGTCGTCTTCATAATCGTCATCATCATCAAAATCATGAGTATCTTCAATTTCTTCGTCGCTAGAGTCTCCGTAGCCGAAGACGTCTTCATCGTCGTCTTCTGCAACTTCTGAGCTTCCATCTTCTGACGAATTATTGTAAGATGATTCGTCGTCTAAAAAATCTTTGTCGTTTGGATTCATACTTGCCCCCTCAGCCTATGTAGGCATCTATTGGAAAAAAGGGAGATCCAAGTGGTTAAATCTTATGCGTCTGGTGCCTTAACTTCATGGGTCTTACTGGCCTTTTTTGGTGTGGGTGCTTATTTACTAAACGGCATATGGGGCAGCATTTGTTCTTATGTGACCCTACAAGCAGTCATATATTGTGCAACTTCCCTCATCATGGGATTGGCTTACTTTTCTAAGCCACAAGATTATGACGAAGTTTGCATGGATTATATTAATGACAACCATTGGTTTCTTTTGTTTTTGGTGCCATTAGAAGAGATTTATCGCTGGTTATTCTTGCATATTTTTTCGACACAATTGGTTGATAGTCAATTCACTTTTTGGTTACTAGTTGGTGTTTCTCTTGTTAGCTGGTGGCTTTTTTATGGCTTAATATTTAAAGTCAGAGTGTTCAATATCGTACCTCATTTTGTATGTGGTGCGGTGTATGTGTACATATTTTTGAAGTTGGGTTTGTGGCCAACGATTATCATTCACTTACTGGCTCAATCAATAATATTAGCAGCACAAAAAATTGAATTGCCGGAATGGCGGGATTATTACATTTTGGGTTATTGCGCAATCCCACTTTTGGGAAGCTATATCGCTTTGAGAGAACTTAGTCCGGCATTTAATTTTGAACAAGTGATTTACGGCCATGTGGGACATTTAACCAAGTGGCACTGGTTGGCTTGTACATGCTTTGTGTTTGCGGCTCTCAAGATATTAACCATTGTGATGTGTTTTGATACAGGTGTTGTAGAGGGTAAAAATTCATCAATGCCAAATGATGTTCAAACCGTTTTTGGCAGCATTGGCGCTGCGTTGATGATTATCGGTTTTCTGATAGCACTCTTTGCTTTGGTTGATAATCAGTATGCCATAGCGGTGTGTACTACACTGTTTCTAGGATTGTTTGTTCCAACACAATCTGGATCTGGTACGGCACGCAAGATGATATTCACTTTGCCAAAAGTGTTTTTGATGTTAATGATTTTCAATGCTACAAATCCGCATGTGATTTTGATGTGTTTGGTAATTGTATTTTTGTTACACATTCCCATCTTTTTGATCAATCTAAAAGAAGTTTGATTACTTTGATAAGATATGCAAAGAAAACCGGATTACATTGGTATTGGCGTAATGAAAGGTGCTACAACATGGGCGTGGCATCAATTGAAAGATCATCCCGAAATTAGGATGCCATATCTTAAAGAGCTTCATTACTTTGACAAACTGGAAATAACGCCAGAACAGTATCTTGCCAAGTTTAGTAGAATACCGAACGTTTATAGAACCGGCGAAATCACACCGGCTTATATTAATGTTCCTCATGCACCTGCTTTGGTTAAGACTTATTGTCCCAAAGTTAAGATTTTTGCCTTTCTGAGAAACCCGGTTGAGCGGGCCTTCAGTCATTGGAAAGTTGGTGTGTGGGCAGAGCATAAGATACCACCGGGAACTTCTTTTTCTGATGCGTTTAATTTTGGTCATCCGTGGCCGGGGCCATTTTGGAATTCACTTCAGGAAAAAGGCAATTACTTAAAGTATCTCAAACGTTGGTACTCTTTCTTTCCTGAAAAGCAAATCAAATTGTTTTGGTACGATGATTTGGTGAGTGATCCTTTGAATGTGTTGCGAGAACTATACGAGTGGGTTGAGGTGGATGCGTCTTTCGTTCCAGAGAAGTACGACAAGAAGTACAATGAAAATCATTCCGGTTACAATCCCGTTATGAAGGAAGTAGATCGCAAGATGGCATTAGAGTTTTATTTACCAATGATTGAGCGATTGGAAAATTTTACCGGTCGTGATCTTACTTCTTGGAAAAGTTAAGTAATTGAAAATTGGTTATTTATAGGGTATATTAACGACATGATTCGTATTAAGAATAAGAGACAAATTGCTGGTATTAGAGACAGTGGGCGTGTTGCGGCGAGTTGCTTGGAGCATATTTCGCAATACGTTAAGGCTGGTTCAACTACTGCCGAAATCAATGTTCGTGTTGAAGAGTTTATCAAGAAGAACAAAGCAGTTGCGGCGACTCTTGGTTATCATGGCTACCCGGCATCTTGTTGTATATCGGTGAATGAGGTAGTTTGTCATGGAATTCCCGGTAATTACGAATTGAAGAATGGCGATATTGTTAACGTAGATGTGACAACAATTTTGAATGGGTTTTACGGTGATACAAGTACCATGTATCTTGTTGGCGAGGTTTCTAAGACAGCGAGTGACTTGGTGAAGGTTGCTAAGGATTGTTTGGATGCTGGTATTCATGAGGTGAGGCCGGGCAACTATTTCAGCAACATTGGATATGAAATCAATCGGATAGCCACTTCACATGGTTGTGGTACAGTTTATCAATTTTGCGGTCATGGTGTAGGATTAGGTTTTCATGAGGAGCCACAAATTCCTTTTGTTGCACCGAAGAGTGTTGGGTTGAGGATGAGGCCGGGGATGGTGTTTACAATTGAGCCGATGATCAATGAAGGTGTTGCTGATGCAATCATTAATGAGCAGGATGGTTGGACGGCAACAACAGCGGATGGAAAATTGTCTGCTCAATACGAACACACGGTCGTAGTAACACCACAAGGATTTGAGGTACTTACTGTATGTTAGGTCTTATTTTCGATAACAAAGTTAGTGTCGGTATTGCTTCCTTTTTTATGGGCGTATTGTTAACTTGGGGTTATTGTGTTGGTGTTCAAGGAGAATTTGCTACGATTTTACTTACGCTGTTGATAGGCGTACTTTTGGGAGTTGCGATTACTTTTTTCGCAGCCTATAAAATTGTTGGACACGCAGCAAGCAAACTCAAAGAAGAAGAAGAGAAAGAAAAAGAAGGCGACGATCCCGATTGGTGGAAAAAAGGCAAACCGCCACCCTATTAGGAGATTTGCTATGGATATGAAAAGTACGTTAATTGAGTTGGGCGAAAGACTCGTTAGACGACACAAGTTTTCGGCAGCGAAAATGGCGTGCCGTGTTTCTGAGCCACAAAAAGATACTACACCCGTGGTAGACTTTTTGTTGTGGTTAGACAAAACACCCGAAGCTCGTCAAGAGTTAGAGAGCATGGGTCTGACATTTATAAGAACGGCACAGGTTTTAAAATATTGAGGTTTTGAATGTTAAAAGTATCGATACAAATTGCTGTTCCGGAACATCGTCCGGCAGACAACAAGGATGGTCACTTTTTGTGCTATGACGCAAACAGTCCCATTCCTTGGGAAAAGAATATCTTTGTGGTCACCGATAGTTTAGATCGGATATGGTTTTGTCACGAATTCGGACACCCATTGACCGATAAGGAACTTAACAGAGTAGCGACCACTATTCGTTCTGATTACGGTGAAGACTATAAGAGGATGTCGCCTTTGTTGGTTCAGTTGGTTGCTGCGAGAGTAGGCGATCTTGATGAATTGCGTTCAATGTTGAGCAAGATTGTTTTACGAACCAATGAACTTAATTCTTAAGGGCGAACCGTGCCACACTATCCATTTCCTGATTTTGTTGGTAAGGATACGCAGATATGCGATTTCTTGAATGTCTCTTGTTTGTCGTTTCAAATCGAGAATCCTTACATTCTTAAGAACAAGAGAATTCCATACCAACAGTTTTGGAATTATGCTTTTATCCCCACGAATTCCCTTCACCTGTTGCCAGTAATAGGGCCGCATGACATGGAGGTGTACAAGGTAGATGCCAATTTAAGAGTGATGTATGTTAGGGAAAGAAATCGCCAATGTGAAAACATGAAGTTTGGTGATCCTACTCACGCATTTGTAATAGATACCAATCTTCCTGTTACTGATGTATATGCTGCCGATCTTTGTGGGTTCTGTACTGGGTTAATTTCCCCTTATACTTCAACAAAATGGATGAGTCAGTTTTATGAAGACTTAAGTGTTGGGAATGGACCAACACCATTTTCAAAACACGCCGCATTGGGATCGTCGGGAACCGCTCTTTATCCTAGCAGTCCTTGGCCTACCCTTGGCTGGCAATCCAATGGTGAAGGGCCGCACGAAGCTAATAACTTTGTACACACTGCTACAAATCATTTACTAAACGGTCACACCATTGGCATGAAGGAAATGCTGACCTACTACCAGTGGCCAGCAAGAATGAGTGTTGCTTTATTCTTTAGGGAAAAGCTTGAACACGAATCGTTTATTTTAAGTTTACTCAAGTCTAGGATCAAAACATTTTGTGCGTTGTATCCCAATGAGCGGGAAGGTATAATGCATAAAATCCAAGGGATGCGTTGGGTTGATACGAAATCTCTTTCGATGTGGCACGATTATGACAAGGAAGCGATTACGGCTTGTAAGGCGGCGAATAAATCTGGCCACTCGACTCGGCGAAGAAGTTACGTAATGGAATATGAAGACGAGGTTTATTGGCCGAAAGATTTTGGTAAGCGATCTAAGGTTGATATTGAGGATATATCAAATAGCACCCACGACTTGTGAGGCATAAGGTGATAGTTAAAATTAAGCCCAAAACACCAATATGGTGCGCAAAATGTTCAAGCCAAAACGTGCTATGTTCTTACTTCAAAAAACAAATCGAAATCACTTGTCAAAAGTGTGGTATCTTAACAACTTCGGGTTGTGATGATATTAAGATTCAGGAATTAGTCAAAACTGCTGCGCCAATCATAGTTGGCAGCAAAAAGTCGTTGGGCCATTTTCCGCAATGCTGGATGTGTGTTTATCATGGGCCTTGGAATCAAGATGAAATGAAGTTGGTTGAAGGCATAGTGACGGATATAGTTAAGGCCAATAATGATTTTGATGGTGAGTGGCGAATGGTAAAAGGTCGGGCGACTTTCACGGCATGGGATTGGAAGTGGGCATGTGGCCAAATTTTGGTTGCACCTACGCTCTGTGGCCTCATGGATCAGGTTGAACAAAAGTGTCGCAAAAGCCAATGACACTAGCGGAGATTTTGCACAACGCCAAGACTGTGAGATTGCGTGTTCGCAATACTTACACGTTGCAAGATTATCTGTGCCTATCACGATTGAACAATTCGTGGTTACATGCCATCGATTTACAAAGTGGTTATGCAGCACATTTAATGCTTTTGGTGTCTGAGTATGCCAGACTATCTTCCGAAGAAGAGATTGAAAATCTGGGCCTTATACCGCTAGAAGATTTGGCAAAAGTGCTTATGGCTTCTAAAAGCGACTTGATACAACAAATAACAGCATTGAGTATTGATGAAGGTGTCCAATGACTTATGAACTTATTGCTTTATTTGAAATGGTTAAAGCACAAAAGTTCAGAGTGCGTAAAGTTTCCGATTTGACCGATTATTGTATCTTGGGAATTCATGAATTCGTAGGCATGCACGCACCTAGAACTTTTACTGTTTATGATTTTCAAAAAAAAGCTTATTCAGAAACCCCTGCTTTGGCAGGTGGGTATGTTTTGTTAAGTACCGCCAATGAAATCAAAGCATTTAGAGGCCAAAGTGAACATGAAGTTATTACAACATTAAAGGCATCATATAAAATAAATTAGCGTAATTTTCTTGACATTCCCCACAGAAGTGATATACTTCTTACAAATTAGGGGAATGTAAATGGACGCAGAATTGGATGCTCTTCATTGTGCTTTGAAAAAGATATTTGGCTTGCGACACCTTAGTGTCAAAGTTAATGTAGAGTTGATGGAGGTGACCCTTGAGGGCACCGCTATCAGTTTCTATTACAAACAACAAGCTGGTGAAGCAGCAATTCAAATGAAGTGCTGGCATAAAATCAATAATAGGCTTCAGGTGCCGTAATGAAAAAGTCCCCTAACTTTGGACGATTGCTGGATTTGAGATTTTGGTTAGCCGATTCGTTGGATGGCATAACCAATTCTTTGTCATCCCGTCCCGCAAAAAAAATCAAATCTAAGAAGTTGAAGTTGAAGCCGAAGAGAAAGAAAAAGATCAAAAGAACCAATATTGTTATTGAGGATATTTCAGATGGCAACCTCTGATATGCCTACTGATTACCAATCTTTGGCATCCTATTTGAAAATGAGACCCTGTTTGTGGTCACTTGTCAATGGGCATTCAGGCCGGTTGGTGACTTGCGAATCAATAATCAATCAAATGATCCGCCTTAATATGGGCGAGAAAGATAAGACTTACACATTTTGTATTGGGCCAAGTGCTGCCATTCAATATACTTCAAATCGCTTCATTCGCATATTGGACAAATTCTGTTGTGAATATTATTATGTAGAACCTCATCAATTGTCTGCTTATCGTTGGACACAAATATTCAGCGAAGTAGATAATTTTCATCTTCAGGCCAGCTTATGAAAAAAATTCCTGAATTTGATAAGGTTCAGAATCCCATTATTAAAATGGGACAATTTGGGATGATTCGATATGGCAGTCGTTACTTTTACAGAGATTGGCCAAGAGCAATCTTTATGGAATGGTATAACTGTCGTGATTCATTTCATTACAATTTCGATCAGAGTTGGTACAAGCAATTTTTCTATGCATGTCCCTATGAAACAGTCAGAGATGTGATTGGGGAAGTGGAAAATGAATTAGGATTAACATTCAAAAGCAAAATACGCAAATGTGATGTTAAAGATGTTGTATGGATTAAGCCTGCACGATTTTGGCGTGCCCAACCAATTCGTCTTTCGTTGTTTACCATCTTGTTGAGAGCCGCCCAACATTATGAAGGCGATTTGGACAAGATGATTATGGCTGATGGTCAAGCATCTAATACCAAAGAGGCGATAGATTATTTTCTGTCTCGTCATTGTTATTACACAGGATCAGAAAAGGGATGGTATCAACAATTTGATACTCGCTACTTGTTACATAAGAAAAAGAAACTAGACTCACTACTTTCTACAACTTCATTGTTCAGAGAATTAAAATTGACTTTATTTGGATAATCCACTTGACAACGACCGATCATTATGTTTTAATTACCTCACACCAATTATGGTCTAATAGAGAAAGATTTATGGCAACTATTACCGCAACACCCCCCGAAACCGCAACCACCACCACGTTAAAGAAAACGTGCAGCAAAAAGGCTTGTCACGGTCGCACCAAGATTGAGAAACTGGCATACCACAAGTGGGAAGTTGCTGGTCGTCCTCAAAGCGACGGTGTCGAATTCTGGCTGGCTGCTGAATGTGAACTTACTACTTCCGAAGTCACCATCACGCCCATCGTTGAGTAATCATGCTCTTGACGAACTTCAAAACACTTGTGCGGCCTTACGACGCAACTACACTTTTGATGTATTTGTGTAATAACGCCGCTCTTGATATTCACTACCCCAATAACATCAACTTCAAAGCGACTTTCAAATCCTTTGGTAATGGGCAATTAACGCTCAAAAAGAGCAAAAATAGCGAGTTGATGAGTATTGATATGGCGAATGTCGTTTTTATGGAAACGCATTTTCTTCGTCAAACTCGGCAATTAGTTGCTCGGTATTATTACACCGGGCCGATGCCTTGGTTAACGGAACAAGCAAAATCCGCTGAACATTGGGATGTGATTTTATCTTCCGTAAAGGTGTGATATGCGTTTACCAGCATTCGTTGATGCTCACGTGCATTTCCGTCAAGGGGATGCACTAGCAACGATTGTCCCTCAATCGGATCGTTACTGCGAATTCGCTCTGGTAATGCCAAATACCGACCCACCCATTTCAACCCTCAAAGAATCTGAAATTTACAAGCAGCAAATCATGGCTCATTGCAAACAAATGACGCCATTGATGACTCTCAAGTTAACACCCAAAACAGATCCCCAACAACTCAATAATATCACCGCTGTCAAGCTTTACCCTGATGGTGTGACAACCAACTCAGAAAATGGTTTCGGAAGAAAAGAACTCGAAAACATTGATGGACACTTGGCAGAGTGTCTTGATGTTATGTCAATGAATGACATTCCGCTTTGTGTTCACGGCGAAATGCCCGGCGAATTCTGTATGGATCGTGAGGATCGGTTTTTGGAAATTCTCGCCGACATGATAATGAAATTTCCCAAGTTGCGGATCGTGTTGGAACATATCACGACAATGGAATCCGTAAGTTTTGTTAAGGCATTTTATCCACGATGTGCAGCCACAATTACACTTCATCATCTTGAATTAACATTGGATGATGTTGTTGGGGATAAATTGAGACCACATTATTTTTGTAAGCCAATCCCCAAGCGTCCACAAGATCGGAATAGATTAGTTCGCATGGCGTTGTCTGGTGAGCCGGGGTTTTTTCTCGGTAGTGACAGTGCACCGCATTTGATTGGCAAGAAGGAGTGCGATCATGGATGTGCAGGTGTTTTCACTGCTCCTCACCTACCAGAAAACCTCGTAGGATTGTTTGTACGGTTAGGCGGCGGCAATGCGGAACGTATAGCAAACTTCACATCTTTGTTCGCTAGAAGGTGGTACAGACTGCCAGAACCGACTTGGATGTTGGAAGTAGAAGAGAAAAAGCGTAAGATTGATGAGTTAATTGGCGATCCTTTTGACGGGTATCTTCCTTACGCTTACAAGACAACAATTGATTATGAAATTTCTCGGCATAACGCTGAGTAGTTTTTGAAGGTGCTAGGATTTTCACACTTAACATATAACTCTCCGCTTGGTGTGGGGAGTTTTTTGATATAGTTAGGAAATTTACTTTGGGCATAGATGGGCAGAATGATTGCTCCTTCTTTCGCCGTGCTAAAAATTAGTTTTTCTAATTTCTTCTGTGTTGGCATGTGACTGATGGGTCGGAAAAAATAGATGACATCATAATTGCTGTAATCTTCTTTCAAGGCATCCATACACTTAATTCTTTGTTTATCGTTTTTCAATCTTTTATAACGTCCGTAAGTATTAAACTTTTTGGGTCGATTGATCTTGTTGGCAACTTGGGCGTACTTCTCATTGAGTTCCAAGCCATAAGAGTCAAAGTATGCTTTGGCCAAACTGACTTTTGTTCCCAGACCGCAACCAACATCAATGAATTTTAAACCTTTTTTCTGGCCTAGAATGTAATGGGATTCGTGTAAATGGTCGAAGAATTTAGCGTGGTCATAGACAACGTAATCCCAATGTCCAGCATTCGTGTATTCACTGTCATAGAGAGGTTCATAGATTTGAACTTCCAATTGATTAATGAGCTGTATTAGGCGGCGATATTGTTTTTGTTGACTCATAAGGTATAAGAGTATGTTTCAAGATTTTCACAATAAGATGATTATTCCTGCTCATGCCGAATACGAACATCTGTATGATTGGGCAATAAATAGAGAATTTATTCATCTATTCACACAATGGGAAAACATTTCAGAAAATGGGCCAAAGATGAAACAGGGTTGGCACGGATTGTGTGGTTTTTGGATAATGGTCAAGACGGAAAGATTGTGTGTTAAAAAAAAATAACGCCAACTAATGTTGGCGTTATTTGAGTTAACTTCAAGGGCCACTAGAACTAGAGCTACTTGTACAAGTTGGTTTAACTAGATTGGCAAGATATAGTTTCCAATCTTTGTTGAGTTGATCAAGTGATTTATTGAGGTTTATTGCTCTACCGTACAATTCGGTTATCTTTGCCATTACATCGTTATAATCGCATGTGGTTGTTGGGCACTCTAAAGCGTTCAATTGAGCAATCGCAGAAAGAATGATCTTGATAAGAGTTTCTCTTTCCTTGATGAATTTTTGAACTTGTTGTAATATGGCTCTTCCTGCTTTGCAACATTCGCCATTAAATGAAATGGGACAATAAGTATCAATGAGGCCTTGAGCATAATCTACCAATTGATACATTTGGTTTTTGATAACGATAACTTGGATTCCGCCGCCTTCGATTCTTTGGTGCGCTATTGTTAATGCTTGTCCGAAATAACTATTATCTAGAGCGACAAGCCAATTGAGTTTAACTTGGGTAAAGTTTTTTAATTTTACACATGCTGCAGGATCGATATTGGGTTGCTTGGCACACCAACACTTTACTGCTTTGGCGTTAATTGCTCTGGCTAATTCCCAACAACCTTGATTGCCTTGGAATAGTGATAAATCAAATCCCGGTTTAGCTATGTCTTTATTCCTACGACACGCATCTGCTGCTACGTCGTCAATGAATTTTTGAAAATCAGCCGAGTCTTCAAAACGTCTTGATCCACCACCGGGCAGTAGTATTGACAACGGTCCAGGTGCAACTGCTCGTGAAAGAATGTCTTTCAGCTTCTTATATAACAAATCAATTTCGTTGGGGATATTGAATCCTTGTGGATGATTTTCATTAGCTAACATATTCAATGGTTGGAACGTTGTATAACCACATGCTACCATTAAGCCAGTAAAGCAATCTTTAAACGATGCTTCTGCTGACGATTCAACCGCATCGGCAATTATTGATGCCAATGCAGCCACAGTCAGAACAGTAACAACCTTACCTGCTGTTGATGGCCCTGTGCCGGGAGGCGTTCCGGTTGATACGGGCGGCGGCGGAACGACTACGGGCGGCTTTTGAACGACCGGCGGCGGGGGCGGAACCACAACCGGAGGCGGCGGAGGCGGTGGAGCCACGACGACCGGCGGCGGTGAAATCCAACCATTTCGCCCCGCCACTGTACCGGCAGGAGCTGGCGGTATTTGTGCAGTGGTTGGGCCGGGTGGAATATATGATGGTGGTGGTGATGTCGTAGAAGGAATCCATGCACTGCCCGGTGTTGTTGAACTAGGTGGTGGAGCAGTAGTCGCAGGCGGAACAGTAGGTGTAGGTGGCGGAACAGTAGGTGTAGGTGGCGGAACAGTAGGTGTAGGTGGCGGAACAGTCGTCGGAGGAACGACCGGTCGTGTTGTCATACCTGCACCCGGTCGTCGTGGCAGTGGTGGTGTCGGTGGTGATCCGGGCGGCGGTACAGTAGCAGGAGGTGGCGGATTAGATGGTGGTCCACCTGCTGGATATATTCTTTCTTGACCGTTTGGAAGTGTTTGAATAACAGTGTTATTTTCTCCAGGTCGTAAAACCATCGGTTCCGGGAGTGGCGGTGGGGGTGGCGGTGAGAATGGCGTTGGTGCTGGTGGTCCAGTCTGTACAGGCGCACCTGCTGGATGTGTTACTGTTTGTCCATTTGTAAGTGTTTGAATAGTACTATTATTTTCTCCAGGTACAAAAGAGGGTGCCACAGGTGGTGGTGGACTAGGTGGACTAGGTGGACCGGCGCCAGGCATCCTTGGTGCCACAGGTGGTACAGGTGGTGGTGGTGGTGGAGGTGATGCCATATTTTACCTTCAATTAGAACGAGAATAATAAAGAGTTATGAATAATGCCAACAAGATTTCTTGTTGGCATTATTCGTTGTTGATAAATCAAATACTAATTAAGCAGAGATAAAGCCCATCTTGAAGTTAAGGGTTGCATCAACCTTATCGTCGGTCGGCCATGCATCAACACGGTACAACGAAGCGCTACACAATAGATGCTTAGCAACGGTTGAACCGCTATCAAATACGTGCGTCAAAGCAGCGTTACCATCAGCATTTCCGTCATTTACAGCAATTACGTAAGCCGTGTCGTCCACATAGTTTTTGGTATGTGATGAGGACTTGGAAATTGCGTGTGATATAAGCGAACGACTGTATCCGTAACCGCCAATTGAAGCGTAGCTGGTGAGAGTAAACGCAGGAACCGAGTCGCCCGTAACGACTTGATCATCAACTAAAGTTTCCAAAGAAACAGGCAAGAAGATATAAACACCGGCGCCGGTGGCAGGGGTGATATTAATATTGATAGCATCGGCATTTTTGTCATCATCAACTGAAAGATCAACACTACCGGCAGTCAAGGCGTCAAATTGGGTGCTACCAACTTCGGTGAAGGTTAAGGTGTAGTCCACCGTCAAAACAAAATCAGTAATATCAGTTGAGGCTGGAAGAGAAGTCTTGATGTTCAAGAGATCCCACGTACCGTCACCTTGGGTATAAATGCTTGGGCCAGGAATACCTTGGTTAACAGCGGCGACAATCGTATCGATGCTAAAAGTTGCTGCCAAGTCACTCGAATCCAAAGTCAGGTTATCAATGATGGCAACGTCGTTTTGTTCGTTGAACTGAGGAACACGAACGTCCAAAGTTAACATTTTGCCAGTATCAACACCAGTACCTTCCCAAGTGATAGAATTGATTACCACTTTATAGAAACCGGTTTTACCTCTGAGATTACCCAAAGAGTTAAAGCCTCCGTCAAAACCCGCACCGTAGCCGGGAAGCAGATCAACTGGATCTACTGACAAAGTGAGAAAATCATTGAGACGATCAGCCGATAAAACTCGTGTAGAAATTGTAGCCATGAAACACTTTCAAAAAAAGGAATATATGTATAAATCAAATAGTCGTTATGGGTTTTTAATGTTTAAACCCTTAAAAACTAGGCGTTTTTGATATTTTGATGAGTTAGTTGTAAAATAAAAAAGTTGCATATTACTGTCTTTTTAGCGATTGGCAACACGACTCACTTGATGTAATAGAGTGAGTGCTTGATTATAATTTATGGTTTTATGTCTATCTATGACATGAAAATTGCCATGCTTACATCTTACGATAAAAAAATAGAAGAATATGCCATTATTGGTGCCAAAAACAAACAGGCATATTGCGACAAGCACAACATTCCATTCATTTGTGAAACCAGTATATTTCCGCCAGATGGTGCGATGTGGGGAAAACTTTTAGTACTTGTCAGACATTTACCAAACTATGATTGGATTTTTTGGACAGACGCCGATTCATTAATTATGAATTCTGAAATTTTACCGGTACCTCCTGAAACTACAAAAGACATGATCATTTCTTATGATCGTTGGACACTAAATGCGGGCCAATTTTGGATTAGAAATTGTCCGTGGAGTTATGACTTTTTGATTCGGGCTTATTGTTGTAGAAATGGTTGGTTTGATGGCGACAATGGTTCAATTATGCAGTTGTTTGAAGATTGTCCTAAAGATTGGGCACGCTTTGAAGTTGTAAGTCAAAGATTGTTTAATTCTTATAAGCACAATGGAACTTATCATGAAGGTGATTTCATGATTCACTTTGCCGGACAAGGTGGCAAAAAAGACCTTATGACGACATGGGCAAAGAAAGCGGTATAATACCACCTTCAACGTATTTCAATAAGGCGTTTACTACTTCATACGGCGAAATCATTTCCATACACTTTGGTATCATTTCGCCATTTTTATTAACTGGCATTTTACATAACGACTGATCTTTGCTATCGCCATCTTTGAGTGGAACAACTCTACTTTTCCAACAAGCGTTGGGCTTACAACATGGCAATTGACCCTGTGTGGATAATATAGTTTGAGAAGGGTACCAAATCCACGTTGCCGGTTCTCTGCCGCCCAACAAACAAACATAAGGCTTTTCAAGCGATGCCATAATGTGTTGTAGGAATGTAACGCCACCTATACCGCCTTGTGAATGATAGCACAGACTAAATAATTCACGGGGCTTTGTTTTTCCTAATAGGTTAATTACGCCACGCAGAGGTTTGTGTCTATGGTGTTTTTCGCCTATTTGAACGATGTTAAATTTTTTGTCACGAAGTAAATCTACAACTTCTTGATAGTTGTTATGTCCCCATCCTTTACAAGTGTAGTCCATTTTGACTCCTGCATTCACAACAATGTAATCGCAAGAAATCAGTCTGTCTTTTTGTTCTTCTGCTGACAGATATAGGTGAGGTTTATTGACTTGAAGGATAAGTGGTATTTTGAGTTGTTCACCCAAATAATCACAAAAGGCTTTCATGAAGTGGCCAGTGCCAATCATGTGCGACTTGTGAATATTTGGGTAATGCATTTGAATAGTCTGACAGTCCTTTTTCTGACAATTGCCAATGTGCGGATTGTTTTGCCAGATTTCAGAACATGTCGTTTCAACTAATACCCGATATTGATTCGGGTATTGTTTCATAAGACTTTCAACGGCAGCGGTGAGAACCAATACGTCGCCGGGTGAGAGCATATGCTTTAGCAGTAGATTTTTATTTTCCGCAGTTACAGGATTTGTTTCTGACATTGCTTTTGAGCATTTCGTTAAGTTTGACACCTTGTTGACTCATTCTTTTCAAACGTGCTTTTAGCAACTCACGTTCATGTTTTGACATTTTTATACTCTTACCATGTTTATCTTTTTCCGCCATTTGGTCTAATTGTTCATTGGTGATTTCATCATTCAATTCTGGTTTTTTCTCTATCAAATCAATTGGTGGGTTTTCCATATTTTTCTCTCTTGTTTTGGAGTAGTCTATTAAAGCGTGCTCTGGCTAATTCTTTTTCGTGTTTGGTCTTATGAATATCTTGTGTGTCATCATACACTTCATCAATGATAGAGGCACATGGTTCTTCAACGACGCATGGCACACTAACACAAATATCATCGCAAGAGTTTTTTGTTAAATAAGGCCCGGATGTAACGGCAAATTGTGCATCGGGATATGTGTTGAAATACAAACACAAGTGATTATTGGTTGTTGTGTGAAGTACGCAATAGTAGCCAGCATCATTATTCATTATGTGGTAATAATAGTAACCGTTTTGAATTGTGACCATACACCCCAATGATTGTAAATTAGACTTGACACAGCCGAATTATACGACATAATCGGGCGACAGATTAGGAATGCTTATTAGGAGGCGAAATGTTTGCAATCATAGGATATTCTACAAACCCGAACTTGTCGCAACGTATCCGCAATTTGCTCACTAACCATACCGTTCCTACCATTGCTTCCGATTGTATTGCGGCAGTTGGGGTTGCTCAAACAAACAATTTACTCATAAGTGCCAAGCACTTAATTGCTGATCGGAATGCTAAAATTCGCCCTTGGCCTCAACACCATTGGAAAACCCACTTTGAAGCCGATGAAAATTCTTTGCTAGTTCGGCGATGCGATGAAAAAGTCTATTTTGCTGATATTCGCAAGGCAACCAATCAATTTGTCATGTCTAACGATCTTAACGTTCTCAGTGAAACATTGTGCGAGTTGAAATTGTTCAAGCAATCTCATCTCATTCAAATGCCACCCGGCCACTTGTGGTTTTTCTCGCCTGCCTCTACACGAATTCAAATTCTCAAACTTCAAATTCAGGAGGGTCATTATAAAATAATTTCATAAAATTGTGTTGACTTCTTATTTCAAATATGTTACACTGTCTTCTCGATCCGTAGCACAGGACGTTGTGGGTTGAGGGATTCATTACAGGAGGAAACAGAATGCCCGATGTGTTGCCAATAGTTAAGCCTCAAGTGCTTGGCTCCACAATCAAATTGAGCTGTAATGGCAAAAATTGTGGAGTGATACTTTTGGATCGGCAAATGAAACTGATGCGAGGCAGCGTCAGGCCATTGACCGGTAAGTTCCTGAAGACGGGGCTGACAAAGAAGGCTCTCGATTTGGTGATCCTGACAGTTCTCAGGCGATTTGCGTACGATGATCACTACTTCGGGAATTTCGCCTTCGAAGGCAACGAGTGGTATTTTGCCGAACTCGAATACGAATCTATGCAAGCCGCTTGACCTTAATCTGCCGCCCGGTTTAACCGGGCGGCAGATGGAATCACTTCTATGATCATTTTAGCACTTCTTCTTTGCGCCGCCATCTTCTTTTGGCTCATCCAATTTCTTCGCAAAACTCTCCGGATGAATGTACATCATTGTGAAATCGATCATGCGCATCAATTCGAGCGTATGAGGATTGAGTACCAAGAATTCGGTTCGTACACAACCCCCACCGGCCAGCGAACAAGTGATATTGATTTACTAATCGCTTTTTGGGAAGATCTTAATCAGGATCGCACGAACTCTGTAGCGGAACAACAGCATGTTTTCAGCATACCCAATGAATCTTACGAAGCCCAATAGCCCGTACATTAAGAATGTTGTTGGGAGCGGTTTCAAAGAATTCACCACAGTATCAGAAAATGGAACTTTGGTATCTATTCCAACCGCTTGCAAAGAATTTGTTTTAGATCACCATTCTCTCGCTGTAAATGAAAAGCCGCAAATGATCATATATGGAGGTCAAGAAGCCCCCCCACCTCCATCGTTACAACAAGTATTGGTCTATTTTTCAGGCAAGCCAAAACACGTAGTTAATTCCGAAAAGCTTGTTCATCAATTCGAAGATCGATTAGAGATACCACATTCGCTAATTTACAGCACCAGCTTTGAATATGGTTACATTTTCTGTGGCTCATTGCGTTGGATGATTGCGCCACCAATGCTTTCTTTGTATACTCTCCTCATTCGACTCGGCTACACAGTTTCGGACATTGATTCGATTTTTACGACCAAATCACTGAGTGCAACTGATGATGTGATATTGAAAAGTGGAGGAATTGAAGGAATTAAAAAAATCCTCAAACATGGAGATAAAAAGATTTTTGGTGAAGACATAAAAGTTAATTGGCCACCAAATAACACATATATTCACGCATGGGGAGTTGGTGTATTTGGAGGACGCAAGTACCTCGATCCAAAGAATAAGCAAGGGTATACTCATCAATTACCCAATGAAATCATACCGAGGTGGTGTGAACCGGGATGGTGTGAGGATTAATCCTCAAGGAGGCTCGTATGTTTGCTGCCATTATGGTTATGTTGGCACTTGCGACTCAAGAGCAAGCAAAGCAGTCCGAAGAATACAAGATCAATTGTGAAACTCTCACAGCGATCTTGATGATTCAATCCTCTCTCGAAGATCCGGTATACGACCAATTGAAGAACGTCTATCTCCGCAAGGCAATCCAAGAGCAAGCAATCATTATGCAGCTCTTGGATCGGCGGGAAACCAGCTACATCATGGCCAAAGAGTCCGACGCAGAAAGCGATTTGCGTCTAATTCGAAGACGCCGGTGCGACTTAAAAGACGCACCATTTGTTGAGGAAGCAGCAGTTCGTTTCCCCGATAGAAAATTAGTTAACGAATATGTAATGTTCAATCGTGCGTATCGTAAAACGATACTTGAAAGATCACAATTAGAACAAGACAGAGTCAATATCATTAATGCTGTCGTCATAGAAACAGACGAATGCTATAAGCATTGGGATGCTATGCGGGATGCACGTTGTGAGTTTTATTACATCACTGTGAGACGGACGGCATTGCTGAAATTCAAGACGGCAATGCTAAATTACAAAAACGCAGAAGGTATAAGCTATTGGGAAACGGGCGAAATTCCGCCTTCAATTCCTTATTGGCGATTCAATGAAGGTAAATAATGGCAAAAGAAGAAGCAATTGAATTGGAAGGTCGAGTGATTGAGGCATTGGCTAACACTAATTTTCGTGTTCAGCTATTAGATGTTGACAATGCTGAAATCATTGCTCACATTGCCGGGAAGATGCGTCGAAATTACATTAAGATCATTCCCGGCGATTATGTGACAGTGGAAATATCCCCTTACGATTTAACCAAAGGGCGTATTACGTACAGGAAAAATCGGAGAGAAAATTGACTTGATTTTTGTTTTGATTGCTGATACACTGTGACCATACACCCCAATGGCTAGAAAGGGGATCGGCAATGGACATCGAAACACTTGAAGCCAAAGCAAAACAAATTTTTCAAGAACAAAAGCTCTTGGGATGGGCTTTGGAATACAAAGATGGCAACAGAAGTTTCGGTGAGTGTTGCTATCGCCTGAAGAAGGTTTACATTAACCGATACTACGCTCTGGTTGGGCCAGAAGAGCATGTGATGGACACCTTCTTACATGAAGTGGCCCACGCTCTAACGCCGGGTGAAAAGCACAATGCCATTTGGAAGGCAATGGCAAGAAAACTCGGATGTTCTGATAAGGTAACTTGCGGTGACGGCCACTTGTTGCCGCCAAAGAAGTTCCAAGCGGTTTGTCCGAATTGCAAGCGGCTTTACGGGCAGAACAAGAGACCGCTAGGTACTTTTGGTTGTTCAAAGGCTGGCTGTAATGAAGCACGCTTAACATACCGAGAAGTGGAAACTGCTCATGTTAAGTGAAACCATACTCATCAAACGGGGAAGTGTGCAGGAGATCACTCTCCCCATGTATTCTGTCATACTTCCTGACGCTCGGCTATTCTTGCCATACATTGAAGATCGTAAAACTCACGACATGCTTTTGTTCAGCCACGAACAGGCCGAAGAATTATTGTTGAAAATCAGCGCTCGTGATTTAACGTCTGAGGTTGTGCAGGAACCATTCGCCATTGATGTGCCAGACTTAAGACCATTAGCGAATGAATTTCCCTGTGAAGAAAAAGAAATCCTTCTAACATTTTGGTATCTCTACGATGCACTAGTAAATCATTTTTTGCCGGGTGCTACACAAAGTAGGTATGGCAAAAACGGCAAGGTTCTCGGCAAGAAATATGCCGGGTTAGGTTGGTTTTCTTCCGTTCTCAAGGAGGTGAGTTTTGAATAATCCCATATCTGATGTGTGCAGATTGTTCTTCATCCATGTGTTAACTTTGAAGGAAATCGAAGAGCCAGTAGCGATTGATGACGCCGCTGATGTTTTGAAAGGAATGGGACAAATCGCATTGGCTAAAATCTGCTGCACGGAAGATAAGAAAATCAAAGAAACCATCGAAGCAGAAATGAATTTGATGGAACTTAACGAGGCCGGGCCTTGGATTCTTGACGTACTTGGCCCACCATACATACCTGTTGAAGAATGGACACCACATGTACCCCTTCATGCAAAAGAAGATCCATCAGAGGTCGAAGCCAGATGGACGAACGCAAAGATCGAAGCAGAAGCGGCTACTGACTTCGAAGACCTTGATTGAGTACGATCTGGATAAGCCGATCTTTATGTCTAGCCACGAACGTAAGTGTGCAACTAAAGATTGGCTTTACGAGGCAACAGTAAACGGAATGACGACAAAATTTAGTTTACTTAACTTGTTGATGTTCCTCACCTTGCCAGAAATGAGGATCGGCAAAGCCATTGAATTACTTGGCATGGATGTTAAATTCGTGAATCCAGCAATGGATCTATTGGAATCCTATGAAGCCCTATCCGTCCATTCCGCACGCACATAAATTCCTCAACCAAACTCCGGCATTGAAATGTATTGCATTTAAAAAATACGATGGTTCCAATTTGAGATTTGAGTGGAATAGAAAAACTGGATGGTATAAATTTGGTACTCGAACCCGTCTATTCGATAATCAGGACACCGATTTTGGTGCTGCCATTCCATTGTTTCTCAAACAATTCGCCCCATCTTTAACTCACACATTTGAAAAGGTTTTGAAGTGTGAAAATGCGATTGCGTATTGCGAATGGTTCGGGCCTAATTCGTTTGCTGGCCATCATGTGCAAGGCGATCCAATGCAGCTCGTCTTGATTGATGTTAACATTCACAAAAAAGGTATTATCTCACCAGATTCTTTTGTCAAAATCTTTTCTAACATAGTGCCATCAGCAGAAGTCTTTTATTGTGGTGCTTTGGATGAAGATTTCTTTAAATCAATTCGTTCATCACCGCTTAGTTTTGGTGAAGGTGTTATGTGCAAGGGTGGTGAGCGGCACGAATTGTGGATGTGCAAGATCAAAACAAATGCTTACTTGGCTGAACTTAGGAAGAGATTTGGTGAAGAATGGGTGAAGTACTGGGAATAATCCCGTACAGTAATACACAAAAAAGTACTTGACAAACAGCGTGTGATATGTTATCATCTTTGGGAAGCTCGCAGGGGATTCCGGCAGATTCCGTTGACAACAGCGGAAGGCATTGCAGTGCGATGCCATCCCCTGCGGGTTGGCGAGGCTTAATATGATTTGGCATAGTTCTGATTATCATCTTGATCACAACAACGTTATCCGGTACAGCAAACGCCCTTATGTCGATGCTGCCGCAATGAATAAACACATCTATGAAGTCACAAACGAATACGTCAAACCGGATGATTTGTTCATCTACAATGGCGATTTGGGTTTGCCCGGTGAATTGGATGATGAATTCGCTTATGTTGCCAAAGTCCAAGAATACTTGAACAACATTAACTGTAAACACATCATTTGGGTTGGTGGCAATCACGATAGGATATTCGTTAAAAGAGATGGCGTATTAGTTCGTAATCAACCGGTTTGGAAATTGTTTCGCTGGCAAAAACAATGCTTGAATTGCCTTCACGTTGATAAGAATGAGGCATTTGAAAAGAAATGCCCTCGGTGCCATGAGGTGAGCGAGACTGAATACATTGAAGGTATTCACCCTATGGGATTTGAGTTGCAGTTGTCAGGGAAGCTCTGCGATCAGCATAAAATCCCTATCGTCTATAAAGGCAGTCTCTTAACGTGTACTCATTACAGTATGAGGGTTTGGAATAAGTCACAGCACAATCGACAAGCAATCGAAGGCGGGAAGCCACCACGCAGCATTAACTTGTATGGTCACAGTCACGGTGAGTTGCCCGGCATCTTTTGTGCGTTTGATTGTGGTTGGGATGTTTGGTATCGACCTATCAACATTGTGGAAATTCTTGAAACCTTGATGCCAGCTCATAATCAAACAGAAGCTGCTAGAACCTATTTTCCCCATCATGGCAAATGAGCAAATTCATCAAATACAAAAAAGAACCTTCAAAAAAGGTCGCCCCAATGCGGATGCGGCGATTTTTGAAGGTTCTTTTGAAGAACATTCAGCGCTATCCTATTAAGCAGCGGGAAACGGTTTTGGCGGAAGCGTTAGCTCCATTTGGTCTTACTGCTTCTTGGTATGGTCTTCAGTCGGCTATGACAATGTCTGGCGCAACAGGCAAACATTTTAGTAGATTGGGTAAAGCGGCTAAAAAGAAGGGTATGCTTGTTGATGTTTATGCGATTGCGGTGGCTGTGAAAAAGGGGCAAGATTTAAGAAAAGTGTCCTTTTATCCACACCGGGCCATTAACATTGTATCCTATGCGTAAATAAGATATGGATATTACTCTTTACGATCACATCGATCCTGACACAATTTATCACAATAGCGATAGCAAGAAGACGTTTTTCTTTTTGCCGTGGTCTAACGAATTACTATATGATGATGATGGCCATAAAACGCACGAAGAAATGTTGCAACGTGACGTTGAAGATGATGACGATATGGTTTTTGATATGGTTTTTCCTGATAAGGCTAAGTTGAGTGCAAGTTATAAAAAGCCATTTAGGACTCGTAAGGCTGCTTTGGCCAATACACCTGCTTTACTTGGACGATTTGGTATTCTTTATAAGGAAATGGTTATTGCTTTGTGGACGCCGTTAACTAATCCCAATACGTCAAAGTGTGTCAAAAAATTACAACAAGTCTTTCCTATGTTATCTAAGATGGAAGTTGTGTTGGTAGGAGCAGACAAAAAAGCACAAGCCATACACCCCAAATCTGCTCATCGTGCGGTTGCTGAGCCTAAACCTATAAAAGTGGCAAAACATGATGGAACCTATTTCATAGATGGACAAAAGTACACCTTTGATCAGTTGAAGGAATTGAGACTTCTTTTACACAGTGGAACTTATCGTCAAAAAGGTCAAGCTCGTAGCGTTTTGTGTCATGGTGATATGGATCGCTATCCCGAATTGAACAGTCTAAAAGCATTTGGTTGTAAGGGAGGATCTAAGCCATCTAACAAACCTTCACGTTTAACACAACGTCAAAAGTGGCAAGCCTTTGATCCTTATGCGTTCAAATATGGGGAATCTTTCCGTGAATTCTTAAAAGATAAGTCTTGACTTTCACTTTAACTTATGGTAGGCTGGTGACCATACACCCTACATGTCGTAATCATTACGATGAGGTGCTCGATGAAACCTTGCCCCGAATGTAAAGCCAATGTTGCAGGCATTGTCTGTGAGTGTGGCTACGATTTTTCGATGGACGATTGTCCGGGCTGCAAGGCTCGTATCGAAGAAGGATCGCCGACTTGCCCTCACTGCAATTACGACATTCTGAGTGGCACGCCAGCGAAAGTTAAGGCAGCACCCAAGCCCAAAAAATCCAAAGAACTCATTCCGGTAGCGGTAGCAGTCGCTCCAGAACCGGAACAAACGTATGATGAATACGTGGATGAAGATCGCCCACAAAACCAACCTAAATTGGGTGGTATGAGGTTGAGCCATTCCGTTGCTTTGGGCAACTACGGCACGCCTGACATTTCTTATTCGGCATTGTTCTGGCCCAAGGATCAGGAAATCACTGACGACAACCTTCGAGAGTGGGCGGTTAACTTCCGAGAAGAATACCGAACACAGGTTTCTTGCCGTAGTAGCGTTTATTTGAGTAATCACGCCATCGCAAATTGGTGTGCTCAAGAAGCCGTTTGGCACGCCAAGCGACACGGCAAAGATGGTCGCAATGATGTTTTGTTGGCCAATGCCGACAGGATTCTTCGACTTCTCGGCGGTGAAGATTATACCTTCCGCAATTGGTGAAAAATGACTAAGGATTGTCCTGATTGTGAAGCGGTATTAGATACCGAAGAAATTATTTGTACATGCGGCTACAACTTCAGCGATGATGTGTGTCCGTCATGCAACAAACGCATTCCCGAATTCAGTTTGGAGTGTTCGTTTTGCCGTTATGATTTAACTGGCATGGCTGAAACGCCCAAACCAAAGCGAGAAAAGAAATCCAAAGACCCGGCTTTCATTACACCCACCATTCGGGTAGTGCGAACCGTTAAGATTTATGTTCCCGCTGCCGATACCGTATCCAAGTGGCCGGAATACGAATTCAAGAAACCAGTTAACGATATGACGATGGTGGAATGGGCTATACAATTGCGACAAGTGGCCGCACGTTTGGGCGACAAGTACACAAATCACGCTCTCGGCTACTTGGCCGAACATCATCCCAACAAAGACTTGCGTAAAAATTACGATAAATTGGTTGCCCTATTGGGTGGCGATGATTACAAGATGGTGTGACCATACACCCTAATTGACAATAGGGGAATGACAATGAATATAGAAAGTGCCAAGAAAGCCGCCGAATTCGTGCGGCTTTGTGCTTTCGATGAGAGGGGTCGTATTGTCCATGCGACAGTGCCCGGCCATGACAGCGAATTGTACAGTGTTGAATTTGATCGTGTTGATGGTTTGGGTGAAGCCAATCTACTCATTGTCAAATCGTGCTGTTCAGATAAAGGTCACTGCAAGGGACTTCGTTCAAGTATTTGCTATCATGCGATTGCTGCGTTAATGGCAGCAGCCAAAAATTATACTCTTTCTTTTTGTAAACACAAAGCCGATGCTGTTAATCTCATGAGGTTTGGTGGGGACAAAAGTTGTCTGGTGTCAGAACCGAGCGGAAAAAGGTTTTGGATTGTTTATCGAAAGGTAAATTAACATGCCATACGGTAATTGTCTTATCGGAGCCATTGTTCTCGCATTGTGGTTGCGAAAATTTAAGCCAATCATACTTTGGCGAGGGCGAATTGTTCCCCACATTATGATGATAGGCAAAGATAATAAGTATTATCATTACAAACTCGTTTCAGATTTTTGGCCTCCACCATTGTGTTTTTTGTGCTTTCGAGGTTGTTTCGCTTGCCAAGAAAGAATCTATACAAAGGAATATAAAATTGTTGATTTTTTTCTTGACAAGTCTTGAAAAAAATGGTAAAAATTGTAATGTATGAAACGTGCGAAAATTGTGAATTTGAATTCATGCTGGACGTTGTTCAATACGATCTAGCAACGTGGCTACAAGGTCGATCTCGACTTGTAATGTTTGGCTGTTTGGTATTTCTTCTGTTAGTCCTTACGGGAATAAACAATGGCATGGCGCAACTTAACCGACTTTCTGGCGACGGATGGCCCACTCAAAGGGCTGATCCCGATCACGGCGGAATGTCACCTCGCTCTGGGCAATGGGGTGAAATTGTTGAAGAAAAAGGTGCGGAAACTACTTCGGGCAGTTAATCCCGAAGCCGATGAGCATATGACGCTCAAGGACTTCCAAACCAATTTTTCCGTGCTGGCTACGGACACGGATTGGACATTCACCCCCAAGGGTCGCTTCATTCACTTCCGTGGCCCGTATAAATCCAAATCCAAACCGGTTTGGTATGAGGTTGTGCGACTGGATATGAAAGACTGGCTGATGAAGCAATCCCATGATCTGATTGCTCAAATTGCCACCGAAGCGTTCGGCTGGCGACCAGATAGTGAGGAACAAATCGCCAAATTCTACAAGCGTCTTGAAATGTCGCCGCCCGCACTTGTCGAAGCACTTGTCGAAGCCAAGTGACCATACACCCACCATTGCGTGAAATGAAACTGGAGCGGTTATGAAAACTTTGACGGTTGCCGACAACTATGCCACCATGTTAATTCCGGGCACCATTTTGTGGCGTCCTGTTCACATGTTTGACGTTGGGCTTTCTGAATGTGCTGAAAGTCAACCAGTGCATTTCAAGGAATCAGACCGCTCCAATCAATACATGACGAGGTTGTCGTTAATTGGAAACCTCGCATGTTGGGAACCCACGATTACAAACGGAAAAGGCATCGTGGTTTTCGTTGACGAAAAACCGCCTGAAAATTGGACACACTTGGTAGTGCTGCGATGTTCTTCCCGTATGAAAGAGCCGATTGGCACAAGCCAACAGGTTCAAGGGTGCAGCGTGTTTGCTATGCCCAAGGTGATGCCAAACTTCAACCGTCTTATGGCACAGCTCGGCAAATTGAGGTTTAATAACACCAATGCCGAGATTGAAGATGTCGTTGATATATCGAGCAGTGTGCAGGCAGAATTGGGCGTCGGCGAACATCGATTAGTTATTACGCCGAATTACTATCGAGAGCAACAACCAACGCCGATTTACGATTACTGCCACCTGAAATCGTGAGTGACATTAACATGGATGATGTTCATAAATCACCATGCAGTATGGTGATTAGTAGTTCAAATGGACAAAAATTGGCGACCATTTGTTTTTTGTCCACCAACACACAAGACCTTCTAACTGTGGTCGAGTGCGTTATGGACTATGTGCAGATGTTCAAGGTGCCTTGCATCGTAGAAGTATACGAACAAACAACATTCTTGTTTGCTCGTTTCATTAGGTGACATATGACAACATTCCAGTGTGCGAATTGTAAAAACGTAGTTAATACTGGCGCTGTTCAGTGTCCGTATTGCCATCACAATCCTTACATCCCTGCCCTTATGGATACGGGTGGCATCTACGACACAATTTCTGTTACGCCCAATAACGCATACGGTAATCTCTGGGTTGTTTTCATAGGCATTGTGGTTTACTTTGCCATTTGGTGGCTTGGCCTTATTCTGATCGCTGCTGGACTCTATCATTTCTTCAAAGCGTTAATGAGAAGATAAATGGATACGCCTTCACCCCCACCACCGGTTAGACAGTGTCCACGATGTTTGTCACCCATGCAAATTCGCAACGGTTATCTCGGTGAATTTTGGGGATGTGTAACGTTTCCTATTTGTAAAGGAACCGTAACCGCCAAGGGAACTTACATGCGTAAATTTACTCCCACTAAATCCAAGAAGCCCAAAGAAAGCTAACATGCGAACATGGCAGCATTCACCATTATGTGCAGTTCAATTAACTGACGATGGCTTTATTGAAGTACATAGTGGTCAGGACAAAGATCGGCCCCAACGCTTACAGTGTGGCCGCATTGTTTACGACAAGCCACGATCATTTCCCAAGGGTTTGAGAATTCTCGTTCGCAAGGCATTTGATGATCTTTGGCACAATGCCAAAAAAGCACGCAATGACTTAATGGTGCATTATCGCCCACCAAAACGCAAATCAATTTGGGCTTAAATTTGAAATAATTATCTTGACATATCGATAGAAGATATGTTATACTACTTCCTCATTTGGAGAAGTGCTATGAAACCCGAAGGATGGATTGATCGCCACAACCCGATTGATTACGAACCCATTGCGGCCTTAATTGAGAGGCTTGTAGTTGCTAAGCAACCGATGGGCGCACTGTACATTGGCGAAGCCGTTTGGAATAACGGCACAATCACGGAGCCGGGATGGGTAGTTTGGCACGATGGGGTTTTTGTTAACCCCTTTGAAGCCGATTATTTCTTCGCTGGCGACTTCGATTTGAACCGCTCACGGGCAAGACTTCTTCAACCCGAAGAAACTTTGCACATTCGCTATGTTGGCGAACAGTTGAACGGTGGCACTACTCCTGAAGGCGTTCCATTGAGCGTATTGGTTAACGCTCTGCGAACCGCCAATAAGGAAATGGGTGCCATTGAGATTGTCAATGCGGTGTGGCGTGATGGAAGCACGAAGTCGTACGATTGGGTGATTTGGCACGGTGGGGTTTACGTCAACCCCTTCGCTGCCGAATTCTTCCTCGCAGTCCACTTGGATGAAGAAAAAACAACGGGACGGTTGCTCCGGCCCGGCGAATCTTTACACGTGAAACACTCCGGCGCTCGTTGCACCCTCTGAGACTTGAACGTGAAAGTCACCGTTTATCAAAAACTTGGACAGCCCACGCAAGTCATAGCTGGACATCCGGGGACTGTTCTTTTGGCTCTTGGCTTCAAATACGAAGAGGCCGAAGAAACAGCGGAATCTTTTTGTGAGAGTTATTCGGCTTGCCACTCTCATGAAAAGTTAACTATCTGTGATTTGGCGTTGGCGGCACCTACGAAAGAGGTTTGCCAAGAACGTGCAGATGAGTTAACAGAATTGGCCGGTACTCTCGGTGAGGATCAGGCTGATTTGGCAAATGCCACTTCTAACCTTCTCAAGCAGTTCATGGGGGATTTATGACGCTCACGAAAGACCAAAAGAAGCTGATCAGCTCAATGCGTGCCCGCCGGTCGCTTTACAGTTGGTTCGGGGGTCTTATGTGGTTCTTAACCTTTTACGGCGTACCCGCAGCGGTATTGGTGTCAACACAAACGGATCATCTGCCGCAAATCGTGACGAACTTGCTGCCTGCACTCGCATGGGCATCGGGTTTGTCCTATGGCTTTTCCTGTGTGATGACATGGATGGCCATTGTGATCTTTTACGGCATGACCTACAAGGGTAATCTGTCAGAGAAAGAAGGTCAAGAGGCTTGTGCCACAGCAACGTTAATTCCAGTCCGATATTTCACGGTCATACGGCAATTCGTGTTCGGTTGGATTGCTACGATTATGTTGTGGGCAAGTGCCTATTACATCGTCGGTACCATGTATGTCATCATGGCATGTATTAACATCATCGCAGGCATTCTGAGCATGGGTGGGGTAACGAAGTTCGTGGCAGAATTGCCAGCGGAAGAAGTGACTCGCCTTCTTACCAAGCCGTGGAAGAACAAAAAACAAAAACTCGATGAAGATGCCGTTGCACTGGTAGCGGCTTAACGATCATGGGAGCCTAATGTTTACCCGTGTTAGGTAGCAAGTGGCTGTAGAGAAATCTACGAACGGGTACCAAATGGGCAGGGTGGCCCCAAAAACACCCAAGTCGCTTCCCCTGAATTTATCCAAAGGTTGTTATGTCAAAAGTTCAACCGATTTTACGAACCGTTGAACAATTGTGTAGCTATCTCCATCAACAGCCGCCTTTTTGTAGCAGTTATGCTCTGATTGCTGATTGGCTCAAACGAGGGCAAGTTAAGGTTTCGTGTGGCTTTGATGAATGGCGATTTGACTGGTATACAGTAAACGCTTGGGAGAATAAGTCTTGGCCTTTCTTCTTTGAATTCATTTTGAAGATGCCAAAGGCTGATGACTTTTTGCTTTACTACGATGCTCGCAATGATTATCATCACATTGAGTTTAACCTCGAAGGCAAGAGGTACAAAGTGCGATGGTACAAAGTGTAGGGGATTGAAGTTGAAAGCGAAAAACGCAGCGCCACATTTAGCTATCAACATGATGGCGTCATTCGTTTCTTCACGACAGGCGAATACAAAAAGGATTGGGGTGTACATTGAATCTCGCAGCAGATCCGCACGGTAATATCAAAGACGCACTCAAGATGTTGATTCGTGTTTTCGTGACAAAAAAAAGAGTCACGACGGATGAAGAAATTTCGCTGGCTATGAACCAGTTAATGTCAATTCAAATTCCTGATTTGAATATCTTACTTCAAGAATTGGTTGACGAAAATCAACTCGTCAGCTTCCCACTTCGAACTCCGTTGGAGCATGGTAATTTTGGACGGGTTAGCATTTATGCCGTCAGTGGAACCGTACCCGCATAGGAACATATCATGGAAGTCTCATCTTCGGTCGTTCTCACTACTCGTATGAAGCGGATTGAATGCTGGTGTTGTCACCAAATTTTCCATTTTGAAGAAGTCAGGTATGGAACCACAACAATCTCCGATCATTGGTTGGCGAGATTGTGGCGATATATTAAAGGTGAAGTTCATTACCCGATAAAACACGGCTTGCATAGAATGGGTACTCAATGCCCTCGATGTTATCGTTGGGTAGGTTTTTCTTCTGAGTGGGGTGGGCGTTGTCATACAATAACGTTTTACTAGTGACCATACACCCTCACAGTTATAAGAAACAACCCATTTAGAGTTCATCATGGTTAAGTTCAGCAACGCTCGCCTTCAAGCCGAATTCACCGATTGGCCTTTGGGTGGAAACAAGCGTGGGGTATGCAAATTCATCGTTGAACACAATCCCAAAAAGGGAAGCCGGGTCAGTCGTCAAACTACCGGCGCAATGAAATACCATACCTACGGCGGGCCTGCTGCCATCGTGGACGGCGACGACGGCAAAACGTACATCCTTCAACACTCAGAACACTCCAAGTGTATCAGCGTGAGTCGTTCGGATTTCAAGAATGCCTCGGAAGCCGTTGATAGTCATTCAAGTGCCATCTTCGGCGACAACCCCCTCTTCCAAGAATTGGACGATCTTATCAAATCGGCTTACATCGCCACCACCGCCGTCGCCAAGGTGTGACCATACACCATTATGGTTAACCAAGGGGAAATGTCATGGCCGAAAAACGAAGTGTCAATTTTCTGTTTCTTTTCCGCAAGGATGATAAGTTCTATTGGATGGACATCACCAAAATAGGCAACGAAGGTCAAGAATTGCCGCCGCTGAGTGATAATGACGATGTGGTAACACTTAACGGCACCGTTGAAAAAAGTGCTAGGCCCGGTCAGATTTTCGCTTTTGAATACGATGGCGAAAAGGTGTTTTTCAGCAAAAAGGGTGGGAACAAGTACCTCGGCATGTGGGATAACGAAAGTGATCTCCAAAAGCTGCGGGCACGGCATGATGCCTTTGAAGCCGACCGACAAGCCAAAGAAAGTATGCAGAAAGAGGGGGCCAAAAAGTACCACTTGGAAGTATTGGCCAATTTGCGGAGCGTTTACCGAGACTTGCCATCGCCCGTGAGAGCGCAGCTACTGGCTAAAATCGTACACTATATGACTTCATGAAAATGCGACACAAACACCAATGTAGCCGATGCCAATGCGTTTGGTCGCACATTGGTTTTTCGCAAGATGATCCGAACTTGACTTTGTACCACACTTGCCCCGGATGTGGCCACTTTGGGGTTTACAATTGGAGACAATATAAAGGCCCGCAGTTGCCGGATTATGTGGATACAAACTCGAAGGTTAAACTTCCCTTTGTCTCACGGCATTGGTGCGGTTCTTGTCATCGTGCGTTGTATCTTCATCTTTCACAAGAACATTTGTTTACCTATGCTCAATTGCTTGGATTGACACATGAACAGATGGCAATAATTCACGATCAAATTCACGGGAGTTAACATGTTGTTGTATGCAAGACTCGGTGATGCGGCGGATTATCAGGGCTTCAAAAGCATTGCCGAACTCAAAGACGAGTTACGGAACAATAACATCAATGCTCCTTATGAACGCTTTGATATTTTGAAGTACGGTATTCAGGCGAAAGGCTTCACGGGCCACAACTACATTTCGGTTTACTACGGCAAGAATGCCGGTGAACCGATAGCGTGCTTGTCAGATGATGAATTGGCAATGCTCAATGCGGCGTGACCATACACCCGATTATTTGCTTGACAAGCGATGTACAGTTTGGTATAATGGAAGTTCCTCAAACCCTCGGAGAACCGGTCATGCCCGACGACGAAATCAGTGACGATACTTGTGGTTTCAAAGCCGTGTCTAGCCCCAACCAAACTGTCACGGGCACCGCCAAGGAATTAGCGATCCGTTTGGGTTTGATCGTGGATGGAACTTCCGAAGCTGAACAGACCAAAGGCTATGTACATGCCACGGCGCTGATCCGTTTGCTAGACGCAATGGGCTTGGCCGAAAAGGTGGAAGCCAAAGCGGTTGAGGGCAAAAAGGGCAAAGGTGCCACCAGTTGGAAACTTCCGTCTCAAGTTCTCATTCAATTGTAGTCCATCGATTGCCAGAGTATTCTGATCTTTAACGAGGGAATGTTAATGTTTACAGAAATCAAGAAGGGCTTGCGGCATCCGAATCAAAAAGATCGTGTGTTCGCTGCCATCTACTCTGGCAATCTAGCATTGATGGTGATGCGTCAAGATGGTTTCATCGGTTGGGCAGGTGGACGAATCGAACCGGGTGAAGAATTACTCGAAGGGCTTTATCGTGAAACGATTGAAGAGATAGGTTTCAATCTTCTTGCGGGTACCACTAAAATCGTTCGGTTGTGTAGCCATGCACGACACAATGGCGATACGCAAGAGGTTTGTGGTCACATTCACGCCTATGCTTGTGAAGTTATTCCTGCGGTGTTTAGACAGATAATGAAAAATTACGTTATTGCTCCGCATTTTCTCATCGAAACCTACGGCGTCATTGCCGTTCAGTTGGACAAGTTGGAAGATTTCACCAAACACAATTTCAAAAACAGTGCTTTGATTGAACTCGAAGCACTTGTGAAGTTCGTTCAAAGTAAATGATGTGACCATACACCCAAATTGGTACACTGAGGGGATGTTATGAAAGTGAAACACGTTCGTAATCCGATGGGCTTCCATATTCAGCCCAATCAGGCAACGCCCAATTACACCATCTATGAAGATTTTCGGTCGTGGTTGGCATATGGGTTAATGTCTTGTTGGTTCGGTAATGAAGCCGATCCAAACGCCCACTGCAACATGGCCCGTCCGGTGACCACAGAAGACGTTTGCGAACTCCGAGAGTTTTTCATTGAAACCGTTGAGGCTGTCATTTCCGACCTTTGGGACGGCGATATTGCCCCCGGTTCGGGAGTGGTGGAACGACTGCAGAACAGTGATCGCACCCTTGTTATCGGCAAGGAGGGCGACCATATCGGTGACAATGACACCCTCATTCGTTGGAGTGCCCGTCTTGACGATGATAGCATCATGTTTGAGATGGAAGTGTTTGATGAAACAGCCATCTGGCTATCTTACGATGCCCTCAAGGATCGTGAGAACGTTCTGAAAGTGCTGACTGAAGCACGCCAGTATGTTAACGACAAAAAGGTTTCGGCTCACTTGCTCAAGCCTGCCAAGCCCGCCAAGAAACGCAAACTCAAAACTTGAGGACTGAATGACAACGACGACATTCATATGCTTCACTTGTACGGCAGAAGAATCGCAAAATGAAACAGGGAATAAGAAAAAATTAAAAGATGGGTCAATACAGGTTTTGCGAATTCTTGCCGACAACGAAAAATATTCTGTGAAAGACATCGTCACGCTTGACAACGGTGATGTTGTTCATTACCTTTACGAGCGACCAAAAAAGCCAGTGCGGCAACTTAGCCGTGCTGAATTGAAACGCCAAGCAATCGAGGGGTGATTTGTGGCAGAAAAGAAATTGACCAGAGAGCGGATCGCCGTTCTTGATGGTAAAGTTAATGTCAAAGAGTTTTTGGATAAATATTCACAATTCATGGGCACTTTGGTTCGTGCCGATCATCTCAATGTTTCTCGTATTGAATACTTCATTGAAGAAACCGCCGACGGTCCAACGATTGTCGTTATGACGAGTAGGGTGTTGAACCAAGACATTGTGAAGTACATGGCAACCCTTACCATTGGTTTCATTGGTGGCTGGATTGGACACAAATCTGTCAAGTGACCATACACCCTATCCAGTGTTCCAAACCATTCATCACAGGAGTCAATTGTCATGATGCGATTTGAAAATCCCCAAGTTAAGGAAGAGTTCGAAGCGGCGTTTGGCATCAAATCCGAAGACATGACCCCGGCGCAAGTCATGTTCCTCGTCAAGTATTCCAAGCATGTTCGAGGCCGCTGCAAATCCAATGCCGCTCTGAAAAACTACCTCATCCGTTGCTTCCCGCAGATGCAATTTTCGGAAGTTGATCGGGAATGGAAGGGAAAAACGTACAAGTCCTTGCAAATCACCGTCAAGGCCAAGAAGGACGTTCCTGCCGCCGTTGAAACAGGCGACGAAGAGTAAGGTCATCATCCCCCCATTTAGCCCGCCATTGGCGGGCTAATGGCCGTGACACATAGAGAATGAAATGTCCCGTAAACTACCACCCTATTTTCTTGCGGCTAGTCCCGATTGTCCTTGCAAAGAATGTGGCAAGGCCAACAAAACTTGTCGCTATTGCGAAAAGTGCTATAAGTGTTGTGAATGTTCACCTGCTCTCATTTGCCCTAATTGCCACGGCTATACCGACGATGTAAGCCCCGGCAGTTCAATGGCAAAGGATTTGAAGCAATGCGTCTGTGAACACTGTACAAAATGCTATTGCTGGATTGACGACCGGGATGATGCGAGTTTCTTACCCGGTCGCAATGAGCCATATTGTGAAAAATGCTTCCGTACTGTTGATGTTAAGTGTCCCAAATGCAAGAGTGATAATGTTCTATGGGAACAAACCACAGCAGGAATTGCTTACAAGTGTGAGAAATGCTCTACAACATTCAAAGGAGTATGATATGGCTATGAGTAGTCGCACCCGAAAAATTTGTACTACCAATACCAAAAACCTAGAGATACTCATTGAAAAAACAAAATTGGAGAGGCAGTTAGCAAAGCACTTACTTCAATTTAACGGCTTCAAGATTGAGGCCACGTTGGAGATGTGTGATGAGTTGTTGGCTGTTCCGAACGCAGTCGAGCTGTTAAACATTATGTTTCAAAACAAAGAATTCTTTAAGGAATTCAGATTTTTGCCAGAAGTTTCTGCTTGACAAAGATGGGTTATTATGGTAGTATGCGGGCTACCTTACGAGAACAAACATGAACCCTTTTGTATGGCTTGGCTTAATTGCCGCAGGTTTGATTATCATTCTCATTTTTCGCATTCCGAGTACCGGGGAAAGATATATCATTCTTCCCAAGGGTACCGAAGCGAGGATGAAGAAGATGCGGAAACAGGCCAAAGTTAAAAACAACACACAACTTGTCAATATGTCAATGCAGACATATGAGATTTTGTTAGACGCTGCGATGGAAGGCGATGTAGTTACAATTAACAAAGCCAATGGTACAGCCGAAAGCGTATTCATTTTGCCTCAATAACAGGAGAATTGATATGTGGGATTACATTCTTACGTGGTCGTCCATGAATTGGGGTTGGATAATTATTGCCTGTTGGGCATGTATTGGTGTTGGTATATCGTCTTTTCACATGGATGTTATAAACAAAGGGAGCAAAGAGTGGGAAGAGGGACATGTGTATGTGTGGATTGGAGGAATTGTTTTTTGGCCCGGCATTCTGGTTTATTGGTTTGCTCATGCCATACACAAACATAGTTGTGTGAATTGTGAAAGCTGTGACCATACACCCCAATAGATACTAAAAGGAGTTGTGTCATGGGGAAGGTTTACACTCTTTATCACATTAACGGCAACGGATCATATTACGAACACAGCCCCAAACCGGGGTCCGGCAATTGGCATTCCAGTCACGAAAAAGCCACTCAATTTCCTACCCTCACTGCAGCCATCGCAGCGTGTCCGAACCTCAATTCATCGCTCTCGGCTATCGTGCCGATTGTAGACGGCGAACCTGCCAAGTGTATTCGGTTCAACGAAATTAAACTCACTCGCATTTTGAGCCACGCTGCCGATTGGAGTAGCGACAAAAAAGATAAAGGGCTTGCTTTACTGGTCTTCACATCTTGTCGCAAAATCCGAAGCGAAGAACACCGTGAAGAATGCTTCAAGGAAATTGACGACAACATTAAGTATTGTGAGCAATTGAAATCCGATGCCACTTTCAAGGATTTTGATCCTCGCCAAGAAATCATGAAGTTTCAAGAGATGCGGGCATGCATCAGGGATGCTCAAATCGGTATCCAGTTGATGCCCTACGATGATTATGCCGCTATCCAAGAAACCTTGTTTTCAGAAGGTAGCTTGTAAACAATAACCCCAAGGAGACATAGCAATGAAGTATCCGTATTTCCTCATTGGCTTATTACCTGCATTGGTCTGGACAGGTATCGTCCTGTACCAAATTGACCAAATCTACCCGAAGCCCTACTGGCTTTCTACGTTCCTTATCGTCTTCGGCATCATTGCCTACATCATTGCTGCCATTGTCGGCATCGCAACAATTCGTCACTTCAATAATAATCCCCCTTTCCAAATATCCGAGTGACCATACACCCGTTATGATGTTCGGAAACCAATAGGGGAAAACAGGATGAAAAATACCCTCATTGCTTGGTACGATGGCACAAAGGTTGTCTTGTACCAAGTTCCAACAAAAGAGTTGGCGGCATTCGACAAATCGCTTTTCGCAAACTGTCACGGCAAAATGGCTAATAGCCTAATCCGTGAACTCAGTGAAGATGACAGTGAAACAATCTGTTACTTGGCTTTCCTGTTGGGTGAGGAGCCTTTCTACGGCGAATTGCCTACGCTCACTGATTGGCTTGCTACTCAAAGAAGAGAATTAAACGAGGAGAGTAACTTCGGTAATGAAGTTGCCAACATTAACTCACAGTATGATGTTGGTACGTTGAGTGGGCCTCAACGTCAAGAGGCATTAGAAATGCTTTCAAAGAAAAAACAAACTGGTATCAAGAAAGCAGAAAAGACGTACGATCCCTCATTTGCCAAATACAAATTGGCTGATTGTAAGTTAACTTCTTGTGGTTCCATCGTCAACACAGGTTGGTACATATGAAACTCGGCGAACTCCTTTACATGATGTTGGGATTATTTGTAACCATACCAGCAACCGTTATTATGGTTTACAAAAATCCCGTTCAATCCATGACGGTATCCATTCTCATTGGTGTGGCACTCTACATTTTGTTAATAGTGATGGGTGTGGTTATGTTTCGGTACCTTCAGCACAAAGGTGCTAGATGATTATTCCGAAAAAGAAATATCGTGATAAAGTTCGTGAACGGCTTCAAGTTGTTCATACGATCTTTTTGTCCGATCCGGAAAAGTTAACTACGTTGATGAGGCGGATTGGTGGCTTCGGCCCCGGTTCGGATTTTCACAACAAAACGGAAGCAATCACAATACTGCTGGAGAGGGATATTCCTGCTCTCCTTGACGCCTTCGATCAACTAACACAACGTCCCTCCGAGAAAGAAAGTAGTTAACATGGAAATTTCTGCCATTCCTATTCCCGAACGTATGAAAAAATTCCCTCTCTACAGGGGATATGTGGTTCACTACACAGTCTTCGTTGGGGAAGACAAAATACCAGACTTCAAGGTTGTCCATCAAGCTCACCGAACAGAAGCGTTAAATAAAAACCTTTGCCATCTTTGCGGTCAAAGAATGATGCCTCCGTTCGCCTTCATTGGTGGGCCGAAGTGTATGAAGCATCGGCGTTTCGTTGATGGGCCAATGCACCTTGAATGTGCAACATATGCGGCAAAGGTTTGTCCGTATCTTGCTACTCCCAACCACGGCCACAGCAAGGTTGCTCCACGACATACAGAGAGTGCTATCGTCACTACCTTTGGCAGTAAGACTGGAACGATTAGCAGGGCAGTTCCCACTTCTGAAATTGGTCGTCCGGATCGCATGGCTCTTGCGTTAGCAGACACCTATCGCACTATTAAAGAACGAGGAGAAACGTTCATTCAAGCGGGGGAATGGTTGAGTGTGGATTGGGATATTATGCCCAAGCGTGACCATACACCCACATAAGTGTTCAAACCCCCACAGGAGTTAACTCATGACGGCAGCAAGTGAACCCGAATCCATGACGATTGTCACCTTCGCTGGTGGTTGTATGGATTTTCGCCTTCACGTTCTCGAAGGCAAGAAAGCCAAAGTCGAGACATGGCATATGCACAGCGAGAGCGAGACTGGTGAATTTGTGCAGGACACGTATGAAGGTCGAACACCATACTTCGATACGACCGAAGAGGCGTGGAATTGGATTGGTGTTCATTTGGCTCTCGTCAAACCCAAAGGTTAAGTCATGAGAGTTGCCTACTCTGTTCAGTTTCTTCAATCCATCGGTGGGGGTGATCTCCACCGATGGCGTGGCACTGTCATCGATACACAAACAGTGAACGGAGTAGTCGTAGCCACGGTGGTATGGGATCATGACCCCACAAATCCAAAGCGAGTTAACTCATCAAATCTAGCCACCATCTCGGCCAAAAAATTCACAAATTGATATTGACAAAGAAGGCAGGTTTTGGTATTGTCGTTCATCTTAATTGAGTGTCATTATGATTATCTACGCAGACGGAAGCGCAACCCGTGATTTCTATGGATGGGCATGGTGCGCATCTAATGGCACTTATGATTATGGTTTGCATTTCTCTGAAATCAATAATGATTCCGTAGCAGCAGAATATTGGGCAGTTATTAATGCCTTGAAAAGCACCAATGAAAAATGGATCACTGTTGTTACGGATGTTATGAGCATTCGTGAGTGTATCAAAGGAAAAATGCCCAAAAAACACAGCAAGCCTTCAACGCCATTGCGAAAGAAAGAAATCATTAGCTTGATGAAAGGTCGTTATGTCACGGCGTATGCGCCACAACAGAAAGATCGTGGCTTGCATGGATGGTGTCATGATACTTCTAATGCGTTAACCGCACACGCACAAAATATCCTTTTCTTTAAGGCGTGGTGGGATAAAGAAAAACGGAATCCCGATGCGGAAGTGGTTGCTTTTGAAGCGTGGTCAATAGCAAGGAAGATGGACAAAAAGAAGATTGTTCCTCCCACAATTCCGACGAGTGCTTTAGTTCTTTACACAGGAAAAGCCGATGAAGATGTCAAATGCCCCATTGCATGCCATTTCCTTTATCCAGAAAGATTAATTGGTGACGCCTCAAACCGTACGAGTGACCATACACCGTGCTATGTGTAAGGGGGCAACAAAGTAGTTTCCCTCAACATCACCAACCTTTTGAGGATTTGACCATGCCCTTTCAAACGAAAGTGCTCGAAGCCGCCGCTGTTTGCCACACCTACGGGCAATACCTGAAGTTCCTCGGCAGCGAGAAGAACAAGGACATCGCCAAGAACGTCAACGTTCGCTTGGCCAATGGCAAGATTTTCATTCGCCTCTACGAAACGGACATCTTGGTGTTCTACAAGAACGGCGACTTCACCGCCGACAACGGCAACGGCGAACACGCCACGGTCACCACGATCTACCGCCTGAAACAATTCGGCCCCAAGGGAGTTAAGTTCTTCCACCGCAAGGGCCAACTGTTCTGCGAAAACCGTGGCATCAGCAACCACAACAGCCGCTACCCCGTCAAGGTGGCCGGTCGCCCGAACAAGGAGCTCAGCCGGGAAGCTCTGGTGGCACAATACGACGCCGAACTCGTCGCCTAAACGCAACGAATTCAAAAAGCCCCGTCATTGACGGGGCTTTTTACGTTAAATGGCAAGAATATTGTTGACATTGTTGATCGTATTTGATATAGTCGTATTTCGTTACGTAGTACTAAAGGAGTTGGATATGTTAGCAATGTACGATGCTATTTGCAATGTTGCCAAAACAAGACAACCCTTTGATTCAAGCAAACTTGCTCGTCAAGTTAACGCCCTCAATTTACAACGTATTCCCACAGCCGGTAGCTATTATCGTGAAATGGGAATTTCACTTCACTTCATTCGTCATATCGCTTTGCAGCAAAACAACAAAACATTTGAAGAGTGGTTGACAAAAAGTCGGATGAAGGATTATCTTCAAACAGTCTGGCATGATACCAAATCCCAAGGATGGATCAGTTTGCAAACAATGTTTGATTCCCCCAATGAGGATATTGGTTTGGCTTGTTATCTTTATAGTGGCAAACCTGCACCTTACTCAATAAAAGAATTAGCACAATTTCGTACCGCTCGTTCAAATTTCAGAAAAACCATCAAGTATCTCAATGATAATGCTCCTGCTATTACACTTTGGAAACAAGCATCGAAAGAGTTGGGTATCAATCACATAAAACCCATTACCAGAGAGTTAGGTTGGTTTGCAAAAAATAATTGCGCCTTTGAGTCACGAGCAAAAGACAATAAATTCAGTTGTACGAAAAACGTTCCCCTTTCATGGCCGGGTAGCAAACGGCGATTAGGGGAAGAGATCATGAAGCACTTAAATCTTAACGAAGCATCAGAGTTTTGCGATGCTTGTACTGGTGGTGGGGTAGTGACTTTGTGGGCCAAGAGTTTGTATCCAAATCTTAAAATTTGGATGAACGATGGTTATAAACCATTGTGGGCATTTCATACTACTGTCAGAGATAATCCAGACTATCTTATTTCGCAAATCGCCAAGGATCAACCAGATAAAGAACGATGGAAAGAGTATCGCAATCAAATCCGTGCTGATAAGGCCGGTAGTACCGAAGAACTGGCGTGGAAGTTCTATTACAAAATGGTATACAGTTTTGGCCAATTAGGTCAGGTTTATGCCCCTAAATTCCATTGTCGTGATAGCTTGAAAATTGAAAAATTCAATAACGCCTCACGACTACTCCAAGGTGTTCGTATTACCAATCAGGATTTTCGTGAAGTGGTAGCATTGGCAAAGGGGAAAATATATCTTGATCCGCCCTATTTCAGCGACCTAGAAAAAACCACATCATATTACGGATGTAAGTTTGATATGGTAGACCATGACGATTTAGTTGAATTGTTAGAAATAAAAGATAATTGGCTGTTGTCTTATGACAATCATCCCGAATCACGAAAACGTTATTCTAAATACAAAATGATTAAGTTAAATGTAAAGCGATCAATGGGGCAAAATGGCGAAGCACGTGGAACAGACGAGTTGTTCATTATGCCAAAATAGTATTGACATTCCGATAGAATATTGTATTATAGATCATTCGCTTTGAGGCACTCTCATGATCCCCGGCTTCAATAAACAAGAATTGGCGTCATCATTAAGATACATCATTCAAGAAAAAGAGAGTGGTGGCTTTGTCATATACGACCGGGGTACCGATACCTCAAAGTATCCTAAATACGAACCGAAGCAATACAGAGGGAGTGTTGCTTGTTTCGTATGTGAATTCACGTTTGATCAACTGGTAATGGCAAGTAGTTTACGTGCTAAACTGGAAGCAACAAGCAAAACCGTTTTCACTGTTTCGCACGAATACTTTTGCACCGATCACATTGAGAACACACTTGCTTTTGTTGCGGCTACCACAAAACAGGAAGCATTAGACCTTTATAATGCCCTCGCACAAACCAGACTGAAGTATCCTTACTTCTGGTCAATTGCTACAATCAAAGACGTTGAAAAGGCCGAAATTATCAGGGGGAAGTAATGCCAAAGTTAACTAAACTAAAAGTCACAAACGACTTTTACTCGTATTACCTTGACAGTAAATTCATTGGGTCAGTTTCCATTGATCCGAATGAATCAGCGGAAACCAAAGGTGTTTATCGCTCACCGGTTTCTTCTATTTTGGGCGACGTTAATATGCGTTGCCCAACCTTGGAGCGTGCTGAAAAGTATCTGTTGTCTCTATTGAAGCAAAAATTCAAAGTTGAAATTGAAGCTGAGTTGATTGAAAAGCGGCCAGTGCTGAGTGGCGAAATTTGAGTGACCATACATCCCTGGTTACAAAAGGCATGAGTGTTAAGTATTATCGTGTTGGTGGCTCGGTGCGTGATGAACTTCTTGGCGTTGTTAGCAAGGATATCGATTACGCTGTTGAAGCCCCCGATTACGCAACCATGCTCGCTTGGATCAAATCCAAAGGCGGGAAAGTATTTCTCGAACAACCGCAGTATTGGACGGTGAGGGCGCATATGCCCGGCAAACAGCCTGCCGACTTCGTACTGTGTCGTCGTGATGGACAATACAGCGATGGTCGTCGTCCCGATACAGTCAACGTAGGCACACTGTACGATGATCTGGCACGCCGTGACTTCACCATGAATGCGATTGCCTACGATGAGGATAAGGGCGAATACATTGATCCTCACAACGGCATCGCAGACCTTAAGGCAAAGTTCCTGCGATGCGTTGGCAGCGCCAAAGAACGATTCCACGAAGATGCTTTACGCATTCTGAGAGCAATCCGATTTGCCATCGTTAAAGATGTGACGCTTTGCGATCAAATCCAAGATGCTTTTAGTGATAAGTCGTTAATTGATAAATTGACGACCACTATCAGTGAAGAGCGGATTCGTGAAGAGCTTTACAAGTGCTTTGCCCATAGCACGGCGAAAACCATTCATTACCTCACTCAGTACAAAATGGTGGATTGTCTCTTTCGCAGTGAGAGTAATTTTTGGTTAATGCCAACGTTTAGAAGCAGGTGACCATACACCCATCATGGCATACCCAAGAGGATATGCCATGAATAATATTGACGGTGGCTTGAATCTGATTTTGAACAACAAAAACGGTACGTGGGGATGGGAAGTTCGTTGGCGTGGTGTTGGCGTCTTGGCTCGCTATTCCAATAATCAAGAGGCATCAGGCGAAGCGGAAACCGTTTGTGACGCTGCCATTGAAGCACACAAAGCCGCCGAAAGAATCACTTCTGAAATCAACGAAGCCGAAGCCGAAGCCGAAGCCGAATAATCAAGTGACCATACACCCTCATTGGTACCAATGAGGATTTGTCATGAAGTTCAAAAAGGGTGAAATAGTTAAGGCGTTTGTCAAGTTGGGGGTTCAAAGCAAACCTCGATGGGCCAAAATGACCTATCAGAAATGCTTTGGAATTGGCCACCATGCCGTTCACTTTGAAAACGGCAATCAAACTTGCGTCGTCGCTCCACAAGAGATCCGAAAATACAAGCCCATCGAAGATCATGATGCGGCTATTGTCAAGTTGCAAGAGGGCTTCACTTCCCTTGTGGTGATGATCAAAAACGCAGCATCCCAACTTCTCCCCGACAAATGGAATCAAATTAAAGTTGATGCGGACGAAAAGATCGTGTATTTGTCCGGCGAATACTTGTCTATTGGTGCTGGCGTTGTGGAAGTTGTTCGTAAAACCATCGGTGGCGAGATTGCCGAAGAAATTGCCTCTTGGATGGTGACGTCATACCATCAGACATATTCCAACACTGAACCGCCGTCTGTGGATGAAGTGGAGGAAGGCCACAATCCAGAAATTGCTAGAGCAGTTGCTCTGGCAATTAGTAAGGTTTATGAATTAAACGCTAACGCCTTTTGGGAGGGTATCCGAGAGGAACAATGGGCGATTAGGGATCAAGAATTTGCTGAGTCGGAAATTGTGTTGTGACCATACACCCTCCATGATGTTCCCTCAACTTCCTTACGAGATGCTTGTCATGAAAAATCTTTCCAAAAAAACTGATCGTCCGACACAACAATCCGTTGTGGATTTGATTGTTGAAACCGAAAAACAAAAGCCAATCAAAAGTGCTACTCAGTTGGCGGCATACATCAAGTTGAAGTTAAAGTTGATCTACAATAAGAACTACCTCAGCGAACTTCGCAATCGGGTTCGCAAGGGTGAATTGCGTTCTACCGATGAGCGAATTAAGGTTGGCTTGGAAGTAAAGCCGCCGCAAATTCTCGATGGTAGTTTGTATCGTGCCATCGGCCAAATTTCCATTGTGGAAAAAGCGGCAAAGGAAATCGGCAGCATCGATGAACTCATTCAGGTTGCAACCGCCATTCAACAATGCCGTAAAGCGGCTTAACTTGCGAGGTTGAAATGCGATACCACGTTATGCTGACTTTTACTGTCAACAATCAATTGGTTCGCTGTTTCCCAGAAACTTTTTTCGGAAATGGCGATTTGAATGTAGTCATTGCGGCAGCAGAAAAATGGAAAGATAAATTCAAAGGGAACATCAGCGTTGTTCAAGACGACGTTGGTGCCTCCAGTAATCATGTTTACGTTCTCGTTAAAAAAATCCGATAATTTTGCTTGACAAAAGCTAAATGGTAGGCTAATGTGTATGTTCGCATTGTGAGAGAACGCCAATGGTGATCTTTTTTGTTAATACATCGCTTGAAATTCAGCCTTGTGAAACATTTGAAAAAGCAGTGGAGTGGATCAAGAAGCAATTCAATGATCCTGTCTTGAAAGATACATTCCATTTTGGCGAACCTCAATTGGTTTGTCCGGGCAAATGGAGCGTTGATTTATTTGTTTGTAAGCGATTGCTTGAAAAGTGGTACATCGTTGAAAAACCTATTTATTGGGGATAACATGTTCAAGATTCATTGGTATCACAAGAATGTTAAGTGTTGGGGATTTACCATCTTCGGTAAATACTTCGACATTTCCTTCCCGTCCAATGAGGGTTGTGGATGGAGTTGGGGACGATTGGTACGAATCTTCTGGCCAAGTAATGATAAGCAGAACTATTTCTTCCTGCCCTCGTTCAAGCGTATCGTTTCCCGATAAGGATGATCGATGTTGCTCATGCAAAGATACGATTTAGAGCGGGTAGCAGGGCCGTCATTTCAACTTGTCGCCAAAGACGGCGACAAGTATAGCCCTATCATTGCATACGTTATTCTCACAACCAAAAAAAAAGACGAAATCTACATTGGTTATCTTCATGTAAATGAGAATTATCGCCGTCAAGGTTTCGGAACAAAGGTATTACAATGGATTGAAAAATACGCCAAGGGACTGCGTCTCCGTATTGCTGTTGGTGAGAAAAATGACCCTGCCATTAAACTTTATACCAAATTCGGATTCAAAACTTATGAGCGTGTTGATGGTTATTTCATGATGCGAAAGGTGAAGTGACCATACACCCTAATAGGTACCAATGAGGAATAAACAATGCCAGAAAATCCTAAGTGTTCGGTAACTCGGTGTACCAATCCCCACGATAATTGCCATCACTCACTTGATCATCGACTCTATTGCGAGTCTTGTGCTATCAAGATCAATCGCAACAATACCGAACACCCCAGACTGATAACAATTTCCCGCTTTGTCAATGAAGGCATGGCTATTCCATTCAGCGGCTTGAATGTTAACGATCTGTTCTGCTTCATTCCCGAACCCCACGCCATTTACCGCAAAATCGCTGTTGGCGAATACGCTTACGAACGAGGCAACCGCAATACTGTTAATAAGGGTGATGTCTTCATAACTACTACTGTTGAAGAAATGATTGTTCCCCTTTACCGGTAGGATGCCATGAGCTATCTTGAAATTGGAAGCCTTGTGATGGGATTGAAGTATGTTTGTGTTCCATACAGCGACAGGAGCCAACGTCTCATTCTCAGATATGTTGGTAATGGCGATTTCAAAGACGCCGATGATATGATCTTAACAATCTTTGGTGACATCCGATACGTTCTTTCACGGGCTGAGGTGAATTCCAATGTTTCGCAAAGCGATGTTTGAACACGGCATTCGGTTCGTTGTGTATTGTCGTGAAGATGAAATCCAACGAATCGAACTTACCCTAACTTGTAAATTCATTGCGTGGATGCCATGAAAATACCCCAGAACCCAGTGACCGATGAACAACTCGTTCGTGCCTTTGATCTATTGAAGAATCTTCCAGTTTTGCGGGCATCGAAGCCAGAAGATGAGATTTTCTTGGAGGAAATTCTTACCATTTTCCAAATCACGGAAATACTTAAGGACAAATCCTTCGCCTTCAAACGTATTGCTGCCAAGGTAGTCATACGCACTGCCCTCCAATTGAAATCAAAATCCACAAAGTATAAACAAATGATAAAAAGCATTGGCATTTAGTGACCATACACCCTACTTGTTAACTTGGTTACATCCTCTCTCACCGAGTATTCAAATGGCACGACGCACTGAAACTTTCACCAAAAGTCATAGCAATTGGACATTTGACAGTCAAGCCTATACCGATGATGGTAAGGTTTGGCGATGGGTGGAAACGGATCGCTGCTGCCCATTGGACTCCTGCGAATCTTACGGTATTCCGGTAGATCGTGCGGCCCAAAAATTGGCGCAATCACAAGAGATTCAAGCATTCGTTAAAGAATATCGTCAACAGCAAGAAGGCGTTGAACCAACCGCCGAAGAGATGTACGAAATGCGTGCGGCTTTCGGACAAAATGAAGTTGTTGTGAATGTACTCACTGGCCGCAAAACTCAACTGTGACCATACACCCGGAGAGTTATGAACACCACCAAAATCAAAGCCGCCGTTGCTGATGCCGCAGCTAAGCTCACCAATGCCAAGCCGCCCAAAGACGGCCCGGCTGCTATCGGTGATGTGTTTGTACTGCCCGACCTTACCGATCCAATTGGATTGTCATGGTTGGTAGTTAACATCATTGATGATATGTATCTCATTGTTCCAATGGACACAGCACCGTTTGTCGGAAATTTTGACTGTATGGCAGAAGATGAAATCAGCGTTGCTCGTACTGGTGCGTCAACGTGGATGTCCCCTAACGAACTCGATCCCAAATATCGTGTTAACTATGGATTGGAAGAAACGGCCAAAAAGTGCCGAACAATCCTTGGGCGATGTGTTCGCAACAAGCCATTGATCACAACGCAGGCTCAACAATTCACAGAGTCAGATCCAGATTACGAAGATCATATTGGAACAATTTGGAATGTATGTGCCCAACTACACTTGCCTAACAAAAAAGTTCAAGGTGCCGCTCAACGTTTGCGGGCTTGGCGTAATGGCATCACTCCTGATCACGTATGGCCGCATCTCGGCAATCTGTTTGAACGACAAGCCCATGTAACCAAAGGCCAATTGGCCGATATTGATACGATATTGGCTACCATCCCTGAGTGACCATACACCCCTCACGTTAACAAGAGGCTGTCATGAAAGATACAACATCACAACTGGTTACGAACCCGATTTCATCACGCCGCAACGCCATTACTGACGGTGTAACTCGCCTTTATGTCAAACAAAAGGTGACAGCAGGGCCAGCGGCAATCAAGGATCGGGAATTGGAACTCGTTCTGACTTGTGATGAAGCCTTCAATTTGGGGTTACTGTTAATTTCATCCTTGCCGATGAACTGGCTTGAAACGCAGGACATCACAAGGCTTCGCAAAATCGTGGCAATGATTGATACCAACAAACCGGAGTCAGCACATGCTTAAGATGCTCGATTATATCCTTGGCGACAATGGCAAAGCTGTTTGTCCCGGTGTCGTCTGTAAGTGCGATCAAGTTGGTTTTTGCCCGGCCCACGGCAAGACCATCAAACATCCTACCTTCAAAGTGGGGGAGTCGGTACGATTGCTTCAGAAGCCAACAGGCTACACTGGTAAATATGCTCCTTTGACGGTAGGGGAAGTGTATACCATCGTGGCGTTTGAAGGCAGCAATGTCGTCACGACCACCGATCAAGAGGACATGACTGCCTCCTACAACCGAGACAGAATAGGTAAAATCTAATGTCTTACAAAGCGACAAAAGAAAGCGATGGTACTTATACTATTCGTTACGCTGCCAATTTGGGCGTTTGTTTGGTTGGCATTCGTGGTTGTAATGTCAGTCGAACAATTAGGCGTCTCAACGATAAAGATGCTGTTAAAGATCATAAGAGACAGAAAGCCAAACAACCAGTGACCATACACCCCTATTGTTGTCCAAATGGTTAACGAGGGTCAGCAATGACGATCAAGGAAACTCAGTATTGGGAAGGTTGGAATCTGGGGCGAGGTGGTGAAACCGTGCTTCCTGAAAGCAAGCGTGGTAATACCGATTTTGCCGAAGGTTTTCGTGATGGCATCATGGCCCACGAAGCCTACTGCAATGATGAATTGCCGTATGGGGAGCCAATCTACGATGAATCCGGTCACGACAATCATTACGAAAGTTAATCGTATGAATTACACCGACAACGATCTTCCGGCTCCTCAAAGCAAGACGATTACCCACAAGATCGTTTTGGAAAAAATTGATACCGCTTGGAAGCCCGGCACCACCAAAAGCGTTTGGTATGGCCCCGGCACCATTACTTACACTATTCACCCGGATGGTGAAATCAATTCAACAAAGGAGTAGGTCGTGGCTGGCAAGAGGCACTACTTCCAAAAATTCGGCTTCACTGGCGACCAACGTCTCGATGCTGGCGCACGTAATTCCTTGCCAGACGGGTATAAATTGCGTTGGACAGGACGGTTAAAGATCAATGGCAAGGATATGTTTTGGGATGGAATACATGTTGGTTGTTTGTTGAAAGTAGGCGGCAATCGATGGGTCGCTATTCCTCTTGCCGACGTTGAAGCATTCATGGCAAGGCTTGTTTGCCCTACTTGTCAAGAGCCAACGCTTCATCCGATTACTACTCATTTGGGATTGCGTTGTAAAAATCCGGACAATGTATTGTCTGGTCAGAAGATGATCAACTATGCGATTGCAACAGGAGTTTGGTCACATGGCGTAGTATGGCTTTCTAGCGACACACCAACGCATCCGTCAAGGGATCATGCTATCTTGTCTCTTATCCCAAAAGGTGAGTAATATGTTAAGATTTCTCACTCGTTTGAAAAATACAATCATCAACTTCTTAACTGAAAAGGTGAAGTGTTCTGAATGCAATAAACCCTCACCATTCAAGGAGATGTGGAGCGGAAGACATGCAGTGTATGTCTGTAAATGCGGACATATCACAAAAATCAAAATTTATGATTGACAAGAGTGGTATAATTGGTTATAGTGTTCGTGCCCCTATCCCAAGGAGTTCATTGTGAAACGGAAACAGATCAAAGTGGAAACGGTTCGGATAATCCGTGATTCACGGGATGCCTCAAGGGATTATTTTCTGCCCGTGAAGCAGGCACGGGAAAAGTACGTCAACGGGGAATTGTTGATGGACTTGACCAATCACTGCTACTGCGAGAAATGAATTCAATGGGCCGATAGCTCAACGGTAGAGCAGGATACTCATAATGTCTTGGTTCTCGGTTCGAATCCGGGTCGGCCCACTCTGAGGTTAACATGAACGCTCTCAAAGCAGCAATCTTGACCCAAAACGGTTTCGTTTTCAACAAATTCACACATGAATGTGGGTATGTTGGCAATGAATACAAGTGCGTTGCTGGCCAGTGGTCACGCCGAACGCTTTGCCCGTCATGTCATGGGCCGCCCGATAATTGGTGACCATACACCCTCATTGGTATGAACATCTACTTCTATTATCGGTCAACTTCCGGGGCTTCAGTGCCCTCGGTTAAAAGTTTTCCCGGTTCGTGGGAAGATGGTGTTGCCAAACTCAAAAAAGAAACGCAGCATTCCGCCACGCCTATCGTGTTGATTTTGGAAGAGATGGTCACCACCAAGGAAATCATTAATTTGATTGGCGTGTTAACTGCCCAACGAACAGCGATACCTGCCACCGAAATCGCACTGCAAGACGCTTTGGCATACGTCATCAAAAAATTGCGTGCTGATATGATCGAAAAAACACGAAAAAGGTCAAGGGGACTTTGATATGAACCGCAGAACCTTCTTAGGCATTTCCGCTGCTCTTGCGTTGCCCGCTTATGGCAAAGCAATTGAAGCCCCCAAGAAATTTGCCAAAATCATTTTGGTGAAATTGTATACGCCAATTTGCAGTAGCAAGTTACTCGAAAAGCCTGTATACATTTGGATTGGCGTTTACGATGCCAATGCCCAAATTCACCTATCCAGAATTTGCAGCAGTCGGATGCGTGGCGAATTCTTACACATCGAAACATCAGACAAAACATTTTTCCGTGTTAACCTTTACTCTCGTTTAGCAATGATGTTCAACGAAGCATTCACGCAAGAGATTGAAAACGACAATTACACCATTGGCATCGCAACCAAACTTCAAAGCGATCTCTTCCACAAGCTCCGTCGTGAATACTTTTGGATGCAGTGGCCTAAGCCCTACATTGTGGATACACCCAACTTCAACATCTGTGAATTTTCCCCTGAACTATAACGTGACCATACACCCTTATGGTTAACAACGAGGGGCTTTATCATGGCAGCAGCATTCAGCCAAATTCCTGAACCCGGAAGTCGTGAAGCGATCATTCTGGAGGTTGTTTGCAAGACTGCTTGGATGCCATCGCCGGGATACCTCACTGTTGAAGAGGTTAAGGTGAAATACGGTATCAACCCTCGGCAGTATCCCCAACTGTTTCAAGTTCACCGTAATGATCTGGTCAGCGTGTTGCCGAATCACACAAACATTTACCGAAACCATATGGCCGATGTGCGGGCCAATTATCACGCACTTGGCATCAACTAACGAAAGGTTCAAATGAAAGCATGGATGCTTATCTTGTTGCTTGCAGGATGTCAGCACAAGCAAATACGAGTCAAAGCCGAATACCATTCCGTGGTAACCTTAACATCATGTAAAATTGATGTTGAATTAAAATAGGAAACTGTCGTGGGAAGCAAGAGAAAGCGAGAGGTATTGGATAATTTGTTCTTCAAGCAAATGGGAACATGCTTCTGGTGTTTTGGTTTAACGGAGTTGCCGCAACCGCAGCCTCAAGGGATACAATTTCCTGATTATATGGCAACAGTTGAACATATACGACCTGTTAGTAAGGGTGGGGCACTTGATGGTGTTTGGGTTCTATTTGATGATATAGAACTTTTTATAGAACGACCTAACACTGTTATGGCTTGTTACGCTTGTAATACCAAGTGGGCCAATAAAAACAAAGACTTAGCAACTCATTTACAATGGCCTAAGTTTAACACTTTCCTTGCCTTTGATCCCATGATATGAGTGACCATACACCCACATGGTTATAAGGGAGAACGTCATGCTACTATATGCCATTGATGCCACTGTTGTTCATCACACAGCAAAAGGCGATTTGACGCATCAAGTGCCTACGTTTTACCTTAACTCTGGCGTCCAAGGCATTCAGAATGCAGACCATGCCAAAAAAATCGCAAGTGATGTCATTTGCCCCATCAAATCAGATGACATCAGCATCAACGTCACTGCCGTTCCCTTCCAATGTATGAGATAATCATGACAAGTACACGCAAGCCTCTTAAACAGTTATTTGCTACCGTTGATCATGAACGCCTGAAAAGCTAGTTGTTGGCTCTCGGTACTGTTATGCGAATTCTCAATTTTGCATACCAATACGATGAGCCTGATCTACAACTTGGATTTGACGACATTGCTAACGATTGCGAAAACAGCGAAGTCTCTATGGTTCTCCGTACTTTGTTTGAGAATGTTCAAAAGGAGAGTTAACATGCCATTCCCAGAACTAAACGACTTGAGCGATCCTGCTAGGGCTGCTCAAGCTGTTGCGACAAGACAAGGAATCATTGATTTGATTCCGGCATTTCAGCGTGGTGATACATTCCCCAAACTCAATGAAGCCGAAACCACAGCAATCATTGAGAAGATCATGCGATTGGCCAACACTGAGGCAAGGGTGAGCTTCTACGCTAGTATCATTACGATTGGTTCAAAAGATCCAAACGCAACGATTATCTTGACGCCTACAATGCTGAAGTGGGCTGGTAAACGCAAACTGCCTAAAATCAAAGTTTCACAGCAAAAAATTGGCAATGCCGTTAACGGGCGTGTTCTCAAGAAGTCGGGCGGTCTGTGACCATACATCCCTATTGGTATGATTACTACTTGTCCACAATGTAAAGCACGACCGCAAGGCGAAGTATGCCAATGTGGTTACGATTTCACAATGGACGAATGCCCCGGATGCCTCAATCGCATCCCTGAAGGCACGATCATCTGTGATTTCTGCAATTACGATCTCCTTTCAACTAAGCCGCAAGTCAAAGCAGTCAAGCCCATTGAAATTGCTCCGCTGTTAACGTTGAGTGTATCAGGCACACCAAACGAACAATACAAAGCAGCATACGAGCAAGACCCATTCAAAAGCACATTTTACGCCACTTTCAAAACAACCAAAGAAACGGCGCAGAAGGAATTCACTCAACTCCTATTACAAGAGCAAAAGCGTCGTCAACCCAAGAAGAAAAACCTTGATCCTCTGGACGATGCTTTCATTGAAGCGTTGAAGAATAGATTGTTAACCAAGTACAAGATCAGTGAATACGATGCTCAACTTGCCAAACAAAAGAAAGAACGTGAGGATTTATTGTGGTCGCTTGCCAAACAAGTAACGCCGATTGTTGGCGGTGAACCTCAACTGCTTGACACATCCTCAACGTATTCTTATTCATCGCAAGGGTATGGAGCGGGAAAGTATGCCCGTGGCGCATTGACACCACACCATACAACACTTACCAGTTTGGGCTTCACTGCCGAACTTCGTTTTGTTCCGTATGAGACTAATGGCAGTCTTCGCAATAGTGGTGATGGAACTTATGAATTGTGGGCTAATTGTCCCGTATGGATGGCTGATGCGATTTTCAAGGCAATGAGAATGGAAGACATTCTACGCATCATGAAAAGTAATCATGTCAATGTACGTGTTTACTATCCGTTTTTGCCTTATATCAATGGTTGGTGACCATACACCCTAAAAGGTAATAGGGGAGTGTCATGGCAAAGGATAATCTTACTGGCCTTGATATTTCATCACACGGTTTGCCGAAAGAGGATACTGCTTGTCCCGGTTGTGGCAAACAATACGGCCACAAACAGAACAAGAAAGCAACCGGGGCTTGCCTTAACTGCGAAGAATGCTCTCTGTGTTGTTCGTGTGGGAGTAAGGCAAAGCCGGTAACTGCCGACCAAATGATCCAACATCTATTGGAGATTGTATGAGTACCAAAGCAGACAAATGGAACGAAAGCCAAGCCAAAAAGGTTTCAGACCGGATCAAGGCCGTTTTGGCTCCTCTCAATGCCGAACTGAAAATTAACATTCGCTTCGGCACCATTCGTTATTCAGCCAAAAGTCTTCGCACGACCATTGAAGTCGATTTCGGCACTGACAAAGCCCCGACGACTTCGCCAAGCGAAACCGCATTTCACAAATACCATGAACTTTTCGGCTTGCGATTGGAAGACTTTCGTAAGACCATTGAAATCAGAGTTGGTCGTAAAATTATCAAAGCAATCATCACTGGCATCTTGCCGAAGGGCGAAAAGAACGTAATTGAAGTATCAGCAGAAAACGGCAAAATTTACCGGGCACCTTTGGATTTGGTTAAAAATGCCATCCTAAAGGCCGATCAAGCTGCCACCGCACCCATTCCGAAGAAAGTTAAAAGAGCCGATGCTGAAATCTTCGGCGACTTGCGTGGTGCTGAACTAGACTTGGAAAATGTCACCGAAGGTCGCAATGGGGCGCAGATTGTCATTGAAACAGAACGATTGGAAAACCTCCAAAAGGCATTGATTGTTGAATTAGGCCGCACTCCTACCACCGAAGAAATATGGGCTATATGAAAACGAAAGAATTTGACTACGAAGTTAAAATCATCATTGAATTCACCCAAGAGGAAATCGACTTCCTCATGGAACGCTCACGGCTTCACTACGACGCAAAATGTCGTTCGGTTAGTGCCGTTGGTGGCTTCCTGTACGGCATCGACAACGCCCATCGTATCGGCATTGAGGAACACACTCTCACATCTTTACAACTCGGAACGCTTGCCAAAATCCTAGAAATGGCGTGGTCAATCGAAGATGACATGCGACGTAATTTAAGCAAGGAAATTCATGGTGATCTCCGTTCAATATCAGACGAATACAATCGCCTTACAAAAGAAGAAAAATAACACATTTTTTGCTTGACAAAAAGAATGGAATATGATACGATCTAGCCCACACTGAGGGTTTGGTCATGGAAAAGTTTATTAAGGTTTACAAGCGTGTGGTTTCGTTGTGGATGGGCTTCTTCTGGCCTGATCGTTTGTGGTGTGAAAAGTGCTACGGCGAAATGACACAGCGTAACAATAAACAAATTTACGTTTGCCTGAAATGCAACGATTGCGGTTGCGAGCAGTGCCAACACAAACATGGCATCTACCGCCGCATCAGCATCACTGGCAAACTCAAAAAGGCAATCAAGTAAGGGTTAACAATGAACAGCATTCTTGCAATACTGGCATTGTTGGCAATCATCCTGCCGTGGGGCAAAGCCGCATTTACTATCGAGTCTGCGTTGTCTTGGACTTTCAAAACAATGGTATGCGCCTTAATTGTTTGGCACATCCTAAGACTTAACATCATGAGGCTCCGATGAATACTTTTGTCCAGATCATGTTGATTATTGCTGTTGTTCACTTTTTCGTGAGCGGACTGGTGAGTTTTCACTATTCATCGACGGCCAAACACTACAACCCTCTCCACTTCGTTGCAGCAATGTGGAAGTTTGCCCTTGCCATTGCTTTCATTGTTGCCATTTGCCTCAAGTAACGGGAAGACAAGGGCTTCTAATCCCTAAAAGGATGTTGAAATGTCCAAAATCTCCTCCCCGGATTTTGTCGGCGCAATCTTAATTGTTTTCCTGATCCTCACAATTATTTTTGCGATTGTGGATTTGATCGCTTTCAATCTCATAACGAAGGATGTGTCTCGGAGTGATCGTTGGTGGATTCGCAGAGTGGTTTACACATGCGGATTACTGACATATGTGGCAAGTGTAATACTAACCGTTGTTCTCATGTAAAGGATTGCCATGAACGCCATTTACTATGACATACTGACGGAAGAAACCCACGAATGTAAAGCGTATCCATCGGGGAACCGCTTTATGGTTTTCATGCGAGGTGGCTTCTTTTTCTGTTCCATCCAAGACCTCCTTATATTTTGAGAACCAGTCATGCCAATGGATCTTCCCTGTTACATTGGTTGGCGACATCCACAATCTACCGTTAACATCCACAAGGAATCTACCGTGTCCAACATCATCACGCTTGCTCTCTTCAACAAACTTTACGACTTCTGCAGTAGTTCCAAATACAAAGTTTTCTTTCGTGGCTCAACCGTTCTTCGTTTTAAACGAAATGCCAACGCAAATCAAATAGGTACTTTTTATATTTCATCATACCCTTCCAGTTCTGGTGGTCACCAAGCTGGTGTTGGACAATCAATTTCTCATTTCGCCGTGTTTGATAAAAAAGATCAACCCATCGACTGGGTCAATGGCCAACCACCTATGACCAAAGAGCAAATTGCTGAAATCATTGCCCGCTTCAAATCGGGCAGCGAAGTGTTTTATAAGAAACAACGTATCTCCCAAATCAATAGCGATGATGATAACAGTGACGATGACAGATTTTCGTGCGATAATCAAACCACGTATCATTGGGCGAATGTTAACTATGTTGACTTCTCTAATCCGCCATGCATAACCGGATTACAAATCGACAACATCATCAAATTCGTATCCGAGAAGTACACGACTTGGAAGACGACTTATCTAGGCGTAGAAGTCACGGGAGCAGGTGTCAATAGTTTCCAATGTGGCGGTCGTTGGATTGAATGGACAAACAAGCAATACAGAGATTTTGAATGGACAGAACGCCCATTACCACAACAATCCACGCACACTCCTGAAGGCCTCAAGGCGGCAATGGAAGGCAACCACCTTGTTCAATACAAGGGCAGACCCGTTGCCAGCATTACCATTCCGGGTAATGGCAATTCGTTTTTCGGTTACAGAAGTGAAATGTATACGTTGTTTTTCAACGATGTTAACATGAAGGATTTCACGATCACAGAAAACAAATCAGGACATACTCCAGCAAGTCTCAAAAAGGCTTTGGAAACTCATATCATCAAATACAAAGACAAAACTGTATACAGCATTTATCTCGATGATAGACAGCCATTCTTTCATGATACGCCAAAGCACGCAAGTCAACACATTGCTACGTTCTTTAGCGATGTTGACATAAATGATTTCACACTACAAGAACATTGGTCAGTCAAACTTTACAAACAATTTCAAGCTCAACCAACTGCTGAACAGTCCATAATCACCTATAAGGGCGTTTTAGTTAACAATATATCAGAAGAAGACGGAAAGCCATTTTTCGTCATAGACGGCAAGTGGACATGCTGTACCACAATAAATGAAAAAGATGTCATTGTGACAGACAAGAATGTCTTCACGCAACGACAAACCGAATTGAAGGATCTCATTCTGAAAATCAGCAAAAATGAAATCACACAATACAAACGCAGTCGAATCGTCGGAGTTGCGACTCTGCCCGTTCAGATTGCTGATTTGGGGATTTATCATCCTTGGGGCAATTATCACTTTGATGTAATGAAAAGCAGATATTTCTTCAAGGATGTTGATGTAAGTGATTTCGCAAAACCCACCTCTGAAAGCGATACGCCAAAGCACGCACCTCAACATTTCGCAAAATCTATCCACACCCCTGAAAGCCTCAAAGCTGCTATCAAGAACAAGCAGGTGGTAAGTTATCAAGGTGCAAACAACCTTGTCGCAAGTATTTACACCGACGGCGCCTACGAATCACATTTCTACATCACAACACGGTCTGCTGCGATATTCTTCAATGAGATTGACATGAATGATTTCGTGATAACGCCCAACATGCGTAACGAATTCATCACATCGATCTACGCAGCCCTCGAAAAAGGGGATACGGTCAAATACAAAGAAACGGCTCTCGTCACAGGAACAAACATTCATCAACACTACGTGACTACTTGCAAGGTTTGTGTCATTTCTATCGGGGAGTACATCATTACCGCCAATAAGGAGGAAGCTGGAAAGTGGCTCTTTTACATGAGCTTTGAGCAACAAGCTAAGTCGTTTGTTGATCATAACATAAAGGATTTCATCATTACACCCAAGTCAGTCGTAGTGCCTGATGCTTCCAAACTCTGCACAGCCGAACAAGTTGCCGTCATCAAATGGTTTGCAGCTCACAAACAATACAAAGTCACATACACAAATAAACTTAAGGGTGTGATTTGGTCGCTGACTAATGGTTACAAGTTAGCCGAATCTGAAAATACAACCGATCTTGCCAACAAAGAAGAGTTCAATTGGTCGGCGGCTTTCGTTGACAAATTTGATGTGACTACCACTAATGGTGAGAAACTTAATTGGGAAAATCAAAACTTATTATTGTATAGAATGACCATGCCACAAGCCTATAAGGTCTTGGCCTTTGCCGCCAATAAAGCATACAAAGTCACATACACTGTTGATTTGGGGCGTGCAATCTCTCCTCCCAAACGCTATCAATTCATTGAAGATCATCATTATGAAATTTCTGAACACGGTAGCGTTGACCTAAAAACCAAGAAGCCCATCAAAACAAATTGGGATTGGCACGCCAGCAGAGTCACCAACTTCACAGTATCCAAGGATGGCGTCAATATCCCCAATTGGCTTGATGTTAACATTGACAACATGACCAACGAATTCATGTTAGATATTCATCAAAAAGACTATGTCGTGGCAGTTGAACCGCATCCAAGTCCAGCACAAATCACCGAAATTATTGATTATGTCTACAACAAGCCCAATTGGCAAGCGAACTACAAAGGCTACCGCATCAAATCTGCTAACAATGTGGATGATTTTGCTTTTGAAGACAAAGACAAAAGGATCATCACCCTGCGTTGGCTTGCTGTGAAGAATAAAGACTTCACTGTGCAGCCCTCTCACACCATGACCGAAGAATTCGCTTTACGTATCAACGACACATTCACCAAATGCAATATGCTATACAAGGGCAAACGCATTTGTGGTGTCAGTCTGTTGGGCAAGGCCAGCGACACAGTTATGGAAAAGATACAAATTAACACAGTCGGCGTTGCTGACTTTGTCCAAGTCAAATATACCAACATCGAAGATTATACTATGCCAGAAGGTTTACTTGTCTCGTTAGAACAAATCGCAAAAATCAAATTGTTTGCTGCCAATAGGGTGTATGAAGTCACATATACAAATCCTCAAGTGAGCAACAAGCTCCCTACTGTCCCTCACTTTGTGACCAATGGATTCAAACGTGAATCTTTGAACAACCACATCGATATAGCAAAAACAACTTGGGATTGGAAAATTTCTTATGTGGACAATTTCAAAGTTACAAAGGATGGTGTTGTCATTGATTGGCTCAACACCGAACCCGAACCGACTTACAACATGACCGATGAATTCGCAAATAAAATTATATTTGCATGTCGAAATATGAAGTGTCCAAGATACAAAAATGAGCAAATTGCTTATTTCGCTGGATTGAGCAATAATTTGAGTGTTATTGAGGCGACGGAATTTGTGTTGGTCGGCAAGCAATATAGTCCCATTTCAATTCTCTATACCAATATGGAAGATTATGAAATCTTTGAACCGACTTACACCATGACTGAAGAATTTGCTTCACGTATCCATAAGATATTCACCAAATGTGAGATGTTATACAAAGGCAAACGCATTTGTGCCCTCAGACCGCAAGGAACGGTTATGGAGATGTTAATTAACACAGTCGATGTGGGCGATGCTATTGAAGTCAGATACACTAACATCGAAGATTACACGATGCCAGCCGTGGGGGAAGTCGTCACCGCAGAGCAAATCACAAAAATCAGATTGCTTGCTGCCAATAAGGTTTACGAAGTTACGTATACAAATCCCCAAATGGGAAATACTCTCGCCTCAGCTCCTTACTTTTTGACCAGTGGATTCAAACGGGCTTCTGTGCACACCCACATCGATCTTGCTAAAACGTCTTGGGGTTGGAGTGGCTGTTATGTGGACAACTTCAAGGTAACGAAGGATGGTGTTAACATTGATTGGCTTGATTGGCTTAACACTTTACCCGAACCGACTTATAACATGACCGATGAATTTGCCAACAAGGTTGCGTTGGCATGTCGAAACTCTGAGTATCCCAAGTATCAAGGTAATATAATTTCTCACTTTATCGGATTGAATGGGGACTTGGAAGTTGTGAGAGGGAAAGGGGTAGGATTTGTGTTCGCCGGTAAACACACTTTGATCCACAATACCAACATTGAAGATTACGAACTCAAAGCGTTAACGAGAATAACACCGGAGCAAATCGAAAAAATCAAGCTGTTTGCCGCCAATAAGGCATACCAAGTTTCTTATAATATTCAGGGAACGGTAACGATCTATTCACTAGGAAATGGATACAGAAGTAATAAAACACAATTTCCTTCGGGAACATCTTTCATGGATCTTGCAAAAGATCATTGGAATTGGGAATCGTGCTATACTGAACAATTCAAAGTCGTCAAAGACGGCGTTAACATTGATTGGCAAACCGCAAAAGCCACCAATATGACAGAAGCACTCGCCAAACAAATATTTGATGCTCATTGGGATCACAAGGAGGTTAAGTACAAGGGCATCGGTCTTACCGGTTTCAATAAAGGCAAGGGCGAAGTTATGTCCCAAGTGACATATTACTACGGCTTTGAATCACCACGAAAAGAAATCCTAATCAGTGAAGCTAACATCGAAGACTTCACAATCGAAGAGGAGAAGAAAGCGACACAAAAGTCATTCAACATGACGGAAGAATTTGCACAGAAGCTCTTCAAGGCGAATGTGTGCACCGTTAAGTACCAAGGCAAACAAGTGACGGCGATGCTCCGCAATGTGGGAGACTCAAAACAGTCGCTCATTCAACACATGACGATCACCGTTGCCGATGACAAGTATCACACCATTGTGAATGTCAAAGAAACGAGAATTGAAGATTACATTTGGCCAAGAATCGTCGTCACGATGGCACAAGTGGAAAAACTCAAACTATTTGCCGCTCATAAACACTACCGAGTCACATACACAAATGATGATAAGGTGAAAGTTTGGCAATTCACCAATGGCTATCCTCACCCAATCAACAGTGCATACAATAAGGATTTGGCTGACGCAGCAATTATGAATTGCTTCAACTGGAAAGAATGCTACCTTGATAATTTCGAGGTGAAAGAGGGTGATGTTAACATTGATTGGCAAACCACCCATCCCGTCATTTACTTCAAGGTTGGAGTACAAGTTCTTGAAAACCAAATTAAGTATATCAAGGCATTTGAGGGCAAAGTGCTTTACAAAAACCAAGAAGTGACGAGTATGTCCGGACTTTTCTTTTACAGCACCGATGCGAATACGCCCATTTATTGGAATAGTACCAAATACGAAGACTTCGCATTCATACCGAAGATAAATATCTCCGACGAGCAAATCAGATTCCTCATTGATGGCCTTAAGAATCACCACACACAAATTCGTTATAAAGGACAGCAAATCTTTTGCTACGCTTCATCGATTGATGGCTCATTCACTATGGCAAGCGGTCCGGTCGTCGGTTGTTTTTGGTGGAAGAATGTTAACTTCTCTGACTTCTCCATTAAAGACACTACGCCCACCATTACCACAAGCGATAATGCGAATGTGTGCAGCTCTACCAAGTCTGCAGAAGAAATCGGCTTCGCATACGAAAACTTCCTCCGCACGTTCGCTCATCGCCGAAAATGGGATACTGGTGACATTGGCAGTATCATAGCCAAAATCCGTGAAGCGAAGTTCTACGGTGACAACAACGAACAAGATGTACACTTCATCGCTACGGCCAATGGATGGCTATGGGCGAAGATCGGCACCGAAAAACTTGAAGAGGAGATTGCTAACCTCATCAAAGCCCTCGAAGTTGAGGTTGCAAATTAAAGAATTGTCTTGACAAACCCTACACAATATGAGACAATTTGACAATGGATACTAAGGAAAAATTCAAGTGTGCAATCATTGACCTGCTCAATGGGCAGTTCATGAATCAAGGTCAAGCATTGTGGGAAGTATGGTCAAACCATCTCCATGATGTTAACCCTGAAACACTGCCTGACAAACCCATTGAATGGAAAGGAAAATTCCCCACACTCACCGCTTGCTTTCAAACCATCAAAGAGGCAGTTGATGAACGCTTTGATGCCAATATGAAGAGTACATTGCGTTCTCACCCCCAAGCAAAATACGATGAAGTTTCAAAAATGATTTATGATGGTGAGTGGAAATACTGGATGAATCCGCCATTGAGTGGCATGGGACACCAAACCATCAAAAGAATCAAAGTTCAATTGTTCCTCATTTATGAGCAACTATGAAAAACGCAGCCGCCCGCAAAACTGAATACACAGGGTTGAAGATAGGTGATGCTGTTCAGTTTAACATCAAGCTCGCAGCCTTCCACAATCGAGGATACTACGGCATCGTTACGGGCATCAGTATCCTCGGCGGCAAGGCTTGACGACTACGGTACCGATGGAACCTTCACTCTTGACGGTGAAGTAATACGGGGCACGCTCGGCACCTGCCCCCAAAACCTGCTCGCATTCAAAATCTGGTTTCAGCTACAAGACATTAAGTTGACATTCCTCAAAGCCAAAAAGCAATGGAACGCCGAAAACCCCACCAAGCAGTTTTAACCCCAAGAGACACGGTAAATGCTCATTATTCACTTGCGTAAGCCGAATGCCACAATCCGCACCGCCGCCGAACTTATTTACGATGTCATTGATCAGCGTTTCATTGTCACCCGTTGGTACAACTAAAATGGCACTCCATCTCACCAAAGCCGAACACGATGCCGACCCACCCGAAAAGTGGACAGTCGAAAAACACGGCAATAAATGGGCACTCAAAAACAGCCACGGCCACATTCTCGACACAGAATCCACTAAGGCCAAAGCCCTAGCCCTCAAAACCTCCGGCCAAATCTTCAATCTCTACCAAGATGAAGGACGATGGATGAACGGCGAACAGGTCAAAAACTGGAAGCCGTACGTTGAACCCATTAAACCCATTGAGGATTAACTATGTTCCAAATTTTCAACCACAAAGTTCTCGGCTACCACAATGCCCCAGACCTAACCAAAATGTTCGATTCAAATAAACAAGCCGAAGTCCTCCGCACAACAAAACGGCAAATATACGGACGAATACTACACCATCACATTCCAGTGACCATACACCCTTATTGTTAACACAGGGGAAACAAAATGGCCAAGCGAACCTACGATGCTGGACGTTCCACAGCCGGATACCGCAAAACCAAACGGGTCACCAAGATGAAATTGCTCCAAGTGGGCGATACCCTCATCATGATTGACCACGACGGCAAAACCGAAAACCTCATCGAAGTCACCGAACTTCGAGAATCCCCATCCAAAGGATTCGCATGGAAATACAAACAAGACAAACACAACACACCCTGCCCCGGCCTGAACCAAGAATCGTTCACTTGGGCCAACGACCTTAACAAAAACACCTACTTCCACAAAGCAATGGCTTACTAGGATCTAGGAACCTTCACCAAACGAACTTAAGCCATGTATAAACTCCAACACGCAGAGAAACAAAAGGGCGAATACTCCTACACTCTCGGAGCAATCCTCACACTCAATGACACCCCCGTTGCCGAAGTCTACAACTCTGGTCAAGGCGGCAGTCACCAAATAGAATTCTTCGCCACAAACTTCGAAGCCGACTTCGCTAAGTTCTGCCACGATACAAACACCGACGCCGACGAACTCATTAACCAACTGGCAGGAATCCAATGACCATTCAAGAAGAACTAGCAGCACAAAAAGCCGAAATCGAAGCCCTACAATCCCAACTCAAAAGAGTCCAAGAGGAACTTAAGGTCGTCTTTTGGATGAGTATGGTGTTCGTACTCATGATCGTCCTGCTGCTCATTGCCATCGCCCCAACCGCCATCGCCAAACTACGAGGTTAACAATGCGACACTACTACTCGCTCACCGACCCCTTCACCTTCGAAACCGCCGACAAATTCGAAGGACAAACCGCTACCGTCATCACCAGAGACAGCGGCCTACAACACTCCTACCACGGCAAAATCCACAAAGTCACTACTGGACGAACCAAAGTAGGAGACGACGAACTCTTCAACGAATGCATCATCCAACTCACCGAAGAACGATACACCGTCCAATTCTGCCCCTGCGGATGTACAGCGGAATACACGGAAAACGAAATCCGTCAAGCCAAAGCAGGCAAACAATTTGACGACAAAAACAAACTCGACGCACCCATCCTGCCTACATCCGAATGCGGAACCTGCCAATGCCTCGCCGAAGCACACAACAATCTAATAGCCGCTAATATGGCAGAGTACGGTTAACCGGGTTGCGGTGTCAAAGAAAACCATAAAAGCAAGGATACGGCAGACCTAAACCACCTACTTTCAAGGAGAACCAAATGACAATCACACTGCCACACTTAGGCAAACGAACAATCACCGAAGACCCCAAACAACCGGGACACTATCTCTGGTTGGATTCCTTCGGCTGGCACGATTGCTCAATCACCGAAGACAAATTCATCAAAGGTTAACAATGGCAAACAGAACCTATGAACTCGGACGCCCCACAAACGGATACCGCAAACAACGACGTATCATCAAACTCAGTATCCTGAAACCGGGCGATACACTCATAATGATCGACCACAAGGATAAAACCGAAAACCTCATTGAAATCGTTAAGATACACATAGAATCACAACCCGGCTTCTATTGGAAATACAAGCCCTCCATAGGCTACACCAGCACACCCGCCGATCACCACGAATTTTTCCAGTTGGGATACCAGCTCGGCCCCAAAGCAAGCCACACAACACACTTCTACCGAGCTAGACGGTGACCATACACCCTCATGGTTACCAAGAGGCACTAAGGAAAATACCAATGGAATCCTACTGCTGCGTTATCATCACCTACGCCATCGGAAACGGACAATACCGACAAACTCAAGACGTTTGCGTATTCCCAAATCCCGATAAAGACCCCAAAGCCAAACAGAAATGCGCCGACCGTGCCAAACTACTCGACACCATGCTCAAAACAAGTAGCGGACCACTCGGAGAAGCCGCACAAATCATGAGAGATACACTAGGCATCGGCACAAGACTCGTCGCCACAGTCAAACCTTTCCACATCCAAGAAATCAAGTGACCATACACCCTTAAAATAAAGGGGAAACAACCATGCAAAACTTCGCCAAAATCCCGTTCAACGATCAAGATGCCACAAAGCTGACAGGACACCTCGTCACCCTCACAACAAAAGACAACAGAACCTACAAAGGCAAACTCAAACAAAACTCCGACAACAAACAAACCATCAAAATTAACAAGGAAACAATCCCCTACGAAAACATCCTACAACTCAAAATCCACATCCACGCCTTCGGTTTCATGCTCGCTATCGGCGGTTGGGCAGAAGAACTACAATACCAATCCTCACCCGAACTCCTCGCCCAAGCCCTCAGAAAATCCAAAATCATCCAAACCGTAGACAAATTCCAAGATCCCACAAGTATCATCGTACGATACCAGTCCAGCTCAATGGACAACCGACCAACCCACAGAGGGAAATACGTTAATATCACAACAGTCCACCAACACAATATCGATGAATGGGCAGAAGAAATCTTCCAAAAAACCATCGACGATTCCCACAAGGGACATACCTTCACCTGCATCTGCGTAAAGGAGAGACTGTGAATTACCAAACCACACTCAAAGGCTTGAATTACAATCAAGCCAACGCACTCATCGAATTCGCCACCGAAACATTCAGAAGTAGCGGTGCACACTTCACCGCACACTTCAAAGAGGGATACGCAATCGCATTTCTCTCACTCAACGAACTCACACCCGAACAAATCAAGGAAATCAACCACAAACTCGAAGGCTTCGCCAAAGGATTTAACGTAGGACAAGCAACCTACAAATCACAGTGACCATACACCCTTAACATAAAGGGAAATTCCCCAAAACCCTCAAACGAGAACAACAATGACATCCTACGAAGTTAACACACTGCTCAATAACCTCATCCTGACACTCACTATCACAGTGATAGGTTTCATCACACTGCTAACCACAGCAGCAATAACCAAACTCTCCAAAGCCAAAAAGACCGCCAACGAAATCTCAGCACTAGCAGGCTTGATCCTTTGCTTGGGACTAATCACCTTCACAAGCTACGCAATCTACATCGCAATAAAAATCCACATAGACGTTCAACAAAGCTACAGCCGCTACAAACACTAAGGAATACAATGCAAAGACAAGCCAAACGTGATGAACTCATGACCGCCAACGGCGTCAAATGGAACCACGAAGAAACACAAAGAGATACGCCACAATACGGAGGAGGTATCGCACTGTTCGACGGCCTCAAACTCAACGCAATCAAACTGCTCATTGAAAGAGGTTTCCTAGACCCCGAAGAATCACAAAACAACGGCCCCACAATCGCCGAAATAGTTAAGTTCATGGAAGAATACCCGGAACTACAAGGCGATGGATACGTCGTTACGGAAGAAAGACCCGACTTCCGTATCACTATCTCACAAATATCACTCCAAGGAAAAGCCTCACCAAAACTCCAAAAAGCATTCAAGACAATGTTCAAGAATGCCGACGAATACGAATCCACAGAAACTTGCCTCAGAGCATGGTACGACTAACAAAAAGGAATAATACAATGAGACTTGACATGTTTATGACATACCAACTGGTTCTCGCCACCGATGAACTTAACATGGTCAACCGGGCACTACGAGGGGAACTCAAACCCGATGAAGTCGATGCCGCCAAAGAACTCGCACACACAATAGCAGACGCCCGTGTCAAACAAGGCAAACACCACGCCGCCGAAATGGCAAAACTCGAAGCCAACCTCAAAAAAGCCTAACAAGTGTGCAGCTAGTGTGCCAAAACATACAGGACATACCAAATGCCATACAAACCTACACCCAAAAACATCCTATGGCTACTCGCACACCTTGCACTCAAACAACCAGCTACTTACTTCGTCCTGTCATTCCTAGCACTACAACCAATGCTTAACATACCACTGCCATACACAGAAAGACAACGGATAACCACAGTGTGCATCGCTACACTCTGCATAATCACCCTAATCATCACAATCATACACCAAACCAAACGAACCAAATAAAGAGAATGAACGTGTTCCAAATCATCGCCCACTACGGAATGGCAGAAGAAATGAACGGCACCGGATTTACACTTGTATCCGGCAACGAAAACCATGTCCGAAGAATGTGGCTCAAAGCAACAGCAAAAGGATACTACAGCATCACACTCAGAAACGCAGAAGGCACACTCGCAACAATCCGCTAAAACCCAACACCACGCCAACTGTGCATGTAGTGTGCCGAAAATGAACACAAGAACTAGACTCTGGATGCTCACAAGAGCCTTCGCCAAATCACCACTCATCGTGCTATGGGTCACCCTCATCCTACACATGGTCACCATTAACAGACTCCACAACCCCTACAAAATACCAGCATCAATCATACTCACAATCCTCTCAGTCCTATGCCTCATATGGCTAGTCAAGAAATTAAAATGAAAAATACACTCTGGGCCATCATACGCCAAAACCCTATCACAATCCTAGCAGCAATCGCAATGATCGCCTGCTTCACTATCGTTTGCACAATACCAGCAAACACAGTGCCAAACTACCTAAGACACCTCGTCGGCCTAATCATCATCACCTCCTTCCTAATACTCGCAGCCAGAGGATGCCCATTAGCCTGAACCGAACCCCCACCACTAACACCATAAGACTATCGTACAGAATGCCAAAGCCTAGACAAGCCCAAAGTGCCATTTAACAGGAAAAAGCCGTTAAAGAGCATACCACTGTATTGTACATAAAGGATATGGTAGGGGATTGACGGGGAAAGTCAAGGGGGTCTCTATGGGTTGGTACTAGCCCCCTCTTGTCTACTGTCTGACATTCTAACGCACGCCCCACCATTTTGCCACCGGAAACCATTTCAAAGGCCAATGCAGTCAATTCCAAGCCCACCACTGAAAATGAAAAGTATGAAAAAGGGCTGGAATCCTGATGGATCTCTAAGGGTTGAACGCCAAGTTTTCTGTATGGTCACGTTGTGGATGTTAACGGCCAAGAGAGCGAAGATATACGGATGTTCAGCGAGTGACCATACACCGTGATAATTGTGAAGAATGGTCTTGACAGGCCAAAGAGTACGTGGTAGTATCTTGGGTAGTTCCCGGCGTGCGTAAGTGCCGTGAGATAGATAGCCCTCACGGGTCGTCGGGAACATTCAGGATGGTTAAGCAGCCCGGAATTGTATAAACCTAATGAAAGGATGGTGCTACGATGTTCACATCGGGATTTCCCTAAACAGACATCGGAGCCAAGGTGCTAATGGTTGGTATTCCATTAGCATAGGCATCCGTGCTGACCGGGACTAGATTGTAAAAACTCGCTTCGGGCCTGACCGGACACAAACGAGCCGCTTAGGTAGGCGAGAAGTAGTATCCCGGCCCATTTGAAACGCCCAACACCCTCAACGGCGGAGAATAACATGTTGCCGAGAAGTTCTGTTTTTGGCTAGTGTCGCTCATGTCCCACACCCGTAAATGGCCCTTAATGATACCCTTTCGGTGTCTAGGTGCTGAGTGGGCAGCGTCAAAAGCCGGGGCCATACCTATATGAAAGACCACGCCATGAAAAAACCAAACCCATTCCCGTAGCTTTGTTCCTTCTTTTTTTCCAGAGGATGCCCATTAGCCTGATACCGAAAACCGGCCCGATCACAGCGGCAACCATGACGACAACGCCGCTTCCGAGGGTTAACTGATACTTGCCGCCGCCGACCGCCAATATCGTCGCCTGCGTGCTAGTTGCCAATGACAGAGTTGATCCTCCTCACTAACGGCCCGGTAGACACCAAGACGAGTGACCATACAGGCTGATGGGCATCTGATACCGAACCTGTGAACATCACCCAGACTTTCCCCGTTTCCTGAAACCCGCCCCAAGTTCGGGGGCATAGCCAAGAGGAGAATGAACATGAAACGCTTCACCACCGTGTCCTGATTATTTTTGCCCGATCACCGGCAAGTTGACCCCACGGAGACGAGATTCTCCGTGGGGTTTCTTCGTGACCTTTCCCGTTGTGACCATACATCCTATGAATAGTCGTCAAATTGGTGGGGAGTGGTAGTTCATTTAGTCCGTTTCTTTCATGGCGTGTATGGTCACAGGGGCGTGGTGACCATACAGGGTTATTGGTGGCGAGAGGGACTAATAGCCGAAGTAGCTATCTAATCGTGGCGGTAGTGGTAGTTTCTCTCGCCTAATACACAAGGTTAATGTCATGGCCCGCATTTATGAGAAGGATGGCAAATATCTGGTTAAGTGTGGTTCTCATCGAGGGCGTGATAAGGTTTATAGCCTTTTGGGTTATCGCCCGCAGGAGTATGTGAGTTTGCGGCGTGATACGTCCCGTGGCATTTTGGAAGTGTCGGTGGAAGAATTGCGGAAGGTGAAGGCGTCTAAGATCAAGGGGATTGTTCAAACGTATTGGTCAGAATGTTTGATGTATGCTTGGGGCTGAGTGACCATACAGCCTTGTGGTTATCAGGGGGACATCACTTGACATACAGAGTAGAGCCGGGAATTCGTCGTGGTTTGGCGAGTTTCAAGATGAGGGAGCCTTATTTGCCGAAGGCTTTCTTGCCTTACAAGTGGCGGCATCTTTTGAAGTATTGTTCTTAAGGGGACACGATCATGGCAAAGACTCGCTTTTTGGTTAAGTTCAAGGATGATGTAGGCAGTGTGACTGGTGAAGTCATTACGGGCTACAATTTCTTGAATCAGATGCGGGAGTTTGCGTTTGATGGTGTTCGTTGGTTTTACCAGCCGAAGAAAGAGGCGGCGTTCATTGAGGTATCGGGATCGGAAGTTCCTGATAATGTCATTCAGAGCATGATGAGGATTACGGGGCGTGATGAGCAATCATTGCGTCATGGGGAGCAAGCGACGGGGTGAAAGGCCACATAATAAAATTCCCTTGTGGTTGGCAAAAATGCCTTTTGGTTGCGCAGCCTAGAGGATTGTTTGTCGTTGTTAGCCCGATAGCCCGCCCCTATGAGGAAACTCTATGGGAAGCGGGCTTAGGGGCGTACTAAGTGTGCAGCAAGTGTGCCGGGGGATGTTTAACATGAGTCCTGCTATCAAAAAATGTTTAGCTCGTATTCATGATTGTCTTAATGGTTGTCGGATGCGAATGAAAGCCGACGACAAGGATTTAGCGAGCATGGGATTGGAGTCATTGAAAGATTTGAAAACCCTTCTCAACCATAGCAGTTTACGTCCCGTGATTGTGCAGACGGAATCTGGCAAGTATGCGGTTGCGATGCCGGGTGATGAGGTTGATGAATCTGGGCCGATTCCTTGGCGTTGGCGTTTGTTAACACGTTCGGCTGATTTGATAGTTGTTTTGGGTTGGATGGAAGAGATTGAGACAAAGAAGCCCAACATGTGGTCAGATGCTTTGGTTTTGGCCCAACTGTGACCATACAGGCGTTGTGGTACTAAGGAGATCACTGATGAACGCTCAAATCACGTTGAATGTGCCGACTTCTCATCCGATGACGCCGGAAGCCAATGCCATTGAAATGGTTGTGGTTATTAAGCGTGATGATGATGGGGGCAACGGTGGGGTTTATCCGAATGTGGAGCGAGCGGAGCTTTACATTCGGAACTGGCTTGGTGTGATGGATGAACCGGGCAACGAGAGAGACATCGTTGTAATACCGTTCCCCGAAGAAAGGGAATGGCGAGTTTTGATGGATGGTGAATGGATTTATACCATTCAGCCTGCCAACTTCCGAATGTAAACAAGTGTGCAGGTAATGTGCCCAATACTGAACGTTTGTTCAGTATTGGGTGTTAATGGTACTAGGGTGACCATACAGGGGTGTGTGCAGTTAGTGTGCCCGAAACAGGAGACAAGTCATGGCCCGTCGTTTCAGTCGTGATGATCTACAGCGTGTTGTGGATCGTTTGAACCGCAATACTGGCAACCAGCTCATGTTTGAGTTGGATAGCAATAATCGCCGCCGTTCGTTGGTCAGTGCGGCAATGGGGCATCGGACGATCAGCCCTCTTTTGAAGCCCGCCGCCTTGTGGGATTGGCTGCAGGCGTTTGGTGATGGGATTGAGTGGAGCGAGCGTGTTAAGGTACCGGTGTTCGTGGCTCTTCATTTCCCAAGTGGAACGGTGAAAGTGTGCGGGTCGAAGGCATCGGCAGTAGCCTACATTGAGGGTCGGGGTTGTGAGATTCGTGAGGTAACGGAAGTTAATAAGAAGGAGGGCAAGCCGAACCGCTGGCAAGTTGAGGTTGTGGGCGACATCAATGGATGGGTGATTGAGGAACAGATACCGGAGTGACCATACTGTGAATTGAGCTTTGCGAACTGTTCAGCGCAGCAACCGAGTGACGGCGAATTCTGGCACAACGAAACGAAGTTTACCGGCTATTTCCTCAATGCGTGTTCTGAAGATGAGCGAGTGTCTCCGCCGCCGAAGAAGTCGAAGAAGAAGTGACCATACAGCCCGCCTCACTGGTGGGCTTTGTTTCTTTAACTAGGGTGCCTTATGACATTGACGATAACGAGTGATAGGGGCAATGTTGCCGATGTCTCTTTTGATCTGGGCGAACTTTCGCAGGCGACGGGGCCAGCGTTTGTTTCTGCCGTTTTGGCAGTGATTGAAGAGTTGAAGGTGAGAGACGGAAAAGCCGACACGGATGAAGATAGGTCCGAATTGAAAAACCCTCATCTAATACAATGGATGGAAGGGTTCGGGAAATAGTGAAGTGTACACCCCGCTATTTGGCGGGGTTTTTTATTTGGCCTAGTTTTAGCCGTGACCATACACTGTTAATGCGTTTCAAAGTGTACATTGAAGGAAGTTAATGTTTGGCCGCAATCTTAAGAGAGAAGTGACCATACAGGGTGGCTAGTGTTGAAACAATGACTGACCCGATGATGGTGACCATACAGCGGGTTGGTTGTAAGGGGAAATCAAATCCCCGGACTCATGCGACACAATAAAATCGGAATTTCCCGAAAATTGTTAGTTTGAGTCTTGACCTGACGGTATTGGATGCTATCATCCTTTATGTCGGGAACGTTTTTCACCCTTTTTTCTTTCAGGAGTTTTGTATGACGACCGGAGCCACGACCAGCGCCGAACCGACCCCGTTCAATGCCAAGACGAAGAGCAAGCGTCAAAACTGGAACATCGACGTTCGGGCGATCCACAGCAACGCCGAAAACAGCCGTGGGAAGGGCGTTCTCGCCGCTCTCATCCCGTTGGGCCTCAAAGCCTTCCCCGGCGATAAGCCCGTCAAGCAACCGAAGGGCAGCGAATACACCGACGAAACCAGCGTTGTCGGTGAACTCATCTGCGACGATCCGGCCCGCCAAGCAGCGATGCTTAACATCCTGCGGGAATACGACCCCGAAACCCCGGCTAATCCCCATTCGCAATGGGAAATGATCTCTTCGCTGGAACAACAAGGCCAGTTGATGAACATCCGGGTACGTCCCTGCTACGACGCAGCGGGCGATCCGATTGCCGACAAGTTCAACGTGATCTTCGGGGCACGCCGCTCAATCAGCCGGGCGATGCAATACGCCATGAGCTGCACGATCCTCGCCGCCGTCTACGAAGGCGAAGGGGACGCCAAGGCGATCAAGATGGAAGGCAAGGGCGACAAGGCTCAAGAAGTCTGGGCTTACCGTCCGTTGGAAGAAGGGGAGGAGAACCTCTACGGCGGGTTGGACTTAACGGGCGGTTTGCCGCTCTTGGACGCCGAGCTGGTTGAAGGGAAGGATGTCAAAACCGAGTTGATGGCCGCTCTCGCCGAAAACCGTTCCCGCAAGGATCAAAGCCCGATTGACGAAGCGATCTTCTTCCGCCGCCTTAAAACCGAATTCGGCATGACGGCTCAAGAAATCGCCGAACAATACTACGGCAAGGCCGAAGCCACGGCGAAGAACAAGCAACAGATGGTGATGCACCGTCTGACGCTCTTGCGATTGCCCGCCGATCAGCAAGAACGGGTTCACCTCGGAACTTTGGGCGTCGTCGCTGCGGAACGGCACGTCAAGGAACTGGCGAAGCAACAAGCTGCCGCCCGTGCGACCGGCAAGCCGGGTGCCGAAGTGGCCGCACCGAAGGGAACGCCGGGGCAAGGCGAACGGGTTAAGATGCCGAGCGTGGCCCAAAGCCGTGAGTTGTTCTACGCCACGGACAAGAGCGACCTCTCCCCGGAAGTCAAGGAACGTTTCGGCAAGCCCGCAATCTGGGACTTGACCCGTGATGAAAACGTTCGCAAGTTCATCGCAAAGTGCTGCGGTGAAAAATACATCACTCTCGACCAAGTGATTGCGAACAAGGCCAAGGAAGCCGCCGCCGTCGCCGCCGCCGAAGTGAAGAAAGCCGCCTCCAAGGGCAGCAAGACGACCACCGAAACGACCGACGAAACGACCGCCGCCGAGTAATTGACAGAAGCAACTAGACTAAGCCCCCGGCGATCTGCCGGGGGCTTTTGTCGTTAACCGCAATGATCGTGACCATACACCCCTATGTTTAGAAAGGGGGCTTCAATGCTTTACAAAGGGGTTAAAGAGAACGACGGAACCTATTCCATCCGTGAGAGTGTTCACGGCGGAAATTGGTCAGTCTGTTTGATGGGCGTGCGTGGTTGCAACGTCAATAAGACAATCAACCGTCTCATCGTTGAAGATGATGATAGAGAGTTTGAGAAGAAACGCCAAGCGGTGACCATACAGCCCGAAGGTTAACAACAGGGGGAAACAAGCGATGAAACTGAGTGAACGCAAGCGTTTTGTTCTGGCTGCGATCTTATCGTATGCCACAAGCAACTTGGATGAAATCAACGCCGCATTGTGGAACGGTGGAGAACTCGGAAATTCCATCCTCATCAATCCGGGCGATCTGGTGCGTGAACGGGCCGGAAACACGATGGCCCCGGCTGAAATCCACGAACTTCAAGAAATGCTCTGGGATGAAAGCGAAGTGATGGACGACGACGAAGCGCCAAGCGTGGAAGAAGTTCTGGAGTTGTGTAGTGGCTACGAACGCCCGCCCGTTTCGGATGCTCTGCTAATCTTCCGAGCATTGGAAGCAAAGAACGGTTCTTGATCGTTTGCCCGGCCTCTGGCCGGGTTTTTTCATTTAACATAAGCGTGACCATACACCCCGATAGTTGTAAAGAACTTCACCCCGGAGACCTGACAATGAAACGGCTCTATCTTGCGGCTGGCCCTTGGATGATGAACGGAAACGATATGGCGATCCGCATCGTCCTTTACAAAAACTTCAAAGGTGAGTTTGTGGTTCACAACCAAACTTACCAAGCGGGCGCTACCAAGTTCGCAATCTCTTTCTCCAGCGGGGACTACTTCGGCAAGACGGAAACCGACTACCGCACGGCAATGCTGCGATGGGAACACCGCAACAAACTCCATACCACGAACGAGGACTATCTAGGCCACCTCGCCCCGTCCGACTTCGCCCACGATGCCAATTGCGCTGACATCGCAGAGCAATACGACAACCGGCCCGACAAGCCCGCCGCCGACGATGAACCTTGGACGATGCAAGACATCCTCCGCAACGCCGGGTGACCATACAGCCTGATAGGTACAAAAGAGGGCCGGGAATGCCTTTCGGCATTCCCGGCCTTTATGTCGTTAACAACCCACCCCGTGACCATACATCCTATGAATAGTCAACATAATTCCCAGAACAATCACCAACTTCATCCCGTTTCTTTCAAAGCATGTATGGTCACGTGGGGCGATGTTAACTATTAACGTGACCATACAGGGTGATGGATACCAAGAGGAGATTAACGGTGAAAAAGTATGTTGTCACAGAGTGGCCGCAAACTCTGTTGAGTCCTGACCCGTTCTATACGAATTGGTTGATTATTGCCGCATTCGTTTCGTGTATCATCGGCTTTGGCAAGTCCTGCGTTCGTATCATCAAAACATCTCACTTGTGTTGTGGGTCGCAGGGACGACCCTCGTACGACATTTTGATAAATAGACTACGACAACGTAAGTAGACGAAAGCCCCGCCAGTGTGCGGGGCTTTTTTTATGTGTGCAGGTAGTGTGCCGGTGACCATACAGCCTGATAGTTGTCAAGGCCGGATAGTGCGAGCTATGACAGAGACCCCGATATAACGGTGAGACCAACCGGGGAAATCCGAGGCGACCGGCTATCCCATCCTTGACGTTCTTGTGAGAGTTAACATGAAAAGCCCCGCTATTGTTGGAACAGGCACGGCAAGCGAAGCCTTCAATATCTTCAAAACGTTGCACTATGATTGCTGGAAGCCTCTCCATCGGTTTTACGGCAATCATGAAAAGCTCTTGAATGCGTTTGAGAAATGGCTACACGAACGTGAGCGCAACGGGGATCATATCGTTTTTGCCAATGTTCTCTGGCAGTTCGTCAAGCATTGTCTCATTCAGGAGAAGGTTGTAGAGTTGGCCAAAAAGCATTGGGGCCACCCCTTGGAGATGCGTGGCCGTGATAGTTTGGACTTCAGCGAAATGAGCGCCTGCGGCATGCAAGCGTTGATCTATGAGGCCGTTTGTGTCGGTATGGCGTTCAACACTGGTGACCATACAGGTTGATTGGCACCAAGGGAGTTCAAGTCATGGCCGTTTCAATCGCACAAGAGCCGGGAACCGCAATGTTGGGAAGTTCCACAAAGGTTAACAGCCTTATCAACTTCCACGATGGCGTGTACCGCATCGTTCGCCGAGTTCACGAATACGATTACCTTCCGGGCGGTCGTGGCGTGTCTCAATTCAATATCGTGAAGGTCAAGGAGACGATCTACTTGACCTGCGGCGAAATGCGGGAATTGGTAGCCGAGCAGAACGCCAAGGGCATCGAAACGTTTCTGCCGTCATGGTGCGAATAAACACCACTAAACCCCGCTAAGGCGGGGTTTTAGCAGTACAGGAGAATTGTTATGACACAAGCCGAAGAAGATTCTTTGCGTCAAGCAATGGCAGAAAGCACGCCCTACAAGAAAAGCACGCCCGCCGACCTCGCCCATGCCGCAAAGGCATTGAAAGAAAAAGGTTTGAGCGTTAAGGAGATTGCTGGTCTCATGGGCAAAAGTCAAACGACGATCTACCGCTATCTCAAAATGTGACCATACACCCCGATAGTTGTTAACATTCATCCCAAGGAGACGCAATCATGTTGTTCATCAAACTGGCCTCAATCCACACGGCCAAAAGCAAAGCGGAAAGCAATGCGATCAAGGTTGACATCTCGCACTGGAAAAGCACGAAAGCCGTCATCTTGAGCCTTACCGGCGTCAAGCACGAACCGACCCCGGACTTTCCTACACATTTTCAATACATGCCCATTGGCTCGCCTTCGCAGAACATCACCCTCGAAGAGATGCCCCGCCTCAACACCAAGAAGGTGACCGCCACCGCATTCGCCTTGAAGGATCAAATCAGTCGGCGCAGCGGTGCCTATTGGGACATGATCCAAGCTTTCGCCAACGCCCACGGCATGACGATCAAGGAAAAGGAGGAAAAGGCAGCGGCCTAGTGGTGACCATACAAGCCTCACGGTATAACACCGAGGGGCTTACAATGGAAATTCTCGTTCTCTTTGCCGTCTTGTTCATCGGCCTCACTGATCCTATCCAATAAGGAGGCTACACAACCCGCTTAGGCGGGTTTGTAGTAGTACCAAGCGTGAGACAACAATGATCGGAGGGCCGATTGTTGGGGAGCGGTTGACACTTAACCCGTCTCACGCTTGCTTGTGACCATACACCGCAAAGGTTAACTAAGAGGGTAAACCGATGCTGATCCCGCTCAAAATGTTAGGTGCCGATTGGTTGTTGACCGTCAACGAAGATCATAGCATCGTTGACGTTGAACGGGCCGAACCGGTATTTTTCCGCAAGCCGCACGGCAAGCGTGAGACTTACACCATGCACCGGGGGTGTATGATCGTCCGCAACACGCAACTTTATACGGGCGGTTTGCGTGGCATCAAAGTGCGGGAAACTGCCGTCTATCTGTTCGGAACGTCCGGCGATACGGGCAAACTGGTGACGAGTTGCGCCGCCGGTTGCGACATTACCAGCATTTACCAAGCCAAAAAGTTGATCGACCGCATTCTGGCTCAAGGTTGGTTCAACTACGGTAACAAGAAGCCAGAGGAGCTACCGTGATTGCCCGACATCCCCGCATTTTGCCCGTGTTCGCTCTTATCGGGGCTTGCTGGCCCGTTTGGCCTCACCCCGAAGTAGAACGCCGCCGACCACCCCGTTTTGACAGCAAGCAACGGGGAACGCCTACCGATGCCAATGGTGTAGGCAAACGCAAGCGAACCGCTAAGGAACGGGCACGCAAAGCCAAGGCCAAGCGGCACAAGAAAGTTTTTGGCAAGTGACCATACAGGCCGATGGTTGTTAACTTCCAAAACGGAGAACGATCATGCGGCAACCAGTAGTTCCCGGCCAAAAGGTCGAAGTTGAATTGCCTCACAGCGAAGTGTGCATGCACATGCGTTGTGCTGGCAAACGGGCATTCGTTGAAGTGTCAGACAGTCGTTTCCCTTCCGCTCAGATTTTTCGGAAGGATGGCACCAAGTTCAGCTCCCCCGTTCTGTTGGGCGAAGCTGGTGTCTATCAAACGGACGACGGAATGTACATCAACATGCCGATTGTTGAAGCCCTCGCAAGCGAGTGGTTGTGACCATACACCCCGATGGTTGTTAACATCAACCACAAGGGTAAACGATCATGGAAAAGATTCTTGCTGAACTTAAAGAGTTGCAGCGTCAGTGTCAAGAAGAGGCCGACGCTGGCAATTTTTCGGGGAATCGTGCGAAGTGGAAGAATGAAGGCACGATACAAGGTCTCGAATGGGCGATTGAAAAGATTGAGGCTTTGAAAGTGTCCTAGTGACCATACACCCCGATGGTTGTTAACATCAACCTCAAAAGGATTGCGATCATGGAACCCCTCGAAACCGTTTTGATGCTGATTGATAATTGTCAGCCCGTTTTGACGAACGTGCTGCAAACGATCAAGAAGCACAAGGGCAACGAAGAGTACGCCATTATCTTATACATTGAAACCCGTGCGGCCCTTGATATGCGGAATTGCCCGCAACGGGCCGATAAGGAGAATGCCCCTCTTCTCGCTCTGACCCTGCGGAAGTTTCCCGTATCCGATTGGCGTGAACTTTGTAAGCACTACACGACCAAAGCCGCCGAATACGAACGCCACGCCGCTTGATCCATGTCTTGTCCACTTCCCCCGGCATATTCCCTACGCTTCTCGGTAGTTCCGAGGGGCGTATCTTCGGTGACCATACAGCCTGATAGTTGTTAACATCCTTCTAGGAGTCTTTATCATGGCCGTTATTGAATTCCGTAGTTTGGTGAACCCGGATCATATCTTTATGATCTTCCCGTCAGACCTTCACCCCGATAATCGTTGGGGATACACCAACAAAGCGGTTAACCCGCAAGTGGCGTTTGCCGATTGTATGGGCGATTACCCGACGAAACACACCCCGCCGGGCCTACTTATCAGCGAACGCCTCGAAGAATTCCTACACGCCCTCGCCCGTCATATGCGGGCCAATGGCTGCAACCCCGTCATTTCTCAAATGTGGCCGAAGGAACCGAAGGCGGACACGATCCAACGCTTCCACAAACTCAAATACAGCGACAAAAAGCCGACCTACTACAACCACCACGGCGAAACATCGGTAGCTCTTTCCGCCAAGCATGATACACGATGGACGCCGGTACCGGAATGGGCGCACGGTGCGAACACCCCGGCGCAAATCTACGGGCTTTATACGCACGGTTGGCACAATAGCCTTTACGCTTTGATCTTCCTGAAAGCGTGTGCCGAGGCAATCAAAGGAACGTGGACGTTCCCGCCTCAATTCGTTCCTGCGGGCATCACGGTGAACCGCTTGGAATGGCTCTTAGCGTGCGTCGGCGATCAAGTCAACGCCTACAAAATGAACGAACGGGCCGCAAGCGAACTTGACACATACGAAGGCATGAAAGAATACGACGACAAGAAGGTGACCATACAGGCTAATGGTTAACCAAGAGGCGATACCATGCGGCAAACTGTTCATGTCAAAGGATTGATCCAGAGGGTGAACACGCTCAACCGGGAGAGCAAGGATTGTTCTCCTGACCTGCGGGCCGGTTGGAATTCCATTCTCGAAGGTGTTCTCTATGAAGCCGACGTTTACGCTGGCTTCTCTTTCCTCAAGGGCGATCAAGTGCCGGAAGGTGAATTGCCCGGCGTCAGCGGTGAATTCAGCGATACTACATTTCCCGACGAAACCCGCCGGGAATACATCATCCACACGCACCTCCTTTTCGGGTGACCATACACCCTTATGGTTACCAAGGGGGTGAGCCATGAAAGAAACGGACAAGCCAAACGAAGGCATTAGTAACCAAGCGTCCAGTAGTTGGTACGACTTGGAGGGGCACATAAAAACTCTAATTGTCGAAATCACTGCTGAACATGGGCAGTTAACGACCCGTGAACTCGCCGATAAACTGGAATTGAGGATGCATAAGCCGGTTGATCTTCACCAGCTTGGCAAAATGCTCAAACGAATGGAAACGCAAAAGAAGAAAAAGAAGTGACCATACAGGCCAATAGGTATGAAAGACCTAAGCCATTTACACGCTCTTGAACTTGGACTAAGTCATGAGCGCCAGCGGTTAGCATCTGCCAAGAATGACAACGAACGTAAATTGCGTCAAGTCTGGGTGAAACAGTACGAAAAGCAAATTGTTGATGAGCGGGAACGCCTTGGACTGCCGCCCGACGTTCCAGAAAACTTGTCCGATGAGGAATTGCTGGCCGCTCTCTTGGAGTGACCATACAACCTTAACAATGAAAGGAGACCACTATGCCGCCCGACCCCGACGACTACGACGACGAACGGGACTTCGGCTATGAAGGCTAAACAATTCGGCAGCCTTGCGATCAATCCGAGGGTGGAAGCGCCCCCGGATTGATCGTTTTAACCGTACAACACCCTCTGTGACCATACACACCATGAATAAGACTTTGAATAAAGATATACAAATGTAAATCAAAGCCCTATTCACAGCATGTATGGTCACGGTGGCAGGATGTTAATGTTTAATGTGACCATACACCGGTGATGTTAACTAAGAGGGTTCGTCATGCCGAAAATTTATTATGTTGAGTGTTATAGTAATTGGCCTGCCAAGAGTCGGGGCTATCGCACTCACAAGAACATTGACGGCGATAATCGGGATCGTCTCAGCGCCGGTATGTATTGGATCGCCAAGGTCGAAGCCGAATCGGCCAAGGAAGCGATCAAGAAAGCCAAGACGGGCAAGGAAAAAATCGTCATGGGTCAGTGGTCGGACCCGAAGTAGGTGACCATACAAGCCAAGTGGTACCAAGAGGGGATTGAAATGCTGTTCATCGTCGCAATCATCAGCCGGGATGGGATCGCCGTGCTGCAGGAGCTTCATTACGCCAATTCGTTTCAGAAAGCCATTGATAAGGCTTTGGTTCTGGCGTATCGTCTGGGCGATAAGTCTGATAATATCGCCGAGTTGCTGGAAGAAGTGGAAAAGGACGGCAATAGCCAAGTTAACATTACGGCCAAGGGTGAAGACCTCATTCTGGCAATAGCACCCGTTTCTTTGCGGTGACCATACATCCCACTGGATACCAAACGGGGAGAAATTGAAATGCGAATTTCACAAGCAAGGGCAATCGCCATTATCGCCGAATGCAAGGCAAAGATGCCGCCTATCACGCAAGGATGGGCGAACTACATTGAAAGCGTTTGCCTCCCCGACGAATACAAAGCGTTGACGGGCATGATCCACGCCAAGCAATGCTCCTACGCTCAAATGCTGGACGCAATCAGCCGCAATTACAAGTCGCCAAGCTTCCGTAGCAAGGATGGACGCCTAACGGCCTATTCCTTCGCTTGTGGCTACATTGAACGCAAAAGCACAGAAGAAAGCGTCGATACGGACTTGTGGCACGAACACGCTTGTTTTCACGTTCGGCAGCACGATTTCGGCAACGGCAAACGGGTATTCTGGGAATCGTTCCCGACGCTGAAAGAAGCCCGCAAGCTCTTTGATGCTCAACCCGGTGAATTCGTCAAGGGGTGACCATACAATCCCCCTAGTATCAAAGGGGTGGAGTTAACATGAACAAGAGCGAATATGAGGCCGAAAAGGTCCGCCTCAAAGCCAAGAAACAAGAATGCGGCGCCAAACTTCATGGACTGCAAGGCGTTGCTTATGTCCATGCCCTTCGGAAGTATGATGCCGCTTGTGCCGAATTGGATCAACTGTATCGCATCAATGTCGGCCCTCAGCCTTCCCGCCAAGATCGTCGCCGTGTCAAACTCTCTCGCAAGGGCATTAGCCTTGTATGGGAGTGACCATACAACCCAACGGGTACAAGGAGACAATGTTATGGCCGTCCACACCGTCAGTGTCGGGGATATTCGCAAAGCCATGAACACTTGAGCGATGATTGCCCCGCTACTCTGCTCATGTCTCACCACGGCACCGAACCTGACTTAACTTTCAGTTTGTTCAATGTCGTTTACAGCAAGGGCGGTTCGGAAGGCGATCAACTCGTTATCGTCGTCAATAGCGACGACCTACCGCATGAAGACGTAGCCTGAGTGACCATACAACCCAACGGGTACAAGGAGACCAGCCATGAAAGAGCCAAAATTCCCGAAGCCCGTTGGTGAGATGAAGGATGCCCAATTAATCAAGGGCATTAACCGTGTTCTGGCCTATCTTGCCTTCACGGCAAAGCAGAATCATTGCCCCGGCGATATTACCAGCGGTTGGGACTGGCCGACCGCAAACGCCGTTTATCCTGAAATGGTGGGCAGCTACCGGGCAATGAGAACGGAAGCCCTACGCCGCTTGGAAGCCAATAAAGGCATCCTCAACAAAGTTCAATACGCCAAGAATGAGCGGGGTAATTGGGTCGCCGTTCTCGTCATTCAATCCGAGGCGAATAGCCCAAGCTAGTGTGCAGCACCATGCATAGATCGTGTGCAAGCCCACAACGATTGCCAGTGCAGACGGCAGTGAGTGACCATACAGTCCTATTGGTGTAAACCCAAGCTCTGGAGATTATGCCGTGAACCCGAACGAACTTCATGCCGCTCTATCATCGCTCTTGAACGGCAACGACCCCGACACTGGTGAGGAGATTGAAGTTGACGGCGAAACTTCGCTTGTCGCCCAATGCGAACCAGCCGGAACGTCTTACAATATCAAGAGCATCAAAGTGATCGGCGGACGATGCTTCTTGGAATTGGAGTGACCATACAACCCTATTGGTGTAAACCCGCCAATAGGAGTTAATATTATGGCCAAGTTCCTCGTTCTCGATCATTCGTGGCCTGAAGTGCTGACACTTGAAGACGCCCGCAAGATGATGCCACAACATGGTGAAATTATCACTTGGATGGAACAAGCCAAGATCGGTGAAATCAGCAACGTCCTCGATATGAAATATACGCATTGGGTGCGTATCGCCGATGATGCCGTGATGCCCGAAGATCCAGCGCTGGCCATGCCCGGTAGTGATACTCTCTGACAATCTGACTTGGACGATCATCAGAATGAGGAGGCTGTGACCATACAAGCCAATAGGTAGACACCCCAATAGGCGAACCGGATCGGTTCGCTTTTATTGGGCCACCCCGTCGTGACCATACACACCATGAATAGGACTTCGCCAAGGGCATAAGACAAAGATAGCCCGTTTCTTTCAGCGTATGTATGGTCACGCCCTGGCGCTACTGCGCCCCCCTTCGGGGGGCGGTTAAGTACCCGTGACCATACAAGCAAGGCAGTTAACATTCAAAGGCAATTGTGACCATACAAGCATGGCCGATAATAGCCAGACCCCATTGTGACCATACAAGCAGGGCGAATTTTGAGAATTCACTTGACGCCGAGGGGTTGTGACCATACAAGTATACGGGTAAGCCCACAGAGAGGGGCTGAGGCTAACTCCGGCCTAAACGGAGGTGGTTCCATATAATGGGAACTACTGCTATGGCATTCACGCCACGGGTCAAGAAGCCGACGGTTGATTCTAACCGTTGTGCCGCTACTGGTATCATTTCCTGCCCTACTTGCGGCGCAAGCATGGTGCCAATGGGCAGCGGTAAGGGGTTCCGTTGCTCTAAGGGCAGCGTGAAGAAAGTCGGCAAAAGCTGGATCAAGTCCGGTTGTGAGGGGGTTATCTGGAATAACACTACGTTCGTTCCCGCCGAAGTCGTGGAACGGGCTAAAACGTGGCCTATCATCGCCCGCCCCACTGCCGAACAGAATCAAATTAACGCCCTATTCGCTCAAGAACCCGCTCAACGTGGGGGCCGCTTGCTTCTCATTGACGCCGGACCCGGAACGGCTAAAACCACTACGGTTAGCTGGTCGGCGCAATCAATCCACAAGCGCCGTAAGGGCGATCTCTTCAAGTATCCGCTCCTCACGTTCAATAAAAACGCCGCAAACGTCGCCTTGGAAAAACTGCCGATTGAATTTCCCGACGTTGCTACGCTCAACTCGTGGCACGGGCGGGCGCAGGGCTTCACCCGTCGCAACTATGATACGAAAAAGCTCAATGATCTCTGGAAGGAATTGACCGAACCGAACTTCGAAAAGGGCGAGCGCCCCCGGTTGGGTATCGTCGGAAAAATCGTTGAACGTATGCGGGACGTTTGCCTCTTCACGACCGACGAAACCGATACCAATTTTTTCGCCGATAGCGTGAATGCCATTTTCACACGGTTCGGAAGTCTAGCACGGAAAGCGGAACAAACTCACGGCGCTATGGATCTCATTCGGGACTATCTCCCCGCTATGCTCTGCCGTTCGCATAAGACTAGCAAGAAAGTAGACTTAGCCGAACAAATCTCCCGCCCGGTCGCCGATGCCATTTCCCGAACTGGTTGGAAAATGCGGTTCGATTGCGTATCCAAACGAGCAAGCGAATGGACGAATGATGACGTTCGCCACTTCGCAAGTCTCATACGGACGATACAACTTCCGCAACTGCCGGGCGCTATCGTTGACGAAGGGCAAGACCTTTCCCTATGTCAAATCGCCGTCATACTGGCGCAGGTGTTCCGCAACGGCGAGCTGGCCGTTATCGGGGATGATGCCAGCGGTCAACCGGGCGACGATGGATATAAGGCGGGTCAAGCTATCTACGGTTGGCGGGGCGCTTTTGGCGGTTCCTTCAACCTTATCGGGCGACTCTGGGAAGAATTGACGGGTGAAGCAGCAGTGAGGGCGCAACTAACAAAAACTTTCCGCCACGGCCCGGAAATCTGCGCCGCCTATCGTCCGCTCAATACGGTTATACAATCGGCCCTTCCCGCTGGAAAGTCGGAAGCGTGGATCGTGGATCAATCGCAAGCGTTCACCGCTTGGATCAACCTCCCCCCCGGCGAAACGGCACTATGGATCACTCGCACGAACGCCCCACTATCCAAACTGCTCATTGATACGCTCAAATCACAACAAGAATGTTGTATCCGTGGCAACGATGGCTTCATGGGGATTATTGACGGGTTTATCTACAACGGCGCCGGGTGGCCTGATACCGCTGGTGAATATCCCACGACCCTTGCCGTATGCCTGAAAAAATTGGAAGAGATGGCAGCGGAAACGGAAGCAGCGGAAACGGGCGCACCCGATCCGAATTCTATGGAGCGCTTTGTTCTGGAACTCGGAAAAGCAATTCAGGACGATCCTACGTTGCTGGTTAAAGCGGGCCTAGAAGCAATCGCCACGGTAGGCAACTTGCGCCGCTTTATCGCCTACTACGCTGATCGTAAGGCCCGCCGTGTTCTTACTACGGTGTATCGCTGTAAGGGCGACGAAGCAGACGTAGCAATCGTGGACGATAGCGCCAAGTTCAACGAAAGCTGGGGCGACTCGGAGGAGGATGCCGCTTGCCGACACGTTGCCCTAAGCCGGGGTAAACGGCTCTTGCTCACGGTCAACCGCATCGCAGGGAGCGACATGGAAAACGCCCCCCGTGAGATGTTCGCCGACGAATAACTAAACGACCTAAGCCCCCCGGTTATCCGGGGGGCTTAGGGCAGTACCTACTGTATGGTCACGACCTCGGCCTAATCGCAGCTACAAAAAATCAAGTTAACATTCCATGTATGGTCACTAGGGGAAATCCAATGCCTATTGATTACTTTACCAAACAAGAGTTTGAGGATGCTCTGCCAGCGCCGAAGGGTCAACCGCTTTGGACTTACGCCGGGTTCAATCTCGGCGAACATACTTACCTAGTTCGCCCGTTCCCGTCCATCCCCTACGGTATCCTAGTCCGTTCGTCGGTTGACGGGGCCGATACTAGCAAGGGTTGCGGTGAGGATTCCATACGGGGCCGCATTGTCAGTATCACGCCGAACCCGAAGCCGGGGGAACCGCCTATCTTGACTTTCCACGGGGGGAAGTCGCAGCGCTGGGTAACACGGGTCAAGGGGTGGGAAGAACGCCTAACGGCGATGCTACGCAAGTTGGCGAACCAAGTCAACTATTGCCGACTCTGCCCGAACTGCGAAGGGGCCGATCTAGTTCCGTTCACGGTCAAGGCCAAAGGCAACGGGAATAAGGGGAAGGGGTTCGTATGTTGCCCTTCCGACCAGTGTTCCAAGGGCGAGGGGAAGAGCCGCACATTCTTTTGGACTGACGATGATGATAAAGATCCCACGCCCTTTACGTCTTATCCGCAACTGGTGGCCGCTTGGGGGCCGAAGGGTAAAACACCCCACGCCGCCCCTGATCGCCCCGCAAACGCAATCGTACAGCGAAAGCGGGACTATGACGAACTGCGCCGCCTAACCGTTGCGGCTCTACAACGGATTGATGATAACGGAAGCGGGGACTATGACGAGGTAGATACGTTGCGGAACTACTTACGCAATGTAGGTTAACATCTAGTGTATGGTCACAATCATTGCTCTCAATCAAAGCGAGAGCAATGATTGTATGGTCACTACTACTAAGACGCACGACCTCGGCGAAGTGGGGGGCATAGGTTGTATGGTCACGAGCAATGAAGTCTTGGTAACATTAACGGATAAGGACAAAGGATGTATGGTCACAAGCAGGGCTAAGATATTCAAACGACTGTCATTGCCATTTCACACCCGCCCCATGCCAGCGTATCGCATAGGGTTTACACACATGCTGTATGGTCACGCCACCACGCACTGACAGTCAAGCGAGCGTGCGAGCGACGCCTGGGGGTTGTGACCATACACACCATGTATAGGCATATGTTGTGGCATTCTAATCATCTAATTAACTATTTATCAAAAGGTCTGACGAGGGTACCAGTGACCCCCCTACCCCACAGCAAGGACGACTACTTTATGTTTAACACCCAAGAAAAAAATAATTTCCTATAGGGGTTTCGCTATTTAAAAAAATGAAAACAAGACCAACCTGCACAATAGAAAATTGTAAAAACTTAGCAACAAGTAAAGGGAATGGAAAATATAAAAATATTTGTAGTACTCATCATAAAAACAAATGCCTAAAAACTCATAAAAAATGGCAAAAATTTTCTTGTCAAATTTGCGGGTGGAATTTATCTAAATGCGACAGACACAGAATTGTCCCCGGTAAAGATGGGGGCGAATATGTTAAAGGTAATGTTATTATTGTTTGTCCTAATTGCCACAGATTAGTTCATGATAAAATGAAAGCAAATTCCGTAAAAGTTATAGAATTTCTTAAAGAAATTTTAGAGTATCATTTTTAACTTTTCTTATTTCTAAAAACACCGCCAAAATACTAAAAAGTTTCCTATAGCGTTTTCCCAAAAAATAGCCGGGGCAAATTTTAAGTTCCCGTGGGGGTTTTCACTCCACTAATTCCAAATCTGCTTTTCTGACTCTGTGTTGGCTTGTTCCATATTGCCGGAAGGTTATGAAACAATCAAACGTACCAATATCCTCAACAACACCAACGGATCTCTTTTTATCAAGTTTGTAACTGACCCTGTCGCCGACTTTCAAAGGTCGCTTATGCAATTCAGCTTCAATGAATTGTTTGATAGCAAACAATTGCTCATTGGTCATTTCGGTTAGTTTGTTCAGGTTCATTTTAATAATCCAGTATTACGTTATACAAGGAGGTTGCTGCCGTGAACGTCTTTGCTGAGGTTCCATTCACTAATACCCAACACAGTTGAAGTGGTTCGTTGATGTCTACGATGGTGCCGTTGGGTTGTTTTCCAAATTCACGTTGTCTGACTTTATCCCCAATCTTCAATGGTCGCTTATTCAATTCCGCCTCAATCAGTATTTTGATTTTTACCAATTCGCCGTTAGTCATTTCGGCTAACTTATTCAGGTTCATTCATCTAACTCCAAGTCATCAAAATTTGCGAAAGATGTATTAAGGGTTTCTTTCCAAAGAACAGAATAATAAATATTAAATGGGGCATTTGGATGAAGCTGTGTTATGATGCCCTTATTAACACGCATTCTCCGATTGCACACTTTATCGCCGACCTTAAATGGACGCTTCAATAATTCTGATATGAATTCTTGAATAGCCCGCAATTCCTTGGTATTCATTTGAGCTAACTTGTTTAAGTTCATTTGTCCAACTCCAAGTTTTCAAAGTCAACGTAAACATAATTGAGATTGCCATTAAATGAAACGGAATAATAACGTGGTTTTTTGCCGACGCTTTTATGGGATCGTATAATGATACCATGCGCTTCGGGTGCGTATCGATTGCGTACTTTATCGCCAATTTGAAACGGGTGATGATGTAATTGTTGTTCAACGAAATCTTGAACAGCTCGCAATTCCTCACGGGACATTTTAGTTAACTTATTCAGGTTCATAATGCCCTCACAAACATTGCGTCAAATTTTTCTGGTATGTCTATTAGTTTGTCAAAAAGAATACTGTATTTGGTATCGTGGTAATGTGCTTTGACAATGGTACCGTTCAATCCTTCTGGACAAATATGTGGATGTACTACCTGAACACGATCACCAACCTTAAAGATAGGTAAGCTTAATTTCTTCATCCACTGAATACTCATTAATTCATAAAACTCTTCAAGTGTCTCTTTGTCCATCGTTTCAAAAACTGGATGTCTGTTGTCATCAGGTATGATTGGTTCAATTTCCGATGGCTTGAACATCAGAATGCCAACATCGTGAATGCTGACATCGTAATATCCATCAACACTTAATTTTGGTGATATGATGCGGCCAAGCCGAGAGACAAGATTAAGATCAAGAACAGAGGGGGAAGAATCGGCCTCAAGGCCGACTACCACAACCAATTGTTCCTTAAAGAAGATTTTGAACCGCTTTGCCAAATGGTAAGTCACTTCATCTTCAAGTTGGTTAAATTGCGCAAAGGTCAGGTTCGTCAAATTGTTTAAATTCATAGTTTTTTGTTTTCTCGTTCTAGCCACTTTTGATGATGTATGTTAAAAATCTTTTTTCCCAAAGCTATTAATTGTTCACGTTCCAAGTTGAATAACTTTGGAAGGCGGATGCTTTGAAAAGGTTCAATATTTTTATTTGGTATCCAAATTTTCTCTAATCCGTCACGGGGATATGAGTGCATAAAAACGTAAGTATCATTTACGCCAAGAGCTTCTACGGTTCCCGTTCTATTGTTGTAAGATTTCGCCGTATGGTTTCTTACGATAACGTATTGACGTTTGTAAAAAATCTTGAACCGCTCTGAAAGTTCCAAGGAAACACTATTACCCAAAGAGAGTAAGGTCTTTTCATCCATTTCAGTGAGTTTATTGAGGTTCATGGATTTTCATGTAAGAGGATATTTTCTTGACAACTTCTATTTTTCTTTGATTGAGTTTTTCTCTTTTGTCGTTAATGAGTTGATTAACGTGGCCCATTAACATTTCCAGTTGCTTAAAATCCATATCCGCAAACTTTGGTTCTCTCAAAGTTGCGTAGGCATCATCTGGAAGAAACAAAAACTCGTTTGGTATTATTACCAATTCGGAAGGCATCCAAGCGTGTTTTTGAGGTACATCTACGTGGCAACTATTTGGGGTGACCTGTTGTATGATACACTTCGAACCATTGAAGCGAGTGTACGGTGCTGGAACATTACGAATGACGGCGAATTGCTTGGGACAGAAAGATTTGAATCGCTCGGAAAGTTCCATATTAAGTGAAACAATCACAAGCAACAAACCTTCTTCATCCAGTTCCATCAGTTTATTGAGGTTCATAGAAGCCCCTAGTTGTAGCCATCGTAATTGTAATAATCGTAATCGTTATTGTAATCACGACTTATTCGTTGATCTTTCTCTTTTTGTTTTTTCTCTTTTTCTTTTTTAGCAATGGCGTCGTCTACGACGACCTTCAAAGCCGCCAATTGATCCAAGTCCATTTCGTAGATTTTGTTAAGGTTCATTGACTAACTCCATTTCATCATCATACATCATTCTACTAACCAATGAATTATCACAATTAATAACGTATGGGCCGCCGGGGGCGAACGGTAATTGTAACACAAAGCCATACATTGCCGGTCTGCTCCAATGCTTCAATGTCGTTTTGATTCTATCGCCGACTTTGAACTTGATCATCTTTTTTTTCAAAGCATCACTGACAATGGTTTGCAAAGCCAGCAATTGCTCCGAGTCCATTTCGTAGATTTTGTTAAGGTTCACTTACCAACTCCAGTTCACAATTATAAAAATAGAGGACAGCGTTGCCGTCGGTTCGCACGCAATGGGTACTTGTGCCCTTGTGAACATCTATTATGACGCCACAATGGCCGTCATAATTATGACTATACCCGCCCGGATATGGTCTTGCTCTTACTGAGGTAATAATCTTAACACGTGCTCCAACGACAAAAACCTCTTGGAGTTTTGATGATAATGTTTTGGTGATAATATCTTCCAATGCCCGCAACTCGCCGATGGACATCACTGTGATCTTGTTAAGGTTCATTCTGGCTCCAAGATCATTTTGGTTGCATGGGTGGCTGATTCGGCACCGTCAATCTTAACCATGATGTTTGCCAGTCTTCTCGTACCGGAAGCAAGCACGGCGACTACCTCGCCCCGCCGACCCAAATGCAAGCCGTGGTTAAACTTGACTCTCGCTCCGCAAACGCACCAATCCTTTTGAAGAATGGCCGCTTCAATAAGCTCTCGAATCTTAAGAAGTTCCTTCGGTTTCATCTGAGAGATTTTATTGAGGTTCATAGTGGCTCCAAGTTTCCAAGCCTGTAACCCGCCTCGGTACCGTTGTCCAATTTGACAAAGACAACTTTCAATCCACTGCGGTTCGCTTTTGAGATAACCGTTCCACAGTCAGAGATACTAAAAGCATTCGCAGTATTGCACTTAACTCTTGTGCCCGCCCTCGGCCATGCCTCGTATTCCGTTTTGACGTATTCCTTCAGTGCCAGCAATTCCTGCAATGACATCTTTGCCAATTTTTCTACTATCATCTCTTTTGAAGGAATTTTTGACATAGCACTTCTCAGTAAATGAAGACCGAGTATATCCGCAATGTCTTGCGGTTTCAATATTCACTACTACGTTAAGGGATTACACAAAACGAAGGAATAATAATGATAAGTTTTCTGATTTGGGTGCTGGTACTGCTGGTGGTTATGTACGTGGCGAAGATGGTGGTTGATGCTCTTGAGTTGCCTGCCAATATCCGCAAGGTTGCGATGTTGATTTTGGGTCTGATTTGTCTGGTAGCTCTGTTTAATAAGTTCGGCTATATGTTGGGATAAATTTACTAAATGGGGTTGACGCAATTGAAGGAATGGGTTATATTATCACTTCACTTGGGGACTGCAGCAAGTTCCTCCCCGGTGGGATGGAAGCGTTCCACCGGGGTCATTTTTGGAGTTGTCATGGTTGATCTTAATGGAACAAACTTTGAGTAAAGTTAACATCCTTCATGGAGAACTTGATGAACGTCGCCTATTTGCAAGAAATTGCCAAGTTCATCGCCAAACAACCGGCGGATGAAGCAGTGATGAGGGCAACGGAAGAGAATTATGATATTCCCGAACAGGGTGCCTATGATTTCCGCCTTCGCATCATGTCCGAAATCGGCGCACACCACACCTTGGGTACCGATTGGATGGACACACCGTCTTTCCTTGAGTTGGCCAAGCAATACGTCAAAAACGTCAAACTTTAAGAACACGGGCCTCACGGCCTAATCCACCGGGGAGACGTTGAGTTTCCCCGGTGGATTTGCGTTTAACCATCCCCGGAGATTACTATGATTCATACCAACTTGGACACCGAAAACTTTCACGACGCAATCGCTTATCCAACCATTGAAAAGCAGGTCTACGACCTGTTTGCCAACAAAGTCAGCCGCAATTATCATTGCTACGGAAAGAAGGGTACAACACTTGTCTTGAATGGGTATGAATGCCCACTGGAATTCAAAAAGAAAAGTGTACAACTCACCGTATATCCAGTCTTGGACGAATTACGGGGTGATGGCTTCCCGTTTATCCGAATCCCTTTCAACAAAGACGTTGCCAAGCAAATCGATAAGTTCTGTACAATCCTAATCAAGATGCAGCCGCTGGAAGAAAAGGCCAAAGCCATTATTGGGCAATCCCCAAGCCAAAAGACAATTGAAGCCTTCCTTAACCAAGAACTCGGAACAGATCGGGTTGAAGTCAAATACTGGAACGGCAACATCCTGCGAAGGGGCGAAGTACAGATCACTTTCTATCTCAAATCCAAAGATGCCCATGCGCCTGCCGATGGTTCCTTTATGTGCATTGAGAAAGACGGTCAAACCATCAATCCGTACTGGAACCATTCCACGCCGCAACGTTCGGGTGGTTCATCCAAGCACACCCTGCTTTCCAGTATTGAAAGAGCCGTGGGCAACAAGAAACCGACAGCCAGTATGGAAGCAATGAAAGAGAAGATGAAGAGAATGGAGGAACTTGAAAAGAAGATTAAGGAGTTCGATCCCACCAAAAGCCCGGCACTTATGAAATTGTTTGAGATCCAGAAAGAAGCCGATCTACTCATTGCGGAATTTGACGCTTTGACAAGTTAATTCTTGCTTATCGCATCAATCTGGGTACAGAGTTTCTCAACCAGTGCCTCGAACGTCTTTCGGGGATCGGCCAGATTAATACCTATTTTAACGGCCATTGGAATCATTTTCAGAACCGACACGCAACCGTAGAACGTGACGGGTTTATCATGGGTTCCTACCTTGCGGCAAATATCATCCACACGAAGGAGGGCCATGAGGGTAGCCGAATCAATGAATTCCATTTGGGAGGCAATTTGAGATAGGTTCGTTATCGATGCCTGTGGCATGAACGGGGCAACCAGCGTTTCAAACCGTGAAGCGTGGAAGGGGTGCCTTTTGAACATCCGAGCAAAGGCAAGGATAAGATTAGCGGCACTGTTACGGGCGCAAGCAGATTGGTCAACGTAGCTATCCCAATCCACTTCTGTATGCGTTTCCATTTCTGACATGATCGTATCCTTAATATTGAATAAAAATACAGGTTATTTTTTCTCAAAATCGCTAATGTACTTTGCGATCAATTCCGGGGTGTACTTTTCGGGGTCGATGAGGCGTCTGGCCCGGCAATACCAGACGCCTCCCTGCCAAGCCCGGAAGAATGCCGGTTCAATGTTGACATTGTACGGACAATCCTCAATTTCGTTCAGGTCGGACTTCTTCAAGCAGGCAATGGCACCCTCGTTCCATTTTCTGATAAGAAGCTGGTCATATTCTTTCGCTTCCAATCCCATCGTTTTGCTGTGAACCGGTAGGTTGCATCGTGGACATTTAATTGTCATATCGTATCCTTAATGTTGAATGTAAATATACTGTCCGAATAAACAAAAACCATATTCACATTGGTTATTGCGCAACCTGATCTTCGAGAGAAAGAAAAGATCGTTCCACGCCTTGACAGGCTCTCCCCCGACAATGTCTTTCCAAAATAAGCGAAGGCTCAATTTAAGCTGTCCGTGTCGGTATGATTGGTATGAAATGTTCATGTGGTTCCAAGATTTCCATAGTAATCAATGGGGTGTATGGTCACAGGCCGGAATGGTGTTAGTTAAACCCATTTTCAAAGTTCATGTACCGATCACTCTGCTTGAGTTCTTCGTCCAATGTGACCAGAGAGCCGATGTTGTCCAGATCATCGCTCTGTCTTGTACCATCTCCCTTGGCGTTGACCCATTCCACTTCAATCTTCTCAGATTTCATCTTCTCGCCGATCACCAGATACAGTTCCCGCAAGACGAACAGGGAGAGAGTCGTCACGATGGGAGGTTCTTTGAACAGATTAGGTTCGTAGATGTATTTCACAATCTCGTTGACGGTTGCCACGATTTCGGGCTTGGACTTGTAACATTCAGGAAAATCCCAAAGGGCAACCTGTGCGCCTTGGAATTTTCTGATGAGGGAGAGGTTGTCGCCCGTAATAATTAAGAGCTTGTTCATGAACAGACCTTTTCCAAGCGATGAGTAGGCAATACACAGCGTCGTCCCAAACCTTCCTGCACGGCAATGCACATTTTGATTTCACCGAGCGTGATTCTCATCTCCGCTGTTTCGGTATCAAATATTTTACCAACGAGGTGTCGCTCCAGACTGATCATTTCCGCCTTGAGCTGTTCGGGTTCCCATCGGAGGAACATACCGCACGATTCCAGTATGTTGTTGTAGGCGATACCGCTGACGACCGTGCGTGCCGCCCGACCGATCTTCTTCACCGTCTCCTCAACGTCGTAATTCTCCGACGTTAACAATCTCCGCATCTGGTTGCCTTCAAAGCTGTTCAAATCCAAGAAGCCTTGGTCGAGCAGATCACCGAACTTAACAGCATCCCAATGGGTCTCGTAATCCACATCCAGAGAGGTATCGAAGAACAGAGGCTTCAAATTACCCGGTTCTGACTTCTGTACACTTTCACCGATGAGGGCTTTCCGGCAGTTGGGGCAATACGCTTTCTGCCCTTTGATGAGCCATCCAGCCGTTTCTGCGTTTCGTACAGCGGCCTCTGGTTCGGCGGCACTGTCGGCAAGGGCGAAGCAATCTTCGACTTTGCTGTCCGAGCATCGCACCGAGAAGGTAGTAAGAAACATGACAAATCCTCAAAGTTTGTACAAGGGTTGTTATTTCAACCGTAAGATTGGTGATGAAATAACAGGGTAAATTTACCCATATAACAATTAGCAACTGTCGTGCCAATCAAAAGTTCCAAATTCCACCTTGTACAAGTAACTTTTATGTCAAATGTAGCACAGTGCCGCACATCGATGAGCAACCACACACAGACGGATTTTCATACAACTCTGTCGGCTTTTCCGACACTACAGTAATAAGAATATCAGAAGTCCGACCAATGTAGCAATCAGGATACCCATCAAAGGACACCACGGGGAACTAACGTTTTTGCAGCATGACATTTTTTTGCTCCTCTTTTTCTTGTTCCCGAATATTCGTTATTGTGATTGAGAAGCCACATAATGCGATAACAAACAGAACCATTGCTGCCACGCCCAATGCTCTGACGGTATCCTCTTCTTTACGATACTTAATTGCCAAACCGGCAGAAAGTAACGATAGAACGAAGAATACACAGACGCCAATAATCATCAGGTTTTGATACAGCATCGGAAGTTCCTTTAACGGGTGGTAATGATGAGTATTCCCAAGAGCAGATCAATGATACCGAAGATCATCAACCATTTCATCGTACGTTTCCTGTCGTACGGTTTTTCGTGGATGGTGATGGTTTGAATGCGTTCGTTCATTGGAACTCCTAGAAAATTAAAAAAGAACCAAAAAGTAACACAAGACAAATGATTAACCAGATGATTAGAAACCGCCGGTCTTTCATTGTTTCAATGCGTTCACGCTCAAGTTGGGCATGATAGTTTGCCATCATCTTTTCAGCAACGGAAGTACGCAGTTGACGCATCTCCTCTCGCTTCCGTAGCTCGTCGTCTTCCGACCATAGGATTTCAACCTTCATATCTATATTCCCGAAGGAAGGGCAATCTTGTCCCTGTAGTAGATGGTGCGGATAAGGCCGACATGGCTCAAATAGACACCTTGCCGTGCCCGAATTACGGTTTCGTGGTTTTCTTGTTGCTGGCCATAAAGAAAAGGCTGTGTTAACACACAATCCTCTTGCAAGGCAGTTCCAAGGTGTTGATCGATGAGACGCTCCAAGTCGCAGGTCGTCCGGATGTTCCCCTTGGCAAGCTCTTCAATCAGGCCAACAATGTCCGGGTTGTCGGGAACATCCCTTTTGTGCTTGTTGGCGGACGGCAGCTTGTAGTCGCACACGGCGAGCAAGGAGGCCGGGGTCAATTTTACCGACATTCCCCGTAAAGCGTTAACGCTGAGGGGGAGGGCGGCGGCAGTTGCGAGGAAGGTTCGACGGTTCATTTCTGCTCCTTGAATTTGGCCGAACAAAGGAAGTAATGTTCGGTATGTTCTGTTTCAAGTTCCATAAGTTCCCGTGGAGGCCATATTAGGCGTTGTCCCACAAATGCTTGAACTTCCGAAAACGTTCCGACGAACACTTCGTATTGCTGTTCGAATTTCTTCTGCTTGAATTCATTTGCTTCGTCGTAAAACGTCCTACTTTTCGGATCTAACCCATAAGGATGAGCGACTTTGTATTGAACGCCATTTGTGTCAAAACGGCGTACATCCTGAATGAACAAGTGGGGAACGCAGTCACCTGCGGATTGATATCGATTCCGTTGGATTTCATGCATGTGCAAGTAGTTGGGATGAATTCCATGCAGGGACAAGTAGCTTGGCTTGATGTCGTCATGGTAGCTTAAGATGGCCACATGACAATTGTAATTATTTACATGAAACTGATACCACCAAGACTTCCTTGGCTTCGGGGCGTAAATCCCCGTCTGCTTCTCGGAGTCTCCAAGATGCTCCTTCTCCAGCCGCTCGTAGCGTTCATCCTCAGTTTCCGACGTAAGGAGGTGGGTCGCTTCAAGAGCGAGAGCAGCAGCACCGAAGAATTGACGACGGTTCATTGTAGAGTCCTAAGTTAAGGGTTAAGGTTTGGGTTGAAGGCCGGATTTTGAATCTACTTCTGCGACTTTGTAGTCGATGGTGTTGGCATCGGCAAGACTGACAAAGAAACGTATTTGTTTCTTGTTTTCCAGAATGGGACACCCTTTCCTGATAACAAAGGTTATGGAATGGAAATCCTTAACATCCTTGTTGCCGTGATAATGATTGGTATTGATCTTGGCCATGTACATTCTGTCCACTACCAATTCCACACCGGGATTGAGAGTGATAGTCTTTTTACCGGGATCGACCACTTTGGAATTCCGGCGATAAACACCACCAATCCAATCAAATCTATCCCATTCCCATTTCTCAATCAGATGTTTCCAGTTTGTTTCGGGGAAAAAGAATTCGTACATACCAACATTCCGATGTTCTGGAATGATGGTGAACGTCCACGGTTTGGTAAGTTTGAGGGTATCGCCTACACCCGGTATTTGAAGTTTCATTGGTTAACTCTTATGGGTTCCAAGGCCCGGATAATTGCTGTCCGACTTGGATGTGGTTCCAAGCGGGAGCAGCCACCAATTGCGACGTTCCATCATCGGCGTAGATTTTGTATCTCGCCGGATTGCTTCCCTCGACCGGCCCTGTCGCCTTAGCGGATACGGGCTTCATGTCGAAACTCGGCAATGACATGAAACATGCCAAGCAAATCAGGATCGCAATAACCCAAACCGCAATTAGGATTTTCGGTTTCATTCCTTGATTCCTTCGTGAAGCAGTTTCATTTCAGTCTTTCGATGGCGGTTTCAATCAGGGCTTTCACTATGGGACTGTCAACACATTCAAGCCCTTCCTTCAGCCGGTAGATTGCGTAGGCTTCACGGCGTTGAAGGTACGCTTCTTGGGCATCATCCAGCGTCTCAAAGATATTCTTATCGTCAACGATCTGTCCAATGCGGTCAAGGCTTCTAGTGCCTCCAAGGCGAATTTGAGGCGAGATTCCATCACGACGACGATAAACCTTAATTTCCGCTATTGGCGTTGGTGGCTGATAGCTTATTTCATCGTATTCGTCTTCGTATGGGTTTTCCATGCCTCCTGTGGTATACCAACGCATAGGTTCCGAATCCAACATAGCATGGATGGATTCGATTTCCTGTTTTCTTTTTTCGTGTGCCAGCTTTCGTTCTTCACGGCCAGCGACAATGGTTTCATAGGTAATGGGAGTGGTCATTTCAGTGTTCCGTGTGGAAATATTCAAATCCTTCTGATTCTACCCATTCTTTGGTAATCACTTCGGGTGCGGTTTCAATGTAGGTTTTTGCCTCTTCGGGTGAATCAAACTTCTTGATGTAGTTTACGGCCAGTCTCGCATGGTTTCCATAGACTCTGAAGTATGCTTTATTGAAAGGGTCGTTGCACACGTCACAGTTATGATGGCTGAAATCGGGAGCATCCACCAATCTTTCGTAAGGTTCAAACGGCTTATGGATTCGTAGTTTCTTCATCTTGTCGCAAAGAAGATTCAGTTCTTCCCACGTGATGGGTGAGGCTTCCTGTCCGTTAATGGTGATGGTTCCGGAATCCACTTGTTGTTCGGTTAATGTCATGGATTCATTCAGGCTGTCGGAATTTCCCCCACAAAAACCTAGAACACCTATGATAATCTGTTGTTCACGGAATGTCAACATAAAAACCTCAATAATTACAAATACGTTTGGCACACCTTGGTGGGGACCAGTAATTTGCCACTGTGGCAACAAACCATTGTCCTGTTCCCAAGTAATAGATGTATCCTATTAACGTGGCTCCGTTTTTAACGAAGATAGGGGTAATCTCTTGTATCATAATGTCCAATCACAGTCGTTAACATTGATCGTACTCGGATCTTCTTCAAATACGAAGGCCCAACACTGTTTCGGTTTTTCTTTGTTTTCAACTTCCACAACGTCTTTGACGGTGTTTTGCTTAAGTCCGCTCTTGAAGGGTTGACCGCTTCTCAATGCGACTTTCTTGCCGATCCATGTTTCGGCATAGGCGAGTCTTCCGGCAACATTACGGCAACGGCGAAGAATGATTTGAGCGATGCCCGAATGTATGTCGAAGATTTCTACGAAGAGTTTACTCATCGTGGGATGGTTGTCGTAATTAATGGCTTCATCAATTATAAAACTGCAGTATTGTTGATCGCTTATTGAATTGAAGTATTTTTTTCCTTGGAGGGCGATATAGACGCTTCGTAGGACTTTGTATCGCTCGGCAAGATCGGCTTTCCAAAAGCTGCTTTGGTAGAGGATTTCCGTGATTTTCGTAATTTTTTCGTGGGATGCTTTATCAGGAATTTCCATTTCCCGGTTGAATTCCTGAAAACCATCGATAAGGTCGGATGCGACGGTTTTGGCACCAATGGGGCATTTGCATTCTCCGGCTACCTTGAAATTAACGCAAACCATGCCGCCTTCGAAAGTCGTTCCGAGTCCACAATTACACTTGAAGCATTCATTACACGGACACATAGCAAATCCTCCATTGATTTCTATTAGACCATATTCGGAATGAAAAGTCAAGTTAATTCTTTTTATTTTTATCCCATTTAATGAGACGAGGCCCACCTTGACCGTCTCCGCTTAAATCCATTGTGTTTGGCGGCTTCTTGTATTTTTGGGAACCGGTGGAGGCAAGTCGAATGGAATAGGTTGCCCGGTTGCCCTTGATTTGTTTGGGGTGGGTTTTATCAACGAGACGTTTGTGGTGCGTCACTTTTTTGAGGGTATCGGTCATGAGGATGGTTTCATGATTTTTGACCTTGCGTACAAGATCGTAGAGTTCTTCGCTCATTGTTAACCTTTCGCTGCTTTGGATATTTGTCCGGCCCACTTGTCCAATTTTTTCATTCCGTATTCGGTGAGATGCTCGATACTGCTTCCGGGGCGACTGAAGTAGAGGGCGAGTGCACAGATCACCACATCCACGCCTTCGCCCAATGTCCCTTCATCGGGGACTTTGTGGGCGTGGCTGAATACTTTTTCTTCAATGCGTAATTCTTCACAAAACTCCCCCATTTCGCTGATCGTGGACAATACGATTTGGCCGGTTGTTTTACCGTGGGAAAGATCATCTATGGTGATGGCTTGTGTTCGTTCAATGAATGCTGTGGGGTTCATGTTGTGTCTTTTGGTTAACTATTGGGTTATTGGGGATACCGCTTTGTGTCGTTTCGGGAACCTTGTGAGCTATTGGGGTTACCCCTTGATGATCTCGATAGACCCTGAACAATAAGCATAGAGAAGAATCGCACCCTTCTTCATCTTTCTCTGAATAATATCTTTCAAGTCAATCTTGGAAGATAAGGAGTCGATTGGCTCATACGTGTAGATCAAATCGTATTTCCTATAATCCTTGTAGGTAGCGGCATCCTGATGAAGCAACTTAATTTTTTCATCTTTCCAAATCATAGACTTGGCGATGGTGAGGAGGTCTTGTTGTATTTCCAAGCCGGTTACGTCTTTAATGCCGACAATGTTGCGGGCGATGAGAAGTTTGGTACCGAGTCCACAACCTACTTCTAGGTATTTGCTATCGGGTGTGGTGAATTCCTTGATTGCGCTGGCGAAGTGGCCGTAAGCATAAGGAATGTATCCCCATTCGTTTTCACGGGGCTTGACAGTCTGACCAACCGCAATTTCTAACCGGTATAACAAACTAATAGCCTGTTCGGTGTTTAATACCGGAAAATACTTATCGAGATCCAAGCTTTCTTCGGCAAAATCACGGCTGTTCTTGAAGGACATTGGAGCACCTTAATTGAGGTTTTTGGACTTTTAGTTTTCTTCCTTTTCTGCCCAATAAGCAGCATCGCTACTATCACCATCCCTAAGCTCATAAAGAGTGTCAAGTTCTTTACAGCGGTCGTGGTATTTTTTGCGATGTGGACAATTCATGAAGGCTTGGAGTTCAGATCGTTTGTATATTTCTTCCCGATTGAGTACCTCCCAAGCGTAACTTGCTTGACGAGGTTTGCCGTCTTTGCCGTCCACGATGATGTTGGGGGTTTGTGGACCGTGGATGGTGAACTCAACGGTGACCGGCAATGTGAGTGTGACTTCTATATCAACTTGACCAACTGGAACCATCTTTCTCAAACTGACAAGTTCTGCGAGATGCAGCTCTTTAATTTTGACCAAACCCGCTTGTCGTTTTTCTCTTTTGATGCGATAGGCTTCAGCTTTTTCCTTGGCGGGATTGTAGAGGTTAGGATCGCCCGAAAGATTGATAACGGTAACGCCGTCGCCCGCAAACTTGTGGTAACCTTCACTGCCGGGGTTGATGCTCGTAGCATAGACAATCTTTTTGACTTCGGCATCGTCAACAATGGCTTCGGGTTTCCATTGTTTTTCTTCGGCTGTTTGAACGATTAGTTTTTCACGTTCGGCTTCATCCTGTGGAGCGAAAAGGCCACCGAACGAACCCGTGGTATGGACTTCGTTAACGTTGTTGCCACGTTGGAAGATGGTGGTTGAGCTACCGATCATGAGACACCTTGGCAAAGATTTGCGGAATTAGAAATACCCCGAAAAGCAATAGGTTAACTTTTCTTCTTATATCTGACCATCATCAATTTGAACCAATCCATTCATTAGAAGCTCACTACTTTTTGAAACGCCGCCCGGTTCTCGTACACTGTAATCTTGAATCCATCGGAATCTCTGCCGACAACTAGAACTTCATCCCAAGGCATTTCGTACGCTTGAAAGAATGGCGTGTGGACTTTGGCGGTTGAGACACTATCCAAAACTTCATCATTGGCTTTGAAATTGGCGTCCCAAAATCCGCCCATTTCTGGCACCCACTTTCTGGCAAGATACCAATCCCCCTTAACTAACCTGTTGACGAATTCACGAATGTCGGTTGCCGGAATTTTGGCGGCTTGGGCATCCTCGTAGGAAATGCCCTCAATTTCTTTATCGTCAATGATCCATCGGTCGCCGTTGCTTAAAGTGATCATGGCTGCTCCTTTGAGTCGTATCCTTTGAACCATTCTTGGCGACGATGACCGGTTTCCTGATAGCGTCTTGTCATTTGTGGCGGCATATCTGGAAAATACTTTTGTCGCATCGCTTCTTTGGATGGATCGGGTTGTTCGGTGTATTTTTCTTCGGGATAAGGATTTAAGGAGCGTTCCAAGTTAATGGCACGGGCTTGTGTCCCTTCTAGGAAGTATGTGGTTGGAGGGCCGGGCGGTTTTGGTGTGGGAAAGGCCATCTGAATAGCCAGAAGAATTGCACAGAGAATGGCTAGTAATGCACATGGAACAACGACGAGAAGCATTTGCATTCGTGCGTCACTTCGTTCATACCGGCATCGCAGTAGGAATGCTTCGGATTGCATTCGTGCTTGTTCAAATTCGTAGGACATATTTATTTCCCTGTCCATTGAGTAGAGTCCATTTTTACGTCAGTACGCACAGAGTAACCCAAACAGTTGTCGTCTACGAATGATTCGCATTTGTGTCCGGATACAACCAATAGCCGGGCAGCAACGTCACTGGTTTTGACGAATGGCAACCGTGTTTCTGCTTCCGACATACGACCGTCGTTGAAACAGAATACTTGGCCAGTTTTGAGTTCTTCAAATAACATATTAACATTCCTTGTAAAGTACACCCGAAGGGACTCGAACCCCCAACCTGCCGAGTAGAAATCGGCTGCTCTTCCAGTTGAGCTACGGGTGCTTAATCGATGCGTATGGTAGTTCAATCAAGGGCTTCGAGGCGGTCGGCGAATTCTTCTTTAAGTGCGGCAACATGTGGCGCCGCAGCGATTTCGAGGCGTTTTCTGGTTTCGTGATCTACGATGTCGCTCTTTTCGGACATCCACGGATATTTCTTGCGGCATTCAAGAATGATTCGAAGTTCTTCTTCGGTGTACGTGTTGTCGTACACTTCTCTGGCAACTTCGGTGAAAGCGTTGAAAGAAATGTCCACGGAACGCTCTAACACTTCTTGGCCGAGTTTAACTTCGTCCTCATCCATGTCTTCGACACTATAAAGGGGGGCCATCATTTCACGCAATGTCTTCTTGCGTTTCGGTTCATTCTTTTTGAAATCGGCCATAATCTCATCAAGATATTGTTCTTTCACAATTGATCTCCTATGAAACGTTAAGTGAAATTCTATTAGAACATATTCTTGATCATTTGTCAAGCTTTTTTTATATTATTTCCACTCCATGAGATAGACTTTGCCATCGATGGTATGTTCGTGGACTTCAAGACTTGCAAAATTGTAGTGATCTTCTAGGTCGCATGCATCCAAAAGTTGTCTACGTTGTTTTGGCGTATTGGAAGGCAATATGGCTTTTTCAAACTTGTTTTTGTATATTAACAAGTCTGACATAGTGCGGAAATCTCGCTGCTCAATGATGGCAACAGGTGTCATGATCCTAACACGATAACCCGTAAAGCTTCGGTGGGTTATGTCGGCTTTACGGATGTACTGGCCCATTACTAACCTCGTTTTTTAATTTTACCTTTTTGGTTTTGTTTGCCGTCCATCCATTGACGGAAAGTCATGCCGTATTTGTCGATGAAGATTTCATCTCGGTAATGCTTGTACAATTCTTCGTAATGAGCTTCATCACGCACTTGGATTTTATCCCTAAGAATGCGGCGGTTAACACCATCGGCAAACATGCCCATGTAATCATCCATCGTGCTTTTGAATTTGGGTCGGGTTTCGGGTAGGCCACAGTGTTCAATGGCACCCCAAATAACCATAGCTTCTAGCTTGGTTACGCCGTATTCTTCAACGAATTCGCTCAATGAAGTTTTCACTCAGCCTCACACACATCATGATGAATGGTGTTCATGAACTTCTCTGAGTCGGCAGCGTATTGTGCCATTTCTTCGTCAAGAAGTTTGTGTTCGTATTTTTTCTTAATCTTCATCAAGCCGTCCATTCCAAACATGGCTTGGCAATAGTTCTCAATGCCGGTTCGGAAGCCGTGGCTGTTTTTCACCCTAATTGAAAGACGCATCATTTGTTCGGCTGCAACGCCTTCAGCGAAATTCATGAGCAGTCTCCTATAAAGGTTTAACTTCTTCAATCAAATCTTTGTAAATACATTCGAATTCGGAATCGGGGTCTATGCCGTGTACCAAATAGTTAAATTCCGCCGCATTAATGCGGTCATTAATCTTTCGTGGATATTTTTTGATCTGCATCACTTCTCTACCCCAGAACAAACCAACGAACCAACGAATGATATTCACTTCAACTCTCCTAATGACTCCGGTGGGACTTGAACCCACGACCCGCAGATTAAAAGTCTGCTGCTCTACCAACTGAGCTACGAAGTCTTTGGGTTAGCAGTCGATGCTAACAACGATGTTGGCGGGGATTTCTTGGATATATGGGAAATCGTTGTTTTTTTCAAAGTGCGAAGTAACTTCTTCTTTAGTTTTGAAGTACCCTGCCTTGACCAGTGCTTCGGCGGCGGCTTGTTCGCTCGTGCAAACGGAGTTGATAGACCCATCGTTGGTTACGAGATACAGTTTGTCGAGTTTTTCGGCCTTCAGTTCTTTTACGCATTTAAAGAAACGGTCGGCGTCCTCGTGCAGGATGGGGTGGTCGGTTTCTTGTGCGATAGCTTCAATTGCGTCGAAGATCCATTTGCGGTCATTGCTGGTCATTGTTGACTTTCTTTTGAGTTAAAGATATTGAAGGCGGTCACCATCAAAAATACTTGATTGTGGGGATTCTTTTCTGCCATCGTTTTATATGGCGAACACCTGCTTCATCGGTGTATTCTTGGGTTTCACTGTGAACGACACCATCAAAGCCAATTGAGGCTCTGTGAAGGATGCCGCCAACTGCTGGCAATTCTGGTCTCCATCGTCCATTTTGCCAGTACCACTCGTATCCGTCGCTACTGATCCTCCAAGGGCAATGTTTCAAACTGAGGCCGGGATATTCAAACTTCCATTCCTTTTCAACTCGCCATCGCATTGACCAGCTCAATCTTGGGCCGAAGTACTTTTGTCGTAGGGGTGTGAACTTTTCCCACACCCTTTCCATTCTTGATCCAATCAACATGATCATGTATTGGATCATAGATACAAAATGGAACCAGATCATGAGTTTCTCCGTTAAGCCTTAGTTCTACCTACAATTTCAACTTGCTCTGGACTGAACACATATCCGACAAAGGTTCCATCCGGATCTGGCAAGATTACGCCGTCGTATCCTTGGCTTTTTAACTGTCCTGTCATCAGGTTGTCATATTCCTTCCAACCTGCTGCCTTTTGGATGTTAACTTTCAATTCCAGAATGTATTTGGTACTTGTGCGCCAGACTCGCCTCTGATGATCGAGTCTTTATCGGAACTAAACCAAATGAAGCCATAGGTGGACTTCGCAAGGCTGAACTTCCGAAAATTACTGTTGGTTCCGTGATAAACTATTTGGTTTATCACGGACTCTGTCATGTATCGTTTGAATTCCATGACCTATTTAGTTTCAAATCACCGTTTGATCTTTTTCCCCAAGTGAATAAAAAGGTTCGTGTTGTTTCTTGAATTCCTCTCGATTCGGCGTTGCTTCATTTGGGAAGCCACAATGCCGTTGGATCAGAGAGTAAGTTTCCCTCGCATCGATAAACTCAGTAAGGCCACAGGACTCATACGGCCAATGATTGAGTATCCACCGCTGCATGAGTGTTCCGAGAGTTAACAATTCGTTGAGACTGAGGGGTTTTGCTTCACATGAAGGGATACTCCCTTTGTCTTTTTCCACCAAATAATCGGCATCATCTTCGCTTTGTCGGTCGGCGATAGCATCCGATACAATGGTGTACTCTTTGTCTCTCAAGTCATAAAACGATGCGAAGAAATTTGCAATCTCTTCTTTTGTCATATTTTTCGGATCTTTGAAGAAAGACTGCCAGCCTTTCGGCGAGTCTTTATCAGTGTCCAAAATAACATCTGTGTAAACGACTGCAAGGAATTTCACTTTCTGTTCCTTCTTTTGTTCCGCTTGCTGTGTTCGGATTTTCCCTTTTGTGTACCAGCGACTTTGCGTCGGTGTTTTTTCTGGTCTTTTCGGGATTTACTCATAACTCACAGTTTGGGGATAGAGATTCCGGCCAAGGTTCCGGTCTTTTTGTCCATATGGAGTTTAATGTCTACATCGCTGACCTTTAAACCGTGAATGTTGGTCACGGTGATGATCTTACCGTTGTAGTCCATGTCGCACAGGGTCGTTGTGCCGTCTTCATCAATGACACGGACACGATTGCCCTGCACGTGTGTACCGAACGCTGTGCTGACGCTGTTAACTGTGAAGGAAGTACCATCGGCTTCCATTTCCAGCAGCACCTTGCCGTCTGGAGCGAGAAGGCGGCACTTGTTGTTTCGCACCTCGATCTTCATACCTTCCGGCGTGCTGATCTTGGAGGAAATCTTGTTGTATCCTGCGTAGCTGCAGAATGAGAGGATCAGGCCGAGGGTACCATACTTCATGAGTCGTAACATGTCAACTTCCTTATTGTTTTCCGGACAAAATTTGAGAAGTTTGTTTGGTGTTTGCGGTGCCGGGATTACACGCCATAATGGTGATAACGATACCTACGAGGATGAAAATCATCACTACCAATAGGCATTTTTTGGATTCTGGATTGTAGCAACCGCAACTCATGTTAATGTCCTTTATGCGCAATAATCGCCGAGGTAGTGGGTTCCGGTTGGTAGATCACTCATGAATTCTCGGACAATATACCAGTGGCAATCGTCACGATGATCGGTACAGCGTTTCTTTTCCAGAAAGATGTTAACGTTGTCATAGAAGTAGCCAGCGATAACGGTGTCATCTTTACTGTAACGGCAACCTGTTTCGAACTCGAAGTCGAACGGCTTGTTGTTGTTGTCAGCGATGAATTTCTTTTCCAGTTTGGTGCGTTTATCGCAGGTCTTGCCCCATTCTTCATCTCGCTTATGAGCGTAGTATTTTGGAACGCCAGCCAACATGAATTCTCGTTTCTTGGCGTAGTATTCCTTGAACTTAACTACGAAATCGTCAAGAGAGTCAATGACTAAGAGCATTGACCCTTCGGTATGCGGGGCGACGGCAGCGAGCAAAAAAGTTTTGTTGAGTGGCATGTTAAGCAACTCCTACTGGCATTTCATTGGGATTACGGCTACCATCCCGGTAAGGCGGTTTGGCCAAGTGCGGTTCTGCGATTCGATCCCAATCTTCGCCGATCAACATTTGAATGCCTTCCCGAATGGTACTCGGTAATGGCAATTCACCACGAAAGTTGTCGGGCAGATATATTTGACCCCATAGTTCCCATCGCAGTTGAGCAATTTCTGCAACAGTCCAGCCGTTCTTTTCGGCCAATTTCACAAGTTTGTTTTCTCGTTTCATGGCAATCTTTTGTTAATTCTTGCTAGGTTGGATGTTGTATCGGGACAATTTTCGGGGTTTGGGTTCTTCGGGTTCATTGACCACACAAGAACCAAAAAAAACAACAAAAGCCAATCCGCCAACAAGCAATAACAACTGGCCGTTTGTGGGAAACATTATTGACTCCTTGATTGAGCATTGAGTATACCATAAGCATCAAGCGTTGTCAAATGAATTTTTGTTATTTTTGCAGGGAATTCGCCGTAGAGTTTGTTGCGAAGTCTTCATCGGTGTAACAAGCATTAACGATCTTGCTTACGTCGGCAGCGGTGAGTTTATTATTGGTGGCCAGTAGATTTTTGGCCAAGTCGGATCGTTTGTCGCCGATGGTTGGTTTATTGATTTCAATACGGCGGTTCATGGCAATATCTGTCCAGATAATACCAATGACAAACAAGATAGCACCGCTAATAAGCGTAATGACGAGAAGCTCACCATCGGCTAATCGCTTGTGGGGTGTTTCGTCCATCGCATCTCCTTAACGTAAAAGGTGTTCAATGGAACCGTCACTGTATATTTTTACCTTGACAATCCGTTGTCTGATTTTGCAGGCAGCTTGTACGGCCTCCATGAGAGCGTGTGGAATTTTGATACTCGCTCTACCCGTTGGGACTTGCTCTTGTCCCATGTGGTGTTTGTTGAGTGCCCGCATCACTTTAATTCGGGTGTCTCCTTCCGGAAGCCCGATGTGAATTTGGGTTTCATACTCGTAAACAAGCTCTCTTATTGGAAGTTCCATGATTTTCATTTCAAGTCAGCGATAGTAAAAGGTTCTCCGGGCTTTCTTGCCATAGTTCGGCTTAATGCCTCTTTGACAATGGCTAGACTTTCCGGACTGCCATCGTATCGCAAAACATTTGGATGATCGAAATCCTTATTGTGAGCATTAACAGGCATGATGCCAAGTCCACGGGGACGGTGCCTCAACCACTTCAACATAAATGGCCCATAATCATCGTACAGAACTCTTCCGTAGAATCGTCCCTTACCACTACTCTTGGCCTTATCGCCCTCAGAGCGGTCAGATACGATGTGTACATCGGTGTCTGGGCGAAGGTATCTGTTGCACCACTCGACTTTTTCTTTCCATGCGTTGGGATTTCTTGGGCCTTTTGTTAACACTTCGGCGATGAAGCCCATTTGGATAGCGAGTTCGTACATTTTCAAACCGAGTGAGATGGGTTTGAGATTGAGCCACCAACCGGGTTGATTGCGTATGAGTCTAATACGGTTGAGGATGTATTGTGGGTGATCTTCGGCCCACAAGTTAACTTCCTCTTCGCCGGGGCATTTGAGCATGTTCAACCCCTCCAAGAGGGCAGAGTCATGATCAGCCATGCTCCCGTCCATATCAAAAAGAAATACGCAATCTTCCATGTGATTTGTCATTTTTCACTCTTGGTAATAATGGCTCGAAATTCCTCATAACCCATCACCGGCGATAAAAGCAGCATGGGCATAGGTTTATCGTTAGTGGATTGACATCGCTTTTTCAGCTCCTCGTTCACCAACAAGTGTTGTCTGTAAGCTTCTTTGATAGCTTCTTCTGGAATATCAAACGCAGGTTTCCAATCGCCAGTTGGTTTGAGTGTGGGAGGTTTGGGTTTGCGTTCTAGCACTTCATAGTCGGTACCCCATTTCCAATCTGGGAAACGAGCGGGAAAACCATTATTGGCAGCGACGGCAGCAACTTCATCATAAGATTGGAATTTAATTGGAGGAGGTAAAGTCGCCAATATTTCTTGGGCAGTTTGTTCAGGGGTTTTCAATTTTGGTAATTCCATGTCATCCCAACCTTTAAGGGCTTCATAAGCTGGCCCATTCGTTTGGGTTGGGAGCGGCAAAGCTTCTTTGATTTCCTCTTTTGGCTTGATGATTTTTTCAAGTTTTTCCAATTTGATCTGTTCAATTTTTTCTTTATAGAGGCGGTTGCCTTCTTGTTCTGTATCTTGATCCAAGACAAGAGAAGTGATGTCCTCTTCATTGACAAAGACTTGAAGAGCTGTGATGATTTCGTGGAGTACCCGTGAATAGACTTTCGTGGTTTTGAGGCGAATTGGCCCGCATACAAATTTCAGCACATCGCTGGAAATGCCATTGTATCCATATCCGTCGCAAGTGTTGGCTTCCAATGTCCAGAAATTTACACCCATTCTGATGGCTTGGATGATTAATGCCCGAATGATTTCCGTTGTCACAGCGTTTGGATCGTTGAGAACTTCGTTAATGTTCGCTCTCGCTTTTTTGGCAATACGTTCATTCGTCGCTTCGCATTTCGCTATTGCTGCCAGTTTTTTGCGGCGTTTGTCAAGCACACAAACGAAGCCGTAAAGTAAGCCGAAGCCACACAAGACTGACCAAATAGGCCAAGTCTGTTCGAGACTCCACAAAATGAATTGGCCGAAAGTGTGACCTTGTTGCTGTTCCACGACTTACTCCTTGAAAGATTCTTCGGATTTGGGAACCATACGGACTTCCATTCCTAGTCTTCGGAGTAGAAGCCACAACGAGGGGGCTTGCGACTTTTCAATCAACAAGCCCCACGGTCTTTCACCATACCACTTGACGAGATTGCCGTTAACTTCTCTGGTAATGGCAATCTTCCCTTCGTAAACGACGCCCTTGTTCACTGTCGCTGTAAAAAGGTCTTGGCTATCCTGTACCAATTTACCTTTGGCGATAAGGGACTCGATCACTGCTTCGTCAAGTAGTAAAGGCATCACGCACCCCGGCCAGTGGAAAGGAACCTACGACATGTCACCCAATCGCTTAAGCGTAGCGATCACGATGCGTAGGTGCTGCCGGTGTGCCGAGCAGGTTGGCGATCTTGGCCAAACGGTCAGTTTCGGCCTTGTTCTTCTTCACTTGGAGTGCGTTGCGGAAGATGCTGCTCAATGTTTGGTTGCCGTTGATCCCCTTATTGTGTTCATAACCGAGGATGTGGTCGGTGACATCTTCGTTGTTGATGGAGAATTTGATCGAATTTTTGGCCGTCTTCAACGTTAAGGTGTGTTTCGTTGTGGGATCGACATAGGTGCCGACAGTTTCTTCGGCTGCAGGAGTGCTGACTGTCCAGTTATCGAAGAGGCCGAGAGCGTTGCCGAACATCTGGTAAATGCGAATGACCGGCGAGGGGTTTCGCAATTCCTCCAGTTCGGCCTTGTGTGCCTGCTGGAGGGCTGTGACTGTTTTTTCGAGGGTCCAGTTGGCTTGTTGTTGGTTGTCGATCAATCCGATTTCCTGTTTCTTGATTCGGCGATTCCGCTTTTTGAGTTTGACGCCGAAGACCATTGCCGTGATGAACGACAACACAGCCCCAATGGTCACACTTTCCCATTGGTTTTGCGAGAAGTTCCCGACGTATTGAACGCCAGCGTTAAACTTCTCCATGAACACTTCGCCGTTCGTGAGACTCGCAAACATGGACAATCCTCCTGAAGGGTGAAAACGGAACAATAAAGGGGGTGTATGGTCACCCGCCCTGTATCAATAATGGCTAATTGCCAAAGATTGTGCGGTCAAGTCCCTCGATACATTTACCAATCACTTCGGCATTGCGTGTTTCGCTAACACTAAACAGTTTGGTCGAGTATAGCGGCCCGTATTTCTCACGACAAAACGTTGCTATGTCAAGACACTTATTCGTAATATCAATAAGTTGATCGGGAGTCAAGCACGATCTGACATCTATTTGCCCTTGTCCAGACTCGATAACAAGGTGAGTCATTTTTGTTTTGCTCATAGTGAATATCACAGCATCGTTTTGCGTGTTGAAGCCGTAATAACTATGCATTTCCCACTTGTCGGTTCTGCTGAGGCAAGCAGCCAGCCGATTGTACAGCAGATTATTCAACCTTACCCATTCCTTTTCGGGCGGTTCTTCGCAGATACCTTTCAAGGTGATGATAATGTCTCGGAATGTTTCTGCTGCTTCCAATCTTCGTGGTGGATGATCGACAAACGCTATAGCTTCACTGCGAGCAGTATTCAGATTACTCCGAATACTTGCCGCCAAAGATTTGTATGCTTTGGTGACAATGGCTTGCTCTCGGCCTGACAAAAATTCTAAGATCGAGCGTCGTTCATTGTTGACCACGGTTGATATATTAATTCCATTCGGCATATCAATAAACTGGATGGTGTTATCATCTGATCTGAATATGTTTCTTGTGTGTGCCAAAAAGTAGTAGGGTTTTCTGCTGATCTTGATCAAAAGACCGAACAATACCAAGCTGTCATCGCAACTGATGGTTGTACCGATGCCACTCATAGGAAGAGGTTCAGGCGGTGGATTGTTAACATCATATCGGGGCAGCAATGGTTCCCCCACCTTGTCGTAGTTGTATACCGTGGGTATTAGTTGCGGACTCTTCAGGAATGACCCCAAACCATTGCCACATTGTTCAAATGCGGCATCGTAAACAGGAATACCCGTCTGCTTGCGATCCATCGACTCTTCTAGGCGAGCCTGCGTGATTTCCGCTTGGCTGAATTCCATTAGTCCACGATTGATTTCAAAATCCTTATCCCATCGCAAGCCATCCATGATGCTTGCCGTTTCCGGTGTTGGCCCGAAATTTTCCGCCATCATTTGGCCAACATTCTTGTCAATGAATTTTGTGATTTCATCCAACTCGATAACTGGCTGAAGTATTCTTGTGAGTCGTGCGTTTTCCTCTTGTTCTTTTTCGGCGAGATTGGCCTTTTCCACTTGCTGGATTTTGCCTTGGAACAATTCGTGTATCAAGATGCCGATATGGTTGGGGTCATCATAAAGGCGAACATCGAGAAACAAATTAAGTTCCTTGGTCACATCCTCTTTGCCAACCCATGCGCCATACATGCGAAATTGCGGCCAATATTTGAGTTTAACTTCTTTGATCTTGTTGCTGGTAAGAGTCTTGTAAGAGCAAGTAGCAGGAAATTCCTTGTTGTTTTCTTCTGTCAAATCCCATGCTTCATAACCCAAGAGGATCAGTTTTCGTAATCCTTCTCGAATCATTTCAGCGGGGGAGACGTTTTCTACGAGCTTGTTGGTCGTGATATGACTGACGTTGTTTTGGTTCTTGCGAAGAAAAATGCGGTGGAGGAAAATCGCCACTCTTACAAACGAGAGGGTGCCGAAAAAGAAGGAAACAATAACTGCGATACCTTGCTTAGTTTGGTCAAAGTCCCAAAACATGGCGATCCCTCAGTGGTGGAACGAGTATAACTTAATGCCGTGTCAATGTCAAGAAAAAAATGGCAATTTTTTCAAAAAGGAATACGATCTTCCAAGATGTTTTTCAGCCGTTCGTTTTCCTCTTGTTCGAGTTTGACTTTGAGAAGAGCGTGCGCCCGTTCTTCCAGTGTCGGGCAAGGTGTAGGAGAGACGAAGCGATATTTGTATACTGGTCTTGGAATGTTTACAATATCAGTAACGTCCTCCTCGCCTACAAAAAACTCAAACTTTAACGGTGGATGGGATGGATGAACATACTGCCGAGAGATACGCAAAGTGATTGATTTATGCGTGAGTATTGAGTACAAGTCAATATATTTGGAAATGACTGGTGGCTTCAGAGTCCATGCCTCACCACCCAACAAAATCGCTGCTTCAATTTCGCTTTGGATGTTGTCAACCATCGGCGTAAATGCTGTTGCCTCTTGAGCAACGATTGATTGTACGACGCCGAGAGGTTCACTGGTGAGGTATTGTGCGTATTCCTTTTTGTACTGCCTCACTTTGCGACGACCTTTTTGTATCAGCGAAAACACCCTCAAGAAGGATAAAACATGTTGATAGATCACAACAATGAGGTACCCTATTCCTAATACGACAATAGCACCCACACAAACCGTTAAGATTTGTTGGCAGATTGAATCGCTTTTGTTGGTGATAATGGCCAAAGTGTTCTCGTTCACGGGAAGCTCCTTAAATGTATTCTCGCATTCCACAGTATAGTTTTTGCCACCATCGGGGTGTCCGCATCAGGCCACGTTAACTTACCTTGTGTTGGAACCACGGATGAACCAAAAGTTTTTCGTAGCCCGGTCGCATGATCTTTTTCAGTAGAGCAATACGACCATCTATGTGATGGTATCGGGTTGAATTGTTTTTGGCTATTTTGTAGCACATTTCAGAGAGGGCAATGATCTGGTCAGCGAAATAGGTGACTGTTAATCGGCCATCTTGCGGATGGAAGATGTTGATACTGATTTTCTTAGCATCGTTTTTCAGACTGTCTGTTGTACCGCACAAAGGCGTTAACTTCCATTCGGACAGAATGAACCGACAAACCGCTCCCCGAACCGCCTTCCAAATCCGCACTTCAGACGATTCGGACGAAATATATGATAAACGCTCCACACGTTTACACTCACGGTCGGCTGCTGCGTACCCTTCGGCAACGATTTTGTCCATTTTCTTTTTGCTGCTTCCGTGCATGATAGCAACAAAAAAGACAACTAAAAATCCTACCCCCACGACAATCCCCACCGATGACAAATGATGAAAGAAAGTTTCCATGACTCAATCCTTGTGAATTGCGAATGAAGTTAAGTTGGGACGATGATTAGGCTTCCACCTTTATCAGCGAACTTTTAAGAAAGTGATCGAAGGTTTGACACATCGCCAATTGGTATGCTTCGTGAGCCATAGCAATTTTGGAACATTGCTCTGAAATTTTGTCGTGTTGTTCGCTATTCAAGAAATCCGAAAGACAGAAACGGGAGCATAGAGTTGCGGTTTTTTGAACCCATACAGCGGCATACTGACCTTCGGATTGAAATGACAGTATGCAGCCATCCCAAGATGACTCCAAAACATGTTCGCCGTGGCGATCTTTCAAGACAAACTTGTGAGTTTTGAGGCATCGCATAGCCGCCTCAAACAATTGGTCGGCAACAACTTGTTCCTCTCCCGACATTTCTGTTGTTTTATTGGGATTGAACACTTCGGCGATCTTGCTTAACCGTTCGTGTTCGGCATTCGCCAAGATGTCCGCTCGTAATGCGACCGCTTTGTGATGGAGGTCGTTTCCCTTCATTGCCGATGAAACATCATTATCGCCAACGAAGAACTTGGTGAGTGTGGCCGATTTGGGAGGTTTGATGAAAGAAAGATTTTCATATCCTTGCTTATCGCAAATAAACTTTTCCTCACCTTGAACCACGTGGGGCGTCGGTTTATTCAAAACCACTCTCCATTCTTCCGGGCTAAAACTTAAGGCTCTGGTGAAGATTGCCACGATTTTGTCCACGGGCGACATTTTAGAGACTTCTTGGAAGAATTGCTCTTCTTCGTCCGTATCGTCGTCGTCGGCCTTCTTCTTGCCGGTGGTTTTGAATTCATCCCGCAGCTTGTTGATTTCATTTTTGGAGGCCGTTTCCAGCTTCTTCTTCCATGCGCCGGTTCGCCATCCCATCAGGCCGATGATGACAACGAGGATGATCGGTTGGCTCCACCAATACTCCTTGGTGAATTCCGAAACGATGAAGCACAGTTGGATGAGGGTCTCTTCCACGGCGATCTCCTTGGTTGCACGTTCCTTGATCCGTGGCCAGAGAGTAATCTATTTCATCGTAAATGTCAACACAATTATTTGCTTTTTTCCAACATTAGGCAAAATCCCGTCCAGTAGTAGTGAAACCACTTTTTGGTCGTCACGTAGATGCGGCAATCATTGGGATCGAGGTATTCTACAACATCATCATGGTAGGCAGTGAGGATAACGGCATGAGCCTCATTAGGGGAAATTGCGCCCTTATCAAGATAAACCATACCGCCTTCTTTGGCGAGCAGGGAAGTATCGTTCTTATTGTCGGTCAGAATATACTTAACATTCAATGCTTTAAGTTTGGCTTCAACAGCAGGGCGTGATCCAGAATTTTTGGCTTCAATATAGATTTGATTATTTGGTAGTTGATGAACGAAGTCCGAATCATTCTCTCTATCGGCAGCAAGGTTGTAGAGGGCTTTTACGTGATGGAATTTTCCAAGTGTTTCAAGGCAACACCATGCGCAATAGCCTGGAGCACGGTTTATAACACGATCAGAATTGGGAATATCAACATCAGCAAAAAGGGCAGTAGAAAGTATGAATGTGACAAGTAAGGATAGTAGTTGCTTCATGCCCTATTTAGTTGGCATATTTCTTGCATTAAAAGGTAGTGGTAATTCTGCTGGTTATTCAAATTTTCTGTATTTTTTTGTTGACACAGCCAAAAGGGTCGTATAGACTGCGTGTGTCCAATAATTCAATTCTGCGAAAGGAACCGTTTATGGCACGCAAAAATTCTTCGGCCACGCCACCCGACGACGAAGACACCAGCGGCGTCGGGCCACCACCAAAGCCGGACGAAGACGACGAACTCGAAGAAGACGACGAGTTGGATGAAGATGACGATCTCGATGATGATGATGATGACGACGACGATCTCGATGACGACGATGAAGAAGAGGAAGAAGAAGAAGGCGAGTAA